AATTGGTAGAGCACCTGACTCTTAATCAGGGGGTTCCGAGTTCGAGCCTCGGCGGGGACACAAAACAAATGCCGGTTTATCACAGTATATTGGTGACTGTAGCTGCCCCGTACAGGTGGGTTTGACTAACCGAAAGTATACAGCTCGAGACAATGTATATGAATAGGAGTTAGATATGGGTTTGGTTCGATTCCCCCGATGGCACAAAGACAGAATTGTCATCAGTATTGTATGCACTGGTGAAACCGGAAATCGCTTACAGTCCGTTCGATTCGGAAACTTCCGCTGGTGGCAACTTGCAAGATTCTGTCTTTATTATGGGCCTGGTAGTGTAACCTGGTAGCACATCACGCTGGCAGCGTGAAGGATGGGGTTCAAATCCCCCCGGTGTCCACAACAGTTGGTCGAACACATAAAACCAATTGGGGTTTCCTTGATGGTTCGAAACATTTGGAAACCTTTGCCATATGGAACGGTTGGAGTATACTGAACGCCAAACTGATGACGTACCGATGTAATAGGCCTTGATAGTAGGAAGCGGTCATTAAGTGGTGAAGACACACAAGTTGCCCAGAATAGGGTCTGGGAATAACCTGGTCCGATTCCAGGATATGGTACAAATTTTGGGTAGGTGGCGGAGTGGTCAAACGCAACAGACTGTAAATCTGTCGGCCGAAAGGTCTACGCAGGTTCGAATCCTGCCCTGCCCACAAATAAATACCGTCGTAGCTCAGTGGTAGAGCAACAGATTCATATCCTGTGGGTCGCCGGTTCAAATCCTGCCGACGGTACTTATATAAATATTGTATAGGAGATTTTAATTATGGGAGATTCAGGGGCAAAATGATTTGAGAGAGTATCTATTAAACGAGTGGAGATACAATGTCCACAAGAGATACTGGAAATACTTTGATGAATGGTATGACAACCTTCTTGACTCCCAGAAGGAGTTCTTCAAGAGTTGGATGGAAGGATATATGAGTCCATATCATTAGAAATACAGGAGTATGGTGTAATGGTAGCATTCCGGTCTCCAAAACCGTCGGTGAGAGTTCGAGTCTTTCTACTCCTGCAAGAGATTGAAGTGTAGCGCAATTGGTAGAGCATCAGATTTTGGTTCTGAGGGTTGTGGGTTCGAATCCCGCCATTTCAACAAATATGCGCCAGTGGGCGAGTGGTCAAAACCAAAGGTCTGCAAAACCTTCAAGTCGTTGGTTCGAATCCAACCTGGCGCTCAAATGCCCCTGTAGTGTAATGGATCAGCACACAGCACTACGGATGCTTTAGAGAGGGTTCGAGTCCTTCCAGGGGTACAAGAAAAATTTGTTATATTTAGAAGTATAAATGCGGAAGTAGCTCAGTTGGTAGAGCATTAGCCTTCCAAGCTAAGGGTCGCGGGTTCGAACCCCGTCTTCCGCTCCAAGTGGATGTAGTTTAATGTGACGTCGTAGAACAACAGCGAACAGCGCTGGTAGATGATGGTATTGAATCCATCTGTCCACAAATGCAGGTATAGCACAACGGTTAGTGTACCAGCTTGCCATGCTGGGGATGGCAGTTCGATTCTGCTTACCTGCTCAAAATGCCGGGGTAGCACAGGGGTAGTGCGCAGCCATGGTAAGGCTGAGGTCGAGAGTTCGAGACTCTCCCCCGGCTCCGGAAGAAATATGCTCCAGTAGGCCAGTGGCTTAAGCCGTCACACTCTCACTGTGGAGATCGTGGGTTCGAATCCCACCTGGAGTACTACATGGTAACCATAGCTCAGTTGGTAGAGCGTCGGATTGTGGTTCCGAATGTCGTGGGTTCGAGCCCCACTGGTCACCCCAAAAAATTAAAGTTATGGAAAAGACAGTAAGATTTTTTAAGCAGGATGATAAGTGGTATGCAGATGTTCCAAATCATTCTCTTGAAGAGAATGAGATGGTTATGGGTGCAGACATTGCTCTGGAATATCTTGCTGAAGGAAGGACAGAGTTTTTCATAACATTGACAGATGAATATCCTGGATGGAATGTTCCTCTTGAACTGAAAAGAAAAGATCATGATGATGATGGTGCATATTATATAGTATCAGGATTACTCTTTATGGATTTTATGATCACCTATTCAGAACAGTTGAATAATATGAGACCACTTGGAGGCATTAGATCAGAAGTATGGATATGTAATGTAACCCATGATGTATTTGGTGAACATCCAGAACACATTTACATCACAAAAATTGAGTCAAAACATTAGTTATGGACAAGGATTTTAAAAATAGATTCCTGATGAACAGGGATGAGACCGGAAGGTTCATTGTGAAGTCACTGAAAACAGGGAAGACTTATTTTGTAGAGACTCTGGATGAAGGCAAGAGAAATGACTGGGGAGACCTGGATCCTGTCACCAAGAAGATGTCAGGAAATTATGGGTTGAAGTACAAGGGAAGTATCAGACCTGAAGAGTCTATGATTACAATGGAGAATGGATTTGACAAGATTCACACCCTTGGTGTTGGAGAATCACCACTTGATTACATCAACAGGATTGATGATGAGTACTTTGAAAAGATGAGTAAGTAGTTTTTTGGGAGAGTCGCATAGTGGCAATTGCAAGGGACTGTAAATCCCTCGCCTTCGGGCTTCGTAGGTTCGAGTCCTACCTCTCCCACAGCCTATCAACCAAGTTGTTGAAAAGGGTAACGGATGCGCTGCGATTGCGGATCTTGCAAGTTTTTCTCCAGGGTTTCCTTGGTCTCTTTGAGATGAATAAATCTTGGATTTATGGGGATGTGGTGGAATGTAGACACCCAAGATTTAGGATCTTGTGCCCGCAAGGGCGTGAGGGTTCGAGTCCCTCCATCCCCACACTGACACTACTCTATGAGCAGATGTATTGGTTGGTCACAATACCGTAATTGTGATAGTCCTCCGGGACTTAAAAGAGTTCTTTTTCTAATAATGTATAGGCTCAGTTTAACAGAGCATAGACCAGAGATAACATCAAAAGTCCCTATGTGGGAAGGTAGCAGAAAGTACTTTCTATTGGAAAAGAATTTGTCAAGGTCAGTCTGGAACCAGTTAATCCAGACACTTATGCGGCAGTGGCGGAATGGTAGACGCGCCACTTTGAGGGGGTGGTCCGGGCAACCGGGTGTGGGTTCGAGTCCCACCTGCCGCACAATACAAAAACACAGAACTATGGAAATAAAGATAAGAAAAAATACAGTACAGGTAAAGGATTCATACCAGGTACACAAGAAAGATTTTGACAAGGTGATAGATGAACTTATGTGCATTGACATCTTGAAGAGAACAAGGAAGTCTTTGAGACTTGAATGGGCTGCACACAATTTCTTATACAATCTTGGTATCAAGAAAGACAAGACAGGTAATGTGGACTTTGATTTTGTTCAGTCTGGTAAAGAAAGATTCTTGTATGGAATCCTTGGAAGAATTGCCTGGATATTTATAAAATAGCGGTGTAGCGCAATTGGTTAGAGCGACTGACTCTGACTCAGTAGGTTGGGAGTTCGATTCTCTCCACCGCTACTTAAAAAGGGTGGGTCAACCAGATAAGGGTAGTGTACGTCCCTGGTTCTTCTCCGGTGTCGGCGCATGTAATCGAGAGTTTCTTAAAGTACACATACATAGGCGCATAGCTCAGTTGGTTAGAGCGCTGCCCTGATAAGGCAGAGGTCACTGGTTCAAATCCAGTTGCGCCTACGAACATAGATGAATGGTGTAATGGTAGCACGCCCAGGAGGCTGGGATCCTGTAAATAAAAAGAGCTCAAGAATAGCAGGCTATGTAAAAATAGGTTTAGGTTCAAATCCTAATTCATCCACAAAAAGGTAGGTAACTTTGCAAAAATTAACTACCAAAATCAAAAAAAATTTGTTATATTTAATACAGTTCATTGAAAGATTAAGATGTGATAACTACATAGACATAATCAATGCCACCATGTTGAGCTCTGGAAAATATGGCAGATAAAAGTCCTTTGACAAACTCAACTATGGTTATCACACAATTATAAGAACAACAAGTTGGGGTACTGATAAGCTTCACACAAGGAATCCATGGGTGAGGGTGTGTGATGGAAAGGTACAAATAATGTTAAAGAGGAATTCTTGAGCCAGCAATGGATACATATGAGATGGGCGTATCCTGTCCTCTGACAACAGTGACTACGGAAGTCTGTTGTGTTCTTAAATTATATTGGGAATCCAAGGTGGGTGTCTCTATAGCATACTCTCTCAAAATGGCGGGAGAGGAAAGAGATGTAATATAGGTGAAGTTTCTTCGTTACACATCCTGGTGATGGGGAATGTCATCACTGTGAGACTTCAAGAAGGTGACTACGGAAATCCTTTTGTTCCCATCTATGCCTGAGTGGGGGAATGGTAGACCCAGCAGACTCAAAATCTGCCGTCCGCAAGGACGTGCGAGTTCGACTCTCGCCTCAGGCACAAAAAAAGATAAAGAAAATTTGGATAATTCAAAAAAATGCTTTATCTTTGTAATGAAGATAAGTTCTTTGATTTTTGTTGGTTAAACTTTGAGTGGTATAGGACAATGGATTAAACCCTTATTATGGCAAGGGGAATTAAGGTGCTAAACCCAACCAGAAGATAATGCACTGGGGCAGTCTTTTGTGACTGTTATCTGTAAGCTGCAAAAGCACTGTATTTTATCTATGTGGGTAGGTTGGCTTTGTATAGTAAACCACATCAGGAATAAGTTTCTGGTCCTATATTCCACTTAAACGGTTTATGGTGGGGTCCGTAAAACTTGACCACCCGCATCATTGGAACTGATGTGTGACCTAACCGTGAAGATGTCACATTGTTACCTTGTGACATTGAGAATCGGCGGAGATAAGTTCCCGGACCATTGGGGTTCTATACAGATCCTGATGGTTGATGCTCACCACAGAGCAAGACTGGAATGCAGTTTACCAGTAAATTGTGGGAGTGTATATGAGTTGAGGTCGAATGTCCCGGTTATGGTGTTAGTACTGGGGGAAACAGAGAGTAGGCTGATACAATAGTCGAACTGGTGGAGTTACTGTGATTTTGTGATGTTTGTCCATCACAGGACCAGGGGATAAGACTTACACACCAAAACCTGTGCTACTGATAGGGACTCATAAAATCAGTGAGTGATGGCACACACTGTTGACAACACTGATTTTTTTAACTGGCGGGCTCGTCTATCGGTTAGGACACCAGATTTTCATTCTGGGAAGAGGAGTTCGATTCTCCTGCCCGCTACTATAAATAACTTATACAAAATAAGTTTATTGAAGAATGGCAAGTATTAAAGTCCAATCAACTTCCTGTGGAAGACGGGAGACAAGACATAGGAAGCGTCCTGGTGTGATCTCAAAATGCAGAACATCCAAGAACAAGAACTCCAAGCACTATGTGAAACCATACAGGGGACAAGGAAGATAGACTGAATCCATAGTGAACCAGGATGCTTTTTTGAAAGATATAGGTTAGATGGTAGACAATCCATTCCACAAAAGGTAGTGTACAGACCTGTGGAGACCTCCGGTAAAGTCCGGCGTGTTAGTAAACGATACGAGTTCTCAGGGTTAGTGGTAATCCGAAGTAGATATGAAAACCACACATTTCGGGGTGTAGCTCAGTTGGTAGAGCGGGTGGTTTGGGACCATCAGGTCGCACGTTCGAGTCGTGTCACCCCGACCAAATGGCCTGGTGGGCAAATGGTAAAGTCGCCCCCGAGCAATGGGGGAGGTGTGTAATATAAGTTATCCAGCAATGAGGAACAACAGTGTCGCGAACTGCCAAAGGTTGGATACAAGAATAAGCACAGGTCTGGAGGTGTTCGCGATGCCAAAGGGTGAATGCGGGTTCAACTCCCGTTCGAGGCCACAAAAAAAGAATGGTTGTAGTGCTGCACTAACTTCATAAAAAGAACCAGCACAGGTGTAGAGGGAAACTTCAATGGCGGAAATCCAAGATGTACATAGGTACCGCAGCTAACCTTCAGGGAACCGTGCCAGGGATTTATCTCCAATAATCAGGGCGCTGATGAGGATTAAAAGACAGAATTACAGCAGGTATCCTATTGAGAACTGTTCGACCCAGGTGGAGTGAGTTTTTAGAATATGTTTGACTGCACAAGAACAAACACAGGCATGTGGCGAGTTTTTTGGTGACACTTCACAGAACAAAAACAAAGAAAATTAACAAAGCAGTCACTTTGGGCGCTTAGCTCAGTTGGTTCAGAGCACCTGGTTTACACCCAGGGGGTCATTGGTTCGAATCCAATAGTGCCCACAAAGAGATACTGGAAGGTGAGTCCTCCAGCCCAAAGACACCGGTTAAGTGGTTGGGCAAGGTCTCTTACGAGCAGAATGGTGTAAAGATCGACAAGCATATCCAGTAACAATTCAAAGAAGTTGCAAATTCTTTGATGCTCTTTCTTGCCGGTGTAGCTCAGTGGCAGAGCAGGGGTTTTGTAAACCTCAGGTCGAGATCTCGGTATTCTCCACCGGCTCAAAAAAAAAAAGGATTTTAGCCTGTTAGTTAAAATCCATATAAAATAACTATCAAATTTATGTCAAAATTTATGAATCAAGAAGAGAGGGATCAGCAGATCAAGGATTTGATGATTTCCATAAGAAGGAACACACAGGGTTCCAAATGTATTGAGATTTTTGAAACACTACTGAAAGAGATTCCAGATAAAGAGTTTGTTGATACTGTTGTGGTAGATACCCACAGGTTCATCACGGATTTCTCAAGACTCTGCAAAGATGTAGACAATATGAAAAATCTGGACTTCATATCCAGGATTCTCACCTATGATTTCATTCAGCCATACAAATGTTTCTACAAAACCAAAAAGTTTGCACAGTTATATTTGTATATGAATGATATGCTGTTTGACAAATATCAGCATCCAGTCTATACTGTGGAAAAGAAGATTATGTTGCCAAATGATAATGCTCTTGGTAACATCTATCACAAGACAGAGTTCACTGCTGATGATGTTGTTATGTTGTTCAAACACTTTGGAGACCTTTCTGGACTTTCTGTTGAGGAAGTGAAAGAGAAAAAAGAACTTGCCAGACTGGTTGTCCTACTTTATAATTACATACCTGCCATTGTCAAGGCACTCATTCAAACAAAAAGGAGAGGTTTGAATTTAGATAAAAACTCCAAGATGTTTGAATAATTGAAGACAACTAACAGGCTGAAATCTTATCATAAATAAATTATTGGGGGATTAGCTCAGCTGGTAGAGCATTAGATTTGCATTCTAAGGGTCAGGGGTTCGAGTCCCCTATCCTCCACAGAGGTTTAGACAGGATGGTGTAATGGTCTAAACTGAAACACCCTATGCCGATGTAGCTCAGCTGGTAGAGCAGGTGATTTGTAATCTCCAGGTCGTGGGTTCGACTCCCTCCATCGGCTCTAATGGGTATTTCACCCATATATAAAATAATTCAATTATTATGAATGATATGAACAAGCGCAATTTGAAAGATGGTGGAAGGGCATTCCTTCTTATTTTCTTCACTCTTATTGCGATTATCGCTTTCGCAGGAAACCTCAATGCAGTTGTTGTCAATGGTCTTGATAGTTTCTATGGCTGGGGAGCTGGTATCAACTTTGTTGCTGAAATCTTTTTGATTTTCAGTCTCCGCAAGGCCTGGAAGAAGAATGACCAGGAAAAGAAAGATGAATAAATTTTATCTGGTGAGCAGGTAAACCTGGTCACCAAATTACTGGAGGGATGGGTGAGTGGCTGAAACCAGCAGTTTGCTAAACTGCCGACCTCTTTGGGGTCCGCGAGTTCGAATCTCGCTCCCTCCGCACATAAATATTGTGAATATACAATGCCTTTGGTCCAGAGGATTCCGGAGCCTTTTGAGTGTTAGTAAAAGACACGAATGGATTGGAGACAGTTAAATATAAAATAATTTAATGAAGTATGTCTGTAACAATTAAAGACTCATTGGCTAAAATTGCCATTTCTAAAAATCTAATCAAGGAATACAAGAGTTCTGAATCTGAAAGAACCGTGTACCTCAATGATGGTACTGAATTCCAAATCTATCTCAAAAATCCATATCAAGATCATCTTGGCATTAAAATCTATGTGAATAACAGATCCATAGGTAATATGCTTGTATTGAAACCAGGTCAGTCCTGCTGGCTTGACAGGTTTGTTGATGAGAAGAAGAAATTCCTTTTCTCCACTTATGAAGTTGAGAATACTGGTGAGATGAGATATGCTATCAACAAGAATGGTAGAGTTAAAATAGAGTTCTATCATGAAAAAGAAGAAGTATATGTAAGTCCTTCATCTCTCACCTGGACTGGCGGACCTGATTACAGTATCAGGTCAACAGCTACAGGAGGTGTAACCTATTTGAATGGTGTGAACACCATGCTTAATTCTGTTGTTGATTTAAACAATAATTTTACTGCATGCTACAATTCAGCATCAACATTAGATTTAAGTGATGCTGTTTCAGATAAACCTAAAAGAAAAGGTTTAACCAGGCAGGAAATAGATTGCACCATTGAGACAGGAAGGGTTGAGAAAGGAAGTGTATCCAACCAGGAATTTGAAACCTGTGATATCAGTTTCCAATACTGGCCATTCAAGACAGAGGAAATCCTCATCCTTCCAAATTCAAGGAAGCAGATTAGTGTTGAGGATACCAGAAGAAGGTATTGCAGTCAGTGTGGAAAGAAGGTCAATCCAAAAGACAAGTTCTGTTCCAACTGCGGAGCAAGATTGAACTAAATGAAAGGGAGTGAAAATTCTTCACTCCCTTTTTCTATAAATATAGTATGTACACAGAAAGAAACATAGAGTTTGGAGAAGAGATCCAAATCAACAACTATCAGGTCAGGATTCCAATTATAGTGGATGGGAAAGAAATGAGTGTTGATGAGATAAACTTCATAATAGAACCACATTATGTAGGTGGAGAAACACTGTATCAACCACACATCTTCATTGATAAGAAACTACAACATCAGGGTCTCGGATTCCAGATATACAAAGAATTCATCCATGAGTTCGGGAACATTTATAGTTCACACTGGTGTAGGACAAATAATGTTGAAATTCCGGCAATTTTCAACAAACTGGAAAAAGAACCAGACATAACAGTAGAAAGGAACAACAAATACTACTTTGCATACTTGAAAGGTCAGAGATAATCTGACCTTTTTGTTATATTTAATCTGTGATTAAATTTAATGAATATGCAGATTATAAATGATGTACAACTTGACTTTTCAGATGTGTTGATTAGACCGAGAAGGTCAAGTATTGATTCAAGAAGTAAAGTTGATATTACAAGAAATTATAAGTTCAAGTGGTGCCCTTATATCATTAAAGGAACAGGAATCATGCAGGCAAACATGGGAACCATTGGAAACTTTGATGTCAGTCGAAGAATGCTGGACAATGGTCTGTTCGCCTGTCTCCACAAGTATCATAGTATTGAAGACCTCATAAATTTTTATAAGGAACTCATTGACAGGGGTGATGACACCTGGATGAGATGCCTCCTTGCCATAGGTCTCCGTGATAATGGTATTGAGAAGTTAAGAATGCTGAATGAGAAACTTGGTGTCCAGGTTGGTATCAAGTTTGATGTCCCCAATGGTTATATCCCACAAGTGAAAGAGAAGGTCATCAATCTCAGGAAGGAGTTTCCGGAGATGTTCATTATGGTTGGTAATGTGGTGACCGGTGATATCACGGAAGATTTGATTCTGTCGGGTGCAGATTGTGTTGCTGTTGGTATTGGTCCTGGTGGTCAGTGCTTGACCAGGGAACAGACTGGTTGTGGAAGACCTCAACTCTCTGCTATCATCGAGTGTGCGGATGCAGCCCATCAGGTTGGAGGTATGGTCTGTGGAGATGGAGGTATCACTTGCCCTGGAGATTTGGGAAAGGCATTCGGTGCGGGTGCAGACTTCATAATGATAGGAAGTATGTTTGCCGGTACATTGGAAGCAGATGGTGACATTATCACAAAACATATAATTACAAATGAATATGATATAATTAATGAGTGTCCTCACCTGGAACTGAAAGAATTCAAACAGTTCTATGGTATGAGTTCCACCTTGGCCCAAGAGAAGTTTGGAAATGGTAAACCCAAGTACAGAGCCAGTGAAGGAAGAGTCACTATTGTTCCATATGTGGGATCCATTGATGGTGTCATTGAAGAGCTGCTTGGTGGATTGAGGTCTACTATGACTTTCCTTGGTGCCTGGAAACTGAAGAACATCCCAAAGCAGTGTACATTCTACAAGGTTCACAACCAACTGAACAGAACTTATGAGAAATACACTATAGGTAAATAAAAAGGAGAAGAATAAATCTTCTCCTTTTTTGTTAATCACCCCAGTAAGACCCAGGTCTTGAATGATCTATTTGTTTTGTGAACTTGTATCCACTGTTCAATTCATCATTGTTCACATAACAGGTTGCAGTCTCAACATCATATGGATCTCTTGGACCATGCTCAATGTAAACCACATATTCTGAATCCATCAGGTCATCTGAATTGATGACATCAAGGATTTCCTGGGGAAGGTCTTTCTCTTCCACCTCCACATAGTTGTCAGGGTTTGCTTCCACATCTGCCTTGATTGCATCAACCCTCTTCTGATAAGCGGCATCCTTTTCCTTTTTGAGTTCTTCCGCCTCTCTGTTCAGTCTGGCTTCCTCTTCCCTCTGATTCTCTTTCTCCTCATATTCGGCATACAGTGCATCAATCTCTTCCTTGACTGCATCAACACCTGCTGTCCTTATCTTCAACCAGAGTTCAAAGAATCCGATAGCACCATTGTTATTGGCATAATAAGAATCATCTATGTGGGCAAAATAGAAATACTTGTTCTCCTTGTTCCAGAGTACATAATAAAGTGAACCTTTCTTTGTGAAGCAAGAACTCACATTCTCAATCGCCATCGCAGCAAGATATGTAAGGAACTTCTCGGAATCCAAGACATCCTCACCATATTCCTTCTTATAGATGGACATATCAAGATGTGACTTGTCCGGTGTGAAGGTGACATAATCCTTTCCACATACCTGAAGTTTTTCAATGAATTCATCCGGCACAGTGTCCAGAACTTCCTGATATGCAAAGGCATTTACCATCTTTACCTTCATTGTCAGTGTACCAAGAAAGTCATATCCCTTTGACAGGAATCCATTCTTCATATCACTGTAACTTAAATTTCTCTTATTACCCTTGGCGAGATCTCCCAAAGAGACGGATTCTTTGAGCAGATTATAGTAATTAAAGCTGGGAATCATATATTTTTGTTATTTTTATTATGGTTTTTAATATAAGTTATTTATGACTAATACTAATTTTCTTGAAGACTTTTTGTTGACTTACAGACCATCAGGATATGAAAAAGATGGTGCAGAACTTTTCCTGAAAGAGACACAGGAAATTCCTGGTGTGGAATATGAGTTCATGGACAATATGTGGAATGCTTGTGTCAGTGTGGGTAGTTCCCAACCTGATGCCTTGAAGGTTCTCATTTCAGGACACTCCGACCAGAACTGTCTCATTGTCACTGAGATAACCAAGAATGGTTTTTTGAAGTATGCCACCCAGGGTGGTATATCTCCAAAGACTGTCATCGATACCGATATGTATGTCCTTGCCCAGGAGGATACAGGTGTAATACCTATCCCTTGTTTCTGTAGCTTCAAGGCAATACACCTTGAAAAACAGGATGATAGGAAGAAGTGTCCAGAACATAAGGATCTGGTCCTGGATCTTGGATGTACTTCCAAGGAAGAAGTTGAGAAGTTGGGAGTCAGGGTTGGAGATCTTGTTGTCTTTGACAACTCCAAACTTAATATGAATTTCGGTCCGGATGGTAAGTTCATAGTCGGGTCAGGTCTTGATGATGGTGTTGCCTGTGGTATAGTGTATGATGTCCTGTCCAAACTTGATGTAGAGAAACTCAAGGAAGACAATATCAGGGTCTATGGTGCATGCATCTCATCAGAGGAGACCGGGGCAAGAGGTGTCGGGCCGGTAGTGAGGAAAGTTCAACCTTCCATCTCCATTGACATTGATGTCTGTCACGACTCCATCAAGGAAGTTGGAGAAGATGAGACCAGACCTGCCAAGATGGGTGAAGGCGTGGTCCTGAACTATGGTCCGGACAAACACAGATTACTCAATAATGATTTGAGGAAACTTGCCAAATGGCATGACATCAAGTTCCAGGTCATTGCCGGCAAGGCTGGAGGAACAAACACCAATTCCATCCAGATGATGTCTGACAACTGTACCACGACTCTCTTGAGTATCCCTTGCAGGTATATGCACAGTTCCACACATGAGATGGTTCACAAGGATGACATCAATGGTTGTGTCGAACTGATAAGTTATTTCATTCAGGAATTAAAATCATTAGGCAATGAGTAGACCAAACAGATGTATCAAGGATGAGAATGGAAATGATGTCTGGGTGTCAAGAAGTACGGTAGTCATTCCCATAGTTTTCAAATTGGAAGAGAAGACAGGTGACATCTATACACTTGTAGAGCAGAGAGGTCATGCAGTTTCGCACACCAATGAATGGTGCTGTCCCTGTGGATTCATTGATTGGGATGAAACTCTTGAAGAGGCATGTCAAAGAGAGGTGAGGGAAGAGACCGGTCTTCTGCTTGATATGGATAAGATTTATTTTGTTACTGTAAACACAAACCCCAAAAGTACCAGTCAGACAATAGACCATTGGTATATGTGTTGGGCGGGAGAAGATAAGGATATTGACAAGAGTGCAATAGAGACTGTAGATGAGGTGATTGATGTGAGATGGTTGAAGGTTGCCCATGTGTATAAGTCAGGATTCCTGAAAAGAAAAATCAATATGGACATATACAAGAAATCCATATATGACTGCTATGGTACCTGGGCATTCAAGACACACAAGGACAGGATCATCGAGATGTTGAAAATGACTGTCAATGGAGGTAAGGTTAAATTATTAGATGAGTAAGGGTAAAGGAAAATACAAGAATGTCCTGGACAATGGATATTATGTCTGGTTGGATTTTGTACTCAATGACCAGCAGAAGGAGGTCATCAAGCAGATAAATGACTTCATCACCAATCCTGATGAGTTTGCTATGACTGTCTCCGGTTGGGCTGGTACAGGTAAGACCACACTGATGGAGATTGTCAACAAGAGGTACTGGATGAGTCACACTGTCCATTTCTGTGCCACTACACATAAGGCGGCAGGTGTGTTGAAGGAGAAGGTTGGAAAGAAAGTATCCACTGTCAACTCACTGTTCGGTATTATGATAGAGACAGACATGGAAGGTGAGAAGTATGATGTGTCCAAGAAGTCCAGGAATCTCTCTGATGACAAGGTGAAACCAAACTCCATCATCATCATTGACGAGGCATCCATGCTGTCCATCCAGAACTACATTGATGTCATCTTGAAAGCAAAGGAGAAGAAGTGCAAGATTATCTTTATTGGCGATTCTGCCCAGCTCTCACCGGTAAATGAGGATGACATATCCATTGTGTTCAGGAATGTGGACCACAGGATTGTTGAACTCACCAAGGTGATGAGGACGGATGACAACTCCATCCTGAATGAGTCTGCCTCCATCCGCACAGGTGACGGGTTCACCTATGAGACACACCTGAATGAAGAAGGGGATGGTGTCAAGTACATCAAGAACACTGATATGCAGGGAATCCTTGATGTCATTGATGAACATATAGGTGGTCTCAAGGATGACCCAAACTATTTCAGGGTACTCACCTACACCAACGCCAATGTGGAGAAACTTAATATGGTCATCAGGAAAAAACTGGGTTATGATGGTCTGAATCCACAACCGGGAGAACCATTGATGGCATACAGTAACTGGGGTTATGAAGGAATGGGTATATCTGGCGCAGTATATAAGATTGTGAATTCCGAGGCATACATATGTAAGGGTATCACTGATGAACACGATGACGATGTGAAGGATATGATCACCTACACAGATGAGAAGACTCTGGATGATTACAAACTGCACATCATTGAACTGGATGTTGAAGATTCCCTGGGAAACACCATTGAAGTTCCTTTGATTGATGTGAAGAACAATCCTCACAACAGGGAGATAGTGGTTGCCCTTGCCTATGAAAAAGTACACCAGTGGAACAGATACAGGGATGCAGACAACAAGAAGGACAAACTGTTATGTCTTGACAAAATTAATACCATTGAAGATTTCCTTTTTGTAAATGACAATGTGTATGATAAGTATGGTACATTGATCCAGGCAAAGGTGATTGACTATGGTTATGCTCACACCATCCACAAGAGTCAGGGAAGCACCTTCAAGCATGTACTTATCAATGATGATGACATCAGCAGATGCCTTGACAAGAAGGTCAGGAAACAGTTGAGATATGTCGCTCTCACAAGGGCACAGAAATCAGCAAATATTATTACTTCACACACAGTAAATTAAAATTATGGGATACAGAATAAGTTTATACAGATGTCCTAAAAATGATGTTGATGACATCAGGAACATCACTGATGAAGATATTGAAAAGAGTGATTATTCTATTTTTGACATATTAGAGAAGGAAAGAATCAAGTATGACACACTTGCATATGTACTTGATACAGGAAGAGAAGTTGAAGATGGTCTTTGCAGTAGGATTTTCACAAACAGACTTTCTATGGAAGATGATATGTCATTTTATACAATATCAAGGGAACAACTTCTCAATATCATTGAATATATTAGATCCCATAATATATTTGAGTATATGTGGTCTCATACTATTGATTATGATAATAAGATAATCGGAAAAGGTCTTACTGGAAAATTTGGTGAACCAGCCACCTGGGATGATGCTGTTAGGAAAGTATGTATGGATTCAAGGTTTGATGCAAGATTATGGAATGATTACTGGACAGATGATGATGGGATAAAACATTATATGAACATTGATTTGTCTGATAACAAGTGGTGGATATCTGATGGAATGTCTTATAAATATGCAATCTTCAATTTCATTCATATCTTGAAATGCTTTGATTGGGATAATGATTATCTTGTTGCAATTGGAGGATAACAATTTACATAAATAAATTATGGGAAAGTATCGAATGTACAGTTTGGTATTGAGGCAATTAAGTCCAATACAGAAAGGTGTCCAATCTTCTCACTCCATTGTTGAATACATCAAAAAGTTTTACAAATCCAGTGAGTATATTCAGTGGGTGAATGTGGACAGAACTATTATCATGCTCGATGGTGGTACCTATCAAGAGATGAAAGAATGTCGTGAAACTCTTGAAAACCTTGGAGTTCCATATGCAGTCTTCTATGAAGAAGACCTTGGTAACATTATGACCTCAATCTCTTTCTTGGTTGAAGATAAGGTATGGGATTCTGATGCATATCCTGCATATGAAGAGGAACTTGATGACATTTCTTCTGATTTCGAAAATCCTGTTTGGCTTATTATGATGGGTGGTAGACGGAATCTTGATTTGAGGAATTTCCTGAAGAGTAAAAGATTGTCTTCGTAATAAAAGTGGTGAAGAGGTTCACCACTTTTTTTGTTATATTTAGGTTATGAATATACAAATTGAATTTAACATTGACAAGGTAATATGTGACATAGATGTCAGGTATTATGTGGATTGTTCTTTCTCAAAGGACAATGGTGAAACCTGGGAGAAAGACTTTGAAGATGATGACAAATCAGATGAATATGTGAGGTCCCAACTTCCCTGCATGAAGGAGATTTCATATACCCACCACAGCATCTGGAGCGGAAAGGTTACATCGGAGACCAGACAGGACTGGTGTCCCGTCATTGATGTGAATGAGGGAAAGGTTCTGGACTGGCCTGCTGAATTTGTATTGGTAACCGGATTCAAAGTATGCGACCAGGGAATCTATGTCTATTCCAACCAGGACGAGTCCCAGCAAATCGTTTCTACTGATTGTGATGAGTATTATGTACCTTCCTGGCTGGATGATGATGGTGACGGTTATGGAGACTACCTCCAGATCCGAATCAATGGTGATGGTACAATAGAGAACTGGGAAAAATTGAAGAAGAAACTTCTCGACTATGCCAAAAAATATCTTGACACTGACAAGATGAAATCATATGTTAACATTTTAGATTACATCAATTGATATGACTGATCAAGAACTATTTCAATACAGGTGTCTATACCTGGAAGATGCACTCACATATGAAGAATCAAGAAGCATGGGGTATGAAGGATTCAAGTCATATGTGAGGATGCATGTGTTCCCAATTCCAAAAGCGGAATTGATCGCTGGTGAAACCTACCCTGGTTATTGCAGAAATGCCAGTAGAGCGACTTGGGATGGAAAGATGTTCCATTATACCCGTGAGAAGTTTGGGTCCAAATTTGAGGAGAAAATCAACCACTATGAGGATGATAATGGGATGGATGTGTTTGTTCCGATAAAAGAAATTTGATATGAAAGTATATAAAAAGAAAAGTCCTTTCATTCCTGGGGTGGAAGATAATGTCTATGTCCTTGAAACTATGGAAGACTGGGATGAATATGAGAGGATTTTGAAAGATACTGATCAAGACTTCCTGAAATGGAATCCCAACTTCTATTCCTTCAAGGAGGATTTCAAAAAGTACATTGGAAAAATCTGGCAGGATAAGAATCAGTTGAGATACACATTCAATGGGAATCCTGTCTATGTTGAGTACAAGGTAATCGCTCTGGAAGATGATAATCCCAATTTGGATTGGTATTGGGTGGTCCAGAATGTGGATGATGACAGGGACATCAAGTATGTCCTTGCAAACAGTTGGGATATGCAAAATGGAATTAAGATATGAAAGTTTATAAGTACAAAGAGGTTAGAACCAAGACAGATATGGGCGAGGCCAAATTGAATGAGTTTGGTAGAAGAGGTTATGAACTTGTCTCTGTCATCACCGATGAGCATGGATTCACATACTATTTCAAGACAGAAGTGGAGAACAATGGGTAAACTCACATTCACCTATGCATGTATGGGTGCCGGAAAGACAACCCAGATGCTCACTATGTTTGACCAGTACAAAAGAAGGAAGAAGAAACCTCTCATTGTCAAACCCTGTATGGATGTAAGGGAGGGAACATTTGCTGGTTGGGGAATCACCAAGTCAAGGATCACCAAGAATGAAGAACCCACTTACTATTACCAGGATTTGAAATCTGAATTGAACAACCTTGATTTTGGTGTATTGTTTGTGGATGAAGCTCAGTTCCTGTCAAGGGAAGATGTACTTACTCTCTGCGAAGTCTGCGATGACAAATGTATAGATGTCTTTTGTTTTGGATTGAAGACAGATGTAACTGGAAATCTTTTTGAAGGCAGCAAGCATCTCCTGGCATTGGCAGATGTCATCAATGAAATCCAGACACCTTGTGAGATTGAAGGTTGTAATTGTAATGCTGTCTGTCATATCAGATACATTGATGGTATCAGGGAGACAGATGGAAAATCTGTTGCTATTGAGACAGGGAATGTCACATATAAGTCTGTTTGCAGGAAACACTGGAGATTATGAGCAGTACAAATTCTCTCCACTATGACCTCTGTGTTGAGGGAGCAAAGTGGTTACATAGAAGGAAGCATGACTGGCAGAAATGCCAAAATAAGAATTGTCATATACCAGACTTTTGTAAAAACTGTCAGATATATGATTATGTGGTGGTTGAACTGTGTGTATATGGTGCCGAGAACACCGATGTTTGGGGTTATTGTTGTAGTGATGCAACCAGTGCAGTCATAGAAGTGAAGACATCCCACTCTGATTTTATAGCAGACAAGAAGAAATGGTGGAGATCAAAAGAGGCTGAAGATGGAGGATTCCAGGCAGGAACCAGAAGATGGTTTCTCTGTCCAGAAGGTATCATTAAACCTGATGAACTACCAGAAGGATGGGGACTACTATACTGGGATGGAAAAAAGATAATACATGTGGTTCCACCAAAAGTTACTGACAGGAATACATCAAGGGCTGATATGATTATGCTCACATCCATATTAAGAAGGGAAGGTTTCAAGAAGAAAATCTATAACTACAGGTATACAAATCCAAGATTCAACCAAGATAATTTGGAATTGTGAGAAAAAAATGTTATGTTTGTAACAGAAGATATAGAATTATAAGATATGACTTACGAGAAATTTATTGCTGAACTCTGGGAAGAGGTAGCAAAAGCTCCAAAGGCATGGCGTAAAGGTCAGGCTGTGTTCAATGTGATTGACGAAAAATGGAATGTGGCCCGCAAGGTCCAGTTTGAGGATGGTGTGGACTGCTTCTATGATGACAAACAGATTGACCTGTTCATTGACAAGGCATGGACCAGAATTTACAACAAGCAGGAGAACATCATCTGATATGGAAATACTTAAAGGTACAGACTGGATGAATCAGGATCCAGAAGTTGAGCTGGACAAGTTCCTGAAAGAGAATCCTGATATAGATGTTGACAGGGAGACAGCAGTCCTCCTTGCCAAACACTTTGTAGAATGGTATCAAAATCTTCTTATGAACAAGTACCACATCAGCGGTCCGAGAGGAAGGATGGGTGATGTACCGGAAGAAATCCGTAAGAGAGCAGATTCATTCCAGGAGACTATGAATCCTCCGTATGATGCTATGGACATCTGCACTGCCTATGAGAAAGGTGCTATGGACCAGGAGAAGGTTCTGATTGACAATGGTATCCATTGTAAGGTGGACTGGGTGGACGGACCGTTGCTAACATACACACAAGAGCAGCAGGATGATGTCCTTGAAGAAATCGGTGCGGATATTGATGATGATGTTTCTGTTATCATTAAAAAACTTTAATATGGGAAAGCCAAAGACACAACCTGTGAAAGTATATGGATGCTATGTCTATAATGCACAGGTGAAAGGTGACAAGATTATCATCCACAAGTGTGAACTGGATAAGGCTATCAAAAGGGTGAAGAACTCCAGAGACCCTTATGGTGATGAGTATGTTGCCGGAAAAGAACAAGGATATATCTGGATGATGGAAGATCTCCTTGATATGATTAAGAGGGGAAAAGAAATAGAAAAAGAAAGATACAAGAATGAGAAATCTCTTTGAAAATATTATCGCCTGGCTTGCAAGGAAAAGCAGGGAGATGAATAGTTATCAATGGAGGACTGGTGATTTTTATTAAAATTATGGGACTTCCACACAGACAATTATATGCCACCAATACAGGTGATGATAAAATCATCCTTACTTCCTGGATACCAGAGAAGAAGGATGATAGATATTATATGCCCGCCGGTACTCCACTTGGCGGTGACATCTGGGTGAACAACACAATAAACCTTAAAGAGGAAGAGGGAACCGTACCTGTCATGGTCGTAAGGTCAAAGAGAGTCACAGGTATCTGGATTGTATGTGAGAATGGTTACTTTGCTGCTGAACAATGGTTGTATAACTATAAACCAAGATGGGATGAAAACAAGTTCAGATTGGATTATGAATGGGCAGAAAAGCACATTGAAGGTGATGACATCTTTGGGATCCATATAATGACAGACATTGAAATGAAACATGGAGATGGTCCCTGGCCTGTCACTCTTGAAAGGGGAGAATACCCCAAGGAAGAAAAGAAAATACCATTCTGGAAGAAATTCGGTATGGTTCTTGGATTATGTAAGAAAAACAAACAGTTATGAAAAAGATTATCACTTTACTTTTAGGACTCATCCTGTTTGTATCCTGCGGTGCCACCAGGTACATCAGTCTTGACAATCAGGATGCAGCATTTGATGCTGTCGAGGTTCTCTACAACAAGTATCCTGAACTGGTAAGATACTATGAGGAAGGTGTACTCCAAATCACGTCACTGAAAGAGGTCAGGACTGAAATGGGTTATGATTACAAAATCAAGTACAGGTTCATCAAGTATTATTACAGGGATTATGCTGAAAAGATGGCATGCTTGAAGGAGAGATTCCCTGAACTCTACACATTGTACACCAATGGTACCATCGAGGTCACATCAATCTACAAATATGTGGATGAGTATGGTGAGATTAGACATCATGCCTCATACAGAAGATTGTATGACTTCTATTATGACAATGTTCCACTGGTCTATCCTTATGGTGGGTACAGATATTACTACAGGGTGAGACCCATTCCTCCAAGGATGAGTCCACCTCCACCAAAACCAAGACCTAATGACAGACCACAGGCAAGACCTAACAATCCACAAACCAGACTGAACAATCCTCCATCTTCAAGACCAAGCAACCCTCCAAGATCAAATGGAGGTAATGGAGGAAGGAGAAGATAATACCACGATGCGAAAATTCTGCGGAAAGAGAGTCTTTTGACTCTCTTTTTTGTTATATTTGTATGTGTAAACCTATATGTAATTTATTATGACAAAAGAAGAAATGATGGATGCCTACTATATCAATGATAATGATGAAAAAAATTATGAAGAGGCACAGAGAAGAATAAAGGAAGCAATGCAGAATGGAGAAAAATATGTTTATCTCCCAGGAAAGAATAATAGTAGTGGAGAATTTGCATGGGTAGCAACCAGTACCACTATTGGAAGACTCATTGCTGATGGTTTTGACATTGACAAGGTATGGAATCCTTGGGAATACTGGTCTGTTGAATGGGGATATTAAAATATTAAAATATATTTATTATGGAAAAAGAATGTAAAGATTGCTGGCACAATTATCATTGCCCAATGCCACAGGAAGGATATGATTATAATCCTGACACATGTCCATACAATCCTGATAACAAAAATTTGGAAAATAAAAAATAAATTCTTATCTTTGTAGTAGAAATACTATAAGATATGAAAAGAATCAAATTCAATTTCCAGGGTAAGCAGAGAGTCCACACCTTCTTCTTTGGTACCAATCCAGGTACAACAGGATTCAGTATCAGAGATGACAAAGGAATCCTCCATGACTGCCTGTTGACAGGTGATATGGTGAACATCTATGGATTGGACTCTGACAAACTGGAAGAGAAAAGTAAAGTTGTTGAATTCTAATGAAACTTATTAGTTACAATACCTGGAAGAAGTACAATTATGGTCACCCTCTTGCCAATGGGTACAAATTGTGTGGTGAAGATAGAGGATGGAGTCTCTTCAAAAGTGTTTATCCCAAAGACATTGCCAGGGTTATCATCCATAAAACATTCAGTGTTGAGGATGAAAAGAAGTATGAGTTTGTCTATTGGCCTCATCCTTATAGAGGTGTAAATTACAGGGAAGATACTATTGACATCTGGTGTAAGAAAATAAAGTAGATATGCTTGCAGTTATATTATTTCCAGTCAAACCGGAGAACAAGGATTATCCATTCTACAAGTCTCCGAAGAAAGTATTGGAGATTGAAGATGATGAAGCATTCTCCTATACAACTGGGACAAAGGGTGTCTATTATTGGAAACACCACATTGACAATATGGATGGGTTGAGTGACAGAGAGATTATAGAACACTACAACTCCATATCAAGTCCAAAGGTACAAATCCTATCCAAGAAGACAGGAAAAGGATATTCAACCGAAGAGAAGAATTATTTTGTAAGGATTATAAGATATGCTCACAATTAAAGACATCAAAAATGAAGCAGGGATTTACAACATTCCCGCTGATATTCATATCAACAAAAATATCTGTTTTGATTTCCGTCTATTTGATGCGCTTGTCAATCCTGATTATAAAAATAACCATGATTACAGGTATGATTTTGATATTTATCTTCCCAAATATGGTATCAATCTTCAGAGACCTTATGTGTGGGAGGCATGTCAGCAGCAGGAATTTATTTTCTCTATTCTCCTTGAAAAACCGATTGATTCTGTTATCATCAATCAGCACAACAATGATGTAAACCGTAGTAACACCATCAACCGGGTTATTGATGGGAAGCAGAGGCTCTTGACTATTCGGAAATTCGCTCTCAATGAATTCCCTATCTTCATTGATGGGAAGGAATATTATTATAAGGATTTCTCAAAAGAACTCCAGCGCTTCTTCCAGTCAAGGGTGAATTATATGACAGGTACTGTCTATTATTCATATGATGACATCCCTCTTGATGATGATATGCTCATCCGTCTTTTCAACTTCTACAATTTTGCCGGTACTCCCCAGGCAGAGGAACATAAGATTAAACTTCAAAAACTGTTAAAGTAATATGTCAAGAAGAAAAAAAATCGAATCTTTCTACAAGTTGTTCTATAATGAATATAGAATGCCTGATAAACTTTCTTATATCATGGATGTGATGAGATCCTGTAAAAATCAGGACCAACTGGATGCGACCCTCAAGTGGGGTAAAAAAGTCCTTTGGCAATTCAATGATGTAATGTGCAAGTCTATTATAGACCTTTCCATAGAACTCAAACTCCTAAACAGGACTGAACAACTTATAGATACATTAAAAAATTATCATGAATTCCTATCCAAAAGATTCCTCAAATGTCAAGAATAAAAGTAGAATGGAATGACAAGCACTCCTGGAAGGTCACCAAGAGACTTGACAAGGATGGTAAGGTTGTCGCTATGAAATTTATGGGAGATTGGTATTATCCCAGAAAAGATTATAGTGGTAGAGATTATATGTATGGATCCTGGTATATTGCCAGTGATGTATGTGACAATTGTGCCTTACAGAAGTTCTGTAAAGGAGACAACCCTATCTGGAATGCCTGCTCTGAAACTGATGAATTAGAAATTAATTGGTATTTATTATGAAAAAATGGAGAATTAAAGAAGTTACGTATCGTGCTGGAACACCTAATGAAAGTAAAAAGTATCTTGTTGAAAAAAGATTCCTTGGATTTCTTTGGTGGCATGATCCGTTTGAAGATGGTATGTATAGTGATGGTGAATTCAATACATTTGATGAAACACTTAAACGTGTGCAAAATCACATCACTTACACCAAGAGTAGTAAGATTGTTTGGGAAGTATAATAATTATTATATATGAAAATTAAACTATCCAATGAGGATTATGAATTCTTGAAGAGTCTTCAGTATGAACTCAATGTGCAGGAGCATGATGGGAATGCAGACCCAGTGTTCTGGGGTGTAAGTGAGGTATATGAAGAATTCAGAGGTGAAAGTGGAGAATATGGTGGAAAACCATACATCACATATGATGATGGTAAGTATTCTCTTGAAGAGGCCATTGAAGAAGTTGAAGGTGCATTGAATACAGATGATGATTATGCTGATGTAAAAGAAGAGTGGAAAGAAGTTGATAAATCTGATCCATATGAGGTTCGTGATTTTATGACTGACCGTATGGGATGGGATAACATCTATGATGTCGTTTATGTAGAAAAGGTAAGGAGAGTCACTGAAAATACCGGCGCATTCCTGACAAAAAAGGCATGTAAGGATTATATCAAAAAATACAGGTACAACCACGATGATCCGAAAACCTATGCTATGACCGCATACAGAAACTTTGAACTTGAGAGACTCCTCAACATCTTAAAGAATCTTAAATTCGAGGAATAAGCCTAAAAATAAAGGATATGATGACATTAAATGAAGCGATAGAACATTGTAGAGAAAAAGCATGTGGAAATTCAGAGTGCGCTCTTGAACATCAACAACTTGCAGATTGGTTGGAAGAACTTCAAACACTTAAATCGCTACATTGGATTAAGATGAGTGATGTTCCTCTTCTTGAAGGTATTGAAGTCATTGGTTATAATAAGGAGTGGGTTGATGAAGACTTTAACCCAACCGGTACCAGGATTGGATTTATTAACAGTGAAGGTTGGTTTACATCTGCAAAGTGGGTAAATGATCTTGATTGTTATGCGACCTGTTGTGAGGAAGGTGATGATTTTGAAACAACCCAGACTGTAGATGGTAAGGAAATCCGTCGTTATTGGAAGAATGGAGAACCAATAGAAGGACATCTTCCAAATATGCCAACACATTATATGATTATACCTAAAGTAGAATAGTTATGTATAAAGCTGGAGATTTTCTCTATGAACTTGGAGATAAAGGTATTAAGAAGGACTCACAAAGAGTTTTCATTTATACTGGTCATACAACCGGGGATGGATATGGTATCCTCATTGGATTTGATTCTGATGGTAAGCTCAGGAAGTCAACCGGTCCTGGAAATTATCAGTATGGTAATGATGTGAGACTTGCGACAGAGGAAGAAATCAAGTCCTTCATAAATGATGTATTTAACTATCAGGATCCTATAAGAGAATATGGGAGACCTTGAATAAGCAATGTATAATGATAAGAATCTATCATAATTTTGGTGTTGTGGTAGACAATCACAAAATCACAAAAAAGTTGTTTAGGAGTATTAATTATGAAATTTCTGATTCAGACAATCAATAAGCAGATTGTCCATGATTTCTCCTGGGAACTCTCCAGATGTGAAGAGTATCACAAGTGGATTGAGGATCCTATCACTCTCCGTTATCATGAGGGAATGGACTTTGAGCAAATCAAACACCCTGATACATATGTACCCGTCGGGTCTGTGGAGTTTGTGTCAGCATACCTGAACAGGTTTTATCCGGAAGCAAAGGAGGCATTGAAACCTCTCAATGTCCCTAAATGTCTGTATCCTTATACCGGCAGAACTATCTCCAATGTGAGAACACCAGAAGATTTCATCCCCTTCTGTAACTATTCGCTTGTGTTTGCAAAGGATATGAACAAGATTAAAAGTGAAAGAAGCGGGTTCATTGGTCTTCCAACATTTGAACGAGTGAAGGACTGTCAGGTATCATCTGTCGTTGACTTCCAGTCTGAATGGAGAGTATTTGTATTCCAGGATGGTTTATTGGACTGTCGGTGTTACAGTGGAGACTGTTTTGTCATTCCAAGTAAAGACAAAATCAAAGAGATGATGAACACATTCAGGACAGAAGGAACTCCTGTTGCATACACACTGGATGTAGGAGTCACCACCAATGGTGAGACTGTAGTTATCGAGTGTCACCGTTTCTATTCTTGTGGCCTCTATGGATTCAGTCAGCAGAATATTTATCCTGCGATGCTTTCGCAGACCTGGTACCAAATGAGAAATATGAAATGATATGAAGCACTATGATTCCATACCAAGGATCCAGGATGATGGGACACTGAAAGGGGATTATGTCTGGGGGTTCAATAAACTTGATGGACAGAACTTCTGTGTAACATACAACTGCCGGAAGAAGACCTGGGGTCCATATGGTTCAAGGACTGTCACTGTTGATGAGAACAGCGAGCAGTTTGGTGACACTGTAAAGTGGTTCAATTGCTCCCACTATCCAGATGTCCTGGAAAAGATTGTCAGGGAACACTCCAGTAAGAAAGAGGTTTTCAATGGTGTAGATGAGGTAACCTTCTTCTTTGAATGGTATGGTGCAAACTCTTTTGCAGGGAAACATCAGGAAGGTGATGAAATGCATCTGGCACTCATTGATGTGTTCTTGAAAAAGAAAGGTTATATGGAGCCTGCTGACTATTACTCCCTATTCTGCCTGAATGATGACATTGAGACACCTGACTTGATTTGCAGGGGGGACTTGGATTCTGAAATTATATCCATCATCCAGGAGAATGACTGGACACAACCAGATGCTGAACTTCCAAATGTCAAGGAAGGTGTAGTCTTCAAGAGGAGTACACTTATGAAAGGACAGAGAAGACCTTCTGTCAAGGTGAAGACCAAGTGGTGGTTGGACAAACTCCACTCTATGTATAGTGAAGAAGAATGTAAAAAGTTGGAGTAATATGGATACAAAATTTATTGATGATACTCTTGCTGAATCACAAAATAGACAAAAAAATTATCTTATAAAGATTAGCAAAATCAAAGATGCAATAAAGACACTTGAAGAAGAAGGTATTGCTCTACCTGAATCTGTATATGGAACACTTGCATACTATCAGTCAGAGTATGACAATGAATATAGACAATATAGTATTTTACTTAAATTGAATAAATATGAAGACTGTTGAACTTAAAGTAATCATCAATGTACCTGATGATTATGATTGTGCATATCCATTTGATACATTGGTGGATTCTAATTACAGGGATGATATGGAAGTCATTGATGTTGAACTAATTGATGAATATTGATATGGATTACTATATGGCAACTGGTAAATATGAGACACTAACCCGTGTCGTGATTGAACACTATGACAAGAGATATATTTTAGAAACTCCTTATAGTGATTCCAATTTACTGGAAGATTTGTTATCTTTAACTTACAATGCGCTTCTTGCCGCTGGTTACCATCAAGATACAATCAATCAAGCTCTTGTGGAGATGGCAGAAGAAAAGGGATATAAGGAAGATGAAGAAGAAGAATCCTGAATACACTGACATCTGTGACTGTAATGGTGAACTCATTCCATATGGTGCCCTGCTGGATTTTATCTGGTGGGCATACAATGGTAGTGAGGTGGAACTCCATTATGTGGCCAAGATAAGGAAGAGAAAATCCGGTGACATCTTTGAATTCATCAAGGATGACAGGGGAAGAGACTGTCACTTCACACATAGATTGACATCCCTGAACTGGTGTAGTGATGACCTTGAACTGATAAAGGAGAATTGATATGGACAAGATTCTTGAAGAACTACATAAGAAATATTGCTGTGAATGCGGATCGCAGAGATGTACAGGTGAGGATGAATGGTTGAATGGGTGTCCACATTACAGAGAATTGAAAGAAAGATATGGGAAACTGGAGAAAAATAATCTTCCTTGACATTGACGGGGTGATGGCATCCATACCTTACCTGTGTAAAGGGAAAGGATATATAGACCCGAAGAAATGTAAACTCCTCAACACCCTTGAAGACATAGGTGTTGAGATTGTTATATCATCTTCCTGGGGATACGACAATGGCCGCACGGAGAAATCCCTGCGAGACTGCGGTCTCACCATACCTATCATTGGTTACACACAACATCTCCATTTCAACTGGGAATGGGCATGCCGAGGTAATGAGATTGAAAAATGGATTCAGGACAACTTCAAGGGGATGGGAACTAAGTGGGGTTATGATGATGAAGGAGTATCATATCACAGACACCATCCTCATAATACCGACATTGATTATGAGTATGTCATCTTTGATGATGGGGAAGATATGCTTCTTGGTCAGAAGGATAACTTCATTAAGATACATGATTATCAAGGTATAACAAAAAGAGATATTAACAAAGCAAGAAAAATATTGACAAGGGATGAAAAGTAGAAGTGAAAATGAGATTAAAATATGGCTCATCACAAGGTCTTGGTACAAGAAATATATGTACAACCTGATGAAAGAAAACCCTGATGAGGCAGATAACTACCTTGATGGGAAGATGGGTCCATACACTCTGTCCAGTGCCTTTACATACAGGAACACACCTGAGGGTGTTGAGTACTGGGGGAAGAAAGAAGAAAAGTTCCTTATCTGGTATTATCACCAGAAGAAAGAGGTATTCCGTTGCAGATGGTTCACAATTCAAATCTAAATATTATGGCACACAAGAAATTTATGAAGCACCTTGGTGATAGGTATGAAGTCCTCACTGGCTGGCAGACAGCCAATCTGATTATTAAAACTATGAAGGACAGAGCTCCATTGACATCTAATCAGGAAAGAGTCTTGAAAGAAGAATTTGGTGATTCTGGTATTAAAGGAAACCTGGATATGCCATTCCTTGCCTATTCCTGGAAAGAGGAAAAGAAAGCAGGTAAATTCATATGGAGACTCACCACCCCCATATTCTTCCTGTATGTTTTCATTGTTATGATTACTGTATTACCTCTCAAATGGATTTTAACAGGTTACTATGGATTGTCCAGGGACAGTAAGTTTGGACAGTTCAATGTCAACTGGTATCAGAAAATATACAATGAACGCTGGTAATTTTTGGAAATGTGAAAATAATATATTATATTTGTATTGAAAATGTGATTGTATATGGAAACTGAAAAGAAAGAAGAAAAGCAGGTAATCACCCCGAGTCAGTATTTTGAACATCTGAAAGGTGCAAAGAATGAGATTACCTCGGAAGACCTGAAGGAGTCCATCAATGCCTTTGTCATCCTGGCAGACAAATATGAAAAGACCGGTCAGACTCTGGCCACGGATAAGCTGATCTACCTGTCAGAGGTTATGAAGAAGGAAGAGCAGCTCATCAGTATGGGTATCAACACCTTCATCTATAAGGATGTTATCGAGGACTACATCACCAAGGTGGCGGACAAGACTGTCAAGATCGTTGAACTGTCTCGTTATATGAGAGAGTTGCCGGATGAGATTGTGGAGACCGTCGCCAAGGTCAAGGGTATCTTCGATGAACTCTATGTGGTTTTTACCGACTACACCGGTAAGGAAGAAAGAAAGGTGGAGAAGGAGAGACGGGACAAGGACCCCATCCTCTTTGGCGTGTTCAAGAACAATGCTGTGGTTGCTGACCGCTTCTATTTCCTTGGTGACTGGGTTGATGAGTACTGCGACCTCACCTTGGACAAACTCATTGACCAATATAAGGACAAGGAAGGATTCTCTCCGCTTATCACTACCAGCATCCCAAAGAATGTAGATGAACTGGTTGAACTGATGAAGACCTACAAGGTGGATGAGAAGAAACAGAAGGTTGTGTTAAGTGGTGACAATTTTATCTCATCTACAGAAATCCATGCCTTCAATGTGGATCCTCAAGTGAAACCGAAGAAGAGTTTCTTTGACAAGATTCGCAGTATCCTCAAGAAGTAATGTTACCTCCTAACATAGACCTGACTGAAAACAGGGACTTCAATGAAGGAAATCTCTGGTTTGACATCAATTTTGGTGATGAACTGGAGGCCTTATTTGTAGATGAATATATGACATCTGACCAGTATGAAACTCTCAAGAGATATGAGAGCATCTTTGGAAAAAGGAGGCACAAGAATCAGGCGAGAGAACTACTTGGAGATTTGTATGATATGCCTTTTTCTGTTCCGGTAAACTGGAACAGAACCTGTGTCAGATGTGGGAAACCTTTACTTCCCTGGAACAATCTCGGTGGAATATGCCGAGAATGTGATGGAGAACTGAACCAGTCATATGGATATGGAGGTTTCCCTTGGGCAGTTTACAATACTCCAAATGACCCCAGGTCGGCTATGGACATTTTCACATTAAGATAATATGAGTATCTGGGCAGACATGCACCGTAGAAGTAACGGTGTACAGGAAAGAAAGGAGAACAAGATAAAGGAATGGGATGATGAAATCACTTGGCCTCATGTACTGAAAGTATATAGCAAAACCATTTCCGGTAATATTGTATCAGTACAACCAATGTCCCCACCAATAGGTAAGTTATTTTATACAGATTTCAAATGAGTATCTGGGCAGACATACACAGAAGAAGTAATGGTCTTCAGGAAAGGAGAGAAGATATCCTTGCGAGAATAAAGTATCAGGAATATCTTTCATACTTGAAAAGTCCACAAAAATTTATGGATGAATATGTAGTTATTTTTCCTCCACATTCTAACAAAGAATAATATGAGTATCTGGAGAGACATACATAAAAGGAGTAATGGTCTAACACAAAGAAAGGAAGACCAGATTGATAAGAGTCCTTATGCAACAAGGGCAGATGTTGAATCCATCATACAACCAATCACATATGCTGGAATTGTAAACTCACAAAGTCAATTACCACAGTCGGCAGCAGTAGGGGCAATCTTCTATGCCCAGGGTACTGGTGAATTTTATATCTACACCAATAATGGTTTTGAGTTAATCTCATCTGTAACTACTTGCGACAATAATTTGGATTATATTGATGACTCCATTGGTCAACCTATTAAACCATTTGAACCCACTATCGTATCTGTTGAAACAAAAAATGGAATTTATTATGAAACTATCTTTAGAGAACATAACTATCAATGACCACAAGATATTTGACCAGGAGGGAAAGTATAGGGGTGAAATCCTGTATGAGTACATCCGCGGATCCCATCTCTATGGTACCAATGTTGCCACTTCCGATGAGGATAGGGGAGGTATATACATTATGCCCAATGACAATCTCCTCGGTCTTGGTTTTGATTATCAGAACGAAATCAAGGATGCCAGTAATGACAAGTGCATCTGGGAACTTGGTCGGTTCCTGGAACTGGCGCTCTCTTCCAACCCTACGGTCCTGGAAGCCCTATTTGTTCCTGATGACAAGGTTATCTATGAGCACCCTGTCATCAAGGATATCCGTTCGTACCGTGACGAGTTTGTGACCAAGAAGTGCTTCGCTCCATTCGGAGGATATGCAGAACAACAGATCAAAAAAGCCCAGGGTCAGAACAAGAAGATTCACTGGGATATGGAAGATGTTCAGAGAAAGAACCCTCTTGACTTCTGCTACACCTTCAAGAATCAAGGAAGTCAGAACATCCAGGACTTCCTGAAGGAGAACAAACTCGATCAGAGATACTGTGGTCTCGTGAACATCCCCAAGATGAAGGATGTCTATGGTGTGTACTATGACTTCGCTGCTTACTTCCACTTCGAGAACATTGACTGGTATGATGTGAGCTTCCAATCTGGTGGTGTCAAAGCACCATATAACAAATTCATCAAAGATGGTCAGTGGAGTGATGAGATTTCACTCCGTATCAGTCAGCATGCCTTCTATGGTTATGCGGGCATCGTCAACCCGGAGGATCCCACCAAGTCCAATGAGGTAAGACTCTCTTCCATCCCAAAGGGTGAACACCCCATCTGCTTTATGGCCTACAACTCCGATGGTTATGCTCATCACTGCAAGAAGTACAAGGAGTATGATGAGTGGAGACAGAAGAGGAACAAGGCCAGATATGAGTCCAATATGGATGGTGAGAAGTCTGGTGACCCTGATATGAAGTATGACTGCAAGAATATGATGCACTGCTTCCGTCTGATGTCGATGGCGAAGGAGATTGCTGAAGGTAAGGGTATCCTTCTTGACAGGACAAACATAGACAGGGAATTCCTCCTGGATGTAAGAAACAGGAAGTTTGGTTATTCAACCCTCAGCGAACTGATGCTCAACCTGAAAGACAAGATGGACGAGGCAATCAAGAACTCCACCATCAAGGAGGAGATTGACCGGAAGATGGTCAATGAGATTCTGTTGAATGCAAGAAAACAATTTAATCAATAAAAACTATGTCAGCATTAACTATCATTTGTATTATTCTCAGTTCTCTTTTCATTATCATTGATCTCATCAAGGGTGAAATTGGATGGGTGTTAATATGGATTATCATCCTTGGTCTTAACATCTTCACAGGTATCAATGAGATTAAAAAAAAAGAAAAGAAACTCAATGGAGATGTAGAAACCTATGTCATCCATGATGTAAAGGGGTTCAAGGCAGACACCACGACCATCATTAATGGTACTGATACCACTAAGACTTATATACTAACATATTGGAAATAATTTTTTAAAGATATGACAGAAGATAACAAAATCAAATTGCTTAAGAGTGTAAAACTTCTTAAATCCCTTCATTTCAAACCAGAAAATATTATGGTCACAGGTAGTGTTGCCCTGGATGCACATGGTATCCTCCCTTCCAATAGAAAATCACATGATGTGGACTTCATCATCAAGATGAACAATGACACCTGGGGTTGTCTCAAACTGATTGAAGCAATGGTGAGACCTGATGATGAACCATTACAGGAATATGAATCCAAAATCAGGAAAGAGATAGTCTTTTTGACAATGAATGATGGTACAACCATCAACATCTGGAGATACAATGCCAGTTATGATTGGTCAGACATTAAGGATGCGGACACCGGTGTCTTTGTGGCGACTGTGGATCACATCATCAAAGCCAAGAAGAAATATGGTCGGGCAAAAGACCTGAAAGACATCAATGACATTGTGAAAGGATTGTTATGAAATTCAAATTCAATGGCGGAAATGGTGCAATCCTCTGTGGAAGATGTGGAGTCATCCTCAAATCAGGAAGACAAATCCCGGAGTATGTGTGGGAGGCGGTCAGGAATGGTACTGTTGATAAACTACCGGATATGTACTGTGAAGACAACTGTGAGAGAAGCATGAAAGTACTTGCAGAGTGTGACAGGATTATGAACAAGATAAAAGAAGAAAACAAAAATAAATGAAGCATTTAATAAGTGAATCCTTATTCGCCGGTATCCTAATTGGAGTTGGTGCATTTGGATACCTTTCCCTTGGTGGGATTCAGGGTGCAATCATCTTTACATTCGGTCTGGTTGGTGTTGTACTCACCAGGACTCTCCTCTACACTGGTCAGGCAGGTATCCTCAATAATATTTGGGATGTGACCAAAATCTGGTTCTTCAACATTCTCGCCTGTGTTGTGATTGGATTGATGGCATTGTATCTTGGTGGAGAACCGGTTGAGAGGGCAAGAACTGTTGTAGAAGGAAGACTTGCCGTTGAACCAATCAAAGTGTTCCTCAAAGCTCTCGGATGTGGACTCATCATAGACATTGCCTGTTTCACTTATAGGGAATCAGGAAGTATCATTCCTGTACTGTTTGGTGTCCCTCTCTTCATCCTATGTGGGTTTTATCACTCCATTGCCGATGTGGTTTATATAGTGGCGGCAGGAAACTGGGATAAAGGATTACTCTGGTATTATCCTCTGATTGTCTTGGGAAACTATGCTGGTTGTAATGTAAGAAGAATTGTATTAAAAAGATAAAGTTATGTATTTCAAAACATTAAAGGATAAATGTGAATTTTATCGTTCGCTCACAGACTACAAGCTGATGCCGAACAGTTATGTCCTTGCTATGGTGGATGGTCACTGTTTCAGCAGGATGATCAAGAACAAGTTTGACAAGCCATTTGATGATATGTTCATCAATATGATGAATGAGACTGCCAAGTATCTATGTGAAAACATACAGGGTGCCAAGTTTGCTTATACACAGTCTGATGAGATCAGTATCCTCATCACGGACTTTGACACACCAATGACTGATTCATTCTTCAGTTTCAGACTCTGCAAGATGCAGTCTCTCATTGCTGCGATGGCGACTGCGAAATTCAACCAGATGTATGCAAAATTGGCAGATGACTATAAGGGTTTCGGTCTCAAGAAGTTTGATATGAAAGAATACCCGACTTGTACCTTTGACTGCAAGGTCTGGACTGTTCCCAATGCCAATGATGCCTATGCCTGGTTCCTGTACAGACAGACCGACTGCATCAAGAACTCCAAGGCCCAGACTGCACAGACATATATCCCTCACAAAGACCTGATTGGACTCACTGCTGATGAGATGATAGTCAAGTTGAAGGATGAGAATGGCATTGACTGGAATACATTTGAGAATGGAAAGAAATATGGTCGTGTCATCATGAAGGTTGAGACCAATATGGAGAAAGACCTTCCGAATGGACAGCACATTGAGTTTGTCAGGAATGTGTGGACTCCTGTGGATGCAGTGGATCTGAAAGATGACAATGAATGGTTGAGACAATTAATCCCAGGATATAATGAACAAACAAGTTGATCTGGAACCTCCAATAAGAGAAGCAGTCTTACAATTATTGAAGGATAAACTTTCAATCAGTACTGATATTGATTGGGAATATGATACAAAAATACTGACCACAAGACTTTTTTTTGATGGGAAGGAAATAAGCAGAGACCAGGTTATACTTTGTCATGATGATGATTTTTAAGATATGATTATAGCTATAGATTTTGACGGGACTTGCGTGAAGCATGCCTATCCCAAGATTGGTGAGGACATTGGAGCCATACCGGTACTTAAAAAAATGGTTAAGGATGGTCACCAGTTGGTATTGAACACAATGAGATCGGGTGATCTCCTTGATGAAGCAGTCAAATGGTTTGAGGATAACAGTATAAAACTATCAGGTGTGAACCACACACCAGGTCAATCCACCTGGACTACATCACCAAAGATTTATGCACAAGTGTACATTGATGATGCCGCCCTTGGTTGCCCAACAGTTATGGATGAACAGGGTAGAATCTTTGTGGATTGGAGGATTGTTGCCAAGGTATTCGGATATGATTATGATAAACTAATCAATGATGGAATCAGACCTGTTGAAAAGCAGTAATAAAAGAACTGCACAGATATTGATGTCTCAAATTAATGGTGAGATTGAATACATTGAAGAGTATCTTTCAAAATTAAAAATGAAAGTATCTGAATTAGAAACAATTATAAATGAGTTATAATGGATCCAAAAGACATTGTAATTGGTAAAAAGGTTTATTATCACCCCATCATTGGCGGTCCTGAAAAGAAAGAAGTGACCATCACAAGTGAGGTTTTTGAAATCTGTGGCACATCTTGTTGTATGGTGGATTCTGTTTCAGGATGTGTTGCTATTGAAGCATTAACGGAAATTTAAGATGGAAATAAAAACTAATATTATGGAACTTGGAACAAACAAACAATGTGATTCAATATGGAACGAGATTGATCCTTTAAATAACACTGACATCAGGTTATTTGGTATCTGTCTCCTTCCCCATGTCCCGGAATATTTCTTTCATATTCCTGCCAGTTCATCTGGTAAGTATCACCCGGTTGGTGATCTTGGAGAGGGTGGTCTGGTCAGGCATTCCATCGCTGTCAAAAGGATGCTCACACATATCCTGGAACTGAACGGGTACTATGAATTCACAGACAGACAGAAGGAACTCCTTCAATTGGCGGCACTGTTCCATGATTGTATGAAGTCCGGCACCCAGGAGGACTATGAAAAGAATCCACACACAAAATTCCTCCATCCTATCCTGGCAGCCAACTTCATCATGTACTATGCCTGTATGTATGAGTTTCCATATGAAGATGCTGTGTTTATGGCATCTGCCATCGCCTCCCATATGGGACAATGGAACACAAGTAAGCATGAAAGCGGATTGCTTCCTTTGCCCAAAGAACCTCACCAGAAGGTTCTCCATCTGGCAGACTATCTTGCTTCAAGGCAGGACATCAATATTGTCATTGAGGAGGAACAGGAAATCAAAGATGAAACAGATAAGGTAGAAATTGTAAAAGAATAAATGATGAAAACTATGTTCAAAGCAATCAGAAAACACATTTACCAGTATTTCCTAAACCAGAAGCTCAGGAATCTGGATGCCAGAAAACTCTTCCGTATTATGGAGGAGTATGATAAACTGTATGAACGACCTGTTGATACCAACATCAAAACAGATGAACTCATTGGGTTCAACATCGGTGACAACTATGACATCTTCTATAAGAATGTCCATCTTCACTATATGGAGACACCGGAACATATGATCACCCGTGTGTCAATCAAACAGAATGATGATACCTGGAAGATTGGTAATACTTTCTCGGAGGATAATGATGTGATGGAGGTCTATCTCACCTATGACATTGAAGTCCTTGGTGGATTGAGATGTACCAATACCATCCTGAAGAACGGGACCTGGAATGAATATGTCTTCAAGACTCTGGATGAGATTGAGCAGATTGTGTTCAGTTATACCAGGGAGGCAAAGTTCAACAGGGCATATGATTATGTTCCAAGTACCAGTACCAATTAAACCTTGCGATTGCGAACCACGAAAAAGGAGAATGATTTGCTTCATTCTCCTTTTTTATATTAAATGCTATGTGTTTCTTCATATTCTTCTTCAGACTCACCATAATCATTCCCCTGTATCGGTGTACTGTATCTTTTCTCAAACACTCCTATGCCAAGAAGTGCAAATGCTCCAATCATCATTGTGAGTATCGCTTCTCCAAGCCAGGTACCTTCATATCCAGTAAACACACAAATAACTATGACAGTAAGAAGTACAAGAAGAATAAAAACACCAAGGACTCTCTTTGAAGAGATTCTTCCATTGGCTCCGGTGAACATTGTTCCCCAAAATCTACTTTTCTTTCCCATGCTGTTATGTCCTTTTTAATATTTATGAACAAATATTTGGATATATCAGAAAAAATATGTATCTTTGTAATAGGTAAACAAGACAGAAGTTATGAATCTCAAATTTAAAATTGGTCAATTTATTGTTATTAAATGGAGACCTGTTGAAAATGTGTATCCTACTCCTCTCGGATTGATGTATTCTGAAAAGAATGAATCCAAATATGGTGTTTGGAGGATTGATCCTTACAAACCCGATTATTTCAACAGTATTGACTATAAGATGCATCTGGTCCCGGTTGGTGAGTCTGCCAATATTTTCCTTCCTATGGACAGATACACTATTGATTACAATGATTTGAAAGATGAATTCATCTTTGATGACCAGCATCTTGCTGAAAAGTTTGTAAAAGAATTTTTAACTGATTAAACTCTATACTATGGTGTACATTTATGAAAAAAATCTCAACACTAACCAGTCCCGCTTCTATATGTCAGTTGAGAATGAGAACCAGGCAAAGAAAATGGTCCGGGAAATGAACCTTGACTCCCTCTATGATGACAAATTCTACTTTATTGGAGAAAATCCAAAAGAAAAAGAGTAAAAAATTTGGAATTGTCAAAAAAATGTATTATCTTTGTAACAAGAAATAAAAACTCATACAATTATGAATGACAAGGAACTTTTTATCGAGGTATTTAACCGCTTCCAGGCCCGCCACAAGGGTCTCACCCTCTCCGGTACTCTGGTTTACTACAACCATGACTGCAAGTTCAACATCGATGGATTCAACCTGGAGTACAATCTCCTCCGTCTCACCAGACTTCTGGATGAAGAGGGAGAGCTCCGCTAATCAATAAAGAATATGAAAACCATAAAGGTAAAAGACTCCAATGGAGTAACCCACAACTACAACCCCAAGTACATCAAAGATATACAGGAGGTTGAAAACCATCATAACAATGAATGGTGTATCAACATCATTCTTGATGGTGAAGGAGAGCACATCAATTCCATTCTCTGTAAATCCAAAGAAGAGATGGAGACATTACGGGATGCACTTATCTTCTGTATGGAATCTGTCTAACCCATAACAATCAAGACAATGGGAAAGTTCTTCAAAAAACTTTTTAGAGAATACTATATTTTCACAGTCCTTGCCATTGCATTTGCAATTGCCATTGCAATTGTAGTATGGGGCATCACAATGAAACCTTATCAGCAGAAGGAAATGGAGAAACTGATTGTCTCCAATGTGGATGCCCGGGGTTTCTCTGACTTCAAGAAATATGATGTCACCTTCATCAAGGATGATGTCAAAGACAGTATCCTCTATTACAGAATGAAAACCAGCTGGGATGAGACCTTCCTGGATCTCTACCAGAATGTCTATGATGAACCTGCCAAACGGGAATACTACCAGAAGGAAGTCATCGAGGACAAGGAGAGACATGACTACTTCAATGATATGGAAACCAACCATCCAGATTTATGGAATGAGATTGCCATCACCACTTACCGTATCAACTACCTATACACTGATGAGACTGGTAATGACAAGATTGAAATCTGTGATGCCAAATTCAATAACAAGAATGAGATGCTGGAATACCGTATCACATCTCAATCTGACTGGGTGAAAATAAAATAACAAGTATATGAAACTCAAACATATCACATTCACAGGTATTGATGCCAAGACTGATCTCAATGCTCTGAAAGAAATCCAGAAGAAGTATCGCTTTGCAGAATTTGGTGTCCTCACCAGTTATCACTGGTATGAGAATGGAAACCGCTACCTGGATCCACAGATTATCGACAACCTCCGGTCATATGACCTCAAGCTTGCCCTCCATGTCTGTGGAAAGGCAGCCAGTGATGCTGCCATCGGGCACTGGCACAGAATCAACAAGTTGGTCTGGACCAACCTTGACATCTTCAAGCGCATCCAGCTCAATGTCTCCGGCAGGAAGGACTGCACCAATGTCTGTCATGCCCCTATGTACAACAATCAGGAGGTCATTATCCAGGAAAAAGATGTGGAGAATGTCAAACGCTACACTGACACCATCAACTACTATGAACACTCCTTCATACAGGATGAGTTCTCAATGCTCCTGGACGGATCCGGTGGTCGAGGTGTGGACACAGGTCTGACCATCTATCCTTCTGACAGGAAAATCGGTTATGCCGGCGGGTTCAACCCTGACAATGTAGGTGGTAAACTGTCATACCTCCTGGAGAATGTCAAGACTGGTACCTTCTGGATAGATATGGAGTCTGGAGTAAGAACAGATGACTGGTTTGACCTTGACAAGGTGACCAAGGTCCTGGAAACCTGTGAACTTGTCATAAAAGACTATTACAATACTACTTCATAAATTATTTTTCAAGGGATTCGCTGGGAAGTGCATCCCTTTTTGTTATATTTAATGTATGATTATTCCTCCCATCAAAATACAGGGAAAGAAAACCAAACTTGTTCCCAAGATAATGGAGATTGCCAACAATCTCCTGGACAATCATAAGGATATTGACACCTGGGTTGAACCATTCCTGGGTTCTGGAGTTGTTGCCTTCAACTGTCCGACCAGGATAAAGAAAGTGATAGTGAATGACATCAATCCTCACATCATCAAGTTCTACAAGAGCATAGCAGATGGTGAGATAACATCACAGAAAATCCATGATGTCTTTGAGGAACACAACAGGAGACTCATCAATGATGGTGGTCTGTACTACACGGAAATAAAAGACAGGTTCAACCAGACTTTTGACACAATGGACTTCCTCTTCCTCACCAGAACTGGATTCAATGGGGTGATGAGGTTCAATGGTTCCGGAAAATGGAATGTCCCTTTCTGCAAGCTCAATGACAGACTCTCCAAAACGGTCATAGATGACCTAAAGAAGACCGTAGATGAGCTTTCACAACTCTTCCTGACCAAGGAGTTCACTTTCTACAACAAGTCATTTGAGGAGGTTTTAGAGGCATCTCCTGCCAATTCTATTTTCTACTGTGATCCTCCTTATTATGGACTCCAAGTCCAGTACTTCAAGGGATGGGGAAAGGAAGATGAGATAAAACTAAATCAGATGCTGAAAGACAAGGTGTTCATCTACTCCACCTGGCTCAATGACAGTCACAGGGATAACCCTATGATAAATGAATACTGGGGAGACTATATGATAGAGTCAAAGCAGCACAAATATAATGTAGCGGAAAAGTCAAGTGAACGGGCACAAGTCCAGGAAGGTCTCATCTATCCTGGTGTTCCAAATGAATATGCTCTGTTTTAATCTGCGATTGCGATCTGCGAAGGTGGAGATTGAAGAAATCTTCACCTTTTTTCATTTTTATTTGGATATGTCATTTTTTTGTTGTATCTTTGTATCAGAAATAAATGAGATTATGAACTACAAGATTTATCAACTTGACATCGACAATATCAATGTTCTTAGTGACCACAGACTCTTTGAGTCCTGGGATATGCTAAACAGAACATGTGGGTTCAGCAAGCACTGCTACAAGAAAGTCTATGAAGGTGAAGTCACTGCAAACACAATCGTCGGAGCGCTTGATTCCCTTTTCTGGAAATTCAATCTCAATCACCCTGAAGACTTCCATGGTCACTCCCTGTCTGTATCTGATGTGGTTGAATTGGATGGAGTCTGGTATTATTGTGACTCCATTGGCTGGGTGAACATCAAAACAGAAGAAAAACTATAAAAATATTTGGATATACCAATTATTTGTATTATCTTTGTAACAGAATCAGAAACAGTATATGAAAACTAACGAACAGTTACTCAATGAGATTTATTCTCATTTCCCCGAGTCTGAAGACAAGAATGAGACTCTTTGCAGTCTTATCACTGACTCCCTGGCCGCCATCGGTTATTGGAACACCAAGGATCCTGAACCGGAAGATCAGACCAAGTACTACTGGGAGGACCGCATCTGGGAAGATGTGAAGGCAGGTAAGTCTCTTACCTTCGGTGATGAGGACAATCATGGTGAACTCAACCTGGCGAACATCGCCAAGGCACTCAACATCATCAAGAAACATGACCCTGACACCTATGAAGACATCCAGAATGAAGACTGGGATGCAGATTCCTGCGATGTCTTCTTCCAGATTGCTGTCTTCGGGGAAGTGGTATTCGGTTAAACTCAAAACAACAAGACAATGAAACCAATCAAGTTATCAATCAAGTCAGTAGTACTTATCATCTCTCTGACAATCAACATCTTCAGTGCATTCTATCTCAGGAATGCCAAGTCACCGGAGACCATCCAAGCAGAAGCGGAACTTCTTGCCCAGGCAGACACCCTTTCTGAGTGGGACATCTTCACCCTTGCCCTGATGAAGGTGGAGTCAGAATATGACAACAGTGCAGTCTCATCTGTTGGTGCAAGAGGATACTTCCAGATGACTCCCATCTATGTCAAGGAGGTAAACCGAGTCCACAATACCAACTACACCTTTGACCAGGTGACTGACTTTGACACTGCCTATGAGATTTTCGACCTTATGCAGCAGGCCCACAATCCCAATTACAATCTGGACAAGGCACTGGAACTCCATAATGGGAAGCATGCCTGGTACAACCGCCGGGTATATAAGGAGATGAAGAATATCCAGCAGTATGAAGAAATGAGAAACAAAGTTAAGAATATTTGATTATGAAAAAGTTCATTATTCTCCTCGCCCTCTCCATCATACTCTCAAGTTGCGGAGTCACCTATTACACCTACTATGAGGTGGATGATGTGGACAAGGCCAACACAATCTCCAAGCAGGATGCCGAGTGGTCTCAAAGACATATCTCACCGTCACGAGTGATCGCAGCATACACAGACTCCACCGGACATATGGTCTATCTCATTGAGACCAAGATCTATGACACCGGTAAAATTGATTATGAATAAAAATCCAATACAGTCATGATTTACAAATTAGTTATCGGCGCCATTCTGTTGGCCACCATCCTTTACTATTTCTTCTGCTTTATGGAGATTTTTGGTGCAATCAAGTTCACGGACAAGAACACCACCATCAAGATTCCACAGATGTTCATCCCCTTCTACTACCTTATCCACAGTGATAAGCCCAAGTCCAATGAAAAGTAAAACCAATCAATAATTTTTTAATTTAACCCTTTTTAATTATGTTTGAATTAAGCAAAGGCAAAGTCATTGCCATTATCACCGGCATTTTCGTCATCATCGTCCTCGCCCTTATGGGAAGTGCAGCGGAGGATGTGAAGAACGAGCAGATTGTCATCAACCAGTACCCTTTCTCCGGAAAGATGGCATACTGGACCGAGCCAGGCATGCACTGGCAGGGATTCGGTCGCAAGACTGAGTACTACAAGACCCAGCAGTTCTGGTTTGGAGGTAAGGATGTGGACGGTGAGTCCCATGGTAACCCCATCAAGGTCATTTTCAATGATGCTTCCGTCGGTTACATCTATGGATCCCTCCGAGTCATCCTCCCTACCGATACCGAGCACCTGAAACTCATCCAGACAGCATACACGGGTATGGACCGTCTTATGAATGACCTGGTTGCCCAGAATGTTGTGAAAGTCATCTATGCTTCCGGACCTCTGATGTCGGCATTTGAGTCCTATGCAGAGAAGAAGAATGATATGGTGTTCTATATTACCGACCAGTTGACCTATGGTGTGTACAAGACCACAGTCCGTGAGGAGGATACTGTCGATTCCTTCACTGGTGAAGTCAAGAAGGTCAAGGTTGCGTCCCTGGTACAGAATGAAGATGCTCCTAATGGTTATGTGCGTTCAGAGAAGTCTCCTTTCTCCTCCTATGGTGTGATTATCGACCAGGTGTCCATCACTGAAATCACTTATGATGAGAAGGTAACCCAGCAGATCCAGACACAGCAGCAGGCCAATATGTCTATCCAGACCAAGAAGGCAGAGGCCCTTGCCGCCCAGCAGGATGCCATCAAGGCAGAGGCAGAAGGTAAGGCTGCTGCCGCCAAGGCCAAGTGGGAACAGGAGAAGGTGAAGGCAACCGAGGTGACCAAGGCTGAACAGGAACGGGAAGTTGCCCGCCTGGCAGCAGAGAAGGCAGAGTTTGACAAGAAGAAGATTATTGCCGAGGGTGAAGCGGAGGCGGCTGCCAACCGTGCGAAGGTCTCCGCTGGTCTGACTCCTCAGGAACGTGCAGAGTGGGAATACAAGACCAAGGTTGGTGTCGCTGACGCTCTTGCCAAGACCAACTGGCCGAAGATTGTGATGAGTGGAGGTAATGGAGGTGCATCCGGCGCACTGGATGTCATCACCCTGGAGAGGATGAATGCACTTGTCAAGAGTATGTCTGACTAAACACTATGAAAAGAAAAATGTGGCATGCAGGTTACTGTGTGCCACATTTTTTTATGTATTGCCATAAATATTTTTATATAATTATAAGTTATGGCAGATACAATATCATATATAAAAATTGGAAATCAAACACATCCAATAGATGCAGTGACAGTCAATGGTATAACCATCTCACAACAAGAAAAGAACACATGGAATTCAAAACAAAATGCATTATCCTTTGACTCAATCCCTACAGAGAACTCTAACAACCTGGTGAAGTCAGGTGACCTCTACACTGTCATAGTTGACAATGAGGAGGTGACAGCAGCTGCTCTCAATGACCTCAATGACAGGATGATAAATGTGGAGAATGGTATGGTAACTGAAGAATATGACCCTGTATTCTCCTCATCTGCTGCTGCATCAATCACATCAGCCAACATCTCCAACTGGAACAGTAAGACCAGTAACACTGGTACCCTCACTGGTATCTCTATGAATGGGGTGAGTAAAGGTACAAGCGGTAACATCAATCTTGGTACTGTCGTCACAGGTATAACTTTCAATGGTTCAAATGTATCTGTAAGTAAAGGTGTAGCAGCAATTAGTGTTTCTATCCCTGCCGCAGTGACATCAAATACAGTAGCAGGTTGGGGATTTACCAAAAATTCTGCACCTGGAACACTGACAACAACTGCAACTACATCTTTGTCAACTGCAACCAATGAGGCATTATCTGGGAACATCAGTCTCCACAAGATTGCCAAGACTGGTACTTATTCGGACCTGGTTGGAAAACCAGACCTACCAATGGCTGCTTACTTCAATCCTGCCAATGAGACTATGTATTTCTTCAAGTCAACAGCAGACAGGGATTCATTTGTGGCAAATAGAACACAAACAAGTCTGGTAATGTTTTCAACACAGATGTCACCATATATCAAGTTTAAAGACCCGAATGTTTTATCAGTCTTACTTACAAAAAACATAGGTGATGGTGTCGGAATAACTGAAACACAGGCAGCCGCCGTTACAAGTATGAATAATGTTTTTGACGGCAATACAGGCATCAGTACCTTTGATGAGGGAGAGTATTTCACGGGATCTGACAGTTGGGCCAGTGCTTTCCGCAACTCAACTGTCACAAGGGTAAAACTTCCGATGGGTCTCCGCACAACCAATGCCTCTGGAGCATGGTCATATATGTTCTATGGATGTACATCGTTGCAGGAGATTAATTTTGCTGATATGCAAAGAGGTACAGAGGCAGCACAGGCTGCACAATTCCAATGGTTTACTGGTTGCTCCACTCTTACAACAATCAGTTTTGACAATATTGAGCAGATTTGTAAGTTTGTACCTACACGTTATCTTTTGTCAGATGTTCCATTTGGCTATAATACTAACACTCACCTTGTCAACTTGAATGGTCACGAACTCATAAATGTGGTTATTCCTTCAACCATTACTTCGATACGACCTTGCACCTTCTATCGTTTTAATAGGATTGTTTCTGTAACAAACATAGCATCTGTGACAACAATAGGTCAATATGCATTCTACCAATGTACATCACTTACAACTGTTACAGAACCCACATCTTTAACAACAATAGAACCATATACATTCAGTCAATGTACCAGTCTAAAATCAATATCCTTACCAGTGGCAACAACTATTGGTAACTGTGCATTCAATCAATGTACCAGTCTTTCTTGTGATTTGCCATTACCAGTGGCAACAACTATTGGAAAATATGCATTTTATCAGTGTCCTATTACAAATCTATCATTACCTGTTATTGAGACAATAGGTGAATATGCATTTAGTGATTGTACTGAAATCACTTCCCTCACATTACCTTCAACAATAACAACAATAGGTAATGGTGCATTCAAGGGGTGTTCAAAATTAGTTAATGTAACAATAAACAACAGTGTAAATTGTGGAAGAGATTGTTTTGTATCATCAGGAACAGGAGAAGGTACATTTACAATAAATGGTAATTATACAGAAACTGTAGGAAGTTCATATAACAGACTTGGTTATTACAAACATTACAATATCACTGGGGATTTAAGTTCATGGACTACATATTGGACATTTGATTCAAAGTTTGAAACAATCAGAATAGGTGGTAATATAATTGGACAAAATACAACTGCATGTGTATTCAGAGATAGTAGTTATAGTCAAAAATTAAAATTTTTTGAATTGATGGGAACATCCAACATCAATTTATGTTCTGCATTTCCACAATCAATTGAAAGTGGATTCATAGCTCACTTTGGATATAGTGATATTGCTATGACAGCAGCACAAGCACATATATCTGATTCAAAGTTCTCAAAACTATATGTTGGTGATGGAACATCTGCTGCTGCCGATCAAGCAGTATTGAATAAATATCTTGCTGATTCCACTTGGTCTCCATACTCATCAAAATTAGATCTCTGGTATAATTACACAGGTACATACAAAACCAGTTAACTGAAAAAGACTCACCAACAAGTGAGTCTTTCTTTTATTTGTCATTCCCCATAAATACCTATATAGTATCAGAAAACTAATTCTAAACAATATGGCTGAATCAATTTCTTATATCAAAGTAGGTAACCAGGACCATCCAATTGATGCTGTAACCGTCAATGGTTTGACCCTTACATCACAAGAAAAAAGTTCTTGGAATGAAAAACAAGATGCTCTGACATTTGATTCAATACCAACAGAAAATTCAGATAACCCTGTCAAGTCTGGTGGAGTCTATGAGATGATAGTAGACAATGAGTATGTAATCTCTACTGCACTCAATGACCTCAATGACCGTCTGTTGGATGTTGAAGGTAATTCTCTCACAAGTGAAAGTGACCCGGTGTTTATGTCATCACCTGCATCAAGTATCACTGTTGCCAACATTTCTGCATGGAATGCCAAGCAGGATGCTCTCACTTTTGACTCACTTCCAACAGAGAACTCTGACAATATGGTGAAATCAGGTGCACTTTACACAGTCCTCACAAATACTGAACTTGTTGTGGCAACTGCACTCAATGACCTCAACCAGAGGGTGAGTAGCAATCAAAGTTCCATTTCCAATTTATATGAGGAAATTGACAGGGCATTGACAGCAGTCCTTACTTACAAGGGTACAGTTGGTTCAAATGGTGATTACACATCTCTTCCTTCATCACATGAGGTTGGTGATGTCTATGTTGTTTCATCTGCCGGTACTTTTGCAGGTCAGTCTTGCGAGGTTGGTGATTACATCATCTGTAAGACCTCCCGTTCAACTGCATCTGACAATGACTGGAATGTTGTCAATGGTGAGAACCAGGTGTCCAACAGTGCTGCCACCTTGGCAGCAGCAGGTTCAAATGTGACCATAGCAACAGTGGATGGTACCAACATCACTATCTCCACTCCTGCATCCTGGACTGGTGTGAGTAAGAATGGTACACTCACTGGTGTGACATTCAATGGTGTTTCTGCATCTGTAAGTAATGGTGTGGTATCAATCAGTCTCACCTATGACTCCATCCCTACTGAGAATTCAGACAATCTTGTCAAATCAGGTGACCTCTACACTGTCATAGTTGACAATGAGGAGGTGACAGCAGCCGCACTCAATGACCTCAATGACAGGATGATAAATGTGGAGAATGGTATGGTGAACTTCTCTGAACAAGACCCTATCTTCTCAAATTCAGCAGCAGCATCAATCACCAATTCCAACATCTCATCCTGGAATGCCAAACAGGATGCACTCTCATTTGACTCTATTCCTACTGAAAACTCAACCAACCTTGTGAAGTCAGGTGACCTCTATACTGTCATCACACAGAACGAATTCGTCGCGGCCGCAGCACTCAATGACCTGAATGACAGGGTGGAAGTACTTGAAGAAAACCAGTATAGTTTTGATTCACTCCCTACTGAAAATTCAGAGAACCTGGTGAACTCTGGTGCTCTTTATGGTGTCATAGTAAGTAATGAAAGGGTGGTTGCTACAGCACTCAATGATGTCAATGACAGACTGATGGTATTGGAAAATAATATGAGTGATTCCTTTGAAGATGTCAACAGTGATGTGGCATCATTGGCAAGTACACTCCAAACATCAGAAGAAGTGACAGCAGCAGCACTTAATGACCTGAACAGTAGAGTTACCACTCTTGAAAGTGGTTCAGGTAGTGGAACTGGTGGTGGTATCACAGGTGTCACCTTCAATGGTACAGCAGCATCCATCAGTAATGGTATTGCAAGTATAAGTGTAAGTATCCCAGCGGCTGTAACAGAAGCAACTGTATCAGGATGGGGATTCACCAAGAATACAGGTACTCTCACTACACATGCCTCACATAAACTTACAGCAACAAACAGTACTGCAACCTCAATCAGCCAAGGTACAGAAATCACATTCATAGAGTCTCTCACCGGTACTACAACAGCAACATCAGGAGACCTCACAGTGACTGCAACCAGAAAGAAAGTGACCATCCCTACCGCTGTCACAGAAGCAACTGTGTCTGGCTGGGGATTCACCAAGAATGCCGGTACACTCACAACACATGCATCACATAAACTTACAGCAACAAACAGTACAGCAACTTCTGTCAACCAGGGAACTGAAATCACATTCATAGAGTCTCTTACTGGTACAACCACAGCAACATCAGGAAACCTTACAGTAACTGCAACCAGAAAGAAAGTTACAATTCCTACTGCTGTCACAGAAGCAACTGTCTCCGGTTGGGGATTCACCAAGAATACTGGTACATTGACAGGTATCTCTATGAATGGTGCCGCAGTTTCTGTATCCAATGGTGTTGCCAATCTTGGAACAGTCCTGACATCTCATCAGAGTATCAAGACCATCAACAGTCAGACAATGACAGGTTCAGGTAATGTTACAATCAGGGAGATTCCTGCCTGTACCAGTTCAGACAATGGAAAGATTCTCCAAGTGGTGAACGGATCCTGGACTCTTGTTACACCTGTTAGTATCTATAGTGGTAACGGTTCACCAAATAATAGTCAGGGAACTAATGGTGATTTATATATACAAACAAGTTAATAATGTCATCCATACTTTGTAAAGTAAATGATAGTTGGGTGCCTACATCAAAATATTATAAAAAACAAAATGGAGAATGGGTGGAGATAAGTTATCAAGTATTTGAAAATTATGTTGAGACTTTATCTCCATTCATTTATCAAGGTCATACCCAATCCGAAACAGGTCCTGTAGTAGTCGATGAAACATATGACCCATCTAATCCTCCGGCACCAAATTCAGATGTCATCTATACCAACACTCCAGGTAGTCCAGAAGTGAAGACCAGTTCATCTGGAGAAGTCATTGAATACACATTCACAGATACATCCGGAAATACTACAAGTGATGTTGATACAGGCATAATTGCCTTTGATAGCAACAACCCTGGCTGGACTCTTCATCTGGTCGTGGAAATGACACCAAATACAAACAACAACAAGAACATAATTGAAGCATATAACACCACAAATAGGAGAGGACTGTATATATACACATCAGACAACTACCTGTACAAGAAAATACAGACAGCAAACTACAGCACCAACTCTTCATATGTAGCCTGGTCAAGGTTAAGTCCAACCGGTAAAGACTCAAATTACTATAAGACTTTGAACACCATCACATTTGATATAACATATACAAATGATAAGAAATTATCACTATATGTAAACAATGTGGCACACTTTGAAAACTTCGATGTAGATGACACTACATTCCAAAATCTTACCATCAAAGTGGGTGTTGGAATGAGTGGATTTAATATAAAAGAATTCACTGTTGTAAGAACAAATGTGAACACATAAATAATTATATTATAAGTGATTAACCAATGAGCAGACCTGTAAACATATCAGATACTCTGACATTCAATCCTACCGGTTATACTGGTGCATACAATATGTCATTGTCCAATCCGACCAATGGATATCATGGTTCAGATTGGACATCAAATTATGCAACAATAACTTTAAGTAGTACAACATCTGGATATGTATATTTCACATTTACAATTTCTGATATACCTTCAAATGCAACAATTACAAGTGTAACTTGTTCTGTAAGAGAACGTGCAAATCAGAGTAACCGTGTATCCAATGCATCAATACAATTATATAGCAATACAACTGCAAAGGGTAGTGCTACAACAACATCATTATCCACAAATGCCACAGTTTATAATATCACAAATGCAGGAACATGGACAGTATCAGAATTAAGTAACATAAGGTTAAGGATTAATGGTCGAAAAGCAAATACCCAAAATTCAGGAAATATTCGTTTCTATGGTGCAACTCTCTCAATAACCTATTCCATCCAGGGGACTGAATATGAAATCATCTCCACACTCAGTACTGATGATGTGGACTCCATTGATCCTGCCGGACTCACATATGTAATGGGTGGTGATGGTTATGAACTGAATATTTATACAGACAGCCTGGATGATATAAATGTATTGGACAATGATGTGGATGTGACAAGTCAACTTGTACTTACTCATTCAACAGGAGAGTCATCCACAGACACTTTCATCCCAACATCATATGATTCCAACAACTCATCATATGACAGTATCTATGAAGGTTCACCCACAAATGGTCTTACTGCTCACACAGATTCAAACAGAATATGTGCTTATGTCACACAGACCGCCTATGCAGAGGCAAGACTCACTTACAATTTTGACTGTTCTTCAATCCCACAAAATGCAATAATCAGTAGTGTGACCTGTATTGCTAATGCCGCTTGTTTCAGTAATGGACAATATTTTGACACCAAGACACTACAACTATATTCAGGAAGTACTGCAAAGGGTTCAGCAGTAACAATAACTGGAACAGGAAATACAAGTACAAGTCATAACATTAATGGAGGGTCCTGGACCAGGGCTGAACTTGACAATGCCAAAATTGTTGTTTATATACAAAGAGGAAACGACACAACACAGGCATCCTTCTCATTCTGGGGAGCAACATTGTCCGTTACTTACAGTCTACCTGCTGATGACTATTATGTCTACACTCTTTCCAATGTCAGTGCAGACCATACCATCATCATAGCAAATGCCATCATAGAAATCCCAGAGGAGGATCCCCAGTATGACTACTACCCGATAACCATATCCAGTATCAATGCTTCCACCACGCCTGGTCGTGGTACGGTTCGCATCGTAGAAGGAACAAACCAAACAATCACCATCTACCCGGATGACCCGCAACTCACACTGGCGACAGACAATGGAACAGACATCTCCAACCAGTTGGTCCAGCATGGTGGCACAATACCTGACCCGACAGTTGCGACTGCGACCGGCGCATCATATGGATTCACACTGAACAGTTCAACAGGATATTATACATCTACAAACAATGGTGTGAATTCATCAGCTGCTGTCTGCCATGTGACTTTCAATTTACCAGTGAGATGCCTTGTCACCATCAATTACATCAACTATGCAGAGGCAACTTATGATTTTGGTGTATTTGGAAACATTGATACTGCATTGAATACAAACAACTATGCTGCCGGTTCAAATGGTGCGACCATAACAGATACAAATTACAAACTTGCTTGTAACACGTCTTCATACAATACAGCATCAGTACAAACCATTACATATGAGATTCCTTCTGGACAACATTACATAGACATCAAGTATTCAAAAGATGATGCAACTGCTTCAAACAATGACTCCCTCCAGTGGAAGATCGCATCCATAGAACCCCTGGAGAACAACAACTATTACACATACACACTGTCAAACATTCAGGAATCACATTCCCTGATATTTGTCTTTGGTAATATCTCCTACTACTTTGTGAACTCTTCCAGTTCAGGTGCCAAGCTCTATCCGAATGGATCAATGGTCCATCTCCAGGGTGACTCCTACCGCCTGACAATAGTGCCTGATGACTACACATACAATGTCAGTGTGACAGACAACAATGTCAATGTCTCCTCCCAGGTGCAGAGAAAGGAAGAGCAGGTGACAAAGGAAGGGAACACCTACACTGTGGTGAACTTCATATACACTCTAAACAACATCCAGGCAACCCACAACATAGTGGTCATCTGCACCGCAAGTGAGTCACTTCACCTGAAAGTGAACAACAGTTGGGTGAGGGTGTCAAAAATCTACAAGAAAATCAACAATGTCTGGACAGAGGTCACCCTGGATTCACTCACAGAACCAAGCATTTACATAAAAAAATAGAGAGCCTTTTAACTCTCTATTTTTTTTTGAAATTATCCATAAATAATTTATGAGTCAAAGAGTAATAGATACAACACAAACAGTAACATTCGTACCGGTATCCAGGGACAGAGAAAATAGTAATTTCTATTCCTGGACTATCGGTGGTGGATCTGGACCATTCCGCGCGGCCGATGCAAGTTCTACTACCAATTATGACACTCTACAATATGTGAGGACAACCGGCGCAGATTCTTATTTTTATTATGACTTCAATGTCACCGGAATTCCATCATCGAATGTACTTATAAATTACATAGGCGGTAGGGTACAAATCCGTGTCGCCAATACATCATCATCATACTTTCAGGTAAAAGAAGTATATTTCACCAACCAGCTACAGAAGCTGACAAGTTCCGGTAACATAAATTCAGCATTGGCACAGAACATAGTCACCATCCCGTCTTATGATGATTCCGGCTTGGAGGATTTGGATTTGAATGACATCAAACTGTGTGTCCATCTCGTAAAAGGAACTTCAAACAACAACTCATCAGCATATATCTATGGCGCAAACCTGGACATCAATTACTCCACATATCATTATGAGTATGACATCACTGTTCTGAACAATACTGACAAAGTGTCAGTGACAGGTGACTCATATACTTTATCAGAAGGACAGTCGCAGACAATCTCGTTCGTAATCGCCAATCTCAATGCCATCGCTATCGAGGACAATTTCCAGGACATCAAATCACAACTGGTCAACACAACCGGGAACACATATACTTATACCATCTCGAATATAGATGATGATCACATCATCACCTGTGAAGACCGGGCGATAGACATCAGTGATGAGGATCCCAATTATGATTACCACACATTGTCCATTTCAGGAATAAACATCAGTACCGTGCCGGCATTCGGGTCACACAGATATGTGGATGGCAGTAATGTGGTCATCAATCTCAATCCTGATGAACCAAATTTGAAACTGGCATTGGACAATGGTGTAGACATCTCAAACGATTTGGTCATCACATCATCATACACCTACACATATACAACATCCAATGTCTCTGGTACTACTTCCTGGACAAACAACAATGGTGTATATTCAAATGGAAATGCTGGAAACAACAGTACAAGATCAACAATACAGTTCAACTTCAATACGAGCATTCCCTGTCTGGTGACTTTCTATTACTGGGGCGCACTGACCGGAAACGATGCCATCTGCTTTGGAAATCTCAATCAGACCCTGACAACGGATGGCACACAGGATTCAGCATCAATAAGAAAACATTGGAAGGGCGGCACATTCACATATGCTGAAGCGGATGCATTTGCAGTAAGTTACGAGAATGTTGAAGGATCCAATTTCGTCCAGGTGAAGGTGAGAAGAAACAACAACACAAGCGGAGCAAGTTACCACACTGCATATGTGAGAGTGGAAATCACCCCGATGGTACCCGAGACATATCAGTATACTATCTCAAATATGGACACCGATCATTCGCTGGTGTTCGTCTTCGGTGATGTGGTTTATTACACTGTCCAGGAAACGACATCCCTCACCGGATTAACCGTCTTCCCGACAGGATCCTGGGTGGTACTTCCTGATGATTCATACAAACTGACAGTGATACCGGACAATTCCCTCATCCAGTTGGAAGTGGAGGACAACGGAACCACACAGCAGATGGAAAGAGTCGAGTATGTGAATGATAATGATGATGTTATCATCAATTATGTGTATAAATTGTTTAACATAAATGAGAATCACATCATCAATATCGTGGAGAAAACACCGGATGTGAAATTATATATGAAGATAAATGGTATATTCACAGAGGTATCGCAAGTATATAAGAAGATAAATGGAGAATGGATGCCACAGGAAGATATCCTGAATCTGTTCGGGTCAAATGTTGTTTATATAAGCAAGTAAAACCACTGCGATTGCGATATGCGAATTGGTCCGTCCATCTGGGCGGATCAATTTTTTTTGTAAAAAAGTGTAAAAAAAATTTGGTAGTCTCGTTTTTTTGTTGTATCTTCGTATCAGGAAATAAAAAGAACAGATATTATGAAAAAGTCCGACATCATCGACGCCCACAATGCCCTCCTCAACAAGCTCAAGACCGTCCTTGCAGAGTACAAGGCACTCACAGGTCTGGACTATCCCAAGGCAGACTACCTCATCTCCCAGCTTGGTCCCTACACGATGAACTGGGGCAAGGAATCCCTCCAGAATCGCCTCAATGAGCGTCAGAATGCCATCATCACCATCCCCCAGGAGGCTGACATCTATGTCAAGACCGAAGAGATGAAGTCCTCCGAGGAAGGTCAAGCTTTCATCGCCTCCCTGGAGAAGTGCCAGACTGACATCTTGGCAGAGATTCACAATCTCTCCAAGGATTTTGTCGCCAAGTTCAATGAGATGCTTGCCATCTGTGGTCTCAAGGACTGGGAGATTGTCACCTATAAGAACCTCGAGAAGAACGCCCTCCCCCATATCCTTCCTTCTTTCGGCAAAGAGTTCTTTGACATCGTGAAGAAGGACATGATGTATGCCAGAGTCCATATCCACATCGGTTGTGACCATGGTGAATGGAAGATGAGTGTGGCTGCCGGTATCAACGGAGGAACTGTCCTCGGCGAGAATGGCGAAGAGTATCAGCAGTTCAAGGCATACATCACCATCTGCGACCATGCCAAGGCCTTCCAGATTTGGATGAACAACACCTATAATAAGATGGCCGAACAGATGAAGTCCCTCCTGGCTGCCCTTGACAAGGCTGACGAGGCAGTCCGTGACCCATACGCTGCCTGGATTGCATCAAAGAACTAAAAAAGTCAAGATTCTTTGAAACTTTTTCCAGGATTACAGGTATTATATAGTGAACCTTTAGAAGACACAGACATGATTAACTACACCAACATCACAGAGAACATCAACATCTATTTCCGTGAAATCCGCAAGTTCCAGAACATGACCAAGGAAGATGAGGATATCCTTTTCTTCCGGGTGTCTCAGGGAGACAACTCTGCCGTCACTGAAATCTTCAACAAGATGGCGAAGCTCGCAGTCGCAACTGCAAAGACCTATACATCCGACCCAGACCTCCTTCAGGATCTCATCCAGGAGGCAAACTGCGGAATCCTGGAGGCCATCCGGAAGTTCAACCCTTCAATGGGCTTCCGCTTCTCCTCCTATGCCCGCTGGTGGATGAAGGCGAACATCTCCAAGTTCCTTAATGAGAGCATGACTGTCCATCCTTCCAATGGGAGACTGATAATCATCGCCAAGAGAATCCGCCAGGAGTTCTTCAAGGAGAACCAGAGGGAAATCACCGAGTGTGAACTGATGGATCTCCTGGAAGAGAGAGGAGAGGTAGTCACTGACATCACCGCCATTTTGTCAGTCACTGTCGACAGTATTGACAAAGTGTCAGGTGACGATGACAGCACCTTTGAGCAGTCCAAACTGTTCAACTCCAGGTCCGCCATCGACAATGACTATCTGTGTGTGGAGGAGAATGAGAGTCTCTCCGATGACATTGATGGTCTGCTGAACAGACTCACCATCCGTGAAAGGACTATGGTGAAGATGAAGTTCGGTATCGGCTTTTCCGAGATGGAATATCCCGACATCGCCAAGAAGTGGGCAAGGATGACCGGTGAGAAGGTGATGAGTGCGGAGAGAGTCCGTCAGATCGTGGTAGGCGCTCTCAAAAAAATGAAGTAACCCATAAAACAGAAAAGATATGAAAAGCAACTCTGACATCATCTACGTCATCAGCGCCCTGGTCGTGGTCGTCATCTTCCTGGGAGGTCTTAAACTTTTCATCGACCAGGACAACAAGGATAAGGTGACCGAGACCATCATCGAACCCTCCCAGCAGGAACAGGTTGTTGACTTCAGTCATAATCCCGACCTCTACTACCAGTCTCTCCTCTACAAGAGTGACAAGGGATTCAAGGAGATTGGTCTCTACACCATCCTCGGTCCCGACTATGACAAGTTCAACTATGTGGTGGATGCCGATCCTGAAATCCAGGAATATATGGACAAGACCCTCAAGGGATACTGCCACCAGACTCTCAACCTGTTCAATATGGCCTGGAATGATATGAAAGAGAATGACCTCTATGACGGTCATATGATCAATGTCCTGGAATCCATCATCCGGCAACAGAAAATGTTCCTGAATAAGTATGGATCTGCCAATGTGAAGGAATATGCCAAGACCAATATCTTCCGGGATGAGAATATCAACCTCGCTGCAGCCTATGAGACAGCTGCAAAGATGAAGAAGGTTGAAATGCTCGACCACTTCACTACAGAATATGAATTAAAAAACACCAAATAAAGACTATGTTCAAGAATTACATCAGCGTGTCCTTCCAGGTTGTAGGAGGTAACTTCGGATGTGTGTACACGGCCATCAGAGGAAAGTTCACCTTTGATGAACTCAAACAGAAGATCTCCAAATTCGCCAATGACAAGTATGGTTACAATGTCGATCCGAAAGACATCACCATCACCGGCATCAGTGAAATCTCCCGGAGACTGTACAAACGATTAACCAAGTAAGACCTATGATCAGGAAGACCGGAGAATACTCCAAGATGAAGAAAATGGATCTATCCAAGTGGGTGGTGACCAAGTTCTACCACTACACATCCTGTGCAAGGGATGTCTTTGCCGAGTATGATCCATTCTGGCATGAACCTGCCTGGGGTGACCCCTATGTGAAAGAGGTGTATGACCATTTCCTGAAATGTGCCGATGCCTACCTCAACTATCCAAAGATAGATTTTGCATCCCTGGGCAACCAGAACAAGACAACCATAGAGATTTTCAACATCAAGACCGGAGAGAAACTATACCTCACCCAGTATGACGGCCGCTACTCCATCGGCAGGGATGTGTGGAGTGAGTTCGGTTATGTAACAGAATTTGGAATCATCAAGAAATGAGTGTCTGGGCAGACATACACAAGAGGAGTAACGGCACCACTGTCCGGAAAGAAGATCTTCCCCAGGGGTATGATCCAATCCTGGAAGAGAGGATGAAGAAGTATGAAGAGGAGAGGAAAATAGAGGTGGCAAAAGCAGAGAAAGAACAAAGGTTCCTGGACATCTGGGACAGTATCTGTCTTGCTATGGTCATCATCATGATTTTCTCTTCTGTAGTGACTGTAACCTGTGTCTTGATGTATGGTAATTATTTACCCATCTGGCTGATGGTGATCTTTTGTTCGTCCGCATTCGCCAGTATGGTAATGTCCATTGGTGGAATGTATTTCAATGATATGAGAAGTCATATACGAAAATATCTGGAATGAGTATCTGGTCTGACATACACAGAAGATCCAATGGTCTTGCCATCAGGAAAGAGGATGACATCCAGCAGGAACCGCCGATAATAGACCTGGACTTTTCATCCTTATATCCAAGGACCATAATCTTTGATCATCCGGAATCACTGTCTGATGGTTCAGGTCAGAATCATACACAGGCAGACTTTGATGAGTTGTTGAAAAAATATTTAAAAGAATTAAGAGATGAGCGTCTGGGCAGATATACACAAGAGGAGTAACGGTGTCTCCTTGAAAAAAGAGAAGGTCGTCTTCAAGGAGATGGTCTATTCTTCTTACAGGGAAATTGAAATCATTGCCCGCAATGTCTACAAGGGAGTCGAGTACTTTGTTGTGAACATCGGAATCCATCCCTGTGCATATGTGGTCTGTGAGAAGGAATTCCTTGACAAGCATAGAGATGAATGGGGTGACATCGATGGCATCAGTGTCCATGGAGGAGTGACCTATACTGGAAAACTCTCTGCTCTATCTGCTTTCGATGATGACCTGGAGCTGGAAGATGTATATTGCTTCGGTTGGGACTATGGCCATTGCGGCGACTGGTCAGGATACCTGACTGACTTCCAGAATGGTGAAAACAGGAAGTATGATACTTGGATGGTGGTTGATGATTGCAAGTCTGCCATCGACCAGTACCTGGAAAAGAAGAAACAGGATGACTCACTGGCAACCCTGACCTACACCGGATCATACTGGGTGGCATAAATATCAGAGGCGATGTCAAGGCATCGCTTTTGTTATATTTAAATGATATAAAAGTGTTTCAGGTTATGAAGGAAATCATCTACAACCATCAGCCCAATTTCTTCGAGATAGTTGATGAGGGTGAATACAAGGGTGTGAATTACATCTGTATCAACAGGGGAATCCATCCGGCAGCATGTGTCATCTGTGATGAGAGGTTTCTCAAGAAGCACACCAGTAAGGGAGGTATCATAGAGTGCATCACTGTCCATGGAGGGATGACCTATTGTGGTGACATCAGTAAGGTGAAGCAACTTGAGGGTCACACTGGTCATTGCTTTGGCTGGGAGTACAACAGGAACAATGACTGGGCCGGATTCTGGACAGATGAGGAGAACATCAAGGCGGGCAACCACAAATGGACAACCAAGGAACTGGTATATGACTGTCACCGGGCTATCGACCGCTACCTGGAGATTATGGAGAAGGATAATATCCTCGACCCGGTGACCAGTCCGCTCATCACCAAGGATGATCTCAAGAACCTGGGATTCCACTCCATCTATGAGATGATGAAGAATGATGAGGAGAGTGCCTTCCAGTTAAATGGAGTCAATGATGGGAACAAGTGGTCCATCTATGTGGATCTCCAGACTCCCAGTCTGTCCTATGCCAGGAATCAGAGTCCGAGAAGGAAGTATGAAGGAAGTATCCTGACTATGGAGGAACTCCGGATGGTGGTGGATCTCTGTGACATCCCTATAGATATTTGACGAATCTGCGATTATGCGATTGCGGCCAGAATTTCATCTGTAATTGCATAAATCTTTTTCTTATATGAACTCCAACCAGCAGCGGCCTTATAAGCATCCACAGATTCTGCTGGAACATAGTAGCCACTCACCATATACCATTGAGAACCATTTCCAGTCGCTTCCCTTGTAGGAGGAGTAGTTGCAAGACATACCACCTTGAGACCATTTGCAGCATACTGACCTGATCTATCACCGATATATGTCAAAGTAGAAGGGAAGACAATGTACTGACAGACCTCATTGTTCTTGTCATACCAGGGACAGACCTGTGTGTATGCACCATTGTCCATCTTTGCCATAAAATCCCTGAACGATCCGGCCATCAGTTTGGTGACACCTTCCGCTATCTTGACTACATTCTGCTTTGACAGACCATAATCAGCACCGCCATAACAGATAGTTCCATCCTTGGAGTAGACAATGTTGTTGACTGCTTTGAAGTTTGGATTGTTTTCATCTATGGTGATGGTCTCAAGCATATCCCAGAAGACGTCATTGTATTGACCGGTATAATCTGCGCCATTACCCAGTGTCTGAAGTCTTTCACCAATGTGTATCTCTCTCGGTGAAAATTGATTTGAAAACACTTCTTCACCAAACAACATCAATCTTGGAAGGTTCAATATCTCCTGGAATTTACCTGGATATGTATCATAGATATTGGAAAATGCGCCGTGACCTATATATGTAAGAGTATCCGGGAGTAATTGAGTACCTCCTGGAATACCTGATGTCTGGGCATATCCTATACTTGAACCAGCAAAAGCATAATTCTGGATAACATTCAATCCCTGGTTCATATTCACATGGGACAATTCACCACAGAAGGCGAACGCCTGTACGCTCACCTGCTTCAGTGTGGACGGGAAGGTAATCTCCTTCAGTTTGCTGTTCCTGAAACAGTAGTTTCCGATTATCATCATACTTGGAGGAAGAGTTATACTCTCAAGGTCATATGCACCGAAGAATCCACCCTGCTTGGCTGCCTGTTCTTCATATGTGGTGTCTGTGAAAGTGGTCTTCGTGACATTCACAAAGAACTGGAACTCATCAAAATGCTTCAGGTTGGCAAAAGTGAGAGACCTGTAACCTCCAGGTGTGGATGAATCCGACACAAGTATGTTGGCTGCATTGAATGAATCATTTGTAACAGCAATCGCCTGGTCAATGGTCATGAATGTGTCTGTCTGTCCCACCCAACCGGCATTCCTGGCGATTTCCATCGCTTCCGGGTTGGACTGGTTGGTCATTATCTTCCTGTAGAAGATTTTCTTCTTCCATTTTTCTGTGTCTGTCGTCTTCAATGTACACAAAGTAGGATAGTTCACCGGGTTTTCCGAGACATCTTGGATGTATTCATCCACTGTATTGTATTCTTTTAAATACTTCATAACATAATAGTCCTTTATATTATTTATGACCTTTCTGCGAATCTGCGACTGCGATATGCGATAGACTGAAATCCACATAATCTGATGGTGGATTTTTTTTGTAAAAAAGTGAAGAAATATTTGGCGGTCTCGTTTTTTCTTTGTATCTTTGTAACAGAAACAAGAGAGATACTGAAATGAACAAGGTTTACATCTACAAGAAGAACTGCAACACCGGTGATACTAAACCTTATACCTATGTCAACTCCGAGGAAGATGCAAAAAGTACAGTCAGTGAACTGAACCGCTGGGCACCTTATCCCTACACTTATTTCTATCTTCCTAACTAAAAAAAAGGCAAGAAATATTTGGATATTACAGAAAAAAGTATTATCTTTGTAATAGAAAAAGAGACATAACCATGAGAGTTGAAATCATCACCAAGAAAGACAAGAAAGGTTGCACTACCGAGTCCTATCAGTTCAGGGTCGACCAGGACATCAAAGCTGCCAATGGCATCCAGGTGGAGAAATCTGTCTATGGGAAGAACTTTGAAATCGACTACTCCAAGGACAAGGCAACCTGGTGGTGGAATGCCCTGCCTAACATGAGGACCGAGACCGACATTATCTATAAAGACTAAAAATACAGATACCATGAATTACAATTACCTTTCCGATTCAGAGAAAATCCTCATTGTCCTTGACAAGATGGGAGCAGTATCCCCCGAGACCGCAATCACCACAGAAGAGATGGTGGGAAAGGGTATCGAACTGGGAATGACAAAAGAAGTTCTCACTGACAACTGGCATGGTCACAAGGAAGGTGATCATCCCTGGTGGCTTCTCCTGGCGGCCATGTCCGGCACAGGTTCCGAAGAGGAAGTGGCCAAGCACAATGTCCCCTACCTCCACCGCCAGAAAGTCCAGAGGATGAAGAATGGCCGCAAGACCAAGGTGATGGTGTACTGGTATGATGAGTCCTACACTCATGAAATAACCTACACCGGAAAGGAATACAAGCAGAAACTGATCCGCCAGCAGGAAATTAAGGACATCCTGGAAAAAACCAAAGGACTTCCCAAGTCCAAGGAGGAGAGGATGGAGCAGATGAGGAGAGATCCCAACTATGTGGAGATTGACGGAAAGTTCTACACTGCGAAGTTCGTCATCGCACATCCGGAGAAGTTCAACCCGGTGATGGTGATGATGGTGCAAGAGAACATCAACAGATAAGAGATATGGATTACAATGAAATCAAGAAGAGATTGGGGATGAACTCCAGAACAGAGACTGTCAAGTGCAGTTGCTGCGGCAAGGAGCTCACTGTCCCCAATATGTACAAGAGACAGGACCTGGACATCCTAAAACCCTACTGTGGTGCAGCAACCGTGCTCACTATCCAGTGGATGATTCATCACGGGTGGCACATCACCGCCCTGGATGATGAACACAAGAGTCGTTTCTACTGCCCAGACTGTTTCCTGGAAGGAACACCGGAGTACCAGGAAGCACCTTATGCAAAAGACTGGTGTGAGCAGGCCGGAGAGTGGATGAAGGAGAATGATGGCAAGCAATGAGCATCTGGGCTGACATGCACAGGAGATCCAACGGTACTTCCATCAGGAAGGAAGATAAGGTGATTCCTGAAAAACCACAGGAGAACTGTATGCATGGTAGACCGTTGAGTTATGATTACGGGAGTAAAATCTACAAGACATACACCTGTGATTTTGGGAGTAAAATCTACAAGACCTCAGATCTTGATGACATGTTGGACAATTTAAAGAAGGATTATTATTTCTTTTACTAATTAGTTTAACCCCTAAAATATTTAATATGCTTCAGAAAGTAAGCAAGGCCAATATCAAGGCCATCAACAACATTCTTCAGCAGCAGGCGCAACTCGGAATCATCCTCGGGGTGACCAACATCCAGCAGAACCGCTATATGCGTGACTGTTCCACTGGCGAGATGGTGGGTGTCGACAAGATGAACACCGACCTCCATGGCTGGGATGGCATCTTCAAGAATGGAAAGTACTTTGAGAACAAGAACGTGAAGGTAAATGCCAAGGCAGGTACTTCCTACTCCCTCACTTTCCGTGACACCTCCGCTGGAAAGCTCATTGAGATGACCGATGGTGTCATCGCTGTCCAGTCCTTCTGGGGAGATGACGGCAAGCGTGCCTTCTCTATGGTTGGTAACACCAACTATGTCGGTGATTACCTGGAGGAAGCCTGGAATCCTGACTCCAGGTACACCACATCTGTCAGCATGTCCCGCTGCCTCAAGCGTGGATTCAAGCTGGTCGCCGGCACTTACACCAAGCAGCAGGTCATCGACACCATCAAGGAGAAATTCCCCCGGCTCGGCAGTACCCTGACACCTGCTGACATCTACACCGAGAAGCAGGCCAAGAAACTGGTTGCATCAATGATGTAATCTTCTGCGGTCACGAACTGCGAATACCAGGGGACTGAAAAAAAGTGGAAAAAAGTCCCCTGGAAATTTGGAAAATCCGGAAAAAAGCATTATCTTTGTAACAGAAAGGAAGACATAAAGGTTCATACCGCAACAATCGCCAAAAGATGTTAAAGTAAACAAGAAACCCTTTGGAACCTTGTTAACTATCTTCCTAATGAACCAAAAAAGAGTAACAGTCATGAAAAAAGTCACTGCCGAAGAACTGCACAAGATGCTCTGCCAGGGAACTGTCAAGTTCCAGTACACCAAGAATGACGGTTCGGTCCGCACCGCAGTCGGAACCCTCAAGTCCTCCCTCATCACACGGAAGCCCGGCGGCGGAGAGAACAAGGTCAAGGGTGCAGGGTACACCACATATTTCGATCTGGAGAAAGATGCATTCCGCTGCTTTGCAGAGTCCAAACTCCTGGGTGTGATTGAGAAGTAAATCATCAAAAGGAGAAAGATATGAATCTCGTCACAGTCACACTCGACATCAGTTGGGATGAATCTCCCAAGTATGTCATCCCTACATCCAACTTCCACAATGCCTACATCATCGGTGTCCCCTGCAAAATCCTGGCCTCCCCGTATGTCGGGAAATGGACCAACTATGTCCGCACCAGGATGACAAAGCTCATCGATATCCAGTCCTGTGTGACAGGTATCAAGTACACCATCCCATATGAGTGGGTAAGGTCTTTCAAGTCACTGGTGGACGCCAATGACCAGGCCGAGATTATCGGGCATCACTTCCCGGAGGTGACAGACCTCATCGGAAAACCCTACTGGCCCAGGGATGACTCCTATATCTCCGACCTTGACGGCAATTCCTCTGGAAGACTTTTTCATCAGCGGTGCGAAATCGTCTCCGTCCCGTTTGATGACACTATCAAGGATATGGTGGGTAAGGACATCACATATAAGTTCATCCTGGTGAGATATGAGGGAAAAATCTACAGAACTCTCTTTCAGGAATATGCACTCTATGAACCGGAGAGTCGATGGTGAATTTATGATTTATGAATTGCAAATCGCTATAAATACTGTATACAATCAAATCCAGTAAACTATGAGCATTTGGTCTGACATGCACAAGAAGAGCAATGGTGAATTCCGTAGGGAAGATGCTTTCATCTTCCAGGAGATCACTCCGGAAGAACTTGCCAAGATGTTCACCAAGGGTATCGTGCATTTCAAATACAGGAAGAAGGCGAAGAAAGGTCAGCCCTGGGACAGCGGAGTCGAGAGAGAGGCCTGGGGGACCAAGAATATGAGTGTGGTCTCCAAGATTCCTCACGGAGGTTACTGTCCTCCAAAGCAGGCTGGTTACACTATCTACTTCGATGTGGAGAAGGCAGACTGGAGAGCATTTTCCGATTACCTGCTGCTTGGTGTCTGTTCACATATCTTCACAGAAGAAGAGTACACTAAATTCATCAATAATGAAATGTAATAACAATTGTTGTTAACCTTTAAAATCTTTAAAACATGCGCAAGTACAAGTCTATCCGCACCATCCTGCTGGACTTCGTGGCGAACAATGGTCCGCAGACCTGGAATGAACTCCACAAGGTTGTCCTCACTGTCGCCGGTCAGCCTCTGACCCGCAACGAGTATGGCAGCTCCTACCTTGACCAGGTATCCGAGGGCACTTCCGTCTGCTTCCCGACCCGCACCGAGCGCCGCTACCTCTACAAGCGAGAGGACGGTCTCTATGACATCGCCAGTCTGTAAAACCCAGACAAACAGGTGCAAAAAAATCGTCACCAGGATGTAAATCCTGGTGATTTTTGTTATATTTAATGTGTAAGTAATTCTAATAGAAAGTAAAAGTATGGATAAACTCAATTATGCCCTTGGTCTTTATGTGGGGACATATATGGTAAGAGGAGGAATCGAGAAGGTTGATTCCGTTGATGATTTTATGGCAGGTATCAACACTGTCCTCAACGATACGGATCTCGCAATCCCGCAGGAGGAGGTGAATGAGACTCTCAAGTCCTTCTTTGGTGAGGTTCTCAGGAAGAGGGAAGAGCAGGAAAAGAAGGAAGCCGCGGAGAATCTCAAGAGAGGTGAGGAGTATCTCAAAGAGAACCTCACCAAAGAAGGCGTGAAGAAGACCGACTCCGGACTCCAGTACAAGATCCTCCGGGAAGGAACTCTGATGAAATGGCCTAACGCCCACAGCAGAGTGAGAGTCCACTATGAGGGCAAGTTCATTGACGGTACAGTGTTCGACTCCTCCTACCAGCGTGGAGAACCAGTCGAATTCGGACTGGACCAGGTGATCCCTGGGTGGTCAGAGGGTGTATGCCTGATGAAACCTGGAGCGAAGTATGAACTCACATTGCCGGCACATCTGGCATATGGTGAAGTGGGTGTCCCCGACAGGATTCCTGGGAACAGTGTCCTGATTTTCACTGTTGAACTCCTTGACATCCTGTAACTATGGAAATCAAGATCAATATTGATGAGTCCAAGTTCCAGGAAGTCCTGGAAAAGGAACTCGGAGCATTCACCCAGGATGAACTCCATAAAATCCTTGTTGAGGCAATGAAGGAGTACCTCAACAAAGAGGATGTCATCAAGGCATACCTGGAAAAGAATGAGGTGGATAGATGGGGATCACCGGTAAGAGGATCCAGTACTATGGATAAACTCATCCAGAATGTAGATCTGAATGATGTCCTGGCAGAACCAAAGGAGAAAATCAAGAAGATTATCTCTGAAAATAGTACTTTGAAGAATGTGGCCATAGAACTCCTGGCAAATATGTTCAAAAGTAATTTCAGGAATGCCTTCATCCAGGATTACCAGTTTATGGAAGAACTTGCGGGAAGAGTAGCATACTCGCTTGAACAGATGAAGCAGAGATGAGTCTGATGTAATGTCCTGAAACCGTAGACGACGTAGACACCGTATACGGTATACGTGTATACGTGTATACTGAAGTAGACTGAAGTCCAGAGACCTGGACAGAATGTCAGGATATGAAATCCACTGACGACCATCTGCCATCTGCGACGACGAACTGCGAAAGAAAGATTTTTGAAAAAATGTGAGAAATATTTGGATATGTCGTTTTTTTGTAGTATCTTTGTAATAGAAAAAGAAACCAACAGAAAAACAAAGACATGAAACTCATTGCTGACATTTTCAACTACATCCTCCTTACCGGAGCGTTCCTTTTTGCAGTGGCGCTTTTCATCCAGACGAACAGAGAACTCTGGGAGAACTTCAAGGAAGACTATGGTGACTGGTTCAAGAGCACCAGAATCGGGATGTGGTTCAACAACAGGAAGAATGGAGTAACCATCCTCACAGACGATGAATATGAGAATCTCCAAATGACTGGAAAGATTATTCCCATTGAAGTTGTGGAGGATTAAGTTATGGCAAGAGAGAAGAAAATCTTTGACATCTATGTCGACTATGAGTATGGTTGTGATGAGACCTACACCGTTGAGGCATACACCCTGGCAGAGGCCAAGAAGAAGGCAAAGAACCGCTTTATGAGGGAATACTTCAAGAAGTCCTATGTAAAGGCTTTAAAAGCATACTGATACAAGTTCCGAAGCGGTCTGGAATAAACCGTTCGGTTCCATAAGATTGCAGAGGAACTTTTATATGTTGTTTTCATGTTGTTATGTGTTTTTGGGGTGTCAGTATGTTGGGAAATATACTGACACCATTTTTTTAAGAAATTTTATTATTATGAAACATATCGCAAACCGCATCGCAGATGACTTCCTGAATGACAAGGAATTCCAGAGTAAGATTGACACTGTGGTTCTCGGCATCAGACAGAACTCCAGTATCATCGCCAAGAAATATGGTGAACTGTTCACCGATGCCAAAAAGGAGTTTCTTCTGGTTGAAAGGTCTTTAATCGCCAAGATTGTCACCAGCGTTTATAATGAGACCAAGGAAATCCGGAAGAGAATCAAGAAGAAAGAAACCGGTTTGAATGATGTTCCGATCCGCATCGACATCAACATCGAGCGGTGGAAGGAATTGAAGGTCTATGGAAGAATGCTCGACCTGAACAAATATGGAATATCCCTTGCCGGCAAGCTCAATGAATCACTGAAGAAGTATCACCTGGATGGAATAGTCAAGGCGTATTATGATGTCCCATATTTCTCCGGAAATGGACAGATGTTTATAACCTTTCAGGTGACAGATCCTCAAGAATTTACTGAATGAGATTATAAGAAACTGTAATTATGAAATGGACTGACATTTGGAGACCTCCCTTCCGGAATGACCACTATGGTTATATCTGGGACAGAGACAATGTGATGACATTCAGTGTAGATGATCTCACAGAGGAGAATGACCGGCAGATGCAGGACTTCTGTGACAACCTGGTCAAGGCGCTGAATGGTGAGGAGTGCATGAAATATCCTGATCTCCAGGTGAAGGATGGATGTGACCTGTACAGAGGAGAGGAACTCCTGGGATCCTTCAGAGGATGGGGACATCTCACCGGTGGGTTGAAGATGAAACCGGAAGAAGCGGCCGCTGTCCAGGATCAGCTGATTAGTTTTGCATTGGACAAGATTGCAGAGAGATGAGTATCTGGGCGGACATACACAAGAGAAGTAACGGGTTCAAGCTGAAAGCAGAGGACAGGGTATCTGTGAAAGCAGAGACATTTGACGATTTCGTGAAGATTCTTGAAGATGCATATACAGCAGGAGATGAAAGCCGTGTTCAGATGATTTTTATCGCTAATCCCAAGTATAGCAGAATATATGACATTGATGCCCTGATGAAAAATCTCAAATATAAAAAGTCATTAAATTTATGAGTGTTTGGGTTGACATGCACAAGAGAAGCAATGGAGCGGCAGTCCGGAGAGAAGACTCAGACTGGTGGATAGGAATTCCTGGAATCAGAGTCATTGATCATGGAGAATGGGCAGATTTAGAGTTGTCATATCAAGGAAAGACACTGAACTTCTATGAGGTGATTGAGATTGCTGAAAGATGGTACAAGGAGACATATAATGTAGAAACAGTTCCTTTGTCCAGTTTAGTGAAATTCATCAGGCTGGAGTAGAAAAGAATAAAAGCATTATTTAGAGATGGAAAATTATATTGAACAATTGAAGGATATCATCCTGGAGAACAACTACTTTGATACCCTTGCCGGTGAACGGTTCAGGGAGTGGAATGGTATCCGCAACATCAAGGCCGTCATCGCATTCGCCGGCAGATCCAAGAAGCAGCAGAGTTACCGGTTGACATCCGGGTCAGAGAGCGATACCATCTATGTGACTCATCTGTACATTGATATGTTTGGTGAGGTGAAGGCCCAACTCGGGTCAGAGGACAATGATGACTTCACATCCATCCTCCATCCCAGTGATGAACCTGTTGATGCATATGGTGAGGAGATACTCCAAGAGTGGGTTGACCTGTTGACATATTAATCTGACATTGCAATGAGTATCTGGAGAGACATTCACCGGCGGAGCAACGGTCTCCAGGTGAGGCAGGAAGACACTGTTCAGGATGACTTGGATTATATCCAGGAGAAGTTTGTGAAGATCCTCAAGATACCAAGAGGATGGATGAATCCTTTATCTAATATTGACATTCAAAAAGATCTCAAGATATGAGTGTTTGGAGAAAGATGCATGAACATTCCCTTGGTGAACCGAGGAAAGAGGATACCATACAACCAGTAACCTGGAAAGCATATATACAGATGGCCGGGCAAATGAAAGAACTCAAAATGAGAATCCAAGTCTTGGATAAGGAAATGAAGAAACTTGCGAAATTAAATAATAAATTGTATCATGAGTGTTTGGACAGATCTACATAAAAAGAGTAATGGGATTACAGTGTCCCAGGAAGACTTCCATCTTATATACGGTGAAAGGGATGATGTAGACACCCTCTGTGAAGAGAATTACAAGGATGGGACATACGAGGTGAAGACCAATGGGATGTACCCCTTCCTGGAGATCATCTTCAACAGGGGACTCTCCATCTTCTCCGGAAAGGATGTGGTCAGACTGAAGTCTGACTCCGGAGAGTATTATGACCTGGGAAGATATTACGGTGATGGACATACTGTCTTCAACTATTGGTTCAACAAGCCGGAGGATTATATTGGGACAGGATCTGACCCGGAAACGATGATTGTGAAACCTCACCCTGGTCACAAGTATACACTGGATGAACTGAAGCAGATTGCCGAGATGTTCATTGACCTGATTCACCAATGTGAGAGTGAACTGACCAATCATATGGAGTAGTGAATTCCTGCGACGGCGACCTGCGATTGACTGAAATCCGGGCGAACTGCAATTTTTTTTGAAAAAAATTCAAAAAAATTTGGTAAATCAAAAAAATTGTTGTACCTTTGTAGTGGGGAAAGGAAAGAATCCCAAACAGAAAGTTTAACAACAGAAAACACAGAATACCATGAAAGCAGTCAAACTCAGCAAGATTAATTGGAATCTTGATAGCGTTAAGAAAGAAGACAGAGAGAAAGTCCTTGCCACCCTCCCCAAGTTCAAGGGATTTATGGCAGCAGATGACTTCAATGTGATAGAGAAAGTTCCGGCTCTCCTTGAAAAGAAATACGGATACAGTGTCTTCACCTATTCCTATGTGGAACTCCGGGTAGTCGACAATGTTGAGGATCTTCTCCTCCTCTGCAACCCCAAGGGTGAGAAACCCAAGAAACTCTTCCTCAAGAATGGAGAACTCTCCGCCTATGGTGAAGAGATGGTGAAATCCCTTGAATCCAACATCAAGCAGAGACTCCGCCTTGAATTCAGAGGAACTCCTGTGGAGAGCATGCCCACCCTCCTGGATGAGATCCAGATTGGTGTAGAGAAGATCACAGGTATGAACTGGGAGAAGCACACCGTTGAGGAGTTGATGTCCCCCATTATGAACAAGATTCGCTTTGCCAAGGCCGCCAACCTGGTTGACAAGTATGGTGAAGACATCTCCGATGAGGAGGAGTATGGGGACGAGGACTAAATCGCAAACCGCAACCGCAAAAAAAAAATCTGAAATATGCCGACTGGTTACACAAGTTTTATTGAAGACGGAAAGGTGAAAGATGCAAAGCAGTTCCTTCACCTCTGTCTGAGAGCATTCGGAATCCTTGCCTTTATGAGGGATTCAAGTCTGGAAATCAAGGATGATTATACAGATGACATCATCAAGGACTATGAGAATGAAAAGCAGTATCATCAGAAGAGTCTGAAACAGGCACTGACAGATCTTTCCAAGGTGCATAACCTGACAGATGATGAACTCTATGAGATGTTCATCAAGGAGGAGAATTATGATGCAGACTACTATGCAAACCAATTACAGCATAATGAACTCTATGACAAGATCGCCGGTGAAATCCGCAACTGGGACTGTGACTCTGAACTGGAAGGTCTGAAGAACTTTGCCCTGGAGCAGATAGAAATCTCCAGGTATAAACCCGACACATCAGGACAACTCCACACATCCAAGAAGGAATTCCTGAAAAAGAAGAAGGATGAGTACAGAAAGCGGGTCATCGAACATGCACAGTGGGAGGTGGATTATCACACCGAGGAGTTGGAGAAGGTGGAGAACCGCTATGCGGATCGCATCGCCTACTATAACAAGGTAAAAGAAGAACTTAAAAAACTGGATTAATATGAAAGAGTACAATGAGGTATACGGTTATCTGCCGGAATCGGTGATCAATCATCTATCAGAGGATGACAAGCGTCTGGCATTCCTGTCCTGGCTTACCAAGAAACCGTCAGCTGCCGGAATGTTCATCGCCCAGGTCACCATCAAGGCGCTCGGCCCGGAGTTCATCGAATTCCTGACACTCCAGGTGGCGCAGGCCAATGAGGACAATGATGTCCCCCTCACCAGGGAACTGCTGATCAGCGAGGTCAAATGTCTGCTGGAAGAGTTCGCCACTGACTCCAACATCCTGTGCAGTTATGTCGCTGACTTCCTGGAAGAGCATGAGTCTGATCAGGCAACCATCTCCCGTGTGAAGGAGGAGATGTCTCTCCGGAACTGGAAGCAGAACCCAGGAATCATGGAACAGTTCAAGAAGACACTGGTCAATGAGAAGACATCTGTACAGAACAAACCTATCAGAGATCCAAAGACCGGTCGGTTCATCAAAAAGAACAAGTGATGACCTGAAATCTGCTGACAATGAATGAATTCCCTGGAGAAACCCAGGGAATTTTGTTATATTTAAATAGAAGGCGATTATGGTCATACCCATAAATAATATATAGGCAAATCTGCATTTGCCTGAAATATAATGAAACACACATAACGACTATGATGACGCTGGAACAAGCTATTAACAGGTTGGAAGACATGGTTTCAGGATGCTATCAGCAGCAGTTCCCGAAATCAGAGTTGAGATCCAACACCAAGGAGGCTGTTGACTTGATAAGGTTCAACTTCAACACCATCCTTAAGATACGAAACGAAGATGTCCGTGCCGCGGCATTCGACACCATCCTCCACACTGTCCTGGATGATACTCCTCTACCAAAATCCTGGCAGAAGAAGGGAATGAAGACTTATCTGGATTTGTGTAAGATGAAGGCGAGGGATCAGAGAATCATGCAATTCCCTGATGTTGCAGAGGAGTGCCTCGATACATGCAATGTCATTCTCCAGAGACTGGGAGAAGACGGGTCAGATGTGGACATAGAGGATCAAGCATTGCGTGAACTCAACAGGAGATACCATCATAAGTATTTCTACTTCAGGAACAATGACATCGGATCGCAGTTCGTGTGGATAAAGGCCATCAAGAAAGATGAAATGTCCCACTTCATTGTTGATGGAACAGTCATCTTCACCAATGGCGTGAACAACACTATCGGTCTGTATGAAGTGAAGGATTACCCAATAGAGAACTTCTACAACTTCGGTGACCAGGAAAACAGATTCACCGAGTGTGAAGACCTTGAAAAGGCATTGATGCAACCGATGGATACCAGACTCAAGAGTCATGTGGTGAACAGCAGGGAGGTGGCGGAAGACATCCTGTTCACCTTCACCTGGTTCTATGAGATTCACATCCCAGACCTGGCAAAGATTCTCAAAACCCTGAAATTTGATTAACACTTTAAATTTAAATGATCACAGACATCAAATACCTGATAATCCCGGATGTGCATGGCCGGGATTTTTGGATGAACCCAGTGGAGGAGACTCTCCTGCGGACGACAGCAAAGATCATCTTCTTGGGAGACTTCCTCGACCCCTATCCAACCGAGTGGGAATCTGATACTGTATCCAGAAGAGATGCTCTTCAACTGTGCAGATCTGTAGCCCTGGAGCGGTTCAAGCAGATCCTTGAGCTCAAGAAGCAGTATCCTGGAAGAGTGACTCTCCTCCTGGGAAACCATGACTGTGGATATGCCATCGGATCTGACATCTGTGATTGCAGAACCGACCATAAGAACTACAATGAGATAGAGTCACTCTTCCAGGATAACAGGGAACTGTTCCAGATTGCAGAGGAGTGCCATCTGGGTGGCAGACATTTCATCTTCAGTCATGCAGGAATCCTGAAAGGCTGGGTGGATCAGATCTATGACATCAGGGACATACAAAGCAACCCGATGAAGTACAACCCGGTGAACTACCTCAACAATGCATGGCTGACAGAAGACTTCAGAGTCCTGAACTTCCTTGGTGATTATGACAGATACCGCGGCTACCTCGGATACAAGTACGGGTCACCAGTGTGGTCTGACCTCATGTCCTGGCAGAGTGTGACAGAGGAGGAGACATTCAGCTTCAACATCTGTGGCCACACCCAGGTGAAGCAACCAGTGGTCCTGGACCAGATCTGCTGTCTGGACTGTAGGAAAGCTTTCTACCTTGACAAGGATGGAATCATCCGGTACTATGACTCCGGTGATGAGGTGAAGAATCCTCAATGACCTACAATTTTCTGCGATTGCGACTTGCGAATGATGGATTATCGTCCATCATTTTTTTTGTAAAAAGGTGTAGAAATATTTGGTGGATTCAAAAAAAAGTTGTATCTTTGTAATAGGAAAAGAGAACAACGGATTTTTAACGATAAACTATAACAGCAATGAAAAAGAAAGAACTTGACAGCTGGTTCAACAGTCTGGACACCTTTGAGCTGGGACTGATGTTTCCCGGTGAATATGAGGAAACCCTGGAATCCGCCGAACCCGGAGTAAACATCAACACCTTTGTCAGGGAAGTGAAGGCGATGTGGAAGAATCTCTCCCTGGAAGAGAAAGTGGAACTCTATGAGCAGTACAAGTAATATGAAAAAGAAAGAACTTGACAGCTGGTTCAATCTGGACCCAGATGGCAAGTACATCCACTATCAGACCTGGAATCAGGAGCACCCTGTGGCGCTCCGTTTCGGGTTTACTGAAATCGCTATGACCAAGGAGAACCTTGAAGAACTCAAGAAAGAAATCAATGAAGCACTTAAACACATCAAGTAATATGAAAAGACTCACCATCATTGCGGTCATCGTCATCGCAGTAATGTCCATCCCCTATTGGGTGATGAGACCGACCATCAAGAGAATCAACATCCACCAGCAGACCAAGACAGAGTGCATGAAGTATCAGATGCAATACTCTGCGCTGTCCCCGACCAAGGCATATGATCAGGAGAACTATCTCCAGCAGTCATATGAAATCTACTGCGGGCTGTGTGACATCCTGATGAGAATCAAGTCAGATGATGAATCTGTCTATCTCAAGGAATCCATCAGGTATTCCCTGGATGAGATCTTCCAGGACCAGGTGGCATCCATCAAATCATTAGATGACATCCTGTTGCAATCCAAGTACATCAGAGATATCCTGTCCAAGGAGATGGAACTCCTCCATCAGGTTGGTGACCAGTATGAGGAGATGGCGATGGATGAATTGAGGAGGATGAACATATGAACCAGCAGAATCAGTTAAAGGAACACAACCGGTGGTGGGACTTCTCCACTCCAGTGTGGGTGGGAATCGCCTTCATCATTTTCTGCATTGAGATGGCGATAGTCGCAATGACTACTGTGGCAAGAAACCAGGAATCCCGTATAGAACTCCGGACATCATCCCAGTTGTCATATGACCCGAATGACTACTTCCAACCGGATGGTGGAACAAAGATGGTCTACTGGAGAGTGAAGCAGTCTGAAGTCCCCAGATGGAAGAGACCGACCAACAGGTGGCACAAGCTCAAGTATGCCTACCCCTTCAAGAGATGGAACAGACAGGATGCAATTATGAGGGATGACTACACTGTCGAGGAATACCTGGAACTCAAGAAGAATCTCCTGACAGTGGGTGATGTCAGGAGATATCAGAAGAGGCAGGAAAAGATCTACCGGAAGAACAACCAGAAGGAAATAGAGAAGGCAAAGATAAAGCATGCCAAGAAGATGTGGGATGATGTGGGATAATGTGGAATGACATTGTGCGATTGCGATTTGCGAATATGAAATCCGCTGAAAAAACCTAAAATAAATTTGGTGGAATCAAATCTTTTTTGTATCTTTGTAATAGAAAAGGAAACCAATAAAACACAGAGATATGAAAACCCAGGTCCGCAACAGTTTCATCAAGTCCCTTGCAGATGTCATTGACAAGTATGTTTACACTTGTGACCTTTTCAATGGAGGGTGCTGCTACTCCGCCTATGTACTGGCCAAGGTTCTGAAGCAGGCCGGAATCAAATACAAGGTGAAGATGTTTCAGTACAAGGATGTCCTGAAAGTCAATGAGTTCAATACCGCCATCAACGGTAATGGTGTAGCTCATGTCGCCATCGCAGTCAGACAGGACAAGGAATGGAAAGTGTTCGGTTCCTGTGATGGTATCTACAATCACTTCGCTTTCACCGGTGAGGCATTCAAAATCAGGACATACAGCAACATCACTCCGGAGCAGCTGCTTGAAGGATATGAGAACAATGATTGGAACAGTATGTATGACACCGAGAACAACAAGAGTCTGGTAAAGGAAATCAACAAGGTGGCGTCCAAGTACATCAGCGTTGACAAGAAAGCGGTCAAGGTGGTCATCAAGCACAATGAGTTAGACATCTTCAAGCAGATTGTTAATCTCATCTTTGGATAAAAAATATTTGGATATTCCAGAAAAAAACATTATAATTGTAATAGAAGAAATCTGACGAAATCCGCAGTCGCATATGAAAAAGGAATTCTACATCATCCATTCAGAATATGTTCAGCATGGACTCACCTTTAACAGTGAGAACCGATATGCCGAGAACCAGGAGAAAGCAGATGAAGTTTTCGATGAGGTGCTCAACAGTATGAAGCTGGATAACAAGGACATGCTGGAGGACAAGGAGTACTACAAGGTGACCAAAAGCAACAGGAAGGGGAAGAAGTACTTCAGTTGCTATTACAAATATCAGCCGGGTATATCCAACTTCACGGTGGAGATGTCAACCGCAACAATGGAGTGATTATGAAAAAGTAATTAACTGATATCGACCGAGGGGTCTGAGGTCTGCACTGCACAGCCCGAGAAACAGAAACGCCTCCGAGTGAGAGGAAACCCACAACAAGACAAAGGTACAGCAGCATAGAGGGAGTAGGAAGATGGTACTCTGTAGTCCCTGTGATGCCAAGGCCTTTTTTCTTTTACCCATCTGAACAGGGTGGGGTGGGGGAATTATGGTCTGAATTCAACCGAAAAAGGTCATTGTTTTTTTCACGGTCGCGACACGCGAAACCGAAAAAAGTTAAAATAAATTTGGTGGTTTCAGAAATTTGTTGTATCTTTGTAATAGAAAAAGAGAACAATAGAAAACAACAATATTATGAAAACAATTGATGCTCTCAAAGAAATCGCCTGGCAGGTATCCATTGAAGAATTTATGGATGATGAGAATGAGCAGGAATTGATTAACCGGATGAGAATGTACATCAATGCCGGTCATGAGGAATTGGGACTGGATGCTGTCGTCATTGAATGGGCGGAAGATGCAACCGATGAGCAGATCATCACTGCCATCAATGAGTATATCGAAGAGATGAATGAAGGAAAATGGGATTAATAAAAATGGAAAAAGGTGTAATTCATAATCCAAGTAGATGGGAATATCAGGGATTTATGTCCTGCTACAACCACAACTACTATCGAAACCGTGACACCGGAGAAGTCATCCTTGAAGACTGTGATGAATTCTATGGATACTGCGCTTTCTATGAAGTAACTCCCACTGGTGAACACTATCTCGGAGATGCTTATGCAGACTCATATGAGTGGTCACAAGAAGACGACATCATCCTTGAAGAATTTACTTGAACACAACATCACTATGGAAATCAATGAAATCCGTCAACGCATCGCGGAACTGGCCAAGGAAAAGGATATACTGGAAGGAAACCTCCAGGAGGCAATGGTCAGCGCCATCCGGGAAATCTCCAAGGAGAATCACTATGGTGTAAAGAAGATTGGTAATCATATGATGTCCATCTCCCTGTCCCAGATGACTGGTAGGCCCTGGTCACCAAAGTTCTATGACTGGGAGGATTCTGCAAAATCTGTACTGAAGTACCTGGAGAATACACCTGCAATCAACTGGAAAAAGAAACTGACAGATCTCCTGGAAAGCAATGGTGATGTGGCGGAACTCAAGAAGAGAGGAGTCATCTGGCCCGGATATACAGGTATTGTCGAGAGAACCCCGATTGACAAGGTGTTCATTGAGAAGATTATTGAGAAAATCTGACGACTGCGGACTGCGATTGAAAAAAAGTGTAGAAAAATTTGCGTATGTCAAAAAAATGTTGTATCTTTGTAATAGAAAAAGAGAACAACAATATGACAATCATCAAGAAAATCCTCTGCCCCGCCTGCTATGGTAAAGGTTACTACCGTGACCACATCCATGATGGATACTGCTGGAAGTGCTATGGTAAAGGATACATTGATCAAGTAATAGAAATTCCTAACAAATAAACAACACAACATTATGAAACACATCATCACCCTCCTCGCAATCGCAATCGCATCCGTCTCCCTCTCCGCCAAGGAAGTGGTCAAGAACCCTGTCACTGACATGACCCTTTCCGAGAACCTCGGAGTCTACACCATCACAGGCAAGTCCGGTGTCATCGTCCTCGGAACCAAGGAGATGGCCAAGGAGTTCCTCTCCAAGTCTTTTACCTCCTTTGCCAAGGAGAACATCAACAAGATCTTCAAGACCGGTGAAGACCAGTTCAATGTAGGGGAAGATGAATCAGGACTCTACATCATCAAGGCAGGACTCGGTGGTGCCAAGCTCCGTCAGTCTGACATCATCCTCTTCGGTTCTGCACTCGGCGTGAAGTCCATCCTGGAATCTGACACCGCCAAGAAGCTTGGTTCTGCAACCAAGTCCGGCCTCAACAAGCTGGGAAAGAAACTTATAGAGATCACTGAATAGGAAATCTTGCAACTAATTGTCTGACATATGAAACACATTATCACTCTCATCTCCACCATCATCCTCATCATTCTCACTTCCTGTGGAGTCTCCACCCGTGTCACTTATGGTGACATCTCTGTCCTTGGTAATGATGGTCAGTCCATCCGTCAATGGGACAACTGTGCTATGGATGCAACTGTCATCGACCACTCGTCTGGAACAATCAGTAAGACCTATGCCATCAGAGATGGTGGCGGCCTCGCCTTCACTGATGACAGTGGTGAATCCCACTATGTGACTGGTGGTGTCATCATTGTGGACAACATCCATACAGAATATCAAGAAGAGAAACCCACATTGTCTAAGCCCGCCATTGATGTGGATGAACTTGTTGCAGAAAGTAAGCATCTCAAGAATCTCATCAAAGAAAAGCAGGACTATCTCAAATCTCACAAGCAATCTATGACATCTTCTGAGATTCAGGAATTGAATGATGAAATCAAGATTCTCAAAGCAGAAAATTCTGAAATAGAGAATCGTCTTAGAAGCAGATGGAATTAATAGAAGTAAAACCAACCAGACTCATATGACACCAATCATAGGAATCTACCACCACCCGCAGGAATGCGGCGATCCGTTCCTCGCCATTGTCTCACAGCAGACCGGCGAGGTACTGGAGTATCTCACCATACCTGAAGACTACTACTGGTCAGGACAGGAACGTGTGGACATCTGCACTCCAGTCAGAACCTTCACCGAGCATATCTGTCAGGGTGGGCATGAACCGACTGTAGAGAATGTCAGAGTACCCTCCACCTTTGGCGCCCATCCCCGGGATCACAAGTTCCGTCCTATCAAGGTCACCATCACACGCTATGACCCGGACATCATCCCCACCTGGGATGCCGACGTCCTGGTGGAAGAGTACATCTCTGACTTCACCTTCAAGTATGACCAGGACAAGGACACCTTCTCCAAGACATTGGAGTCCCAAGGAATCCCGATGACCGAGTGGTCTCTCCCAGTCAGACAGAAGACCAATGTCCTGGACTTCCTCCGATCAGTCATCTCCTCCTACAAGGATTACCATCTGGTCAACCTCATCCAGATAGGATGACATGGATGCCTCCCCACCCGGGAGGCATCACTCTTTCTCACCAAGAACTTGCTGAGAAAGAATTCCGACATTGCAGATCTTTTCTCAGCAATTAATTCTCACATCCTGCTAATTATAACCGGCAATTGTTTTCAGGATTCAACTTCCATCTCACTTATTTTTCACCAGCAGAACCATAATCCTCATCTACATCTCACAAGATCTGATCTGATTCCAGTGAATTTCACCCAATTTCATCTTTTTACCCTGGAAAAGCTTCCTGTTCTACCTCCTTCCCATAAGGTTTACCTGTTTGTGAAAAACATACACCCCCACATTTCTGGAATCTATTTTTCACCTTTTTTCACATTTTCACCAATTTCCCATTTTCCAGGGATCTCCAAAAATCACCAAAAACCACATTTTCACAAAAATCACCATTTTTCCACACGACTGCGATTTCGCCCAAAATCGCCATTTTCCCAAAAACCCACTTTTTGACCTTTTCCCCCAAAATGGCCAAAATGGCAGATCTACCCAAAATCACCAAAATGCCAAAAATACCCATTTTCCCCAAAATGCCCAAAATGGCCAAAAACCCAAAAATGGCCAAAATGCCCAAAAATGGCCTTTTCTGGGAATAGGGTCAAAATTGCGATTTCGGGGCGATCGTGGTAAACACACCCCACACGCACTACACAGGACAGATAATTGAATAAACCACTGGGAGTTCTGTCTATATTTTTTAAGTCTATTCATTAGTACCTCTATTTCAGACACTTATGTAAATCATTGATTTTCAGTATATTTCAGAACAGATTTTTCTAAAATTGTGGAAGAAAGTGGAATAAAATGTCAAAAAATGGTAGTGGATGTCCAAAATGATAGAAATTTTGTGAAAATAAGGATCTATAAGTATATTTGAAAAAGGATCTATGAGTATATTTGGGAAGAGATCTATAAAGTATATTGGTGAAGGGTGCTTATGTGGTGGATGTCGACAGATATATGTATTTGAATCTTGAGGATGATGTAAAGGAAGTGAAGATGGATTTCGGACCGGTGTATGTGTTCACCAGGTTCGGGCTGGATGACTTGAAGTTCCTTTACAAGAAGGAGAGGAAGGAAGAGGTGGAGAACTATATAGGTAATTATATGTATAGGGATGGAAGGTTCGCTATGAAGAAGGACTTTGTGTTTGATGTGAAGTATGAAAGTGGAGACAGGAAGGGAATGCTGATGAATGCATTTATTAAGGACGCTGTGTTTCCGGAGGATGACGGAATGATAGAGGTGAAGTTGGTTTGCGACTATGTGAATAGGTTTTAGAATTGAAAAAGACTTCCATATGGAGGTCTTTTCTCATAAATAGAGTATATAAGTAAGCATGTAACAAAATGAAATACATAAGATTGTTTGATAACCAGCAGGACTTTCAGAGCGTATATAATGAGACTCCGACATTCGAGACAATTTCCATATGTAAAAATGACAGGACTGTATATCATCCATATGCCGGTCAAGTAGGAAACCTATATAAATGGGGAGATTCATTATATACATCTGTTAGGAATCCTTTATATCATTCTTGGACCATGATTCTTGACAGTTCCGGAAATGAAACAAATGAATATGTAGATGATGTAAATGAAAGGCTTGTTTATAGTGGCGGATATGATGAACCATGGGTAAGTTATGTACCAAATAATGGAATTTATTACACAAAGAGCAAGTTATATACAGGTGGAAGTCTCTTGGATTTAAGAGACATCGAGAACAATCCGAATGTTGTACCCGCTCAATATAATAGTTCCATAAGTTCAGTAGTGGATAAGTATTATCATTATGCATTAAAAGATTTCATTCTTGACTACTGGGGAACCACGATTCAGTATATACTTATGGATTGGGATGAGAACGGATGGGTTTATAATTTTGCTGGTAAGATGAAAGTTGCAAGATGGGATGATGGAGTATATATGTTACCTGGATGTTGGATAGAGTTACAAGAAAATAACAGGTTACACTTGTACATAAATGATTAATTGGAGTGAAGAGATTCACTCCTTTTTTTTGTGTGTGAAAAAAAATCTCTTGAGAATTGCGGACGGGTTGTGGAAAAGTCATAAATAGAGTATATATGGAAAATGAAATATAGACCAGAACCAATTGGCCAATGGCATTTATTACAGTATCGGATCATCCGGTTCCATAAACACATCCGGTATGAGCAGGATGGTGGGTTTGTGTGTGAGGGGTATTATCATTGTAAATCTTATCCTGTTATAAACAAGCATATATACAACCAAGAAGAATCTTATTAAGATAAAAACAAAGATATGAAACATTTCAAATATTTCGAGACAGAGACTGCATACAATACTGAAAGGAATGGGAACTACATAGAACCCTGGGTGAGTTGGACTGATGACAAGGGGGTTGGATATAATAAGAAAAAATATGAACCTCTCACATTCAAGATATTGAGTGATGGAAATATTGGATGGAAAGCATATAATAGTAGTTCAGTCAGGACAATCCAATATTCCAAGAATGGGGGAGAATGGACTGACATCACATCAACCACAGAAGGAACGACCATACCAGTTGTGACTGGTGATGTATTGAGATTCAAAGGTGAGGCTTGGCCTGGAAGTGCATACAATAATTATAATCAATTCACATCAACATGTACATTTGCAGCATCTGGTAATCCGGGGAGTCTGAAGTATGGTGAAGTGACTTATGGGGATGAACCATTAGGAACATATTGTTATGGTTATATGTTCAAAGATTGCACTGGTATGACAACAGCACCTAAACTTCCGGCCACTATGGCAGCAAGTAGTTGTTATAGGAGTATGTTCTATGGTTGTACAAGTCTAACAACAGCACCGGAACTTCCTGCCACGACATTGGCAAGTAGTTGTTATTATGAGATGTTCAGAGATTGTACCAGTCTGACAACAGCACCAGAACTTCCAGCCACTACAGCGGCAAATTATTGTTATGGTTTTATGTTCCAAGACTGTACCAGTCTGACAACGGCACCACCTGAACTTCCTGCAACCACATTGGTAAATTATTGTTATGGGTGTATGTTCTATGGTTGTACCAGTCTGACAACAGCACCAGCACTTCCTGCAACCACACTGATGAATAATTGTTATTGGGAGATGTTCTATGGTTGCACCAGTCTGACAATAGCACCAGCACTTCCTGCAACGACATTGGCAAATAGTTGTTATAAGAGTATGTTCTATGGCTGTACCAGTCTGACAACAGCACCAGCACTTCCAGCCACTACATCGAAACAGGAATGCTGTTATGAGATGTTCTATGGTTGCACCAGTCTGACAATAGCACCAGCACTTCCTGCAACCACACTGGAACAGGGTTGTTATAGGGAGATGTTCTATGGTTGCACCAGTCTGACAACACCACCACCAGAACTTCCTGCAACCACGTTAGCAAATTCTTGCTATTATGATATGTTCTATGGTTGCACCAGTCTGACAACAGCACCAGCACTTCCTGCAACCACGTTGACAAATTATTGTTATTGGCGTATGTTCTGTGGTTGTACCAGTCTCACTACTGCACCTGAACTTCCAGCCACAACATTGGCACCAAATTGTTATAATAGTATGTTCCAAGGTTGTACAAGTCTCACTACCGCACCAGAACTTCCAGCAACAACATTGGTAGATAATTGTTATAGTAATATGTTCCAAGATTGCAGTAATTTAAATTATGTGAAATGTCTTGCAACTAATATATCTGCAACTGGGGCACTATCTTGGTGGTTATATAGAGTCCCATCCACTGGTACATTCTACAAGGCAACAGGTGTCACATATCCATCAGGAAAATCAGGTATCCCAAGTGGTTGGACAGTTGTTGAGGTTTAAGAAGGATAATAAATATCCTTCTTTTTTTTGGATATGTCAGATTTTTATGTTATATTTGTTATAGAGAGAAAATATTATGAAGACTGAAATTGAAAACAGTATGATCAGGAAGGTCATAGACAAATCCTACTCATCAGGATATAATGAGGCGGTGAGGAAGGCTGTGGAATGGTTGGAAAAGTATGCCGACAACTATGTATGGTGGTTTGAAGGTGAGGGTGGTGTGACAGATGAGTTCATTGATGATTTTAAAAAGGCAATGGAGAAATGACAAAATATGAAAGAGTATAAGGAAATACACCCCTTCAACCGGTTGTCTGGTTGGAGTATCAATGAAAATGACAAGTTCAGAGAGAAACCCCCTATTGTCATCAGACTGGACACCATCAGACAGATTGTACCATTGACGGATAAATTCACCACACTCAAGGTGAGTGAGGACTGCTTTGAGGACATCATTGTCACCAAAGAAGAGGGGGATGAAATCAAGGGGGTTCTTCTTGGTGAATGAGAAAACAGGGTCATATGAAAAATAGTATGAAAGAAATGACTAAAAAGAAAGACATCAGACAACTGGAGTTCTACCTGAATGGGAAACTGTACAAGTCCTGTCCTTATTCCCAGTGGGATAAAGTAAGTGACAATATCAAAAATATGCTCAGCAAGAATAAATATGCACATAGTTATTCAAGTGAGTATACAAACAGACTCCCAGACACCTGGGAGGTATATGTCCTTCCTGAAAAGTACAAGGTGATAGTGGTGAGTCACAGGATTTTTACTGGTCACTATGACAGAAAGGGGAACAAGATTTATGATGGGGATAAGGTCAAAACCCCCTATGGGTTTGAGTCACGGGTTCACAAACATTGGGATGATCCGGACCATTACTATGTAAGGGAATATGGTTTGAGAGACAGGACTACTGATTATGACATTGAGGATTGGTCTCAATTTGAAAAGGTTGAGGATGTAATCAAAACCCCCAGGAAGTTCTGGAACGAACCAGAGATGACAGATGAGAATATTCTAAAATAAATCAATTATGTTTTCAAGTAATCAGGTTTTTGAAGTGTCTGGTGAGATGGACCAGCTGGAGATGACAATCAAGTTTGCCATTGATATGCATGGTAAGGGTAAAAATGGTATTACATATCAGATAACCAAAGGCGGTAAGTATTGTCTTGGGTGGTATGCCGATGGAAATTGGAAGAATTTCCCATTTGACTTTGACCCCCACATTGTGGCAGAGATTGTAAAACAACATCTGAAAAAACAGGAATGTGAAAACCCCTATTCCTGGTCTGATGGAAGCAATGAGAAGGGGTTTCTGATGAAGGTCATTCCACAGACATTTTCTTCTGAAGAGAATGGTATCAAGGAACCTTTCTATGGGATTGTGAGTATTGAACCCTTTATGAATTTTTATGCAAAATAATATGGAAGCATATGTAAGTTATGGGACTGCACTTCTCCTGAAGAAGTGGAAGTTCAATGAGAATACCCATAAACACTACTTTGGAGATGAGATTATAGAAGCCAATACCACAGATATGTCAAGGTATCCTGAAAGGTATATCCCGGCTCCCACTCTCCAGATGGCTGTGAGTTGGATCCAGGAGAAGTATAACATCCTTATTGTGGCAGACTATGAATATGAGTGTGACAGTACTCCCTGGTATTATAAAATATACAAACTTGGACAGTTCGGGAAACCGGAAAGAGTCCCAATCATGGGTGAATCCTATGACAAGGATGGAAATGCCCAGCAACACATTGTAGGTTACCGTGACTATAAAAAGAGTTATAAGAACTATGCCACCAGAGAGGAGGCAGTACAGGAAGGTATTTGGTATGTACTAAGGTTTTTGGTATGACCACAAGGACTTTCTCGATATGGGTCTGGCCCTGGAACATGATAAACTGTATGAACCATGAAGTATGTGATTTTCAAGGGTAATGGTCTGGTCCACCCTGTCTTGTTTGGAGACCACACTGCACATTCCCAGATTAAGGTGGAAGGTGCCGAACCCATATCAGCCGGGTTTGTCCGGTTTGATTCCTGCGGGATTCCCCACTGTTATGGAAAGTCTGACTCGTTGAATCTGGAGAACCGTGGTGAAAAGGATGAGGACATCATCCACCGGGCACACAACCTGTCCGGTGGAACGATGTTGTTTCTGGTAGATTTATATGAGGATTGAATATGAGAGATGAACTAAAAGAAATGAATGCTTTCCTGGACCGGGAAACCCCCTCTTATGGAGGGTGTATGGTCTGTAAGGTGAAGAGGAAGGATAAAAGTAATCCCGATATGCTTCTTATCCAAAGACATAAGTTTGCCAATGGTGATGGATTCACCATCAATATGAGGATGTATTATGAATATGACTTCTTATGGAAGGATAATCCAGATTGGGAGATACTCTGGAAGTATGAAGGTGAATAAGATATGTTGACGGAATATACAAATATTTTTGAAAGGGACAAAATCAACTGGGAGAGTTGGGTCAAGTCCTTGTTGTGGGACAATATAGTCTACCACAAGAATGAATATTCCGGTTGTGACTTGATGATTGCACCTGACAAATATGATGGTCATCATTATAAGAAAGGTGACATTGTTGGTGATGTAAGACTGCTTTCCTATTATATAGGACAGACAAGACCTCTGACCTGGAAGGAACTGGCATTGGTACTCGGTTTCTGGAAAGATCATCTGACTCCTGACGGACACGACTGCGAGATATGCGAAGACAGAGAAAAGTGTCATACCTATTTCAAGGGAGACAAAGATCAGGAAAGATGTTCCAGATGGATGGAGAAACACGGGAAACCCGATGATGAAGAGGAGTATCAGAAATTCCTTGACAAGTTGATGAAAGGAATTCAAGATGGAACTTATTTAAATATCAAGACAGATGAATAAATGGAAATTTGCAGCCTGGATTACCTGGGGTATCATTATGCTTGGGGTTATACTCAGTATAATCCTGTATCTACCAGGTAGGGTTAAAGAGATCGAGAATGCTGAAAAGATAGACAACCTCACCTGGCAGTATCAGTTTGTGTCTGTTCTTTATGAGCAATCGCAAATCGAGTCTGAATTGTACAAGATGAATATGATCGGTTGTTACAATCTCCGTCAAGAATACAGGGATAATGAGGATGAAAAAGTAAAGAAGGTTGGACAAAAACAGTATGACATCATGTTTGAAAACCTACAGTCCGAGTTGGACTGGTTGAGTCAGAGTTATTCTTTGTTTGCTTTGAAATTAGAAGCGATAAATGCAACATATGAAAGAATCTACTCTGAACTACATGAACTTGGCGTGAGTGATGACATATTGAATATGATGAATGAGGATATGCCTAACAGGATATCCAAGTCATTGAGTAATCTTAAAACTGGAATAACTGTTTTACCTGAAGGATGGGATGAGACAAACCTGTTCACTATCAATGAGTTATGGATTACAAGAGATAAGAATGGTAACTTCTTTGTGTTTCTTGATGAACCATATATCAAGGATGGTCTGTGGTATTCGGAAAATGGAAGATGGGGAGTATTGACAGAGGGATGGAGACCGGCCATCGAAAAGAACGGATGTAAACATTTTATATTTTCAGAATAATGAAAAAGATATTTAGAAAAACAGAGTTTGATAATGGTGTCAAATACTATTACCTGTTTGGATGGATGTATGCCAAGAAGGTCAGAGACTGTTTCTATCTCCTGAAGAGAAAGAGAGCAGATCAATATATGGCTGATGACTGGTATGCTGGTTGGCATGACTGGAAGTTTGAACTTGCCTATGAAGAGTGTGGATATGAAGAACCCAATGGGGAACTCCATATCAGTATGTTCGGTTGGCATTCCGTGTTCAAGATGCCTTGGAAAAGTAAGAGGTTTCCTTATGGTGACTGCGATGCACCGACATGGGGTATCCAAATCCACGACAACACATTGTGGATTATGAAAGGTGGTGAAGGAAATATGAATGGTGGCGGTAAGTGGTGGACTTGGGACATTCCTTATTTCACAAAAGTGCATGTCCGCCATGATGTGGAGTGTGACATCGGTGAAGATGGTGTACCTGACATCAGGATGATTTCATATGACAAATTGAACCATAGGAAAGATTATCTTCCCCTTGAGCAGAATGAATATGTGAACAAACACCATTATGTCTATACAGATAGTTATGATGGTAAGAAGGTCAATGCCACCTACTGGGTAGAGGAGAGGGAATGGCGGCCGAAGTGGTTCCTGAAGGTTGATAAGTGGAAACAAGTCAAGAGATATATTGAGATTGTCTTTGATAAGGGGGTAGGTTCTGAAAAGGAATCCTGGAAAGGTGGAGTGATTGGATGTAGTTATGACCTACTTCCTGGAGAGACCCCGGAAGAGTGCATCAAGAGAATGGAAAGAGAAAAAAAATTTTAAGGATTGATTATGAAATATAATTGGGTTTTACTTTTTGTTTTTGTGATTATTTTCCTTTTGGGAATAATCCTTGACAATGTTGGACTGTTCGGTCTCGGTTTTGCCGGACAGTGTTTGTTCTATTTTTTTGAAACGGTAAAAGATGACCGCGAAGAAATCGGAGAGGAATCAGACTCTGACTCTTAATGAGGAAGAGAGACTGGAGTATGACAAGACCATCTGTCCTGAATGGACCGGGGATGACTGCCTGATAAATTCAGGTGTGTCTGAAGCCCTGGAGACCATCCCTGACAGATGGTTTGATCTCATCATAGTAGACCCCCCTTACAACCTTGACAAGGACTTCGGAGGAATGAAGTTCAAGGAGATGTCAAAGGGAGAGTACAGGAGTTATATGAGAGACTGGTTCTGGAGAGTATGCAACAAACTCAAGGATAATGGTACTCTTTATATGTGTGGTGACTGGAAATGTAGTAGTGTTATGCAGGAAGTCATTGAAGAACAATTAGTTGTGGTGAACAGGATTACCTGGCAGAGAGAGAAGGGAAGAGGTGCAAAGGGAAACTGGAAGAATGGGATGGAGGACATCTGGATGGCAGTAAAGAACCCGAAGAATTACTATTTCAATGTGGATGCAGTGATGATGAAGAGAAAGGTGATAGCACCATATAAGGTGAATGGTATTGAAAGAGACTGGAAAGAGGAAGAAGATGGTAAATTCAGGATGACCTATCCTTCCAACTTCTGGGATGACATCAGTATCCCTTTCTGGAGTATGCCTGAGAACACTGACCATCCCACACAGAAACCAGAGAAACTTTATGCCAAGTTGATACTGGCAAGTAGTAAAGAAGGCGACAGGATCCTGGATCCCTTTATGGGTAGTGGTACTGCACCTGTGGTCGCCAAGAAATTGGGAAGACACTACTGTGGGATTGACATCAACAGGGAATATTGTCTCTGGGCTGCGAAGCGGATTGCGAAAGCGGATGAGGACAAGACCATCCAGGGATACAAGGATGGTGTCTTCTGGGAAAGAAATTCCGGAAAATAAATTTGGAATTGTCAAAAGAAACCATTATATTTGTAATAGATATGAGAAGTTATAAAGAATACTATGACCTTTCCAAAGAGCATGAACTCATTTGGAAATCCAGGCAGACCGAGGAATGGTGGAAGAAGAAACCATTCAATGATGGTCTGGAACTGACCGGGGATTATATAGAGACCATCAAGGAACTGGATGAGAATGAGAAGAATGACTCATCCCTGTTCAGGAATCATACCAATGTCTTGAACAGTGAATGGGGAATCCTTTTCAATATGCTCGGACAGGTACTGGTGGACTGGTGTGTGGAGAACAATGAGACCAACAGGTGGTCATTTATGGTCAGTATCAACCGGGTTGTTGATGGACTGGATGATGTCTATGTCTGTCAGCACAAGGTGAAGACTATCATCAAAGATTCTCCTGAAACTGATGTCGACAAGAAGGTCTTGAAAAAGTTTGAGGACTGCCGGAATGTCCTGTGTGACATCATCTGGGATTTCATCTACAAGCACAAGAATGACCTTCCCTGCGACTGGAACTGTTTCGTGTTCAGTCTGGATGACTTGCAGGAAAGCTGTAAGTATGGACAATGGGTTGCCGCATCCGATGGTTATATGTGCCTGTCCAATGTGGATATGGATGGAGATGGTGATCAGAGAGATGAGTTTGTACTTTGTATGTAATGTTATGGGTAGACTGTCCTATGAAAAGATGAAAAGAGTCTGTGACTCTTTGACGGTTCTTGATAAACCATACCAGCCATATCCGAATGACCAGCACTGGTGGAGGACCGGGGAGAACAACAAGTATGCTTATGAAAGTAATTCAATGACAGGTGATCATAGGATTATCGATAAGAAAAAGAACAAGGAAGTTTGGAGTTATTACACTGATTTTTATACAGGATAAGAATTATGATTATAGACAACACAAATCAAATCAAGAGACTTATCACCGGTTGTGGTGAGGATGAGTTCTATATGCTTCAAATCCTCCACAGGGTGAAGGATGGTCACACCAAGTATGAACCCCAGGACAGGAAGTCCCGTGAGCAGGTCATCAAGACCTACTTTGTCTCTTCCCCAGATTACCTGGACAAGAAGATGGATGAAATCAAAGACCTCTGCCGGATGTTCAATGCCCGTGCCATCATAAACCTCAACAGGAAATCCTGGAAGCAGGTTGGTCTGAAATCCCTTGAACTGACTGCCCAGGCGCTGGGTAAGGAAGGAAAGGAAGATAAGTGGTGGAAGTCCATCAGGTCGACTGTAGAGTCTGCCTGCGGCCAGACAGGTGCATGTGATGGAAACAAGACCTGGGTCTTGGATGTGGACACCAAGGATGAACAGGAAAGAATCCAAATCAAGAAAATCATTGATTTGTGTGAACCTCTTGATACAGAGAAGATTATTGATGTAATCCCTACTGTTCATGGTTTTCATATTATCACCAGACCTTTCAATAAACAGAAGTTTATGTCTTTATATAAGATGGTTCATGATGATGCAGAGGACATCATCAAGGACAACAATCCGACTATCCTCTATGTAGAAACCAAAGATTAAAAAGTTATGCCTTTATTCAAGATTCACACTGCAAGAAAGACCATTGAAACTGACCAGTGGGTACTGTACAATGCCTGCAAGCGATCTGGTGTTATTGAAAGCAATGGTCGATATCTCAATGTCAAGAGCATTGAGGTACTTCAGACCAATGACACTTATAAGACAGAATATCCAGACTAATGAATAAGAATCCCAACATACTGATTGACAACCGCAAGGCGAGGTTCGAGTATTTCCTGGAAGAGGACTATACTGCCGGCATCGTCTTGCAGGGTTGTGAGATTAAGTCTGTGAGGAACAAAGATGTGAATATGTCTGACTCATACTGTACCTTCATCAATGGGGAATTGTATGTGAAGAACCTTCATATCTCTCCTTACAAGAACTCCAACTTCACCTATAAGGATTACGATGCGAAGCGTGACCGCAAGCTTCTCCTGACCAAGAGGGAGTTGAAGAAACTTGAACAATCAGTAAAGTTGAAGGGTTATACCATCGTGCCTGTCAATGTGTTCATCACAGAGAAGGGAATGGTCAAGATGACCATTGCACTTGCCAAGGGTAAGCACACCTATGACAAGTCTCAGACCATCAAGGAAAGGGATTTGGACAGGGAAATAAAAGAGTATTGACTGTTATGTGGATATCCATTTTATTATTACTTGCTATTGGAATCATTGGCATCCTGTGTCAGTGTAAAAGAGAAAACAGTTACTGGGATTGGTTGGCAAACTATAATTTACCAAAAGTAAAAAAGAATAAAGAAAAGTAAAGATTTTTTGGAAGTCCCAGAATTTTTTGTTATATTTGTATAATCAAACAAACCAAACAAAACAGATAAACATATGATGAACGATTACAAGGAGACTCTTGAGAGAGTCAAGGACATGCAGCAGACTGAAAACGGCGCACTTGGTTACTCCACTTCCGGTGAGAAGTTGGTGGACCTCAACTTTTCTGTACCATCCAATCACTCCAATGTGACTCCGGATGCCTATAACAAGTTCAAGGCTGCCCTGGGTGAAGACCTGGTGAACACCGTGAAGTGGATGTTCTATCTCCGTGATATCCGTGAGGGTCTGGGTGAAAGGGATTCCTTTGTTGCCCTGTATATGACTCTCTACAATACCAATCCGGATGCAGCTCTCAAGGTTCTTCCCTTGATTCCTGTATATGGACGCTGGAAGGATGTCATTGACATCCTCACCAAGACCTATGACAACACTCCGCTTGCGGATGCGATCTACGGTATGGTGAAGAACCAGTTGATGGAGGATGCGGAGAACTGGTCGCAGGGTAAGTCCATCTCCCTTCTGGCCAAGTGGCTTCCTTCCGTGAATGCCTCCCAGAAGTCTCGTGCGAAGGCATCCAGAATCTGCCGGCATCTTGGTCTCATCTTTGCTGATTACAGGAAGATGTTGTCCAACCTCCGTCGGTATCTTGATGTCACCGAGGTAAAGACCTGTGGTGGTAACTGGGATATGGTGGACTACAACAAGGTATCCTCCAATGCCAATGCCCGCTATGTCAATGCCTTTATGAAGCATGACCCTGAAAGGAGAAAGCAGTACTTGAAGGAACTGGAGAAACCCACTCCTATTGGTGCTGTGATGCATGCATCCAATCTGTATCCACATGAGGTGTATGCCAAGTACAACCTCAACGGTCACACCCGCAATCCCCGTTGGGATCCCAAGGCTGAACCGGATGCAGGTGTGGAGGCACTGTGGAGAAACCTGAAGGACATGGAGTCCATCGGTAACACCATGGTGGTCTGTGATGGATCCGGAAGTATGCAGACTCCAATCTCTGGTGCGAAGGGTATCCAGGCCATTGATGTGTCCCGTGCCCTTGGTGTCTACTTCTCCGAGAGGGCGGCAGGTGAGTTCAAGGACAAGGTGATTGAGTTCTCCTCTTATCCGGAGTACATTGACCTGTCCAAGTGTGAAAGCCTTGCTGACAAGTACAATGTCATGACCACCCATGATGATTGTTCCAACACCAACCTGGAACTGGTGTTCGGTCTTCTCTTGAGGACTGCTGTCAAGAACAACATCCCCCAGGAGGAACTTCCCAAGTCCATCCTCATTGTCTCCGATATGGAGTTTGACAGGGCTTGTGAGTTCAAGGGTGCTTATGATGGAAGTGATCATGATGTCATTATGGCACGGTATCAGACCCTCTTTGACACCATCAAGGACAGATGGACTGCCGCAGGGTACACTATGCCCAACATCGTGTTCTGGAATGTGAACTCCAGAACTAACACCATCCCTGTCAAGGCCAATGAGGCAGGAGTGATCCTGGTTTCCGGTTTCTCCGTGAACACACTCAAGATGGTGATGTCAGGGAACACCAATCCTTGGGATGCCCTTCTGGGTGTCCTGGATTCCGAAAGGTATGATGCTGTTGAGGATGCCCTTCTGGGTTAATCCTCAACACTTCACCTGTAAGGTCACATAAATAATAAGATGGTGTCTTACTCATCTTTGTTGTAAAAGTGTCTCTGTGGTCAAAATAGAGGGCAATACAAGGATTGTAGGAAACTATATAACAAGTAAACTGTAACGTTTAAAAAGGATAAAGAAAATGAAGAAAATTTTTAGTTTGATTATCGCATTTGTGATGATGATTACACTTGCAAATGCACAGACGGTTGAACATTCTCGTCTCTTTGAAAACACTTATGTTACAATCGTGGGTGGTGCTACCACTACTGGTCAGTTCAATGCTGTACCATCACCTTTCTTCTGGGATGGTGCCAAGGGTGTTGCGAACGGCCTTCGTCCTTTCGCCGGACTTGAGTTTGGTAAGTATGTCACCCCTGTCGTAGGCTTCAGTGTTGAAGGTCTCGCATTCTATAATACTACTACATCACAGACTTTTATTGATGAGAGTGCAGTCCTTGCTAATGGTAAGCTTAATTTCTCCAACTGGTTTGGTGGATATAAGGGTCAGCCCCGCAGAGTTGAAGTTGTCGGTGTCCTCGGTATGGGTTGGGGACATGATTATGTGAACGGCGCTGCCCAGACCTGGACTTCCCGTCCTGCTGAAGGTCTTGAACCAGTGGTTGGTAATGATCCTTACAATACAAATGGTATTATTTTCACCGATAGAGATTATGTTGTTTACAATGCCGGTGCTGAATTGAATATCAATCTTGGTAAGGCCTGTGCCTGGCAGATTAATGTACGCCCAGGTGTCATGTGGTTTAACAAGCATACCAAGACCCAGTATCAGTCACTCCCTCGTTTTATGAGTGATGCCCGTGCTAATGTACAGCTTGGTGTTACCTATAAGTTCGGTTCCAAGAAGAAGGGTGGTGCCCATAACTTTGTACTTTGCCCTTATTCTGTTACCCAGGCTGATTATGATAAGGTTGTTGCCGAGCATGATGCTCTTGCCAACCGTAAGCCCGAGGTCAAGGAAGTTGTGAAGACTGTCACCGAGACAAAGGAGGTTGTCATCAAGGGTGACACCAGAGTCCTTGTCGGTTCCACTGTCATCACCTTCCCTATCGGAAGCTGTGTCCTCTCCAAGGTTGAGAGAGAGAAGGTTGGTATGTTTGCCGAGAGTCTTGACAATGATACCCTCATTCAGATTGTCGGTTCCGCTGACACCAAGACAGGTACAGAGACCAGGAACTATGCCCTTGCACAGAACCGTGCCAATGTGGTAAAGAATGTCCTTGTTTCAGAGTATGGTGTGAATGCTGACAGAATCACAGTCAATACAAAATTGGATGCCACTGACAATGTGGAGACTTCCAGAAGTGCCATCCTCACTCTCAGTGTAGAGTAATAATAAAATAACATAAACGTTACATTTCAGGAGTCCTCCCATAAGGGTGGACTTCTTTTTTGTTATATTTAATATATGAAGAATATTGATTACCTTGAACTGTTCTTCAAGAAACACAATCTTTCTGGAAGAATAACAGTCAAATACACATCACCTGAAGCAGATGATGACTATATGTCTGACATTGTTTTTGAGAATGGTGACACCATCAACATAAAGGATGTCATCTTTGATATTGACAGTGAGTTTCCTGATGATGTGGCAGAGATGTGGATGAAGGCAAAGAAGGAGAATGACATCAGCCTGGCGGAATGGATCCAGACAGACATCAAATACATTCCAAAATTTATGGACACATCATCAGTCCAGGCATACCAACAGGAGATGACAGACCTTTTTGATGGTGTGAAACAAACCATACAGTCCATATTTGAATTGGAAATAGATGATGGTGACAGTGACAGTGATAGTGATGAAAACATTGAAAGCGGGGAGTAAATCCCCGCTTTCTTCATAAATACTATATAACCAAAACACAGTACAATATGAGAAAATTCTTCAATGTAATACTTGAAATCATACTATATATCTGGCAGTTACCACAGAACTTGGTTGGATTGTTTTTAAGATGGATTTACTCACAGGCAAAGAAGGAAGTAATTGCAGGAATACCTGTCTATTTTTACAGATATTTCCCTGGTGGTATCTCCCTGGGTAAGACCATCATTGTATATAGGGAGGATGAAAATATGGTCAAGCATGAGCATGGACACCAAATCCAGTCAATGTACCTGGGTCCCCTTTATCTCATTGTGATAGGAATCCCTTCATTGATTTGGGCTGGAATCATATATGGAAATATTGTACCAAATACACACAATGGGTACTACAAATTCTATACAGAAAGATGGGCTGATAAACTTGGTGGTGTGGTTAGATACTAAAATAAGATGAATGAGATATGGCAAAATATGTAAAACACTTCAAGACAGAAAGTGAATTCAATACAGTGAGAAATAATAACTATATTGAACCTTGGTTGTCTGTTACAGATGGAAAAGGATTGGATTATAATAAGAGTGAATATGAAAAAATGCCTGAAGAATATTTGACATTTGACATCACTGGTGCTGGTAATATTAATTGGTGTAAAAAAGGTATGTCAAGACAAATAAGTTACAGTAAAAATGGAGGAGAATGGACAAGTATATCAGCAAATGCAGACACACTTATATCTGTGGTTGCTGGGGATAAAGTAAGATTTAAGGGTTCCAACAGCTGGTATTATGATAGAGATGAAATGGAATATAGTTATTTTGGAGGAGAAGGAACAACCTGTCAATTCAAATTGAAAGGTAACATAATGAGTCTTACATATGGAGATAATTTCATAGGTAAAACTGCATTACAAGAAACCTCACAATATTATGCCACATTTAAACGTCTTTTTTATAATTGCAGTGGGGTGGTGGATGCATCTTTATTGGTACTACCGGCAATGACATTGCGACAACAAGACTGTTATGAAGAAATGTTCAAAGATTGTGTGAATCTTGTATATTCACCTAAATTGTTACCTGCTATGGCCCTAAAAGGTGGTGATTATAAATCTATGTTTGAGGGGTGTATTAATTTAATCACCACGCCTGAACTTCCTGCAACAAATGTGATGTATGGTAGTTATGATTCTATGTTTAAGGGGTGTTCCAAAGTGAATTATATAAAATGTCTTGCCACGAATTTAATCAATCAATCTGTAAATGGCGTTGACAATTGGGTGCAAGGTGTATCTCCAACTGGTACATTTGTGAAATCAGCAAATATGGATTCCTGGCCGACAGGTGCATCTGGTATCCCATCAGGATGGACTGTCCAAACCGCCACAGAATAAAAACAAAGAAGAGGTTGATTACTCAACCTCTTCTTCTTTTAAACACAACCACAATATGCACTTCTCCGAACAAGCTCTTGTTTGAATCCATTCCACATAGTTCCCATCCTTCATCACCAATTAGGTTCAACTGCTTCTCCAAATCCTTCAAATCATTGGCCTTTATCTTGTCAACCTTGTACTCAAATGTACCTGGTCCAGTAAAGACCTCTAATTGCTCCGTATTCGCATTTATCTTGTTGACCTTGGTAGTTCTTGGTTTTCTTACTTTGGTCTCTTTCTGAGGAGTTTCTGCCACTGCTACGGGTGTTTCTTTCTTCACTTCTCTTCCAGGAATTGGTTTTGGTCTCTTACCACCGAGAGGAATCACCTTGTCACATTCCACATAACTGATTTCATCCTCTGCATACTCACCTTCCAGCTTGTTCTTACCATAGTTTACCTTGTAAAAGTAAACACCACCTCTCACCACATAATCTTCATCATCAAATGTGAAGTGGCGGAGATCCTTGTCTCCTTTTGCAATACCCTTGATAACCATATTACATGAACAGTCCTAATTGTCTCAAGGCATCATAGATACTGGTTGAACCAAAAATCTTCCTGACATCAGCAGCGGTGATGGTCTTGTGCTCTTCATCTTCTACCGGCGTCTCTTCCTCTTTCTTTTCTTCTTCCTTCTGTGAAAGAAGGTTAAGGATATTGTTGTAGTATTCCTGCTTTGCTTCAAGTTTCTTGACGCCATCCTCCTTCTTATACAGTGTGTCCTGAAGGTTCTCAATCTTTGCCTCGATAACCTTCATCTTTTCCTCCTCACACTTAATCTGTTCCTTATACAGATTGATTAATCTGTTTGCATTGTCCTTGATGTCACCATCATTGGATGCTTCAAGGATTTTCTTTGTCAATTCATCAGAAATAGAATAGACATAATCCTTGTCTTTCAATTCCGGTTCCTGGGACACAATCATATACTCACTGGATGGAAGATACTTTGTATCCTCTTTCTCATCTACTTCTTCCTCCTTGTCACTATCTTCCGTATAGGAATAATATGAAGAAATGGAGAGATTTTCTTCATTTGCCTGGATGGCCTTCTTGGCGGCCTCATTGAAATCCTTCTCATTATCAAAGGACTTTCCATTTACTAAACCTACAAACTTTTTCATAACAAAATTCATTTATATAATTAAATATAACAAAAAGTCATCACTTTGTTGTGATGACTCTCCTTTAAGCCTTTTCAGTCTTGTGAACAACTTTCTTTCTCGGTGTCGTACCTTCTGTCTTCTTCACAGTATTCCTGGGTTTCTTGGCAACTTTCTTCTCTTCTTTGAGAGGTGCTTCCACCACATCAGTCAGAAGGATTGTCTCCGGCTTTGCATAAGGTGTGGAACTGTCAGAAACCTTCTTCAACAAATCCTTCACTGTATTTTCAAGATCCTGAATTCTTGAATTGAGGGTTTTAATTTCACATTCTTTTGCAGAAAGGAGTTCCTGTGCCTTTTCAAGTTGATACTCTAAAACTGAATAATCTTCTTTCTTAACAACTTTTAATCCAAACATACAATATAAGTTTTACATTATATACTAAATATAACAAAAAAATCTATTTTATCCTCTTCCAGATAAATCCTCCATTGACCGGGACTCTTATCACCCTACCGGAAGAAATATCATTCCTCAAATTGGAAATCACCCTTGCTTTTTTAGTGACAGGAGTTTTGTGCTGTTCAGGAATATACACTTCATTTATTATAACAGATTTTATATTCTTTACATATTCATCTCCATTTACAGATTCATTGAAGGTTGGTTCTATTTCCTGATATGTGTTGGTCTCCATTTTTATGACAGCATCCGAGGGTTTTGAAATCACCATATCCTTTATGAGTTTCTTGTACTTTTTTCTCAATTCACTCTTGTATCCTGTATCCTTTGCCCTGGTAAGTGAAGTATTGTGAACCCTCCTCAACATCAAAATGTCCTTTATATTCTTCACACTTTCTATTGTCTTCAATCTACAATAGAGTTCCGTATCCGCTCCACACGGCCAGGGTCTGAACCCTCCATACTTTACAAAAGTTGATTTATTGATATAGATGGTACCATGTGCGACAGCAATCTCATTCTTTGAATCCCCGAAATCTTTCAGACAGTATCTGACCATCTTACAGTTTTCCTTCTTGTTCATAACAGTCTCAACAAGATTGGCACACATAATATCATCAGAATCAAATCTGAACAGATTCTCATATTTGGCTTGAGACATTATGGTATTTGATGTAATATATGTACCCTTATTGGAATCCATCATCCACACTTTAAGATTCTTGTAGTTATGCATAATTGTCTTCAAATACTCCAATGTCTGTTCACACCCATCAACACCGACAATGATTTCAAAATTATCATTGTCCTTGAACCAGGTTTGACCTACAACGGAATCAAGGCACTCCTTTATATATTCCTGTGCCTTATATGCAGTTATACAAACACTTACTCCTTCTTTACTCATATCCCTTTATTTATTGAAGATTCAAATATTCATACCAACTCAATTCCCTGCAATAACATTCTATAAGAACATCTGTAAATATGACATCCTTGTATGTGTGAGAGAATGACCTGAACTCATTTTTATGGTACACAAATGGTCCGTCAGGATTCTCTTTATAGTATCCAGTCCTGTTATCAAAATACCAGACTTCCTTGAAATAATGTGCCAATGGAGCAATGGATGGTATCATCTGACTGTCTCCGCTTATCATCAATGTCCTCAATGACCTGGAAGTGTTGTTTATAATCCTTGAACACTTATGGGGATACCTGTACAATTCCCTGTATAATGGTTTATTGAAAAAATTAGGATTGATAAGGACACTATAATCACCACGAAACCTTTCTTTATCAGTGTAACTGATTATAGTATAATCATCCTGTTTCTTTGGTTTTATATATGACAAATCATATATTCCATTGTTCACATTAACCAGATTGAAATCCTTCATTGAAAACCTGAAACCAAGTAATTTTCCAATTCTTGGAAGAACATACTTATATGTATATGCAGTTGTATAATGATGACCATTGTCCCTTGGCATGCCGGTATAAAGAACATCCTCTCCTTCTATGATAGGCATCTTCATAACATCCCTTGAACTGTAATCATTATAACTCTGATTCATTTCAGGGAACTGTATGTACTTTGCTTTCTTTACAATCTCATCAATTGTCATAATTCTTTCAAACTTAATGTTATACCCTCAATGTTTTCAAACTCCTTGTGTTTCACGACGAGAAGGATACCATCAAATTCTTCTTCAGGAATCTCATTCACAATGTCAATTCCATATTCCCTTCTCACTGCATCCCTGTCTGCCAGCGGATCACAAATGACAATATTGTCAGTGTATTCCTTCAACTCATTGTAAATGTGGATGACCTTGGTGTTCCTGGTGTCAGGACAGTTTTCCTTGAAGGTGAAACCAAGAATCAAAATCTTTCCATTTTTAACTTTCCTGTCAGAAAGTATCATTTTCTTGATAAACCTGTTCGCCACATACTTTCCCATTCCTTCGTTGACTTCCCTTGCCTTGGTGATAAATTCAGGATTGTAACCACATTTCTTTGACTTCTCAATCAGATAATATGGATCCACCCCGATACAATGACCACCTACCAGACCAGGATGGAGTTTGTTGAAATTCCATTTGGTACTGGCAGCCTCAATCACATCATTGGTAGAGATTCCCAATACCTCAAATATCTTTGCCAGTTCATTGAAGAAGGCAATGTTGCAGTCTCTCTGGGTGTTCTCAATAATCTTGGACGCTTCTGCCACCTTGATACTGGATGCTTTGTATGTACCATTCACCAAAACACCATTATAGACATCATCCACAATCTGGGCAATGATTTCATTACAACCAGATGTCACCTTTTTGATTTTCTCAACAGTGTGTTCCTTATCACCAGGATTGATTCTTTCAGGAGAATAACCGACAAAGAAATCCTTGTTGAACACCATACCTGACACCTTCTCCAGTTCCGGTACACACACCTCCTCGGTACATCCTGGATAAGTGGTGGACTCATATACAACAATGTCCTTCGGTTTCAGAATACTTCCAATCATTTGACTTGACTTGATAAGCGGAGTGAGGTCTGGTTTATATGAGTCATCAACAGGTGTAGGAACTGCGACCACAAAGAAATTGCAGTCCTTTATGTCCTCCAGTTTATTGGTACATACAAAACCATTGTCAATGGCAGACTTCAACAATTCATCTGACACCTCATTGGTGGAATCATGTCCACCCATCAATTCATCAACTCTACTTGCTTTCAGGTCAAACCCGATAGTTGGATATTTAGTGGAAAACAAACGGGCAAGTGGCAATCCAACATATCCAAGACCAATGACCGCAATTCTTATATCTATCTTCATAGTGATTATATTATTATCTCCAAAGTCCGAAAGACTTCTCTATATTCATACAAATAGGTTGATAAAATGATTTCTGGGCAATGATGTCATATACCCTTCCACTCCTGAAATTCTTTGATGTAGCAGACAGTGTGAACCCAGGTTTCATATCATACTCTTTCAACAACTGTTGTACAGTCCATCTGGTACAAGGTTTGTTAAGATAGCCATTCAACCAAAGGAGATGAAGATATGTCCTGTCATCATTGTTGGTTTCAAGTATATCCTTTGACACGAACCTTTCCCAATGTTTGAGCATTTTCTTCTGGAACAAGGACATAGCAGACACCACCTTCATCTTCCCATTGAACCCTACACTGGTATGAGGATTAGATGAAATACTGTAATTGGATCCATTCTCCTTGAAGTCTTCCAACCTACTCTCAATGAGTGTCCTCGGAAATAGGATGTCATCATCTGCATCAATGATAATGTCATCATCCTGAAGATATTTCAAGATGGGAAATACCTTCTTCATAGATTTTGTGTTCGGACCTGAAACCCAATTGATGATAAGTCTCTTATCAGAATTGAAATAATCAACCAAATCCTTGGGAAGTTTGACACCCTGGAATTCAGTTTTGCTCAAATTCAGATAAACCTTATCAGGTACTATCGTATTCTTCATTATACTTTCTACAACCGGCCTGACATTATCTATCCTCATTGTCCAGGATGTAAGCGTGACAACAATCATTTATCTTATAACAAATAAGTTAAACCTACAATTTATTTATGTTAAATACAAAAAAGCTGAATAGAACTCACTCTATCCAGCTTTTTCTAAAACATATAGTATTTTACTTTGTCAATTCAAGTGTGTGATCATTGACATTGAAATCTACTGAACTTCCAACAACCTTCCATCCCAAATCTTCTGGAGGAAGTTGTGCCTTGTCTTCTGCACTCTGTACTCTTGAAAGAATTCTGTTGAACTTTGTTGGGCTCTCAAGTTGCCAAATCTGACCTTCGACAGTAATCATTAAACCAGTCTTAAGACCAACAATCCTGCCATACTTGTTAGCACCCCATCTATCCAGTGAGAACAAATCAACTTTATTCTCAAACAATCTTTCAGGGTCATATTCAAGGTCTGTCAATCTTCTTACAATCTCACTATGATATGTCTGAAGACCTTCATAATCTAAAAACTTGTTAGTACTCATTTATGTGTTTCTTTTTATTTTTTCTTAAAATATACCAAGAATCTCTTCATTGGAAATTCTTTCAACAGAAGCGTTTTCAATCATATTTACGATTTCAACTTTGTCACCTTCTGTCAAAACCCTGACAGGATTATTGTCTGAATATGCATATACAGTAGGAAGGGCTGTTGATGAGTAGATGTCAACATCATCATAAGTTGAACCATCCTGACCAAATACATACTCTGTAGGATCATCCTCTCTTGTTTCAGTCATACCATTGAAATCAAAACCATTTGCTCCGAATGAAACTGGTGTCTCCTTTGGAAGTACAAGAGGACTTGACTCCATTGTATGTACATTACCTTCACTATCAAGATAAGTAACGTCTGACATAGAGATTCCAAGAGAATCATCCACAATGTTTATCTCAATCCAGTTGTCATCATTTGCGGAGTTGAGTCTGATATAGGAATCACCACCATCTGACAATGTGATATAATCAACATCGCCAAGGTTTCCGGAACCATTTTCATCAGAACTGTTCAAACCTCTGCTGGTATAATACTGGTTGGGTTCAAAACCATTGTCCATATATGTCTCTTCTACAAGAGCATCCGGGTCATTACCTACAATTGTGAAACCATTTCCGGATGTAGGTACCGTACCATCAGTAGTGATGACACTTGACAAATCTGCTGCACCTGAATTACCACTACCTGTATAGACTCTCATCCAGGAATGTCCATTGTAAATGTACAGACCAGACTCATCCTCTGATGTGTAAGGGTCATCCTTTACGAATGCCATCATACCTGAATAAGGATCCTCAATTGATGAAAGTTCATCAGCTGAACTGATTACCTTTGTACCAAGCTTTTCCTCATAGTAAGCAAGATAATCTTCAGGGTCTATATCACCACCACCAATTTTCTTCCACTGAATGTTATTTGCCCATGCTGTTGCGCTGTCTCTTTTACCTGGCAATACAGAAAGAACATATACATCCTGGGTGTCAGCGGTGATGACCATCAAACCGACATACAGTTCAGCATATGAAAAAACATCTTTATTCAAAAGGTCATTATAAGTATCAACGACAGTTCTTACATCAAAAGGCGCACCTACTGATATAATTCTGGCATTTGATATACTTTCAGTACCTGTTGCTTTGTTTATATAAGTTTTTGCCATATCTGTTTTCTATTGTTTTATTTTTATTATTCTACTACGGTCTTTCTGACGATAATCTTATACCTTGTGGTAGCATAGACTGCATCATCATATGGATCTTCATGTGTTTTTACAAATGAACTGTAGTTCATATTTCCATACTTCTTTGTTGCACCCTTAGGGTTAGGAAGCATTGGATACTCTACATTGAAGTAGTCAACACCTGATAATGAATCCCAAGCATATACTTTGATTTCATATCCTTCAGGAACATCAACTGTAAAGAACTCTGAGAAGATTGTTGTGTCAGGAGAAGATTCATCATAGAAACCAAGGATTTCATTGTTGATTAAAACTTCAAAGACATCACCTTCTGCTGTCTCTGCTGCTGCCTTGTCAATCTCAAATGGATTCATAATATAGATTGAAGAAGGAACTGTTGATGCACCCTCATACTCAACACCATTTACATAGAGATAAACAGGAGTGTCTGTTACTAACTCATCCTTTTTTTTTTCAATCAGGGCGTTCACATAATCCATTACATCCTGAACACTTGCAAATCCGTCAACAGGAGCATCTGAATCATCCGCCTCACTGTCAGCAGGGAATGAACCCTGTGTAGGGATTGAATTGAGTTTGTCAACTTCCTCTGCATTGAGACCTGCCTTGACATCGGTGTCGACATCACCAATATACCAGTTACCATTGTCACCGACATGAGGAGTTATACCATCCTCACCCTTCTCACCTTGGACACCCTGGATACCCTGGTCACCCTTGGCACCATCTTCACCTTTCTCACCTTGGTCACCTTTATCACCTTTATCACCCTTGTCACCCTTGATTGGAGCCTGGGCAATAGAATCGTTTACAAAGTCAATGACATCCTGTACTGTTGCAAAACCGTCAGTGTATTCATCACTGTCCTCACTTCCGGCAATATCCGGGAATGAACCCTGTGTAGGAAGTGCATCTACTTTTGCTGCCTCTTCAGGAGTAAGTCCAGCCTTGACATCGGTATCATCATCACCGATATACCAGTTACCATTGTCACCAATATGAGGGGTTACACCATCTTCACCCTTTTCACCCTGGTCACCCTTGTCACCTTTCTCACCGGCAGCACCGTCAGCACCCTTGAGTCCTGCAAGCTGCTCTTCTGTGAAGTCTGCAAATGTGAAGGCATCACCCTGATCACCCTTGTCACCTTTATCGCCCTTGTCACCCTTTACAGGAGCATTGGCAATAACATCATTGACATATTCTACAACATCCTGAACATTGGCCAAACCAGGAGTGTAATCTGAATCTTCACTGTCACCGACAGCTGGGAATGAACCCTCATTCAAATTTGCAAGTTTCTCAATATCTTCCATTGAGAGACCTTCCAACTTTTCAAGGTCAGAAACAGAAAGACCAATCTTTCTCCACTTAATATTGTTTCTCCAAGTGGTAGCATTATCTCTTGCACCAGGAAGTGTTCCAAGAACATAGAGATCCTGTGTGTCATATGTTGCTACAATCATACCAACATACAAAGCACTGTAACCAAAGGTGTCTTTATCAAGGAGATCATCATAAGTATCAACAACACATCTTACATCAAGAGGAGCTGCAACATTTACATTTCTTGCATTAGTGATACTTTCAGTTCCGACTGTTTTGTTTATATAAGTCTTTGCCATATTTGTTAGTTAGTTTTTTTGATTATAATCTTGTATCTTGCTGGATCCGGAATAATGTCACCATAGTAATCTCCGAATACCTCTCTTACATATGAGTTGTAAACTTTCTCACCATACCTGATGGTTGCATGCTTTGGATTGACAGTCATTGGATATACAGTCTTAAAGTAATCCTCACCTGTGAATGAATCCCAAGCATGTACCTCAATTTCAAATCCCTGTGGTACATCAACCGAGAAGAGTTCAGAATAGATTGTTGTCTGAGGATCACCATCATCAAATCCATAGATTTCAGCGGCAACCTTTACTTCAAGGACATAACCATCATCCGTGTAAGCCTCATCGCCAATCTCAAAGCAGTTCATCTGATAGATAGGTGTGGGTGTTTCTGTACCCGTGAATTTGACACCATTGATGTAGATATAATCCTTGCTCTCTACATCACTACCATCATCTACTTTTTTTTTTGAAACGAGATCGTTTACATAAGAAACAATGTCATCAATAGTAGCATATCCCTGAACCCTTGTTCCTGCGATTTCATCACCAAAATCATCAAGCTGTGGAAGTGTACCTTCTGATGGAAGAGCATCAATCTTTGCCTTGTCCTCAACACTCAAACCTTCGCCAGCATCACCCTTGTCACCCTTGTCACCTTTATCTCCCTTGAGAGCGGCAAGTTGTTCAGGAGTGAAATCTGCATATGTGAAAGGATCACCCTTCGCACCGTCGGCACCCTTGAGAGCAGCCAACTGTTCTGGTGTGAAATCATCATAGGTGAAAGCATCTCCCTTGTCTCCCTTTGCACCATCTTCACCCTTGGCTCCGTCAGCACCCTTGAGAGCAGCAAGCTGTTCAGGAGTGAAATCATCATAAGTGAAAGGATCACCCTTATCTCCCTTGTCACCCTTGGCACCATCCTCACCATTTGCACCATCGGCACCCTTGAGTTCTGCCTTCTGGGCATCAGTGAGATTATCAAAAGCATGGGCAACTGCATCATCAACATAAGACTGGTCTGCCTTACCAACAACCTGGGCAGCAGCATCCTGTGCGGCCTGTGAAGCGGCCTGTGCATCAGCAACAGCACCATTCACACTGTCCTGAAGACCATTAACTGTTGAAACAGCATTGTTGACCTTTCTTTCAAGTTGATTAACCTTCTGCTGAACTGCATCCGGATCCAACTTCTTCATATCTGCCTTAATCTTGGCAATCTCAGCATTGACACTTGCACTATCACCAGAAACATTCATCTTGGTTCTCTTACCGTTCCAATCAAAATAGAACTCATTGGTATCAGTTGTATGCCACAACATACCATCTGAAACAGGACTCTTTTTCAATACAGATGCCTTGCATGAAGCAAGTTCAACATTACTGAAATGCACTGATGATTTTGTCAATGCTCTGTTTTCATAATTGTAATTGTAATTTTTCTCCATATCTTTTTTGTGGTTGTTTTCTTATAGTATTTATGAAAATGGGAAAGGATGGTTTCCTCCTTTCTCATTTACTTCAAGACATTATTTTTAGGTACAAGACCTCTCTTGGTTTGAACTGAACTTGATATGGTTCTGTTATCCCTTGTCAACCTGTCAAGTTTATTGACAATCTCACTACCCACATTGATAAGAGTCTGTGTTGATGAGGTCTTAATCCTATTGACATTTGTCTCAATGGTACTGCCATAGGTTGAATAGACAATAATGTCATATTGCTTTGGTCTGAGAGCATTCCTGTCAGTCCAGATGTCAATACCAATGATGTTGGCGAACTTTGAGTTCTTTACATCAGAATTGTTCTCACTTGTGTACTTACCAAAAATCTTTCCAGCATAGTCTGTCATCCTGAACTGATAGATGACAGGAACTTTCAGTGTCTCACCTCCATTCAGATTCTTGCTTGATTCAACAGTATCTCCATCAACCTGGATTTCTGCATGGTTCACAGGACTCAAGAACAGATATGATGTACAATCCCTACCAAGTCCTTCTGGGTCAGTAGCATACCTGTCCCTGTCATCATAACCAATCTTGTGTGTTGTTATGAATGATGTACCATTTACATCATTGTCAAATACCGAAAGTTCACTGGTCCTGATTTTTCCCAAGTCTGTATAACCATATGCACACTGAATCTTTGGAGTGATGGTATAGGTAGATGAGTTCTCACTTGTGAGACCCTTCAACCTGTTACCCAGTCTTGCCGCAGATACAGGTGTTGCTGCATTAAGATTGGAAACCCTTATGATTGTCCTCCTTGTATTTGTCGCCCTTATGGTTTCTGTTTTGTTCCAGGTCTTTGACAACCTGTTAAGAATAAATTTCATATTATAATCTGCATACTCAACAGATGAGCCCGTGAGTTTATTGTACTCTGACAAATCATCAAGAGGTGTATCCTCCGGATTATAATTTATATCATATACAAATTCACTGTCACAGAATGGTGAACCCTCATTGAACCTTGGCTTCCTTGATGCATCAGTTCCAGATGCATACATATCAAATGTGTCACCAATATTCCTGAACCTTGAATAGATAAACTGACCCCTACACTGTGCAGACTGATACATACTTGGAGATCCAATCTGGAAATCAAGGATTTCAGGATTAGTCAGGTTAATAGGTACCAGGTCATATCTACCCTGTTCATTATAATATGCATTACTTGGCAGACTGTAATTATTAAGGACATTATCATAATTAGGATAGTCATTACCATTGACTGTATATTTCTCTTCTGTACCTATACTACTCGGACACATGGAAAGTCTGTCACCGGTAATCTTACTCAAAAGATAAAGACCTGTCTGTGCATCTGTTGATATTTCAAGATAGAAAGTCTTTGTAACTATGGCACCATTCTTCTTATCTTCATCAAGGTCAGCGATGGATGAAAGATAATCACCGGCATTGATATAGGTTGTACCACCTTCATTAAGTGTGTAAATCTTCTGCTCATCAGAATTGTCAATGAGATGTACAGTAAGATTTCCTATCATACCATTAATCTGCTCGACAATCATAGTAATCTGGTTCTGCAAGTCCTGGAGTTTATCATACAAGGTGATAGGTGTCTGTTCAGGAGAAAGGAAACCTGATGTAATACTTTCAGCAGTGTGAGCAAAATACTTATCATTTGTATAGAAACTTGAAGTCATATGTGCCGCGGTACCTGCGAACATCTTGGTCACATTGGCAACAGCGGCATCAACCCTGTTCTGTTCAATGAGTTCAGTGATGTCATCTGCCTGCAATTCCGCAAAATCAGAGAAGGCTACAACAATCGGTTCAGACCAGGCAGACTCCATAGGATTGGATGGCCAACCTGCTTCACTGATGGACTTCACCTGAATCTCTACCTGCTCACCAGGATTGATAGGAATATCCAACTGGTTGATGTTCACCTGGTCAGGATCGGCGGTATCAATCTTCTCCCACTCCCAACCAGTGTCAGTCTTCACCCTTCCTCTCAACTTCGTGTCAATCTCATTCCAATTGGAGAACCTACCTGTTGCGGAAGTATTACCTGAAGTATATGTGAACTCTTCCTCCCTGTTGGCATTTCCATACTCACTCAAATATCTGTACCTGATTTTGAACCTGATGATTTTCTGCTCACCAGATGAAGGACTGATTTTTGGATCAGGAATATCCCAGAAACCACGAACACGATATTTAGGTGTGACAACATTACCTGACTCATACTTGGCCTTGATGTTGTTGACAATACTGTTGTAATTGGAAGTCAAGATTGACTGGTTGTCAATGAGGGTGTTGAGTGTGGTCTGCGCCTTCAACTTGTCACCGGATGACACATACTGTGTTGTCTGTATGATTTCCTTCTGCTTTGCAATCTCATTTGCAATATTGTCCAGTTCACTTTGTGTCTTAATCTTGTCAGCAACAAGGCTCCTGAATGAAGCAGCATCCGTACTTTCTGTGAGTTGCGTGTTTATCTGGACAATCTTGAAGTCACCCTCACCACCAGAATAGTTCAACACAGGTGCATTAGGGATGATACCTTCCCTGATAGAAGGGTAATAGTCAGTTGCATAGGAAAGAAGAACCTGACCGAAGTCAACCACATTCCTCTGATAGAATTTCTGGAGTGTCTGGGTGACACCATTCTCATCTACATAGGTGAGTTCATTTGTGTAGAAAGCAACACCAGGAGACCACTTGGTTGAAGGGATGTTGGAGTCGGGGTCAATGGCCTTCACAAAGACAACCTCCCTCTCATCAAACCCGACAGGGATGTCAGCAGAAACCAATGTGTCCTGTGATGCACTTATTTTCAAGGTGTCTGCACCAATCCTAACACCCTCACATCCTTCCACACATTGGAGACCAATCTTGTTTTCAGATGTCTCCACATAAATGACCTTATATCTGGTAGTAGTCGGATTTGAATTAACCTCCACAAAATCACCAACTGAAAGAATCCTGGTGTTCTCAAATCCACTTCTTGAATCAGTGAATTCAAGACTGTCAAGGACATACCTCTTTACATTATTTCCGGAAAGGTCTTTCTCACTTTCAATCCTGATGACAGAGAATGTACCATAATATCTCCTTGACCTTGGAGGAAGATCCTTTATCTCATCATCCAGAGTGTACTTGATTCTGTTATTAAGAAGGATATTAAGAAACTCCTTGTAGTCAATATCATTTCTTCCCTTCAACTGATTGTTGAAAACATTTATCTTACTCTGCGTATCACACCTCAATATATATCTCTGAATCATAACCCTTTCAGTCTCGGGACTTATCTGACTTGACATATCCCAAGAGACATAGAGTGAAGGGTTTAACATATCCTCAAAGAACCAGTTGGACTTGAAATTGAAGTTGGTGATATTATCAACTGTTGTTATTGTCGGAGCCTCACTCGGAACCTTGCTGGCAATAATCTTCCTGTATGAACCATCTGACAATCTGATTCTACTGCCGGCACCATCGGTGATATTGGTCATAGTGTTGAGACTGGCAGACAACCTGTCAATCTCAGACTTCAAATAACCAAATGAAGGTATGGTATATTCAACCTTCTGCTTGGGATCATTGGGGTCTGTTAAAATGAGTTTGATACTATCTTCTGATGATGATACAGCATCACTGATTTTATTGACAGTTTCCAAACTGTTTCCAGTCATCACCATCGCCTGTTCCAAATAGGTACTAAGGGAATTTTTAATTTTCATAAATGTCTATCTTTATTTAAACACTATATAATGTATTTATGATGAACCACTCCATAAATAAATTAAATACAACATAATGTGGAAACAATGAGTGTATATAAGAAAGGCAGTACAGGAGAACAGGTAAAGCAAATCCAGAAAGCTCTTGGTATCAAGGCTGACGGTATTTTCGGCAGAGGTACAGAAGAAGCAGTCAAGAAATTCCAGAAAGCAAATGGACTTTTTGCAGACGGTGTGGTCGGTAAGAAGACACTTGAGAAGCTGATGTTGAATATGGACACCGACTTGTCACCCATTGTGAAACCCGGAGCACTCCTTGAAATAAAGAACTACTACCTTCCAAAGAATGAATATGTGAATGGAAGATATGCCAATGACTATATCATCCTCCACCACACAGCAGGATGGGATGACCCCAAACAGGTCATTGACTGCTGGGGTAGAGATTCTCTTGGAAGGGTTGCCACAGAGTTTGTCATCGGAGGTCAGAGATGTACTGATGGAAGGGACATTTATGATGGTCTTGTGTACAGGTCATACCCCGAAGGAAACCAGGCATACCATATTGGTGCATCCGGTTCAAGTTATATGAACATCCATTCAGTAGGTATTGAACTCTGCAATATGGGTTGGGTCAGTAATGGAAAGACCTATACTAATGCACTTGTAAGGTCAGACCAGGTGGTAAGAATCAAAGAACCATTCAGAGGTTATCTTGTCTGGCACAAATATTCAGACAAACAGTTACAGTCTTTGAGAGAACTCCTTCTCTACATTTCAAAGAGAGACAACATTGATCTCCACAAAGGTATCTATCAGTGGATCAAGTTGGAAGGTGTAGCAAAGGCATTTGACTTCCATCAGGATGCATACAATGGTAAGACCAAAGGTCTCATCACACATGCCAATATCAGAAAAGACAAGTTCGATGTCTCACCACAACCAGAATTAGTTGATATGATCCTTACACTTTAACATTCCTCACAGAAATTATTCGATCAACTGTCGAATCAAAAATCGTCCAAGTGTCGAATTTTGTTATATTTATTGTGTATGGGTGAAACTATTAACAAGGAGTTTGAGAAATATCAGCAAGACCTTGAAACAAGAAACAAGAAATTGAAAGTTCCCGTCAGTTTTGAACCTGATGGGAAACTTGATGATATATTGGATGAGTTAAAAGACAAAAAGATTACTCTATGAAACCGCTTGATGACAAGAAAATAATTGAACAAAATGCCAAGCTTGAAGAGGAACTTGCCAAGGAAAGGGCGGAATGGAAAGACAAGGTGATTGAACTCATCAATATGATGAAGGATAACAGGAAGTTGTCAGAAGCACAGGTTTTCCAACTGTCATACAGACAACAAGCACAGGAGAAATTGGCAACATACAGAATCCTTCTTGAAAAGAGACAAGGGATGCTTGAAACACAGATGACTGCAAGGTTTAGGGATTACTGTTTGAGTTATGACATCAAACTGTCCGGAGCAGAGAAAAACTCATTTGTCAGTGCAGACTGCAATGCCCTGAAACAACAGGTCAATATGGTGAAAACACAGATAACCTATTTCGAGGAATGTGTGAAGACACTTGATAACTTCGGATTTGCAGTCAGGAACAAATTGGAAATCATATCACAACAATTAGTATAAAGAAATGGAACCAGGTTCTTATTCTATATTTTGGGCGATTGTCTGCGGAATCGTTGCATCATCCCAAAACAGAAGTGTAGGTTGGGGAATCTTTTGGGGATTATTTTTTGGTTTCCTTGCATTTATAATTTACTTGATTATAGGAGAAAAGAGAGAGTGTTAAACTCTCTCTTTTCTTGATTCCTGGGATCCCTTCAATATATTTGCATCAAGCATATCTGCTGATATAAGGATGTCCCTTCCCATCTTCGGGGCATCATTGGTCATTGCGCTAACCAATGATTCAAATTCCTTTTTCCTTGCCTCATCCTGTTTCAATACATTCTCATTCCTTCTTGCTGCATATGCCAACATCTCCACATTATTTGAAACACCTGAGAACTGTGATGTGTGAGTCTCCCTGTTATTTGTAACAGTGGCATCTGCATAGACTGCACCAGTTGCTTCCTGTACTGATGGTGTCCTTCCAAGAACAGATTTATGTCTCCAGAACTGTACCCTTTCTATACCACCAGTATAACAATATGGTCCAGTACCTGCCTGTTGTGCAGGAGGTCTCTGGAAATAGTCAGATACCCAGTCATTGATTCCAGGACCCATAGCATAACAGATATGTCCATATATACCATGCTTCAAAAGACAGACATCACCTATCTGCTGTTTATACCCGGGAGGGAACTGCATCGACATTCCATCATGTGCCCTTGGATTTTTGTCAAGAGGTACAAAATCACCAATGCAGACAAAATTATTTTTCTCACACCATTTTTGGTTATTCCAGCCATCACCATCAATATACTTACACCCACCACGTTCAAAGGCTTTCTTTACAAAAGTAGCACACTTTGAATGTGATCTGTCATAACACATTGTCTGTGAATAGGCAATGACCTTGTTGAAATCTATTGTACTCATTATTTCTGTCTCATATGATAACCCAGGATTATACCTTTGACATTTTTCTTCTTACTGTTGTCATTCATCCCAGATATTTCCCTTGGTGTAATTCTTTCTGATGACGAAGATGAACTGGATGTATTGTTACTTACTGTTGTATAATCTCCCTCAACAGCAGGAACAGATGCGGGTTTTATTGGAGCACCAATATAATCAGATGCAATCTTCAATGATTGAAGGTAATGATTTCCACTTGAACTTGGATAATATCTCTTTGATGTCTCATATGCCCTGATGACAGGATCAGATATATTGGAACAATATCCAGAACCTGCCTTCTGTTGATATATCTTTGCAACGATAATCGCAAGATTGGTTTCACCTTTCAATTTGTTTATGAGTGAATTATAATACAATGTAAGGAACAGCATCTGATTGTCCAAGGATAATCCGGCAATATGTCTTCCATCAGACACTGCATGTAGTCTTCCTCCTTTGTTCACAGGTGTACCCTGACTGTACTGTTCCCAAGTTGTTGGAAGTTTCTGTGTCGACCTGCTGTCTTTGTTGTATGATTGTATCAAAGGGAGTTTGTATTTCCAGAATGTCCACTGGATAAGTCCTTCTCCACAGTTCCATCCTTCTGTTCCAGATCTTCCCTTTCCATTATATTCTGCCGAGTTCAATATGGTGTGGTCGGATCCTGATTCAGGAATGATACATCCTATCAAACCAGCGACAATCTCTTGTGGAACAAACTTTCCAAGTGATGAAGCAACACTCTTATGTCCTGGGAATTGACTCAATGACTTCTTGATATTACCCATTTCCTGGGTGTATTGAGCGCTTACACTTTCAGGAAATTCCACTCTTATGCCTGCCATAACTCATAAATACAGTATATATTTATTTATGTGAAACAAGTACATTTATGGGAGATAAGCATGATGTAGTAATACCTCTTGGTATAAAAAGTTACAACAATGACAATTTTGAAATCAAGGTTGCCGTTGCAAGTATCAAGAAGTATTTCAAGTGTCTAAACAGGATTATTATTGTCACCCAGATAGAACCTATAAAGGAACTTGGAGATGACATAGTATGGGTTTACCAGGATGACATATACACCCATGACAAGGATGCAAACATTATTGAAAAGGTAAGAGCAGCCATAGAAAAAGTACCTGACCTGACAGAGGACTTCATTATGTGGAGTGATGACCAGTTCATAACAAAAGACACTGAATGGTCTGATACCAAACCAAGATATATGAAGATATATAATGAATCGACACTTCCCTGGTTTATGAATATGGCAAAGTCAAGAATATGGTATAACAGACTTATGAAGTGTTTCAAGAGGTTTCCAAGGGAAGGTATTGGTTGCAGGTTCTTCAATCCGCACATCCCAAGTCCTATGAACAAGAAAAAGTTCATCAAGATGTGCAACAGGTTTCCTTACAAAACAGAATGTGGTATCACAATCTATTCACTGTATTACAACTTCATAGGTGAGAAAGGAGTCCCAAACTTTGATGAGTTCCATTGTACATCAGGTGAGACATTCTGGAACAATTGCAGATGGGTAGGTTTCTATAACTCAAGTATGAGGAAACTGGAATTCGTGGCAAAGTTGAAAAAGATGTTCGACATTAAATAAGAAGAGTGAGGTTTATTCCTCACTCTTCTTTGCTTCATTATCTACATTAACATAATCATGATTTCTCATCTCTTTCAGTGTACTGATACTATTTGCAACCATTATATATGCCATCAATGAAACTCCAATTTTCTTTGTATCCAAACACTTTATAATCTTATCAACAAGGTACTTACTGTTCTTAACAAATGTCTTATCATTCAAAACTTTCTTACCAATCACCTTGAATGCCACATATGCGACATCAGGGTTTTCATATAACTCCTTGAGGTCATTAAGTTGTGCATTGTCAATGTTCTTGAAATCTATAAAATACTTATGCTTTGACTCAATTGTATCCTTGACCTCTTCAAGACTGTCAATGATACCATCATCTATCTTCTCATCCTTTGACTTGTCAATTATATATTTCAGCTTCTCCATTTCTTTGTGAGTGAAATCATCCTTGTCTTCATAATCTGTACCAAGTGCCAATGAAATCATATCTTTCAATTTGATTTTCACATCCTTAATCTTTTCATCAAGTTCTTCCTTCTCGGTGTCAGACAAATCATAATCATCTTCACCCTCTTCAACAGATGGATCCGGAATATGTGAAACCTTTTTGGTCTTCTTCAGTTTCTTTTTTATCTTCTTTTCAAAAATATACTGATCAAAAGTATAGATTTTATTCTCTTTAATCTCATCATCAGGAAGAAGACAAGGGGCAATATAATCAATCAATGAATCAATATATTCATAATATGCATCATTGAAAGGTGTATATATGGCGACCTGTAAAGTCTTGTCACATTTCTTCAACACTTCCGGATGAATGCTCAACCAGTTTTCAAACACTTCCTTCTTCTCATCATCCAGTTCATCAAACTTCTCATATGTCCAGTTCTTAGCATCAATCTTTGAGTCATCATACTTCCTCACCTCATCATCCTCATTACCTCCAAGTTCACCAATGTCAGTACCTTCAACAGACTTGAATATTTCAAGTCCATCAGACTCTATCTTCTGTCTTCCTTCAAGTTTCTCCTGGTATTCCTTTTGACTTTTCTTTTCCTCCCTGGCCTTCTTTGCCGCAATCTTCTCTTCCTTGTTGGCAGCAAGAATCAGGTCAATCATCTTCTGCTGATTGGGAAGACTGAACACCTCTGTCATCTTTGCAAACTTATTATAGATGGAAGATGATACTGCATAGGCATGCTCTTCCGCTGCTGCAATAATCAACTCCGAATAAGTCTGAAGGTCAACCTCCTGCCCTGCAAGTTTACTCATTGATGTCTTGATGGAATCCAACTGCTTCTGGATATCATCCTGTGAATATTGTCTCAATGTTTCAAGAGACCTGGTATATGTATTGTTATACTGGTCAAGACAGTTATATGCATTATCAGCCTGCTGCATAACCTTCTCAGCTTTCATCTGTTGGTCAAAACGGTCTTTGGCGGCTTTCAACTGTAACTGCATTTCCTTGTATCCCCTCTTACCTTTCATCTTACCCTTGTCTCCAAAGAGCTCGGCATTCAGGTTTCCATAGAACTCTGAAATCTTTGAACTGGAATCATCTGCCTGTAAATAATCGGCACTCTGGAATCCCTTTGTGATGATGAGATTTTCAAACTGATCAAAGTTCAACTGTAACATAACAAGAGATTTCCTGATGGTGTTCTTCACTATATTGAAGAAATAATTATATCCCTTGTGAATCATCACGGCAGCCCTGAATGGAGTAAGAAGAATTCCAAAATAAGCAACGGATGCAATACCAACATTGGCGGTAAATCCTGTATAATCAATCTCACCCTCATCGATAAGTTCATTCAAATCCCAGGTGTTCTTCCTGGAGTTATCCAAAATCTTTCTTATGGCATCAAGGGTCTTTTGATTTTTTCCTTTTGTTACTTCACTCTTACTGTCAAGATTTTTCTCAATTGCATCAAAACTATCATTGAGAGATTCAAGTCCTTCCTTGATACCATCCATAATGGTCTTACTCATTTCAATCTCATCCTGAAGTTCTGACCTCACCTTGCCGGTTGCCCTCCTGTTGAAGAACCCCCTGATACCTTTGTTGAGACTGCTCTTTTCATTGAGTACATTTTCATAAGCAATTACTTCAAGCTCCTGACCATTGTACTCATTAAAACTCAATATATTATTCATAAGTAGATACTATTATAAGGTATTTATGAAAAATGGTGACCATCAAGTCACCATTTACTTTCAGGACATTTCTCCGTTGACATCTTCGCTTTCTTTGTCACATAGCAACCACAAACACCGCAAGTCCAGTTATCTTCCTTGAAATCCTTGCATCTCTCACACATATACAGTCTAACCATATACTGGGAGAAATTGACTCTGTTACCATACAGGATGTATCTCCACAGTGCCTTTATGAATCTGAATATCCTCATAGGTTCTGTGTGAAAAATTTAAAGTCCTCAAAATCACTGATACAAATTGTAAAAGCGGGTTCACCATTCTGGGCAAGAATGTCAAACTCATAGATGGGATATTCATCAGTATCTGAATCAGAATCATCAGTTGCGGTCCTTATACTTCCTTCACATATATAAGTCATCTTAAACCACTGTTTCGGATGCCTACCATTAATAATAGTATTTGGATCCTCAAACTCATGGATGAAATTGTCTCCTTCTATCCTGAATCCCTGTTCCTTGAACTCTTTCTTTAACTCTTCAAATGTCATACATTAAATATAACAAATTACTTCCTCATCTTACTTATGAACTCCTGCTGGACTTCCCGGATAGTCCCGTTCATATAATGATCTTCATCACAGTACTTTCCAAGAATCTTATACACACCGCTGAAAGGTAATGAGTATATCTTCCTGGTGTTCTCTATCTTGTATCTCTTGATGGCATTCTTGATAGGAAGCATAGTCATTGACCTGCACAGGTTCTCATAGTTGAAACTTTTCATCCAGGACTGCTTATCAGCATCTTTCACATATGTGTAGTTGTCTATATTATCAAGTATCTCCCTCTTGTAAATATTGAAGAACATCTCCACAAATCTCCTGCGGACCTGGACCGGCATCACACACAAATCAACACACAGGAAAGAATCAGGATCCTTCTTGCTGATACCCATACTTATGATGACCGGCCTGGTATTGTATCTGTCCTTTGTCTTGGCAGAATACTCCAACACATAGAACCTTCCAGGATAGAGAACAATACTGTTGCTTTCAAGGAAATCCTTCCTTGGATCAACCACCCCATCAGTCTTTTCAAAGTAATCAGACCATTCAAGAATATTGTATTTTTCCATCTGTTTTTTGTTATTTTTACAACAGTTATACAAGAATATTTATGGCTAAAACCCTAAAAGAAATAATCCAAAGCAGTAATGATATCTACTCCATCAAAGTGGATAAACCTTCTGGAAAAGAGCGACATAACAGTTCCAACTGGAAGTACAGGATGAATGATCCAAGATGGACAGACCCTGCCTTTGATGAGTATACATTCAAGACAGTTCACTTGAGAAGAGAGAACGGGTTCTTCCTTGCATATAAAAGTGATGACTCCAATGCTTATTTTGTAGACCCTAAAAGGTCTATGTACAGGAACAGTGTCATCAAATATGTCAGTAACCTTGTTGAGTATTCAATGAAGACCAATGACATCTCCAGGACAAAGAATGAACCATCATTCAGAATCACACAGGGTGAGATGAAACACAACAAGATTGACAACTTCCTTGACCTCTGTTTCACTTACAGGGATTATACCGCAATCGGTACAGGATACACCAGGGATGTCAGGAATCTTGTTGTGATGGACATTGATGTGGATTGTACCAAACCAGACAACAGAATGGAAATAAAGAACCTCCTTGACCTCCTGGCTGGTTATGATTCACTTCCTGACTTCTATATATTCAACCATGAATCCAATCACATACAGTTGCAGTGGCTCATCAAGGATTTACAGTACAAGGATGTGAGTGAAGATGTAGTAACAGCTGTCATCAATGACCTCAACAATGACCCTGACAAGAACAAGGAGATTGATTTCAGGAAGATAGACTTCTCGGAGATTTCAGAACTTGGCGTCCTTTACAGGAAATACATCCGGGCACTCTGTGACATTGTGAAGAAAAGGAAATTTGGTGACAAGAACTATACCTTCTGGAAAGCGAAGAACCCTATGTCTGCACTGGCACAGGTGGAGAACCTGGAACTGATGATGCCTTATTATGAAGATGGAGAAGTGAAGTTCAGGACAGACGAGGAGATGAATATGATGTTCTTCACCAAGGATGCCAGGAAGAAATACTTTGACAATGCACCTACACTTTCCGAATGGTATTCCAAGTTGTCGGAACTGATGGACCCACTCGTTGACAAGATTACAGACAAGAAGGTGATGAAGATTGACGATGCGAAAGACATCACTGAAATCAAGGAAACAGTAAAGACAGAGAAGAAAAAATCTGACAGTGACTGTGGTGAATCAAGAAACAATTTTGTGATTGAATACACAAGGTATGTCGCATCAAGACTGGCAAAAGAATATGGGTGCAGAAAAATGGAAGACTTCAAAAAAATGTCACATGAGACTTTCAACACATTCAAGAAAGAAGTATATTCCAGAGTTTATCAGAAGTTCAAGGAAAAAGATGAAGGTTATGGTGGAGTGTGGCCTGGTACCACCAACATATCAAAATTCACCAACAGTGAGTTCAAGAAAGCATTTGACTCTTCATTCACATATGTAATCCAGAACAACAATGACTATGCTTCATATACCGATGAGAACAGAAAACACTCTCAACTATTGAGGAAATGGAAGAGTGATTTGAAACTCATTGTAGTTGACAACATAAGGAGACATAATACCAAAATCACCAGGAAAGAACTTCTAAATGAGGCAAACAAGTATCTCCAGAAGATATACATCAGCAAGATTTCAATGGGAAGTCTCAAACGGTTCATAGCGGAATCAAAGGAATTGACAGATGAACAAAGGGTGGATCTTAATGACAAACTAAATGTAAGAAAGGAAAGGATAGAGGAAAGGAATTCATAAATATATAGATGGGTAGAATGATCTGAAATGGTCATTTTACCTTTTTTGTTATATTTATATTATGAAATTGCATATTGATGAGACACAGGAATATCTTGTCATAGATGAATGTACACAGGTTGAATACAACCAATTGTGCATCTCCTATAACAAAGATGTCAAGAATGCCAGGTTCTCCCCCAACTATAAGAATGGGAGCTGGGATGGGAAGATAAACTTCCTCAAAGGAAGGTATCTGCCTGCCTCATCATATAACTACCTGTTCAAGATATGTGAAGAATTTGGTTTCCATTGTGAGATAGAGAACCTTGATGTCCTCTTTGACAATGACATTGACTATGATGAGTTCAAGGAATGGTGTGATGATTTCTTCAAGGACAATGAGAAGAGACCGAGATACTACCAGATAGATGCAGCTTACAAGGGACTCAAATACAGGAGGTGCATGCTTCAACTGGCAACCTCCGCCGGCAAGACGTACATTGCTTTTATAATGTTTGCCTGGCTTCTTACACACAGGAATGTCAAGAAGATAATGATGGTAGTTCCAAAAGTGGATTTGGTACTCCAACCAACAGCAGACTTCACTGAATACAACAATGGAAAATTGGACATAAAGATCCAGCAGATATTCTCCGGTTGTAAGGTGACCCCAGATGCCAATATCTATATAGGTACTTACCAGTCTCTCTGTAAGGAATGTGCAGAATTCTTCAGTCAGTTTGATGTAGTTCTTACTGATGAAGTACATCTCGCCTGTTCCGCATCGCAGATAAAGATTATGGATATGTGTAAGTTCCCTTACCGCATAGGTCTCTCCGGAACCATCCCAGTCACAAAGTATGCAGATGGTCTCACCCTTGTCTCCAACTTCGGACCGGTCCTGGTTGACATCAAGGCAAAACAACTCCAAGAAGAAGGGTACATCTCCAACTGTAAGATAACACAGGTAAGACTGGATTACACATCAGACAAACAGAAAGATGCATTCAAGGAGGCCAAGAAAAACCTGGTGAAAGTTGGGAAGGGTAAGGATATGTACCAACTTGAAAACAAGTTTGTCAATGAGAGTGAAAGAAGATTCTATATCATTACCAAACTTATATCAGGAACAAAACAGAACACAATGGTTCTCTTCAAGGATATTGAGTATGGTAAGAAAATATTCAAGTGGTTGAAAGAAAATACCACCAAGATGGTATATTATATAGATGGACAGATTGACAAGAAAGTCCGTGAGGAAATCAGGAAGAGAATGGAAATAAAGGATGATGTAGTCCTTGTTGCAAGTTTCGGTACATCATCAACGGGTATCAGTATCAACAAGATATTCAACATCTTCTTTGTCAGCAGTTACAAGTCCATCTCCACAGTCCTGCAAAGTATAGGTCGTGGTTTGAGAAAGAGTGAGAAAATCAACAAGGACTTTGTGAATATCTATGACATTTCAGATGACCTCTACTCTGGATGCTATGAGATGGCACATGCAAGGGAGAGAATCAAGATATATGAGGGACAGGGATTCCCTTATGAGGTAAAGAAACTCAAGATGTAAAAGAAAAACCCAGGAGTGAATCCTGGGTTTTCTCTGTTATTAACCTTGATTTGGATTGATAATTCTATATCTATAATCACTGTTTGGTTCAAGGTTCTGATTGGTAATATTATATATCTGCTGATAGTTTCCAAGAGTTATTGTATCACCATCATTGAACATATATCTATAGAACCAGGATATTTCAGAACCATGTGAAATAAGTACCTTTGGAGCATCTGATATATTTCCAGCAGGAATATACTGAAGTTGTGGCAATATGATGTTCCTACCAAAACCAAGATTGTAATTAATAATTGTAGAACCATTGGTCTGTGTGAATCTACCACCATCAATACCTATATCAAATACCCTACCATTCAACAGAACAACCAAAGAACCATTGATGAAGTTGTCAACATTAGGATAGTTGTAGTTGTTTACAGGAATACTTATCATACAACCACAATCTGTAAGTTTACCTGTCCTGACATCTCTCTTACCACAAAGGTCAAGCATAACATTGAACATACCATCCATCTTCTGATCCCAAAGAGTCCTTCCAACATTCTCATATTCATTCCACCACTTATAAGCATAATTCCTATCATTGGTTGAGAATACACGACTGTTCTTTGTCTTGAAATCAATATCCTGTGTATCTGTTATGAATGGGCTACTCATATTGTTGACATTTCTCCAAACAATACTTTCATCAACAGTGAAGAAGTACTGTGTGTAATATGGCCACAGGTCAGGTCTTGCATCTGGTGAGAAGTTCTTGTCAAAGTATTCACCAGAAGGCCAATCTATACCCTTTTCTGAAAGTTCATTCCTATACATGTTTATCTGATCAGGGAGATTATACCTGAATGTGAATGCCTCCTGGAGATTACTGTTTACTGTATATCCCTGTGGAACATACACAAATTGACTCTTACTATATTCATTATCAGTAATAGGATACCTTCTCCTCAATTCACCATTAGCATTCCTGAATAATACAACAGCATCATTATCAGATGAACCATTAAGAGTATAGACTGTTACATCATCTGCACTTGAAGGAATAGTAATAGTCTCATTGTCAATAGGAATGTTCTGAATCATTGTAAGATAATCAGCATTATTTGCTGTATCCTTGTTATAATGGTAAATCAAGTTAGGCATAATGTTTACATTCATAAACATATTGTTGAGTTTACTGTTATAACAATTCTTCAACAAATGCTGTGGAATGACACCCACAATATTTGTGTCACTGAAAACTCTTGTGAGTTCACAATCATTCCTACAAGCATACAATATATCAGGAGGTAAGCAACAATAAGTAGGATATACATTGAAATCATTAGTAACATATGGGAAGTTACCACCTGTTGTGTTCTGATACATTGACAAATCATCAAACAGGTTATGATTGTTGATGATTGTATCTGATGCAACAACCCTGATACTACTTACATAATTTGTAAAGTTATTGAAGGTATCTGTATATTCTGTTGGTTCAGTAATATGATATTCAACATATCTACCACCTTCATACTTATAATATGTATCATAAGTATTGTTGTTACTATCAACAACCTGATCTCTTTCAGGTATCAAATCCTGATTGTCATCATTGATATCAAACCAACACTTGCACTTCTCAAACTTGGCACCTCCAAAACAATTATACATATTGTTGATAAGTGTTGAGTTATTGTATCCATATCTCTTCAATGTTGCCCTTGTATGGATGTCACCAACATAAACATCCTCATCTCTCAACTTCACCCTCTTACAGAAGAAGTCATATGTGAGCATATGATCAAAGTACACATTGGCAAATGTGTTTGACATAGATACAACATTAGGAAGATTCTCAAAGAATGAACGCCTTATCTTCAAAGGAATTTCAATATCACCAGCCCAGCACTGATAGAACAGAGAATCAATATTTGTAATATTTGCCATCATTCCACCAAGTTTGATTTCATATCCAGCCTGGTAATCCTCAATAGTACAATAACTGAATATATTTGAAAGTCTCTCAATGTTCCTGTAATTATGAAGGACATTCATAATCCTTTCAAAGTTTGCCTGTGTAATTCTCTTCTTGACAGAGAATCCAGGCATAAGATTACTTGATGTTGTAAACAAGGCATTCATACCAAACAGTGACTCATTCTCCCAGTTGAAGAACTCAAACAGGTCTATGACATAATTCAAACTATCCATAGAACCAGTATGGTTGAATGAATCAACTATACTTGCCAGTTTTGTACAAGGTTTCAACATCTTATCTATCTTGGCCCTGGACAAGTCAGAATTCAAGAATGAATTCAAAACCTTCAAGTTAGGACACACCTCAAACATATGTGTGTAGTCAACCCACTGTACTGGATTGATTGAGAAGTTGTTGAATGATTCAATCCTTGTAAATGGTATATACTCATCATTCTCATCATATCCAGTATATGTTGAAGTATCTCCATCACCAACCTTCTTAGGGAACAGAATGTCAACAACATTAAGTCTCTCATCCGGTTCTGTATCATCACTACAAAGGATGTCATTGTAATGAGCAGGATCACTGTCTTTTACAGTGAGAATCATTATGGAGAAGTCTGTGATACGATATGAGATGTGCCTGAATGCATCCTTTGATATTGTCAATTCACCACTACCAATAAACTCATTCCAGGCCAATACATTATCTGCATCATTGTTGTTTCTACTGTCTGGAAGATTCAACAATGAAGCGGACATATACTTGACACCAGTACCATAGTACATCATTGATATATCATCAAGAGCAGTGAAAGTACTCATATCTGGAAGTGTAAAACTACCTCCATCATAGAATATACCTGTCTGTCTATTGAAGCAACCATTAAGTGATTCAATATTGGCACGGCGATCTTTTGGAAGTTGTCCTTCATTTGGATCAATAACATAACTTACCTGACTTCTGTCAGTGATAATATAATCATCACCAATGTAAGCATCATCAAGACCATCAACTCCACCGACACAATTATTGATGAAGTAAGCAGCCTCATTCATTCTCATAAGTCCATTGTTTACTTTCTGACCCCATTCATTTGTATATGGTTCAGAAATATAACTTGACCTTATTGATGAATCGGTCTTATTGAATGTACCTGCCAATGATGTACAATCAGCACTTACACACATCTTTGTTCTTTTGAGTTTATCATAAGTATATGAATTACCACTCAATGTTCTGATGTCCACACCATTTGTTGATGTTGTAGATGCCCAACTCTGCATCATACCATATTTTGGAGATTTCCAGAATGTACTATCCTGGGTAATCTCAATGATGGAATTTTGACCAGTAGTGTCAATAAACTCAAGGTTTAGATTTGATTTGAAAGAATCAATGGAAACCTTATGATTAGGCATCTTGATAACCTCAACACCACTACATCCAGATACACCCAAAACCTTCAGGTTATCATATGTCCTGAAATCAAACACACCATTTCTGTCTGAATTGAATTTCCTCAATATCTTTTGAGGCGTTCCATCAGCATTGGTGTATTCTGGAACATCAATAATAATCTTTTCACACACCTTCTCTATATCAGTAATCATAAGGGTTTCAAGATTTGGACAACCAGTAACAACAATACTCTTGAATCCAGATACTGTCAATGATGACAATAAGGTATCACCTCTGATTTCAAGAGAAGCATCCTTACCAAGGGCGGCATCAAAACTCATTGTTTGTATCTTTGTGTTCTGAAGTTTGAACTTACCAGAGACACCATTCAAACTCAATGTATTCAAAGTTGTAGGCTTCTCTTCTGTACCTGAAATAACACAATTGTCACCAACCAATGGACAGTCTGACACTGTTATTGTTCCAGTAGGATTGTTAACAGATGCTATTTTAAGTGTCTGTAAATTCCTTAATCCTGACCAAGAACCCTGAAGTCCGGATTTTGACACGTCCAATGTATGAATAGCCTGACCATTAAGACCTGTGTTATCTATAACCAAACGTCCTGTAAATGTAGGTATGTCAAACTTTATGTTCTTTACAGAAGTTGAAGTTATGTTGAATTCAGCAGATATAGGCGGCATTGCATTTCCACCATATTTAATCTCTTCAATGTTGTTTGAAACAATCTGATAAGCATCAGTAAGGAATGGTTCAACAATACTCAAATTGGAGAACTCCTTTGATCCCAAAAATCTGTATGCCTCTGACTGCTTTACATTGACTGTAATAGTATTAGGTAAATCTGTTCCTGCACAGAGAAGGAATATTTCATTTGAACTACCCCTGTTGATGATGAATGGAGTATTCATTGGAGCATATACATCAACACCAAGGGCATTACTTGACATAAGTGCAGTTTTCTTGTTTGGTGTTGAGAACATATCTGACAAAATAATGATATCATTATTCTGTGCCAATGTGTTCAACAATGAACTGTCAGCTCTTGGAATACTGTAACCACCACCAATAGAAATACCAATGTTCTGTACATTGAACATAACATCCAGGAAGTGTAGTCTCTTATTCAACCAGGTCTTCACCTTTTCAATACGGGTACCATTGAATGAACTTTCATTTGCCAAATACCTGACTTCACTTTCAACACCTTCATCAGTAATAATTGTACCTTTATAAAGATACTTCACCTGATAGTTTAATGATGTAAGATATGCAGGAATCTTACCAATACCAGATGAGAAGTACTTATTCATAAAGTAATCTGCATTACAGAGCTGACCTGACAACTCATCATTCTCATCATTCTTTGGCTGTCTCAATTTAGCCCAGAACTGTTGAGGATAATTAGTAAGTATCAAACCATTGTCAGCATCCAGTTCACTCAGAATGGCCTGGGCATACTTTGCAATTGCAAACAGGTAACTTGAAGGATAGTCAAATCCCTTACCAACTGAATTATCCCAGTAGTCATAGTTGATATCAACAGGTTCTACATATCCATTACTGTTGTTAGAATGCCAGAAGTCTGTTGCTGCCAAATATGATACATCCTCACCACCAGCATTGTTTTCACCAAAGGCGCAGTCCATATCATAGAACGCTATGTAACACTTCTTACCATTCCAGGACTTGATGTTCATATTCTTTAAGATTGAGTCAACCAGACCAAATGCCATACAGATTGTATAGTATTCAGCAGCGGATGTGAAATCAAGGTACTCATAATCATCATGTGTAATACCTTCCAAATCTGTTTTAGATATACACTGTAACAGGTTTTCAATGTTACCTCTCATAGTGTCGAAAGTGATATCACTCTTCTCTTCCCACACTCTTTGGTTTCCTTCATAATGGAACTGCCAAGCAATATCAGGTACATACTCTTTGAACTTATGGTTTTCACCCGGGACCGGTTCAACAGAATACCTGTCAACACATTCATCAGAATTATCTGCCTTACTTGGTTTAGTATATTTACCAATATTAGCAAAACAATATGTTCCAGCCTTGGCAACAGACCTGACAAAATTCTTTAGAGTGTTTTTTGCTGCACCAATATTTCCTGCTGTAATTTTTTTATCTTTACCAAACATCCTGGTTATATCACTTCCAGCACCCTGATCTGGTTGGAACAATACTGTATCATCATACTGGTGGAAGTCAAATTGTGCAAAGTTCTCTTGAACTTCACCAATTGCCAAAGTTGAAATAACTTCACCAGTACCTACCGAGAATGAGAAATTTGAATCACCAGATTTTTGAATATGACTGATCATATCTGTCATATCGGCAGCAGTATGATATCCCAAGTTATAATATGAATCACGACCCATATTGAAGTTATACACACCAAAGTAATATACCTTTTCAGTATCTCCTGTTCCAACCTTTAAATACATCAAAACAGGAAATCCTTCAAGTGTATTCTTAATAAATGGTTTAACTTCTGCTGGTAATGTCAAACTGTTACTGAATCTTGTACAAGTATGATTTACAAACATACCAACAGCAGTATTATTTGCATGGGCAGAGTCAGCAATATCAGCTTTCAAAGTCCACACTCTTTCTGGAAGGAAAGTATTTGGATTTGTAGGATCATAATTAGGTGACATCAAAAGATATTTATCACCACCCAGATTACTTGTATTAACAATAAGTGAGAAATTTTTAATCCTATTTCTCATTGTTGATGTACCCTGTAACTTAACACGCCATCCACCACTATATGTAACACCACCATCAACAATATTAGGAACTGTCAATTGTTTGAATGGATTTATTGATCCATTCACCATACCTTCACACCACCAAAGATTGATGTCTTTATTAAAACTGTCATCACCATTAGGATAACCCTTGAACAAATCTCTGACAAAATCATCAACATCAGTACCTGTATATTCCATCATCATTGTTGGAATAGGCATATATGGTGATACAGAATTCAAGAATGTTGAAGGAACTATTACATTCTCACCATCAAACTTCATATCTGAAATATTATCAAATATAACTCTTTCAGATTCTGTCACCTCACCAACATGCATAATCTGCTTATATGCCAGCCAATATTGATAGATAAAACCATCAACAGTATACTTTGCAGATGGTGTACCAAGATCACCAAAGTTTATATACTGAACATTAATAAGGTTATAAATAACATTTACATTGTTAAGTACAATCTTACCTATAAACAACTGGTTTGTAGATAAGTCAGGTTTGTTGGATTCAAGTTTACCATCTATATATAGATATGATGCAAACAAAGGATGATTCTGATTATCATATCCTATTCTATATCTGACAATCTGTACCAAATGATATTGATCACTTGCAGACTTATCAAAATTATTTGTTGCAGGAATACATATTTTTTTACTTGTATCAGAGAACAGTTTGTCTGAATACAATGTGACATCAGGTACCTGTGAATAACTTCCAGCGCTACTTGAGAAGGTTTCAAGAATCTTTGCACCATCATTATTCACAACACTGTACTGCATACCAAAAGAGATGATTGTTGTATCACAATCAGGTTTTGGTTCACCCCAATTTTCATCAGAAAGTGTAACAGGTCTATCTGTTTCACTCATCTCAAATGGTGAGGTACCAGATGACAACCTTGGGAAATTATCTGAATATGATTTTGTTGCACCCAGATTCGCCTTGAAATAATAATTATCCATAGGTATATCTGAAGGATTCCAATCAAAGGTTGTTTCTGATTCCTTTACATAAATGTATTTTACAATAGGTTTTTCATCAGAATGATCATATGTCTTTTGACCGACTGTTGAGAAAACAAGTTTCTTTATACCAGGTGTACCAAATGCAATTGAGATAGGTTTAGACATCTCAACCTGCTCAACAATACCTGTCCTTGATTCTTCAATAGAAAATTCTTCTTCAAACTCTATGACAGAAGGAAGTGTCTTTGGATTATCATCATCATCAATCATATCATAAGACCTGAAAGTCAAAGGATAATATTTCTTGTCAGTCTTGATAGCACCTTCATATATCTTACAATAGAAAGATGTATATGTACCCACTGTGATGTTCTTATCAGGAACTCCATCAACACCTTGATCAATTCCTTCAAGTAAATCCTCCATACTGTCATACAACAAATCCTGAGGATTCCTGACATTGATATACAGGTATCCAGGAATCAAAGTAAGTTTTGGAGACAATGTTCTTGTGTCGGGAGATGCAGGAGTACCATCAACACTATAATTCAATGTGACAGATACATTATATGCTCCAGTATTACTTTCATCAGTAAACTGTTTGCCATTCCTGTGAAGTTGATCAAGATAAATCTTGAAATGATTATTTGAAATATCTGTTGTTGAACCAAACTGTTCAACACCATGACCATCAGTCGTGTCACCAATAGAATATGTCAATGACACATTAGTAACATTAGGTAAATCAATCTTGAAGGACAAATCAATAAATGGATTCCTATGTGATGTATCACCAATGAAATACTCATTTGATGAACTGAATTCACCTTCATGTATTGTACCACCACTGTTATACTCATACTTAAACTTCATATCATAAGTATGAGGATTGACTATGTATCTCTGACGAATTGAAGCAAGAGGTGCATACTCTGAATCATAAAACATAACCAGAATTTCACCATTGTTCTTCAACTCAACAGATGAAGAAAACCTACATCTGTTCTCCTCAATATTCAATCTCTTTGTAATGTCAGGATGATCAATCTTGTTACCATATCCAACAGTAACATAGAAAGTCTCACCATTACTGTTACTTACATTACCTTCAATAGGATAAACACCAGGACTACTTAGGACAATGGTATTTCCACCATTCTGCAACTGGTGACCACCAAGAGAAATAAACAAGGAAGCCTTTCCAGTGGATCCACCGCCTCCGCTGGATCCACCAGAACCTGTACCTCCTACTCCACCATAAGAATAAATGTACTTGACATTACTCTTAAGTCTGTCTATTTCTTTCTTATGTTCATCCAAGGTGTCATCAACCTCTTCAAGTGCCACATCGACAGTCTTTCCAGGATGCTTGGTACCCTTGGTGATGATGACATCATCACCGGTTATGACTGGATATATTTTATCTCCCTTTTTAATTTTCATAATACTAATTAGAATTTAATGTGTAAATATCTGTTGTCTGAAACATTGGTAGGATCATCTTCATAGTCCTCCATCCTTTCCATAGCCTTTGCTTCTGTAAGCCACTTACCATACATCCTTTCCCTCAATATGTTCCAAACAAAAGTACCATCTGTTTGTTTGACATATTTGTACATCTTGTTCTCATCTGTTGCAAAGTATGTATCACCATCCTTTGTACCTGTCCTGTTCGCAATAGGTCCTGATGCAGTACAATCTTCCTTCTCATATGTACAAAGCATCTGCCTTGCTGGTTTATTTTTACCAAAATCTGACTGTGTGAATGCATCCTTACCATTGGCCTTGAATATATTAGTAATACGGTTCATACTTACAAAGACCTCTGAACAATCATTATTGAATTCAAGGATACTGTACATTGGATACAACTGTTCACCACTTGGCTTATCCTCAGCCAGACCTGTAACCTTATTTGTACCATGTGAAGTCAAAGGTATAATCTTTGAGAACACCTGGATCATTGAAGGAAGTTCCTTGTTAGACTTCAACTTATAACCAGTTGCCTGACACATTGAATAAGTTACAAATCCATCATAGTTTTCATTATCTGTAACTGTCAAAGGTGTGCAGCATCTGAATGAACCAGAATTAGAACTTTCATAAGCATCCTTACCATACTCATTATAAAGATGTGCAGGAATATAAGGAGTCTTTGTACTGTTGAGTTTTGTATCAGCACCAACAGCAGTTGTATCTGTTACAATATTATACTCATTCCTGTTCTCTGTTGTAAGGTCAATATCCCAAGATACATTGTAGTCACCACCATTGGCCTCATCAGCAAGTGTTGCAAACATAGGTTTAATCTGCTCACTACTATCCTTGGTGACACCATTGTATGTCCAACTATATTTCTCCTTGATAGGATATGAAAGAGCATATGTATGTTTATGTCCACCAATCACAAGTTTGCAGTTAAAGAACTCAAGAAGTCTTGAACACCAATAGATACCCTTCTTCTCATCAATATTCAACTGATTGACATTGGAACCAAGACGACCTGCTCCGGTAGGATGATTTCTTGTACAAGGTATCTGCTTGTTAGAATTGTTCTTCAAAGATGCCTTTGTGATAACTGTGAATGGCATCTCATGCATAGCAACTATAACCTTCTTACTATTGGCATCATTTTTATTTTCATTCAACCAGGCATACATTGATTCATACAATGGAGTGAAATAACCATTATCACCAGCATAGTTTCCATTACCATCAACTTCAATACCTGTGTAAATATTTACATATTTGTTTCCAGTCGAGCAAAGTCCGAACCACTTCTGTACATTTGAAATAGGAATTTCAGAATTGACAATAATATAAAGAACCTTGGCAGTCTTGAAATAATAGAATGAAGGAATATATCTATCTTCCTTAATATTGATATTGACTACACTTTCACCAGAACCAACTGTGCCTGTATGCTTCCTTACAACAAGTGATTCACCAGAGAAGAACTTTTTCTTATCTTCACTTACTGCTGCAAACTTCGCAGTATCCTTCACATCAAAGCAATAGAAGTAATGGAAGAATTGTGAACTTGACTTATCACTATCATTACCTGTACCCAACTCATTTGGATTAATTGGGCAAAGGTCATTATTACCAACACAGTTCATCTGCTCAAGATGATTGAACAGACTCACACCTCCATTATAGTAATCCAACCATTCATTAATACGGGCACCAGATTGTGTCATATCACCTGTGTTAAGAAGGATAGGGAATACTTTTGTTTTACCAACCATACCATTTATTGCATCACATTCTCCAGTAATCTTTGTATTAAGGAACTCGGCAGCAGCAGCCCATACCTGATATTCAATCCAGTGGAATCCCTGCTGGTCAGTTATCTGATAGACACGACCTTCATATGTCCTTGGATAGATGGTGAAGTTATAAATTGAATTGGTATGTTCCATATCCGGATTACCATCCTTGTCAGGTCTACCTACCACATACTCATACTTAACTGGTGTGCTTGATGCATCCGGGAGTATAACAACACACTTGTGTGAAGTGAATAGTACATTGTTACCAGGGAATCTGTTAATTATCCTTGCATAGACAGCATTGTTTACAAGTGGTGAATATTCCTTTCTTGTTGCTTTACTTACTGTTGTGGTGGTGAATGTATCAGCTTCCGGATTTTCAGCAGGAACGGTAACCTTTACATATGACTGGAACTTTGTCCAGGTAGTATCACCTTCTTTCCTAATCCACACATACTCATCAAATGCACCACAAGAAATCCAATTGAAGCATCTTGTATTATAGACATCTGTACCAAATGAACAGGTAACCATATTAGGTTTCTCCCTGTCAAGTTGTGACTTATCAGTCATAACATTCTTGTTCTCATAAGATGCCCTTGGAGTATACCTGTCTATATTAATAGTCTCATTACTGTTAGGATAACCTATGAATTCCTTGTCAAGTTTAAGGACCTGAATATCAGTTGCCTTATTATATCTTATACGTGAACTGTCCTTCGTATTGAAACCATTGAATGCCTGCTTTGCAGGATCCAATGCAAACATCAATCTGAACATTGAATTGGCAGTGATAGTAATACCTATACCTGTTGAATCACCATTGGCATACCAAGGATTATCCTTTGTTCCAGTTTGTGCTGAAACTGATGCAAATGTTGAGTAAGAACAAGAATCAATGAATCTTGGATTCACAATGATATTAGGATATGTCGGTGCATCATATGATGCTGTGCCTATTGTTGCACCTTCCATATTTGTATTCCTTTCCACAAGTTTCTCACTTGCACTCAAATTAGGAAGACCATAGGTCAAACAGAATCTATATGCATTCTTGATTTCACTGTCATCTGCAACAACCTCTGTTGTTGTACCTTCTGAATCAGTAACTTTTGTGGTCTTGACTGGTTTCTGTTCAAATGAAACAGGAACACCATTATCATACCACTCCTTATCAAATGTCTTTACCTTGATGAATGCTGACTCATCATCAAACTCTGCATGCTTTGCACCCCTGATAAGATAAGTACTTCCAGCCTTACATACACCATCAAGAGCAAGATGGTGTACCACATTGGTTGTAAGATTACCTTCATTGTCATATTCATTCTCTGAAGGGTTAAAGAAATGGAGATAAATACCTGTCAATGGAATATCCACATTAGATGTGTTCTCCAACTCAATAAATGAGTGTGTACAACCATGCGCCACATCAGTTGTTATAGGTGCATAGAAGGAAGAAATCCTCAATCTGTCTGATCTCTTTCCCGCATCACCAGTAGAATTAACACCTGCTGTCAAATCAGTGATGTCTGCTTTCCTGAATAGATAATCTGAAATGAATCCTCTGACTGCCTTATAATCTGTTGCATCATAATTACCAGCCCTGGATCCAAGACTATCCATAAACTCCTTAATGGTAGTAGCAGAATTGTCCTTTCCAACAAGGTTACCTTCTGTGTCCACAACAAATGTGAACTTCTTTCCAGTTTCATTGTTAATGAAAGTGACATCTGATATAGGTGCAAGTGACATATCGGATACTGACAAAATCTCATCAGTCTCCTCTCCTGTTCCGTCTTTCTTGTACTCGACGTTAACGACAATACCCATCTTTTCAAGGGCTGCCAAAATTTCTCTATCTGTCATATTATTATCTTTATTATTTTCATCATCTGGAATAATTGAATTAGATCCAATTCTATGTATCTTACCATCAGACTTGATGTGCAGTGTTCCTGATTTCTTGTTCCAAATCAACTCATTGTCTCTCAATTGATTTGCAACAGCATTCAGCATCTCCATATTCTCAACTGACCTGATGGCAATATGAGCAACCTCATATTTGTAATCATCCTCACTTGGTGCAGAAGGAATGACCTCCTCACTGAAATCCTCAAACTTGGTATAGAACTTCATCCTTGAAAGGGTGAGTCTGTCAAATTCAATGGATTGGATGGCATATCTATCATCAACCTCTACCTTGGTATCAGACAGTGTTCCATTACTTGTAAGGTAACCTTCACATAATTTCCTGTCATTGTTATAATTTATAATTGAGAAATAAATATAGTTACTACCTTTCAATGTAACCTTGTCTTTCCTGCTTATAACAATACAGAAACCATATTTACCCACACTGTTTCCTTCAAGGATTGGTGCAAGTTCAATCTCTCTTGTCCTTGTTTTATCTGTCAAAGATACAAGTGTAAGTTTTACATCAGGCTTATCAGTTACAAGATAGGTGATAAGTTTAGAATCTTCAAGTGCATACAAGGTGAGGTCTTCACCATGTTCATCACCATCAGAGAACACACCCTTACACTCATCAAAAGTGAGCTGACCTTCAACACTTACATCTATTGTTCCCGCACCAATCTTGGTGAATGTATGGTTGACATCCAACATTGTATTGAATGTAACACTGTCAGGAACCAAAGATAGACCAAGTGTATCAATTGCCCATAAAGGCTCATCAGAATCAACATCACCCATCTCATAAAGAATGGTAGATTTTGCTGTTCTTGTGTTCTTGTAAGAATCAATACCATATTCAAATGAGTTCTTCAACCTTGCAACCTCAGCCTGGAGTGCCTTGATGGATTTCACCATATCTTGAATCAATCCAAAATAAACATCTCCTTGCGCTTCCAAAGTATTGAGAGGATCATACTCCACAAGGATATGCGGAGTCTCCGATTCATCAAAATCAATATCTGAATCTGCTGATGCTTCTTCTACCATTTCAGGAGTCATCACAGGAAGTGAATACTTTGAAAGTCCACTACCTGAACCAGTACCTGTTCCAGTAACAAGTTCCCAGTTACTACGAATATGAGACTCTGCAATACCAGAAGTCTTCAATATCCAAAGTTCAGATGTGCCGGCAATATTCACAACCATACCCTGATATGGTGCTTCAATAGAACCATTTGTCAGGTCATCATAACTATCAACAACCAATCTATTATCCAGAGGTTTGGTGGTCTGGACATTAAAATTACTTGTGAAGTCTATTGAACCGTTAAATGTTTTAGACATATATTATTTCTTCAAATTAATTTGATATGTAGTACTTAAAGTGTTTGTATAAGAATTATCTTCCCTCTCATACATAGGTGTATCACCAGGAACAAATACCATAGGAACTGGAATGTCAAATGCCTGTGTCAATGGATTATACTGCATCACAGTGAATGTGGTGAACTGTTCAGGAACCAGGACCTTGAACTTGACTGGTTCTGGAGTTTCAACCTCGGCAGGGATTGTGACTGTAAATGTCTTTCCTGCAAAATAATCAACAAGATGTTTCACCATATCAGTGATGACATCACCATCATTGATGTAGATAGGATTGACTGCCTTTATGGTAATACTTGTAGATGTCTTTGTTCCACCATGATATTGCTTACCAGGGTAGGATGTACCAAAGTTATCCTTTGGAATACCTCCTTCTGTGAAGGTCACGCTACCAGAAATGATGTAAGCACCCTCTTCTGCCGGTTCACCCCAGTCACTTGGATTGATAGACAGTTCAGCAGGGTTATGCCCGCCGGCATATGGTGTTCCATCTGACCATACACCATCCTTGATAGTTACAGATATATTATTTTCATTGGGAAGATTTGTTCCAACCTCAATGAGTTTGGATCCAGAATAAGAAATAGAAATACTGGCTTGTGTGGAGACAGTAGGTTCAACCGCATCAGGTCTCACCATTTCAAGGATAATCTGACTGATACTCTTCTGATTGAGAGCACCAATGGTGGATGCTTCAAGTCCTCCAACCTTTCTGGTCGGACTATTCAAATTCGCATCGCCGACATTCAACCTGTCAGTAATCATTTCTTCACCGATGTACAATCTCTCATCAGTAGTTCCATTGTCATTCTCATCCTGTGTGTGGATGAATGAATAAGGGAACTCTTCTGGATATGCTGCCTGTACATCACCATTCTCCAACTTGGCAGTAGTTGTCTTTATAAATTCAATTTTATTGTTAGTGTCCATAATATATTTATGAAAAAACAGGGAGAAATAATTGTCCATTATTTCTCCCTGACCACATCATTTATATACTATGTACACTATATCAATCCATTCTCAATTAAATACTTTTCAAAGTCTTTTATGAATTCCTTTCCAAACCTCTTGGATGAATAAACAGCAACATAAAGAGGTACTTCCAAATTCTTAATCTCCCTACTGTAATCCTTTACAGAATAACATTCTTTCTCATTCAGGAACTGTAACAGGTATGACTCACTGAAATGGGTACACAGGTTACTCCTTTCATCATCACTACTCAAAAGTTGTTCAGAGGTGATGTTTCGCACGGCCAGTTTATCATCAAGAGATCTCTCTATGTTCTTGAGATTGTACCATCCAAAACTTCCAGGAGAATGTTTGAGCAAATCATCAGATATATAACCAACCAATTCTGGAACAGTCTTTTGAAGTTTATCCTGATATGTCTTGTAATACCCGATATTCTTTTCATCACCCTTGCATTTCAAGATAGTCCAGAAATAAACACTGTTATCTTTAAGGTTCTTCTCAACACTATCCATATCCAGGGAATACCTGTACATCATATATGACCAGAACATCTCACTCAAACTGGCAACCCTCATAGGAAAGGATTCCCTTTTTGAAATGAAATAGGTGTTATATCCCTTGAAGTGTGTGTAGAACACATCCACATTCTCACCAATCCTGTCAAAGACATATGGTCTGAATGTCACATACTCCCCCAAATTCTTGTCATTCTGACAGAACCAGTATTCAACATTCTTGTTTACAATAACCTTGTCAATCTCATTCCGCAAGAAATTGAAAAGTCTTGTGTCATCCATATCATCCATAGCAATGTTGACCAGAATCCTGTCAAACTTCTTCTGCTGGTCCTGGAACATCTTCAACATATCTATATGGAACTTCTCCACTTCATTCAGTTCAAGGGTGTCTCTCTTCTTCCCCCAAACATGCATAACCCATTCAGTTCTATTTTGATTCATAATTCATTACCATTTTTATAAAGTCATTGAATGTGAAACTCTCTATGTTCTTGTAGTGTTCAGTCTTCCTTGCACCCTGGAGTACCTCCCTTTTGTCTTCATCAGTAAGTACATTACAAATGAGACCATTCTTGTTGATGTACCATTTCAAAGTCTTGATGGTGATATCCTTGTATTGGGCATTCTCCTTCTCATACCAGCAAGGTTTGTTCATGTCAAGGTACACCTTACAGATGACATCAAAGGCACTCTTGGCAATCTCCTTCTTATCCTTGTTCAAAAGTTTCATAACCTCCACCACACTGTCATTTGAATAAATCAGTTGGTGAAGAGTCTTCATTATGAACTTCGGATCATGGGTGACAGATTCCGGATTGTTCCTCCAACAATAGACAGGTATGTTGAGACACTTCGTGGACTTGGAATTGAAGTTGGTCATAATGTTGAAGAAACTGTCCTCATTCGCCCATATCTTCTCATTGAAGTAAAGACCATTCTTTACAAGGAAACTTCTCCTGTAAACCCTTCCATGGATGTAGATGTTGTTGTGATCAATGATTGACATCGCCCAGGTCTTCTTTTCAGTATCATACTTTTCAAGATAGAACTTGGAACTCATCAAATCAAACGGTTTACCCTCATCCTCACTCATCTTGATATTCTCAAAAATTATCTTGATGGCAAAGGTATTACAGAACCCATCATCAGAATCACAGAACATCACATAGTCTGCATCAGACAACAACAGTGCAGAGTTCCTGGTAGCAGACACTCCCCTGTGCTTACAGACCACATAATCAATGTCATAAGAATATTTGTCAAGGAATTTCCTGTCAAGCAAATATCCCCCACCATCGGAACAGATGATGACACCTATGTCTTTCTTGTCAATATATACCTGACACTCTATGGAATCAAGAAGGAAAGATATGACTTCCTCTGTCTCTTTGTATTGGGGAACTAAAAACTGAAGTCTTTTATGTTCCATATAATAGAAATATTTTATATGTTAAATATAACAAAAAAGAAAAAGGACTTGTTTCCAAGTCCTTTTTCAAATTATTCTATTTTGTTAACTCTTATGGCTGAACAGGCTCAACAGGAGCAACAGTCTTAACACCAGCAACTGAATCATCAACATAGACATCAGTTACAAACTCGCCAGCAGCAATGGTGACAGTACCATTAGCAACACTATATGTTGAAGCAGCGGCAACATCAAGACCAGCAACTGAAGAATCTGATACAAGTGTGTAAGAACCAGGGATTGAAACAGCAGACTGCTTTGAAGAATCAATACCCAACCAATCATACTTACTTGTAGTCAATGATGTTCCAACAGAACCTGTGAGAGTACCTGTTGCGGTACCAGCACTCCAAGAAGGAAGTGAACCTGCATTGAGACCAACAGCAACTGTATCAGCAGGGATAGCAGCTGTGATAGTTGTGTTCTCAAGTTTAGGACTGTTCTTGGTGATGTCAGCATCAACTGTTGAAATCTTCTTGTAAGCAATACCAGCAGTGTAGTTGTGCTCAGTATCCTTATCAAGATAGAACTTGACAGCAGCACCCTGTGTGAGTTCAACAGCCTTTGTCAAAATACTCTTGAAAGAGATTGAAGTTTCAGCCTGGTTGATACCACCAGTTGTGAAATCAGTAGGAGTAGCAGATGCACCTGAAAGCTTTGCACCACTCTTGGTGAATGCCTTGAACTTAATATCATCAGCAGCCTTTGAAAGGGCAACAGGAGTCATGAAAGCAGCTGTACTGAATGAAAGAACATGATCGTTCACAGAAGCGGCAACCATAGCATTGGCCTTGAATGATGAGTTAGCATCAGAAATAAGAGATGTAGCACCAACTGAAACAGATGTAACAACATCACCAGAAGCACCCTCTGAACCAAGACCACTGAAGAACCATGAAGCAGCTGTATCCTCAACAACTGAACCAAAGTCAACAGCTGTGATTACAGAACTACCACCACCTGAAAGACCAGTCAAAACATCAGAACCGGTACCGATTGTAACAGCACCAACACTGATTGAAGAAACAAGGTCACCTGACTCACCAGCAGCACTGAGACCACTTACGAATGTGTTAGCAGAAGCAGCAGCACTTACAGCACCAGGAACTTCAAAGTCAGCAGCCTTCTCACCATCAGCATTTGTCCAAGCATGGATACCACTGACAAATGACTTACCCTCGGCAGCAACAAGACCACTTACATAAGTGAGAGAATTGTCAGAAGCAGAACCTTCTGCAAGAGAGACAGACTTGATAGCAACAACACTGGTCACATAGTCACCAGTAGCACCATCAGTAGCATTGACCTTACCGATTGAAAGAGAATGTGAAAGGCTCACATTGATAGCAGAAGCATTCATGCTGATTTCTGGAAGAGTACCTGCATCCCAAGTGAAATCACCAGGAACAAGAACCTTCTCACTGATAGTAACAGCACCATCTGCAAGAGCGGTAGGGAGGTCAATACTTTCAGCCTTTGAAATGTCCAATCCACCATCAGTACCCTTTGAAAGTGCAACACGCATAGAAGGAACTACAACATTTGCATTTTCAAGATCAAGGGTAGCAAGAGCATTCTTGGTAACCTTTGTCTTTGCCAAGACATCAGCATAGTCAATAGCAAGTTTCAAAGTAGAACCCTCAACAGTAAGTACATCCTGAAGAGTACCTGTAAGTTTTACAGGAGCCACACCTTCAGCAACTGGGGCTACAATAGATACCTGGTTTTCACCCTGGATAATTCTCCAAGCAGCACCATCATAGACTGCCATATCACCAGCCTCAACAACCTGACCACTAAATGTAGTATTGGCAGTAATATAAACCAAGTCACCCTTTGCAGGTGTGAAGGTATTTCCGCCAGATGTCTTTGCCTGACCATCAGAACCTACAGTACCAGCAAAACGGATAGGATCCTGAACAAGGTCTGTAAGAGTAGGGATAGTAATTTCAATAGCCTGTGTACCATCCCAAATAGCACCAGTAGTATCACTATTACCAGCAAGGAATTTAATACCATTCTTTACAGCCACATCAAAGAGTGTGGAATCGGCATTAATCTGCTGAATGTAATTTGATGAAGATACACCAGTAAATTGATAAACGTTTGGCATAATTTATTTGTTTTTATATTGTATGTTTATTATTTTATATTGCTTTCCAGGTTAACTTGAAAGTCTTTTCATTAACTTTTTCAGCAATTCTATCATAATCAGAATCTGTAAGTTCAACATCTGGATGATAATCTTCAAGTTCTTCCTTGGTAACATAGTCTTCAAGATAAGAACTTAAATCAAGTTCACCAAGAATTTCATCTTTGAGATTACTTATCCTCTCCTGAATCTCTTCTATACTTCCTTCGGCAGCCTCAACCCTTGATACCAGTTCAGCAAATCTCTCTCCACCTATCTCCTTGTTATTAAGGAGAATCATATCATCCTGATTATCAGTTGGTGCAAACCACATCTGTGGTTCATCATTCACAACATCAACCCAGTAGAATGCTCCTGGAACCGGAGTTGCGGGTTTATTATGCCTATGTATAAATCCTACAAAATTCATAATATATTTATGTAAACTTTAATTTGAAACTACTAATCCAGTTTCACATATTTTGCTGAAGTACTGAAAGCAGTATTAGGTTCTTGCTGTACCCAAGTACCTGAAATCATCTTGAACACCTTCTTGACAGGAATCCAACTTTCTGACAACTTCACAAACAATCCCGGTGATACTGTCAGTGTCCTTGATTCATCTGCCAACAATATGTAATTAGGATTACTCAAACTATCAGCAACCCTTGCTGTTACTGTTTGTGTTCCAACTGATGTAATAGAGTTTCCAAACAATGTAACATTACAAGTATCACCTGAAATAAGATTTGTCACAACACAAGTGGTGTGATGTTCATTTCCATCATATACCCAAGTCAATGGACCCCATTCAAGAGTAGCAGGTCTTGGACCAATAGTCAATTGATATGACCCAACATAATCATTATGATTGCTTGCATATACCTTGAAATAAATTGTACCAGAATCAACTACATCCTTGATTTGAGGAATGTCAATTAAATCATAGACACCAGGTTCAAGACCATATCTTACAGCAGGTGTAACATCACCTACTCCTGTTGCTGTAACCCCAACACCATGAAGTCTTCCATCATATTCATAAGACTGGTCATTTGCTGTAACAGTAAGGTCAGCGCCTGTGATTCTCCAAGTCTCCGACAATGTTCCAGTGTAATTACCTATACCTGTTGCAATAACAGTTGCAGTACCCACATTGGTATTGTTCAAATATGACAATGTATAATCTTCTCCCTCTACAAGTTCAACATCAACTCCATCAAAATTTGTAGTTACAACAGGTTTCGCCTCTATTGCCGAGCCGGTATATGTGGTGTTTTCAGGTTTAGAAATAGATCCAAGAGCAACAGCAGTGACTGTCAATTGCTTGGCATCACTCTCACTATCATAGGTAGATGTTATGTTCGTTGTACCTACTTTAATACCTTTTATTATACTCATTTTTGTAACTTTATCTTAATTATTTATATTCATCTTCCACATCCTTGATTGGATGTGGAAGATGAAATATGTTTAATTATTTTGTTATAGTAACAATTCCTGTTGGATTAGTGCTATAAGATGTACCTGAATCAGATGTTACATCTATTGGTTGTCCATATTTAAATGTTGCTACAACTGTTGCAGTTGTTGTACCATTGTAACTAATAGTTGAAGCACCAAGTGTTAATGAGATACCTGTAAGAACCTGTGCATCAACTACAACACTGATTGACTTGGTAGTAGTCGCCTGATTGTAATTAGTTGTTGCCGGTGCAGTAGCAGTTACATTGATATTATATGTATTGGCAGCAGTACCACTTGGAACAGTAATCTTCTTACCATCTGATGAAATACTCCAACCACTCTTATCAATACTATAAGTTATGGTTACACCTGTATTTGTACTACTTGATGCAGATGCAGTTGCAATTGTAATTTCTCTATCACCCTGCATAGTTGAAGTTGCAGTAGGATTAGTTGTACAAGGTTCTGTCACACTGGTAACTGGTGAGTATGAAACTGTACCAGTACCCTTTGCAATTGTAAGTGTTGCAGATGCAGTATATGCAGCATAGTTGTTAGTGGCTGCCACAGATGCAGTAACTGTAACTGTTCCAGCCTGTGTTGGAGTAACAACACCTGAACTGTTTACAGTTGCCTTACCTGTTCCATTTGTAACACTCCATGTAATTGTTCCACTTTCTGTATTACCAGATACAGATGCTGTGACAGTATTAGGATATGCTATACTTGTAACAGTAGTTGAACCACTCTTGAAAGTAACAGCGCCAGAACGGGAAGCCTTGTTAATTGTAGCAGAGCCAACATATGTATATGTTCCTACTGTAGGCACATTATTATTCTCGTGGTTACTATCAGGTGAGAACTTATAATAGATATAATATGTACCCGCATTGGTTGCAGTCAATGGAGTAGTATTTGCACCACCCGCAGTAATCTGACTATCTGCTGTTGCCTGGGAATCCTTTCTATAACCAAGATAATATGTACCAACACCCTCAAGTCCACTTGCAGTAGCAATGTTCTTGGCTGAACCATTGTATGTCAAACTTGATCCAGGTGTAACAGTCATCCTTGCATCATCAGACTTGTAAACTGTAAGAGTTACTGTTGATGACCAACCAGTATTACTGTGGTTGGCATCACCAACAACCATACACTGAACCGCAGTTGTACCTATGGCAGTTCTTGTAGGTGCAGTTGTTGTCTCTGTCCAACTTGTACCATTGTTGGCATCATATCTATATTTGAGTGTACCACCAGAATAACCTGTTGCAGTAAGGGTTGCAGTATTGTGATATTCCTTTGAGTCACCAGACCAGGTTGTAGGAAGTGTTGCAGATGCCTGACCAATTGTTGCAGTAAGGGTATTCTTGGTGTTGATACCTGTACCTGAATTGTTATTAGTATCTTCAACAAGGCAATACCAGTAAATTGTGTATGTACCAGCGGCTGACTTCTGTGTATAAGGTATTGTAGTACTCCAATTAGAATTTGACTTATCAAAGTTAATATTGGATGAACTGTAATACATCACACCACCAGTAGTAGCAGAACCTGCTGTGAAGATGGTCTGATTGGAACCTGTGTATGTCCTGTCAGTCTTTGTAGGAGCTGTGATGGTCACTGTCCTCTTGGCAATAGTCACTGTACCAATATACTTTGCATCAACAGCATTGTAGTTGGTAGCAGCATCTGCCTTCATCCACACATAGTATGTACCTGCATTGGTTGCAGAAAGTGCAGTGTTCTTTGAACCCCAAGATGTTGGAGCGGAAGTGGTAGAACTTCCAAGGCCAAAGTAGTAGTCACCTGAATTGGTTGACTTAGTAGCGATGGTCTGAGCTGCACCATTATATGTCCTGTTTGTTGTAGATGCTGTGGCATAACCAGTAGCCTTACTAATGGCAAATGTTACAGAATCTGCATAATCATTGTAATTGGTATCACCTGTAATCTTATAATAGATTGTTGTTGAAGCAGTGTAATCAGTTGCTGTCTTCAAAGCATATACTGTATTGACCGCACCATTACTTGTAACAGTTGTGCCATAAGAAGTACTTGTACCACTCACAATGGTCTTACCTGTCCATCCTGCACTTGTTACTTTTACAGAACTTGAATGTGAAGAACCATCATATGCTCCACTGTAATTTACTTCTGTTACAGCAAGATTTGCCTTATTGACAACCTTGGCTGTTGTGGATGCAACTGATGAATCAGAATAGTTGGTAGTATCAGATGGTCTGAAGAATGCATAGATAGTCTTTGTTCCAACAGATGTCTGACCCATACTTGTCATATTGGCGGCAGTTGTAGCACCGGCAGCTACAGACATAGTATAAGTTGTAGCACCGGAAGTAGCACCATAATAGATTGTACCAGCAGGGTTACCACTTACATTGGCAGCCTTGGCATAAACTGTACCTCCATCATAGGTTGTCTTTGAACCAGCGGTGAGTGCAGGTGCAGTTGTGGCCTTCTTACCGATAGTTGCTGTCAAAGCAGTTGCAGTATTGATACCAGTACCTGTATTATTAGCTGTGTCAGCAACATAGCAATACCAGTAGATTGTATAATCACCAGCATTGGTCTTCTTTGTATAAGGAAGTGATGTACTCCAGGATGATGTACTGAATGTTGTATTTGATGTGTTGTAATACATTGTACCACCTGTGGATGCAGAACCAGCAGCAAAGATAACTTGTTCAGAGCCACTGTATGTCCTGTCAGTCTTTGTTGGTGCTGTGATTGTAACTGTCCTCTTGGCAATGGTTACTGTACCAACATATTTGGCAGACACAGCAGCATAATTGGTTGAAGTATCTGCCTTCATCCAGACATAGTATGTACCTGCATTCATCTGACTCAAAGCAGTGTTCTTTGAACCCCAGGATGAAGGGGCTGATGTAGTTGAAGAACCAAGACCAAAGTAGTAGTCACCTGAATTGGTGGCTGCTGTTGCAATAGTCTGGTTAGAACCATTATATGTTCTGTCTGTTGTAGATGCTGTTGCATAACCAGTAGCCTTATTAGTAATTTCTACCTTGGTTGTGGCATTACCAGAATCCTCATAGTTTGTGGTATCTGTTGGTCTGAAGAATACATAAATTGTTGTTGTACCAACATTTGCCCTACCCATACTTGACAAGTTAGCTGCTGTTGTAGCTCCGGCAGCAACACTCAAACTATAAGATGTAGAACCAGCAGATGTACCATAGTAGATTGTACCAGCAGGGTTACCACTTGCATTGGCAGCCTTGGCATAATAGGTTGTACCTGTGTATGTTGAATTTCCGCCAGCTGTGAGTGTAGGAGAAGATGTACTCTTCTTTGCTATTGTAGCTTGGATAGACTTCTTTGTATTGATGTCAGTACCTGTATTATTGGCGGTATCAGCAACATAGCAATAGTAGTACAAGGTATATGTACCCGCATTAGTCTGTGAAGCATTAGGAATTGTAGTACTCCAAGTTGAAGTGCTGAATGAAGTATCTGATGCACTATAATACATTGTACCTCCAGTAGTTGCAGAACCAGCAGAGAAGATGGTCTGGGCAGAACCATTATATGTCTTGTTTGTCTTTGTAGGTGCTGTAATAGTAACAGTTCTCTTGGCAATGGTTACTGTATCAATGTACTTGGCAGATACAGCATTGTAATTGGTTGAAGCATCCGCTTTCATCCAAACATAGTATGTTCCTGCTGCTGTCTGACTCAAAGCAGTGTTCTTTGAACCCCAGGATGTCGGAGCAGAAGTAGCTGAACTTCCAAGACCAAAGTAATAGTCACCTGAATTGGTTGACTTGGTAGCAATGGTCTGGGCGGAACCATTATATGTCTTGTTGGATGTTGATGCTGTGGCATAACCTGTGGCCTTGTTGGTAACAGATGCTGTTGTGGAAGCAACTGATGAGTCAGAATAGTTAGCTGTATCTGTTGGTCTGAAGAATGCATAGATATTTGTTGTACCAACATCAGTCCTACCCATACTGGTCAAGTTAGTGGCAGTTGATGAAGCTGTTATACTATAAGTTGTAGCACCAGAAGTAGCACCATAGTAGATTGTACCAGCAGGATTACCACTACCATTCTTTGCAGTTGCATATACAGGATTACCATCATAGGTTGTCTTTGTACCAGCTGTGAGTGTAGGAGCTGCTGTGGACTTCTTACTTATTGTTGCCTGGATTGACTTCTTTGTATTGATGTCAGTACCTGTATTATTGGCGGTATCGGCAACATAACAATAGTAATACAATGTGTATGTTCCAGCATTTGTCTGCGAAGCATTAGGAATTGTGGTTGACCAAGTTGATGTACTGAATGTTGTATCTGATGCACTGTAATACATTGTACCACCAGTAGTAGCAGAACCAGCAGAGAAGATTGTTTGTGCAGAACCACTATATGTCCTGTCAGTCTTTGTAGGTGCAGTGACAGTCACTGTTCTCTTGGCAATGGTTACAGTAGCAATATACTTGGCCGCCACAGCATTGTAGTTAGTTGAGGCATCTGCCTTCATCCACACATAGTATGTTCCTGCCGCTGTCTGACTCAAAGCAGTATTCTTTGTACCCCAAGATGTAGGTGCTGATGTGATTGAAGAACCAAGACCAAAGTAATAATCACCTGAATTGGTGGCCACTGTTGCAATGGTCTGTGCTGAACCATTATATGTCTTGTTGGCTGTTGATGCTGTTGCAAAACCAGTGGCCTTGTTGGTAACAGATGCAGTTGTTGAAGCAACAGATGAATCAGCATAGTTGGTTGTATCTGTTGGTCTGAAGAATGCATAGATATTTGTTGTACCAACATCAGTCCTACCCATACTTGACATATTGGCCGCTGTTGATGAAGCAGTCATACTATAAGTTGTAGCACCGGAAGTAGCACCATAGTAGATTGTACCAGCAGGGTTACCACTACCAGTAGCAGCCTTTGCATAGACAGCAGTACCATCATATGTTGCCTTTGTACCAGCAGTAAGTGATGGTGCTGTTGTAGCCTTCTTACTTATTGTTGCCTGAACAGACTTAATCGTATTGATGTTTGAACCAGTATTGTTGGTTGTGTCTGATACATATGCATAGTAATACAATGTATATGTTCCAGCTGTTGTCTGCTGTGGAGTTGGAATGGTAGTTGACCAGGTTGATGTACTGAATGTCTTGTTTGTGTCACTGAAATACATTGTACCACCAGTAGTACAAGAACCACCTGAGAAGATAGTCTGTGCAGAACCAGTATATGTCCTGTTGGTTGCAGTTGGAGCAGTGACTGTAACTGTTCTCTGGGCAATTGCCTTTGTTCCACTCAATGCCTTTACTGTATTGATATTGGATCCAGTATTGTTACTTGTGTCAGCAACATAGCAATAATACCATACATAGTATGTTCCCTTACCTGTTGCTGTTGGATTACTTGTTGTCCAACCAGATCCAGGTGCAGAACCTGCTGTGACAGTAGGTGCTGTACTTGATGTAGAAATATAATAATACATCGTACCACCAGTAGTACAAGAACCTCCAGATGCAACAGTTTGAGCAGAACCATTATAAGTTAATGCACTTGATACATATGATGGTGCAGTAACTGTAACAGTCCTTTGAGCAATCTGCTTACCGGTACTGTTACCAATCTTTGGATTTACAGCAGTATAGTTTGTTCCTGCTGTTGCTTTGAGATGGACATAATATGTACCAGCATTAGTATATGTAATTTCTTTATTACTTGGTACGGCTGTCCATCCAGTAGCATTTGCGGCTGGAACAGTACTACTTGTAGATACTATATAATATGCCGTTCCATCACCATTATAAGAAACAGTACCCAACTTCTTAGCACTACCATCATATGTCAATGATGCAGAATTGACAGTAAATGTCAATGACGGAGCAATAGCACTGACAGTTATATTGGCAGTTGCGGTTTTACCACCATATGAAGCGGTAATGGTTGTTGAACCGGCTTTTATACCTGTTATTGTAGCCATATATTTTTGTTATTTTTATATTTTATGTCTTTATGTTATTTATGGATAATTTCTTTAATCCACATTATTAAAATTCTTTATTTTGTAACTGTAACAACTCCTGTTGGACTGGTTGAATAAGTAGTACCAGAATTACCTGATACATCAAGAGTTGACCCAGATGTATATGTGGCAGTTGCAGTACAAGTAGTTGTTCCATTATAATTGATTGTATTTGAACCAACCGCCAGGGCCAGAGCAGTGACTGCATTGGCAGCCTGCTTGCAAGAAGTACAAGTATAAGCAGTAGAAGACTTACCATTCAATGTAACAGTTACAGTCAGATTACTCTTGGCATCCCTGGCATCTCCTACCGTTGTAGTTCTACTTGCCCAGGTGGTACTTCCAGATGTGGAATAGTTGGATGCCACACTGAACCCGGATGGCAATGTACCTGTGGTGGCATATGCAAGTGTTCCACCTGATGTGACAGTCCCGCCTGTTCCTGAAACACCATTCCAGGTATAAGTCTGACTATATGTCACAGTTGGAGACTTGGTAGCACCACCAGCAGCAAAGTCAGCATAACTGAATCCTGTGATGGATGGATTAGCATAAACCATCGCGCCGGCAGACTGGGAACAGGCAGTACAAGTGTAAGCACTTGATGTGAGTCCACCAACAGTAACTGTCACTTTGAGATTACTCTTTGCATCCCTTGTTGATGTAGATATGTTATTTGCCCAAGTAACACTACCTGTTGTAGAAAAATTACTACCTACACTGAATCCCGATGGTAATGTACCAGTTGTTGAGTAAGCAAGTGTACCACCTGTATTAGATGTCCTGGTTCCTGAACCAGCAACACCATTCCAGGCATAATCCTGATAATATGTTACAGTAGGTGTCTTGGTTGCACCACTGGCTGCAAATGTGTCATATGTGAATCCAGATATGACAGGATTCAAATATGCCTGAGATCCAGCAGACTGATTGAATGTTACTGTAAAATTCTTTACAATATTTGCATTACCTGTACATTTCAACAATACCTTGAATCCATTTCTGGCAGAGGTTGATTCATTGTTTGTAACGGTTACAACATGTGTAGATGTGTCAAGTGAATAACCAGTCTTTGCAGTTGAAACACTATATACAACACTGTTCGACAAATCTACTGTTTGAGCAACATAACCAGATGTATATTCTTGTTTCTGTGTCACAGCTGCAACTATTGTATATGTCTGTCCAGCAGCTGCCAAAGATATGGTTTTTGATGTTCCTGTTCCAGGTTGAGTATAAACTGGATTTTTCCAAGACAAACTGTTTGTAGTTACATCTTGTGCAGTTGCAGTCTTTGATGTAGAATTAATATTATATGCAGTAACAACAACAGTATCTGTGGTGGCATTATTGGTCATACTATCATGATATACGTCAGTTCCACTATTATAAACAGTTCCTACACCACTCAATGATACTCCACCACTACTCGGATGTGAAAATCTATTGTTTCCATTACTTGTTATCTTCCATCTGGCAGTTCCAGCAGCAGATGAATCTGATGATGTTGAAGCACCGGAAGTATAAGTTGTTGTAGTTGTCACCGTATTTGTTACAGTACAAGTAACTGTTGCATGACCACCAGATGCCCATATACCTGAACCAATTTCAACAGTAGGTGTACCATATGAAGTTGATGTACTTGTTGATGAAGTGTTTGAAATAGATTCAGTATCTGTTGCAGTTTTTGATGAATCACCATCATTAACAGCAGTAACCTTCACATAATCTGTACCGGCATTTGTACCCATTGTAGAATGAGACAATGTATTACTTGACTTACTGAATCTTGTAATGGTTGATGCACTACCACCAGATGGTGTAAATGTCTGTGTGGTGATAGACCAACTTACTGAACCGGCAGTAGAACTTGACTGCTGGGAACTATATGTACCATTTGTATATTTCCAATACCAAGTTGTTGTAGTATTAGGTACAGAACATGAAACAGTTGCAGAACCTCCGCCGGCAGTCAAACCACTACCAATTGAAACCGTTGGAGTTCCATATGTTACATTTGTTCCCGTTGTTCCGGAAGTATTCTTGTACTTTGTTGGATTTGAATTGTTTGGATACTTAGTTACAGCAACAATGGTAACTGTTATCTGATTGTCTGAAGATATTCCTGTATTATGTGTTGAGTTGGAAGCACTTATTGTGCCACTAACCTCAAGTTCATATGTACCTGCTGATAAACCATTTGGTATTGTTAATTTTTTACCATCAGATGAAACAGTCCAATTCTTATTATTTTCTGAATATGTAATTGTCAATCCAGATGATGTTGATCCACCAGAACTTATTGTAATCTGCTGACTTCCTTCTGTGGTACTCGCTTCATGGTTTGATGTAGTACAATATACAGTATATGAAGAACTTGTTGTAGAATAATTAACTATTGGTTCCCATCTTGCATATATTGTCATTGAACTTGTAGGTGCAGACCTAACACTTGAACCAGAGGCATTCAAATATTTAGTACCTCCAGAATAATTTGAAGTGTCCCAGAATCCAAGTAATTGAAATCCAGTTCTTGATGGTACAGATGAAATAGACCAAGAAGATGCACCCGGGGCAACAGATTTTGAAGATGTACCACCACTACCACCATTTCCATTAATAGTTACTGTTATATTTGAGGGTGCGGACATTTGTGCTGTTGCACTCAATGTACTTGAATTATTATATGAGTTTGTATTAGAAGGTACAAAATATGCATATATTGTTTTAGATCCAACAGATGTTTGAGATGTTACATTTACCCATGTGTTAGCAGAACTAACAGTAACACTGTTTGTCATCGATGAAGATGATGTTCCCCATTTGATTGTACCAGTAGTAGCAGCACGACCCTTGATATAAGCGGTCGTTGGTGATGTGGTTGTCTCACCAGTCAATTCAAATCCAGGATCATCTTTAAGGAATTCTCCTCTACTTACAACGACTTCACCTTCAGAATATCCAGAAGGTCCAGTAGTTAAACCACTACTATCTGTTCTAAAATATATATATAGTGTTGTACTGCTTGTTACATCAATTGTTTTACTATCAGAAAAATTTGTACCAGAACCAGAAATCACATGACCAGCCCAAGCAGACATATTGTCAATTCTTGAACCACTTGAATAAGATTGTGTAAAAATGGCAATACCATCATAGTTGGCTTCGGATGTACCACTAATTGAAATTGAATAACGATAACCTGTATTTAAACCATATGTCACACATGTCCAGAGATTTGCTTGATCAACAGTTATGGTATAATATTTTGTAAATCCTGCTGTGGTTGTTTTCCAAGAATTGGTAGCAGGAACATGACCATATGTAGTTGGACCGCTAAACAGATATCCACTTACTTCATAGACATCGGATGCATAATATGTACCACCATTACCAATTATCTTTAGAGGGGTTGATACCGCATCTTCCCATACATTTGTCACATCTGAATAATTTGATGGTGATGATACATGTGCAGAAGATGAAGAATCTTGTAACCAACAAGATGTTATGTTTGATGTTGTAATTCCAGCACCGGTCGTAAGCCACACGGCATACAAAGGATAATAGGTTTGTGTGGATCCTGTTCCTTGATATGCATATCCAACAAAGCCTATTGCCTGTGCGCTTGAAAATGATGAATGGTCAATCCATCTTGGACGAGAATTTGGCAAGGTTGATTCACCAGACAAACTACTATAATCACCAAATGTATATTCAGTAGGTATCGCAACATATAAATTTGCCATTATAAACTATTATTTATTTTCATTCATATATAAATTATTTATGCCCTACATCCATTTCAAGATGTATTTTTGATATAAATTTGTAATGATTTAATAGATACAGACATATGCAACAGAACTTGGCCTTATATAAGACCAAGTTCTCTCCTGCTAAAATATTAATATCATTGGCTACAGACTCTTCTGAAACAATAAATTGATTTAAATATTACTGAGTCTTGACTCTACATTACCGATAATGTCATATACACATTTTGCTGATGGATAATGCTGGTCATCAGATTGTGCATTGATTGTTGTGACAAGTCCATCCGCTGACTGCAACTCACTCACTGCCTTTCCTCCAACCGTAACCGCATCAATAGGATGATTCTGACCATCACCCAAGTTGATATAAGAAATGGTTTCAATCTCGTTTGCCATAATATTGTTATTGTTTTTATATTCTATATATGTATTTATGACAAAGGGCTACCCATATGAGTAGTCCTTTTATCATTTTGAAACATTTTACTAAGATGTTTTGTCAATGGTTACAACACCTGTCGGATTATCTGAATATGTTGCATCTGCTGTCACATCCAGTGTCGCCCCGGATGAATAGGTTGCAGTTGTAACAAATGTGGTTGAACCATTATAACTTATGGTTGTAGATGCAACATTAAGTGCAAGAGATTCAACTGCATTGGCATTCTGCTTACCTTCCGATGCATAAGCGGCTGTTGATGATTTTCCATTCACAGTAGCAGTCACCAAGACTGCATTATAGAAATTCCTGGCACTGTCTGCAACTGTACCTCTTGAAGCAACATTTATCTTTCCAGTTGTGGCGAAATTGGTACCATTGGCTATAAAGGTATAACCATTTGCATTTCTTGTAAATGCCCAGGTTGTACTTGATGTCACTGTTTCTGTTCCACCAGAACCTGAAACACCATTCCAAGTATATGGTTGTGTACAAGTCAATGTAGATGGTGCCAAATCAACAGCGCCGGAAGCAGGGACCGATGTGGAATACTTGAATGTGACAGATGGAGTACCATAAACTTTCGCACCGGCAGACTGCAAGCAGGCAGTACAAGTATAGGCACTTGATGTGAGACTTCCAATGGTAACTGTCACTTTAAGATTACTCTTAGCATTCCTTGATGATGTAGTTGTGTTATTTGCCCAGGTAATATTACCAGTTGTTGCAAAATTGGTTCCAGTACTGAATCCGGAAGGTAATGTTCCAGTAGTTGAGAATGCCAATGTTCCACCAGTATTTGAAACAACTGTACCAGAACCAGCAACTCCATTCCAAGCATTCTGTTCCTGCTGATATGATACAGTAGGGGCACTGTTTGTCACACCAGTAGCACCAGCATTACTGTATGAATATCCAGTTATGACAGGATTCAGATTACCCTGTGAACCGGCAGGCTGGTCAAAATATTGATATCTTACTGTTGATTTACTGTTCTTTGATGCAGTAATCTTAACTCTAAATCCATTCCTTGCAGATGTGGATGTATTGTTTGTAACAGTCACCTGATTTGATGAAAGTGAATAACCTGTCTTTGATGTGGCAACTGCATATGAGAAATCTGAACTTGACAATGTTACAGTTTGAAGTGTATATCCAGAAGCAAGTTTATAAATCTGTGTGGCAGCAGGTGTTATTGTATAAGTCTGGCCGGCAGCTGCCAAGGATACCCTTGAATTATTTGTCGGAGCAGAAAATACAGGGGCAGCCCACTCCGGGTCATTTGGTTCCTGATAACAGTTATCACAATAATATGCAGCTGATGTCTTACCATTCATAGAGACTTTTACATACAGGTGGTCTTCAGCATGCTTCTCAACACTTGTCTGTGTTGAACCCATATCTGCCCATGTACATCTACCTGTTGTTGAAAAATTACTCTCAAGACTGAATCCAGATGGAAGTGTACCTGTTGAATAAAAAGTAGGTGTTCCTCCTGATGTCAAAGTTGTTGTGGTTGAACCCGTATGTTTTACTTGGTAATATTCAACATAATCCGCTGCTCTTGTTTCTCCATAGGCATAAAACCATGTATATTCATATCTTGTAACAACAGGTGTATCATAATATATTCCTACTTCCTGGTCAAATGTAACATTCTTTGTTCCACTCTTACCATTTGCAGTACAAGTTATCTTTACAACAAAATCACCCCTGACAGTTTCACCATCATTTGAAGTCACTGTTACTTTATTGGATGACAGTGAGAATCCAGTACAAGATGTAACCACACTATAACTATATGAACCGCCTGTTGTGATTGTTGATGAAGCACCATTATTCCAATATGCAGTCTGTGAAAAACTTGGAGACATTGTATAAGTCTGACCACCACCATCAAGTCTGATAGGAGTGGTATGACTTACTATTGGATTACCATAACTTGAAATAGCATTGGAAGTAACAGATACATTGATGGTCACTTCTTTTGTTGTTCCAACATATGCATTTCCGGAAGAACCTCCAGATGGTGATGTTAATGTTACAATTACAGTATGTGATATATTACCAGCTACACCAGAAGGAACTGTCAAAGTTTTACCACTATTACTTAAAGTCCATTCTGATGTTGTTGCCGTAACAGTACCTCCAGAAGCACAACTGTATCCATTTGTTGAAACAGTGATAGCCTGTGAACTTTGAGTTGTTGTATGTGCAGAAGCACTACTTGAACAATATATAATAAATGTACTACCAGATACATAATTTATTGTATATGTAATATCATTCTCCCAATGAGCATAAAATGTTGTATTTGATGTATAATCAAATGAATGTACCCAAGAACCACTTGAATCTATATATTGAGTGCCACCAGAATATGCACTATAATAACCCAAGAAAGTATATCCACTTCTTGAAGGTATTGATACTGTACCAGATGGTGTTGAATTTGGAGTTACACTCAATGATGATGTTCCTCCTGTACCTGACTGTTTGTTCAAGGTCAAGGTGACAGTAGTAACTGTCTCCTCAATAACCTCAAGGTCACCACTTGCAGTATTTGTACCTACACCACCGCTACCATCAGTATGTAAATAAATATACACTGTTCCATTTGATGAGGGAATATATGTATATGAACTACTTACATCATTACCTGAACAAGAAGCAAGTCTTCCAGAAAAAGAAGCATTTATATTTGTTACTGTTGAAGCAGCAACGGTATTTGTTGAAAGTACAATTCCATCATAGTTTGCCTCACTATATGTGTGCATATTAAATGTATATTGTTTTCCGGAATATACACTCATAGTCACATATGAATGATTGGTTGTTGTGGATTTTGCAGTAAAAGCGTAATACTTGTTTCCATTATACTCATAACTTGTCCAAGTTCCCCAACCTTCACTGGCATGGTCATAAGTAAGACTGTAACTACCACTACTTGTACCTATCGCTGCCGCCCTTAAATTATATTCTGATGTACTCTGTGAAACATTATGTATTGCATATAGTTTACTTTGTGAACCATAAACATATGCACTTGTTCCCTGTGTTCCAGTGTCAAAATCATAAATACCTGTCAATGTAGGAAATCCATATGTCCTTACATTTGAAACTGATGCAGTAATTGATGTGTTGGAATTGATAAGTCCAACACCAAGATTGGATGATGAATTTGCCCCAAGTTCAACAATTGTAACTCCTACACTACTATTACCACCAAGTAAAACATCATCCTTACAGTGTAAAGTTGATTCAGAATATAACTGATTGCTTGGTGAAGATATTGTACCACTATATCTTCCACCATTTGATACATGTACCCAAATATCCTGATTATATGCATATTTTTCATCAATCTCAAACAAATATATAGTAACTGGTACAGTATATCCAGAACCACTGGCTTGTGTATACATCTGGGCAGAATATGTATTACCAGAGTATTTCCAAGTGCAAGTCTGTGTTCCTATATATTCAGTAGGCGCTGACTTATGACTTGTACTATTATGTAACCAAACATTGGAATGATTACTATTTGCAAGTGATGTAAATTGACTTTTAGAAATATAACCACTATTTGATGATGTAATTTCATACACCTCATAATAATGAGATGCAGTAGAACTTTCATCAAACAAACTGGCACATTGCTGATTTTTTCTTATCTGGGTATCGATAGTTGAATTATTCCTTGATAAATAATCGGCAGCATCTCCATTATATTCAAATGCTATTAATAGATTTGATGAACTCTCTATACCATAACCTTGTGCAAAATCCCAAGCCATTAATACATTAATTTATTATAATTTATTTATGGTAAAGGAATTGTTTGTTATTTTTATAGTATGAATAATATACCCATTGAAATGAAGAATGGTTACATTCTTATCCAAGATATTAAGAATGAAACCATTACAGATGCAGGTCTGTACATACCTGATGAACAATACAACAGGTTTGCCAAGGTTCTGAAAACCTATGACGGATCTAACCTAAAAGTGGGTGACATAGTTGTCAAACCCATAGGAAGATCAACCCCAATCAAGATTGACGGGGTGAAGTATGACTGCATAAAAGAATCATTCATATTTGCAAAGATTGTAAATGATGAAAGTTAATTTCACAAAAGAAGATGTACAGTCATTCAGGGACATCATCAAGGAATACCAGGATGTCTCCGATGAACTGTCTTCATACCAGAAGAAAGCGGAAGACATACAAACCAAAATCATCAGCCTGGAAAAGAACCTGAAATCAATCAAGAACAAAGAAAACAAACTGATGGAAGGTCTTCACAAGAAATATGGAGAGTTCGGTCTTCAAGACATTTATGAAAGTCTTCTTATGGATAACATCAAACAGCGATGAAAGAATCTGAAAACAATGTACTTGATGTCATCAAAGGTAAACTCCAGGTAATCCTGAACAGGTCATTCAAGGAATCTTACAGAAGGAAACTTGACATATACTCCGACAGGATTAACATCTGCTGCCCTATCTGCGGTGACAGTGCGACAGACATAAGGAAGAAGAGGGGGAATCTATATCTCGATTCCCTCTCATATCATTGTTATAACTGCGGCGCCCATATGGGTATCAACTCTTTCCTTCACAGATTTGATGAAGACCTTTCCAGCGAGGACAAGATTGTAGTCCATGAAATCCAGCAGAACTCAAAGAAGTTTGAAAAGAAAGTGTCATCATCACAGGGGTCAATGTCAATGATTCTCCTTGACAAACTGGCAATTCCGAAGGACATCCTCTTCAAACAACTTGGGATAACATCCCCATACAGAGATCAAACTGCAACCAAGTATCTCAAATCAAGGATGATAGACATCAAGGACTGGAAGTATTTTGGATACAATCCACTCTCCGCTGAACTCTACATACTGAACATATCTCCATCCAACAGGGTGATAGGTTATCAGATAAGACAGCTGGACCCCAACTCGGTGAAGAACAGGTATATGTCAAGGAGACTTACCAAGATTTATTCTGAAGTGTTTAACAAGAACATATCCTCCATTGTAGAGAGACTTCTTCTCCAAATGCCAAATGGAGACAAGTACATCACCGAGGAGGATGGTATAGAGAACATAGTGGCAAACCTGGACCGCCTGTCAGGTATCTTCAACATTATGAACATCAATATGGGAAGACCTCTCACCATTATGGAGGGTCCTATTGATTCACTTGCAGTTGACAACTCAATTGCCTTGCAGGGGGCATCCAAGCAGTTAGATGGGTTCTTTGACAATGTGGAGAATGTAAGATACCTGTTCGACAATGACAAGACTGGAAAGGAGATGTCCTTGAAGAAACTGAAATCACACAAGACTGTGTTCCTATGGACACAATATATAGATATGATTCACACAAAGGAGAAGATAAAGGATGTGAATGACTTACAGAAGATGAACCTTTTCAACCAGGAGATACTGGAGAAATGCTTCTCTGATGATGAATTTGATGCAATGTACATTTAACAGTTTATATTATGACAAGGGAAGAATACCTCAAACAAAGCAGAGAAAAGCAGATGATGATTCTGCAACTCAAACGGGAACTGACTGAGATGAGAAAATCATACATTAATGAACACAAGCAGATTGAAGAAGAACTGCCTGTCAAAATCCATTACATCCATACAGAGAAAGATTTATATGTGGAGGAAGGTGATGCATACATCACATCATTCAAGGTGATGGATTATACTTATTATGAATCATTTAGTAACTATGGTACTGACGGATTCCTTCCTGATCACGGGATAGTGTATCCTGTTCTCACAAAAGCAAAGAAGGATGGAGGACAGAGTAAGTTTGAATTTCATTACCCAAAATATGGGACATTGAAATTCTGGGTAATAGGAAAGGAAGATAAAATCTATGAATTAGATTTTGGTAGATAAAAAAGAGAGAACTTGACGTTCTCTCTTTTTGTTTTATTCTTTCTCTTCCTCATCACCTCCAAGGTCAAGGTCATCATAGTATTTAATCTTGTCTCCATCAAGTCTCCAAGGGAAGTACTCTCTCATAATACCCTTGATGATTTCAAGACTACCTTTAGGCCAAGGATATGAATCCTCTGGAAGATTCTCATAATAATTGATGTCATCCTCAATGTCCCTTGTAGGATAGGCTGCTTCAAGAGTCTGGAATGCCTTGATATACTTGGAGAGTCTATTCTCACCCTTATCCTTGAACACATTCTTGACCAATTCTTCCATAAAGTTCTGAATGGCAACCATATCACCCTTGTAGTTGATACCCAACCAGGCAATGATGTTTGCAAGTTCATCATCTGAACAATTTTCTGGATGTTCCTTGAACCTTTCCTCAAATTCTTTGAGGAGATTCTGTACAAGGATACCAGCCTGTGCAGAGTCATTGATGAATTTCTTTGGAAGATACACTGATTTCGGATCCTTCATAATGGCATCCAGGTCAACCTTATTCATATGGTCTCTCAACCAGGTTGTGATTTCAGCGACGAAATCAACATCAAAGATACCTCCAATACATTCCTCAATCTGGTCTGTTGTCATCTCGGAAATGTCATCCAGGTCATTGTCCAACTCAAAGTTGTTGATTGCATTGAAAGCAGCCTCCCAGGTACGGGGGAAGATTGGTTTCACCTGCTTTGAATCACCGGAACCTCTTCTGACGGCACTGTGCCATCTCGGATACTCATCACCTGACATAGAATCCTTCTCAAAGATAAAGTCAAGGAGAAGTTCATCAACACCCTTTGTCCTAATCCAGTTTCTCCACATTTCAGGGTTAGGTACCAACTGATACATCCTTTCCTGACGGTCTTTGGATGCTGGAGAGTCATTCCAGTCTTTCCAAACCCTACCTACTTCACCATCATCACAAGGTCTGTTACTACAAGCAACAATGACCCACTTTGAACCGAGCTTCCAGTCTTGGAGTCTTCTTTCAAGGAAGAAGTTCATCAACTGACTGAACACGCTTGCATTTGCCCTGAGGAACTCATCAAAGAGAATGATACCACCATTACCTGTCTTGTGGGTATATCCTTCCTTGTCCTCATAGACACCGCCATTGGCATAGGTGTCAAGCATAATGTCAATCTTCTTATCACCGGTAGGTTTATATGAAGGAAGCCAGGACTTTGGTGCATCACTTGACTTGAACTGTCCACTGGCAGAAATGGTCTGTGCAATGTCGGCAGCCTGCTCATCATCAATACCTTCAAGATATTCAGCAGACTGTGGGAATGCCTTCGAGAACTTCTTGATAGAACTCATAATGTCATTCTCCTTTGGCATTGTAGGCATCATAAAGTCACCCTCTGAAATAAGTGAACAGTTGATGGAGATGAGTGTAATCTGCTTTGAAGGGTCATCACCAGCAGCCTCATTGTACCTGTCAATCACCTGATTAGGGATTGTTGACTTACCAATACCAGGGGCACCGAACACAAGGACATTTCTTGAAGGTCTTCCAACTTTACCATCTGCCCTTACAATAGTCTTACCACCATTGGTGATTCTCTCATCAATCATCTTTGTGAGAATCCTGTCAAACTCCTTTGTGTTGATTTCCCTCAAACCGGAAAGTTCACCCTTGTCAACATAACCAACCCTGGACTTAACAATACCATCCCAGCTCTCATCAAGTAACTGGTCAGGGTCAAACATATCCTCGAATATCTCCTGTGCTTCTTCATCAGTGCAGTTGTAATGTTCCTTGATGATACCTGGCATAGATATAAGGTTCTTATACTCCTGACTGTCCTTGTATTTCTCTTCCTTCATCCACCTGGAAAACTCCTTACCATCAGGACCATAGTTGTAAATACCTTCATCATCGATATGAGCGGCAGTTGATTCACAACCATTACCACCGGCGGCAACAACAGAATCACTCATAGCGGAAGGTGCATACACCTTCACACCATTTGAATCAGAGAACTTGTCAATGACAGCCTGCGGAGAAACGACAGGGAACACATTACCATCACTGTCAAAGATGGCGATGAAGTTCCTGATTTTCTTCATACCAATCTTGAACATTGATTTCAATTTGTCCCAACCTTTCCTTAAAGTATCTTTAATGAAACCCTCTTCAACACTCTGAAGATATTCATTACGACTCATTAAATTTTTCATATTCTCTTTACTTTAATATAGTTATTTATGGTTTATCCATTATTTTTAACCACCTCTGAATTGATGAAAACAAGTTTTCCTTTCTTGATTTCATTAGTCCATGCATCCTTCAAATTATCAGGCGCATCATAAATCATCCATATGGTATTGACCGGTGCCCTGTCTGCAACATCCGCCCTGTGAACAGTCTGCATTATCGCACTCCTTATCCTTTCCTCAACATTCTGATAATCAAACCAACCATCAGTAATCACAATATGGATGTCATCCTTTTCATCCTTGGCATCATCATTGAGGGTCTGTTCTACCACATCAAGCATTGCTGCGATTGCGGCATCCGCATCAGTACCTCCACCACACTGTGCAATACCTGTGGAGACAATAGCAAGAATCTCTTCTGTTACTTCCCTCTCATTCTTATCATAGAAATCCTCAACCTTGAACACACCATTGTTCCTTGATGCCCAAGGACAGATGTTCATTCCTGAATACTCCCACTGCTGGGTGAATACCACAAGGGATTTACAGATGACTTCAAGAAGCGAGGTGTCAACAGAACCAGATACATCCACATAAATGTTCACATCCTGCGGATCCTGTGCCTCATTCTTGTGATGGACACCATACTCACCCATAGCAATCCTGCTCTTCCTCTTCCAGTCATTATAACCAGTAGGTGTATCCTTACCTGCCCTCCTGGTCTTCTGTGACATAAACTCTTCAAGAATGTCCTTCCACAAGTTCTTATACTTGTTAGACTCTATCTCAATGGCCTTCAAATACTTGTTGATAGGATCACTCTTTGGAAGGTCTCTTCTCATCTTGTCAATGGCCTTCTGTATTTTCTCCTTGGAGTTGTTGGTCTCATTCTGCTTTCTGATCTTGTTGATGGCATCAATATCATCCTGACTATAACCTGCTTCTGCAAGGTCATCATCACTCAATCCCTTCTCGGCAAATGAACCTGTACCTCCGATACTGGTATGTTCACCCATCTCGGAAGTTTCACCGCCTCTATTCTCTATGTCATTTGCAAGTTTATTGACATCATCATCAGTAAGTGAATCGGCAGACTTACCCTGTCCACCCTTTCCCGCTGACTTGCTTTTCTGCTTATTGTCATCACCTGAATCCTTACTGTCACCCTGCTGGTCATCACCTTGCTGGTCATTATTATTACCATCTGATTCCTTCTGGTCTTCCTGACTCTTACCCTTTCCTTCACCGGAACCATCAGACTTGATGTTTTCCGGAAGTCCATCATTCTCATCAGATGATTCACCACCCTTATTATTATTAGGAAGTTCTATCTCATCCAAATCTTCATTCTTCAAATCGGTGTCATAATTCTGACCACCTCTTTGACTTCCACCTCCGCCGGCACCGTCAGTACCTTCATCAGGATTCATAGCATTGTTGAGTTTGTCAATCAGTTTCCTGAATGCAGTATTGAATCCTTCCTCATAAGTCTTACCAGTATCCTGTTTTGGTGCTTCCTTGGCCTCATTGATATATTCTTCAATAGACCTCACCGTGAGATATTCAAGTGCCTTGATATCATCAATACCCTTGTCTTTGGAAATCTCACCCATACCATTTATAATCCCAGCTTCCATAAGTTTGTCCCAGGCATTCTTGTATCCATACTTCTTGATGAGTCCAGCAATCTTGTTCCAGGCATCCTTGTATCCCTGGTTCCACTCATCAGTTGTCTTGACAGTATCTTTCCTTGCTTGTTCCGGATCTGCCGGAGGAGGACACATTGACCTCAACTTGGCCATATACTTCTCATCATTGAGGATGATTTCCATAGGAACAACATTGGTATTCTGACCAAGGTCACCACCTACATTCTTCAAATACAATCCCTTGATTTCCTTTGTAAGTCTTTCCTCGTCTATCAATCCTATCCTCACTAAAGTCTGGTTCACCTCTATGTCTGCCGCAAGGTTGTTGTCATGTAGAGTTTGGGGTGTCTTGGTTTTACCATTGGCAGCAAGCCAGTTGGTACCTCTTTCTATATGATTGAAGAGGGCATGGAACACCTCGTGCATAAGAACAGCGGCAATGAGTTCAGTATCCATCTTCAATACATTAAATACAAACCCGGCATTCAAATAAAGGTTCATATGCTCATCAATAGCCATTGTCTTAATCTTCTTACTGTGTGCAAGATAGATGATGTTCAATGTATTCTTTGCAAATGTGAATGTCCTGGAGTATTCTGAATTAAGATACATCAAAGCCTTGTTGACAGCTGCAACAATCTCCTTTGGATGAACAGACCTGCCATCAGCAAAGGTAATCAGACCACCATTAATGAATGCCCTGTTACAAACACTCTGTTCACCATGAACAAGGTCTTCATTTAATTTATCATATACATAACTGTCAAAATCTTTGATATTTAACAATTCTCTCATATAATTACATTACAATACTATATGTTATTTATGAAGTAAAATTGTTTCAATAAAATTTGGAATTGTCAAAAAAAAGCATTATCTTTGTATAGAAAACAATATGATATGAATAGAGAGGATATATTGAATACTCTTAAAGAAGGTGCAAACTTCACCATCAATGAAAATGGTTTCGGATATGGATCCATCAACCACTTCCCTGAATGTAATATGAAGTCAGAGAAGTGTATGTCTCCTCTTACCTATTACAATATCCATTATCCCACCAAGGCCAGACTCCTGGAGTCCCTTCCCTGGAATGTGGTGAAGAATCCCAGGAATCCGGAAGAAGGTGAATATCCTTCTGAAGACGGCGATTACATCACTATGATGGACTGCGACGAGCATGCTGTTCATACAAATACATTCAAGGATGGTCATTTTATCTGGATGGACAGAACCCACATCAAGTGGTGGATGAAACTCCCTGAAAAATAAAAAATAATAATCAATAAAAACCAAACAGATATGAATTACAAAAGTGAAAGTCTTGATGACCTTGCCAGGGAACTGAAAGAAGGTGTAGTCACCTTTGAGTATGCAAAACTGGATGGCTCGATTCGAAGAGCAAAGGGAACACTTAATGAAGAATATATTCCAGAAAAACTTCCAGACTTCATTCAATTTGACTGTGATGCAATTGACACATTGATGAAAGAAAAAAATATCAAAATCATCAATGATTATGCAAAAGAGAATGGATTGGAATATTTGTGCCTGTCATCCTCTGAAACTGGAGAGTCACAATATGTTTTCACTCCAATTAAGGAAAAGATAAAATTAAGTGAAAAAACAATGAACTCTTTGTTCTCATACTATGATATAGAGAAAGATGCTTTCAGATCCTTCAAGAAAGAAAACTTCAAAGGAATTATAGAATAAATATATTATGATTATCACAATTCTGGTCATATTATTTATCATAGCAGGATTAAGATATTTCATTCCTCTTATCTGGAAGTTCATTGTTTTTATCATCAGTCTTATCTCTGCAAGTTTCTATTCTATCATTAAGTTGTCATTCCTCTTTTTGGTAGTCTATATTGTCATTTCAATGTTGACCTAATCTCTATTACTCTGATAATATACAAACGGGCCATTCATCACAAAATGATTTTTTAAAAGGAAATAACTAATATATAATATGTTATAAGGACAAGTTTGGTGTTTTGATTGTTTGATGATTTTTTTGAAAAGGGGATGAGTAATCATCTCCTTTTTTTGTTATTTTTCTTATAGTATGATAGGAAAAATTTATAGAGTAACTTACAATGTCCTGAAACAGGAAGCAGTACTTCATCTGGAGGATGGTGATGTTATGACCATACATATGACAGATGATGAATGGAAGCAGATGTGTGTTGGAGATGTGAACTCTAATTTCCAGGAATTGCTGGACACATATGAAAAGGAATGTGAAAAAGAAATAGAGAAGGGTCCATTTCTTCTGGATCCTGTAACAGGTGAGAGAACATATTATGAGAAATAAGTATATCATTGTTGGTCCTGGCGCTTCCGGGAAGGACTGGATGTTGAAGAAGATGGTGAAGATGGGATACAAACCTATGAGACAGTACACCACCAGGGAAAAGAGAGAAAATGAAACAGGAGATGAGTATCACTTCATCTCTGATGAAGAATTCAAGTATATGGATGACAGAGGGCAGTTCATTTCATCCAACTTCTACAGGATAGGTTGGTATGCCATATCCTATGATGAACTGGTCAACTCTGATGTCGCCATCCTTTCCCCTGCCAATGTCAGGGATGTATTCAGATTGTATCCAGAATTGAGAGACAAGTTCACTGTCATCTATCTGGACATGCCGGAGTCTTTGAGAAGGGAAAGGTTGACCAGAAGATACATTGGAAAACCGGGAGACAACAATGAGGAAAGGCTGGCTGCTGACAGGAAAGATTTTGATGGATTTGCCCTCTGGGACCTCCGGTTGGGGGATGAGAAATCGGTCACTACATTCATAAATATTTTATTCCCCGAATCCGGGGATGCCGGGTTTTAATGTTTAACTTTTAAATTATTTTAGGATGAATAAACTTAATCCTTCAATCAGTATTCTTGATGCTTGCTGTGTAACTGGAAACACAAAATTGTGGACAGTTGACGGCATTAAATCATTTAAGGAACTTGCTGATACAGAAGAAGATGTGAATGTTTATTGTCTGGACATTGATGGTAAGATTAGAATGTCCAAGATGTTCCACCCCAGGATTACTGGGTACAACATTGAGTTTTTGAGAATCACTCTTGATGATGGGACTGAACTCAATATGACAGAGAATCATATGGTTCTCACCAAAGAAGGTTATGTGATGGCCGGAGACCTCAATGAAGGTGATGAGATTGTGAAGATGAAGGATGTATCCAATCTCCCCGCTGAAATCTCCGAGACCGACAAGAGGTTCACTGAATATGAGGGAACCAAGAAGGGAACAGTTATCAAGCGGTGCGAAGTCACCGGTGATGAATTTGAGTGCGTTTGGGAAGAGAGGGAACTCTGCACCAAGACTGGTTATGAGTCGGACCTCTTTAATATGAAGAAGGATGTGATGACATCATCAGAGAATTATGAATATGTCAAGGTGAAGAGCGTGGAGTTCTTCGGACGGGAGAATGTTTATAATGGTACTGTTGCTGTTTATCACAATTATTTTACTGTTGATGAGAACACGAACACCATCATCAACCAGATGAACTGATGGTGAACAATATATAAACAAACATAAAATTTTATATGATTAAAACAGTAATTAAGAGGGATGGTACGCCTGCCCATTTCCGTATCGAAAAGATATACAGTGCACTTGACAAGGCGTTTGCTTCCAAGGAAATGGAGACTCCCGTCGAGGTTTATGACTTCATCAAGGACTGGGTGGATCACATCGAAGAAGAGTCCATGCATGTGGAGGACATCCAGGATAAACTTGAGAAATATCTGATGAAGTATTATCCTTGCGTCGCCAAGAACTTCATAATCTGGAGGGCGGAACATAAGGCGGCGAGAGAAGAGAAGGACAGACAGACAAAGGAGATGGAGAAAAAACTGTTTGCCAAGAATGTTGAGAATCAGAACGCCAATCTCGACGAGCATTCATTTGAAGGTAGGATGGGTGAGGTCACAAGGGTTGTGACAAAGGATTATGCCTTGAAGTATTGTATGAGCAGGAAGTCAAGGAACAACCATCTGAACAATGAGATTTATATCCACGACCTTGATCATTATGCAGTAGGTAACCACAACTGTCTTTCTATTCCTTTTGATGATCTTCTTGCAAAGGGTTTCCATACAAGACAGACAGATGTAAGACCGGCTAATTCAGTCAATACGGCAATGCAGTTGGTGGCTGTCATCTTCCAGTTGCAGTCACTCCAGCAGTTTGGTGGTGTCTCTGCTACCCACCTTGACTGGACTATGGTTCCCTATGTGAAGAAGTCTTTCAGAAAGCATATCAAGTCCTGGTTCAAGGATGTTGAAGGATATTCAAAAGATGAAGCGGAAAAGGTTGTGTGTGAACTTGAAGATACTTGGGGAGAACTTTGTTTTGAGAATGAAGGATTCAAAAAGAATTTTCCCAAGATTTACAGATATGCATATGGTCAGACTGAATCTGAAACATATCAGGCAGTAGAAGGTATGTATCATAACTTGAATACCTTACAGAGTAGAAGTGGGAATCAGCTGCCTTTCACATCCATCAACTACGGTACTTGCACTTCACCGGAAGGAAGGATGGTAACGCAGAAACTCCTTGAGGTATCTATTGCAGGTCTTGGTAAGTTCCATAAGACACCTATCTTCCCTTGTGGTATCTTCCAGTATATGAAGGGTGTCAACGACAAACTTGGAACACCTAACTATGACCTCTATCAGTTGGCCCTTAAATCTACTGCAAAGAGACTCTATCCTAACTATGCCAATGTAGACTGGTCAGGTAATGCCGGATATGACAGGAATGATCCTTGTACATATTTTAGTACAATGGGATGCCGTACAGCCAATGGTTGGGACATTAATGGCCTTGGTCAGAGAAAGGATGGTAGAGGTAACATCTGCCCTGTCACCATCATTATGCCTACTCTTGCAATGGAAGCAGACAGGGATGTTGAGAAATTTATGAAACTCCTTGACAAGAAAATTGGTGAAGCAAAGGATATGCTTCTTGAAAGGTTTGAGTGGATCTGCTCGCAGTCACCGAAGTCAGCAGACTTTATGTACACCAACCATACAATGGCTGGATATGTTCCTGAAGAAGGTATCAGGTCGGCCCTGAAGCATGGAACCATTGTTATTGGTCAGCTTGGTCTTGCCGAGACACTTCAACTCCTTATTGGCAAGAACCAACTCACTGATGAAGGTATGGCACTTGCAAAGAGAATCGAGCAGCTATTCAAGGACAGATGTGCAGAATACAAGCAGGAATATAAATTGAACTTTGGTGTTTATTACACTCCTGCTGAGAACCTCTGCTACACTGCATTGAAGAAGTTCCGTGACAAGTATGGTGTCATTGAGAATGTATCTGATAGGGAATACTTCACCAATTCAATTCATGTACCTGTCTGGGAGAAGGTCACTCCATTTGAGAAGATTGACATTGAGTCACAGCTCACCGGTTACAGTTCAGCAGGTTGCATTACTTATGTTGAACTTCCTTCAACAGTACTTCATAACACAGAGGCATTGGAGACCATTGTCAATTATGCTATGGACCATGACATCCCTTACTTTGCAGTCAATACGCCGAACGACCTTTGTACCAATTGTGGTTATCAGGGTGAACTTGGTGAGACATGCCCTCAATGTGGAAGTACAAAAATAGACAGACTCCGTAGAGTTACCGGGTATTTGACTGGAAATTATTTGACCGCTTTCAATCTTGGAAAGCAGGATGAGGTTAAGGATAGAGTTAAACATAATAAGGAAGTGATTGTTTAATTATGAAGTATGCAAGTATTACAACCTCAGATGTAAACAATGGACTTGGTTGTAGGACGACCTTCTGGGTGTCTGGATGTACCCACCATTGTAAGCAGTGTCATAATAGGAAGACCTGGAGTTTCAATTCAGGTAAACAGTATAATGAGAAAGTGGAGGAAGTCCTGTTCAATGAGATTGACAAACCTTACATCAAGGGATTGACCTTGAGCGGAGGTGACCCGCTTGACAGTCCTGACGGTGTACTTGAACTTCTAAAACATTTCAGGGACAGGTTTGGTGACACCAAGGATGTGTGGATTTACACTGGATACACTTATGAATACTGTAAAGAACATTTCAAGGAGATTCTTGAACTCTCTGACATTCTGGTTGATGGAATGTATGACTGCACGAAGAGAGACACCTCCTTGGCATTCAGGGGAAGTTCAAACCAGAGAATCATAAATTTGAAGACTGGTGAGGACATTAGTTCTAAACTGTAATGAAAGAAATCAATAGGGTTTATAATGAAGATTGTTTGGAGGGGATGAAAGACATCCCCTCCAAATCTATTGACTGTATAATTTGTGATCTCCCTTATGGGTCAAGTTCCATACCTTGGGATGTAATTATTCCTTTTGATAAACTCTGGGAACAGTATGGTAGAATCATCAAGGACAATGGTGCGATAGTTCTCTTCGGTACTGAACCATTCAGCAGTATGTTGAGGATGAGTAACCTGAAATGGTACAAGTATGACTTGATATGGAAGAAGTCAAAGAGTGGTTCTGCCTTTTGTGCCAAATACAGACCAATTGCCAAACATGAGAACATCAGTATCTTTTCAAGGAATGGAGAGAAGACAGTTTATAATCCGCAGATGAAACCTGGTGAACCATACAAGAGAACCCATAAGATTTCAGAAGTTGATATCAACAATCATCAGATAGGATTCAACAGGAGGGAGGTTGTCAGTGTCAATGAAGGATTCAGGTATCCTGACAGTGTGTTGGAGTTCCAGCAGAAGTGGAGGAGACAGGATCAACTTCATCCAACACAGAAACCAGTTGAACTTATTGAATGGTTGATAAGGACTTATTCCAATGAAGGTGACACTATCTTGGATAATTGTATGGGAAGTGGTACGACTGCGATAGCGGCGATGAGGACAGGCAGGAACTTCATCGGGTTTGAGACAGATGAAGGATATTACAAAATATGTCTGGAAAGGATTGAAAAAGAGACAGGAGGACAGTAAATTGTCTTCCTGTTTGTTATATTTAAGTTATGAGATTGGATTATAGCCTTACGAATATCATCAACAATTATAAGGATGAAGATGGACTTGCCAAATATGATTATGTTGGCAGTATCATCTGGTTCAGTAAGCAGGAGTTGTGTGATGAGGTTAGTAAGTTCCTGAATATGTACATTCCTCTTGAAGTGAAGGTAAGTGTGTCCAGAAAACAGTTGGAGAGTGTCAGAAAGTTATTATCTGGAAGGAAGTTGCTTGGAATGTATGGTGATGATTTTTTAAATGAATGGTAATATGGAAAATAAAGTAGAAATAGGAAATTGTATTCTATGTCTTGGTGATTGTTATGATATCTTGAAAGAGATTGATGACAATTCTGTTACATTGGTTCATTCAGATCCTCCATATGTTGTCCATAGTGGTTCACAGAAATCAGAATGGTATGAAAATATTGGGGTGAATAGGCAGTTGGATAAATTGAAGACAGCAGATATTTCTGATGGTTTTGATATGCAATTAGTAATGACTGAATTAGAAAGGATATGTAAGTGTCCTAATTATCAGTTATGGTGCTCAAAGAAACAGTTTCCAGAGTTATTAAACTATGCAATTGGAAAAGGATATTCCTGGCAGGATATAATGTTGTACAGAAACAATGCTCTTCCAAATTTGAATGGAAAGTATCAGGATAAAGATTATTGTATTCATATGTGGAAAGGTAGGAAGATAACTGGTGAATATCAAGACAAGGTAACAGGATATAACTGGACAATTGGAGGTAAGAAAGAATGGAATCATCCTGCATTGAAACCTGTAGAACCAATAGAGCATATGATAAAAGTTGGTTCTGATGAAGGTGATGTTGTTCTGGATATGTTTATGGGAAGTGGTACTACTGGGGAGGCATGTATGAGAGTAGGAAGGAAGTTCATAGGTATTGAAAAGAATCCTGAATATTTTAATATGGCAGTTGAAAGATTGAATAAGATTATAAATAAATGTAAAGAAAATACTTTATTTTAATTATGAAAAAAGTTATAAAAAAATTTGATGATTTTGTAAATGAATCATCTAATTTAAATATTAATATGAATTTAATTGAAAGAGATCTCCAAAATTTTATAAAGAAACATCCTGATTATAAGACATCCTGGGGTCAAATTCAAAATGATAAAAGTGATAAAGATACTAAACCATATAATATATATTCATATGCTCAATTTGTAAAAAAATGGAAATATTGTACAGATATTAATAAAATTAAATATGCATTAACAAGATGGTTTCTTCATTGGTGTGCAAAGTGTGATGAAAATATTTTATGTGGTAAATATGCAATTCCAAACCCAGATATATATGATAAGACTTGGGATATACAATTTAAAGGTATAAACAATTGTCCAAATATAAAGTTTGACGTAAAAAGTACCAGAATACCTAAAGAACTGGATGAAGAATATTATGTAGAACATCCAATTGAGTTGATTAAATGGATGTATAATAAACAGTCTCAAGAATCAAGAAAAGGATTTCAAAATAGATTATTTATTATTCATATACCATCTATTGAAAGGTCAGAAGCAATGGTTAGAACAGATTTTGATAAAAAAAGAGAAATAATTGAAAAATATTATCAATCAATAGAAAATGGAGACCATCTTCCATATGAAATAGAAATTGGACCAAATCGAGTTATTTCAGATGTTATTTTTGTAGATTAAATCATAAATCATTAATGGAAGAAAATAAATTGAAATGTGTAGGTATCAGTGATATCCATGGACTGTTACCGAAAGATTTACCAGAAGGAGACCTTCTGTTCCTTCCTGGTGACATCAGTCCATTGGATTATCAGTCAGACCAGACCCAGATGTTGGCCTGGTTCTATCTTGTATTCCTTCCCTGGGTGGAGAGTGTTCCATTCAAGAAGGTTATCCTTTTGGCTGGCAACCATGATTTCTTCTTGGAGAACATCCATAAGAGGGTAAAGAAGAGTCCATATCCTCCATATGTGGAATATTCCTGGAGGTCGGCGGGAGATGTTACAAAGAAACTGTTTCCTGGAATGTTGAAGGGTAAGTATAGCAAACTTGTTTACCTGTGTGATTCTTCTTTCACATATGAGGGAAGAAGGATTTATGGTACACCTTACATTGAGGACTTGACCAGTTGGGCATTCTATCTTAACAAGGAAGACATTGAGAAGAAGTTCAAGAACATTCCAAACAAGTGTGATGTCATCCTTACACATATGCCCCCGAAGATTGAAGGGATAGGTCAGGTTCTTCAAAGCAGGACTTTCAATTATGGTACCGATTATGGTTCAGAGATTCTGACAGAGGTATTGAAGACAAAGGATTTCAAGTATCTCCTTTGCGGGCATGTCCATTCAGGACAGCACAAACCAGCTGAACTTGATGGAAAGAAGATTGTCAATGTGTCATTGAAGAATGAAGATTATGAAGATTGGTATTTTCCTTTTGAATTTGAGATATGAGTAAATTGAAAGTCAAACTGGCCAAGATGTTTTTCAATCTGGCAGAAAAGATGGACAAGAATTTTGTTGAAGATAAGACTATATTAATGCCTGGTCCATCTCTTATACCTTTAGAGCAACCTATCATAATGTATGACCAGTATCATGTAGAGAAGATACATGCCCAGCATATGTTGTCAAGGGATACTCTTATGTTCAGTAAGAACTTTAATATGGATGAGTATGTCTCCAATTCCATTGTGAGAGGTGTTTCTGAAGAATTGATGAAACTGTATGGAGATAGGATAAAGACTGAGGATATTCCAGAAGGAAGGATATATTCTTTGGATGTATATGTTTGCAAACCACAGAAAAAAGAGAGTCAATTATAGACTCTCTTTTATATTAAATGATAACCTCAATGTCCATACATCATCAGGACAATCATTGGTTAAATCAACAACTATCGCACCATCAAGGTTTGCAAACAACTCACTTAACCATTTTGAATAGTCTTTCCAATTTCCAGGACCATTCTCACCACCATAGATATATGCAATATAATGATTGCCGGCATTGAATACACTGTCAACAATAGGTGGCCTGTTCCCTCTATAAATAGGAAGTCTATCTGATATATATTGAAATTCAGGAGAACCCTTTTCTGATTTTACCCAATGTTCCTCAAAATCAACACCTGGATCTTTATCAAACATATGTTCTGATGATTCTTTAATATAACTTTTGAATGTTATAAAATCATTGTATTCAAGTAATGTGTTCATACTATTTTAATGGTTTGAATTTATTCACTTTCAGAAACTCTTTAATATTGTCAAGTTCAAATAATTGGTCTGGACCAATATTATAATGGAGGATATCATTCCTTGTTTTGTTGTCCATATCATTTACCATCTTCCATCCTTTGAAATATGTGGTCATTGGTTCTCCAGATTTGATTGAACAGTCCTTATTCCTTCTCCTTGGTCTCATCACAGTCTTGAATGCAGTGTAGTCTGTCATCCCCGGTGCTTTCTTCTTCACCCATTCAAAGAGTTCGCAGAAGTCTATCTCGAACATCAGGTAGCTCACACAGGTCTTCATAGCGATATTGAACATCACATTGTCTTTCTTGTGTTTCACCTTGTTCAATGAGTTCCACACTGCAAGACCCTCATCATATGTTGAACTGGATTGTGTACCATAGGCAAACAACCAGAGACCTGTTTGCATTCCATAATATCGTCTTCCGACATGCCCCCTAATTTCATGTTGGATCAGTCCTTCAATGTCCTCATCTGAAAACCTGGATGTCTTGTTGATATTGACTCTACCCATCTTGACATTCATCCTTGGAAGCATACCCGTGTCTATCTGTACATCAAAGTCATATCCAAGTTCATCAAGGGCATCCTCAATTGCTTCAAGTACCGTGTCACTGTCATTTGTCCTGTCATCCTTGAAGTCTGGTTTCTTGTATGGGTTGTCCTTTATTACCTGAAGGGCTTCCTTGTAGAGTTCCTTGTCAACAGGATTCTCGCCAGGTTCATAAGAACCGTCTTCCAGTTTCTGTCTCTGTTCAAGACTCAATCTCATTGAATGGAGTTTTTCAAGATAGAACTTGGCGACATAACATTTGTCCTTTATCTTTTCGAACTCATCCTTGAGTTTTCCCATACCGTCATAGATTTTCATATCCACTTCCGAGTTTTCAATTTCAAGTTGTGGATAATATTTTTGTCCATTTTCCCTTGCGGACATAAACTTGTCAAATTCTTCCTTTATGTTTTTGACAGTTTGTGCCACATACTTGGTCCTGAACTTCTCAATGAGTTTATGATACTTCTCATCCAGTACCAGAAGTTTGGACTTGGTTTCGGGATCCATCAGGAAGATACTGTTGGATTCAAGTATATAGTTGTCAAAATCAAGAATGTTTTTCATACAATTATTTATGAGACCATAAATATTCTATATATGTATTTTCATTATGAAATTTGAATTTGACCATAGGACTGGTACAATGCAGCCAAAGAAAGATGACAATATTTATTTTGCCCAGTCACAAGGTGGTGGATTAATTGTCGATGACAAGAAGAACAATATCAGATATATCATAGAAAGGAATGAAAGGATTACCAAGCTGTTCGGTAGTTTTGACAGAGACAAACTCAATTTCTATGATATGAGGGATGCCAGGATGATTGCTGACAGGGTTGCCAGACTTCTTGGAAGAGACCACAAATATTCTGATTTCCATTATTTCCTGAAAGGTTATCATATGTCAGAGAATTTTGTCCAGAGTTGTTCAAGTTTTTTGGACGAATCAGTGTGGGCAGACATTCATAAAAGGAGTAATGGCCAGGGCGCTGTGAAGAAAGAAGACTATGGTAGGGTGATAGGAACTCTTGAAGATGGCACAAAACTGGTTATGCCTTATGACTATGTAGATAAAGGTGAACTTGTTGAGTTTGATGATGGAAACATTTATTCATTTGATGAATATAGTGATGGTGATATTTATATTGCAGTGGTGAATCATAATTATGATGATACTTATTATAAGTATGATGAGGATACTGATGAAGGTGTCAATATGGTTGAATGTTTCAAATGTGATGATTCATTGAGAACTGAAAATAATTTTGGAGCATTAAAGGCTTTGATGTTACAGGATGAATTTGATGATGAAGATTTTGAATATCTGGATGTTAATGTTCAAACAAATTGTTTTGAATTTACATTCTTTGACAACAAATTTAAAATCTACACCGATAAGGATAGTGCTGTTGAAGATGCCATTGAAATGGAAAAGGATTTACTTGAATCAGAAAGATTTACGAAAGATTTAGTTGAGCGTTTCAGGAATGCCCTTGGGGATGGTTTTCTTGATGAGAGTGAGATGAAAGATGCACTCAAAGAGAGTCAGGAATTTTATTACAATGATTTAAGTGAGGATGAGGCCATTGACAATTTGATTAGAAACAATATCATTGAAGACAGTGAGGAATATTTTGAACTGGATGAAGATGGGGAAATAGATCATTCACAACCAAAGTTTGATTATCAAGATTATTGTGATGCATATGTTGAAAAATGGATTGATAGTATTGATGATATTATAGATGAATATCTTATGAATTATGGATATGATGGTATTGAGAATTATATAGATATTGATAAACTTGCTGAACTTATTGTTAAAGCGGATGGTCCTGGAAATGAAATTGCAATGTTTGATGGTTTAGAAAGAGAAGAGACAGTGGATGATATAACATATTATATATATCGGGAAGAATAATGGTTTTAAATTTTAATGGTTATATAATAAATGAGGCCAGCTTGAAGAAACTCAAGAGGCAAGTACATGGTGCTCTCAATATGTCTGCCAGGAAAAGGATGAGAAGGGAGCTCCGTGACAATATCATTACCTTCAAGTTCAAGAAAAGGAATGGAGACATAAGGACTGCACATGGTACCCTTCATCCTGATTATCTCCCACCATTGAAAGGAGGCGGACCGAGACCGGAACACCAGATGGTCTATTATGATTTGGACAAGGAAGGTTGGAGAAGTTTCAGGTCATACACCTTTATAAAGATTCTGAACATCAAACCTGTCGAGGCAAAACCTGTTACCAAACCACATCCTAAACCTATAACAAAGGAAGAAGATGAAGAGGAAGTAAAGAAGAAACCTATCCACACAGAGGATGAAGAAAAGGTGAAGGAGAAAGAAGAGAAGGTCAAGGAGAAGGAGGAAAAGAAGAAAATCCGTGAGATTGATGATGAGATAGAGGATGATGATGACCACAAGAGTGTGTTGGATGATAAGGAAACTCCTGAAGAGAAAGAAGTTATCAGGAAGGACAAGGAGAAGGATGAGGAGGAAGATGAAGAAAAAGACAAGGAAAAAGACAAGGATATAAAGAGTGAAGATGAATAATCTTCACTTTTTGTTATATTTAAGTTTGAAGAAGACTGTTGAGTTCCCTTTTGTGGAACTTCAAGTAGTATAAAATAAATTAAAAAAAGTTTTATTAAGTTATGAGTAAAAAAATTATTGGTATTGACCTCGGAACCGGTTTCTCCTGTGTTGCAGTTGTAGAGGGTGGTAAGCCGAAGGTCATTATTAATTCAGAAGGTAAGACCACCACTCCTTCTGTCATTTCATTCAGTGGTGATGAAATCAAGGTTGGTACCGCTGCCAGAAACCAGGCAGTGATGTATCCTACTGAAACAGTTTCATCCATCAAGCGCTTTATGGGTGAGAAGTTCAGCAATGTCCAGGATGAGGTTGCCAGGGCACAGTATAAGGTGGTAAAGGGTAAGAATGACTTACCAAGAGTTGATATCAAGGGTAAACTTTATTCACCGGAGGAACTGTCCGCTATGATTCTTCAGAAGATGAAGAAGACTGCGGAGGATTATCTTGGTGAGGAAGTGACAGATGCTGTCATCACCTGCCCTGCCTATTATGATGATACAGCACGCCAGGCTGTCAAGAATGCCGGTGAGATTGCTGGTCTCAATGTGAAGAGGGTTATCAATGAGCCTACTGCTGCTGCACTTGCCTATGGTATCAGTACTGACAAGGCACAGAAGATTATGGTGACTGACATTGGTTGCGGTACTTCTGACTTCACTATGTTGGAGATTGCTGATGGTGTCTTTGAGGTGATGGCCACTGATGGTGACACCCATCTTGGAGGTGATGACTTTGACCAGGTGATTGTCAACTGGGTTGTAGAAGAGTTCAAGAAGGAATATGGTACTGACATCTCAAGTGATTCTATGGCAATGCAGAGAGTGAAGAATGCAGCGGAGGAAGCAAAGATTGAATTGTCTTCCCTTACTTCCACTGACATCAACCTTCCTTATCTCTCACCTGTGAATGGTGTTCCCGCTCACTTTGTGAAGAGTCTGTCCAGGGCCAAGTTCGAGCAGATGTCGGAAAGCCTCATCAAGAGGATTGTGGACAAGTGCAATTCCTGTCTTGCGAAGGCAAAGGTTGACAAGTCCAGTGTTGATGAGATTATCCTTGTTGGTGGATCCACCAGAATCCCTGCTGTCCAGGATGCCATTGAGAAAATCTTTGGAAAGACTCCTAACAAGACTGTCAATCCTGATGAGGCAGTTGCATCCGGTGCTGCTATCCAGGGTGCTATCCTTGCTGGTGACAAGGGTATGGGTGACATCCTTCTTCTTGATGTCATTCCTCTTTCTCTTGGTATTGAAACTCTTGGTGGTGTGTTCACCAAGCTTGTTGATGCCAATACTACCATTCCAGTCAAGAGGACAGAGACTTTCACTACCGCTGCTGACAACCAGCCTTCCGTTGAGGTAAAGGTTCTCCAGGGTGAGAGACCTATGGCAAAGGATAACAAGCAGTTGGGTATCTTCCATCTTGATGGAATCATGCCGGCAAGAAAGGGTATCCCTCAGATTGAGGTTACATTTGACATTGATGCCAATGGTATCCTTTCTGTTTCTGCTACTGACAAGGCAACTGGTAAGGCTCAATCTATCAGGATTGAGGGTAGTTCCGGATTGAGTAAGGAAGAGATTGAGAGGATGAAAGCAGAGGCGGAGGCAAATGCAGAGGCAGATAAGAAGGAACTTGAAAGAATCCAGGTTCTCAATGCTGCCGAGTCAACCATCTTCCAGACAGAAAAGAACATCAAGGAGTATGGTGACAAGATTACAGAGGAACAGAAGTCTGAACTTGAGAATGGCCTCAATGCTTTGAGGGATGCTCTTGAACAGAAGGATGTGGATGCTTGTAAGTCCTGTATGGAAATCCTTTCACAGTCCTGGTACAAGATTTCAGAGGAACTGTACAAGAACACAGGTGAAGCGCCTGGTGCCGGAGATACAGGTCAGACTGACAATCCATTTGGTGAAGGATTCAATTTCAACAATCCACAGTAATGAAAAGGAGGGTGTAAATGACACTCTCCTTTCTTTTTATCATAAATAACTTATATATAGTTACATTAAATTATGACTCCTACTCCATATTTGAAAAAGTTTAATACTGAAGGTGGTACATTGTATGTGTTCCCATCTGTAAGTAGAGATCTTACAAAAACTCTTGTGAGTAATGATTATGAATTCAAGTTCAGTCATTATGCATGTCTGAATCTTCCTGAAATATATGGTGGTAAATATACTTCTGACAAACCGAAGGGTTTGTATATTGAGACATTATTACCTAATGGCAGTATTACCACTTGGGATAATACATCTATGCAGGATGCCATCACCACCAATCTTCAAAACTATGTGATGAACTTTGAGACTGCAATCATCAATGGAGAAGGTGACAATGATAACTATGACAATGATGTCTTGACCACAGTATCTGAAAAGGTGTTTTGGAATTGGATGCAGAAGATAGGTGCAATCAAGTTTAATGAGTCTGGTACACTTGAAGATTATGACAACATACATGACAGGACAATCCAGTATCTTGGAAGTCTTGATATGATGAATGCGGTTGACATTGACGGTGATACTTTCCAGGAATTGTACATCCATATTCCAAGTACCGCCGGTGCAAGTACAACTATCTATTTTAGACCTGGTGAGATGACTGACAACAAGAATTATCTTCACAAGAACTATACTATCACAAATGGAAGATATAATCCTGAACAGATAATCGGAAGGGATTCTGAAGATGTAAGTCCATATGGATTGGGCATAACAGCAATTTATGACAATGATGCGGGTAGTAACATCTATGTAGGTGATATGGGTCACACCATTGATTTCAGGGATTCCAGTTATGACAATGGTTATGGTATAAGCAATATGAACAGCAAGAGTCTTGAAGACTTTGAGTTCAATGCTGTTCTTATCTTCTATGATATAACAGAGAAGACAAATGTCCCTGGTGTCAGGAGGACTGCTACTAACCTGTATGGTATCTTGTTCTTGGATCAGGTTACAGATATGCCTGATACTGATAGCAGGAAGGGTTACTTCCAGAGATACCCGAAGAAGAAGGAGACTGTTTATGGAAACGGTAACAGTTATGGTCTCAAACTTGATTTGAAGATTGATACCATTGGTGATAATACATGGACATATAATACTATCACTGTTCCTGTATATGCAGACCCAGAATCAACTGCGGAAATCAATGCATCTGATTGGGGAAGGGAAAGGATAGCATCTATGATACATTATACCAAGGCGCTTACCGAACTCCAGAAATGTATTGATATTTTCTTTGAACAGAAGAATGAATTAATAAAACTTTCACAGAGAGTTGCCACACTTGAAAATCTGGTACTTGGCATTGACAGTGTTAAATCCTTGAAGGATGACATAAGGAGATTGTATGACCTCTGTGACGGTAATGCTATTGTTGACACTGCAACTCTTTTAAGTCTCATAGATGCCAACACCAAGAAACTTGATAATATTATGAGGGGTGGAAAGGATTTGAAACTCCAGTTTGACACTGATGTCATCCAGCCTGGTAATGGTATTGGAATCAAGAAAGAACTCAACAGGGTAACAATCAGTTCTGAACAAAGGTATTCCATCAATACTGTATATGATGGTAATCAGTCAAATGAGGTGGAGTTCTCTGCAAATCATCCTCTGGATACTCATTCCAGTACCGCACAGATATGTAGGATTCCTTTACTGACCGGTGAGAACTTTGCAGTTGTGTATCTTGAAGACACAGGTGACTGTGACAAGAACATCACCATAAACATTGATGACAGTAATTATAACTGGGAGGTTGGTCAGTCATTGAAGATATATTTTGTATGTGATAATGGATCTTTGAGGTTTACAGACTCCATCAACACTGGTGTTGTAATCAAACCAAAGTTTAGTTCCACACTTTCAATTCCTGGATTTGAAGTTGAAGGAAACAATCTCATCGAGGTTGTATGTGTCGCCCTGGCAGGTACCAATGATAATGGAAATGTCAATGAAGACAAATTTATATACTTAATCAAGTAATTAAGATATGGCTGTATCTATAAAAGGAAATACAAGTAGTGTGGTATATGGAAAGGGAGACATATGTCTTAAACTCAATCCATTTGACAATTTCAGGTTGTTCACACTCTATGAAGATTGGCGAAGCGACGATCGCAAACCCATTGACCTCTCCAATGGACAGAAAATCTATCTTGTGTTCAAGTCAAAGAACAAGGAGATAAGGATTCCTGAATATGATATGATTGACAGTGATTACACTGTTGACAAGGTTAATGGTCAGGTGTTGTTCAAGATTGCCAAGAAGCAGGCCATTGACATCCTGGCAATGGATACCAGGGTGTTCTATATCACCAGGATTTATAACATAACAGATTATACAGGTGAGAAGGTGTTATCTTCCGAGGAGGAAGTCCTTTATACAGGTCAGTGGAAAGATGAGACTTCCAATACAGTTGACAACTACACAGCACAGTTGAAAAACCTGATGGATATTGTGAATGAAAGGAACAAGCAGATTCAAGACCTTCAGGAATCCAATGTGAAGTTGATGGAACAGAATACAGACTTCGCCACAACCCTGACCACACTCCAGGAAGAAAATGACAAGTTGTTGTCGGAGATTGCCACACTTGAAGCCAAGTTGGCAGAATATGAGGCAGGTAATGAATACAATGGCATGGTTGTTGGAGAAGGTACACATCACACTGTTATCACAGGTAGGACTCTCAATGGAAACGAGTACACAGAGGAACAGTTGGCAGACGCCCTGAAAACTCTTGAAATAAAAGTTTCCGAATAATCATATTTCACAAAAGTTTGTTATATTTAGTTTGTATCAGTTGAGAACATTGTCCTTTTGGACATAGTTTATATAAGTTTAATTAAGTTTTAAGTTTATGGCAGAAGTAAATTTCAATGAACTGTTCGGATCATTTTCCGCAGCAGATGCCCTTGCGGCAACCGAGACCAGTAACAATTCTGGTTATTCTGGAAGAGCAGACCTCTTCAAACCATCCATCAAGGATGAAAAGTGTACGGACCAGAACTACCGTGCCCTCATCAGATTCATTCCTTTCTTCCATGAGGGAAAGTGGCGTACCACTGTCAGTCGTTGGGAATGCTTCCTGAAGGATGTGAATGGTGAAAACGGTATCTTCGTTGTTTCACCAAAGACTGATGGAAAGAAGTGTCCTATGAGGAATCTTTCCTACAAACTCTACACAAGTGATAGTGCAATCGATAAGGAAAACTCCAAGAAGATTAATGTCTATCAGCAGTACTATGCCCTCATTGAGGTAGTCAAGGATGTACAGCATCCTGAATATGATGGAAAGGTTTTCATCTATCAGTTCGGTCAGAAGATCAATGATAAGATTGAGGCTGCTATGAAGAGCACCGAGTTCACCGAGGGATTTAACCCGTTTGACCTTTATGATGGTCGCCTCTTTGAAATCAACATTACAAAGGATGCAACCAAGAAGATGGACAACAGACCTGTTGCCAACTATGATGCATGCCGTTTCATCGAGAAGACTTCTCCTATCCACTTCACTGTTGGTGAAGAGAAGATGACTCTCTCCCGTGATGACAGGGATTCCCAGAGGGCTTTCTTCGAGTGGTTGGAGAAGGGTGCTCCGAAGATTAAGGACTACTTCTGGAAGGAGTGGGATGCAGAGACCACTGAAAAGGTCAATGCCAATCTTGCCACCTATACTTCCAGTTATGTTGCTCCCCGCACAACTGTTGCAGCAGCAAAGGAGACTGTGAGTGCGGCAACTGCACCTGTGGCACACCAGGAAGCACCTGCATCTGTGACTCTTGATCCTGTTGAGGATATGCCTGATTTCACTGCGGCATCCCCTCAGATTCCAGAAGATGAAACTCCGGTTTCAACTGCTGATGATGACTGGATCAACAGTGTCCTGAATGGATAATTTCTAAATATGGTGGTGGGAAAGTTCTTCCCACCACCTTTAATCAAAAAACATATATGCCTAAAATTTTTGCTATTAGTGACACTTGGATTAACCGCCTGTTAGTGGAAGATCCAAATGCAAATGTTGTAGATAATAATGACCATATCATTCAGAGTTGGAATGATGTAGTGGACAAGGATGATACAGTTTATGTCCTGGGTGGATTTGGTATTGCAGATATGTATCATATTCTTGTAAGACTGAATGGACAGATACACTTCCTCGCCAATTATTTCAACAATGATGAATCTGAATGCATGTCAATGTTGAAGAAGGCTGTTGAGAAGACAAGTGATGTATCATTCAAGGAAAAGATACATTTTGACAATGAGCAGATTGTTGTACTGAATGATCTTGATGCAGTCCTTTCATACTTTCCACTTCAAGATTGGCCAGGTAAAAATACAGGAACATATTGTTTTCATGGTCTGAATGATAGTATGAATCTTGAAGAACACAATATCACCTGTCTTGGTAGTAAATGGGATTTCAGTCCTGTTGATATTGAGGATGTTCAAAAAAATATCTCCACATTCAATAGCAAACTTTAATGATTTAGGCATCCTGTAAACAACAGGATGTCTTGATCTGTTTAAAAGAATTTGTCAAAAATTTGTTTTTTTGACAAAAAATCATTATACTTGTATTAGGTATTCATATCTGATACCAATATAATCACCCAAACATAAGTAAAAATAAGTTAATTTAGTAATGGATAGTAAGTTGTATAATGACATTGGTAAGACTGTTGAAGCTGCCAAAAAGAACAATGGTTCTCTGACAGAACAAAATCTTCTTTATGTGGTAAAGGTTGCCACAGACATAGCTAACAAGACCGGAGCAGATTTTGATTCTCTTTTTGCAGAAGGTGTAATCGCTATGAAGAAGATGGAAGAAAAGTTTGACATAACCAAGAATGACAAGTTCACCAAGGCAGCAGCAATGGCAGTCAGGGGTTATATGTTGAACTCCATCAATCGTCAGAGTACATTGGTTCATATCCCTGCCAATCATATGAAGGGTTTCAAGAAAGGTCAGGACAGACTTGACTCTTCAAAGGTGGAGTATTGTCAGATTGATGCAACCAATTATGATACATTGGGTTATGTGGATAACTCTGCATTTGAGGTTGACCGGGAGGCCATTCTTGAAGAAGGATTGAAGACATTGGATATCAATGGGCGTATTGCTATGGAGATGAAGTTGCATAGAGGTAAATATTCTGAACAGCTTCCCAGTGAGGGTAAGGACAAGATAGTCTGGAAATACAAGAACTCTATGCAGGATATTGCTGATGAACTTGAAGTTCCTCTCAATACTGCAAACAAAATTTATAAGGAAGCATATAATAAGTTGAAAAAATATTGTATGACTGCCGCAAATGAATAAATGAAACTGATATGAAAAGGGTAAATCCAAATCATGATCCAAAACACAGAAGTAGAAGATGGGATTACAAGAGTATCAAGAAACAACCCCAGAAGGACAATGATGTCAGGAAATATGACACTGAAGTAAAGTGGATGCGCAGGAATGAATCTCTTGAAGATGTCATCCGTAAGGCAATCCGTAAGGCCAGGGATAGTTGGAGGACCCCATATTGGATTGTTGAGGCGGAGGATTATTCATATGATGTTCCTGATGACCAGAAGAAATATAAGAAGGAACACTTCACTCCTGATGACAGTCTGACCATAAGACAACTCCTTGAACAGGATGATGCCAAATTCAGAAGTACTTCTCTTGCAAAAAGGTGTAGATATGTGAGAGTTCCCTCATTGAAAAGAATAGACAGGGAATGGGTCAACTTCTACAGGACTTGGCCAGGTATTGCGGAGGATGTCGCCATTGGAGAGGAAAGGTTTGCTGACGGGGCAAAACTCAAATACATTCCGTTATTCAAGAAGATACTTGATGAAGAGTGGCCTGAAGACCTGAAGATGTGGACTGACGAGCAATATGAAGAACTGATGAGGAAAGGTGTCATAAAACCGTATGACCAAGTGATGATAAAGAATCTGATTGATTAATTTTTGTTATATTTAATATGGAGTGCAAACTCCAAAGAATTTAACATAAATCTATCATGATTTTTTTCCGGGGTTTGCTGTGAAGTACACCCCGGTTTTTATATTATTGAACCATAAATACATATATGAGGTTTAATTTTTTTAAACATAAGGATAAAGAAGAACCAAAGACTTTTGATGGTAGGTTCATCACTGATGAAGAGATAGAGGAGATGGCCAAACCAAAGACAGGTACATTCATTGGCAAGGAACTCAAGGAGATCCAGGATATGATGGATGAATTGAAGAAACAAGTCAATTAAACTATATACAGATGGCAGAGAAAGAGAATAAAGAAATATTAAGGGACAGTATCGCTGACCTATTGATGGACAATGACATCAATCTCAATGATGACATAAATGAGAACACATTGACTTTCAGAAAGACTCCTTCCACAGTATCTCAATATGATATGATGACATTGGAACAGTCCCGGTCAAAGGCAAAGAAAGTGATGGAGTCTCTTCTTAAAGTTTACCTTTCTGAAAACTTCATTTCAAAGAGTGAGTATGTCCAGGCAAAGGTGAACCTGGATGCTATGACTCTCGGTAACATCATCAACCAGATGGAAATCAGTCAGAGGGCAATCCAGATTCTGATGGACAATATTGAGATTGGTGATGTCAATCCCAAACTATTTGAAGTACTCGGTAAACTCCAGGGTACATTCATTGACTTGGTGAGAGCACAGACCAATTACATTGTAAATGTGAGTGATGAGTATGAGAAACTGGCACTGGATAAGGATACTGCAATAGATGCCAGTCCATCCACAGCAAAGGAAATTTCATCCGGATTCAAGTCCAACAGTCAGAAGGATTTGATGAGACTCATCAGGAAGGTTTCTGAAAAAGACGAAAAATAATGGTAAGGACATATAACATAGGTACGGAATGTTATGCTATCATAACATCTCCAAATGAACCTGAATTCCTTCTTCCTGTAAAGATTGTCCTTCTGGAAAAATACACACAGGCAGAGAGGACTACATATAAGGTGAAGATAAGGGAGATATTCGAGACTGACATCAACTATCTGAAAGAACATTTTAGTAATGTGAAGGTTTCAACCAATCTGAAAACTTTCAATCTCACCACACTGTTGAGAAAAGGTGAGTTGGATTCCATCAAGACTATGAGTGAACTCATCCAGAAATTGAATGACAAACCATTCTATCTTGAAGACAACTATATTGTTCCTGACAAGATTGGACTTGTTGATATGTATAATAAATTTGTGAAATACATCATCAATTATCATTTCAGGAAACTGTTCCAACTCACCAGTAGGAGTTTCCTTGCCAACCAACCTGTGTTCAACAACCAGAAGGATTTGTTTTTGAGAAGAGTTGAAAACCTTGGGTTTGGTGATGTACTGAAAAAATATGATTTGAAATTAGACATTTAGGAGGCTTGGACGCCTCCTTTTTTCATAAATAACTATATAAGTTGAATTGTATCAATGGCAAAGGGAGTTATTGAATCCAACATAATGGAATACACTGGAATAAAGTCCTTGACAGGTTTCACAGCGGTTGTAATTGGTGAGACCAAGGATACTTATTATGACAAGCAATTCAGGTATTCACCAGACAAGATTCTTTGGAGTGATTATAAGGATTTGACAAACAAGAATCTGTCTGCTGTCAAGATTTATGATGACACTGTTTACATCCAGTACAAGTTCACACAGGTGGGTGATGGAAACTTGTCAGTAGAAAGTATCTCATTGGATGTGGATTATGTGAAGGATGAGACAGTCATCCCAGAATGTTTCTGGACAAAGGGTGCATCAACCCCGCAGATTGTCTATAATCAGGGTTCAGGAAGTAATCTCTTCAACCCTTATGCTGTCGGACAGTCTCTTGACATTTATAACCAGATGTCAACTGTCATCTCCAATATGTTCGGTTTCTGTGTACTTTATTTCAAGACTGAACCTAATGCAAGAAGTAGGGATGTGGTGTTGAAGGAATACTCCATTGAACATGTCATTGATAAACAGAACATCAAAATACTTATTCCTGACAACCAGCTTCCTACAAGGGAGTTGCAGTTCAATTCAATGATGATAGACTATCCTGTACAATTTGAAATCAACATAGTGAAGTCTGAATTCTGGAAGGTGTTTGGTGCTGGTTCTCATCCTGATCCACATGATTATCTTTATTTCAGTACTTATATGAACAAGATGTATATGGTGGATTCCGTATCTGATCCTGATGACTTCGGTTATGTTGCCTCTTATTGGAGAGTGAGTCTGGTACCTTACCAGGAGGTGTCTTCCGTACAGTTCGGTAATGACAACCTTATGGAAGATACTGAAAGTCTCATCTTCTCTGCTGAAGGTAAGTTCAAGGAGGAAGTTCAGGAAGAGTTTGAAGACACAAGGAAAGACAATCAGCTCAATAATATCGGTGACCTTTATGAAGGTCAGGATATGGTCAGGAGAATCCTCCATGAGAATGTCAGGATTGTTGAGGAGAACATCTACAATAACTGGACAGTAGTTGCCAAGCAATACTACAATCTCTCCACCATTGATAAAGGTGCTATTGCTGCTGAATACAAATACAAAGGTCTTTCATCAGATGATGAAAGGATGATAACCTTTGCTTTCAGACCTACCAATATGAAGAATGTGTCTGACAACATTATGATAGATTCCGTATCCAATAATAATGGAAAGGTCAGACTTAAATTGAAAGGTTGGGATAACAAACTCCTGGACACTGGAAATATGATCAAAATTTCAAGGGTGTCAGGTCTCAATGGATGGCATAGGATTACAGCGGTTGACAGAGGTAAGTTGACCATTGATATTGATGCTGATTACAGTGATGTGATGAAAGTTCTCTCCTGTGGTAAACTTGTCAGTTATGAGGCCAACACAGGTGTCTATTTCGGTGATGGATTTGAGATTATACAGATGCCTGACAAGATGGTTGTCAGACTCAATGGAAAGAATTATGATTATACATTTGAAGGATTCTCTTCATTTGAATCCAAGTGGTACTTCTGTGTACTTGGTATGAAGAGAGGAATGTCCAATATGTGGTTATATGAAGTCAAGGGTAGTGAAACTATCAACAACACACACAGTGAAATCCAGAAGATAGGTTGTGCATCTGTTGACCTGGGTAAGTTCAATATTGACGGTTACTGTGGTCTTCGTGGTGGCGGACTTCATCTCACCAATTTCAGACTATGGAGTAAACTCTGTGAGGAAGATTTACACAACCTCATTTTGAGTCAGTATGTGGTTGATGACACACATAATACTCTTGTTGTCGATAATGCACAGAATGAGTTGCTGGTGAACTATAAATGGAGTTAATGTATGGGAATTATTAATGCTGGAATGAGAAAAGGTATCAAGATGATGGCTGTGGTGGCTCAAACTGCACAGTTTGTTTCATTGATGCCAAAACCAAAAGATTTTGTCACGAGAATCGTAGGTGATGTGGTTTATTTGTCATCAAGGGTTATCAAACTTTCTGATGATATGAATAGACTTCTGGACAGTTATGCAGACATCCCTACCAATTACTTGATGACACAGATGAACAGTATAACAGGTTCTTTGTCAAGGATTACTGACAGGGTTAGTATATATGGTCAGAATGCAGTCAACCAAGTAGTGGGACTTGGAGAGAATGGTGTCAATATGGTTACTGAACTTACAGGTTCAGCAATAGATACCGCCGGAGCATTGTCCGGGGCCATTGTGAGTCTTGGTGGTGCTGTTGCAGAATCATCTGCAAACATCCTTGGACAGACAGATATTGGTGAAGACATACATGATTCCGTAGAGGTTGTGATGGAATGGACTGATGAAGGATTCAAGAATGTCAATACCAGGGCAACAGACCCTCTCAGGAAGGTGTCACAGAAACTTACTGATTACAGGACAGGTGTTACCAATGCCATTGATGACAAGGCAAATGCAGTGACAGACAAGATTGAAGAATCAAGACTGTGGGTAGAAAGACTCATTACCGAACTCCGTGAGAAGGTTGAGAAACTTTGTAATGTGGTTGATACCGGATTCAAGGATGTGACTGGATTGAGTTCCGTTGCGAGTGGTGCTACCAAGATTTCACAGGAACTAAAAGATTATGATGATGGTCTTGCCGCCCAGGCAACCACTGCGGTTGCGGGTGCAGTCGCAGCAGTCATAAAGAATTTCAGTATAGGAAAGATGGCGAAAGCATTCGCCGGATTACTTACACAGTCGGGTATTGTGAGTCTTGGTCTTGACAAACTTCCTCCCATTGATTTTGAATCAATGATGTGTAAGATACGAAATGATCTTACTGTATCTTCAAAGGAATTATATCAGAGGTATAATGACTTGACAGAAAGTACATATAACAATCTCATTGAGTTTGGTGAGGAAGCTGCCAAGATTCCTACGGAGGACAGACATTACAGTTCAAAGAACTATGATGCCTTTGTACAGGAGTTTGAAGAACAGTTGAAAGCAAAGAGGGATGAGATTAGATTAATGATGAAGAATACTTCTGATGTGGTTGACAGGACAGATGTGAATAGTGTCGCCTTGGAAACACAGAAGAAAACGGAGTTGAGGTCTGCCATAAAGGAGATTGAAAAATACAGAAAGAAAATCAACAATGCCAGATGGGCAAATAATATGAAGTCCATCCTTGGAGAGGAATTGATGAACTTCAAGAAAGAAGCGGAATACAGATGTAATTCCTTGAAGGCAGACTGGAAGTCTATGATGGACCAGTATAAGAAGTGTATTACTGAAATCAAGGAGTTCTTCTCCAATGGAGGTGCATGTGATATGTTCATCAATGATTGCTGTGAGGCGATCAACCATGACTTTGATGAGATAAAGTCTCTTTGTAAAAATTTGATTTCACAGTTGGTCGGTACATCCATCAAGGTTGTAATGCCGGCGGACATCGGTACAGTTGTTCCAAACCCAGTTTATAAGATTGCTGATTTCATTATGGACATCAAGACCATATTGAAGTTCATCAAAGACCTTATCACACTGATAATAGACATTATCAACCATATCAACAAACTGGCAAGAATCATTCTCAATGGTATCAATGACCTGGCTGAAATCATCAAGCAACTTATGGAGATTGTTGGTCTCAGATGGTTGATGAACCTTGTACAGAGTATCATTGATTTGTTCGGTGACAATATTATGAATGCCAGGGAAAGACTGGAGAACACATTGTCACCTGTTCATTTCAGTGACACTGAAGAATACAACAATGCCCTGGAAGCATTGGATGAACTGATGGAAGGTGACGGAACCAAGATGACTGAAGAAGGAAAGGCATATCTCTCTGATGTTGCAAACTTACTAAATTCCCTTGGTGATGACAAGGACATCAAGAGTCTCATCAAGGACATCAATTCAGTGAAGAACAAGAAATCTTTCAATGAGAATGATGCAGAGAAGATTGATGAACTCATTGAGGATATGGAAAAACAGGGTGAAATGGTCATTGCCTACAAGTCTCCTATCATCAAACAACTTGGTCCGGAAGACAGTACACCTGTATCATCTATGGTTAATGGTGTAGATTTGGAGAATGACATCAAGTTTATAGGTTGGCATTTCTTCCATCCAAACCTCAATCATACCAAAAATACTTACTATTCTTCAAAGTTCATGAAGAAAATCAAGAGTAAGATTATCAAGAAAGCATCCAAGACAGGACATAAGAGAAGTGGTGGTGTCAACAGGTTGAAAAAGAAGAATGTAGGAAACATCTTCAAGAAGAGGGATAAGGCATATGTAGCATTCTACTGGTACACATATTATACAGAAGACCTGGAGAAGGATTGCTTCGAGATGTCAACTGTTGACAATTCCATCATCATTGACAATGTAGTGCATACTGAAAATGGTTCAGTTGTTGAACTCAATGATGGAAGGAAGGTGTTTGTTGCTAACAATATGGTCAGAAGCGGTGACTATGTGAATGTAGATGGTGTTAAATATAGAGTGAAGTAATATGGATTTACAGACAATTTATAATAAGATATTCCCCATTGGAGGAGTTGATGACAATAACAGGTATACTGAACTGACAGGAGATAAAATCAGTTCAGTACAACTTGTTGAACCCACATTGGGTGTAAGTGAGTTCATATTGACAAAGAAGGATACTTATGATAAGAATAACATTCCCTATAAGTATGCTTACAGGATTCCTATGGTGTCCATTGAGGATAACATCATCAATCCTGTTGACCTGACAGCATTCAAACTTGATTACACAGGATTCCTTCCAACATTGATGTTTGAATTTATGGATCCTTCCAACAGTGTCCTTTCAACAGAAGTTCCAAAGGATGGTACACTTATAAAGGTATATATCGGCGGTCAGGGTGATGAACTCTATTATAAACCAATCAGACAGGACTTTGTACTGACCAATATCAGGAAAATCAGTTCCAGTGGTATGAAGTACAGGGTATATGGTAAACTCAATGTACCTTATGGATACAGGAAAGAATCCTGGTGTAGTGGAAAAAGTACAGCGATGCAGGCATTGTTCAACATAGCAGTGTGGACAGGTCTTGGTTTTGCTACCAATTTCCCAAATAAAAACACCCTTGACATAATGAACTGGAGGAACAATGAGACAGGTACATATTTCGATTTTATGGAGGATATAACAGCACACGCCTGTTATTCCCCGAACACCTTCTTCACGTCCTTTATAGACCAGTATAATGTCCTTAATTTTGTGGAATGTCACTCACTTCTGTCACATGGTGGTAAGAAGGATGATGTTCCTGCTATGATATACAAATGCTATCCTCCACAGGAACTTCCTCCATATGAACCAGGAACAGAGAAGACCCCGCAGAACCAGTTACCATTGAAGGATGGTGAGGATGAAAATAACAATGCATACCAGAGATTGAGTTATTATTTCATCTCCAATCATTTCTTCTTTGATGGATGGTCAAACTATATAGAGTCATTCCAGGAGATTTCAAATGGTAGCTCGGCATTGTCTGATGGATTCAGGACACATGTAACTTATTCTGATTCAAATGTTGACAACAATTTTGATGGTCATGTGTTTGATTTCCTTATCAGACCAATAGACAATTTGAAGAGGGATGGTTCAACACAGAAGATTCAGTCTCTCCCGGAAAATGTTGCACAGGAATCCTATATTCCTTTGAACCTGATGCAGATGACAAAGAAGGAGTTCCTTGAAGAATTGTCCAGTGTTGACAATATGACCAATGTGGAATCATTCAACAACTTTGGTGAGATTGATTCATCCAACACATTCCCTCAATATTTCTTTGCGGAGATACAGAATAAATACCAGATGAAGTGTCTGAAGAAATGTGGTCTGAAGGTGAAGATGCAAAACTATGACCCAGCAATCACAAAGTTCAGTAGGATATGGGTTGACATTTATGATGAACATCCTATTTCAAGTTATCAGGTATCAAAGGATGAAAGGGCAGAAGAATTTATAAAGAAGAATTCACAAAGTGATTATGCAACAGAGTACAGGGAGTATATAGACCGGAAGAATGACAATATCATTAATTTTGAAGGTGAAGGTGTATTGGATATCATAAATGATGGTATAGGTCCATCAAATTACTGGCCAAAGGAGAAATACAACAGGTCATTGTCTGGATGGTATGTGGTTACTGAAATAGAATTGGAGTATGATCACAATGACAATAATATTAGAATGAACCTTACCCTTAACAGGATTGAATACCAACCTATTTTTAAGAGTGATTATGAACTTGCCAAAAAGGCAGTTGAGATATATAAGGAACACAACCTTGTCGAGGATATATTTAAAACAATGTAAGAAGTATGAGTACAGAGGTAAATGACATAAGATTCTTGAACAGGACCTCATTGAGACAATTCTATGAGAATTCAAGAAACAACATTGAGGATCCGATCTTCACAGGTTTTACTATGGAGATTGATAAACTGCATTCCCCTTTGTTCTTCGCCCTGGCAGGTGATGAGTATATTGCTTCTGAAACATTGAGGTCTGCCGATGGTACTGATACCACTTTGGCAGGAAAGATTGAAGAGAAACTGGCTGATGTAAACAGATTGGCAATAACAGGTAATCCTGACAGTTATGAGATAAACACAATACAGGCAAAGGATAAATTCGGTTCTACCAATGACAGGAGACCTGGATATGGACTCTGGGATAAGTATCCTATTGACAATGTACTCTATGGTGCAGCAGATTATATCTATATGGTTGACAAGGTATCTGATGGTGCATATACTGATGACTATGGTGTGGTTGATTTGGGTAATGGTACACCTACATCTGGTATATATAACCAGTACAACCAGATACTGGCATCTGACCCTGAACTGAATGTACATGCAGATACTGTGGAAGGAAAAATCAATGACCTGGCATCCAATCAGGATACTGAGGTTTTCTTTGCAAATGATGAATGGGAGATTCTTCCTGATCAAAAAGTAAAGTTGGATAATTTCATAAAGTTCCTGAAAGAAAATCCAAATTGTAAAATCCAGGTTGACGGTTATGCCAGTAAAGATAATGCAACAGCAGCACACAATATGGATTTGTCTGTTCACCGTGCTGATGAAGTTAAAAATTATTTGATTCAGAATGGTATTGATCCTTCACAGATATTGACAGCATCCTATGGAGATACTGTACAACCATTCACCGGTGTACAGAACAGGGCTGCAACCTGCAAGGTGATTGGTGAGTATTCACAGGAATCTGCTCTTCAAAGAAAGATAGATGACACAAGTAATTTTTCAGAAGAGGATACCAATCAACATAATGAAAATGTTAATGCCCTTGAAAGTGCAAAGGCATTGTATGAATCTTTGATTAATAAGGATTCTGAATATCAGAAGGTTCAAAATGAACTAAATGATTTGAAAGAAAGAATAGATTCAGAAAAAAACAATGTCAACTTTGAATTGAGATATTATCAGAATGAGATGAGTAATCTGGAAGGATTATTGAAAGGTAGTTTTGATGAGGACAGAAAACAAGAATACAGGGTTAAAATAGATAATCTCTATAAAAAGTTTGAAAAGCTGATTCAGTATTTTGGAACACCAAGTATAGATTCTACCAATATAGATTCAAAAGGTATAGAGTTCACATATTCTGATACTTATAAACATATAAAAGCAGACATAATTACAGTAACTGAAAATAGTGAATCTGTATTTGAAAGAGAATTGAGGGGGTTAAGTGATACAGAAATACTTGATGTTGATTTTTATAAAAAAATCTGGGCTGTCACCAAAACAAAGTTGAACAGTACTGTAACAGCCAATGATGTTTCAGATAAAATAAAATCTGCACAAAATAAGATAGAAGAAGAGACAAAGAAGATATTTGGCGTCCATCCTGATGGAAGACTTGGTTCAGAGAATGACCCAGCACCAGGAAGTAAATGTTTTGAATACTTACAGGCAAAAAGTAAAGTGGATAATGATCCATTCACACAGCAAATGAACAAGCTCAATGAGTTACAGGACATTCAGGCAAACTATAATGACCTTCAGGATTATAATGCTTATCAGGCAAACAAGACAACCATTGAGAAGACAATGCCTTCCATTGATTACACTATGAGTCCACAGGAAGAGAAAAACCCTACCTTATACAGTGAGAGAATCAATCGGGCAAAGAATACCAGGGCCACATATGAAGTACCACAGACTGTCTATGATATGATGGGATTCATCAGAGGTATGGATGACCTTATTCATAAGTATCCATATGCCTTACAATCTATCACTGGTCTTGATGAGGCATACAAGAAATACTTTGACTTGAAGGATCCTTATATGGGTTCAGGTGATGGTAAGATTACTATCAATTGTCTTGACTATCTTGATATGAGGGTGTCTTCAATGTTCAACAAGTATTTCAATGCTGTGTATGACCGTCAGTATAGAAGGGAGAGAGTTCCTATCAATTTGAGGAGATTCCAGTGTTCAATATTTGTACATGACATCAGGAACTTCAAGGACACCATATATAATGCTTATGTCAAGAATAGTGGAGACCTTTCACTCATAACCGAGATTGCTCTCAATTATCTGTCAGCAGTTGAATTCAAGTTCTATGACTGTGAGATTGTTCCAGAAGAAACCGGAAGTATCTTTGACAATGTGACCAATATCACTGGTGGAGAAATGAGGGGAACAAATTTTACATTCACTTATGGTAACTGTGTCATCAACTTCCTGCCATTCGAGGATTTGAGGAGATATGTACTTGGTAAAAAAGAGAATAGAGAAATCAAACCTCCTGTTAATTCCAGTGAATATCTATCAGACAACTTCACAGAGGATTATATCAAACTCAATGAGACTTCTATCATCAATAACAGGTTGGCGCTCAACAACACAAAGAATGATTATGATGGTAGATACTCTGCCGAGAATCCATCTGGTGCAGACCTGGCCGGTAATTTCAGGAGATGGTTTGACAAGAGTGAACTTGGTAATGTGAACAACAATGATTACAGGGAATATATCAGACATGATTCCGCAGTTGCAGTTGATGATTATTACAAGACCACAATAGTGAATGACTTTGCTCTTGGTTCAGTCGGTCAGAAGAACAAACAACTGACAGCAATGGATGATGCATTGAGAAGGATAGTGGTAGGTATATCTGCATCGACAGGTATCCCTGTCAAGGGAGTCACAGATGCATTGAACATCCAGTTCATTGATCCTATCCTTAATGAGAAAGACCTGGCAACACCGATTGTAAAGAATCTTGGAAATGTAACCAACAGTAGGGTTGTAGATGAGAAGACAATGGAATATGTCGGAACGGTCCAGGGTGATGAAACAAAGGAAACTGAAACTGTCAAGGATTTAGGAAATGTGGAAAACAAATAAAAAGGTGGTAAGTTACCACCTTTTTTCATATAAAAAACAGGGCACGAAATGATTCTCTGTCATTCGTGCCCCGAAACTCCTTCTGTCATCAGATGAGCAATTATAACTTCGGCATTTTGATTTCAGGCATCTTTGGCATATTCCTTTGTGCCTGACGCATCATACTTTCAGGTGTGTACTTCTTATCATCAAAACCCTGTTCTTTCATCTCTTCCTTTTCTGATTTCTTCCTTTCTTCAAGGATGTCAGCATAATGTTGAAGGATGTTTTCAAAAATGTAGAACTGGAGACCCATGATTGTGTCATAAGACATATGGAGCTGTTCCATAGCTACGACAATATTATCATAGAAGTTCGTCTCCGAGATCAGAAATTGTTGGAACAAATAAGGATCTGAATCCTTCGGGAAAGGTGACAGGGATTCTCAACTCACCTCCACATTGAGCACAGGTATCAGTAATCTCATATTCAATACCTACATTGATTTCATCTTTCAATCTGAGGACCAGGGAGAACTTCTCTGTTGACCAACCTGCCAGTTCAGTGATTTTTGAAAAGACCTGGTTGATGGTGAATCCTCTCCAATCCTTGATGGTATAAGGAAGGATGTCAACCAAGGCAATGTCAAACTTCTTGTTATCCAACTGCTGTTCCCTAATCCAATCAGAAATCACTGTGGTGACACCTATTGTTGGAGGATACAACTTGATTATACCAAATCTCTTTGTCTGTACACAGTAGCACCTCTCTGCCGGATCATAGTACTTTTCAATCTGTGCGCTTGGTTTCTGGAATTCAAGTTTACTTGAATCAAAATAGACTTCACTCTGTGGATGACAACCAGGTGTCTGACATGCACCATCAGGTACAGGAATCTTGATACTTGACTGACCATCTACAAAAGTAAGTTCCCTGATTTTGAATACAAGAACAATCCTGTCATCTTCAAGAAGGTCTTTATAATGACCAAGTGAATTACCATAATAAACCTTTGTACACTGTGAGACAATATATGTCATCTTGTCCCTGATGTCCTTAGGGTCTTCCTCATTGATGATAGAGAACTCTCTGATTTCACCAACCCTTGCTGCACGGATTAAGACTCTTGTTCCTTCCGGATAGAATCTACCGCCACTTGGTAAAGTGTCCAATGGAATATTCACATAATCCATTGAGTCCTTGATTCTCTTAAGCTCCGGATCCTCCAAAGTCTGGTTGAGATTTACCCTTCCCAAATCCTTTACAGAATCCTTTGTTTCAACTTCTTCTTGAGTAGATTCAAATTCTTTACGAACCTGCTCTTCATAGTTATCTGTCTGCTTTGGCATAATTATGAAATATAATATAAACTAAATATAACAAAAAATATTTAATCCTCCAATGTCAGAATAACACGCCTACCTGAATCACCATTGACAACAAGTCTGATGTCTGGTATTGTATTTTCAATGTTGATAGGCAATGCCTTGATTGCTTCTGCAATTGCAGATGCCAAGGCCTGTGGATTGTTGATATTAACACCTTCTGTCATACTGATTGTACTTTCTGTTGATTCACCAGAACTACTGCTTTCCACATTATAGTTACTGTTGAAATTGTTCAAGGCATCAATAAGGTCACCGGATGATTCAGCAAACTTGTTTACTGCATTGGTGAACTTGTCAAATGGTTTCTTATTGATGTTTGAGAATGACTTAAACAGGTCAATCATTATGGATGCCTTTGTGATGTCAAGGGCATTGATTACATCTACTGTCTTCTTGAATGGAACTTCTGATGTCTTCAGTATCTCTGCTCTTCTCCAACTGTCAGCAAGATTGTTGATACCTCTCTTTATACTTTCAGTTGAGACCTCGAAGTATTTGGCATTTGACTGTTTGAGACCACGAGGTTCATTGTTTCTGATTGTAGAAATCTGTGTGAAGAGTGTGTTGATACCACCAACGGCTGCACTTATGTTTGATATGGCGGGAGATGAATTATAGGAATCCCAAGGTTCAAGAGCACCCTTCATTGAGAACATAGCGGATGTAGCCTGTAATATACTTGACATCTTTGCCATAGTCTTACCACCTTCCGCTATGTTGGATGCAGTCTCCACAAGACTACTTGCAGTATTGAAAGCATCAGAGATGACATTACCAACCTTTTTGAGACCACTACCAACCTTACCCCAGAAACTGTTGTTTTCAGCCACTTCTGCTTCTTCCCTTCTTATCTTGGTGAGACCAAACACATCAAGGAGACTGTCTATTGCAACCTTGACATTGGCAATAGGTGCGCTTGAATTGAAACTGTTCCAGGATGTAAGGTTTTCCTTGATTCTGTCAAGCATACCGGTAGCAAGGGTTATGGTACCCATCTTGGTAAGGACACCGCCGGCATTCATAAGGGTTGTACCCATATCAATCATACTTCCTGCCAGGTTTCCAATCTTACCAAGTACACTATGACCTCTTTCTTCAAGACCGAAGAGATTGATTAGAGAACCAATTGTAAGACTCATATTCTCTATGGCCGGTTCGGCATTGTAGGACTCCCAAGGTTTGAGTTCCAATCTGATGATATCCGCCATACCTGTGGCCATTGTGATTGCACCCATCTTGGCAAGAGTACTACTGGAGTTCATAAGTGCAGTACCCATATCAAGAGTACTACCAACCAGTTTACCTATCTTACCGAAGAATCCCTCATTATTCTCTCCAAGACCGAATGCATCCTTAAGTCCTTCAATGGCAATCTTCAAGTTCTTTGCAGCTGGTCTTGCATCATACCTGTTCCAAGGAATCAGGAAGAGTCTTATCATATCTGACAATCCAGTGGCAACAGTGATGACACCCATTTCAGCAAGTGCCTTACCACCCTGCATGATAGCGATACCCATTTCAAGAGGACCACCTACAAGTTTCCTGAGATTACCCTTCAATCCATCACCAGTCTCGCCAATACCGAATGCTTCCTTCAATGCTCCGACAGCAACCTTGATATTATTGGCCGCCTTTGTTCCATTGAAATTATCCCACTTCTTCAATCCATGGTAAAGCATTCCGAGTGAAACTGCTGAAAGAAGGAGTGAACCCATAATGAAGAATGTCTTACCGAAATTAAGAAGACCCATAGCAATATCAAGTACACCACCTGTGAGTCTCTTGAATGTACCCTTCTTTTCATCACCCTTTCCAAGTTCAAGACCGAATGCATCCCTTAATCCATCAATGGCAAGTTTCACATTACCTATGGACTTCTTGGCATCAATATTTCTCCAGGCAAGAAGGGCAAGACCGAATACACCAAGGGATGCACCCATCAACAACAGGGATGCACTACCTATGGCAATAGGAACTGCAAGAAGACCTATACCTGCCATGGTGAGACCCATTCCAGCCAGGCTGGCAATCATCAATCCCACATCCTTGAGTTTCATATTCTTGACTGCCTTTGCCATCACACCAAGACCAAGACCAAATGTGATGATACTTGTACTCATTATGAGAAGAACAGCAGAGCCTTTTATTACAGACTTCCTGGATCTCCTCAACATCTTGAATGTACCAATCAGCAACCAGATGACACCCTTCATCAACAATGCACCTGCCATAGCAGGAATACCAACCACAGCAATACCTGCCAGGACCATAGATGTAAGAAGCATTGAACCACAAGTCTTGGCAATCTTATCCATAGACCTGTGACTGACATCAATATCTCTCTTATGTTTCCTGATTTTCCTGAACAGTCTTAACAGACCACCCTCACCTCGCTTACCAAGGTATATCTTTTCAATTGCCTTCTCACCCCACTGGGCAGGTTTTGACAATGCTGAAAGTTTACCCAGTTTCTTTACTATATCAATAGCGGAATCAATAAATCCCAATGTTCCATCCACTTCCTTCTGGTCTTTGAACATCCTGAACATATTCAAAGACCTTGATATAATCTTTCCTATGTTCTTCATCTTCCTCTTGGCAAAGATGAAATCCCTTGTCTTCAAACCCCTCAGTCTCTCTACAATCTCTACTGACCTTGATATTCCTTCAAGATGCTTTGCCTTTTCTCCTCTTCCATACATGAAGTTTTCAGCACCGAGTCTGGTCATCTTTGCACTTGTCACTCCATTCTTGGTTGACATTGTTTTCATCTGACCGAGTATCTGGGTAAGAGTCCTGTTTATGGAACTGGTATTGTTGAGTAAATTCCTTTTGGCAATATCGGCAGCCCTCTGTTTTCCTGTCAGTTTCTTCAACTGCTCTTTCTTCTGAATCTTGTCAAGTCTCTCATTGATGGCATTAACTGCTTCAAGGATCCCTGTAGGTCCGCATATAGCATCCCTGAGATCCTTCACATCCTTTTGTACTTTAGGATAGATTTCTGCAATCCTAACAACTGACCCTGATAACTCTTTTAAACTCTTATCTGCTGCCATTCAAGACATTTATCCTTATTAGTTATTTATGAGATTTTCTTCCGTGAGAAATGGCCCGTTTGTATATTATAATAAATAAGATTATAAAAAAATCAAGTTGGACTTCTCCGTGACATAAACAAAAATATAACCATTATCAGAACACCACTTCTTGGCATATTGTCTCTTACAACTATTCTTTATGAAAGCTTCCATGAGATAATTGTAGTTCTTGATTGCAGTCTGTGTTTTCCTCTTTGGTTCTTCTGGTTTCTGTAATTGGGATGTTGGTTTTACCTCAACAATGTATTTCAGAATCCTTCCATCAGGTTTCTTGTAAGCAAAATAAAAATCCGGATAATAAGTGTGCATCTTATTGTCCAGGGTATAGAAATATTTTATGGATACCGGTTCAGAAGCCCATTCAATAACCTCCGGGGTGAGATCCAGCCATTTACACAATTTGAATTCCCAGGATGACCTGTAAATAATCTGCTTTGTGTTGGTCTTGTACTTTTCAGGATATGATGGGTGATAGTATCCTTGCTTGAACTGACTGTCTCTTTTTGGTTTCAGGTCTTTGATTCCTGACATAAGTTTGTTATTTTTATAGAAGATAATTTTAAATATTTATGGACAATTCTTATTTTTATACAAAAGGAAGCAAGGAAGACATTGTGATGAGGATAAATCAAGTACACTCTATCACAATATTTTGCCCATTGGGTGATTTTTGTGTGAGGTCTTTGAGAGATACCTTTGAAGTGATGCTTACTGGATATAAGACTGATAATAATATATGGCTTGAAGTTCCTGCCATCGATGCTTTGAATGCTTTCATTGTCACAGCATCATTTCAACAACAAGTTGGTATTGAAGCAGATAAAGACATAATGGGTCTCATTGTAAGTTCATTGAAGATGTTTAACAGACTCAAAACCATAAGTTTTGAATTTACAGATGATGAGGAAATAATGAATACTTATAAAATCCTATTGAAGAATGAGAAAAGCGGTATCAAGAAATATATTTACAGACTTGATATGCTTGAGATGAATCTTGGTGATATGTTTTCACAGGGAGTTATTGATATGTTGAACAAAGTATTCATCTGTAATGAACTGATTCCAAATTCTTATCTTAACAGGAGGTTTATCCTGGATTTCAAGTATGATGATTATACCAGTTTTATGGATATGTTCATTGAGAACAATCGGGAGAACCTGAATCTGCTGGATAAGAACATCTGTGATTATTTCAGGAAATTTCCAAAAATGGTGGAGGAACAGAAACCTATGATTAGACTTGTTACCAATTATAGTGAAAGGTAATAGTTTTTGTTATATTTAGTATATGAAAAGGTTTACACTTATTATAGATGGACATAATTTCTTCTATAGAAGTCTTTGGTCTAATTTCCGACAGGGAGGTAAGACCAAGGTTCTTTCTACCCAGAAAGACAGGGATGTATATGAGAAGAAATTGATGCTTGATTTCTGTTCGCTTATCAAGCAGGTTAACCCTATCATCAATGATGTGGTATTTGTCAAGGATAGTCATTCTTGGAGAAAGGATTTACTTCTTCAACAGGAATATAAAGGAAACCGCAAGAAGATACAGGAAGATATTGATAGAAAAGGTTTTGATGCCACTATTGCCAATTTTACGAATACATTGAATTCAATTGGTGTGAAAGTGAGTCAGACAGAGAGAAGTGAGGGTGATGATTTGATTTATGCATGGAGTGATCATCTTTTTAATGAAGGAAAGTCAAGTCTCATCATCTCTACTGACCGTGACTTGAACCAGTTGGTGAAGTGTGTAAATGATGTTCATATCATCCAGTATGGTCCGGTTAACAATAAACTTTGGGTATCAGAAGGTTCAAACAATATCATTCAGAAACTGAATGAGAAACATGAGATAACACAGGAGAACCTGTTTGATGAACTTTTTGTTGTATCCATTGAAAATGATCCCTTCTCCAGGTTTGTTGAGACAACCAACATAGAAGTGGTGGATCCAGAAAAGGTAAGGTTTATGAAGATTGTTGGAGGTGATACTTCTGACAATATCTTCCCTGTTTATTATAAGGCCGGTACAGAAACTACCAGGGCAAAGGGTCTTGGACCGAAGACTGTTGAAAAGATTTACAGTCAATTCAAGGAGAAACTTGGTTGTGAATTTGATTATCATATTTATAATCAAGAAGATACAATCAAACTTCTTTGTAATATCATCTATGATGTTGCAAAGATAAATGATGAGGAGTTCACCAGGAGGATGCTTTTTGAGAACATAAAAACTAATACTTCCCTGGTGTCATTGACTAATGAGAGTATCCCGGAGGATGTGATACAGAATATGAGTGTGGATATTGATTTTGAGAATACCAAGAATCCAACCATATCATCCAAGATAACAAAGGAACTGATGTTCTCAAAGTCGCGGTTCAAGGATTACAAGACCAGCATCCAGATGAAGAGTAATATCTTGAAAGGTGTAAAGGATGATGGTGATATGAGTTTCATAAAAGGTTAAGATTATATTATGGAGAAAAGATTGGTAAAAGGTAAGGACAGGAAACTATTTGGTGTATGTAGTGGTATTGCTGATTACTTTGGTTGGGATCCCACTCTTGTGAGGATTGGGTTTGCTGTTCTGGTCCTGGGTTATGGTGTGGGACTTCTTGCTTATCTGGTTGCCGCCATTGTAATGCCTAATGAATAAAAGACATGGAATTGTATGAGGTACTGAACTGCTACTGTAATAGGAATTCTGGTGCTGTGTCAAAGGAGGATAAAAGGAAATATTCTTATATGCTCCGGAGACTTTTTTCAGCCCAGTTTCCTATCCAGTGTGAGTTGGTGAATAGACTTGATAGTGATCCTCTTGTGGATGCCGAACTCATTGCCCTTCTGGCGATGAGGTTTAATGGTTTGCCTTCTTTCCTAAAAACAAGAATTGATCAAACAAAGAAGAAGGAGAGTATCAGGAAGTTCTATGAGGATGATGTGTTGAACAAGTATATGGAAATCAATGGATGTGGTATCAGGGAGGTGGAGGAAGCATATTCTATTAATAAACCTGAACTGGATAAGGCATTGAAACTAATAAAATCGAATTTCTTTAATAATAAAGAGAAGGTTATTGTTAGTAAGAATATTGAGAAAAAAGAAGAAGAAAAATCATTATTTTAATTATGTATCTGAAAGTATCTACTAAATTTGATATTGGTGACAAGGTTTGGTACATCTCTGATAATAAAGTTAATGAGAATGATATAACCGGTGTCAGTATAAGTGTTGATAACAATGAATTGGTTAATGTTGATTATACACTTCACTTTAACGATAAGGTTTCTGAAAATTTATTGTTTTTAACAAAGGAAGAATTAATCAAATCTCTGTAATATGGTAAAGGAATTTAAAAAGAGTATCGGTGATGAGGTATGGGTAATGCATAATAATTTCCCGATACAAGGGACTATCAGGAAAATTTGGTATACAAAATTCACAAGTTATACTGATTTTGAGGATGTTACAGAATCAGAATTTTATTCTGTGTATTATCAGGATAAGAAATTGGGTGATTATACTCTCAAAGAAATGTTTGATACAAAAGATGAGTTGTTAAAAACATTATAATTTGTTATATTTAGAATAGAGTTTTTTAAACATTAACATAAAAATATGACAGAAGAATTAAAGAATGTTACTGAAGAGCAGATTTCTGCTGCGGTAAAAAGAGTGGAAGAATTGCAGAAGGTCCGTAGTGACATTGTATCTTTCAAGGAAGAGTTAGTTGCACATCAGAAAGACCTGGCCAGTGCAGAGACTGTGTTTGGTGTTGGTACAAAGGAGTATGAACTCCAGAAAGATCATGTGGACCGCACTTTGTCTCTTATTGAAGAGGCACAGAAGAAGGAGGCTGAACTTGCTTTCAAGCAGTCAGAGTTGAAGCCTGTCCTGGATGCTCTGGCAAAGAAGTTTGAGGATGCTTACAGAAATGATACTTCCAAGGAATATCATATCGAGATGGCCCCGAAACCGGAGAAAGATGATGAACCTATTGACCCTTCAAAGGGTAAGAAGGTGTTCAAGCAGCTTCTTGATTATCTTAACAACAATGTTTCCTTCACTGCAAAGAGTGCTGTGAACCTTATGATTCTTGTCCGTAATATGGAGGAGAACAAACCCTGGGTGAACTCAAAGGAGTTTGATAATGTCATCATTCTCCGTTCAGCCAGTGTACTCAGTCTGTGGAGATCTATTATGGAGGACTTCAATGGAAAGGGTTTCTTTGAAGCCCGTAAGTTCCTGGAGTGCTGGGCTAACTGCGGTCAGTCAATTTCTGATGCAGTCCGCCAGATTCAGAAGGACAATGCCGCTACCCGTCAGATTGGTACGGACCTCAATAATGTTGAGGAGGAATTCAACCGTAGCGAGAATGACCTTCCAAAGGATGAGGCAAAGCCGACAACCCAAGAGGAAGTTGATCCCAATGTGTCTGAATAAAATAAATGACTCCCCGGAAAATTCCGGGGATCAAGTAACAAATGTCCATATACTTCACAACTCCGGGGAGTCATTTTATTCTTACATAAATACTTTGTATGTTTAACCGTTCCATTCTGGAATTTAAAGAAATTATAAATGGGTATTATAACTCAAAGAGTAGAAATCTATTCTGAATCAGATCCATTAAACTCAACATTTGTTGACATCCCTGTACATAAAGGTGAGAAGATTATGTGTCATGAACCCTATGTGGTTGAGGCAATGAAGATGTATGCACAGTCTTGTACCGATGAAGTATTGGATGCCATCAATGAATATGAGAGACTGGGTAAGTTCAGAGATGTAAGGGAAGGACATATCACAGGTTATGATGAGAAGAAGTCAACCGCTGATATTGCCCTTTCACAGAAACATTCAGTGGCTGTTGATATCAACTCCAATGAGAAAATCAGTGTCGGTGACAAGATTGATGTTGTTGTCACCAAGGCAAGAGGTCACCTCTCTGCCGATGCTTCTTCAAAGACTGCACAACTTGAAAGGTTGAAGCAGGAACTGGTGAAGGAAATTCAGACTCCTACATCTGCCTATGCCGGTACAGTCAAGGAGATTGTTTACAATGGTGCCAATGTATTCAATGGTTTCATTGTGGACATCAAGGGTGTCAGGTGCTTTATGCCTGGTACCGAGTCTGATGTCGTTCCTCTCAATGACTTCAAGGAGTTAGTTGGTAAGGAACTCTTCGTGATGCCTGTCAACCTGATTAAGGACAGTATCATTGTCTCCCATAAGGAGTATCTGAATACTCTCAAACCAAGTGTTCTTGATGAACTGGAGAACCTTGAAAAGGGTACTGTGGTCACTGGTGTTGTTTCATCTATCAAGCATTTCGGTGCTTTCATCCTTATCAAGGAATGTGTTGCTACACTCCTGTCAGTGTCTGAAATGAATGAGGTCACGGAGGCCAAGTTCAAGGCGGGTCAGTTGAAGGTCGGAGATCCTATTGACTTCTACATTGAAAGTATCAATGATGAGAAGGTCATCATCACTCAGACTGTCAGTAAGACAGAGGGTTGGGACAAACTCAAGGAGACTATCGAGAAGTCAAGTGATTACAAGTTGAAGGGTGTTGTGAAGAACCTCTTTGACAATGGTGTGGTCATCATCTCTGAAGAGTTTAATGGTATCACATTCTTCCTCTCATCAAAGGTTGTTCTCCTGGATAACCTCAAAGTAGGTCAGGAGGTTGAACTTCCAGTTGAGAGTGTGGATACTGTGAAGAAGACTGTGAGGTTGAAAATCTCATAAGTTCATTTTTATTTTTATTTTAGGGTGTGGTCATTCCTTTGGGAATGACCATTTTTTCATAAATACAAGTATAGTAACAATGATATCATAATGGCATTTCTGAGTGGATTAAATAATAACTTCAAGTTCACTTTCCCAAAGGTTTTTGTTCCGGAAGAAATAGAAAAGAAGTATCTTCCTATCCTGAACAGAATACCAGGGAATATGTGTACTACTGTTATTGATTTTCTGAATATGAGTATCAAGTCAGTTGAACTTGAAGTGAACCCTGTGACATATGAACCTATCGAGCAGGTTGACAGGGGAACACCTTACGGTAGATTACATCGTTCAGACTTCTTTCCTGATTTCTTATGGAAGAAAGATATGACTATAACCTTTCAGTTGGATTCTGCATATATCATTTGGTCTATCCTGACAGATTTGTTTATGTATTATTATTGTGCTGAACCGGATCCAAAATATATCCCTGCGTGCCCAGGTATGGAGATTCTGGATTGCTATAATCATTCATTATACAGGATTACATTTGATGACCTTCTCTATACAGGTGTAAGCGGATTGGAATTTGATTTCAGTTCAAATGAGGTTGACCAGAAGGTTGTGACAACAACCTGGGTTGCCAACAAGGTCAATGTAGTACTTGAACCGTCAAGAGTATAAAAAAGAGAGAACTTTATGTTCTCTCTTTTAGTTTATATTCATCTTGTCTTTTCAACTTATATTCTTCATATGCTGCCGCCTTTTGTTCATCTGTCATATAGAACCCTCCATTTTTAATGTAAGCATAGAACACTATCTTTTCATATGAGTGTTTGTTGTCCATATACTGGAGAAGTCTTTCCATACTTGCAAGTTCCTCAATAGTCAAACCTAACCATTCAGCATATTCTGGACAAAGGAATTTCTGGATGAATGTACCCATATATACATTATGTATATGATAGTATAACAAATCTTCTTTTGATATGTTTGCCCAACAGATATAATGAATATTGTCATCTTCTGGATCATGATACTGTGTTTCCAACCAATAGTCCGGGTCATCATGTATCAGAAGAATGTCTGTATCAGTTGTATAGTCTTCAAAATCTTTGTATCCAGTGAAGATTGCTCTTGAACCAATTATGAATCTTTTTACTTCTTTCATATTTTATTCTGGTATTGTAAGTTTTGAATATTTTGGATGTATGACGCCTCTTATATTATATTGATTATATTTGAAGGCAGTAGAAATCCAGATTTCATTACGGCTTGAAAATTCAGCTATATGTAAAAAAGATGCCTTTGAAGTACTGTATATATATTTATTATTTGATGTAGAATATCCAGTAGCGCTTGTTGATGACCATAGTCTAAAATAATCCAGTACATCTCCACCATCATTATGATCTATACCTGAAAATGTTAAAATATTACCATTTGTTTTTGATGTAAATGTTATAGTATATACTTTCTTATTATATGTAGTATTAGTAACATAATTACTTCCCCATGTAGTGTTTGCAGAATTAATCAGTTCACTAAAGTCATCTGCTGTTGGGATACACCAAACTCCTCCAAATGTTTGCGTGATGATATCATCTTCTGGTTCAAGTATAACTTTATTATCAGCTAAACCATATTTTGTAAATCCATCATCAAGTCCATCCGATACATTTGATTGTTCTTTACCACCAAATTTATAATTTGTCCAATTGCTTGTTTCTTTATGCTCAAGTTCGCCCCAGGGTAAATAAATACCTTCATTCCAACCCAATACAGTACTATCTTTATCTATATAAATTTGTTGAGCACCAAGATTTTTTGTCATCCACAATGTACCTGATGGAAGTCCCAAATCTACATATTCAATATTATCTTTATATATATTGTATCTGTTGTAGGTTTTAATGTTCTGGTTATCAGTTGAATTTTTATCAACAACACCTATCCAAGGTTCTTGATATTTTGTATCAAGAGCCGTGTTTAGTTCTTGTTCTGAATTGAAATAATGTAGATACTTCATACCTTACTCTTCCTCTTCTCCACCACATTCACCATTTTCCATCTCTGGATCATAATCCGGGTCATCCGGGTCATCACAAGACTTTTCACCAAACTTGTCATATTTGCAGGATTCCTTGATTGCGGCATAGTCCTCATAGACAAACTCATCAAATGTCTTCACAGCATGCTCTGTGAATGATGTGATTTTGTAGATTGTAGAGTCAATAAGGGCAAAGAGTTCATCAATGGTTGAATTGATTTCACTGTGTTCACCCATTATATACTTGTTTGTTTCAATGAAGTTCTTCAAGTCAAGAAGATACTCTGATTCAGTCTTGTCATCGCCGATGATGCAGTTGACAAATGGATCCTCAACCACACCATTGATACCCTGATACTGCTCGATGATATCATCAACAATATCAAGCGCTTTTTCATAGAACTCATTGAGTGCAACATGTACATGGTGCTTTCTTGTTTTGAGATGATATCTCCAAACAATGGATACACACTCCTGGATGGTACCGAAGAAGTTACCGATAGTCATAGCAGACTGTGTAGAACAGATGTCAGTAGGTGCTCCATCACAACATTCCGGACCTGGACAGGCATCACCAGGACAACCATCAATAGGTGTCTCATCACCCATTTCAGGAACGACATCACTGACAACAGGTGCCGGTTCCTCTGGAAGTTCAACAGGAGTATCGCCAGGTGCAGGGATTACATCATCAGTAGGTGCAAGTGTCACATCTTCTGCTGGAGGAACAATAGGTTCAGTTACTGGTTTATCAGCATCGTGGACATCAAACACTGGTGGAACAATATCTGCCAGCGGAGCGTCAACTACTGGTTCAGCAGCAGGTTCAACTGATGGAACATCCTCTGGTTCAATTACAGTATTGTCATCTACCTGTTCCATATTTGGATTTTCATCTTCTGGATTTTCTACTACAACATCCTTGACATCAATAGTATCATCTACTACTGGTTCAATTATTGTTTTCTCATCTTTTTCCATAATAATCTAAATTAAAATTCTTATTGCTGTTCGGTGATATGAACATTACTTTTCTTGAAGATATATTTAATAGAACCTCTGTCAACAGAATAATCATTACTAATTGTAATCTTTGATGCATCAACATCAGTCCAACCGGTCAATTCATAATCTGTGAGAGTACTGGTTAAACCTGTAATAGTAATATCTGCATTACTTGATGATGAATCATTATAATGTAAAGTAACATCAAATGTTTCACCAGGAACATCATGCTTAAGATTAATTATGTAAGCCATATTTATAATAATTTGTTTATGTATATTATTTATGAAAATTTTCAATAGACAATGTTCACATCATTCAGTCCGAGCGCTTTCAGAAGCATAAATCCCATATAACAATTAGAATGAGGGATATATGAACCATCGACAGAATTTTCACCATAGAACATATATATTTCCATTTCATCAGTGTCTATACCGACAGGAAATCCAGCTACCCTGCTGATTGTTGAACAATATTCCGGATGATTCACTCTGTCAAATCCTGCATCACATGGATCATCGCCATGGAATAAAAACTGTTGTCCATAAGAACTACTTAATCCAAAATAATGTCTGTATTCATGTATGAGTGCTGGAATTTGTGAATTGCTGGCATTATATAGAACTATTTTACCTTTATATCCCTCACAATATCCTCCTGAACCAAAAGTTGCACTATCTGGATCAATGTAAAACTTTGCTGAAAAATATGTTCCATCATTATATGGATGTGGTGTCCTTGCTTCTGTTACCTTATAGTCATAACCAACTGCAATCATCCTGGCCTTAAATTCATTCACAAGTTCATCCATCGCTTCTTGTGTGGTAGAACCTGATAACACACCATAGTCTTTGAATTCAAAATCTCCAAGAGATACAGTTGTAAATTCCTTTTGACTTGTTTCAGAAGGAATACTACTATCTCCTTTTTCTGTGACTACAAGTTTTATCTGATATGTGGTGTTCGGTTCCAATCCATCCAAATCATAAAGTAATGTTTTTGCCCGGAATAAAGGGAACTCATTTGTCTGGAATGAACTCATCGGACCTTCTTCTGTATAAGTACTAACACCTTTTTTCCGATACAAGATTTTCCATTTTGTTTGTATATTATTTACTCTTGCAACTATTTTAATTCTTATCACAGCACAAGTTGCACCTGGAATAATTGAAATGTCCATAATTGATATTAATTTATTGTTATAATAAATCCATCATGGCGGTTACCGTCAGATTCATATTTTTGTGTGGATTTGAAGGTATATGTGAGTCTTGTATTGATTGAAAAATGATTTGACTCTGTAAGAGTAACCTCATCACCATAAAGACTTGTTACAGTAATTTTATCCTTAATGTCTTGACCCAATAAACATATCTTAAAGTTATCAGATCTTTGTGAAAGGTTTATATTGTATGAATGGCCATGATCGGATAAGTCAATTTCTGAAATGACATATGCACAATTGTTGTATTGATAAGCGATATTGGAATAAACACATCTTATATTCTGTGATTCTTGAATTACAAAATATCTACAGTTTGTTGGATATAAACTGATGACACCAAATTTTAATCTATCCAAATTATTTGGAAGTATTGAAAATCTCAAATGTGAATATTTCCTTGCAAGTTCATATGTTATATTTTGAAACATTGATACACTATCAAATGCTATGGTTTTTTGTGTGGAGTATATTCCAGAACCATTATAATATCTGTAATAATTTAAGCATTCAAAGGTGACTTCATTGGATGGATAATCCTTTCCTTCATTATAGTCTCCAGTGTAAAATTTTATTGTATTTCCATCTATTACAGCAGCACCATCATCAGCACCAATAAATTCAAGGTCTATATTTGTATTATTGGTACTATATGGAATTATATCAACATTACAGAATATTCCAGAATAACTTCTGAATCTTATATTACTATAATGTTCAGAATTACCTGATGCATCAACTTTAATTTCTATATCTTCTGATTTTTCAGAATGTATGGTAAATGTACCAGTAGTATCAACCATCTCATGAGATGTCATACCATATGCGCCTCGTGTTGCTATGAATATTGAATATTCATTACCGATGTTAATTTGAGAACTACATAAACTGAAATCTCTCTTTTTTCCTGTATAACCTCCTCTATGCTCACTGGTTACAGATACTGTATAATCAAGTAATTGGTGTTTATCATTTGATATTATTATTGGGAAATAACCTCTCTCTTGATACAAATGTGTTTGTGTACCATCAGTTTCATTATATGATGAAGGCAATGCCATAGCACTGAGGACAACAGTATCATTCAATACAACTGTTATGTTCTCATTTACAGTTCCATCTATTGCAACAATCTGGTCAGTATAGTTTTCAGCAGATACCTTTATCCATAATTTTGATAATGGAGTATAGAACTTATTGTTTCCTGTGAATGTACCATCTTCTGATGTAACTGGTGTCTCACAAGTTTCATCCTTGTACCACTCTATGGTTGCATTTTCATCTGCTGGATCAATGGTTATCTCATAAGAGAAATATTCCTTTTCCAGAATTACATCTTTTGTTGATTCATTTTGTGTGAGATGAACTTTGGTAGGTTTGTAAAAACCATCAACATGATATGTTACAACTGCCCATACTTCATTTTTAGATGAGTATAGGGTACCAGCTGGGTCATCCTGTGACAAGAACTTATTATTTTCTGTACAGTCTTCATTAGTATACCAATCTACTGAATAATTATATATATCCATTGGATCTGTTTCATCTGGTTTATATACATTCAAAGTATATTTGTTTGCACCTGATATGTAAACTTCTGCCCAAGGTAAATCCTTTGTTATTTTTCCAGATGAAGGGGTTACTGTGAAATTATCTATTGGTTCTAACTTGAACCACACTTCTTCATATAATGTTTGGTCTAATGAATTTGACCAGATATGTCCATCTACTCCATCTATAATTCTATGTGATTCATCCAAATCGGAATTACTATACCAGGTCAATTCCATTGATTTCATAAGTATTAAATCAATGTCTTCTGGGAAGATGGCATAAGAATATTCTTCTACTTCATGGACAGTACCATTAATATTTACTTCAACCTCTTCAATTTCAATGGTACCATCAATATGGACTTCAACTTCTTCCTTCTTTACTGTACCTTCAATGTTTACCTCAACATCTTCTTTCTTGACAGTACCCTCAATGTTTACTTCAATTTCTTCCTTTCTGATACTACCATTGATATTGACTTCAATCTCCTCTTTCTTGACAGTACCCGTGATTTCAACATTCTGTTCTATTGTTTCTACTACACTTGCAATGTTGAGATTACCTACAATATATACTTTATTACCTTCATTGATTGAACCTTCAATCTTTACTTTATTGGGATCAATGAATCCACGTATGGCGTCCCATCCAGTCAGTTCAACTACCTGGAAAGTATCAGACATATTAACCCCAATAACAGGGAGGTTTAATGAAGGGTCATCATACCTCAAAGTCAAAGGGAATACCTTGTTTGGAACTTTATGTCTGATTCTTATTTTGTAAGTCATATATCAATGATTTATTTTAGTTGCTTGTGAACAATGAATCTGGAAGTCCCCATTTGTTCTGCTTTGCCTGATTGTATACATCTGAATAAATACCATGATTATGATTATCATTGAAGACAACAATCTTCAGGATATTATCAGAATAAAGAGGCATTGTTACATAGTGGTTACCAAGAGTTTGCCAGTCTGTCATACTCATAAATGAGATACCATCAGCAGTGATAACATATTGTCTTCCCTTTTCAAGTCTTACTCTTACAAATGTATCATTGCTCAAAATCTTTACACCATCAACATAGATGTTACCTTTACATGGTCTGAAAGATGTACTTGATTCAGTATAATCTGGTGCAAAAGTGATTGATAACACATCTGCATTTTCATCAGGACCATCATAAACATTTACTATTGTATCAGTCTTGTCAGGTATTCTGATGTCAATAGTACACAATCTATATTCACGTCTTAATAATCCATAAGAAGCAGAACCATTCTTTCTTCCTTCTTCATTGATAGATTGGGATCCAACAATTGCTTTTTCCCAAGTCTGAAATCTTGCATACTGTGAGTTTGCTTCAAGAAGAATACTATTAAAATAAATAGAACCATAAGTTATTCTTCCCTTATATCCAGAAGGTGTTCTTTGACCAAGAAATGCACCCTTCATAATTGTACCATATTCTGCTGCAAAATCATCATCATTTGGGTAATGAGTTGAATTATAAGTAGTGTTTCTAATAGAATATGTTATATCATAAAGATGTTTTGATTCATCTTCACAAATCAATTGTCCAATTGCTGTATTGTAATTTCCAGTTGAATAACTTGAATTAAATTCAGCAATAATAGCTTCTTGATTACTTTGTACAGATGTATCAATAGATACTTCTTCATTCATTGCCTCATCAATAACTTCTTGGTCAGAAGTATATGCGCCTTTACCAATATTGATACCTACAGATTCAATAACATAAATTTTGTCATTGATTTCATACTGTGGTTCTCTAATCTTTATTTTTTCAATATCAAGACCTTCATCACCAGGTTCCCAACCAACTAATTGAATAGTTTGTGGTTGGTCAGTCAATGTGATAGGGATTTCAGGGAAATTATCATTTGATTCATATTTCAAATGTAAATCCATACTTACACCTTCAATGTTGTGTTTAATGTTTATTCTGTAAGCCATATTATTAAATTATTTTATTGCATTTAATTATTTTCTTCAAGTGTTCCGTCAACATCAACTGGGATTGTTTCAGTACCGGAGTCTATTGTACCGTCAACATCAACTGGAATTACTTCAGTACCAGAATCTATTGTGCCATCAACTGTGACAGGTATTGTTTCAGTACTGGAGTCTATTGTACCATTAACATCAACCGGGATTGTTTCAGTACCAGAATCTATTGTTCCATCAACATCAACAGGGATTACTTCTGAACCAGATTCCAAAGTACCATCAACATCAACTGGGATTATAGTATAGTTAATTTTAACAGTACCATCAATATTGACATCTACCTCTTCTTTTATAGTACCATCAATATTGACATCTACATCAAGAGTATCTGTATTGAATATAGTACCCTCAACATCAATGTTTACAGTTTCTTCTCCTGGTTCTGGCTCATATCTCACTGAACCGGTGATAGTAACATCATGTTCTGTTGGTGGTGTAGTAATATCTCTTACAGTACCTTCAATACCAACTTCAATTTCTTCTCTTAATGTACCTTCAATACCAACTTCAACCTCATCAAGTTTACGTCTTACACGTCCATGGAGAGATACTTGTCTTTGTCTCTGTTCAAATCTGACTTTACCGGTAATGGTTACATCATGTTGTTTAGGATGCTCCCTGACTGAACCATAAATAGAGACCACAGTGATTGGTGTCAAATTCTCTTCATCAGCTGGAACAATATAATCCGGGTCATCATTATAGAATGAATTGAATTCATTGAGTTCTTTGAGAAGATTCTGTTCAAGAAGATAGTCATAATCCTTCTTGAATGTCTGGTATAACTTATAGTTTGCAGCCTTGTCAACTACAATTATGTTTCTTGACAATGTGTACTTGTTTCCAAGTTTATCCTCAAGGTCAAGAGTAACAGTGTAGTTTCCTTCTTTCTTTAACAACAGTGTAAGGTATCTACCACCTTTATTGTTTTGGTCTTTTGGCCATCTTTTTTCAATACCTGTTGTATTGTTTTTTATTCTCCATTGTGGATTGACCTTACCTGCAATCTTACTGTATTCATATCCGAGAATGAACCAGGTGTATGGTTTCACATCAACACCATTCCTGATGTATCTGGTGTATTTTGTGAGAGGTACCAGTTTTGACATTTCCCAGGTGATGTTGTCTGCCATATACCATTCATCGTCCACATTCTCATTGTAATATGGACCAGTGTTGGTCATATGACCTTCTGCATCATATAAAGGAACAGACATATCATCAGGATATGTAAAATCAGTTCTTTCAGATACTGCCCAACCATACATCTTCTCAATATTCTTCTGGATGAAACTGTACATCTGACTGTCTGCATCAAGAGGATATTTGATGTTCTTTGGAAGTTCACGGATGTCATAGTAGAATCCAAGCATTTCAATGTTATATGGTTCTACCTTGATACACTTTTTCTTTGTTCTCTTCTGTCCATGTACCTCCATTGTGACATCATAGTAACCAATATAAGGAAGTTCAAGGAAGAATTGACCTGTCCTGTCAGTGTCAGTCCAAACCTTTTCAAAATCTTTGTGTTCATACTGTAAGGTAATTCCGGCAACTTTTAGGTCATCATCATATTGATTGTCAGGTTCTGACATCTTCACAGTCCATTTGATTAAATTGAGGTCATATACATATTCAATGTTATCAAATGTGTAATGTTGTATATTGTTATAATTTGTAGTACCCTCATCATAATATGTTTGTAACCCACCAGGAGTCTGTTCCATTGGGGTTTCAAAGTCCATAGCATGACCATCAGATGTTGATGTCGGATAGTTTGGCTGACCATTACTGTCAGTGTCTGTATAATTATAAGTTGTACAATCAAATTTCAGGTCACTGTTGTCAAATGTAATCGTAGAATAATCATTACATCTCAAAACCACCTTGGCAGAGAATCTTTCTGCATCAGAATAATAAGCATATTCTTCATTATCAAGGTTTTTATAATCATATGTGTAATCATCATTGTCCTCTATTTCCTTGAACATTGTATGATTCTCACAGGTGTCTTCATAGAATTTGAGATAATAATCACACAACTGTGTATTTGACAATGATGCCATAGCATAGGTATGATTATTCAAATACACATTATTAGTATTCAAATAATCATTGACAGAATCATTCAACAGGTCAGAAAGCATCTGATTCTGTAAAGGAACATTGTCTTGACCTTCATTTTTCTTGATACTGATGTATCTGTTGAAATACTCATTATCAGTGATATGCGCATATTTTTTAGGATAGACATTGAAGTCAATATCCCAATCACTCACTGTTGTGTCAATGTCAGAAAATTCACCTACCTTATAGATGGACTGGATACCGAAATAGTTACCCTCACCTATGATGTCAATAATCCTGCTGGATCCAGGCATAAACTCCTTGTTGAGTTTTTTCCTGAGGGCAAACAACTTGATGAGAGCTTCCTCTATGGTGTAGGTAAATTGTTCCTTCACCTTTGGAAGTTCCCATTCATCAATCTCTCCTGTTGGCTTGTTGATGTCATAGACAAGGGCAAGGGCATTGACTTTCCTGTAATCCTTGTTTGGAAGTACGATTCGTCTCGCACCGATGGTTAATGCCTCTTTCTTTTTGAGACTGTATCTTGAACTGTGATATATCTTACCGAAATTCTCATCATTCCTGTTGATGTTCCTCCAGTACTCAATGATGTTCAGGTTGTCATAACCGAAGAACTTGATGGCATTGATGATAGCCTTGTATGAACCTATATATGGATAGATGTTACTACCTTCCAGCATCAACTCCTTTCTCTTCTCATTGAGAAGGATATAGTCAGGCATATATTCCTTGATGTCACTCTTGTAGAACATTATAGTGTCTTCCGGAGTGATGTTGTAACCAAGGTTGGCATTCCATATCTTCAACCTTTCATCTTCCTCCACAGTCTCTGCATAGAACTTTATCCTGGCGATTGTCTTGTTGTTGTAAGACATAACCAGAGTCCTTGTGTAAGTGGTGGCATCATGCTTTTCATTTGCCCTGAATGCTATATGAACAGGAAGTGCCTTTGGAGTAAGATTGTTATCAAGATATACATCATATGTATCAAACCTGTTGATAATAAGTGTATTACAGTCCGGACCATCATTAGGTGTATAGATAAGTGCAGATGTTTCTTTGATGGTATAAGTCTCATCAAAGTTGAACATAAAGAACTCATCAACAAAGGTATTCTGTGTATCCCAACTGAATGTTATCTTACCAGGACCGGAAGGAAAACTGAACTCATTGGAGAATGTATCATCATTATTGGGTGTCTCTTCAAGAATATAGATGGTTGTATTGGCATATAGACCTACACTGACCTTGGGAAGATAAATCATACCTTCCCAGTATCCCTGTCTACTATTCCAATCAAAGTTAAGATTGTAACCGTTATAGTTGAAAAATTGTAACTTCCTTACATCCATTAGTCAATGCGTTTGTAATCTTTTCTGACAGCATAGTTATTGAAGTTCCTCAAATACTTTACACTGTTGATGAGATGGGACATTATCCTGTTGAGATAAGGAAAGAACTGTCTCATCATAGGGTTCTTTTGGAGATACCTACTGGTGTTGTCTTCCATCAGTGTGTTCTCATATTTGTAACCCTCATTCTTTGTTTCCCATCTACTCTCATTTATCTTGTCATAGATGGAGTTGAAACCTTTGTACTTAATGATGTTCAAATCAGTATTCTTTGAAGTATCCATCTATTAGTAGTTGTTTTTTAATAATGTATTGAGTTTTCTCTGCATAGCAAGATTATAAGCAGAACTATCTACCTTGTCAATGAAGAAGATGTTGAGAGGTCCGAGCTTTCCTTCTTCTGGAGTCTCTGTGTAGTAGTTTCCATCCCTGTCTTTCCATCCACCCTTTGGGATGAAGATTTCATATTCATTGACTTTGAGATTACCGAAATTGTCAAATCCAATCCTTGGGTCTTCATCATAACCCACATAGACCTTCTGTCTCTTCTCTATGTATTCAAGACCATCCCAGGTCATCTCATTCTCATAATAGTAACCATTGACGATTGCCCTTTCATTCTCTTCATTGACAAAGAATACATCACATGTATCTACACCGTCAATACCCTCCACAAGGGAGATGATGTCAGAGAGAGGAACAATGTCATTCCTGTTGATGTTGAGGAAATACTGACCGAGACGCTTCCTGATACTTGCCCTGATACTTGTCCTGTCAATGTCCTCGAAGTAGCGGATAATGATGTTGATGACAAACCTCTTCACAGTGGGGTCGACAATCTGGACTTCAGCATTGACAAGCATCCTTCCTGAATCATCCAATGCACTGATGATGGAATTCTTCTCATATTCACTCAAAGTGAACTCATTTGCCGGAAGTTCAAAGTAGTCTTGATTACTGGAAAGTTTCTTCTTCATATTAGGGATGATTTTCAGATAGACTACATTGTCATCATAGATGTCCGCATCATCCTTTGTGTTATAAGCATATATGAAGGAATACTGGTTATACTTTGAGAGATAACTGACATAGTTTTCAGGTGTTGCAAGTACAAATGACTTACTGGCCTTCGGAGCAATCATCTTTGTGAATTCAGGATCCTCAAAGTCACTACCCAACATAGGTGGTGCTACTGTCTCCACTATAAGTACATCATTGAGATTCACTTCATTACCATATTCATCAACACCAGTATCATCAAAGAGATAGGTGAGATGAGATGTGTTTGCATTACCTTCTGAACCGGTTGTCCTGATGTATGTCACTTCTATCAATGAACCTGCTGGCGGAATCTTTCCGAATTCACCATTTCCAAAGAAAATTGAGAGACCAACATTGACTGATGACTTGGCAATGAAGCATTCCGAACTCTCACTGATGTCATCATCGGCAGGCATATCATAAAGACTGTTAACTCTTTTCCATACTTTTCCATTGACAGAGACAGCCACATTGTCATTGTCAGTCATATTCTTGATAATGGGATTGAAGGACTGGAGTGGTGTTCCATCTGATGTGAAGGTCTGCGTTTCAGGAATTCCCTGAATAAAATTCACATTGGTAAACGTTGTATCTGCAACATTGAGTCTAATATAATCAGAAGGAAGGTTCAAGAAGTAAGTACATCCTGTTTCTGCAATTGTGAACTTTGTGAAATTATTGATAGTAACAAAGTTACCTTCAATCAAATCTGATGAAGTGTTAAGTTTCAATGCCATCATACCATAGGCACTTCCACCCCTGTAAGCATCATGTCCTGTCATCTGGGCCAGACCATAGATTGTCTCTATATTCTGGGCAGTCTTGATATTAAGTTCTTCTGCTGTATGAGCAATATATGTGAATATGAGTTCAGCCATATTTGATACAACAATAAGTAGTTGTCCAAATGGAGAAGCAGATGTAAATACATGTGCTGCTTGATTATATTTGTTATGTAGGAACACAACTGCTTGTTCCATCAAATCACTGGCTTTGAGCCTTGTTCTGGATAAAAATCCCATATACTTGATGTGTATATATTATATAAGTATTTATGGTTTATAGTATTTGTACCACCAAAAAAGTTTGTACCACCTTTTTTAGTGGTACAAAAAAAGAGATGACTTAATGTCATCTCCTATACCAAGTATGATGCAACCTTTTTGTTGTTTATCACCAAATCGACGATCATTGCCACATTCAGTTTCCATCTGACAAACTGCACATCAACATCAACACTGTATGAACCGTCAAGATAGATGAAACTCCTAATCTGATTCATAATGATGTTCTTTATCATACTTTCATTGTATGTTGTGTCAAACAGATACCTTCCAAGACCACATCCAAATTCAGGCATGCACAGAACATCACCTTTATTGGTGAACAGAATCATATCAACCTGCTGTATGATTTCATCCAGTTCACCGGTGATTTCAAGTACATTGTCCTTATATCTTGGTTCCTCTTCAGGAATGGCATAGATGTCTTTTAACATTACTGAATTTCATTTACATTTGTCTTCTCCACATCATCATCAATCTCTGCCATAGATATGATGACTGTTGTGTTCCTCAGTGAACCGCCTTTCATGGATCCTCCCATCTTACCGAGCTGACCGGATACATTACAGTCTTTCAACTTGATGTTCCTGCTGATGAAAGAATCCCTGATCTTACAGTCCTTGCAGTCAGCATAACCGAAGAGATTACTCTTGATGATGGATGACTTCTCAATCTTTGTGTCATACACATCACAGTCCCTGATGGTACAGTTGGTGAGTTCACTATCAACAATGTCAACACCATTGATGTGATAACACTTCTTGATTTCCAGGTTTTTCAACTGGAGTTTGGAGATGTCTGAATCATAGTTGATTTCAGCTTCCTTGATACCACTCTTAATAACAATGTCAAAAAGTTTGTCCTTTATGGAAGGGAAGATGACATCAATTTCCATACTGTCATTGTTGAGGTCTTTGGTGAACTTGATTTTTTTGTATCTCTCCCTGAACAGTTCATAACATGAGAATGCTCCGGCAATATCCTTATATGTCTTGTCAAGTTCATCCAACTTCTTTGTTTCTTCTTCCGTGAAGTCATATGATACACAGGAATTGTAAAGGGTGATGATTGTATGGTTCATACATTTCAGAAGTTCTTCCCATTTGTTCCTGTAATTGATTTCCCTTGCATATGTGAAGGTGATGTAACCAAGTTTGATGGTACTGAAATCAATACCATATATATCTTCATAATCAGTGAATTTCAATACATCCATTCTCTTCCTGATAGTGTCAGAACATGATTCCAGGTTCAATGGTTTGATGTCAGTGAGTTTTTCAAAACTACCATCCAGTGTCAAATCAGTAATATGCTTCAAGATATAATCCTCATTGAATTCAAGGACAAACTTCATTACATTGATCTGGGATACATCACAGAACCCATCATTGAATCCGATTCTGAAATAGAGATAGGAGTTCTTCTCATCTTTGAGACCTTTCAACAGTTCAAGGATTTTAGGAAGGATGAATAATGCCTCGAAATAACTGTATTGTGGAGTCTTCACTTCACACATCTTACCATCAATGGTCATCACTGCATGACTGTCAGTGGGTTCAAGGAGTTTATACTTGATATTGGAGAATGACACATCTCTGTTGAGAATATCTTTCAGTTTTGTCAACAATATATTTTCATCATCTTTGAACAGACCTTTGAACTCAAATCCTATCGTTGAGTTACCTGTAATATGGTCATTCTGAAATAAGTTATTGTTCATAAGTATACACTATTATAAGGTATTTATGAAAAAAGGAATGACCTGGGTCATTCCTTTGAGGTTATATATTTGTTGTTCAAATTAATGAGGATATAGAAGGATTGGAACCAACATTCATAATGCAAGAGGATTCGAACCTACTATCCCTACCGCTATTAGCCTCGGATTTCCTAAACCATTAGAAGATACATTTGTCTTAACCATTTTAGACGATATATCCTCATTATTGACAACTGATATATAATTACTCATTCTGTTTCAATTAGATGTTGTACAAATCGAATGGTTTTCCATTTTCATCCAGACAGGAGATGGAAATCGTTCCATTGTACTTCTTGGGATGCAGGATTCTGTGTGCCCCAGCAATTCCAAAATAGGCAATCTGTGAACAGAAAGCAAATGCACTGTTACTTTTTCCATTCAAATCAATGGGTTCATACTTCCAGAAATTTGAACAGAGGTCCAGGACTGCATTGGCCTTACAGTCCTGTCCGTCATCTGGGTTAGACCAGTAGAAACTTCTTGAAATGTTTTCTACTATGAGTTGAAACATCTTTGCGAGTCTGTCACTGACAATGGGTTTCCTCATCTGGATATCAAGTTTCAGGGCATCCTCCTTGGTCATCTCTCCATTCCTGACCATTTCATCGATAACATCCTTGTCATATTCCCTGATCATTCTAACCCAATATGACCTTTCAGGCATATACCCATTCTTTATAGCAAGATTATATTTCTCAATCATCTCACTATTGTTACTTGTGAATTTGAATCCGATAGGAAATACAGTCGTTTCTTCATCCTCATCAGATTCACTACCCGGATATGCCCACACTGGAAGTGATGGATCAAATCCATTAGCAACTGCCTTTTCATAACCATCAGTTATGCATTTTAAAATCTCATCCCTTAATTCTACATTACTTAAATAATTTTTCTTTTTGGCCATTATTAGTTAAAGGAGATATTGTATATAATAAATATAACAAAATTAAAAATGTGGGGATTCATATCAATCCCCACATTTCTACACATCTATCTGTAGATTCTTTTTCTGTGTGATGAGTTCTTCATCATCCTTATAACAAGTCACAAATGATTCCGGATCCAGTTGACCGAACTCCGTTGCTGAAACCAATACCTTGTCACCTTTTTTGAGACCCTTTACCGGTACCACTACGGTAACTTCGGTATAACCATTTTTCATCATCTTCTTCTTGTTGTGGTTGAGAAGTTCCGCATCGGCAGGATTTTCAAGGAAGGTTTCATTGATAAACTCTTTGAAACACTTTACCCTTTCCATAATCTTACTCTACATATGTTTCCTGAAGTTCCTTCTCGAACTTTCTGATTTCACCTTCAACAAGGTCAAGGGCTGACTTCACCTGCTCATTGTTATTGGTCTGCTGAAGACCTTCAATGAGCTGAGCCCTCTTCTCTGAAAGGAAAGCAAGTGTTTCCTTGATTTCATTTCTCTTTGACTCAATGATAGCATTCTTAATACCTTCTGCCTGAAGTTTCTCTGAAAGGATTTCAGTTGCATCATACTTCATAAAGTCCCTGATAGCATCAAGTGCCTCCTTGGCAGTATTGTAGTGAACCATCTCATTGATGTGGAGAGGAATGTTGACCTTATTCACATATACACCTTCCTGGACATTGATGATAGTCACAAAGAGTCCGGCAATCTTGTTGCTCTGGATGGTAGTGATAGGACTGTCAAGTTCAACAAGGATGTCCTTTGATTCAAAGAACTTCACGAGTTTCTCGCAGTTTCCGATAGTCTCCCTGTCAAAGATACCACATCTCTTCAATGTCTCATTGATGTCAATGATGGACATCTCATTGATGTTATCCACACCGGTAAGAGAGAGTTCATCTGTCTGGCAGTTGTATTCAAGAACCATATTGTTCTTACCATAGTAAACAAGTCTGTCCTTGTCTGCCTCATACTTCAAGATTGAAAGACCTTCAAGAACATTGATGTATTTCCTGTCAGTGACTGTTGCCTCTTCAAGGGTGTTACCATCAAAAATGTAGTTCTTTCCATTGAGGTGGAAAACTTTCTTGTTCTCATCAACAATGAGTGGTGAGAAGTTCTTTCTTACTGAACAGTTGGAGTTCTCATATACACTGGTGTTGATTTCACCCTGTTCTGCCTTTTCCTCTGCTACGATAGAAGAAAGGAGAGACTTTGCATCCGCATTCCAGGAGTTCTCAAGAAGAACATCTTTAAGTGCAAGTCTCACATTGTCCTCATCAATGAGGACATCAAGAAGACTTTCATAAAGGTTGGCGAATGAAGGGTTTGAAGACTGTCCAGCAAGACTGTTGGCAAAGTTTGCTGCAACATAACTCCATTTGTCGCCAACAAATGTTTCAGCAATCATATTCCTGAAATCAGAAACAGGCATAATCCAGTCATACTGTGTGAGAACCTTATAAAGACTTTCAGCAACAGTGTATTTCAAAATTGGATTCACGAGTGTGTCATCAATCTTGTAACCAGCCTTGATTTTTTCCTCCATCACAGTCTTGTCATCCTTTGTCATCTGAAGCTGTGCCATAGCATTCTCAATAATCTGCTTTGCACTGGATGCAGAGAAACCAAGACTGTTGTCAGACATCATCTCTTCAAGAGCCTCGATGGTCTTTTGAGACTGAGTGTGCAATTTTTCAAGTGTTAGTTTCATATCTTTATTTTCTTTTACGATGTTTATGTCCTTGTTAATCTGTGCAGTATGTTTGTTATAATAGTCCAGGTGTGCTTCCACAATCTCTGGAATCATACCTAACTGCCACATACACTGCTTTATAACCTCATCAGACTGACCGGTCTTTTTATAAGAAGCGATCAGGTTGATTAAGTTCTGATTCAAATTATCCATATAATGAGATATTTATTATATTATTATTTATGAAAGATTAAAGATTGGCAAGAGGATTGTTATCTTCTTTCTCATTATCATTCTTTTCTTCTTCCTTTGGTTCTTCCTCAGACTTCTCATCTTCCTCATTTGAAGGTTCTTCCTCCTTCTTCTCCTCCTTCTTCACATCCTCTTTCTGGTCTTTCTCATCCTTCTTGTCCTCAGATTTTTCCTCTTTTTCTTTCTTTTCCTCTTTTTCCTCTCTTTCCTCTTCTTTTTCTTCCTGCTTCTTGACGGAACCTTTCAGCTTATCCATATCTTTCTGAAGGTCTTTAATCATATCCTCTATGGATTTGATTGCTTTCTGTTCCTTCTTTTCATTCTCTTCATCCTTGTCTTTCTTCTTGAAGTCTGCAAATGAGAGTGCCTGGATGGGTTGTCTTTCCTCTTCCTGTTTAGGCTGTACATTATCCTGTACATTTTTTACATCAAGTGTCATGATGTTTTTTGGATGTATGGTGTTCAGATAGGAAGAGAATGATAGGTCATTACCATCAGTCTTGTTTGAAATCTTGTCCTGTATCTTGTCAATGATACCATTGAAAATCCTTACAACACCTGGTGACATAACCAGTGATTTGTAGTCTTCCGGTTTCTTTGCCTTGAAACTGCCAAGCAGTGTCTTGAAGATGGATTTGTATTCCGGATTGTCTTTCAGGAGTTTCTTTGTTGTCTCATTGGAGATTTCATCAAGGTTGACATCAAAGTCAACATCAATGGACTCCTTCACTATGTCATTGGTGTCCACATCGAAATCTTCAAGTTGTGACTTCTTGTATTTGATATACCTGTTGAACAATCTGTAAAACAATTCAAGGTATCTCTGACTCTCATCATCACCATGCAGAAGGATTGAATCCATATCCTGTCCTGCCATAAAGACAGCAAAATCAGACAACAGAACATCAGTATTGTCCTTGAATCCCTTGTTAGACTTGTTCTTCAATATGATATTGGTCATATAAGGGTCAATGAGCTTTGCCGATACCGGCTTTGTGATTCCGTCATCTGATATGAACTTGAATATGAATCCGTCAATGGGTGAATCAAAACCATCATTTTGATAAAGTGAATGGGTAAGGTTAGGATTCAGCAATGTGATTATAAACCTGGCGAATGATTCCTTTGTGGATCCGCTCTTTAAATAATCATACAACCTTTCCTTCTGATACTGTGTGAGATACCCTCTGAATACAGGCTCCTGGTAAGCAATGTCAAACATCTCTGCCCAGGGTCTCAAATCTTCCACGTCCTCAATCTTTGTACCACCGGATGTGATGATACAAGAAAGAACCAAGTTGTTCTTCGGTAAGACCGAATAATTGATGAAACTTGGTTGATGATTAGGGAAATACTTACAGACAAAAGTCCAGTTACTTGGAATCTTGTCTATGATGATTTTACTTAAATTACTCAAATATGTCATACCACTGGAATAGAAGTTAGTCATAACCCTATCCGCTATGGTTATCTCTCTTTTGTTAACACCTGAACCCTTGTAGAAGGTCAGTTTCCTGTTCAGGTCTGTCTCGGATGTTGCCTTCTTCTGAAATGAGAGTGTTGCAGCATTGAGTTTTTCATTGACCACAACCTCTTTGTTCAAAAGGTTATCCAAAAATTCCTGACCTTCAGAGTTAAGTATGTTTTGTAAACTTATCATTCTCTGTCAAATTAAGATTTTAATACTCTATATTTATGGTATTATTGATTACTTGATTTTTCTTCTTAATATCAAATCCTCTTTCAAGTCCTTTTGTTTCAGGTCATCCAAAGACCTGACTCTCATAGGGACCTTATGTGTGTTGGACTTCAATGTGGGATCCTCAATATTGTCTGCATATGTTGATTCCACAATCTCTTCCATAACACCACCGGCTCTCATACCATAGACACCGAATTCATCAGGTCTGTACTCAATGATACCCTTGGCATCTTTTGGTACTTGGAGAAGGAGTTCATCAATCTCACAAAGGAGAAGTCCATGTTCAAAGGCTGGAATGAATGACTTCATCTCCACACTGAATGATGTGGAGAATTCTTTCTTCTCGTTCAGTCCGAATTCCTGAGGGAGTTCATGGTTGTAATCCGGAGGTACTGTGAGACAGGCATCAACATTGAACATACCGAAATCAACCTTGAAGTAGTTTGGGTTCTTGTATATCTTGGATACAATGGCCTCGGTCACTTTTAACAATTCAATGTTATTGGAACAAATGACTCTGCAATCAAATGAAAGGGTGACAGGTATCCATTCCACATTCATATAGAGTGTCCTCAATATACCCTGACTTTCCCTGACAATCTTTGTCCTGTTATACTTGTTTGTCTGCTCTGCCTGGTTGACTCCGAAACTTGTGAGATTTACCATACATCTTGGTACTTTCTCATAGTCACCAAGAGCCTTACCCTGTGCCAGGGCATCATAATAGAATTCATCTTTCAGAAACCTTTCGCCTCCTGTTATGGAATAAAGACAAGGTATATCCACTTTTTGAACACTACCATCATCCATACGGTTATAGATGTACAACTTCTTGTTCATTTCTGCAAGAAGGCATACTATCATACTGCGGATGAAGACATCATCCTTGTTGTATTTCTGATTATAATCACTCATTACTCTTCTTCCTCTTCTGCATCAGGTTTCTCATAACCGGCATCATTAAGAGCCTTTTCAACCTTGTCAAGTGTCTTGTCATCATCAGGGTCAATACCAAGAAGATTCTCAACATCACCAACCCTGTCATTGAGGTCAGCAATCTGCTCTTCAGGACTCATATCATCAAATCCCCTGTCTTTGTCCTGCTGGTCAAAATCTTCTTCATCAGTTTCATCATTGATATGGACATAACCTGTAATCTGCGGGTTGTAGTCGGCAATCATATTCTTGGTAAGGTAGTTGATGTAGAACTTGTTCTTACCATGCAGTTTGGTGTCCAACATTTCTCTCCAACCCATTTCTCGCTTTGCCCTGGATGTATTAAGATATTTGACAATATCTTTATCAAATGCAAGGTGTCTTGCCAAGTCTTTAACAATATCCTTGTCTGATTTTACCTCTAAAAGGAAATCACTGTAACTCTTTATATTGTTCATATAATTGATATGTACATAGTATAGAGTATTTATGATAAAAAAGACAGGACTCTTAAAAGTCCTGTCTTCTGAATAACAAAAATACTAACTAATTGAGTACACCGAGAATTTGTGTTTCCTTTACATTGGCAATTCTCCACTCTGCCATTGTGCCGTCATACTCTTTCTGTACAATCTTGTTGGCCTCTTCTGTGGTCTTTGCATGGACAAGCCATTTCTCCTGCCACTTCTTGATTTTAGGATTCCCAGCACGGTCTTCCACATCAGTCTCCTCCTGGAGTTTCACAGTTACTTCAAAGTAATTGATTTCAACATCTTTTGCCATAATTAAAATAATTTAACATTGTTATTAAGAATCTCATTAGGTAGTTTGCTTACTTCTTTCAGGTCTTCCAGAATCTGTATCTGCAAGTAGGTACTCAATCTTTTCCACATTGTCTGTAGTCCTACACCGCAGTATTCACAAACAAGGACAAATATCTTGGCCATCGAGTAATCCTGTTTCAACTTTGGATAACAGTATATGATGATGTCATTGATGACCTGATAGTTTACTGTGACTTTCTCTTCCCCGAGAAGGAGTTCCTTGTATTTGGAGTTTTCAATGATTTTCTGGAATGCCTTTTCAAATTCTACATCCTCATAGGAGGAGTTATATTGATAGCTGTGAGGGTCAATGGTTATTTTCTCGTTACTGAAATCTTCCGTGAAGTCAACCTGGTTCCATTTGTTGTTTTTTATTTTCAGTGACCTGGAAGTTTTTATTCTTTCCTCAACAGTCTTTTCTCCTGATTTCTTTGAGAATATGTCCACACCGTTTTCATCAAGGAATGTTCTCTTGTCAACGGCAATGTCATCATCTTCAATCAAGTCATTATCGAGATTTCTGGTCTCATTCTTATCACTCATTTTTAATTAGACATTCATTATATATGATAAAAATAACAAATTATTTTCAAATGGATTTTGTTATATTTGTTTTGAACTAAATCCAGCTTCTAAACTGGATATAAAATTATGTATGTATGCTACTTGATATTATCCAAGACAAATCAAATTTACAGGTATCTTACTGGGGTCCTGACGGGAAAACACACATTGAAATCATTCCTATTCCAGATGAAGAGCAGTACATCTGGCTCACCAGTCAAAAAGACAAAACTGACCTGAAAGTAAAGAATGTCCATAATTGGAATGGAAAGGCTGTATATAAACACAGGGTCAATCCCTTCAATGAGAAACTTAACCGTTACAGGCAGTATGAAATACTTGATTCTCAACCAGATGAAATAAAGGAGAAAATCTTCTCTTATAACCTTCCTGATTTGTTTTTCATAGATATTGAAAATGAAATGCAGGATGGAAAACCCAATCCTGAAAAACCTGACAAACCAATTACTGTCATAGGTGTATGTTGTCCTAATGATAGTGTGATGGTTCTTTCTGGCGGATATAACCTTACAGAGAAGGAACAGGTCAGTATCCAGGAAAGGATTGATGAACACTTCAAGCAGGTGAACAGACACTTCAAGTTTGTGTTCAGGTATTTCAAGACTGAATATGACCTTCTTTATTTCTTCTTCTCAATGCTCATCCCAAAGATGGCGATGATGACAGGATGGAACTTTGAGGACTATGACTGGAGGTATATGTATAACCGTGCCAAACTCCTTGGTATAGACCCATCACTTGCATCACCTACAAGGATTCTTACCGGACCTGTTGACAGACCGGCCCATGTTGGTCTCATTGACTACCTTAAAGCATACAAAAAGTGGACCTGGAACTCCAATGAGAATTACAGGTTGGACACCATTGGTGAGAAGTTGTGTAAAATTAAGAAAGTACAGCATGCAGAGTCTCTTGATGACATGCTTCACAACAACTTTGAGAAGTATGTTTATTACAATGCAATTGACTGTTGTCTTGTAAAACTCATCCATGAGGCATGTAATGCATTGACCTGTGGCCTTACTACTGCCTGGTTGGGTAGGATTAAGGCTATGGATTGTTTCTCCACGACTTATATTCCTGAAAACCTGTTGAGGGCATCATTCTCTGGTGACCATAAGGTTCTGGGTGTAGACCCGTTCGCCAAAAAGAAGACAGGTGAGAAGTATGAGGGTGCATTTGTGAAGCAGCCTATTCCAGGACTTCATAAGTTCTGTACCTGTAATGACTATGCATCTCTGTATCCAACACTGATGAGGCAGTTCAATATTGGTCCGGAAACACTGGTGACACTTCTCCCTGAAAAGGATGAAGTACTCAAACAACAGTGGAGGGACAAGGGTTATATTGTCTGTGCATCGGGGGCAGTCTATCAGAAGAAGGATGGTCATCTTAAGAACATCATCACTGACCTTTACTTCAAGAGAAAGGCATATAAGAAGACTTCCTTCAAGTTCACCCAGATTTATTATGACCTGAAAGACTTCCTCCATGCCAATGCATCCCCGGAAGAGATTGAAGATTATCTCAACAAAAATGACTTTGCCGGCAGAAAGGCAAGTGAGGTCAATGAGATTATGTCCTACTGCCAGGTACAGGCAGACATTTACAACAACTTCCAACTTGGAACAAAGGTTGTCATCAATGGTATCTATGGTGCATTTGGATTCTCCGGATTCTATTTCTACAATCCCGTGATTGCCGAATCTGTCACCAAGCAGGGAAAGGATGCCATTCTGAATGCAGAAAGACTCATCAATCTCTGGGCAAACAAGATTTGGCAGAAGGATTCAAAGACACATCTTGCTATGGGTATCAAGATTACTGATCCAGAAAAGGACATCAAACCTATCACCAGATACATTGATACCGATTCCATCTACACTTCTTATGATGATATCATCAGGGTGACAGACTGGTTTGATCATGATGTGTGGAGACTGACTAAAATCAACAAGCAGAATGACCAGAAGGATTTCACCTATGTATCAATGGGAGGTTATCCCACTGAAGATGATGCAAAGAAATATTTTGATACTGATTCCATAGATACTACGAAGTATGACTGGCATATTGACACCATTGAACCTGAAGGAAGGGAGTTCTGCCTTACTATTAATAGGGTGTTTATGTCCAACTATTTGAAGAAAATTCATGAGGAGTATGCCAAGAAGAATGGTACCCCTGCACTTCTTGACTTTGAGTTGGAAGCATACAATGAGGCGGGTATCTGGCTTGCCAAGAAGAAGTACATCAAGAATATGACCTGGGCTGAACCAAATGTCTATTATGATTCCTGTTCCAAGATTAAGGCAACAGGTGTCGAGATTGCACAGACAAGTAGTTCACAGTGGGTGAAGAATCAGTTGATTGATTTGGTGAAGTGGATTTTCCAGCAGGAGGAGTTTGTCCTTGACAGTTTTGTGAAAAAATTGGCAGGTGTTAAAAAACAATTTATGCTCCAGAGTCCTGAAACTATCAGTGTTAATAAGGGTATGAACAAATACAGTGATTATGTGTTGAGTGATACTGGGGAAATTGACATGAATTCCAAGGCGATGATAACAGTTCAGGGCGCTGCACTTTATAATTATATCTTGAACAGTAATGAGAAGTTCAAGAGGAGATACAGTCCTCTGTTTGATGCAGATAAACTTTGTGTTGTCTATGTGAAACCAACTTCAAAATACAAGTATTGGAAAAAGGAGACTAATGTTCCTGTGAAGGAATATAACAAGAATCCTGATATGTATAAACTTATAAGTGATACAAAATCAATAATCAGTACACAGTCTGGTTCATATGAGGTATATAATGATATTATGAGTAATCAGTTCTGTGAAGCATTTAGTTATCCTGCTGGTATGTACCCTATGGATATGGCATCAAACCTGGAGATTGACAAGAACAAGATGTTTGATCTCCTCATTTTGAGTCCTGTAAACAGGATTGTTGAGGCTATGGGTTATCAACCTATTGATATTTCTATGACAACTGAGACTGGATTGTGGTAAAATTTGTTATGTTTGTATTATGATAGATGTATTAGAATTCAACATACCAAAGGATGTACTTGAAATTCTTTTGAAGGACAGGACTACGGGTAACAATATCCTGTGGGGTACTGACCAGTATGGATATGATCCAAAGTCCGAGATTCAGGTTGACCAGATTATCTCTGGTGATGTAATTAAACCAAGAGTTTTGAAATCTCAGGAAACCCAGAAGTCCAGGACCGATTCAAAGGCCGAGGTCTACACCCCCATTGAAATTATCAAGAAGATGAATGACTCTGTTGATACGGAAGAACCAGATACTGAAAAGTATATCAGAAAGAAAGTCCTTGAAGTGACTTGTGGCGAAGCCCCTTATCTGGTATCCAGGTATGATGTGTCAACTGGTAAGATGATTCCTTTGTCAGAGAGACAGGGACTTCTTGACAGGAAGATGAGAAGAATCAATGGATTACAGGTGACAAGTGACTGTAAACATTGGTATCTTTGTACCTGTTATGCCCTTGAATCTACTTATGGATATGAATGGCAAGGTGATTCCCTTCTTCTGGCAAGGGAGAATATCCTGTATGACGTGATTGACTGGTATGAAGAAAAGTTCCAGAGAGCACCTGCACCAAGTATTGTTGAAGAACTTGCTGAAATTATTTCCTATAATATCTTCCAGATGGATGGAGTGACAATGTGTATTCCTTATTCAGATGTTCCTGCAAAGGTGATGAACTGGGAACTGGATGAAATGGAAAGATTTGATGGGAAGCCTGAAGAATTGTCATTATTTTAGTGATTTTTTGTTATTTTTATTGTAAGAAACATCTTTAAGTTTAATATAGTATGAAGAAAATTGTTTTAAAGAATTGTGATGTAAAGGAGTTTAATACCCTCATCAAGAGAAGTGCGTCTCTGGACAACTTCATTTTTATCAATCTCCATGGCAGTAAGTTTGAATCAACTGCCTATAACAAGAACAAGTCAGCATTGAAGTCCATCACCGCAGACCTCACCAAGTACTGTGAGGCATTTGTCAGTGATTGTGGGGATGAACTTGTCAAGATTCAGTTTACCAATGCAGGTAAGCTCATCTCTGTCCTTGGTCTTGTAGGTACAGAGGGTGTTGATGTCACCTTCTTCATCGAGGACAATGGTTATGCCAAGAAAGTTGTTGTTGAGAACACCGAAGTCAATCTCACCGTTCCCGCTGCTGACAAGGATGCTCTGGCATTCCTTGAGATTCCTGACCATGCCCGTCACACCATCTTTGAGGATACCACCACCCTGGAGTACAAGGTTGGTATTTCTGAAAATGAGTTCAAGTATCTGTCACAACTCTTTGCCCTTAACAAGGAGTCTTGCAGGGTCTGCTTCTCCATCAGTAATGATGTTGTGACTGTCTCCGAAATTGAGAGTACTGATGAGAATGTCCGTGAGATTGTCAATGGTTATCTCTCTGATGGTAACATTCCTGAATTTGATGCCTTTGACAAGTTGTATTCCAAGAAGCTCACCTATGAGTCTTTTGAGAATTTCAGCGAGGAAGGTTATCTCCGCTGCTTCAACAAGTCATACTTTGTCTGGATTGATTCCGATGAGCACTATGACATTGAGTTCCACAGCAACAAGATCAAGTTTATCTCTGTTGATGAAAAGGGAACAAAGACATATGTGGTACTTACTCCAGTACCGTTTGCATAAACAAATTTTTAAGGTTGAACAATGTGAAAAGAGAGAGGTCAGAACCTCTCTCTTTTTATTTATCCTTTACCAATCTCACACAGAGTTTTGCTGTTCTGTCTGTGTCTATTATATCCATTATACTGTAATGATTAGTTAATGGTGTATAAAGGACATCATTATCAGTAATGATAAAACAATGTACCGTTGAACCGGCGCTAACTTCTTCAGATGTCCAGCCCCAGTACTCTGTAAGATATGTGACTACTTCATTTCCATGAGTTACTGATGTATTGTAAATCATACCATTTCTATTGAATGTGAGGCCTTGAGATTTATTTGTAAAATATAAATAATCTTTGTTAGATTTCAGAACACAATATCTATCTAATTCATCAATATCTTTCCTTGTCGGTAATCTCCATCCTGAATTTTGAATCAATTCTTTGATTTCATCAAACAAGAAATGTATTTTTCCGTCATATTTTAAATCTGCATCAGCCCAGTAGATAGACCCTCCCATATCAACAGGTTTCAGTTTGTGTAGGTTTTCTATCTCATCTTCCTTCCTGATGGCATCTCCATTACTTCTCTTGTGAATGTCCGCCCAGACAGATTCAGTTAATATGTTACTTAACTTTTTCATAATTCATCATCGTCTTCATCATCTATATCATCTGTTCTCTGCGCACCTTCTTTCAGTTTAAGAAAGCATAAATCATCTGCACCAGATGGACTCTCGAATGGATCCATCTCATGGTTTGTAGATTCAACCCATCCAAGATTTGTATATGCTTCCCTTAAATCATTTTCAAGTTCCTCACGCCAGCCGTCTATGACAGGATAGAATATGGTATTGGCATCCAATATGTCATTTTTGTCATATTCAACATCATCAGGACAGTAATCTATACCTGCACTTACTTCAAAGCAGATGTTACTTAAGAAGTCAGATGTTGATAAGTCATTGAGGACAAATTCAGCATACTCCGACATATGGTTGTCAGTATATATCTTCTTTAAGTAATCTTCAAGTATCTTCTGGATTGGGTGATTGTTCATAGTGTCAACATATCCCTTTTCCATCATTTCCTTGATGTGTTCTTCAGGAGTTTTTTCAATATATTGGCGAAGTACATATATGTCATGGTTGTCCCGGCAGTACTCGCCATGTCCTACAAACTCGCAGTTGTTTTCAAGTCTGATGGTGTTATCTGATGATTTGTCAAATCCAAAACCATCCCATTCCATCTCATAATCTTCAACATAATCTTCACCAAGTGTCATTACTTCCCTGGTGATGTTGTACTTGACACCATCAATAGTTACAAGAATACCAACATCTTCTTTTCTGAATTCATCACCATTACTTCTGCGGTGCATGTCAGACCAGACAGATTCTTTCAGTATGTTACTTAATTTCTTCATATCATTATTATTTATCTTTTACAAGGAATACATATAATCTGGTTTGGTGGATATTGGAAGAATCAATGTTGAATTTTGACATATTGTCATATCCATAATCATATGCAAGGTTCTGCCATTTCTCATGTCTGTCTTTTGTCCAGGCATGGAATCCATAGATACTTTCTTCTGTCTTGATTCTCAATGTACCATTAGGGTATTCAAGCCATACATATCCAGTTCCATCATCATCTCTGTACCAACGTTTCCGGACATGTCTGAAATCAACCTGTTTCACCTCTTCAAGTGTAGGAAGCCTCCATCCATTGTTGTTGTAGTTCTCTACATCTTCAAAATAGAACTTATTTTTCCCATCAATATCAAGAGCATCCTTGGCCCAGTAAACAGTTGTGTTCTCACCGAAGTCAACATATTCAGGATTGAATTTGTCTTCCTTTCTCTCTTGTTCACCATTACTTCTCTTGTGTATGTCAGACCAGACAGATTCTTTTATATCAACTATGTCAATGTTATGAAGGATGAAATTCACAAGGTTCAAGAAAGTGTTGTTTGAAATTGTACCATCCTTTTCCTTAATCCTGAATGTTGTAGTGTTTATTTTTTCAATGTTGAAATTATCTGCAATCACAACAGTTTCCAATCCAACATTATCAAGGAGGTCAATGAGGATGTTATATATCTTGTCATTTGAAAAGTTTATTGACACTTCAAGACCCATAACTATTTCAACATTGACATGCTTTGTATTTTGCCCTTCCATAAAGTTGACATACTCAACCTTATCCTTATAGTTTGAATTGGTATATTCATACAACTGTTCCGGGTCAAAAAGATTGACATCATCTTCCTTTTTAACCTGTTCTCCATTACTCCTCTTGTGTATATCAGCCCATACAGACTCATCTATTTTACTTAATTTTTTCATATGCTTCTCAATATACCATAAGAATCCACAAGGTCATCAATGGGTTTTATATTGTTATAATCAAGTTCATTCTCCTTGCAGTACTTCCAGAAAGGACATCTCTCTATGTCAGGATCTTGGGTCTTGTTCTCAATGAATGCCTTTATCATATCATCCTTTTTGGCATTTCCCTTTCCTGACAGTCTCTTCTTTCCTTCTGTTGGTGAGATGATGACCAGACAGTCCTCCCCAAAGTACTCCAGGAGTTTGATTCTCAAAAATGAGTTGAACAATACCAGGTCAATGGTGGAGGAAGAGATACTTCCATATGAGAATCCTTCCAATCCTATTATGACACTATCATCACCTACAATCTCTACAAGTCTGTTGGAGATTTTGTGTGCGATCATCTCCGCAGCCGCCATCTTGGTCTTCTGTTCCTCCCTGTAATCTTTCTTGTCTATATGCCTGGTGTAAGGATTCATCTCCATGAACTTGTTCAGTTCCCTGTGATAGTTGAATGTTTTCATCTTTCCACCTTCCCAGTCCTTACCATAATCATCAAAGAAGGAGATGAAAGAATACTCTCCATCTTTATAAACACATATCGCCGGGGATATGAGACTGAAATCTATACCTATCTTTATCATTTTAGCAATATACCTTTTTCACCTTCATATTCAGGATCTTCTCTCAATATATATCCTTTCTTTGAACCGTATAAATTATATTTATATAAATAGAATGTTTTGTTCTCCAATCTATATCTTATACCCCTCTTTTCTCCCAAAGTCATTTTTGCCCATGTTATTGGAGTATATGATCTACCTCCATTAACATTCAATGAATATATATCACTACCATATGGAGTTATATGTTCTATTTGGAGTCTCCAATAATGTTCATTTTTAAAATATATATCCACCTTTTCAGGCCAATCATCTTTTGTTATTTTTCTGATTTTGTTTATCACAAATTCATATGCTATATCAAGACCCCTTAACTGTTCTTTTGTATATTTTGGTGCTTGTGGTAATGCTATAATTGCCCACCAGTGTTCTGGGTTCTGTTCTGGAAGGTCTTCCTTTCTGAACATACTTCCATTACTTCTACGGTGAATATCTGCCCAGACTGATTCATTCATATTATCATTTTTAACAAGTATCCTCGTAAAGAAAACATTTGTATTTTCCAAAAGGAAATTTATAATTTCAATGAAGAACTTATTTGATGATTTACCAGTCTTAGGTGTAATCAAAAAATTATCAGTAAAATTTCTGTGTATGTGATACTTTTTGACATTATATTTTCTCCTGATCTTGTCAAATAATTTATCATCTTTATTCAGGAAATGATCCCAGATAAGTACTGAATTATCAGTGCAGTCATATTGTATGAACCAAGTTGATTTTGTACCAAGTTCAGTCTCAAACATAGGAACAGTTATAACATCATTCAAATCTTTAAAGATATAGAAATCAGTATCTACATTTTTATAGAGGTCTCGAAGATATTCAACAAAACCTTGTGCATCAAGAATATTAGGGTCATCTTCTTTTCTTGTCTGCTTTCCATTACTCCTCTTGTGCATATCTGCCCATACAGATTCATCTATTTTACTTAACCTTTTCATGCATTAAACCAGTCTCTTGTGTATTCTCTGTATTTCTTGAAGTTGACAAGGTTGTTGAGATTGGCAGGAAGTGCTATGCTACATCCATCATAGAATGTCCAACCAACAAAATCCTCATCCCTCAATTCCGGGAAGTCGTCACATATGGAGTCTATGAATTCCTCAATTTCAAAGCCATCATTGTCACAGGCATATGAATATACATCTCCCTCATCAATGAGTTTTAACAGATAATCTCCACCATAATCACATTTCCTGTCAGCTGCACCGATGATGATTGATTTTGTAGAAGGTGCATGACTGAAATACTGTCCTACTTCCTTTAACTTGGTAGCAATACCTCTGCATAGTGAGATATAATCCTCTTCTGATACCTCATTGGCAATATCCTCTTCATATTCAACAAGGTTATCATATGTGTAGAAATCCGCTATAAGTGAATCTCCATGTTTGCTATCATATATGAGATAGTCATATGGTGCTTTCCAATTTGATATATTTACCATCTCATCAGGAGAGAAATTCATATATCTTGCATTGTCAATGGAAACACCATAAGTGAGGTTGGGATTCTTCTCCAATATTTCTTTTATCCAATAATCATATCTACAGGATGAGTCCTTGATGATGATATCCACTCCAAGACAAGTGGAGACTTTCTTTCCGTCTTCCTTTCTGATGACATCTCCATTGCTTCTCCTGTGTATGTCTGCCCAGACGGATTCATCAACTTTACTTAATTTCTTCATATTTTTTAAAATAACAGATATAATATTTATGAGGTTTTGTTATATTTAGATTGTTGAAAGACATTAAATCTTAAAGTTATATAAGTATGTTTGAAAAAGTAAATCCAATGCATCCTGATAAGGTTGCTGACCGTATTGCAGGTGCTCTTGTTGACCTTGCCTATGCCAACCAGGAAAATCCGAAGGTCGCAGTTGAAGTACTTCTTGGTCATGGTAAATGTACCATCATCACAGAGTCCAGTTTCAAGTACACAAAGGAGAATGTCCTTCCAATCGTTCAGAGAATTGCAGGAGATGAAGTGAAACTTGATCTCAAGGCAGTTCCTCAGGATGAACATCTTGCTCATAATCAGGATGGTCAGGTCCGTTGTGGTGATAACGGTATCTTCAAGGGTATGCCTCTCACCAATGAGGAAATGGAACTGTCTGAAATCGCCCAGAAGATTTATGAGATGTATCCAACCGATGGCAAGTACATCATTGATGATGACACCAATACTCTCATTGTGTGCCAGAGTTGCTGTAACTCTGATGAACTCAAGAATGAACTGGAGTATCTGTATCCTGATTACAAGGTGATTGTCAACCCTCTGGGTGACTGGACCGGAGGTACCAATGTGGACACCGGCTGCACCAACAGGAAACTTGGTTCTGATATGGGACGCTCTGTCACAGGTGGTGGACTTCATGGAAAGGATGTATCAAAGGCGGATGTATCTGTGAATATCTATGCCTACCTCCATTCTCCACAGGAACTGTTTTGCGCCATTGGTGATACTGATGTGAATGGTATTCCTTATTCACAGATTGTCCAGGAGGCCAAGGAATATATTGATTCCATTGGTGGGTTTGAGGCACTGGCTGAATGGGGACTTATCTAATCCTGTAACTGATTGTCAATGAAGGGGGTGAGATAATTACCTCCTTTGTTGTTATATTTAATATATGGAAAATAGAAAGATTTGGCTTATTGCTGACACACATTTTGGATATAAGGGAGATGATGAGGAGTGGCTTGATGACTATGCTGGTTACTTTGAGGATGTTCTGATTCCACTTATGAAGGAAGAGGCAGGGAAAGATGATATCCTTGTCCACTGCGGTGATGTGTTTGACAACCGGTCTATCCTTGGACTCAACACCATCAACAGGGTGATTTCCATATTTGAGAAATTTTCTGAAATATTCAGTGACATCAGGATTACTGTCGGTAACCATGATATGCTGAAAAAGTCAAGTACTTATACCACATCTGTCAATATCCTGAAATACATCCCACATGTAAAGGTCTATTATACACCACAGGTGGATGTGATAGATGGGAAGACAATCCTGTTCAATCCCTGGATTGAAGACCCGGAAAAAGAACATGAGGTTCTTACTGGTGTCAATGTTGATTATGTGTTTGGTCATCTTGAAATCGGAGGTTCATTGATGTCCAACAGGTCAGGTGTGAAGGTGAAACTCGGAAGCGGGGTCAAGAAAAGTGACTTCAAGAATGCACAGGTCTATGCTGGTCATATCCACATCAAACAGGATGATAAGAACATCCATTATATAGGAAACCCTTATCACAAGGACAGGGGAGATCGTGAGAATGTGAAGGGTATTACTGTTCTTGACATCAAGACTGGTGAGACAAGGTTCATTGAGAATACCATATCTCCAAGGTTTATGAAGGAATCCATCTATGATATTATGAATTTAACTGTTGGAGACCTTAAAGAGAGATGGAACAATAACAGGATAGAGTTACATATAAAGAGTAATGAGATTGTGAAATGTACTTTTGATGCACTTTCATCTGCCCTTAATTATTGTTATAGGAGTTTTAGTGTCATTGGTGATGATGTGGTAATGGAACTTGATACATCTGGAACTGTGAGTTTTGATGATGCCAAGAGTAGTGATGACTATATAGTTGATTTCCTTCAAAATCAGGATCTCACAGATGAGATGATGAAGAGTGTGCAGGATAAGATGAATGAATACAAGGAAAGGTTATGATAAAGTTTCAGGCTGTAAATGATACTATCATATTGATAAAGGACAAGGGTGTGAATGATTCTCCTCTTATTCTTCCACAACAGCAATCACAGAATATGTATGAGATACCTGAACCATACACAGGAATCATAGACAGTGTTGGAATGGAGAATGAATGGAAGAAAGGAGACCATATTGCTTTCTGTGACATTGGTGGCGTCTATATGAAAGTAGATGATGTTGAGTATGTGGTGATCACCCCGGAGATGGTTATAGGAAGACTGTAACATTTGGATTTATTGAAAAAAATCATTATATTTGTATTGTATGTATAAGCAAATGTATGGTAAGACATTTCAATCAAAAAGAGAGTTTTTCAAATGGCTTGAACAGAATGAAGACAAGATTGATTGGGATGAGGATGTTGAGTTAGGATGGTATTATAAAGAAGAGGAGGAAGACGAAGAATGAATTTAGATGAGATATTTGGTAACTCTTTTGAGAAGAAAATGACTGACGAGAATGTCATCAAGGAAAAGGTGAGTTCTTGTAGGTCTCTCATATTGGAGAAGTTCGGGGACATCAAGTTTCTTGAAGAGGGACATCAGTATTTTATTGGTGAGCAGGAATATATACCTGTGAGTCACATCATCAAGGAATATGAACCTGTTGTGGATTGGGACCAGAAGGCCACAGATTATGCGGCAAAGTGGCACAAGAAGAAAGAGGATGTACAGAGGGACTGGAAACTGAACAACCTGAAATCAACCATCTCCGGGACAAGGACTCACTATTTTGGTGAAAGTTATACCAATCTTCTCATCGGTCATCCTGAACTCATCTGTGAGCAGAACAAACCACAGTACATCAAGGAGTACAACACGATGGTACCCACCTATCCAAAGGAGGAGGCTGTGGTCAAGTTCTACAATGAACTGTCAAGTAACCTTCATCCTGTCGGGGCGGAATTCAAACTATCGACCGAGTACATTCAGGATGCCAGACATATTTGCGGTACCTGTGACCTTCTGTTCTACAACAGTGAACTGGATGGTTTTGTCATTGGTGACTGGAAGACTAACAAATCCTTGATTAAGGAATATTCCAGGTCTTACGGGATTATGATGGAGGGAGTGATGTCCAAGTACTATGATGAACCGCTTTCGCATTACATCCTTCAGTTCAACATCTACCAGAGACTGTTGGAATCTATTGGTATCAAAATCATTGACAGGATGCTCTTGTGGTTGAAGGATGATGGGACATATGAACAGATTTGGATAGAAAAGATACCAGACCAGGTGATTGATAAAATCCTGAAAGGCGTGAAGTAATTCACGCCTTTTCTCATAAATACCAGTATAAGTGACACTTGTTTATGAAGACTGTTGAAAGACATAAGAAGACTGATTTCGGTGATGTATGGTATGTAAATGCTATTGATGGAACTTATAGGTTCGCTGTGTACAAGTATGATGATGACGATGATACCATTTATCTGTCTAATGTGTTTGTCAAGGAAGACAGTAGGAGACAGGGTTATGGTAATGAGATTCTTGCTGCTGCGGAAGATTATGCCAATAGACTCGGTGCAAGTGTCATATGTTTGAAGGTGTTGAGTGGATCCGATGTACACAGGTGGTACAAGAGACATGGTTATGAAGACCTGGAAAAGGATGAGGAAGAAAGAGGATATATGTGGATGAAGAAGGAGTTGAAGAGAGTGAATGAATCAATTTGGGCAGATATACACCGCAGGAGTACAGGTGAACAGGTCAAGAAGGAAGATGAGATGACTCAAAAAGACCTTGATGACCTTGATAAGTATATTATGCATTTTGCAAGTGAAGTGGTATATGGTCAGGGTATGGGTGAAGAGGCTGCTACCCTTGACAATTTCTGTGACCATATAAGACAGGACTATGATGTCAATTCAGACAAGGACAAAATCATTGAATATGTAAAAAAAGTATGGTTTGATGAATTGTGTGATGATGTGACCGGTACAATAGAACAGGTACAGAAAGAGTATAATCAGGATATGTATGAATCAGTCTGGGCTGACATACATAAGAGAAGTAATGGTGAACAGGTAAGGAAAGAGGATGATGTAAATATTCTTGACCTTGAGGAATTTTATGAATATATTAAAAAACATTATAAGAACAAGGTTGAATATATTGACCTGGAATCAATGGGTGGAGGAAATGGAGATGTTCTTGGAGTTGACATTACAGAAAACATTATATTATTCTACAAGCCCAAAAGGGGTCATATCCTATTAAGTTGGTCAAAGGTAAAAATACCCATGCCTTTTTTTGATGAATTTGCTGACAGATTTAAGATAGAGAATCCAAATGCAATGAGGAGAATAATAACTGAAAATGATGGGAGTTGTACAAACAAGACATTCATAGATGTCATTGATTTCTTCCTTAATCATAAGGAAAGTTTGATTAATGAATCTGTCTGGGCTGACATACATAAGAGAAGTAATGGTGATGTTGTAAGAAAGGAAGATGATGTCAATCTTCTTGATAAAGATGGCTTATATGAATATCTGATATCACATTATAAACCAGTTGAAGGTATAGATATTAAAAGTTATATATTTTGTGGTAATAGTTATATAAATTTGTGTGTATTTACATATCCTACAGAGACAAGATATTCAATACTTTTAGATATATTGAATTTTAGGGTAAAAGTAAGAACTCCTTATATAAAAAGATGGCCTGCTAATCTTCTTGATATGATATACAAAAAATATAATAGAGAAGATATTATTGATAAAAATAGAGACCATATGACTTTTATTACACCAAAAGAGGGTAAAGGAAACAATCAATTTTATATTGATTTTTTGGATATGATATTGAATAATGTTGATAAACCATTGTTGAAGAAAGCAATCAATGAATCCATCTGGGTTGACATACATAAGAGAAGTAATGGTGAGGCCATCCGTAAGGAAGATGAGAATCTGTCTGATGAAGATTGTGATTTCTTGGATGACTGCCTTATGGAGTTTGCTTCAAGGGTTGTATGGGATGGTGAGAAAGCCAGCCGGGAGAAATTATCCAATTGTATCAGGAAACAGTCTAATACATATAAGGACATTGATGTAGAAAAGGTCATAAAATATGTTGAAGACCATTGGGGTGAAGTATCTAAAGAACTTGATAGTCTTATTGCACAGGAAGAAAAAGAAAAGAGAAACGGTATGTATGAATCCGTTTGGAAAGATATGCACCAGAGAAGTAATGGTGACCAGGTAAGGAAAGAGGATGATTGCTTAATTGATGAAAATGAATTGGATCAGGATTCTTTAATATGCATCAGCAGGTATGCTATACTGTCAGTCTATTATGATAAGTATGATGGAAAACCTGAAACTTTCTTAAAGTGTATTGAAAATTGGGATGACAATATATCTATCAGAGCTCAATTATATGATAAAAAGAAAGGTGAATATGTTGATCCGGTAAAAGTGATACCTCCATTCATCAAGAAAAATTGGAAAACAGGTAAATCATATGAATCAGATGTCAATAAGAAAGTATCTGATGTGGAGGATGAAATTAGAAAGACCGGATTTATAAAGAAACCAGGAGAGAGTATAAATGATACTTTATCAAAATGGTTTGATGATAATAAGGATCTTATTTCGGAAGAATATTGTGATTCTATTGAAGAATATGCCGAGACATATTATAGTGAAGGTGGTTCAAGGTTTACAGAAGTTGGTGTAGAAGAATGGTGGGATAGTTTGGAATATATTGATCAGGTAAAAATATATCAGGAACATATGAAAAACACAAATGAGTCTGTCTGGAAAGATATTCATCAGAGAAGTACAGGTGAGCAGGTAAGGAAAGAGGATGAATTGCTGAATGACAAGGAAAACCAGATACTCAAACAGACTGCAAAGATGTTCAAGAATGCAGTTCGGGTATCAAAGTATAATGATGATGAAGAAGGTTATGATTACAGTGACTCCAAGGAGGATTTCATATATTATATTGAACAAAGGAAGGGAGAGATGTTCTGGACAGGTGTGAAGGAAGATGTATATGACAAAATCATAGACTATGTGAACAAGAAGTGGACAGATGGTTGCAATGGTATAGATGAATTTATAAGTGAATATATATATGAGTGTGATGGCGTCCCTGGTGGAATCACTCCCGCTGATGTTGGAGGTATGGGTGCAATCTCCTTCCCTGGTGCAGATGGTACTCCAGGTTCAGGAGACATCCCTATGCCGACAGGTCATGTCTATCAACAGGTTGCCCCGTTTGGTATTTTCATCAGGGCAAAGAAAGGAAAGAAGAGAAAGAAGAAGTTCAGGAAGGAAGATGAACCTTGTGCTCATTCACCAAATGCGAAGGTCTATGACTATGTGGATGACTACCGTGAATATGTGGACAGGACATACAACAATATGGATAGAAGAAAGTAGGATTAACACTCCTACTTTTTTCATAAATACTATATTAAAATACAGATAGTATATTATGAATTATAAAAGTAAAGGATATGCCCCTCTCAATGAGAGTAAAAAGGCAAAGAATATTCAGGTTGTTTTCCTGTCCAGTAGGGCAGAAAAGACAACAAAAAGTTCTAATTCAATGTTCTTCTTTGAGGATGCTGCAAAGAAGGCCGGATTGAAGATGATTACAATCGACCCTTCTTCATCAGTCATTACAAAGAGTTCGGAAGAAGTTTACAGTGTTGTTGAGAATGGCGAGAACAAGAAAACATATGAGTTGAGTCCAACCAACACCATCATTGTTCCACGTCGTACTGTTTTAAAGAACATTGAGTCCAGGGATTTCCTCACAGAACTCCAGAATGATGGATTCTTTGTGTTGAATACATTGGATGCCATTGACAACTGTGAGGATAAGTTCATCACCTATAAGAAACTGAAAGCTGCCGGCGTACCTACTCCGAGAACTGCTGTTGTGACCAGTTCTTCTATGAACAAGTTGGATGATAAGATCAATTCTGTCGGAGGTAATTTCCCTCTCATCATCAAGATTACAAAGGGAACACAGGGTATCGGTGTTGCACAGGTGGATTCCAAGATTTCCCTTAAATCTGTTCTCCAGGCTTTCTTTGCTATGACTCCGAAGGCGGATATCCTTCTTCAGGAGAAAATCAACTCTGATTATGATTTGAGAATCCATGTTCTCTACAAGGGATTTGAAAGGATGACTCCTGGTATTGAGAACTTTGAGATTATCGGTTGTATGAAGAGAAACCAGTTGGAGGGAGACTTCCGTTCCAACTATTCCCTTGGATCAACCGCAGAGAAGGGTACTCTCACATCAGAACAGGAGAAGATTGCCAAGCAGGCATGCAAGGCAACAGGTTGCCGCTGGGCAGGTGTTGATATGATTATGGATTCCAGGACCAAGCAGTCTTATGTCATTGAGGTGAACTCATCTCCTGGTACCAAGGGTATCACAACCGCAGCTGGTGATGATGTGGTCGGTACATTGATGGATATGTTCAAGGACTTCAAGTACACCAAGTATGATTCTGACCAGATTGGCAGATATGAGACTGTCACATTGAAGGACCTCAATGATGGTGTTGATGCACCTATGAAGTTTGATGACAACAAGACTTTCACTGAGTTGCAGTGCAGTTCTGTCAATGCCAAGGATGATGATGTCACTTTTGTGTTCAATGGTGTCACCTATACTCTTGAACTGTCAGGTATGAGGAAGGGAGACCCTATGGTTGAATTGAACATCAGGTTCAATGGTACTGTTTATAAGAATGAATTGGTTGTCTTGAAGACTGTCAATGACAATATCAACAAGAATATTGCAGTTGGTGGTAGCAAGCTCCTTCACAGGATTTCAGATAAGGCTGTTGTGGTTGAGAACTCATTTATCCTTACTGACAATACTACTGATTTTGAAGTACCTGTTGAGAAAGTTGAAGAGAGTGTTTCTCTCAATGAAAGCAAGGCGGTTGCCCTTTATGAGGACATCAGGCTTGGAGGATTGAAGAAACTCATCACCAGATACATCCAGGGCAGGCAGAATGAATATGAGAATGACAACTGGAAGATTTCAGGTCTCAATGAGGATAGGGATACCTGGACATTGAGTTATAATGGTGTCGATGTTGTTGACTGCAAGGAGAACTATGCATACTTTATCAATGACTCTCTCTCTTATGAGGATGCCTGTAAGGTGGCAGGTGTTGTCGAGGCATTCTATGGACATGAGGTTGATTTGTCCAAGTATAAAAATGTAGAATAATATGGGATGTAATTGTTCAAAGGACAAAACCACCTTGACTTTGAAACAGAAGATAAGAAGGGATTTCAAGCAGAAGGTGGCGGATGTGAAGAAAATCTGGCAGGATACATCAGAGAAGAAAATCACATCTACAAAAGATGAATTAGGATTCAAACCAAAAGAGTAATATGTTAAAGAAATTTGAAGAATATATAAGAGACAAGGGAATGAAGTCAGAGGCTTTCATTCCTGAAACTCCTGTACATTCATCAACCAAGGAAACACATGACGGAAAGGAAGTCTCTGGATTCAAGGAGGTTATTGAAGTTGAAGGACTTGGAAAAATGAAAGCAAAACTTGATACAGGAAACACTGCCTATAATGCCATCATTGTCCAGGACTGTAAAGAAAAGGATGGAAAGGTTTCTTTTGAGTTCAATGGTGAAGAGAAGGAGTTTGATATTGTGAAGCATATCAAAATTTGGCATCATGGAAAGGCAACTGAAAGACCTGTGATAAAGGTCAACCTGAAATTCAATGGAAAGGAATATAAGGATGAACTTGTTGACTTGAAGATTTCAGACCTTACCGGTTCAAAGAATTACAGATCCAGGATGCTTCTTTGTAAAGATTTTATGTCCAGGGCCAAGATTGTGGTTGACCCAAGTAAGGAATTCAAACTGACTGACAAGAAAGAAATTAAGAAAAAGAAGAAAAAGAGTGAGAGTTAATCCCACTCTTTTTTGTTATATTTAGTGTATAAATTTTAATTAGTTATTATATGGCAAAAGGCGGAGAATTCAGTTTTGCTGATTTGAATAAAGAAATGTCCAAGAACTCCAAGTGGGGAGGTCTGATGTCTGATGGTGCTGGTGTGTCTGCCATCACAGATTACATTCCTGTGGGTAATTACATCTGTAATGCCTGTCTGACTGGTAGTCTGTTTGGTGGTATTCCCAATAACAGGTCTATATGTATCTCCGGTGAATCAGGTGTTGGTAAGACTTACCTTCTTCTGAACATTGCCAGGGAGGCACAGAAGAAAGACATCTTTGTCATTTGGTATGATTCTGAGAACTCCATTGAACAGGCGCAGTTGAAGCAGTTCGGTGTGGATCCCAGGAAGTTCCGTTATGAACCTGTTGGTACTGTCCAGGAGTTCAAGACCAACATCACCCAGACTGTTGACCTTCTTATTGAAAAGAAGGAAGCAGGTATGACCATCCCGAAGATGCTGTTCATCCTTGATTCCGTAGGTAACCTGGCCACCCAGAAGGAAATTGATGATGCCAAGTCAGGTAATGACAAGTCTGATATGACCAGGGCCAAGCAGATCAGGTCTATCTTCAGAATCTTGATGCAGAAGATGGGTATCATTGGAGGAACATTTGCTTTCTCCAACCATGTGTATGCTGCTACTGATGCTTATGTACCTACCAATATCCAGTCTGGTGGTAAGGGACTTGTCTATGGTGCAAGTATCATTCTCAATCTTTCCAAGGCCAAGTTGAAGGAAGGAACTGACAACACCCAGACAGGTATCATTGTCACTGGTATGCCAGAGAAGAACAGGTTCTGTAAACCTGTCAAGGTGAAGTTCTACATTTCCTATGTGAATGGTATGAATCCTTATGTTGGTCTGGAAGAGTACATCTCCTTTGAGAGGTGTGGTGTACAGAGAGGTAAGTTCATCACTGAGAAGGAATACTTGAAGAATCCGAGTGATGACTATATCAGGTGTGAGAACAATGGTGTCGTCCAGTACTTTGTTCCTTCTGAAACTGCCAGGGGATTCTGCCTTGATGATGGTACAACAGTTTCTCTCAACCAACTGTTCACTCCAAAGGTGTTCACCAAGGAGAGACTGGAAAGACTGGATGAATATATCAGGTCAGAGTTCAAGTATGCAGAGAGCAATGGTGTTGAGGAAGTGTTTGAGGAAGATGATGTCCCTGATGAAACTGATTCCATCGGAGATTTGATTAGCAGTCAGCTTGACAATTAAAAAAAGAGTGAGGGTTGAACCTCACTCTTTTTTGTTTATTCATTTTCAATCAGGTAGTCTTCAAATGTAAGAACATCTTCTTTACTTTCAAGGATTAGATTGTCATATTCATATTCTGTATCCTCATCATATTCTTCATTGAAGAACTCTTCAATCAACAGGTCGAAGTCTGTGTAGTGTTCAAGTTCCTCATTCTTATGATTCTTATTGAAGTCCACAGACTTGAACATCTTTCTCTTGTTGTCTGACAGGTAATCCCAGATGACCTCGACCAGATCCTTGAAGGTGTTGTGGAGTTGTTCTTCATCCTTGAAGAGATTCTTGAACCAACCCAGTTTCTCACCCTGGACACCCTGGTCTTTGAGAAGTTGTGTGAGCTGGTATTCATCATCCTTTGCAAAGGTCTTCTCCGGTCTGAAAAGGAATGGTTTGAGAACCTTGATTACATCCTTGTTGAGTTTCACATTGTTCTCTTCATCTTCCTTGTAGAGCATCTTCTTGAACTTCTTGTCATCAACAAGTTTCTTGTAGAGTTCACCCTTCTTCAAGAGAGGAACAATCCTGATGTCAACGAAGTCATAGGTCTTCTTTCTCTTGTTTGCATCAAGGAATTTCTTGGAAGCCCTCTTGTAGTATTCCTTGTCATCACCCTTCACGAATGAAGGTTTGACAGGTTTCTTACCATTCTTTCCATCCTTCTCCCATTTTGCCACCTTCTTCTTCCAGTCATCCATAGCTTCCCTGTAAGATTCTTTGGACACCCTGTAATACTTTATGTTCTCAATGGTTGATTCATCCTTTATTGCAACCCTTGACTTTATGTTACCATCTGCATCCTTCTTGATGGATACCTTTGATGCAAATGAACCATCAAGGAAGTCATATGCAATCTTGTTGTTTGAACTCTTGTCAGACATAATTTCAACAAGTTCCTTCGGTGAGAAGTTACCAAGTTCAAACAATGCCTTGTTAGGCATAACCTTCTTGTCACCACCAACTATTGTTTCCCTCAAAGAGCAGTTGACTTTCTTGTCCTTTATTTCTGAATCAATGTATTTCTTACCCATACCATAAAGGACGCACTGTGATGCAAGGGTCTTCATTGTCTGACCGAGAGTCTGTCTGATGTAATCCTTTGTGTCATTGTCATTATTCTCCAAAGGTCTGAATGAGAGTCTTGAAAGGAGACCTTTCATAAAGTAAGGCTGTGGTCTCTTCCTGATTTCAACAGACTTGTTGAAGTTACATACATCAGCAGCCATCATTGTGAGTGTGTCAAAGATTACACCTATACCCACATTCTTTTCCTCTTCCTTGTCACTGTCAGATTCGGATTCGGATTCAGAACCTTCATCATCCTTGAGTTTGTCTTCCTTATGACCAGTATCATCATTGACCCTGATATAGAAAGCGATATATTGAGGTTCTTCAATCTTCTTTCCCTCTTTCTCTTCCTTTTCCTCCTTGCTTTCATTGACCTCATTGTCACCAAACAATGACTTGTACTCATCCCAGGCATTCTTGTGAAGAGTCTTCAATGTGTCAAATGCAGGACTTGTTTCCTCAATGTCTTCTTCTTTAAGCATTTCAACCTTGTCAACCACATAAGCTGCGGATCCTCTTGTTGAAGATGCAAAGCGGAGTTTGTATTCACCCCATTTCTTGTCATCAAAGAATGGCATCACCATAGGAAGGAAAGGTACATTAGGTGCAAGGGCATCAAACATACCATCAATCTTTGTGGTTACTGTGATGATGTCAGCGATAGAACCTGTACCATAGGTGTGGAGTTGGAGGGTGTCCAGATCCTTTCCTGCAAATTCAGCAGCCTTCTGGAAAATCTTATGTGCCCATTCCTTATTGACACCGGTAAGATAGGAAGCAAAACCATACTGACCGCCAGATGTGGCCTGTGTTGCTGTTGAACCGAGTGTTCCAAGGATGGCTGATTCAGGGAGTTGGTCTTTATAGAACTCCATTGCCTTGATGATTGGTCCGGAACCACCCCACTTTGAGGTATCAAACACATTGACCAGAGGAAGGTTTGCATTGTCCTTGAATACTGAAAGAGCATCATAGACGGCAGATGTACCTTCTGCATCATTAGGTGCTGAAAGGAACTGTTCAAGGGCATTGACATTGGCATCTGATGCACCAGGCATATCCTTTACAGCGGCAATGACATCATCCTTTGATTTGATGAGGTCATTTCCCCTGAAGTCACCACCATAGTTTTTCAATTGTTCACTGACCTCACTGAAACCACCTTCCTGGAATGCAGCCTTTGGACTTATCTTCTTGGTGATGTTATATACAAATTCACCAAACTTACTCATATCATCACCACCAGTCCATCCCATAGTGTTGCAGATTTCTCTCATAAGTGGGCCGAAGGTCTTGATGAAGGTTGCCATACTGAACACATTGGCAATGAGTGCCAGGCCAAAGAAGATAGCAGTCTTCTTGTTAAAGAACCTTTCACCTTCTTTCCTTTCCCTGTTTCTTCTATAAATGAGTTTCAGCATACCGATACCATTCCAGGTCACACCTACCAATGCTGCGATGAATGTTGCGAGAGCACCGCCAAGTCCGGCAAGAAGGAGAACCTTCGGAAGAAGCCATACAATGAGAGATGCACAGATACCAATAAGGAGGCACTTCCACCAACTCATCTTTGTGCCGTCAGATTTGTAACCGGCAAGCCAGGCAATGAACTTATTGTCAACTATTGATTCTTCAAGATAAGATTCAGTCATCAACTTGGTTGCATTCTCCTTATCCTTGGAAAGCATTGCCTCAACCCTTAAAATGATATTGTTGATGAATGACCTTTCTGATCTCTTTTCTGCATTCTTGTAGATACCTTCTGAATCCTCAAGGTCAATGGTGGCGGGTTCTTCACCTTCTTCCATTTTGAGACCTCCAAGTTTCTTGACGACATCGACAAGGTTGTCACCAAGTGATGTGAACACATCAAGAATCTTGTCAATGAATTTCTGGATAGTGTCTACACCCTTCTTTACAATGTCATTTACCAGTTCTTTTAGAGCATTGTATTTCTCCTCAAAGTCTTTCTTTGCTTCCTTGGCCCAGGTAACAAGATCATCCTTCTTTGCCTTGACCACATCAACAGTCTTCACAGAGATGTCCTTTGCTCCATTGATGACACTTTTTGTCACATTGATGAGACCTTCCTTACCTTTCTTCAAGAGGTCTTTGAGTTTACCTTCATCAAGTGAAAGTGTATTGGCAAGTGTTTCAGAATCATATTCAACACCTTCTTCAAGGACTGAATCCTGATTGATGATTGCCTCATAGATGGAAAGTTCATCCTTCATATTTTCCTCAAACTGATTGAGCATTTCATTGAAGATACAAGAGGCTGCAATTTTTTCCTCCCTGTTGAAGCGGATGTCTTTCCTGTATGCCTTTTTTGCAGATTCATTGAGACTACTTGATTCAAGAGCAATATTCCTTTTCACAAAGAAAGTGAGTTTGTCCATCATGGAAGCAATGGCATCAGAATATTGGTGAGATTCATTTAACTGTCCCAGCTCATTGAAATTGATATCAGAGATAGACTGATAATCTCTAAATGTTAAAATCATATCTTTTATCTTATTATATAAAGTATAAGTTATTTATGGATTCCCAGAAATATCCTATGTTTTTTGTTATTTTTATGCTGATAAGATTTGCTTTATTATGAGAAATATTGACAAGGATAAAGTAGAGGTAAAATACATCACCGGTCTCAACAAATGTTTACCTGGGTATCCTAAACCCTTGGACATACTGTATGAGAGTTGTATTGAAAGTGCAGACAGTAACCTTTTTTCAGAAGCCAAAATGGAAAACAAGTATAACCTGGATGAAGAGGGAATTTCAAAGATTATTGAAACCCTTGAAAGTCAGGGTTATATCAAGAAAAATAATACAAGATATAAAATCATCAACACACCATGGGATTAAAGACAAGTATAGACCAGGAGAAAATAATCTTTGCACATGCATTGAAGAAACCCCAATATCTTATGTATATGGGGGGAGACTTTTTTACCAATCCTGAACTCCAGTATCTGGCCAACAATGCAAAGCTGTTCTTTCAGGAATACAAGGAATCTCCTACTTGCGAGCAGATGAAATCCATTATCAAGGGTGACAAGAAAGAACTGTCACCAGAGATTGTGGACAGTCTGTATGACATAGAGATTTCAGCATATGAAAGTGAGTGGCTTTCCAATATCACGGAAGGGTGGATCCGTTTCAGGACACTGAACCACAATATGTTCGCTGCTGCTACCCTTATGAAGACCACAGACATCTCACTTGAAAATGTCAATGAGATTGTGGAGAAGGCTGCATCTATGGTTGGTGATACCAACCTACTTAACTTTGACAGGGATCTTGGTGATGACTTCTGGGATGTTGATAGTCACAGGAATCTGAAAGCGGAGAAAGTACCATCAAGTTGGGAATACTGGAACAAGGTTTCACATGGCGGTCTTGACAGGAAGACTCTTACCTGTTATATTGGAGGCACCAATGTTGGTAAGTCCATCATCCTTTGTAATGAGGCTGCCAACTATGTGAGGATGGGTAAGAATGTTCTGTTTGTCACTTGTGAGATGGCAAAGGAGAAGGTGACCAGACGTATTTCTGCCAACCTGTTTGATATGAACTTGGAGGACTATGACAAACTGGTTGAGAACCCTGCCAAGGTCAAGAAGAAGATAAATAATTTCAGGAGTTCCAGTTTCTTTGAACCAGGTAAACTTCGTATCAAGGAACTACCTACTGGTCAGGGTACAGTCCTGGATGTTGAGAGATATATCAAGGAGGTTGAGGAGACATATAAGTATAAGGTGGATGTTGTCATCATTGACTATATCAACATTATGTGTAACTACCGTCAACCCAACTCTGAGAACACTTATTTGAAAATCAAGACTCTGGCAGAGGATTTGAGAGGTCTTGCAGTCAAGTATGATGTACTTATGATTACTGCATCCCAGATTGGTAGGAGTGCCCTTGACAGTTCTGACATCAATATCACCGATGTGTCCGAGTCAATGGGACTCATGCACACTGTTGACAACTGTATCGGTATCATCCAGACAGAAGAGATGAGAATAGGGGAACTGATTGAAGGTGTTGCTGTTCCATATTATTGGTTCAAGATTCTGAAAATCAGGGAAGGTGAAGGAAAGGACACAAAGTTCAGGGTTGACATTGCATATAACAAGATGAAACTCATTGAAAGAACTGATTGTGTCAATACAAATGAACATATTGCTTAATATATGGTTGAAGTAAAGATTGGAAACAAGAGAAAGGATTTGTCCAACTGTCTGTTTGTAAGGTCAAACACAAGTAATATTGATCCGGACTATTGGTATGCGGAACTGTTTGACAATTTTCCTATATATCAGGTTGCTGTTGAAATAGACAGGGAGGATGATGAAGAAGATTTTGACATTTACAACAAGATATTTGAAGACCTTGTTACTTCCGGTGAGTTCACTCCATTGAAGTGTGAGTACAGCAGGGACAAGAAAAAGGATGAGAATGGTGATGTTTCAAAATATGAAACTTATTCCGACAGATATTATATTGTACACAATGAAGAACCGTTTATGATTCTTTATGAATTTGGTTCACTTACTGTCACTTCATATCTTGGTGTGGATAAACTCAATGCCTTTGTTGAAAAATATCTGATGAAGTACAGTCAGGATTATGAGAGTGTGAAGTGCAGTATCATTGTAAAGGACTCCAAACTGTATCTTGAAGAGTTTGATATTGACATCAAGGGTGACCTTGACTTTGATATGTACAACAAGGGATTTGACAAGGTACATAAGACCATTGTTGATTCAATAAAGAATGATAACAATGGACTTTACTTCCTGTATGGAAAGGCAGGTACAGGAAAGACAACATATATCAGGCATCTCATCAAGGAGTGTGGGACTGATAAGAGGAAGTTCATCTATGTTCCAACCAAGTTATTTGAGGATTTCACTGATCCTGGTATCCTCCCATTCCTTATGGAGAACAAGGGTTGTGTCTATATCATCGAGGACTGTGAAAGTCTGGTGACTATTGATGACGGGATGAGGAATGAAAGCATTGCAGACCTACTCAATATGACAGACGGACTTCTTGCGGATGCTCTGAATATCAAGATTATCTGTACTTTCAACAGTGATTATGACAAGATTGACAATGCCCTTTTGAGACCAGGAAGATGCAGGTGCAAGTATGAGTTTGACCTGTTGGACAAGGATAGGGCGAACAAGGTTGCCAAGAAACTGAATTTGAAGAAAGTTGACAAGGATGTCTCTTTGGCGGAACTTTTCAATCCTGATATAGAGAAGTTTGAAGAAAAGAAGAAGAGGATTGGATTTTCCAATTAAAATATTTGGAAATACCACAAAAATGTTGTATATTTGTAGTAGAAATCTGAGTTATGAGAATTATTGATAATAAGAAAGACTACTATGATTACCTGGCAGGTGTCTGGGGAATAGATGAGTATATCACCTATGATCGTAGAAACTCCAAGCGCCTGTTCAATAAGGCCGGAGACATAATGTCAGACAGATACCCTATGGGTTATGGTAATATCTTCTGCCCTTGGAAGAATGGGAATGACCCCAAGAGAGAGGGATATCCTGTTGAGATTTATGACTGGGATAACGGTATACCCAACCAGGGTTGGAGATACAGGAAATATGGTAATGGCTGGGCTCCCCAGAATTCCCAGAAGTTCCCTGATGCCTATAATGTGAAAACCAATTTCTTCACCATCATCATCGGTTCTGTCGTCTATGATTTCATCGTGTATCGTGTCCTTCAGAACCAGACAGACAAGGAGGTGAAGATTATACCAAAACTCTGGAAAAAATACACCATCAACAGGTCATTGACTGAATCCAAGGCACCAATCCTGATTGGTGATTTGTACTATGACAAGAGGAACATTCGTTGGAGGTCTTGTTTTGACAGGGATGAGGAATATTATAGGCATCTCTCACAGTTTGGTTATGTAAAACCTGGCAACAATGGTGAGTATATGGAGAATCCAATCCTGGATGGTACTTGGATTCCTTCTATGATTCCTGCAACGGAAGTATGGAACAATATCACTGATTATCTCCTGTCCATCAAGGAACCGAAGATTGTTGATAACAGGACTGATGTCCAGCATCTGGAGTCCCATGGATTTGATAAGAAGACTTCTTTCAGAAATGTGAAGTAAACTTTATCCATAATCTTTTTTCTTTGTTGTTTTTCTCCCATCTATAAATACTTATAGGTGGGAGGTTTTTTATATAGTTAAGTTATGGATTTTCAACCGATAATCAAGTGGGTGGGAAGTAAAAGAATTCAAAGTGAAGAGATAATATCTTACTTCCCTGATTATATCAGCACATATTATGAACCGTTTTGTGGGGGATGTTCTGTCCTCTTCCAGCTCCTCAAATCCAAAAATCATCAGGTAAACAGGTATGTCTGTTCTGACATCAATGGTGATTTGATAGACCTGTGGAACACCATCAAGAGAGATCCTGATGGTCTTTTCGATGAGTACACAAGGATGTGGACTGAGATGCATGGGATGGAAGACAGACAGGATATGAGGAGGTATTTTGAGATGGTCAGGGAGGAATTCAATCAGACCAGGAGTCCTTATTGTTATTTCTTCCTGATGAGGACATGTACCAATGGTATTCCAAGATACAACAAGTATGGAGAGTTCAACAATTCATTTCATATCACCAGGGATGGTATCAAACCGAAGAGACTCAAAAAGGTGATAGATTACTGGAGCGGGGCATTGAACAAGAGCAATGTTATATTTAAAAGGTGTGATTACAGAATGATGCTGGAAGCAATGGACCTGGATGATTTTGCTTATCTTGACCCACCTTATGAGATGACCAGGAGTACAGGAAAGTACTTTGGAAAAATTGATTATTTTGACTTGTTTGACAGGATTAGAGTCCTTGCTGACAGGGGAATACATTTCAGTTTGAGTTTTGATCCGAAGGATGAGATGTTGATGGTCCCGGAAGACTGTTATGAGAACATGGTGAATATTGCAACCAGGCCTGGTGGATACAGGAGAACCCTGTTGAAGATGGATAATAAGGACAAGTATGAAAATTTGTACATCAACTGATGTTTCATAAATACCTTATATTATATAACTACAACAATAAGATATGATAAAAAAGTTCAAAAATTTTGACGTTGATGAATATCTTGAAAATAAGAATGCTGTCAGAGAAGCAGTAGAAGATGTCGTTGATGATGAGACTCCTGCCGCAGAGGTGAAGGAAGAAGATGTCATTGATGGTGTTGCTGTTTATGACAATCCATTCATATTGAAGATTTCAAATATTGTAGGTAAGAAGTTGAAATCGGCTGGTATCGGTGAGTTCGGTATCTACCATGATGTTGTTTATCTGAATGGTGTTCCTGGTGTCTGGTTCTATGGTTTGGATGATAATCAGAAGAATATCGTCTGCTGCCGTGACACTAATGTGAAGACCATTTCTATTTTCAATGAGTTTGACATTAATGGTACTTACAGTGCATTGGTTACATATACTACTCAGAAACTTGGTTTCAAGGACATGCTTGACCAGTTGGTTGATGACTTGAAACAGAGTGCTGGTGTCAATGAGGAATTTATCAATGAGGCAACCAGATATGGTGATGGTTATACCATTGATTATGTAAGAAGGTTTGAAAAACTTTCCACTGATGACAAGAATTTTGTCTATCAGTTCATCCGTGATTTCGGTAAGAAGAGAGCCATTGATGAGTTCTATGATTTGATTTCAAGTTCTGACCCACAGGCAACAAGAATTCTTAAAACATATGTTGGCAAGGATTTGTCTGCCGGCGATGGTCAGTCAAGGTATCTTATGAGTCTTGCAGACCATGTTGTAAGTGCTGCATCTGGTGCAGTTCCTACTGCTGGTTCATTCAAGAAGGCCATTGATGATGGTGTCCTTGACAACCTTATTTCAGAATACAAGGGTGCCGGTCCTGCCATTGTCACATCTTCCGGTGATGAATTTGAAGTTGCAGATGATGATGCTACTTTGGATCTCATCGCAACCCGTGAGGCAGCGAAGAAAAAGGCATTGGAAGAGGATACCAAGAAGTATGAGAAGACCCTCAGGAAATTGAGAATTATGACAGAGGCAATGTGCCATTATGTAAAACAGAATGGTAAGTTGGATGAAGATGACCAGTCTGCTATGATTAAGAGAGGTATCTTCCTCACAGGTAAGGGTGGTATCGGTAAGTCATATACAGTTGAACAGTGTCTTGAAGAGAACCATATGGTCCAGGGTCGTGACTATGTGAACATCAGTAGCGGTTCAACCACAGCAGAGAGTATCTTCAATTATCTCTATCAGTACAATGACAAACTCATCATCTTTGATGACTCCCCGGATTTGTTCTCTGAACCAAAGAAGATTGCTGTTTGGAAGTCAGCCCTTCAGTCAGATGGTACTGAATCACTTGTTTCCTATCCTCTTCAGAACACCAAGGATACAACATCCAAGTTGTACAGGACTGGTGCCATCACAAGACAGGACAGGTACTTCAAGGAGATGGGTCGTAAATCCACGACAGAGAAGATTGCCTATGAAGAGAAGAGACTTAAGGAACTCCAGAAGGAACTTGGTAAGGACTATGACAAGTCAACAGCCAAGTTGATGGTTGCCGATGAGTGGAAGGAACTCCAGGCAGAGACTGTTCCTTTGATGCCGGACAGATATGTATATAATGGTGTTGTCATTGTTATTGGTAATGATACCAGGGAAGTATTGAGAAAGACTGTCGGTGAGGGTCACTGGAGTGCAATTGTTGACCGTTTCCAGGATTTTGACCTTTCTCCTATGTCAGAGTCTGTATGGGAGGTTATCAAGAAGAAGATTATGGATGAATATGGTAATACCAAGATTCCTGATTCTCTCTGTATCATTCCAAGAGATCTCACAGAAGAATTTGTTGAAGAGGTTGACAAGTTGATTGTACAACCACAGTACAAGACAATGACTTGGCGTGTCATCAAGGCTTACAGTAAGAAACTTCGTGGTAAGTATGGTCTTGAGGATTGGAAGGAAGACCTCAAGAATGACATGAACACCAATAAGTAATAAATATAAAAGATATAACTATTAGATATTATGACACTTGAACAATTATTAAGTCCTGCTGTAGCAGAATGGTATGAAAAATTCAAGAAAAATTTGAATGAAAGTAATACGACTTTGACTCCGGAGCAGATGGAGGAAGAGTTTGATAAGTGGCTCATTGAGAATGAACAACTTGTCAATCAGTCTGTTGATGAGAACAAGGAATCTATCAATGAATCTATCAATGCAGGAATCGAGGCGCTTAAATCATTGAATGAGGGTATATTTGATGATGATGCGTTTGCAGAGGATGCAGAAGAAAGTATAGTAAAAGGTGATGATGTAGAAGATGAACCTATTTCAGGAGAAGTTGAGGGTGAGGAAGAGGCAGCTGCTGCCGAAGAACTCCCAAAGACTCTGACTGGTGCAATCAGACTCAGTTCTCACAGTAAAGGTGAACCTAAGAGAAATGTATTTGTTGCCTGTAATGCCCTTTATGACTTCTTGAAGAAGAAAGGTATCCAGCAGGAAGAGAACTCTCTTTATTACCGTAAATTGAATGTGTCTGATGTAAGGGATATGTCTGCTCTCTGGGCATTTGCTGATATTGCCAATGCTGATTTGAGCAGCTGGGACACAGGCAGTGTCATCCATATGGAAGGTATGTTCTATAAGTCATCATTCAACAATGACAGTATCTGTAATTGGAATGTGTCAAGTTGCGCTGACTTCAAGAATATGTTCTCCTTCTCAAAGTTCAATCAGTCACTTAAAAAATGGACTCCTAAATTCATTGAGGTCATTGAAAGAGATGCTGATGGTCATGCAGTGAGAGATGCTTCAGGTTCTCCTGTCAAGAAGTCTGTCCGTGCTGAACTTCCTCTTATCGGTGCTGCCGCTGATGAAGAAAGTGAGCTCCTTGCACAACATTGGAATAATATTTTTGCAGATATGGAAAAAGAAGAAGTAAAGGAAAACAAGATGAATCATGTTATTGACTTTGATACCTTTGTCAATGAAGGTAAGGTCAAGGATTTCATCAACAAGGGTATTGAGAAGGTAAAGGGATTCTTCCAGTCAATCGCCTTGAAGTTTGGAAAGATTGTTGCTTTCTTTAAGGAAGATGGTGAGATGTATCCTGCTATCAGTGCTTACACATCCCTCAATACAGTTGCTGCCGGCGAAGTTCCTGGTGTTTCTGCTTTCTGTGCTGTTGAAAGTCCTTATCTTGAAGGTGTTGAGAAATCAGCCAACATTGTTGAGAGTCCTGAATACTATGGTATCATTGATAAGGACAGTATCGAGTACAAGAACTATGAGACCTTCAAGGGTATGATTAATGAGCATTATGCCAAGTATGGTAATACTGGTTGTCTTGAAATGATCAATGAGGAGAATTTCAAGAGAGTTGGTTTTAGTGCAGAAGAAGGTGGTTTGAGAGATATTCCTGATATCAACTCAAAGCAGTTGGGTATGATTCTGGAAGATGCCATCAAGAATGTTCCTGCTTACAAGGGTGACAAGTCTGGTGGTTCAGTCCTTATTTGGGGTGCTCCTGGTATTGGTAAGTCAAGTATCCCTAAGAGTGTCATCAGAAACTGGAATGAGAAACAGGACAAGTTCCACAAGAAGGCCTTGATGGTTGTTGAGTGTGGTGACTTGACAGTTGATGGTTTCACCCTTCCTATTCCTATTGACAAGAGTGTTTCTGACTATCTTGATGATAGACCCCTTGTCAGTGATGTGATTAAGGCTTCCGGTGTTTCTACTGACAATATCGAGAGAATCAAGAGGAATATGCACAAGGTTTCAACAGAAGCCCCTAAGACCTGGTTGCCTTGCTTCCGTGTCTCCACCAATCAGGATGAGGTTAATATCCTCAATGATATTGCCAATGGTCATGTGGAGAAGAAGAACAAGGGTGGTCTCCTGGTTGTCAATGAGACAACAGAAGGAGGTATCCTCCTTATGGATGAGTTCTTCCGTGCAGATGAGATGATTTTCAAGATTTTGATGCAGCTCCTCCTCACCAGAACTTACAATGATGAGTTTATGCTTGGTAACAAGTGGGCAATTGTCTGCTGCTCCAACCGTCCTAATGATGATGAGGAAGTTGAAAGAGGTTTTACCTCAACCGGTGCTGTGGTTGGTACCCGTTTCCTTGGTGGTCAGTACAACTTCATCCCTTCGTTCGATGACTGGAAGAAGTGGGCTGTCAAGGAAGGTGGATTTGATGATGTCACTCTTGAATTCCTTATGTTTGAGAAGTCTCCGGAAGGTGAATATACCAACTGGCACACAATCAGACCTGAAGAGTACACAAAGGGTAAGTCAGGTTGGCCTACACCTCGTACCTGGTCTGCTCTTATGAATGAGTTGAATCTTTATAAGGAGAACCATGGATATGCAGAGATTTCTGACATTCCTTCTGATGAGATCCGTTTGAAGGCAGATGCTATCATCGGTGCAGAGATGTCAAAGAAGTATGTCTCATTCCTTGAGAGTCATTCAAAGACTGCTGTTAATGTTAATAAGATTTTGGAAGATGCTGAATATAAGATTCCTTCCAGTGCCAAATGTTCAGAGGTTTGTAGAAGGGTTGAGAACTCAATCAAGGTTATGTACTCACCTGACAATCTCCCAGAGGTTGATAAACTTATGAACCTTTTCAATACACTCAACAGGACTTATTCAGAGACAAAGGATAATGTGGTTAAGATTATGCATGTCAATATCATCAAGTTCCTTGATGTTATGAACAACAAGTCATCCCGTATTGCTTTGAAGGATTATCTCCAGGCTGTTGACAAGAGATTCCATCTTGAAGAGGCTGATTTGAAATAATGATATTTAATATCATTGAAAAGGAAGTGATTAAAGTCACTTCCTTTTTTGTATTCATAAATACCATATATTATTAATATGTATTTTATGAACAGTTGGATATTGAATGAAGCTGTTTCTGGTTATGATGCCGCATCAGGTAATGAAGACATCATTGAGAGGCTTGGTGAAATTAGTGTGTATGATTATAAGACCAAGGATTTTACCAAGGTAAAGACATCATCTATTATCAAGGTTGTCAATGACGGTGTATATAAGATGCAGAGGGATTATCCTTATTTGTATCAGTTCATGGCAAAATGTAAGATAATGTACATACCTACTTATCCAAGTGAGATTTGTGACACTATGTGTGTTGATAACTATAACAATCTTTGGATAAGTTGTTCATATGTTTATAATGAATGTCTTATGGACAGTAACCGTGTGTTTGGTGTACTTTTCCATGAGATGTTCCATGTCTTCTTTGATCACCTTATGAGGTTCAATGAGATGTATCCTGCTGATATGTTTGCTGGTGGACTTGAAGGTGCAAGGAAGAAGGCCAATATGAAGGCCAACATATGTATGGACTATGAGGTGAATGCATCAATGGCAGAAGATGGTATTGTTGATGATGGATTCTTCAAGAGGATGAATATGCTCTATAAGAAGGAATACACCGGTCTCACCTGGGAGGAGATTATGAATAAGGCCGGAGACTTTGAATACAAGGACTGGTTGTCAAGGAATGGTTTCAATCTTGATGATATTGAATTGAAACTTCTTGATGCTATTGAAAAGGCATCCAAGGTTTTGATGGATCCAGCAGCGGAAGATGAAGAAAAGAGAGCTGCCAGAAGGGAACTTCAAAAGACTATTGATGACCTTCTTGGAAAGGAATCCAGTGGTGAAAAGGGTATTCAGGAAATGATGGAAGACCTTGCAAAGTCAAAATTGGGTGACATCGGTGACTTGTCTATGGATATGGATGAACTTGTTGATGACCTGTATAAGAATCCGGCATCTATGACTGATGAGGAACTGGATGAGACTTTGAAGCATATTGACAAGTTTATGGATGACCTTACTGAAAATTCAAGTGAGGTTGGAGAACAGTTTGGTAAGAGTTCGGAAGAAGTATCCAATGATGCTGCCAAGGCAAGGGAGTCTTTCAAGGAGGCAATGAAGAAGATGAAGGAAGGTGGTCTTTCAAAGGAAGAAAAACAGGACTTGATTGACAAGGCAAAGGATGACCTGGAAGATATCATCTCTGATGATGTTGAGAAAGAGAAGTTGAAGAAGAAGAGAGAGGAAAGGGATGCCAAGAAGAGAGAAGAGAGAAAGGAGAAGTTCAAGAAGACTCATCCTATCAGGAGTCTTATCATCATAATGAAGAATTTTGCGGGATTGAAGCAGTTTGGTGTTGTTTCTGAGAAGACTGTCAAAACTGCTGAAAAATGTATGGAAGTACTTGAACCATTGACTGAACTGAAATTCAGTGAGATGAAGAAATCTGACTTTGATGATCCTATCACTTATTTCACCGAGTTGAAAGATTGCTTCCTTCCTGATTTGGTTGCATTGATTGATAATGAGACCATTCTTAATAAGACAGAGGATGATATGAAGAGACTCCTTGATGGTGTGTTTGACTTTGTGTTCAAGGCATTTGACACTGCCCTCAACAATGACCTTGATGAGGATGCAAGAGGTTCACTTATGAAGACTGCTGCCCAGAAGATGAGAATCATCGGTAAGGTGTTGAAGACCCAGAAAGTATGGAGAACCAGCGAGGAATTCAAGGAGGCCTATATTGAAGAGATGAAGAGGATGATGGAGATGTACAAGAATGGTGAGGTTGAAGAACTTATGAAAGAACTCATTGATAAGGGTGTCCTCAATCCTATGTTCCTTGATGAAAAGAGTAGAGATATTTATCATAAGGTTATGGGTAAAGATGATGATAGAGAAACTGAAATCAAGGATGAAGAAATCAAGAGTTACACTGAAATGATGGATGGTCTTGAACCATATGAAGGTAAAGTTTATTATAACCTTTATAGTGGTGATGATTCTGAAACAATACTTGAACTTTCAGATATATCCAATGGATTGGAGGATAGTGATTTTGAGAAGTTTGGAGTTAGGTTTGAAAAGGATTTCCCTGAATATAGTGTTGGAGAACTTATGGAATCTGTTTTTGAAGTCTATTATAAAGATACATATGACTATGTTGACATTGATGACTTGAGGGAAAAACTGGAAAGTAATCCTGATTATGAAATCGGTGAGTGGTAAAATAAGAATTAAACATTGTAATTAAGATATGATAACTTTATTGGAAAAATTGGACAATCTTTTGAAGTCCATCAATGAAGCAGAAGAACCAGATGTTGTCAAGGAGGAAAAACCAAAGGTGAAGGCAATTCCTATCAATCCAGAAATGATGACAGATGAACAAGGAAGACAGAAGGCATATGAAAAGATTGTAAAACTTTTCTATGACCTTTCAACTGGAGGTATGGGTCCTTCTGGTCCTTCTGTAAAGGATGATATTGAACTTCCAGATGATTTCATTGATCCCAAGTTAAAGGGTAAGATGGAGGGTCCTATGAAGGACACGGAGTTTGAGAAGAACAAGGTTATCTGGGACCAGGATGAGTTGGACAAGATAAATAAGGATGTTGAAATCAATACATCTGGAGAGGATGATGATTTTGATGACTTTAATTATAGGGACAATGAGTTTGGTGATGATGCTGACACTTCTGAACTTGACACTGAAGATATGGACAGCAGTGGTGGAGGTGGTTCAAGTGATGATTCCGAGAAGTCTGAAAGTGAAAGATTGAAGGATGCCATTGACAAGGCCATTGACAAGATGAGGGATGACAAGCAATCCGGTGGTGGTGATGGTTCAAAGGGAGATATGAGTTCAGGTGACAAGAACAGTGATGGTTCATCAAAAGGTTCATCAGATGGTAGTGACTCTTCCAGTGATGGTTCATCAAGTGGTAGTTCCGGTAGTGAATCGCAGGAAGGTGATGGTTCAGGTGGACCCAACATTGGCGGTAGTGCTGATGGTACAGATTTGAAACCTGGTAAACCTATGTCTGCAAAGGACAGGAAGTTGAAGGAACTCAAAGATGCGCTTGAAAGAGGTGATGAGAGCGGATTTGATCATGCAGCAGATGAACTTAAAGAAGGTGAGGATGGAACTGGAAAACTGGCCGGTGAACATAGGGATTCTGTAAGTAATGAAGACCTTGAAAAGGATATGAAGAATGCCGGACTTTCTGAAAAGGATATCAAGGAAATGATTAAGACCAAAGACCATGATACTTCAAAGGATTACTCCGATGAAGAGATTGAGGAAATCAAGAAGGAAGTTGTGGATGGTCTTGAAAAGAAATGTAAGAAGAGAGGTGGTTCTGCTCTTGCCAAGACTGTTGTCAAGAATGCCTTGAAGGCAAAGATTGAGAATGATGAGTGGAAAGAGATGTTGAAACTCTTCTTGAAAGCCAAGTCCATTATGAAGGGAAGTACCAGTAAGGCAAAGAATAAGACGGTCTATGGTAATAAGAATCATCTTTGGAGAGATTCTGTCCTTCCAACCAGGACATATGGAAAAGGTGAGATACAGAAGATTTACTGTTTTGTTGACTTCTCCGGTTCTGTGAATCAGGATTTGGTTTACACTTTCCTTGGTAGGGTCATTGACTTGTGTCAGGAACTTTCTTACACTGATGTCGTGGTGTATGGATTCGGTGATCAGATTGTTCTCCCAAGGAAAATCAATGGAAAGATGCTCAAGGCCCAGGGTAGGGATGTTGTTCTTTCACAGACCTGGGATTACATCCAGAGTCAGAATCCTGGTGGTGGTTCGGAGAATTTTGAGGATGTGGCACATGAAATCAACCAGATTAGGAGAAAGGACAAGGATTCAGTGTTCTTGATTTTCGGTGATGCCCTTTGGAGTAACTATGGTAATGCACATCCGCCACTCTTCCTGAAGGAAGTATGTGGAACAAAGGTTCTTGAAGATATATGTGTATTGACTTATTACATGTATGAAAACAGTACATATGCAGGTGAGATTGCCTATTTGAGAGAATTGGTAGGACTGAAATCAGTCATCACAACGAAGGCATCAAGTATCAGGGAATAAAAAAAGGGGATGGTTCTAAACCATCCCTCTTTTATTTATCATTCCAATCTCTTAGTTTTTTTATCACTTTCGGTATAATTGGATTTCTAACAACTTCATCATCGTTGAAGTGGCAGTAACCTATATAATTCTCTTCTTTGAAAATTTCAATAATATGTTGAAGTGCGGACTGTTTCCTTTTCTTCTCCTGGTCAAAATCCACCTGTTCGGTGTCTCCGAGGAATACCATCTTACTGTCATCTCCGATTCTTGTTATTATTGACTTGAAGAGATTCATAGTGATGTTCTGAGACTCGTCTATGATGATATAAGATTTGTCCAATGTAACACCTCTGATGTATGCAAGCGGTAGAACTTCCACTTTCTTTTCCTTGAACAACCTATCAACATTGTCTTCATTGTTGACCATCTTTTTCATATTGCCTTTATAGGACATTATGTGAGGTTCCATTTTTTCCTCTATTGTTCCAGGAATGTATCCGATGTCTTCATTAGGGGTTGAAATAACAGACTTACATAAAATTAGTTTGTCATACTGTTTTGAAAGAACCCCAAGGAGACCTTCATATAAGGCAATGTAGGTTTTACCAGACCCTGCGATTCCATCGCAAATTGTTATGTCATGGTTTCTGATTTCAGTCACAAAGTGTTTTTGTTTCTGATTCCTACATTTAAGGGGGAGAAGTGTAATCGGATTTTTGTCTACCACTATTTCGGGTATTTGGAAATCATCAGATTTTTTCTTTTTTGGCATACTGAATATTATTATGGTATATCAAATGAAAAGAGTGAGACAAAAGTCCCACTCTATTCATTTTACTGATAGACAGGAAGACCTACGGTCTGATCATCCCAACCGTCACACTGGAAGGTCATTGAAATCTCATTTGCCTCGTTACCAGCATCATAACTTCTGTCATTCATACCTGTAGGCTGGCCAGGGATAACATTCCAGCAGGTGATTTTTCTCCAGATTGAACCATCACGGTTGTACTCTACGATGACCATTGAACCACAATATTCTTTCTTCAAACCATACTGACCTGTTGCAGGGTTGAAAGACTTGTTGTACCATTTACGGAGAGTTGTATAGATGTAGTTCTCGTTTGAATCATTCAAGTTCAGGGAGAAGGTCATTGCCAACTCGAGGTGGGTCTGCTCCGGAACGCCAAGGTAAACTCTTTCAGCCTGTTTGAATTTCTGGATGACTGTACCCATAGGAGGGTTGATTCCGTCAAGACCAGAGATTGATCTAACATGCTCAAGAAGAAGCTGTGTAGTCTTGTCATCTTGCTGACCGTCAAGGGTAGGAGGGAGGATGGTGACCTCAAAGAACGCTGGGTTCACGACTTCCCACTTATTGACAGCGGCATGTGAATTCTTAAAGTGACTAAGTGCCATATCTCGTGTTTTTGTTTATTTTTGTATGCTGTGAAGACTCCGCCTTCACTTATATTATTTATGAAAATGAATGGACTTCATATTTTATGGTTGGAATTGGTTTTACATAAATACCTTATAAATATAATAAAAAGTTAAAATTATGGCTTTAGATGCAGAATTGATTAATTTGAAATCAGCTGGAACTTATCGCTTTGAGAGGGATAAGTCTGAAATTTCAAATGAAGTGGCAACTATCTCTAATTTGAGACTTGTTGCTGGTTTTAGCAAGACAGGTCCATTCAATACAGTCAAGTTGGTGACTTCTACTGCACAGTTCATCAAGTTGTATGGAAACATCGACCGTTCTCTTGAGAAGAAAGGTTCATTCTTCCATAGAAGTGCCTTGGTGGCTTTGAGTACCGGTCCTATCCTTTGCTTGAACCTCTTGAACCTTGACCCTGACAGAGACCAGGTTGTTGAGAAATCATTCTCAGTAAGTTCAGGTGAAGTGAATGCCAAGTCCGTGACCCTTCCTTTACAGTCACTCTATAACACAGACAAGTTCTGGTTTGCAAGTGACGAGGCATATCTTGATGCCATTGAGAAGAGTCTTGGTAATGGTAACACAACAAGTGGTATTAATGGTGAAAATACAAAAGAAGCATGGAATGACAAAATCCTCCACTTCTCCAATGTAGGTAAGAAACCTGTTTCCATCTTGGTGAAAAAGGCAAGTGATTACTCTTCAAAGGGTTTCCAGCTCACACTCAATGAGTTCTATGGTGAAGGTAATGTTCCTGAATACCTCAATGGTACTTCATATGTAAGTGATTATCTTGTAGAGGTTTATGTTGTTGGTGGTGACTTCGGTCCTGCTCTCACAGGTAGTACATTCGCTTCTTCACTTGATTTGGATGATGACAATCTTGAAGGTAGCGGTGATGTCCTTACCAAGTATGACATCTATAAGGATGAGACAACACAGCAGGAACTTCCTTACAAGAGGTTTGCTTCCGATATTGTTTACCAGTCATTCTATGATGAGAAGGGTTTCATCAGAGGTGTTGATGACTCAAATCTCGCCAAGTTCTTGAACCTTCCATCAGTTGACCTCCGTGCCAAGTATGTAGGTTCATTGATTCCTAACTTCGTTGACAAGCTTGGTAGGAACATCTGGATCCAGAAGTTGGTCAATGATGACACCGATACCATCGGTCTTATCTGTACAGAGAATATCTCTCTCCTTGAGGATGTTGATTTTGATCATGACTTCATTGATGAGAAGATTGACCTCATTGGACACAGTGTTTATAACAACCTTGACAATGAGGAAGAGAACACCATTCCTGATATGTCATTTGAGTTCCTCAGCTACAAGTTTGACTATAAGGATGAACCACAGGAAGTCAAGGTTGGTCAGGATGTTTACAGAAGTACTCCTGATGCTAATACTGATGCAACAGAAGTTCCGGCAGAGCATCCATTTGCTTGGGTAAATGTTGAGAATGAGGAAGATATCATCTTTGCTGATGCCAGTTATTTGAAAGTTGGTGCAAAGGTTTATAAGAAAGCAGTTGAGGAACAGCAGCCTATGTTGTTGAGTGCATCTGCTGATTCTGATTCAGATGTTGATTATGATGAACTCACAGTTGATGAGATTGTGAAGGATGTCAATCCATTGGTCACTGAAATTGTGTTTCTTGACAATGAGGACTTGTTCCTTGATGCAAACAATGAAAAGGCATACATCCCAAGGGACAATGAGGTTATCCTTGACAAGGCTGCCAATGTTGTTGTAGGTGACTATCTCCTTTCAGACTTCTATAATGATGATGAGGGTAAGAAGCATTCAAGACTCACAAGGGTTGTCGAGGTAAGGAATGTCTATGGTGAGAAGGCAAATGACAGACCTGGTAAGAAGGCTGGTATCCTTGTAATTTGTGCTGATAAGATTTCCAAGACTCGTGGTTCACAGGACAATATTGTCATCAAGGTTACCCCTATCGACAAGGTTGCTGACCACTTCCAGTGGATTTGCCTCAATGGTTTCCAGGTAAGTAAGGAAGCAATGCCAGATGGTACCAACAGGCGTCAGAATGAGATTCTTGATATGATCCGTGAATATCCTGAATTCCCTTCAACCAAGTCCAACCTCTTCTCTGCGCTTATCGACCGTGACTATGTACAGTGGAGATACCTGGTTGACACCTTTGGTCTCGGTATCGAGGAAGAGTGTAAGAAGGTTTACACCATCCTTTGCCAGGCCAGGAAGAGTGCATTCGCAATCGTGAACTGCCCGTCACAGCTTGACTTCAAGAAGAGTCATGATCCTTGGTTCACCAACAAGAATGGTGGTGTCGAGGTTGAATTCATCGCCAAGGGTGGTGACCTTTCAAGGAATCCTTCCTTCCTCTTCACACTTCCTAAGATTGAGAACGGTGCATCCTGGGGTGCTTACTACTATCCATATTTGAGAATCACTGACCTCAGTGCTCCTAAGTCAGTACCTCCGGCAGCATATGTCTCAAATCTTTACATCCAGAAGTACAACAGAGGATTTGCTTGGTCAATCGTCGCTGGTCAGAAGAGGGGTGTCATCTCCGGTAACCAGGTTGTCGGTGTCGAGGCTACCCTTGTCCATGAGAACAGGGATTGGCTTGAACCAATGGGTATCAATGCCATCATCTGGGAGCAGGGTGTCGGTGTCGAGGTTTATGGTAACAAGACTGCAAAGCAGACTCCTGTTTCTGCACTGTCTTCAATCCATGTCCGTGAGGCTGCTATCTACATCCAGGATAATGTTGAGACAATCCTCAGGAGATATGTCTTTGAGTTCAATACTGCACAGGCAAGAATGGAAATCAAGACATTGGTTGATGAGTTCCTTGAGAATATGAAGAACAATGGTGGTCTCTATGATTACAGGACTGTTATGGATACAACCAACAACACTCCTGAAGTCATTGACAACAATATGGGTGTCATTGACATCTATGTTGAGATTGTCAGGGGTCTTGAAATCATTGCCCAGAGACTTACAATCCTCAGGACTGGTGCTATTGCTGCTGGTGGATTTGATGAATAATCTTATCGCAAAAATAATCAAAGAGAGAGTGGAGAAATCTGCTCTCTCTTTTTGTTATCATAAATACTATATATTATCTCTATATGAATATGGTACAGAAATATAATGATTTCTTCAATGAGGAAATTCAATTGAATGAATCGGAAGAAAAGATGGTGAATGAAGCAGCGGAGAAGATTGCAGAGAAAATCAAGAATGGTGAAACCATTGATGAGGGATTGTTTGGTTCAGTTGTAGGTGGTCTTGCCGGCGCAACTATCGGTCCTGCTATCGGAAGGGCTATCTGTAAGGCATTGGGTATCACCAGTGGATTGCTTTATGATTTGTTCAACAGTAGGATGTTCACAACTGCTGTCGCAGCATATATAGGATACAAGAATTAATTGAGATATGGCATTGACAGATAAGAAAATCCAGGGTAGTACACCTATCAGGGAGTTCCCTGACAAATATAATGGGCTCATAAATGATCTCATTGGAGAGTTGAATAATAAAGAGACAAAAATTGCTACTTTGACAAGTAGGATTTCTGAACTTGAAAATGTCTTGGCGACTGAAAGGGCAAGGATAAGGGCGGAGTATCTTGCTATGTATAATAAGTATGTATCTGACCTTGAAGAACAATTCAATGCCAAGATGAACTCATTTGAAACCAAGATGTCTTCATTTGAAAGGAGACTGACTGAAAAATTTGAAGATGAATTTGTTAAAAAAACTGATATTTAATTATGGCTGATAGAATCATTTTACTCAAAGACTCTGATATCCTATCCGAGTCAATGCATAAGATAAATTATAATTTCAAACTTCTTGAAAATGATACCGCCGTTAATGATTACAGGTGGCAGCAGTATGTCAATTCCATTGACAAGAAGATTGATGGTCTTAAGAATGCCACTGATTCCAGGGAGAATGCCTTGGCAAGAAATCTTGACAGTTTGCAGGATTTGATTGATTCTATGGCAACCAAGGAAGACATCCAAAATCAGATTAACAATGCTCTCCAGAATGCCAATGATGAATTGAGGGGATTTATCTCAACAGCGGTTGGTCAGCAGGTCAGTAAGGCATATGGTACTTTTGCCACAACATCTCAATTATATGAAGAACTTGGAAAACTTGATTATGCCAGGTCTGATGCCTTTGATGTATTTGAAGCCAAGGTGAATGAAAGGGTGGCATCAGCATCAAGGATTGTTGCCAACAGTAAGTTTGCGGAACAGGATGGGCATCTTGTATATACTGATAATACAGTTTCACCATATACAAGTATTGATGATTATTGGAATTCATTGGATTCTGCAACAAAAGCAAGTTTGGACCCACAAGGAAATGGTTTGAAAGACCCGGAAGTCCTTGAAGCATTTATGAATTATTGTGAGAGAAAATTCTTGACAGTCTATACTGAATTGTCTGCTATCAGGCAGATGGTGAGTGGTAGTGAGGCCAGTGTTGAAATTATGGCAGCTATTGATAAAGATGGTCAAGCGATTGCTGCTGCTATATTTGCAGAAGCAAACAAAGAAGGTTCAAAAATATTGTTGACTGCTGATCATGTTCAGATTGATGGAAAGAAACTGGGTTTAACAGCAGATGATATTCTTATTAGTTCAGAACACAGACTTGGTTTAATTGGAGGAACATTTACAGTTTCATCTGATAATTTTACAGTTGATACAGATGGTAAGATTTGGGCAACTGGAGCTGATTTGAGTGGTGACATAACAGCAAATAGTTTCAAGACATCAACAGGTATGACATTTATGAATTCTGATGGTGTTCTTCATGCTTCAAATGCTGTGATTGATGGAGATATTACTGCAAAGAGATTCAATGCGGATTGGACTGGTGAAGTAAATGGTGATGGTGGTGTTACCGGTCATTTGACAAAAAATACCAGTATTGATGGCCAAAGTTTTAATATTGGTATAACAAATGGTACATTGACTACACCAAGTGGTACATATGATCCAACAGGCAACTCACTTTATATTAAGTTGGCAGATGCTGTACCTAATCAGGGTAGTAATATGAATCCAGCATTTGGAAGTTATCTATATGGTGTTCCTGTATTGTGTATGATGTATAATGGAGTAGAATATATGATTTCTCCTGCTTCCTGGTTTAATCCTACTGGTAGTAGTGGTGATACTTCAAATATGAGATTTATAAAGAAGTATGATGCAGTACATTGTACATTTAATGGTATTGCAACAGAGTTAAGAAATTATTGTATTCAGTCAACACAAAATCTTGGTGATGGTGTTACATCTACTGTATATATTTTCAGACCAGATGTATCAAAGGGAGGAAAGACATTTGTTACTATGGGTATAAACAATGGTAAACTTCTTACAGACATAGTTTATCAGTTTACAGTACTCAACTGGGGTACAGATGGAATGGGAAATAAAGCAACAATGCTTAATGGTGGTTCAAAACCATTGTTATCAAGTACAAATCCCATTAATGGTGTATATACTTTACAGAGTGCTGTTGGAACTGAAGGTACAAAATTTACCGGTAGTGGTGGTGTACAGACAGTTATTAATGAATCTAATAGAAATGAAATGATATCTTATTTACCAAAAATGAATAATTATTCTCTTGGTATAAGATTTAATATTTCTGAAAGTGGAAATGATACAAATGAACAATTGCCTACTACATATAGTATTGACAAGATTGGAAAATTAATGACTGATCTTTTAAAGTATAATGGTAATTTTAATGGTGTAAGTGGTTTGTGGAAAACAAATGCATTCAGAGTAACAGATTCTGGATCTGGTTCTGGATATAATCATTCATGCATAATAACAAGTGGAAATGCCTCATCTGGAAAAGATTTAGGAAGTAATTTACCATATGAGGGGAATTTAACAAATAAAGCGCATTTCTTTGATTTTGATGTTGATTATTATCCTGTTTGTACTATTGATACTTATGGAAAAAATCATTCCAATGGAACAAATTATGTGATAGGAAATTGTAAAATGAATATAATGTGTAAGTATCCTGAATATAGTACTAATAGGATAAAAGTAGGAGTTACTTATATTGATGCAATTGATTATACTGTTGGATATTTTGATAGTAATAATGTTTGGCATGCACCAAATGATGTTGAATTCTATGTTGATGAATTCTATTTGACTTTGGAATTCAGTTTTGTGTTGCAGTTCAATAATGCATACACCAATTATAATCCTAATTCAGCGGAGACTTATCAGAAAATTGTTGAAAGGGTTGTTAAATTCCTGGAAGATTATCAATTCAGTGATATAAAGTCAAATTATAACAGTGATTTTGCTAATTATGTTAAATTGACTGGATATTTTACTGGTGATAATAACATTGTTGTGGAACTTGTCGATAACTTAAGATAATCCTGACTCATAAATATATAGAATAGTGTAATTTATTTAATACAGACTTTTTATGGCTGGTTTTACAAATACAAATAGGAACAATTCAAGTAATCCCAATCCTGTAACCAGGATGCTGCGTCACTTGTCAAGTTTCGGAATGAACTATAAGGATGATGTCATCAAGAATGTCCGTTCCATGAACCTTGACTTGCAACAGCAGCAGTTACAGACCAATCCTGTCACTGGACAAGTGGGTTCAATCAATGATGAGAACATCCAGGTTCTTTTCGCCAGGATGTCTGCAACCGACCCCACCATATCCAAGGGTTACTTCAATCTTTCTGAAGAGAATTATCAGAAGAAGAAGGAACAATTGAGGAAGTTTGCTCTTCAGGATGAGATCGAGGAGATACTTGATATTGTATGTGAGGAGAGTATAGTGTTTGACGGTGCGAACAAATTCGCCAACATCAAGCTCAATTACAAGGCTGACCAGGCCATCCTGGATGAGTTCTCCGAGGAGTATAACAAGATTTACAATTATTTTGGATTCTATGATACTGTCCAGGCCACCGACTATTTCAGGAAGTGGTTGATTGATGGTTTCCTGGCATTTGAAATTGTATATAATGAAGACCAGACTGAAATCATCGGTTTCGTTGAGTTGGATCCTGCCTGTCTTACCCCTGGAATAGACCCCAATACCAATGAGAAAATTTGGTTTGTGAACCAGAGGGTGGGTATCAATGGTCAGACTACCCAGGACCGTATCCTTTATGACTCACAGATTATCTATTTGTCCTATGCAAAGGCAGATACCGTTTCCAGGATTTCCTATGTGGAGAGACTTATTCGTTCATTCAATATTTTGAGGACTATGGAGGCAACCCGTATCATCTGGGCTGTCACTAATGCATCTTACAAGACACAGTACATCATCCCTGTCGGTTCAGTCCAGTCACCGAGAGGTAGGCAGACACTGGCCCAGGCAATGGCGAATTATAAGGAGTTGGTTGATTTTGACTGGGATTCTGGTGAAATCAAGACCAATGGTCGTCCTATGTTACAGTTCTACAAGGACATCTTTATGGCATCCGAGGGTGGTGAGACTCCACAGATTCAGAACATTGGTAATGACGGTCCTGAAATCTCTGATACCGAGGCATTGAGATATTTCAGGGACAAACTCCGTCAGGCATCCAAGATTCCTTTCACCAGGTTTGAGAAGGAACAGGGTGAGGGTGCTTACACTATGAGTGCAGAGGGTATTGCCCGTGAGGAAATCAGGTTCAGTAAGTTTATTGGAAGGTTGAGGGCAATCTTTGCTGAAATCCTCATCAAACCTACTTACTTGCAGATGTGTCTCAAGCACAAGAGTGTGATGTCTGATATGAATTTCAGGGTCAACCTTGGACTTGACTACAACAAGGATTCGGTCTTTGAAGAGAATAAGGAGATTGAACTTCTCCAGAAGAAGGCTGATTTCATCTCATCCATTATGGGTTCTATCGTACAGACTGATGATGAAGGAAATGAGACTCCATATTTTGACCTTGATTTTATGGTCCGTGAATATCTTGGTTTGAGTGATGAGAAACTGCAACTCAACCAGAGGTACAAGGATGAGAAGAAATTGAAGAAAGAAGGTTATAAACAGGAAGATATAGCGAAGATTCTTGATGGTGCTCCCAAGTCTGACTTTGAACCTGACAAGAAGAAAAAGAAGGAAAACGAGGAAAATGAGGAAGAAGGTGGAGGAAATGAGGGTGGACAAAACCCTCTGGCAGGACTTTAAAAAATAACCAAAAAGATTTTTCATAAATACCATATAAATATACAAGAAAATTCATTATAAAATGAAAGAGAAGAAACTATTGATAGTAGAACGTTCTAATGCTCCGCTTAATTATCAGGTAGAGCAGGCTCTTAATGAGAATAATGAGCACAGCGATTCTATTGTATTAACTGGACTTTTCACATCATTCAATACGAAAAACAGAAACGGTAGAATCTATGAGTCTGCTGATTTCCTCCCACATGTCGAGGCATTGAGGGAACAGATTGAGAGTAAGAGGCTTCTTGGTGAACTTGATCATCCACATGGATTTGAGATTTCATTGGGTAATGTTTCTCATGTTGTCGAAAGTCTTGAATTTGACCCACAGCAGAATGCCATTGTTGGTAAGATTAGACTGTTGAATACAACTGCCGGTAAGGAAGCACAGGCACTTGTGAGGGATGGTATTCCTTTGAATATCTCATCCAGGGCAGCAGGTACAGTTGACGAGTCCGGACATGTGAAGTTACAGCAGCTCTTCACCTATGACCTTGTTGCAGACCCAGGTTTTGCAAATGCACAGTTGAAGAGGGTCAATGAGTCCTATGGATTCGGTGATGACGAGAATATTGACATCTATGACATCACAGAGGATGCCAACACAGATTTGGATCCACATGTCACCAAGACCGCTGATTATGCAGAGCCACAGGCAGAGAAGAATTCCGACACATTGAACACTGATTCCAATGCAAACAGTGAGTTCATCCAGTATTCTGATTTCCAGAAGTACAGTGAGCATCTTTCAGAGATTGTCGGTGAAATCCAGTCTGCTATCTCCAACATCAAGGATGAGTTGTCAGGTATGAGAGAGAAGGGTGACACCCCTACCGAGAAATTTGATGCCGAGAAGATTGACAACACCTTAATCCAGGATCTCATCTCCAAGGAAGTTGAGAAGAGGTTCACTGGTGATGGTGCTGCTGTTGTAGGTAAAGCAGAGGCAGCCGCACCTACTGATGAGCAGAAGGTTGCTGACCTTGAAGCAAAGTTGGCTGCTCTTGAAGAGTCTTACAACAATCTCAAGGGTTATACCAAGTATCTCGCAGAGACTCTTGACAAGTCCATCACCCATCAGGATTACATTGCTGACGAGGCAAACAAGATGATTGAACACAACAATTATCTTGCTGAAAATATGAACAAGATTATTGGTCACAATGACTATCTGGCTGAGAAGATGAATCAGATGATTGCTCATCAGGATTATCTTGCAGAGAACATCAATGACACTATTTCTTATCAGAACTATGTGGCGGAGATGCTTGACAAGTCCATTGATTATTCCAATATGCTTGCAGAAGAGCAGAACAAGTCTATTGCTCACAACAACTATCTCGCTGAAAAGATGAATCAGATCATTGACCACCAGGATTACATTGTTGAGGAAATCAACAAGGGTGAGGGTAACATTGTCAATGAGAAGAAGGATGAGACAGCAGAAGAGGTCAAGACAGAGGAGACCAAGGTTGAGGAGACACCTGTAAATGAGAATGTCAATACAGAGGTTGTCGAAGAGACCAAGGTTGAAGAGACTGTTGAAGAGACTGTTGAAGAACCAGAAGAGAAGTTTGATGCAAAGGCATACAGGACCGCCCTTACAGAGAAACTTGATGCCATCCTTGCCGCAGCAAAGGCACAGTATGAAGAGGCCAAGAAACTGGAAGAGGAAGCAGTCAATGAGTCAAAGAAGAATGTTGACACAAAGAACTTCAACCTCATCAACTATATGCCTGCAAGACTCAATGAGAAGTGGTCAAAACTTTCAGATGAGAGAAAGCAGGAGATTCTGGCAGAGGCAAGCATGTTTGTGATTAACAACCAGGCAAGTGCAGAGTATTTCTGGAGTACACGTGATTTCAGGGACAAGCAGATTGAATTACAGAAGGTAGAGGAATCTGTTGTTGCACAACCAACCGCTGTTAAGGAAAATGTAGTTTCCGATGAAAGACTTCAGGCAATGAAGGAACAAATTCAGAGGAGAATGAGAAGATGGTAATTCCCAACTGATTTGCACCGGATGGGAAACTATCCGGTGCATTTTTAATACAAACAAAACCAAACATGAAAACATGTCAGAAATACTTACATATGTGATAACCAGTGCAATAACATTCCTGACAACCGGTGGTCTCGCAAGTATTATCTTTTTCAAACAACATAAGAAACTAAAAGAATCCGAGGTCAAGGCTGCCGAAGTTGACATCAAGTCACATGAGGTTGAGGTGAAATCACAGGAGATTAACAACCTTTCGGCTTCCAATGAAGAATGGATAAAACTATACCATAACTGTGTTGAAGAAAAGACCAAACTGGAAGAGGCACTTGCCAATATGACCGACAAACTGGATGAGGTTTACAGGTCAAAGGATATTGCCTGGGACAGATACAGTGACAGTAGGGCAGAGTGCAACAAGAAGGATATGGTCATAGCTGAACTCAATTGGTACAGGTGTGAAGTAAATGGATGCCCTTACAGGCGTCCTCCAAGAAAGTTCGGAGAGATGGACTTCCCCAAGGATGCAATTGACCCGAATGAACATCCAGATCCAAACTATATTTAAGATATGATTTACATAAATGATTTGAATTTACATAGTACATTTGAAGTTCCAGCAGGTAAAACTGATGAATCATTTGTCAATCTTTGTGAGGATGAAAATCATTTACATTATGTAAAGGATATTGATAGTGAAGATACCAATACATATGAATTTGTTGATTTAGGACTTCCTTCTGGTAATTTATGGGCAGCAAAGAATGTAGGCGCTGTATCATCTGAATTGGATGGGTGGTGGTTTTCCTGGGGTGAAACAGCGGAACAGCAGCCTCCTACTGGTAAGACAAATAATGTATATACCAAAACAAAGTACTTTGATAAGTCTGGATTGATATATGGTAACAGTGGAAAGTTCAAATTGGAACATGAACATGATGCTGCCAGGGTTAACTGTGGAGGATTATGGGAAATGCCTACTGCTGAAGACTTTGAGGAACTGATTGCATATACCACATCATCCAATAAGATTTTGAACAGTGATAATGGATATTATAGGACTTATACATCCACTGTGAATGGTAATACTATTAATTTTCCTTGTTCTGACTTCAAATATGACAGTATATATAAATACCATAGTAATAGTCCTTCATCCTGTGATATTATCTTGTTGACTTGTCAAATAGATGGTTCACAGCCAGGAGCAAGCAATAACTATCCTTATGCATTCAGATTTGTACATTCGGATTCTCTTGGTAGAATTATAAAGAATACCAGTACAGAAAGATGGGATGGTATCAATGTGAGGGGTATTATACATAGAGTAAATACAAAGTCATTATTAAGAATAAGATAAAAAACAACACATAACAAAATGAAATACATTAAGTTATTTGCTACAGTTAATGATGCTACTGCTTGGAGAGATGGTTCAGACCATATATTACCCAATGTATGCTTATGTATTGATCCCCAAGATGGATTTTTTATATACAATTATCAATTTTGGGCAATAGCTTAAAATTCAAAATTGAATTTACATAAATAATTATAACAAATGAAAACTACTAATGTTAATAGAAGCAGAGAACATTAGTTGATTCAATAAATAAAATAAAAAATAAAATTAAAACTATGTTACAGAATGTTATTTTGAACGAGGCTGAGGTTTTGAAAACTTGGTCAGGTTTTATTACTGAGTCAACTGGCGTTACTGATCGTGCTAAATTGACTTGGATGAGTAAGTACTGCGCTTATCATGATATGAATGAGAAGCAGGCTCTCAATGAGAGTGCTCTTGGATATGCACATCTCAATCCTAATATGAATGTTGGTGGTATGGGCGCTGCCTACTTCCCAGGAGCAAATCCTAACAATGGTTATGATGGTGTTCGTGGTTCAGGTGATAACCCATTCTCACTCCTTCCTCTTGCTGTTCAGGTCGCTGCACAGACTATCGCTCTTGACCTTGTTCCAGTAGTTCCTATGCAGGGACCTCTCGGAATCCTCCAGTACATGGACTATGTATACGAAGGTGGTAAGACCAATTTCCGTCCTCGTTTCGAGGGTGCAGACGAGTCAAAGACTGCTCCTCTTATGGTTAAGTTGACCCTTTCAACAGGTGATGCTAACTCTGATAGCGACATTGAGAATGCTCTCAAGTCAGATGCAGCTCTTGTAAATGAAGATGCTATCAACCACGCACTCCGTTTCAAGGATCTCAAAGAGGCTTTCGTTCCTCATATGGATGCTATCAAGATTGGTGATTTCGAGCTCCTCTTTGTTGCTCTTGGCCGTATCGATGGTCGTCCTATCTTCCAGGTTAAGGAGAAGGCTTATCATGGTGGTATTATGAACGGTGGTGAGGGTGCTGCTGCTTCCCTCGCAGAGACTCTTCTTGTTGACGAGCCTGTTATCACTGGTGCTAATGGCGCACAGTTCTATGTTGTTGACATTGACACTGTAAAGGCACTTGAGGACTTCATCCCTGGTTTCAGTGGTGTTGGTTTCAAGAATGGTGACCCTATGTCAGCAAAGGCTTATGACAGAGAGACTGGTGAATCCACTCCTTCAAACATCATGTCACTCAACACCTTCACCCTCAGTGTGAAGGCTAAGACCATCCAGGTCAAGGGTGCTATCACCCGTGAGCAGATCCAGGACCTCAAGGCCTACGGTATCGACGCTGTTGCACAGGTCGAGGCTGAGCTTGTCAATGAGTTGACACAGCACATCAACCGTGAGCTCCTTGATGAAATCTTCGCTCTTGGTGATCAGAACCATGTTGAGGCAGAGGCATTCGAGGGTATCAACCTCAATACTTACTTTGTTGTTGATCCTGCTGCTGCTGACATCGAAGGTTATGTTAAGTCTTATGTTGGTGGTGGTGCTGAGACTCTTGGTACCATCCAGAGGAGAATCATGTCTAAGATTCTTGCAGCTTCCAACCTCATCGCTCAGAGAGGTCGTAGAGGTGCTGGTACCTTCGCTGTTTGCTCAGCCGCTATCGCTACCGCTCTCCAGGATTGCGCTGGTTTCGTAGCATATCCTCTTTCAAATACCATCAACCAGAACGCTGGTAGCCTCTATCCAGTAGGTGCTATTTCAGGTGTTTCTATCTATGTTGATCCTAACATGCCTTGGGCTTCAACAAAGGTTGTTGTTGGTAGGAAGGGTAAGGACAATGAGCCTGGTCTCGTATTCATGCCTTACTTGATGGCTGACAAGCTCTCATATCCAGCAGAGGGTATGGAAGGTGCTCCTGTTACTTCTTTGAAGTCACGTTATGCAATCGTCCGTGCAGGTCATCATCCTCAGCTTTACTACTACTCATTCGACATCAAGCTTGGTGAAGGTGTTAGCCTCTACTAATTTTTGAGTAAAAGTAGTAAAAAAATAGAGAGAATCCTTCGGGGTTCTCTCTTTTTTTGTTATATTTGAAGTGTATAATAAGTTATATATATGAGCAAACAGGAAATAAACATTGGAGACCTGGTGTCACTACCTATGTATATGGATGACCTGACCTATGTGGTTGAAGACATCAGAATGGATGATGATGGTGTTACAAGACTCTATAAGCTGGATGATACTATCTGGTATGAAGAGAAGTATCTGATGAAACAATAAGATGAAATAGTTATGAGCAAACCAATTGTATTTTTTGATTTGGAGACTACCGGTAAGTCACAGAATCCAGATGATGTCAGAATTATTGAGATTTCTGCTGTTAAGGTGAAACCGGAGAATCTTGAAATTATTGACAAGTTATATTTCAAGTGTAACAATGATGGTGTTCCCATTCAGCCAGATGCAACAGAAAGACATGGTATGGTTGAGGCAGACTTGGTTGGATTCCCTCCATTCAGGGATGTTGCCAAGAAATCATTTGAATTCTTTGATGGATGTGATGTAGGTGGTTATTACTGTACAGTATTTGACATTCCTATCCTGTATTACTCTTTTATCAGATCTGGTATCACTTGGAACTATAAGGTTGTCAATAACTATGACATCTATACCCTTTACAGGAAGTATAATTCTGGTAAGTTAGGTGATGTGTACAAGAAATTTACAGGAAAAGACCTGAATGATGCCCACCATGCCACTGCTGATATTGAGGCGACATTGGAGATTTACAGGATCATGAGGGAAAGGGATGAAGAATTTGAGGCAGCAGACCTCAACACATTCTCTGAAAATCTGGATATGCCAGGGAACTTCAAGATTAGAATCCTGGAATCTGGTGCGAAGGAGATTTATGTGGACTTTGGAAAGTGGAAGGGTTCAAATATAGACAAGGTTGACAAGTCCTATTTCAAATGGATGATGGACAATGAGACTTTCCCTGTTGACACCAGGCACTATGCCAAAATGATTTATGAACGGAAGGAGAAGAAATAAATATGGCAGTTATATATCCTTGGTATCTGTTCAATCATGATAATGAATATTATGACCGTCTGAACAAACTTCAGGCGGAAGATGCCAATAGAAGGTTCTTCCAGAGAATCCGTGAAGTCCTACCAAAGAAAATAGAAGAATCTGGATTGTTCAATGTTCTTCCAATAAATTCTATGGATGATGGATTTTCTGCTTATATCTCTCTTAAAAAGTATCCAAATGTAATAGGTATGGTCTCTATGACTCCGCAAATGGAAAAATACAACATAGAGTTTCAATGTTACATACAGGAACATAAATGGTCAAAGGTAATCATATCTGATTTACAGTTCTTTGAACTGGTCAAGTTTGACATTAATCCTGAACCGGAGAGAAAGTCTTTGTTCTTTAATAAAAATGTGAAGGAAAAACTGAGAACCTTTACAGAGAAGGAATTCTATTATCTGATTGAGACTAATATGAAGATTATGAAATGTAATCTTGTACCTGGTAAATTCAGATATGTGGAAGACAAGTACACTGCTGACTGGGATGAAGAAGAGGTTAAGAAATATATACAATACCCAGAATATGTAATATATTCTGTGAAGGATGGTTTGATCATGTCAAACACTATCAAACCTAATTTTATGCAGAGGAAGTTGATGTATATGATGTCACAAAAAAATGGAGAGATTTGATATCTCTCCATTTTTGTTAAATCATTGTACCGTGTTGACCGGTAGTTTCTGGATTGGATTGAACTCTTCCAAGTTTGTATCTTGATTTAGCCTGTTCATCCTTTTTATCATAGAACTTCTTGGTCTTTTCTACTGTCCTGAGAAAATCCCATCTATGTTCTGTGATGACAAATCTTGAATCATATTCAAAATTTTCCAAATCTTTTCTGAAACTGCTCATATCTGTTGTTTTTGTTATGTTATTTTTTCACAATCTTGTCAGGGAATGAGGCGAAACAACTTCCATCTGCCTTTCCTTTCCAGGAACACTCGAATCCCGCCCATGCCACATATGCCTTCATCTCTTCAAAGATTTTATTGGAGTGGTTTTTCTCCTTTTCACCAGGATCCTGATTGATATCCATTTCAACCAAATCTACCTGAATTCCATTGTTCTGTAACTCCTTTGCCACTTCACAGGATTCATAAACCTCTTGGCGGAGTCTGTTCTGTTCCTGTGTTTCATCATACTCTGGAACTTCCCATCTTCTCCAAATACAATGTGCCCCATGTCCATGCTCTCCATCACCTTTATCATACATAATGACAGCAGTACAGAAAATAGTCTTACCTGCTCTGTTCTGTGAGTCTGTCGTCACGACGACTTCAATGTTGGAATGGTTCTGTACATAATCTTTCACATACTGCACGATGTCCTGAATTTTCTGGCCGCCTGTTTTTCTGAAATCAATAATTCCAACCATTACTCAATAGTATTAAAATAATTAAACAATCATTATAAAAATACCAAAAAAAGTTTAATCTTCAAACTCTTCCTTCCATTCTATGACAGACTGTGGTACTCCATCATGGAACATACTTACTATTGAGTTGTCTTTTACAATTACAATATCCTCACCTTCAACAATATAGAAACCATTTCTTACTCCGGTGTCATTTATTGTAGATACAAATTCTTCTAATGTGTTATTCTTATATGTATCACTGATGACTGTGGCATCTTTCAATCCCCTGTAATCTTCTACCTGTAAGAAGTCCCTGTAAACAATGTCCCTTCTCATATAGGTACTGGCAGCATCATCCTTTCTCAAATAGGTGTCTTCTGCATCATCTTTTGCGAGGAAGATTGAATCAACAGTTGTCTTGTCATAAACTGAACTTTTCTTTGCATATGAATTAAGTTCAGACCTCTTCACATAACCTGAAAGGGTCGAATTGATTTCAGACTTCTTTGGATAATCTGCAAGGTCAATACCTTCCGTGAGGAATCCCTGTGCTAAAACCCATTCCTGTGTAGCATAATCATCAAGGATAGGAAGGTCAGTCTTCTTGGCATATTTGGTCAATGACTGATGAGTTGTAAGATAATTCTGTTCTCTCACCCAATCCTGTGTAGCAAGACCTTCAATGGAAGGAATAACAATGTCATCCTTTCTCACATACTCATCCATATCAGGAAGGTCAGTCTTCTTGGCATATTTGGTCAATGACTGATGAGTTGTCAAATAATTCTGACTTCTTACCCAGTCCTGTGATGCCAGACCATCTACTGAAGGAACATCAAGTTCATCTTTCCTGATGTATTCATCCATATTTGGGAGATCAGTCTTTTTAGCATACTTGGTGAGCTGCTGATGTTGTGTAAGGAATCCTTGTTCCATAACCCAATCCTTTGATGCCAGACCATCTACTGAAGGAATGTCAAGTTCATCTCTTCTGATATAATCTTCCATATCAGGAAGTTCAGACTTCTTGGCATAACCTTTCAAGGATTGATGCTGTGTGAGATAACCCTTACCTTCAACCCATTCCTTGGTTGCAATTGAATCTGAAAGTTGTGTATCAATGTCATCAACCTTAACAAACTGATCAAAATCAGGAAGTTCAGATTTTCTGACATAACTCTTTAATGACTGGTGTTGTGTGAGGTAACCCTGGTTTCTTACCCAATCCTGTGATGCAAGATCATCAAGTGAAGGGATATTGATTTCATCCCTTGTCACAAAGTTAGATGTGTCAGGGAGTTCAGACTTCTTGACATAACTCTTCAAGGACTGATGCTGTGTAAGGAATCCTCTTGAATTGACCCAATCCTGTGTGGCAAGACCATCAAGTGACTGTGAAGGGATTTCAGACTTCTTTACAAATTCAGATACATCAGGGATGTCAGTCTTCTTGGCATATCCCTTCAATGACTGGTGTTGTGTGAGATAACCCTTACCTTCTACCCATTCCTTGGTTGCCAATGAATCCGACAACTGTGTGTCAATGTCATCAAGTTTCACGAACTGACTGAAATCAGGTAGTTCTGCTTTCTTCACATAACCCTTCAATGACTGATGCTGTGTGAGATAGTTGGCATCATTGGCAAGTTCTGAAACCTTTGTTGGAATGGAATCCTTGGTTGCAAAATTTGAAGTATCAATATCAATACTTATGTTGTTGATGCTGTTTGCAACCTCATTGATTCTGTCAGAAAGACCCCTTACATCAGACTTTTTGGCAAATGCACCCGCCTGTGCTGTAGTGACATAACCTGATTCTACATCAGAAAGTCTGTCCTTGATGGCAACAATTTCACCTTTGATACTGATAATATCATTGTTGAGTCTACCAATGGCTTCTTCATCATATGATTTGTTCACTGTATCCAGGACCACAAGATTGGCCTTCTTGATGAGAGCATTCACCTCATTCTTTGAAAGATATGAATGGTCTTTCAGCCAGGTATCAAGTGTTGCCGTGGAAATATATCCGACATCATTCTTGAATGAACTGAGATTTTTTGGCAGTTCGCTTCTCTTCAAGTAGATATCTGATTCAGACTTCACTACTGTGGATACGGTTGTGTTTTGTGATGTGTTATTACTAATCATATACCATTTCCTTATTTATAGTATTTATGGAAATTTTGTTATATTTTAAGTATAACAAATTTAATTGATATGATGGAATTACAAGAAAGAATCAATGTTCTTTTCCAGGGTGCTGAATTGGCCCAGAAGGCAGGTGCTTTGACAATTGATGAGGCATATGTCACCAAGAAAGCAATGGATGCTCTCAAAAACGGTATTGCTTACAAGGAGGCATTCTCAATCCTCATCCAGATTGCAGAGAAAGGTCAGAAGGCTGGTGTCTATACATTGAAGGATGCCCATCTTCTTTATGCTGCGGCAGAAGGATATGAGAGAGTCATTCCTATTGAGCAGCCTGCACCACAGCCCGCACCTGTTTCACAGGAAGGTCCTACCGGTCCAACTGGCGGTCCCGGGGATCCGGGAGTCAAAACTGCCAAGGTCAAAAAAACAAAAGAGAGCAATTAAGCTCTCTTTTTTGTTTATTCCTCATTGTCAAGTTTCAAACTCTTCAATTTATCATTGTAGTTCTTGTCAGCTGTCTCTTTCAGTTTCTTTGCTTCTGAAACAATCTTGTTGAGAAGAGTCTTTGAACTTGTCTTGAAGTTGTCAGGAAGTTTGATGACCTTTCCTTTTTCATCCTTCAACTGACCATCTGTTATAATCTTTATGATGTCTGTGAAGTAGTTTCCAGCCTTATCACCAGTCTCGTCATTGAGAGGAAGATTATAACTGACTGTTCCATCAGAGATGACAGCACATTTTGCCATCAAAGGAAGTGACTTACCATAATCTGAATCATTGAACACACAGTTCTTGATGAAAGCACTGACAGCGATACACATTGCCTGTACTGACTGACCTGGTGTCTCATTGAATTTCTCCATCACATCATTGGCCTTGAGTGCAGTATAGAAAGAATCAATCAACTTATATGTTGTCTTGAATTCCTTTGAATCAAGGTCAACATCCTTGAAGATAGACTTGAATCCAAGCATTTCATCATTCTTGATGAGATTTGACTTGTCATCTTTCTCCCTTCTAATCTTGTCAAATTCACCACAGAGATTCTGGATGGCCTTGTCACCAAGAAGATTGTCAGGTTTCATAGGGGATGCTTCCACATCAGAAATCAGTCTTTCCCTTTCTTTCTGAATTTCATTGAGCTGGTCATTCTGGAACTTCTCCATCTGCTTGTTTATGTCTTCCTGTTTCTTGAGTTCCTCCTTGTTCTGTTTTTCAAGTTCCTTCCTGACTTCCTCATCCTTGATGTCAGCAAGGATAGACCTGTTGATGACAGTCTTCATATCCTTCAACAGGGTGTCAGCCCATTTCTTCATCTGTTCATCATCACCGCAGATGGAATTGATTTTCTCCTTGGCTGCTTCAAGATTTTCCCTCAATGTGTCATCCTTGAATTTCATACCCTTGGCAGGAATGGGGTCTGTTTCATCCCTCTTGGCATCATTCATTTTCTTCTCATACCAGTCGGAAGCAAAATCCACCAACTCCTGGCGGATCTGGTTACACTGACTCTTCTTGCTCAATTTCATTGTGGAGAATCCTGTAAGGGAATCATCAATCTCCTTGTACACCCTGATGACCTCCGGGTCACCCTTGATGGTTTCCCAGTCTTTCTTGAAAAGATTCTTGGCCATACCAAAGAGTGTTTTGAGGAGACCTTCATTCAATGATACCAGTTCCTCATATTCTTTCTGTTCCAACATAGGAGTATAAACCTCCCTAATGAAATCATCTCTTTTAAGTATTTTGTCCATATTATGAATTTATAGTTATCTTTGGTAATTTGTTCACTGAACCGATGGTTGTCTGTGCCAGTCCATAGGATTTGCCATTGACCATAATTGCACCATTCACACTCAAAGGTCCGGAAGGAAGATTCTCTGTCACTTCAGGTGGAAGACAGAGTTGTGCCTTTCCCTTATCAATGATTTCTTCCTTACATACTTCAATCATATCAATGAGACAGTCTCCATATGCAGTTATCTGGATGTTGGACTTGTTGCACTTGCTGAAATAAATTTCATACAACTTGAATTCATCCTGTGCTACTTCCAGACTGGTGGAGAATCCATTGATGGTTATATGGAGTTCACAGTATCCATCTGCCTTGGCATGGAGATTGAGTTTGATACCATCTTCAATGTCGGCGGAAGAAAGTTCTATTGTTCCAAAATGGAGATAGAGATAACCTTCCTCACCAATGAATTTCTGGTATGCCTCATCTGTGGAGATGACATACTGACCGTCACCATAGTAATCAAAGATGTCAACCTCATTGAACTCAGTGTTGATATGGATACCTTCTTCATCAAATTCATCCATATAGATGATGTCTTCATCCTCCAGTTCCTCATAAGGGAATGGACCATTACACTTGGCCTTCAACTTGATGGTGATTTTATCACTGTCCAGGAATGGCTGTGTGTCTTCACCTATGATGAACAGTCTACACCTGTTCTTGTCCTTGTCTTTCCATTCAACAAACCTGAATGATTCATCAGGGTCAGAACCAATCACATCGGTACTTGGAATACACTTGGCGACCATATGGTATCCTTCAAGTACATCTATGAGTGTATCATATGGTATGGTTTCCTTATCATCGAAAGTATCATCCTTCCTGTTTGAGATATGATATTCCACATGGTCATAATCAATGACAAAATGTGATGATTTGTTTGTGGGGTCTGAAACTATATGGAACAATTTCCTCGGTCTATAAAGTGCCAGGACAATTGTGTCTTCCTGAATTACGAACCTGTAAATATTGTCCCTGTTGATGATGTTCTCTTCCCAGGTCTCTTCCTCACATTCCTCATCATCTTCATTTGTATTGAGGAATGCCCAACCAAGGAAGATATGTGTAGGGGTGTCATTTGCTTCCACCTCTATTGTTGTACCAGAATAGAAATCACCTTCCTGTGTGTTGTAATATGGATCTGAACTTGTATTTTCAGTATCAATCATAAAAACACTCAAATGACAGAGTTTCCTTTCTCCGAAATCCAGTCTGTAAACAGGTGGATATTCCTCTGTCTGTAAAGATGATATGTTGTCTGGATATGAGAATGTACCATAAGGACAGTTGAAAGCACCTATTAGGTTCAGTGAGAGTGCATCCACATCCCTCAAGTCAGCAAGTTCCTGATTGGCATTGGGTGTTGAACCATTTCCATCAGTTCCATTACCATTTGAACCATTTGGATTGTTGGCCGCATTTGCCATAGCAATGTCATAGGCATTCTTTCCTGCATAATCTGCAACATAGAAATCAAAGCACACATCCTGCCCTTTTGTAATGTCCTTCAAGCAAGGAAAATACAAGGCATATCCATCTGCACAATACTGGGTACCGGCATCACAGGAGTTTGTACCAATGTTGTACACATTCCTGATTATGTTTGTTGTCAGTGAATTATCCATATATAAATCTTATATATGTATTTATGAAAAAGGAGGTGATTGCTCACCTCCTTCTCCTATAAACCTCTTTCTTTTTTGTATTCCTCATAGACCTCTTTCAACTGGTCATCAGTCAAGAAAAAACCATTGTTTTTGATGTAGAAATCATAAATCATCTTTTCATAGACATGCCTTTCATCAATGAAATCAATGAGATGATGAAGTTCTTTCAGGTCATCGATGGTGATACCGAAGTATTCAGCATATTCAGGAACAAGGAACTTTCCGATATACCTGCCTACATAACAATCCTTATGATATGTCATAAGTTCTTCTTTGGTCATATTTTTCCACCTGATGACATGGATACCATTCTCATCCATATAACTTGTTTCATATCCATAATCTGGGTCATCATCTATGTATAGAATATTTGCCACCCTTGGTGTGTAATCAGGGAATTTTGAGAAAAATGCATTGGATCCTATTTCAAATTGTTTCATATCTTATATTACTGGTCTTATATTTATACCTATATATCTTGAAGGTTTACCTATTTCCCTATAATGACTACCTTCATCTGCTTTAATGTAGAAAGCATAAGCAAAAGTTGAGTTTGTTGTTGATAATGAATTCAACCAAAAATAGAAATCTGTTGCCAAAGTTAGTTGTACTCCATTTATCTTTGATGTGAACACACCACTTGTTCCAGGAGTCCAAGTTGTGTTGGCCAACAGTTCTTGAACATCTTCTATTGATGGTAATCTCCATCTTCCACCAAGGATTTTTCTGGCAGCATCATCTTCCATATCCAATACTAATTTTCCATCAGTTGAATTGTATTTTGCATATTGTGTTTCATCAATCTTTGCCCATCTATATGTTGCTTCTGTATATGTTTGTTTTGTTGCCAGTTCACCCCAGGAGAATTTGGAACCTTTAGATGATGGTGTTGATGAACCAATATCACATGCGGCCCATAATCTACCAGAAGGAAGTCCAAGGTCAACAAATGCTATCTCATTATTATATGCATATCTTTTCCAGGACAATTCATTATTGGTTGTACAGTAAGTTACATTTGGTGTTATTGCTGTATTTTTCTGTGTTTCAAAATCAGCTAAGTTATCAGTATATTTGAAATATTTCATAATTGTAGATACTTCTATACATATATTTATGAAAAAGGAGGTGATTGCTCACCTCCTTTCTATGTCCAAAGTGCAAAGAAATATTTCCTGAACAAGTCAAGTGACTTATCTATGATTTCATCCTCATCCTTTGTCTTTATCTCATCAGACACCATCAATTCAAACCCTTTCAGCATGTCTTCAAGTATCTTCAACCACTCATCAAGTGATTTCATATCAGCGGGATGACATTTCATTTCCTTCACATCCTCTATGAATGCCTTGAGTCTTGGATAGACGAACCTTGCGATCGTACCGTCAAGATTCCAGGTCTCCGAGATGTCAAATCCCCTTTCCAGTCTCTGCTGTGTGTATGCCTCCCATCTGTCATCATCCGGATCCACCAGGGAGAAGCAGACATTTGGAATACCATACGGGTCTCTTGCCTGGACATCTGGGTCAGTCCTGTCATATGAGTAATAGAACTTGGCCAGGTCATAGGAACGAACCCTGTCATAGTTCAAATCAACCACATACTGGTATTTGCCCATTGAAGGATTGAGTTCAACACCCGTATTGACCTCTTTGTAGAGGTCATAACTGTTTTCATCCTGATGATTGTGGATATGTGTCATATACAAATCTTTGAAAAACTTGATATATGACTTGTACTCAAAGAAGGTGTACTTCTTTTTCAGGTTGCACTCTTTGATAAGATTTTCATCCTTGATGGTCACTTTCACAATACCTCCATGGTTGAAGAACTCCAATGGGGTTAATTCATCTAAAATTACTTCCATATAGTTGATTTCTTATGAAATAAAGATAACAAAAATCCCGGATTTGTTATATTTAAGGTGCTATTATGAAAGAGTGTAGATACATAGAACTGTTTGCCGGTGTAGGTGGATTTCATGTCGGTCTTGACAGGGCAGACAAGGATTTCTTCAAGTGTGTGATGGCCAACCAGTGGGAACCTGGATCCAAAGACCAGTTTGCAGCTGACATATACAGGAAGAGATTCCCTGATGACCTGTTGATAAATGATGATGTCAACAACATCAGTGGAAAGGATTATGAAGTAGATCTGCTTGTGGGTGGTTTTCCATGTCAAGATTACAGTGTTGCCAGGAACAAGTCCAAGTCATTTGGTATAGAAGGTAAGAAGGGTGTTCTCTGGTGGCAGGTCATCAGAATCATCTGGGAGATGAAAGTGAAACCGAAGTATCTTCTGTTTGAGAATGTGGACAGGATGATAATCTCCCCTTCCAAGCAGAGAGGAAGGGATTTTGCTCTCATCTTACAGTCATTGATTAATCTTGGATATGACATAGAATGGAGAGTCATCAATGCTGCGGACTATGGAATGCCACAGAAAAGGAAAAGAATCTTCCTTTTTGCGTTCCAAAATGGTAGTTTTGATGTGAAGAGTCCAGATTCCTGGTTGTATAAGGATGGTGTTCTTGCTAAAGCATTCCCTGTGAAAGAAGACCCAGAACTTGGTCTCTGGGGACTTGACCAGAGAGAGTTGAATTCAGACCTTGTATATCTCTCTGACCATTTCAATGAGAGAAACATCCTGGACCATCCATTCGAGAATGCCGGCGTGGTGATAGATGGTTATATTTCCACAGTAAAGGTCAAAACGGACTATTCTGGACCATTTATGACACTGGGTGGTGTTCTTGCCTATGGAGAGGATAGAAAACTCATTACAGAGGACTTTTACCTGTCTGATGAGGATGTGAAGAAGTGGGAGTATGCCAAGGGTCACAAATCATTCGAGAGAACAAGTAAGGATGGTTATACCTACACTTACAATGAAGGCGCTATGGCATTCCCGGATTATCTGGATAAACCTGCCAGGACATTGATAACAAGTGAGGTCTCCACTACTCCGAACAGGTTCACCCATATCATAAGGGATCCAGAGAATGGGAGATTGAGAAGACTGATTCCACTGGAGTTGGAAAGGATACAGATGTTCCCAGATAACCATACAGAAGGAACTACTGACAAGAAAAGGGGATTTCTGATGGGTAATGCCCTGGTGTGTGGGATTGTCGAGAGGATTGGAATTGAATTGAAGAAAAGGATATATGAAGATAACCACATTGGATGAGATAATTGAGAGAGATGTTCCGGAAGAACTCTATTTCAAGAAGAAGGACTGGGAGAAAAGAAAGTATCTCAGGACTACTCTTCCAATGATGTGTACCGTGAAAGGGGATGATGTCTATCTCTTTGTGGAAGGAGTCAAACCTCCACAGATATTGAAGCAGAAGAGAACCGAGGATGAGAAACTGAGGAGACACAGGTTCGGTGACAAGGGGAAGAAGTTCGGAAAGGGAGTCTATGCTGAACCCACAGGTGACGGATATTCCAACACCCTGACTACATTCTCTATGGATAATTATGTCTGGGACAGGAACTACAAGGTGAGAGAACTGACTGACAGGGAGGCATTCAGGTTGATGGATGTAGATCCGGAAGATGTTGATAAGATATTGGATGCTGTTCCTTCTAAATACTGCAAAAAATTGTCAGGCAACAGTATTGTGGTCAATGTGATGACAGAGATATTCAGGAATTTATTTGGTGAAAGAACTAACCCAGAAATACCTTTATTTTAAGAATTATGAGTATTTGGTGTGATATACACAGAAGAAGTAATGGTCTCCAGGAAAGGGAAGAAGACAAAAACAGATATATCAAACTTGATAAGATTGAAGAAATATTGAAATCTATGAAGGTTGGTACAAAGAAAGGTGAATATCCTCCGGTGTTTGCTTTGAATATTCTTGTTGAACATTTTGATGGTAATGTTGTATCATATTCAATAATGGCAGCATCAACTCAACATGCAGACGGAAGTAGAGATTTTTATTCAGAACCTGTTTTGAATTCATTTAAAGAAATAATGGATAACAGAGGGAATATTATTGAAATAACCAAGTTGTTTTTATGAGTATTATATGAAACATTTAGTAGTAATTGCAGAAAAAGAAGAATTTAAGTTGGTTGAGAAACTGGGGTATGATAATTATCCTATTCTCATCACTGGTGTGGGTGCATTGAATGTCATTGATGCATTGAAAGACATACCGAAGGACACAAACCTGATAAACATAGGTTATGCAGGAAGTAAAGACCTTGAACCAGGGAAGTTCTACACAGTGAATATGGTGTCTCTGTATCATCCCAATGTGGATTATTTTGAACGTCAGTATGAACTTGGTTGGATTCCCTGGATGGTTGAGTCAGAGGATGATGAACCTATGATACCAGTGAAGTGTCTGACTGGGACTGATTTTGTGCTTGAATCAAATGTCAAAGGATGTGTCTTTGATATGGAATTAGCATATATCAAGGCACTTGGTTTTGAGAATGTCATTGCTTATAAGTATGTGAGTGACAACCTGGATTTACAGGAATATAGAGAGAAGTTCAATGAGAAATGATGTCCATATAGTGAAGGTTGGACCTCATCAGCAGGACACTGTGATGTACACTGATGGGGTCTGCCGCTGTATCTGTGTGGGCCATCACAACAACACCAACAGTTACCTGAAAATCCTGGACAATGGAAAAGTCAGGAAGATGACCACCAAGGAAATCGGGAGACTGATGGGTGTGGATGACAAGGACATAGACACTATGATGGGTGTCCTGGCTCCTGGATCAGTCAATTCCTTGTTTGGGAACTCCATTGTGGTGGATGTTCTGGAAGGTGTATTCAGGAACTTGTTTTATGGGGAAGATAAACCAAAAGATATTAAATTGTTTTGATATGGGGATTAAATTGGAAGACTTTGCAAAAGCTGGTGTTGCTTCACCAAAAATCGGAGGAGTTAAGTTTATGAATGATGGTCATAAAGAGTTTGATTTCATCAAGTATGAACATCCAAAGAAAGATTGGGGGAACATATTTCTCTATGCTTTGATATATTTTTGTTTGTTTGGTATTTTTTATTTGGTACAATTCATATGATACAGGAAAAGAAGATTTATAAAATGAAAGAACTGGAACAGTTCGTACATGACCACATCCAGCAGAAGATTAACAACAATGAACTTCATCTGACAGGAATAAGTATGACAGGTGATACTAATATTTTCAAAAGGGAGTTTGAAATATATCAGAATGCCCTGTTGGAAGGTATAGTCAATGGTATCATTATGTGTGATGGTGAAGTTGAAGGCATTGAAACAGATTAGATATGGGAAAGGGAAAACCAAGAACTGCTGTTCACAGGAGGGTGAACAGTATGTTAAAGAAATTCGGTAGCGAATGTGAATGGTGGGATGGAGGTTATCCTGAATGTATGCTACCATGGGACGGGAAGTGTTCTGGCAATCCGTTTGTCTGTAAGAAACTGTATATGCAGTATCTTGCATCTTCAAAGAAGATTGACCAGAATGTTGTAGCAGAGTTTGAGAACCGTGAAAAGGATTCATTAAAAGAAAAATATCCAAACTATGACACCAGAAGAGAAATCAGTATTTGACGAGTATGGTACTGCATATCCCTGTTGTGGGAACTGTGCCAACATCCGGGAGGCATGTTGGAAGTTGATGTGTAAATTGAACTATGAATATAGGGAGTTCGGATCATTGAAATGTGTTTATTACAAGTTTAAGCAGAATGTACCTGTATTGGAAGAACTCATTGAACAGAGAGAATCATTAAATTAAACAATTATGACACAGGAAGAACTTAGAAAATATCTCTGGGAGAAATGGAGTAATTATTCAAGGGGACTTTCCATCTCTTATTCTTTCAGGAAGAACAAGGAACTGACTATAAAGGATGTGGAGGATGCCTTCGAGTCTGGGTTCTATGAATTCCAGCAGATTTGTTACAAGAACAATATCAAGATGGAAGACCTTAAATTGGAGTAATTTTGTTATATTTAATATATGAAAAAGTACAAAATCAGAAAGTTGACACCAAGGGAGTGTTATAGATTAATGGGTGTGGAAGATACAGACACAGATAAATTACTTGGAACTGATTTGAAAGATTCAAATCATTATAAACTTGCAGGTAATTCTATTGTTGTGGATTGTATGGTTCATATGTTTGACAAGTTGTTCTTTAACAGGAATGAACCTAAGAAAAAAATTACATTATGGTAAAAAATAGGGATAGAACTAAATTCTATCCCTTATTTGTTGTAAAATATCATCTAATTTTGTTGAGAAGATTTCAATCCAATTCAGATTGTTTTTCTTTGCAATATCTCTCTTTTCAACATCTCTTATTGTCCAGTTTTCTATTGCATTTTGATAGTATTTACTGTTTTTTGATTTTTCCTGCCAATTTAATAATGTCTTCTCATCATTTTCATCTGACAAATATGGGTGGAATCCATGTGTCCATGTTCCATTAATTTCAAGGAATAAATCAGTTTGTGGAAAATAAAAATCACAAATGAAATTGTATCTATTTTTGTCTCTGTGATGCTGAATATAATTTATATGATTTTCATCTAACCAGTTTTTAAGTTTATTCTCAATGGATGATGATTTGAATGAATGGTTTATTTTCTTTGTTGTTATTTGTTTTGTGTACCAATCATCTTTAATATCTTTCATATGGTATTTATATTCATTTGTTTGAGAATATGTATTACAGTGATATTTTTCATTGCAAGTTTTCATCATTTTATCTGTATTCCTATATTCTTCATCTCCATATTTTTTCAATCTTGTTTCTTTTGATTTCTTCAATATTTCTTTGGAATCAAAACCAACACCACCATATCTTTTTGTTGCAGTTTTAACAGCTCTATTTTTTAGTTCTTTATTTTGTTGTGGAAATTCTACACCAAATTTATCTTTACAAGTTGATTTAAATAATTCCAATTTATGCGGATCTACATCTGCACATTTTGTACAACAATGTTGATTATATCCACCACCTGTAAAATAGTTGAATTTACATCTATTTCCACATTTACAAATACCAAGTTCAAATTTTGTATCATTCTGTAAGAAATGCCAAAGTAATTGAGAAAACTTCCAACCACTTGCAAATTCTGGAATAATCATCTGCAAAAAGTCATCATATAATTCTGGAAATCTATACTTAAAATTCCGTCTATGTGTTAAACAGAGTTTTGGATGAGATATTATGAAATGAAAAACATCATCCTTTGACATTTGAGACAGATTTATAGGAAAACCTATCTCATCTAATTTTTGAGACATAAATATATTGAAAATTATTGTTTTTATAAGAGGACTTATAGTGAATTCCACAATTCACAAAAATGTAAGTCCTCTTATTATATTTATGAAAGTTTGTTATATTTATTATGTTAAAGAAATATATTGGATTTTGATGGATGATATAGTAACAAAAGATGGGATATTCAAATACAGATGGGAATCAGAATTTCTTGGTAAAAAAGGATGTGATGTTTGCTTTTTAAAAGATGATGAATATTGTCCAAAAGAAAAATGTACAAAGGATGGGTGTTATGTTATAATGACACAACGTGAACAGCTTAATGAGAGGATACAAAAGTGGTTGGATGAAAAGAAGTTAAAGAAACAGCAAGAACTTGATAATAAATAGGTTTTATGGTAAAGAAATATACAAAAGAAAATCCATTGAGGGTGTTTACAGCATTCTCTGGTTATGATTCCCAGTGTCTTGCACTCAACAGACTGGGAATTACTTATGATTTGGTGGGTTGGTCAGAGATTGACCCTGCCGCCATCAAGGCGCATGATGCTCTGTTCCCACAGTATGCTGACAGAAATTATGGTGACATCTCCAAGATTGATTGGTCACAAGTTCCTGATTTTGATTTGTTTACTTATTCAAGTCCTTGTACTGACTTCAGTAATGCCGGTGCACAGGCAGGTGGTGAGGAAGGTTCTGGTACCAGGTCATCCCTTCTGTGGGAATGTAGGAAGACTATCCTTGCCAAGAAACCCAAATATCTGATGTTCGAGAATGTAAAGGCTCTCACATCAGAGAAGTTCTTCTATCTCTTTGACAAGTGGTGTAAGGAACTGGAGTCTTATGGTTATGCCAATTTCTACCAGATATTGAATGCCAAGAACTATGGGGTCCCACAGTCAAGGGAAAGGATTTTTATGATTTCTATTTTGAAAACTGATGATGAACCTGATCCATACTATGAGTTCCCTAAACCTGTCAAATTGGAGAAGTGTATAGAGGACATTCTTGAGGATGATGTTCCTGAGAAGTACTATATGAAACCGGAAGTAACTGAGAAGTACATTGAAATTATGAATCAGGAGTATCCGGATGAGGTTGGTGAGGACATTGATGTGGAGGATTACACTGGGTTATGGTAAGGAAGGCTATAAATACTTGTACTGACGGGACATGTAGGACAATAGTTTCCTGGTATGCCAAGGGTGGCAGGAGTAATTTCGCTGCCTGGAATGGTACTGACAGATTTCTTATGACTGCTGTCCTGGAAGAATATGATGAAGAAGAACTTATGGAAAGAAAAGAAAGATTTATAGTTGACCATCAGGGTTATGGTAAGGCTGACCCCAGACCTGGATCTCATCTTGTTTTACCATCCAACAAAAAAACATGTACCACCTTGACTACCTTCTGTGGTTTGAACAAGGCTGTTGTTGAAGTCTATGAGGATGATGAAAATTCAGACAGTGAGTAGTTATGGAGAAGTTAAGTAATTTGAATGAGGCGAGAAGGGTGTTCATATATAATCATAAGACTATGCCCTTTGAATTTGCAGAAATTTGTAAAATGGATAAGTTCCAGACTAAAATTGCACAAAGGACAGGAAAGCCTTGGAGAAATTCTGTTGAACTAAACAAGTTCCTTAAAAATGATTATGCCGGTGAACTCCCAAAGAGTCTTTTGGAATTGGCCAGGAGGTTAAAGGAACCGGACTATATCTGTGATTTGTTCTATATGAGTGAAGATGGGTATAAGAACATGTACCCGGAAGAGTATGCCAATTTCTTTGAGAACAAACCACAGTGGGAGAAGGAGAAGATATTCCAGGCCGCCGATTATGGTGCAAGGACATTGTTTGAGTTTGAGCAGGATGTGAAGGCCGGAAATTTGATGGAGGATATGATTGCCTACCATACAAAAGGTATCCTTTCTCCTAATGAGAATGCATCCGGTAGAGGTTCTGATGTACTTTCAACATCCTGTGACTTCATATTCAGAAGTCCCGATGACAGTATAGAGCAACCTGTCGAGTTGAAGACCAAGTGGGTTTACAAACTGAAGGACAAGGAGATTGTACAGATGAGAGGTACGATAGACACAATCCTTAAAGAAAAGGGTATGGTCTTGGCCATATACATCAAAATGAACAAGGCGATACTGATTGATCCCATTGGGAAACATTATAATATGACACCAGGGAAGATGAAAAATGGGAAAGACTGTGTGAACATAGAGGTTGACAAGAATGATATTGTTGATTTCAAGTTTTGGAATAAAGAAGACCTCAAAAAAATGATGCATATGATTTTAGACCAGCACAATGCAAGAGAAACCAAGTAGGTTTCTCTTTTTGTTATATTTAGGTATATAAAATTATTGATATTATGGATGATAACAAGTTGGTAATCCTTATACCAAGCAGTTCCCATATAGAGGAGTTGAAGCAGAAGGGGATAGATATTGAGACCGAACTGGCAAGGGTTGTCTTTGACAATCTCAATCTCATCAAGCAGGGACAGAATCCAAAGACATTGGGTATCAGTGTGACCAGGGAACAGATGAATGACCTGGCCAAGTATGGTATTGATGGACCTGGATACATCTCCGCTACCTTCAAGAAGGAACTGCATGAGAGACTGGTGAAAAAGTGAGGAAATATTTGGATATTTGAAAAAAATGTAATATCTTTGTAATAGAAAAGATAATCATATGAAAGAAAAAGTATTCAAATTCAGAATTGTGGAGTTGACCCACAAGTATCTTGATGATGACAATGAGACAGTCAAGACCTATACGACATACAAGGTGTATAGGAAGGTTAACTGGATTGTTAATTTCAGCGGATGGCAGGAAGTATGTGACGACATGCTGGATGAGTTCTACACCCTTGAAGATGCGAAGGATGTTGCCAAGCATTATGTGGACATGTGGAAGAGGAAGTATATGGAGAGCAGGAAGTGTGAGGATTTGAAAACCGAATCCAAGATTATCCTTGAGTTTGACCTGTCACCCTGGATGAAATAACTTTGAGATTATGAAATGGTATTTTATAATCCTTATTATTGTTGGGTACCTTGTCATCGGTTCTGCCCTGGCAGGGTTGACTTACCGCATTAATAAGTTATACCACTATACTGGTGGTGATGATGAGATAGACATCTATATAGTCACAATGTGGCCTATCATCATACCTATCTACTTTGTGGTGGTATTATGCTTGTTTGTCTATGAACTTTTTAAGGGATAAGTTATGTTCTCAAAGATTGAGGTCAAGAACCTGGAAGAATTGTATAACCATCTTAAAGAGAAAAAGATATGATAGCGTTAAAGAAATGGATCTGGATCTTGAGTTTGAACTTTAAGATAACATATAATGATCATATGGATGCTTTCTGGGATTTCTGGGATTAAATGGATGTAATATGCTGTAACAGGATGAGGATATTATGTAATGAGTGATGTTGTAAAAGACAATGGCAGAATCTATACTCCGGCAAACATCGTGAAGATGATGCTGGATTATGCTGGTTATGTCCCTGGTCCCTGGATATGGAAGAAGCATGTCATCGACAACAGTTGCGGTGACGGGCAGATTTTGTGTGAGGTGGTCAGGAGATACATCACTTCATTTTCCAATCCGGGTGACTGGGAACTCCGGGACCAGTTGAAGGAATACATCCATGGTATAGAACTGGATGAGACTGAATGTAATAAGTGTAAGGAGAACCTGAACAGGATTCTTGATGAATATTATATAGAGAGAATTGACTGGGACATCAGGTGTGGGAATTCCCTCACTTTCAGGGATGAGTTCAGGGGGAAGATGGACTATGTGTTTGGTAATCCCCCTTATGTGAGGACAAAGAACATCAAGAAGTCTGATGATGATTACAAGATATTGAGATGGTATGATTTTTCATCGACAGGTATGTCAGATCTCTACCTGGCATTCTATGAGCTTGGACTTGATATGAGGAATTCCGGAGGTATCCTGTGTTATATCGCACCCAGTTCCTGGACCAACAGTGTTTCCGGGAAAGTGATGAGATTCCATATCTCTGAGACAAGGGAATTGGCAGCAGTCATTGATTTCGGCCATTATCAGGTTTTTGACAATGCCACCACCTATGTGATGATAACCCTGTTTGACAACCATCCGCACAAGTACATCAGGTATGACAGGTATGAAGGGGAATTGAAACAGGATTCTTTATTGTCCTATGAGGATGTGTTCATTGATGACAAGATGTATTTTGCATCCAAGGATGAGTGCGATGTATTGAAAATGGTGATGAATACAAGTAAGAAAAAGATAGAAGTGAAGAATGGATATGCCACCTTGGCAGATGACATCTTCATTGACAATCTGCCTGATTTCAAGAATTACACCATTGATGTGGTCAAGGCATCCACAGGACAGTGGAAGAAGTGTCTGTTCCCTTATGACAAGGATTTGAACCTCATCCCTATGAATGTGATAGAAAAGGTTAATCCGGAAGTATATGACTATTTTGTGCGGAATTATACCACATTGGATGCAAGGACTTATGATTCCAAGGGAAAGGAAGACACCTGGCATTCCATCGGAAGGAGTCAGGGATTGAAGGACACCTTTGTGAACAAGGTTTCTGTCAACAATCTTGTCAAGACTACTGATGATTTGAAACTGGTGGATGTTCCTTCTGGAAAGGGAGTCTATGGCGGACTTTACATCAAGACAGAAATGTCTGCGGATGAAATCAGGAATCTGCTTGCGAACGATGAGTTCGTCAGTTATGTGAAGACATTGAGGAAGTACAAGAGCGGAGGTTATTATACCTTCTCATCAAAGGATTTGGAAAAGTATTTAAATTACAAGATGTATGGTGATTAAGAGTATCAATGATAAGACCAGTGGAAAGGTGAAGTTCATCAGTTATACTGGAGACTGGCCTAACCTTTGTTCAGGTGTTCTCACTTTGGAGATAGATGGTGTCCAGTACAAGTTTGGACACAACTATGAACATATGCACTGGCATGATGATGTGAATACCTGGGTCCATGAGGATGAGGATCCTGACAACCCCAACTATCCTTCCTTCTGGTCCAGTGGCGGAAAGGTTACCAGTGGTTCTCCAGATTGGAATTTCAATGTGGAACATGGAGAGTGGATAATCCGTGAAGAAGACCTGGATCCAAAGTTCTGGGACTATGTGGCAGAGATTGACAAGGTACTTAACTCTGGTGTGATACCATTCGGCTGCTGTGGAGGATGTATCTAATGGAGGCACTTGGTATTGTTGCTGGAATTTTCGGTATGATTCTTATGATTCTTATGTTCTATCTCCTGTTGAGAGCAGTTTTCAAGGACACTTTGGATGAACTGAATAATTGGTGAAAGGATGACTTGAAAAGTCATCCTTTTTCATAAATACACTATACATACAAGAGTTGTAAACAGATGAAATATTTGAACAAATTCAGGTCAGAAGATGAATATTGGAAGAATTATGAAGGTTATACAAATTTAGTATCTTCCATTGTCGTCAATAATGTTACATATAATTATTCCCATATGTCATATGAATATTTTACACCTTCTGAACCAATATTAAGGTCAGCATCAAGTTCAAGGAGTTTGAGTTATACTATTTTTTTCTGGGAGGATCCCAATCATCCCAATGATGAAACATATATGGTCACAACAACTAACAGAAATCCAGAAGTTGGATTATCTGCACATTCATATGATGGAGATGTGTATGATATAACAAATGTCACAACATCACCGGCATCTGGAAGGGATATACCATATATTGAACCTTGGTGTTCATTGATTAATCAAAAGGTTAATTATAAAAAATCACATATTGAAGAGTTAGCAAAATGAAATATTTGAACAAATTCAGGTCAGATGATGAACTGCAAAAGAATTACTATGGTGTGAGTTCTTTGGTGACTTCTTTTGTTGCCAATAATACCACATATAACTATTCCCATTTTGAGAATGGAGAATATTATATATGGGAAGACCCCAATTATCCAAATGATGAAACCCATTCGGTAACTACATATGGTGTAAGAAATCCAGGAGTTGGATATATGGTAACACCATGGTCTGGTTCTGATTATGAAATAACCAGTATCTCCACACAGCAGATGACAGGTAGGGATATAGATTATAATGAACCTTGGGTTTCCCTTGCCGTTGATCAGACAGTCAACTATAACAAGTATCATTGTAATCTCAATGGGTATCGTGAGTATGTTGACCTTGGACTTCCATCTGGAATATTGTGGGCAACATGTAATCTTGGTGCCAGTACATCAGAGGCAACTGGTGGTTACTATGCCTGGGGAGAACTGGCAACAAAGGCCAGTTATAACTGGGACAATTATAGATTTGGAGATGCAGATTATGTAGTGACAAAGTATAATGATTCTGATTATTTGTTGGAACTTCAAAAAGTAGATGATGTTGCCAATGTGACAATGGGTGGTGATTGGCATATACCTGCTCCGGAAGATTTCCAGGAACTTGGAGTTTATACAAATGTTTCAGAAGAGACCATAAATGGTATACATTGTTATAGGTTTACATCATTTAATAACCCTGATAAATCAATAGTTATACCTACTTGTGGATACTATGATGGTAGTACATTGACAGATTCAAGTAATCTTTATTATTGGTCAAATATAGTAAACAGTTATGAGAAAAAATATGGAGTTTATAATGGTTATGGTTGGTGGTCAGATAAACTTAGGTCTCTTGGTCTTCAAATAAGACCTTGTATAGACAGTAATCCATTCAATGAACCATATACTGCCAGTTGTGACCCACCTTATCCTTGGAATAATCAACCAATAGATAGTCAACCAGCAAGATAACCAACCAATAATATGTTAATAAAAGTGAGACTCAAGTCTCACTTTTTTCATAAATACACTATATGTAAAATTGTTAACAAATGAAATTCTTACACAAGTTACAGTCAGAAGATGAACTGAAAAAGAATTACTATGGATATGAAAGTGAAGTCACCTCCATTGTAGTTGGAGGTAAAACCTATAATTACTCACATTTGGAAGGGAATTATTATATCTGGGTGAATCCCAATGATTCATCTGACTGGGTTGACAGTGATGTTAAAAGAAACCCTGCTGCCGGTGATACTGCTTATATACTTGGAGGTACACAAACAACCATAGACAGTGTTGTTTCAGAACCATTATCAGGTAGGGACATACCTTACAATCAGCCCTGGACATCCTGGATTCCAGGTGTTGGTGTCAACTACAACAAGTATCATTGTAATTTCAATGGTTGGGATTATGTGGATTTGGGACTTCCTTCAGGGACTCTCTGGGCAACCTGTAACATAGGGGCAAGTACACCTACTTCAGTAGGTGGGTACTATGCCTGGGGTGAAATTTCAACCAAATCAGATTATAGTTGGAACACATATAGATTTGGCACAGAGAATAATTTAACAAAGTATAATGATTCAGATGGGTTAACGACTTTGGAATTGCAGGATGATGTGGCAAATGTGGTTATGGGTGGAGATTGGCACATTCCTACACATGCACAGATTACAGAATTTTATCAATATATGACACCTGGTACTGATGGATATGTATCATCTATAAATGGTAACATTATATCTTTTCCTACTGGTGAAAACATTGGTATGATGAATGGAACAAGTTTAACATTAAAATATAATATATATTTTTGGAGTAATAATAGACAAAATGTAAATAATGCCTATCATTTTAGTGATGAGGGTGAAGGATATGTGGATTCAGCTTTTTCAAGATATTATGGTCTCCAGGTCAGGGCATGCATAGATGGTTCTGCATTGAAATCACCTATTACTGATGGAAGTATTATGCCAGAAATACCTGATTCTTAAAAATAAAGATAAACAGGGTAAGATGGAATTTGAGCCAGATCCAGGTGAAGAAGAAATTCTTCACCTTTTTTTGTTAGAAAAATGTTGGAAAGATTTGGAAATGTCAGAAATTTATTGTATTTTTATGGTACAATAAGATTGAAGATATGAATAATGTAGCAGTACTCCCATATTGAATTGGGTATCAAAGACCTGATTCTTTGTTATATTTACATTGTTATGAATCACAAGGAAGAATTAGTGGATCGTGGGAAGGAGCTTTCCTACATCCTCAGGCACTCAATCAGCGAGTATGAATTGGGTTGGATTAATGAGCATGGTTGGATGCCCGTCCAGAGACTCATTGACGAGTATCATTTCACTTCTGAACTCATTGATGAGATAGTTGCCACCAACAACAAACAGCGCTATGAGTATAATGAAGACCATACCAAAATCCGTGCAAGACAGGGACACTCCATCCCTGTCGATGTTGAGTTGAAGGAGACCACACCCCCTGATGTCCTTTATCACGGGACAGCCACCAGGTTTATGGATTCCATCCTGAACGAGGGACTGAAATGTATGTCCAGACTCTATGTCCATCTGTCGGACAACTATGCCCTGGCAAAGGATGTGGGAAAGAGACACGGAAACCCTACTGTCTTGGAGATTGATGCCAAGCAGATGAGTGAGGACGGTATCAAGTTCTATCTCTCCAACAACAATGTGTGGTTGACCAAGTATGTGGATCCAAAGTATATTAGAGGAATTTAATTATTAAAAATATGAAACTTATACATTTCAAGTCATATAGTTCAGATAATTACTATATGAGGGTTGAGGATGAAAACCAAATCCCAAAAACAAAGAAAGATATTCTTGAATTTATGAAGAATCATCTGGAATATGACTATTTTGAACCTTATAAATACACATTCTTCAATGTTTATACCATTAATGAGAATGGTTTTGTATTTATACCCCTTTCATTTGGAGAGTGGGATGTCATTGATACAAAGAAATTGAAGAATGGAAAATTCTATTTCTCTGATCATGTTGATTACTATGCAAATAAGGGATATAGTTATAGGGCGGAAGATGTAAATAAAATGAAAGGGATGAAAAGACCTGAACTTCTTAAATTTCTTAAAGAAAACAGTGAATATTAAGTCATGGAGGATGAAAGAATACTTGTTAACAGGGATGACCCTATGGCCCAGGTGGAATATGTGGATGGTGCTTATTCCAGCAGATGTATCTCCATCAATGACAGGAGGGTAACCACCGGGAAGTTGTGGGGTTGTGGATACTCTGTCTCCAGTTGCCATGTGGATAAGGATGTTCTCCGGAAGTTGATCGAAGGGAAGGAATCTGTGAAGATTCTTGCCGTTAATTATGGTCATAGAGGTTTCTGGGTGGATGGTGTCAATATCTCCACCAAGGGAACAAAGGAAGATTATGATGCTCAGATGAAAAGGATTGAGTGTCTCAGGAAGAAATGTTCCAAGGCATATCATCCCAAACTCCTGAAGGAACTGTATGAGATTGAAGCATTCAAGGTTGATACGGAGGATATTGAAGAGGCATTGAACAACAGTTATTATTATTTGGAGGACAGATAATTATGTTCCAACCGCTTACATCACTCACTCCCATCAAGATATTCGGGAAGATTTACAATTTGAGGACTCTTCAGAAGATAGGCCAGGGGAAATTGGAAGATGATCTTCTTAATTGGTGTGGGCAGGACTTGGATTATATCTGTGATTGTTCCACTGTTCCATTTTATGAAGTCTATCGTTGGACATTCAGGAACAAGAAATCCGGACAGTTCGTGGATATCTATATCAGATATAATCCAGATAGTGATAAGATAAGGTTCAATGGTGACTGTAAGAAAGATTTCATCCATTATGTAAATCAGGACAAATACAAATGTTATCCTAATGAATATTGAGTTATGATAGATGAGACTTATGACAAGTATGTGACCATTGTCTATAACTGGTCCGAGAGGAAGAATACCCACAGAAGTGTAGGTATCCATGCGACAAGACATGGTGTTTATGATGAACAGGAATATTATGTCTTGGGTATTGGTGTATCCACTTTCCTTGAAGCAAAAGGTTATGACCATGAAAAGGACTGGGTGAATGATCCTAAACTGAATCCAGATTCTGAATACAACCCAAAGGAACTCATCAAGTATATGTGTGGCTCTTGTATGATTTCCATAGATGACCTGAAAGAACTGTCAGATGAGTTGAAGGCAGCTGGTGCAAGTGAGGTTTATCTCCATCCATCTTATTGGACAGACAACAAGGCACTCCTGGATCACTACATACCAGATGAATGGTTGGTTGTTATACCTAAAAATTAGAAGATATGGCACAGAAAGAAAAAAGATTAACCAAATTGGAAGAAGAAATTATACGGTTCAATATGGTGAATGGACCAATCAATCATTCTGAACTTGGTTTGAAACAGTGGGGAGAGATGATTGCCCGCCACTTTGCCCAATGGCAGAAGGAACAAATGCTCAAGGAGTCAGTGGAAGGATATATTACATTTAATTGTGACTTACAAGAAGAAGGGTTACCGTGTGTCACCGTGATTGCAAATGAGAAACCTCTGGAATTTTATAAGAGTCGTGGATTCAAATTAGGTGACAATGTTCGTATAATCATTTGCAAAAAGGAGGGCTAAATATGTATCATTACGATAATGGATACATCTATAACTGTCATAAGTGTAAACATGTTGCAATAGTTCCCGGCTGTATCTACCACAAAGATTATCATCCTTCTGAGAACAACTATCCTTGTGATTGGAAAGGTGAAAGGATTATGACACAGGAAGAAAAGAAACTATTACTAAAAGACATTTGCCCAAGGTTGCTTTATGGGTTAAAGTTCCAATCATACCATAGTGAGTGTGGGATTGAAGGTAAAGGAACATTTGATTTTGAAATTGGGGCAGATGTGACATTAAGTAAATTAAAAGCTTTGTGCGAGTCTGGTAACAATAAACCATATCTCCGACCGCTTTCAAGTATGACTGATGAAGAAAGAGATGAATTCCGAAATGTTGGTGGAGTTATGGCCCATAATCTACAAAATGATACTTGGGCAATTAGTGCATTTACACCAGAAGCTTATGACTGGCTCAATGAATACCATTTTGATTGGAGAGGCTTAATTCCTATGGGATTGGCACTTGAAGCATCTGTGGATATGTATAAACAAGATTAACCTTAATATGAGAAAGGAGGAAAACAAATGAACATACTCTTACAATTGATAACCGGAGTTATTTGTGGTATAGCCTGTGGTTACATAATTTATTGGTTCTATACAGGAGGACATAATCATGACTAAAGAAGAAAAACAACTACTCATTATACTCATTAAAGACCTTTGTGCAAGGTTGCCTTATGAGACGTGGGTACAGTATGATGGAAAGGAATGGCTTGTAACTGGATATGCACACGGAAGAGTTTCATTACTACCAAGTGTATTTTCATCTGTCAGTGGACCTTGCCCATTAATTGATGAAGTCAAACCTTATCTCCGTCCAATGTCAAGTATGACAGAGGAAGAGAAAATGCAGCTGAAAGAGGAACAATTAAAAGATACAAGATTATTTGCTGAAGCACTGACAAAGGCCGCTGGAGGTGACACTTCAATGCGTGGTAAAGTAATACCTCACTTCGCTGCTGATTGGTGTAACAAGAATCACTTTGATTTTCGTGGTTTAATTCCAATGGGTTTGGCACTGGAAGCGACAGAAGGCATGTATTAATTATAGTAGTGTTTTACAATTAATTTTTAGAACAATGCAAGCAATTATTCATTATCGAAATAATCGAGTTCTTGTTAAAGATATTGACAATCTTTCAGTTGCTCCGGAGCAAGGATTGGTGATTGAATTTAAGCAGGAAAAAGCAGTTAAGTACTTTGTTGAGAAACTCGAAAAAGCAAAAATTCCATTTACTATTAATGGAAGTAAGGTGATTTCTATTGATTCAACCGGATTTACAGTGTTTAATGATTAAATAGAAAGAAATGATCACTGAGGATTATGTAAGTTTTGAAACTGCCAAACTCTTGAAAGAAAAAGGGTTTGATGCAGAATGTGATTATCTCTATGCTGATGGAAAACTTTTAAAAGCGCAGGGAGGTGCATGTAATTGGAATAATGGGGAAACGCTTTTTGCTGATTATAAGAACGAATGCTCTGCACCAACTATCCAAAGGACTATGAAGTGGTTGAATGAAAAGAAAGGTATTGCTATCATACCTATTTTAAGCAGCATTCTTGACAATGAAAAGTTCCTTTGGGACGTTAAGATAGTTGTTGCCAAAACTGGTGAAAGATATTCTCAGGGGTGGATATATGAAAAGCAGGAAGAAGCCTTCAATACTGCCATAAAGTATTGCCTTGAAAATTTGATTTAGATTATGGAAATAGTAAAAATCGTTCCACCAAAAAAGACAAAGAGTAAAAAATACATGTTTGTATGCAAGACTTGTAAAAAGGAAGAAAATGGATTTAATTACAGCAAAACAACTTTTGTTGCTGATTATCCTAATGATTTTTTCTTGTGCGTTTCTCCTCGTGAATATTGCAAGTGTCCATTATGCGGAACATTAAATGAACGCAGTATAATAGCAAGACTCCGCTACCTTTGGTATGAGCATAAAAACAAATGTTAATATGGTAAAAGAAGATTATGTCTCTTTTGAGACAGCCAAACTACTGAAAGAAAAAGGTTTCAAGGAGTGGTGTTTTAAGTGCTATGGAGTCGCAGTACTTCATAATGGAGAGGATATCAGTTTCGACGAAGAATGTGATCTGAAAGATGAAGGTAGGGGTGATGAAATTGTGTATGTAGAAGGTGGCAGACTCTATGATTATGGATGCAATAACCATGATAAAGATGTGAAAGTGTGGGCAGCTCCGACATTGTGGGTTGCTACGAAGTGGTTATGGGATAACTATATGTTATATATACTGGTATATCCCTGGAAAGGTAATAATGATGAATGTCATTGGTGTTGTAAAGTATATGATTCTTTCTGTCATCTTGGTTATGACAAGTTTACAGATGAGACTCCAAAATCTCGTGAAGATGCATATGAGTCTGGTATTAAATACTGTCTTAAAAAATTGATTTAATATGAAACAGGAAGATAAGAAACTTCTTTATAAGGATCTTTGTATGAGACTTCCTTATCATCCTCAAATACATATATGCAATGATTCTTGGGAAGGGATGATGATAGGAGAATTTGACAATAACTTGTATTCCCATCATCTTGATGCTTTCTGGTGTGATAGGATAGAAATTAAACCATATCTCCATCCAATGTCTTCTATGACTGAGGAAGAACACATAAAATATGAAAGTTTGTATGACTGTATTGATGAAGGTCTGATAAAGGTATTTGATTGGCTCAATGCCAATCAATTTGACTATCGTGGTCTGATTCCTAAGAGTCTTGCTCTTGAAATGAAGAATGTATAATTAATATATTACTATGTTCAAACCAATCACAGAAGAAACCTTATCTAAATTAAAGGTCATCCATGACAAAATCAAGAACCACCCATTCAGGAAGACTTTGGAAAGATACCTCCTGGATGAGTATTTTGATTTATATGATAGAGATTTACTGAAAATCATAGGTCGTTATGAATATAATGATTATGAATTGACAAATAATGGTGAATATCTTTATTATAGATATGTCAGTGATAGATGGTTACATTATAAGGATGAAAACTACAAGGGTGGATATTATCATTACCATGACAATACAGAAATCTGGTCCAATCCTAATATTGCCCTCATCAATGAGGCGTACCATGATTTGAGAGGAATAAAATGGACATTGAAAAGTAATTGGGAAAAAAGTGATTATCTCAAGAAGAAGTATCTTGGTAGATTCATAGAGACCACAGAGAAGATGCTTACCATCCTGCATGCCCTTATCAATGGTGTGGAGATCAGTGAAATGGATTATCCAAAGGAATATAAGGATGGTCAGACACATTATAAATTCGTGCGAAATCCATTGTATGACAATGACTGGACTCTTGAAAAGTATCTTCATAGGGAATGGTGGGAAGACAAGGGATATACAGATATTCCAGAAGATACTTTTTATGAGAATGAAATGATAAATTAATGGAACTATATATCAGTTGCCTAACAAATAAAATATACCTAAAATATTTGAAATGATTACAGAAGATTACATTTCATTTGAGACTGCCAAACTCCTGAAAGAAAAGGGGTTTGACGAACCTTGTTTTAGATATGCTGAGAGCAAAAAAATCTATGAAAGTGGTGCTTGGATGGTTGCAAATGTTACTGGAGGTGCTGTAGGTATTCCTACCCTCCAAATGGCAAGGAAGTGGATCAAGGAAAATTACAATAGGCATATCGAAGTCCGCATAACCAATCATTCCATATCTGATATGGTCAATGTGATAAAGTATTATTGGATAATCTTTGATGCAAAAACCGCCAGATGGATGGATGAAAGTACAATTTATAAGACTGGTGTGTTTGATACAGAGGAACAGGCATATGAGAATGCTATGAGACATATACTTGAAAATTAGAAAATTATGATGAGAATATTGAAAGAAAGAAAAGGCATTGATTATGTGAAACCTTATACCACATCTGCTTGGGCCAAGCATGACCTGGACAAGATGAAGGAGGCATTCAGGTATTACAGGGACAAGAAGGACAGATTGAAGAATGAACTCAAGGAAAAAGGTCTCTGGGAAGATATGCCGGCAGATTACAGGTTTGAGATGTATGCCTTGAGAACTATGTTGGGGATTCTTCAAGTGAAGATTACCAAGTGTACAGCGGTTTTCAAGAAACTCCAGAGGGAGGAGAGTCTGGTACAGGAACAGGAAAAACTTAAACAGTTGGAAAAGGAATACAGAAAGAGAAGTAGAGAGTATAAAGGGAAGTGATATGAATGCGGTTTTTGTGAGATTTGACCATAATCTTGATTATAAGAATGTAGTCAACTCCTTCTACATCAAGAAGTTCTTGGAGAGTGTATATGGGGAAATGCCATCTATGATCACCACAAGAAATTTCTTGTTTGACAGGGACAAGTTGGGCGAGTTCATCCAGGATCAGTATCTCCAATCAAGACCATTCATAGTGGATACTAAGGTTGTCCCCAATGCAATTGATATGGAATATCAGGAGACTATTTGTGATTCCGGAGGGGAGTGGGGAGACAGGCTTCTTCTGGTAGAGTTTGAACCCGAGGTACTCACTGATGACCACCTGGTGACGGTGAACTGTGGTGAAAAGGTTCTTGGTGTCTTTGCAACAGAGGATGATTTCGGGAAGATAGTTTATGAATTAAACAAATAGAATTATGAACAAGGATTTATATACTCAGACTGTTGAGAATGTAAGACAGAGTGCCCAGTTGTCAAAGATTGACAAAAGATGGTTGCTTGCCATCCTGGCCATCCTGAAAGATGGAGGTTATGCAAGGGTACTGGCACACAACTGTCTCATAGACATCGAGAGGATTGCTGACACCAGTACCTTTGCATCATTCTTTGATGTGTACAATCATCTGTACAAGTTTGAAACAAAGGTGATGCCTGTCAGAATAAATAAATTAGTGAACCATTATGCAAATTTACTTGACCTTGACAAGGCATTATGGTAAGTTTCTGGGAAACAATATTTGTCCTTGTCATTGCGGTGTGAGCCATAATGGCGATAGTAATGATGCTTGATAATATAAACAATAAATAATGTTATGATAGACCCTAATGAGAAAAAGAAGTACATAGGTACTTATGTTTGCGCTACCGGAAAGAAGAAGCAGATTTTTGGTACCATCACTGACCTCATCGAGGATGAGGAGAACCCGAAGCAGATCTGGTTTATTGTCTCTGACAAGAATGCCTCAAAGGGAGAGGAGAAATTCTCTCGCTGGGACAAGAACCAGTTACAGAAAGTCATTGTCAGTACAAAGTTGTTGCCCCTTGATTAATACAAAATAAAATGAGCCTGAAAGTACCTGACAGTCTTATCAACAAGGAGAATGTGTCAATCTCCATATATGGTCCAAAAAACAAGGTTCTGGTGGTCTTCTCTGATGAGTTGAGACAGGAACTGGACAAATGGCCTCCAAGGACTAATGTGGTTGTATGTGACAACATCTGTAACCAGCTAAATGGATTCAACTTTGAGACCTACAACAGTGAGGAACTGGAACAGATTTATTCCCTGGTCTTCAAAACCCTGAACCAGGAATATTGATATAAAATAATTGAAATGAATATGAGTTTAGCAGAGATTTTGATTCCCTTCATTATTGGCTTGATTGTGGTTGGTGGCATTTGGTTTGTCATCAGTCAGAGTAAGAAGAACCAGAAACAATCCGGTGGTAGCGGAACTGTCGGTGGTGGAGTTCCTGGTGGAAACAACCATCAGCAGGAAGGCACCATCGAGCATGAGAGTCTGTTTGACAGTGATGGTCCGGAAATTGTCTAAAAATGACTGGGAAGATGAGAAATCATCTTCCCTTTTGTTATATTTGATATGTAACACTTTAAATGATATTATTATGAACTTATTTGAAACATTGGTTGTTGTCATCTTGGCAGTCTATGTACTGTCCTATCTTATTTTTGTCATCACTGGAAGAATCAATTCCAGGAAGGAAAGAAAAGAAGACATTGCCAGGGCGGACAAGTCCTTGCAGTGGGAAGATCAGTTAAAGGTTCTCACCAAGAGACTTGGTGAAATTTCCACAGAAAATCAAAGACTGATGGATGGTAACAGGCAGTATGCTGCTGCTTACAGTAAGATTTATTATGAACTGCAAGATTACAAAAAGAAGTATGGTGAACTTCATCCTGTGGATGGAACTATTGAACAGGAGACTCCAAAGGGTGGTAATATGAAGGTATCTGATAAATTGGATATGGAAAAGCAATATGGGGAAGAGTCATAATACAAGCAAGAGAAGACCTGTCATTGCTGTGGATGTTGATCAGGTCCTGAGGAGTAACCTTTGGATTATGGTTGACCTATACAACAAAGAGTTTGGGACTGATATGAAGGTGGAAGACATCAAGGATTTTATGGTTGATGTCTCCTTTCCTCTTTTCAAGGAGAAACTTGGAATCAATGGAAGTGATTATTTCTTCAAGACACATGCTCAAGAGATATTCCTGAATGCCCCTTCTTATCCATTTGTTACAGAGAACCTGAACCGCTTGAAGGAAGTGGCAGATGTAGTCATCATCACCTACCAGAAAGACTACACTAATAAGATGTACACCTTGAAATGGTTGGAGGATCACTTGATTGAACCAAATGGAATCTGTTTTATGAAAGACAAGACTTTGTTGCACTGTGATGCTCTCATTGATGACAATGACTGGAACTTCCTTGGTACTCACTGCAACACATCTGTCTTGGTCACACAGCCTTACAACAAGGACTTGAACCTGGATGAACTGCTTGCGAAGACGAACAGTAAGCAAATTGTAAGGGTTTACAACTTCAATGATTTTGTGGACAAATATTTAAATGGTGAGATAGTATTATGAAAGTTATTTTGACACCTGATATGGCAAAGGAACTCCTTGAAAACGAGGAGATGATAAAGAACCAGGAAGGTCCATACAGACCACATTTCAATCCTGTGACCAAGAAGTATGAGTCAGTTATCAAGTGCTGGCCTCTTGAAGAGTATGCCGGAGGTGAAATCCAGCAGCGGACTGTCATTCCTGGGATGGAATCTGAAGTGGATGATATATGTATGGCGAAGATTAACGATGGAACTATTTCCTACAAGGTGAACAAGTGGAAATGGTATCCGTCGTACAATCCATTCACCAGGGTGATGGAAACTCCGCAAAAACTTCTGAACCACAGTATCATTGTCTATACGCCAACATTTGAGAATGACACCATCTTCCTGACTGCTGGGACGCTGAATGAACTTTATGAGAAGATGAAGACTTATCATATTGTCAATGAACATGAAGATGAGGAGAGGTCGAAAGGAAGGAAGTCTATGTCAGTACATTTCAACTCCATCGACGAGTGGTTCCAGAAGTATCAGGGTATCTGTACTTATATCCTTCTGGAAGGAGAGAATGTGGTGAAATGCGGGAAATTTGAGAACAAGAAATACTGGTGATATGAAGATTTCCGGAAACAAATTCAAACTTTTCAAAAGAGACAGGTGTGTCCTTCCTGAACATCTCATCAACAAGGACAATGTGTTTGTCAATTTTGACCAAGAAACAGGTGACATTGACATCTCATTTTCTGAAGACATATTGAAAGAGTTTGCCTACTGGGGAAGGAAAAGAGTCAACAATCTTATGAAAGACCTTCAAACAAGTCTGAGGGTTTTCTTCCTACATCAGCCCTGGAATGTCAGTAACAGGGATAAATTATATGAACAGATATTCATAACACTTCATCAGGTTTATTGATATGATACATTTGAAAACATACACAGGGGATTCTTATGAAGACTGTTTCCGCCATATAGACATCCCTGATGACAAGGTTATAAATGTTGTTCCGAGAGGATCCAAGAGGTCACAGGGATATGATGAATATGATTTTTGGGAGACCTATTATGTGGATGTAATTTACAAGGATTGATATATGGAGAAAGATAAGAAAGACAAGAACAGGATACCGAGGGATGAATATATGTACTTAATATTTCTTCTCATCATTGTAATGATACCATTTATTTATCTTTTTGTAGTTGTTTTTAATTAATAGATATGTTTAAGTTATTCAAGAAAAATATGGAAAAGTCACAAAAGACCAGAGAAAAGATTATCAATGATTTCATTGAGGAATTCTTGTATGATTTCCACCACAGTTGTGAAAGAAAGAACCTTGATGTCCCAGAACTGCCAGATGATGTTATCATAAGTATTGTCAATGAGTACTTCAACAAGAAGTCTCTCACCGAGGCAAACAAGTATATCTACAATGCACTTGACAAGTATGTGGAAGATACTTATGAGAAAATCAACTGGAATCTTGGGAGAGAAGAAGTAAAGGAGACTTTTGAATACAAGGCATGGATGAGGCATTCTGAAATAGACACCATCTGGTCTGATTGCAAGAGGATGAATGGTATTGAAAAGACCTGGGTCAATCTCAATGGTCAGGTACACACTGATGAGGAGGCGGCAACCATTGCTGCTGACAAGTGGTGTGAACTCATTTTTGGATGGCATCTACAGGACAATGGTGCAATCAATGAAGATCATGCCGGAGGGTTTTATGCCTGTGCCCTCGGAACTGTCCTCGCCAACGACTCCAAGCAGGGAATCTCTGATGAAGTCAAGGAGAAGGCTCATGGATATTTCAAGGATTATTACCTCCATAGTATCCATTATGACAAGAGTGATGGTGTTAAGGATATTGAGTGGGCAAACAAGATGTTCCCTGATGATGAAGAGGGTGACCACAAGTTTGACTGGAAATATGGTTTCGGTTATCTTGGATTGTCTTGTGACTATGGTCCATCCACACCTCTTTATCTCATCCTGGTCCATGCAGGAGTCCCCAAGAGAGATGCTGGGAACATTTGTCCCTGGAAGACAAGTATTTCAATCAGGTCACTGGACAATGCTGTCCAGTACCATACATACAGACATATGGATGAATTATGAAACCTTATGGAAGAGAAAAGAAAGTAACTTTTCCTGGGAAGACTGACTGTCATCCCAGGAAAGGTTTTGTTAATTGGTGGGAAAGGATTACCGACAATCTCTCCCGCAGCGCTATGAAACAGAAACTGAAAAAGGAGATAGAATAATGGGTAGATTTCTCAAATTGTGGAAAGATACTGGAAGGAAGTTCGTCAGGCCGAAGTTCCGCTGGTACATAGGAAGGTGGAGTAGAGAACCCAATCTTCCTATTTGGAGACATGGTAATGTCATCAGACTTGCAAAATATGATGAAATGGAAGAGGCATGGAATGGTTTTACTTTCTATGGTTCCAAATGGAATGAACTGGGAAGAAAGAATCATCCTTTTCTTTCAAAATTCCTGAAACCATATTATGTCCTCCCTGACTGGTTGAGTTTCTATTTCTTCAACAGTGATATAGGGTGGAAAACCAGGGAGGAAGAGGATGATTTCAGGTATGAAAGTCCTGCACATATAACTCTTGTTATATTTAATATGAGCATTTCCATCACTGCCTATATTCCACGAGCAAATAAGGATGATTGGACTTGTGAGGATGACTACTGGGAGAGTCTTCTTACATACAATTATTTTAATGGAGACCTCAAAAAGACCAATGAAGTGATGGGATGGTGGGGAACTCCAGGTGAGGAGAATTTCAGATTCTGCTTCCAACCCAGGTTTCTCAACAATGAAAAAGAAAGGAATGAGTTGATAGATATCCAGGGTGATGTTATCAATAGTCTGGATTTGTTTGATGAAGAATAAAATAAAAATATATGAAACAGTATTTAGATTTACTAAAAGAGATTAGAGACAATGGTGTAGTCAAGACTGACCGTACAGGTGTTGGTACAAAGTCCATATTTGGTCACCAGATGAGGTTTAACCTCCAGGATGGGTTTCCGCTTCTTACTACCAAGAAAGTCTTTCTGAAGGGAATTATATATGAATTACTATGGTTCTTGAAAGGTGATACGAACATTAAGTTCCTCACTGATCACAATGTCCATATCTGGGATGAATGGGCAGATGAGAATGGAGACCTTGGATATGTCTATGGAAAACAGTGGAGATCCTGGGAGACAACTGATGGAAGGGTGATTGACCAGATTTCACAGGTTGTTGATTTGATTAAGAATCACCCTGATTCAAGGAGGATATTGGTGACCGCCTGGAATCCTGCTGAAATTGACAAGATGGCACTTCCTCCTTGTCATTGTCTGTTCCAGTTCTATGTCGCTGATGGAAAACTGTCTTGTCAGCTATACCAGAGGTCTGCTGATACTTTCCTGGGTGTTCCTTTCAATATCGCTTCTTATGCACTTTTGACAATAATGTTGGCACAGGTGTGTGGTCTTGAACCTGGGGAGTTCATTCATACAACAGGTGACACCCATCTTTATCTCAATCATCTTGATCAGGTAGATGAACAACTTTCAAGAGAACCGAGACCACTCCCGAAGATGATTATCAATCCTGATGTGAAATCTATTTTTGATTTCAAGTATGAGGATTTCAAACTGGAAGGGTATGACCCTTGGCCTGCAATCAAAGCCCCAATTGCCGTATGATTAAGAAAATTATTGTAGCAGTTTCAGACAACTGGGCTATTGGAAAGGACAACAAGATGCCCTGGCACATTCCTTATGACCTTCACTGGTTCAAGGAAGTCACGACTGGTCATCCTGTCATTATGGGCTCAAACACCTATAAATCAATAGGTAAACCTCTCCCAAACAGGACAAATATTGTGGTGAGTCATAAATACATAAGTGGTGTTGTCATGGCTCACAGTCTTAAAGAGGCATATTCTATTGCTGAAAAGATTGATGACCAATGCTTTATAATTGGTGGCGCACAATTATACAAGGCAAGCATAAATGATGCGGATGAGTTGTATGTCACTCATGTTCACACAGTCATGGAAGATGCGGATGCCTTCTTCCCGGAGATTGACCTGGATAAGTGGGAGGTCTGTGACAGGTCATTTGAAAAGAGAAGTGGTGACATCAAGTTTCAGATGGTTATATACAAAAGGAGATAACTATGGGTTGGCTCAAGAATTATTTCAATGAAAGAAAAGCCTGGCGCATTGTCAGGAGGGAATACAAGAAGAACAAAAGGTTGTTTGATGCAGTCGGTCTCAAAAAGGACTGGTTTGGAAGGATGTACAAGGTCATCAACAGGGACCCTGAGATTGTGCTTGGTTCTGGGGAGGATGAGGTTTATTTGAGGAAGGAACTGGCGGAGGTCACCGCTGTCCTTGTCAAGACCAATCTGATGGACATCATGGCGTATGAACTGACTCCATTGGAGGATGTAACCCAATTGGAAGATGGAAAGGAGGAATTTGAGCATGGTTATCTCATCACCCTCACTCCTGCTTGGAATCTGGACAGGCAGTATGTGACTTTCTGGAGTGTGTTGTTTGTTGACCTGACCATTCTCGGACTTCTTTCTACCGGAATCTGGGCATTCATCACATATCTTCTTCCATTGTTATGATAGCTGACAGGTCCAAATTGAAGGAACTCGGACTTGAAAGATTCTCAAAGTATTTCGACAACATTGAGAACCAGTATCTCAATCTCATCTATGATCCTCTTTCTGGGAAAGTTGTTGAGAAGTGGGTTTATGAGAAGACTGCCGGACTCACCGAGTGGAAATGCGCCATCTGTGGGGATGATATCTTGGTGGACAGGAACAAATCTGATGTTGAGAATTTTGTCTGTAAAAAGTGTTCGGAGAAATACAATAACAAGAGTCCTTTGGTTGACAGGAGGATAATGGATTCCAGAACAAAGTTTTTCAAATACATAGAAGACCGGTTATATGAGGAACTGGAAGACAAATTAAACAGGGGAAAGAGGTAATCTTTTCCCTGTTTTCTCATAAATAACTTATATAGTGTTTTGTATATAATATGCAGTTATTCGGTGAAAATGGTCCAAGATATGTGAGACTTGATGATGATGTCTCATTCCAGATTTTAAGGACCAATCCAAAATTGACAACCAATACAAAGTTGATGTATGACGGGGAGAATCTTTATATGGATTCTTATTCCGCAGTCCCTCTTTTGTCCACAATGGAGTACAAGCATCACAGGGTATGGAAGACAGGTCTTTTCAACAGGGACATCAGGAATTTCCTTCTTGGTACCAACACTGCTGCCTATGCGGTAGGTCAGTCTGTCAAGGATACAATCATTCTGGACAATTATGATGACCAGTTTGAGAATATGTACTGGTGCGGTGTGGAATCCATCAACTCCAAGGTTTATCCGCAGGAGATGGGTTGCATTGCCCCTCTTTATTTGAGAAAGAAGAGACCTAATTACTTTGTTATCTTTAAGATAGAGAATCCTGCAAATACAAACACCAATCCTGAAACAAATGATATGGATTTCAAGTTCAATACTGATATCCAGAACAAGATGCAGATTGTAAAGGCATTTGACCTTAGGGAAGGAACACCTATCGGAAATTACATCAAGAAATATGTAGAGCAGAAGGATTTCAAGTATGACCAGTCCATCTATGTCAATTTCTCTTCGCACGAAATCTACTACTATGGTATTGACAAGAAATCAGGTGTACTGACACAGAAGGTGGAGAACTTTGAGGAACAGCTCCTGAAAAATGACAACACCATTATGAAGATGGATGACTGGATTACATCCGGTTTTGAGAGAAACAACCTCATCTTCCCTTATATCATCAACCTGGAGTTCCTCTTTGATGACAAGGACATAGAGGAGTTCAAGTTTGCCAGGTATTTCGGTATGTATTGTAATGACATTGACCTTTATGATGTCAATATCAACAGCAGCATCAATACAGATGCAGGTTACACCATCCTCACCTGTGATTGGAGGGAGGAAGACCATGTTGTGATGGACATCGGTAAGTACTATTATATAAAGGATAAGTATGGTAACATCTTCTCCGCCAAGGGAAGTGCTGTGCCAGGACATTACAAGGTACCTGGAAATGTACATATCAGTCAGTTTACTGGATTTGAACCATCAAGTATTTCAACCTATGCGGAGAGACTTGATGGTGTTGGAAAGGCTGTGATGATTCTTGAAATCAACAAGGAACTGAATGGTGGTGACACTGTACTTGTCAACAAGATGGTGTATACGGAAGACAGATACAATGGTGAATTGAGGGGTATAACTGGGTCTTCACAGAGGGTTGCCACATTCACTGCAACCAGTCAACTTGGAAAGGGTGAGGCACTTGACACCAGTTTCTCTTGTAAGGGTACATTGAAGGATATGGCAACTGCCCTTGCCAATGCCATCAGGAACTGTGAAATAGAATCACTTCAATGGGTGACTGCATTCAGTATTGACAACAAGGTTGTCATCCGTGCAGTCTATCCAGGTATCAATATGAATGACATCTTTGACATATCATTCGACCAGGTGGTGACAGGAAGTAACAAGATTACCAAGCTCACTGATTCATTCAGGGGGGGTACCAATTACAATGGATGTATGTTCAAGGTCAATTCATCCGACAGGGATATGTTCTTTGATAATTCAGGTAATGACAGGGATTCTGCCAGGTATCTCAAATGCGGCTCCGGTGAAGAGAATGCGGAGATACTGACACTCATACCTTACATTGTGGATGACAAGAAGATTGATGATAATTATTCAGTCATCATAACTGACAATAACGGAAGGTATGCCAATGTGTCAAAGACCAACCAGATTGAGATAATTGATAAGTTCTATGCCAAATTGGGAATGTTGAGTTTTTTCCCGGTCAGGGACTTTGACTTTGACACCATCAGTTCAAGATATGGAGAGTTCTCATTGATGAAAAGAGAATTGGATGATGTTTCGAAATATATCAATGCTGGTAATCCGGAACCGTTTACAATCCCTTATGGAAGATTTTTTTATGATAATAATGTGAATGCTGACAATGAGTATGACTATTATTTCGAGAACTTCCTTCCTGAACTGACAACCATAAGTAAGACTGTACCATTTATCAATAAATGGGGTTATGCAGATGAGGCAAAAGACAGTTGTGAGAATCCTTACAGACTCAATACAAGTAAGATATTTGATGCCTGTAACTTCTCCGCCAACACATATATGCAGAAGGGTGACCTTATGGAATACACCCATTCAATGCCATATTATATTGACAACAATTATAATGGTAGTGATGATGCTTTGAGGAATGAGTATCAGTATGTTGACATTAAAGACATTATGTCACAGAACTCACTTGGAGATAGTCTTGAAGGGTGGATAGAGTTCTTCTCAAAGAGGACAAGTGATGGAAAGGATCCATTTTCAAAACTGTTCGGAGATACATCCAGGACTATGTTCACCAATAAGAGGTTCAACAAGAAATATTCAAGATTCCTGACCGGTGATTCGGTGAACAGGGCATCCACCTTGTTCAGGGGTGTCAAGTTCGAGGTGGTTGAACTGGAAAGAGGTAAGGAGGTACACACTGGAAAGTACAATGATTACAGGTTTTCATTCATCTATGTTCCTGTAAGTATGGACAAGAGTACTGACAAACACACGGTCAATTTCATCAAGAATGACACATTCAAGTTTATTGTAGGTATTGTATTTTTTAACATAGGAGACGATTTGAGTAAAAAAGAATTTAACAAGGCATATGTGTATGCCAACAGTATGGGATTCATGGACATTGAAAAGCAGGATGGTTATTATCAGAATGAAGCCGGTACTGCCGGAGATAGTGCATCCTGGACATATGTTGATGCATCTTCTGGTAACACCTCTGGTGGTGGTAGTGGTAATGGCAGTGGTAGTAGTAGTGGAAGTGGAAGTAGTAGTGGAAGTGGCAGCAGTACTGTTTCAACTATCACATTCAATTCCAACAGGGGTAAGCATTTAACTCTTGAGTTCCAGATTATATCCACACATCCTATGGATGAGGGTACAGTAGTTTATAAAACCAGTAAACCTATATCTATTACAAAGAAGAATGAAGATGTTGTTGTTTTCAGAGACAATGACAAGATATTGCATCTTCAGCAAAAGGTAGTATATACAGCTACTCTTTATGATGCAGACAATACTACTGTCCTTGAAACAAAATCCGGTGAAATTGGGATAAGTAAAACAAACAAAACCATGATAAAAGAGACATTTGATGCAGTTCCATCCGATGTATATTATATGAGGGTGAATGGATTGGAAGATAAGTCTCCTACATTGTATGTAAAGCATGAAGGTGGTCATTTTGACTTGAATATTGAGACCAACATTGAGGGTTATAAGATTGAGGTCTACTCATCTGAAAAGAAATATGACTATTTCACAGTTAATGGCATACAGTATGAAAATGGTTCTCTTGGTACAAAGTCATTGGGTAATAATTTTTCAGGAAACCAGACAGTTGAATTTGAGTTTGATGAATTGAACTATGTTCCTTCATCTGTATCTGATTTCGGTCCAAGGAATAAGGATGTATATTCTATGACAGGATATACATATACCACCAAAGTACCTGATGAGACTTTGCACAATTACAATAGAGGGATTGAGGTTACAATTTATGTCCCGGACAAATATAATGATGATGTAGATACCAAGATATGTGATATATTCCAGTGCTCTATCTATGCCGAAGAAGAGAACCAGGTTGTTGAAATGCAGATGAGTGATGAGATGAGGACTGCCTGGTTGAATGGTACTGGTGGTTCATTGACATTCCAAATCAAACCTCATACCTTCTGGTATATAAGAAGTGAAATTGAAGAAGGATTTGGTACTCCTAATGCTTTCACATTCTCACCTGCTGAGGGTGGTCCAAGTAATGATTGGATTGACATCAATGTATCCTGGGATTCATCAAAGGCAATTGATACCAATTACAGGGCGATATTGGTGCAGATTTGTAATATAATGGGTGACAAGGTTATCTGTGAGAAGAAATATGATGGTGCCGGTTATTATACACATAAATGGAGAATCCTCGCAAAGGGCTTGAATACAGACCCGTCCAGAGAAATTTCAAATGGTGGAGTATCACCACAGGGTGCTAATGCAAGAGAAGATAGTCTTGGCGGAGGTATGACTGTACTTTCATCATTTGTGGGTTATGATGTGGATATTTATGGAAATACATTCCCTGTCAACAAACTTAAAATTTACAAGGAAGAAAGGATAGTATATATTTACTTGAGAACAAATATTGATTATAAACTGGAAACAGGAAAACTTCCTACTTATATAAAGAACAATATTACTTATCATTATAGTCCTTTGGGAACAGAAGGTCATAAAGGACAGCATATCTATAAACTCATTGTCCCTGAAAACACAGGTGAAGACAGAGTGATGGATATTGAATTCTCATCTATGGATTTAAGGTATAGAGGAAGTACCATATCACATATAACTCAATATGGTTCATACAAGGATGACAAGGATCCTACACATAATGAGTATTCATTGATAAAAGAGGCATCTGTGTGGCCATTCAGTAATCAATATGATTCATTGACATTACATACAATTGCCAGGAAACCATATGTGTTGTCTGACATCAATCACTATGTGCCATCTATGTATTTCTTCTCACAGTACACTTTTGACAATCCATGTCCGGCATCTGAAGGAAATGAATTCACAGAGATTCCATTGATAAATGTTGAAAAAATAGGTACACTCAAGGTAAATAACACATTGTATTATTCAAAGGAATTGCGCATATTAATGAATAAGTCTACAAGTACTGTCCGTGAAATTTTGGGAAGTAGTACTATAATGTATCCATTAGGAGAACCAATGAATCTTCATTCTATTTTAGGATATCCTACTTTAAATCCAAGTCCAAGTAGTGGAAGTGGTTCTGGTTCAAGTAGTGGAAGTGGTAGCAGTTCAGGAAGTGGTGTTTACAAAACATATTCCTGGGGAAGCATCACTACAGTTCCAGCATCTGCTGCCGATGCTGGTAGGGCAATTCTCGTCGGACCTGTCGGAGCTACCGTGACAATGAACGTCAATGTCAACCCAGAATACAGTAGCTACCTTGTAAAGTGGGGCAGTGTAAACCAGGGTGCTGGTATTGGTCATAGTAACCCAAAATTAGGAAGCACTTCGGCTACTCTGGTCGCCCGTAGGGAATCTGGTAGCCACTTCAAGCTCTCGTTAGTTCCAGCAAATGACCCAGTGGAGTCAAGTGCTATTTGGGCTGAAACCATTATGCTTCTTTATGATGAAAGCATTGGTAGTGGAAGTGGTAGCAGTTCAGGAAGTGGTTCAAGTTCAAGTTCTGGATCTGGTAGTGGAAGTGGTAGCAGTTCAGGAAGTGGTTCAAGTTCAAGTTCCGGATCTGGTAGTGGAAGTGGTTCAAGTTCTGGATCTGGTAGCAGTTCTGGGTCAAGCAGTGGTTCCAGTTCAAGTAGCAGTGGATACACACCAAAGTCAAGTAAGGGTTTGTATTTCGGTTGTCACAGGATAGATACCTTCTTTGGAACAGAATTAAGAGTATCTATACCATTCTATTTGAAGTATCCTAATGGAAGACCAGATAGTGATACATCTATAAACAATAAGGTTACTACTTCATCAGATAATGGAAATGTGGCAAACATTTCTGCAAATGCATATACAAGTGATTTAAGACTGTATAGGGATTGTGATAACACCTCTCTTCCAGGAGAATTTCATATTAATGAAGGTAAGATGTTAAGTGCTGGTAAAGTTAATGTAACTGTCACATCAAAAAGTAACAGTTCATTAACTGATTCCTGTGAAGTGAATTTACTCAACAGCAATAATGAAGGTATCTCATTCAATAATGATTCAACTAATATAAAAAACAAGTTGGTTGTATATCCTTTCAATATCTACATTGATAGGAATTGTCATTTTGACATTTGGACACATTATAAATTAACAATGAGAGGTGACAGTGCAACTCTTTTGTATACAGTTGATGATGAAGATGCAATTACACTGGTTAAGAGAGATCATTTATCCAATTCTCATCCAGGAGATAATGAGGGATTTGATACAGGAAGTATTTTGTTTAAGACTGGAAACAAGACAGGTACATACCATATTACATTCAGTATTGATCCTAATTCAGATGATTATAGCAAATATTCAGGAACATCAACAGTGACAGTTCATATCATATAATTCTATAAATAACTTAATTATGTTAGATAGAGAAGAAAGAATCATAAGAAGAGATGAGGAAGAAGTCATTGATTACATCAATGAAGGTTACATATCATTTTACATCCGTGTCGTGGACAATTCCGGAAAGGGTGTAAAGGATGTTCATATTGAATGTGAGGACTGCATACCTGTCAATGATACTGAAACAGATTATTTTGGTGAAGTCACTATAAACATTAACAAGGCAACCTTCCCAGATATTGAACAGAATGGTTTAAACTTTGCTGTTTATAAGAATGGTTATTATGAATTTGATGGACATGCTAATCTTGGAACATCAAAAAGAAATCCTTGTATAGTCACTCTCAATCAGGTATCAAACAGGTACTACTATGTTGTTTATGTCAAGAACAACAGGAATGAGTATGTGTCTGGTGCAACTGTACAGGCATACACTTCTGACTTGATAGATGACCATACGGATTGTGTAAATGATTCAGAAATTCTGACTGATTTTTCAGGAAAATACACATTTAGTGAAGGTGATGGCAGGACTCTCTATTTCAGGGCATCAAAGAATGGATATGTCACAAGTGAACTGGTTGCAGTACATCCTCAATCATCAATCACTGATGCAGAAAAATTTGCTGTCACCATCACTATCAATGCCACATCAAGTGCTGATTATTACTATATTGTAAAGGTTGTGAATGAGAATGGAGCTGGAATACCAAATATGGAAGTTGGTCTATATAAAGACATGTCAATGTCCAATTTCTATGAGATCAGTCAGTCCAACCTCATAAGAGGTAATGTGACTGTTATTTCCAATGGTAATTTCAAACCTACTGCTTTGGAAATCTTCAACAATATTAGGGAAATCATTTCCAATATTACAGGTGAACCAGTAAACAACATCAGTATGGATTGTAAATATGCAGAGGAACTGGCAATGACTCCATTGACTGTAACCAAGGTTATGTCTGCCATTGAACAGGCATATAGGATTGTGTTTGCCCCTGTAGGAGGATTCTCTGCATATGCTACCATAGATGAAAAGGCAGATTACTTCACAGGTCAATATCCATTTATCAATGATATAGTCTTATATGTTGATGCTAATGCTGACTTTACTACAAGTAAGATCATTAAATACACTACTGATGATACCGGTTTCATTGTCATCAGTCTTGGAAACCTCTCTGGTACAACAAGACCTATCTATGCAAGAGGTCTGGTGGACAGTTACATATGGAATGTAAGACAAGGTACAGTACCTTCAACAACAGGTGAAGATGTACCAGGTATTGTTCTCTCTGTCGTGACTGGTTCAACACCTGCCAACCAAGTAGGAACATATTATTATAATGTCCAGTTGTTTGATGTATATACCCAGAATCCAGTAAAGGATGCAACTGTGACCTATCTCAAAAATGGTGTCGAGGTGTCATCCCAGAAGAGTGGTGAAAGCGGTAAGGTAAACTATACCAATACATCTAATAAGCTCAGCATCAAAATTAGTAAGGATGGATACAATGATGAGAATATATCTACTGTACCTGGTGCCCAGGAAAGCAACAAGTACACCAGATATGAACTTATGCAGCAGAATCCTATCCAGGTTGTTTATGGATATGGTGAGTATGAGGCACATCCTATCCCTGCACCGAACATTGTTGTCGGTATAGGTTATTATGACAGTAAGAACAATTATATTGACTGCGGCAAATACAAGTCTGCTGAATCAGGATATATTGATGGTGTGAGTTATGGATACTTTGCTTCTGGTGGTTATACCTATTATGCAGTCGTACAGAATTATGTACCTGCCGATGAGACACTGAAATCATCCTTGAAGAAACGTCTTGTACTTGGAGGTTTAACTATTGTACTTCCTGAACCATACAGCAGTTCCGGAGGTGGAGGTGAAGAGGAAGTCCCGGATGAGGAATATGTACAGTTCTATGATATGTCCTCCAATGCCATCAGAAACAATGTCAACAAGGGAAACCTGGAACTGGCATCGAAGCAGACAACAGACAAGGTTTCATATGCCGGCGGAAACAATTACAGGATAAATGTCCTGGACCCAGATTCCATCACTACATATGACATCTTCCAGAGTAAACCTGTTATGATGGAAAACAACCACAGGAGTGTCATCGGTTCAATAGACATAGGTCTCAAGTATGATGTCAATAAGTTGAAGTTGAAGATTATCAACAGGTATTCCGGTTACTACAATCCTATCTTCAAGGATGTACTTTTCTATAAGAACCTCTTCTTCAACAATGATGAACTCCCATTCTCCAATGTCGCCTTTGACTATGAATACAAGGACAAATATGGAAAGTTCGGTGTCATCAACAATATGTGGTTTCATAAAGTCAATGAGGACAAGGGTATAAATATCATTGATACTGCAACACCATATTATCCACTCACTGGTCAATATGCCCTTGATTATAGGGATTACAACATATTTGAAAGTAACTGGGATATGGAACACTATACCAAACAACTGGATATAGAACACTCCAAACCCTGCCCTAATATCAGCAGTCAGAAGAATGGCATCTGTATGTTTGGATCCAAGTACCTCAATGTACCTAACAAGATTGAGATATATGGTTTCACACTCGGTGATGATGACAGCTGGGCAGGTGAGTGGAATGATGACTGGATTACCAATCCTGATGCATGTCCTGGTGAGGTGATGTACAAGGAGATAAATGACAACAGTGTTGATTACTACTTCTTCTTAACCAAGAGAATACACAGGTTCTTCTATGACAAGTTGAAAGATGAGTTTGAGAAGTATATGAATGTGGACAGTGGGTCATATGGTAAACCTGGCGTTGAAGATGACATCAGGGAGTATGTGACAAAGAATGTATTGAAACTCTATAAACTGGACAAAGTAAGGGTGTTTGTCAAGAGAACAAAGAAAGGTCAGCACAACAGCAGGATTGAGAATGACTATACCAAATACCTGGAGTATGACAAGACCAGTGGAGATCCTGCAATCACTGAATACTTTGAGAAGAAAGGATATGTTCAGTACTTCAAACAACATGGGTTCGTGGAGGTGAACAATGTCTCCCTGACCAAGATAAACAGGGATGACTTTGACAGGAAACTGGTATATAACCTACGGAATGGTGCGAAAGAAGAGTTTGGGTTCAGTTTCATACTGACAAAGATATAAAAAAAGAAGGGGTTGATGAACAACCCCTTCTTTTATATTGAAATATTAACCTGAATATGGATCATTACTACCATTTGAATTATTACGGTTCCAAGCATGGACACTATGATTACCATAGACATGAGCATTTATATTCAACCATTTATAATAATAAGATTTGTATGAATTAGATGTGAGAGAAGAATATGGGAAATTATTACTCTCTAAAAATGCTTTTACATAACTTATTACATTCTCATATGTTGTACTGTCATCAGGATCATAATTGTTAAATGAACTACTAAATTGAAGAATCAAATCAAAATTCATATCTATTTTAAATATATTAAGTGTAAATGGTAATGTAGTTGAACCTTCTCGTAGTATAGTCATATTACTATTTTCAGAACCATGGTGTATCATAAACACATGAACATTTACAAATACCTTTTCTATTACTTTCGTACAAGTTAAAGCATCAGAGCTAATAGTACATACTGGATAAATTGAAATTTCAAATTGTCCATCATCCCAACCGGAACTATCATGATTAATATTAATACTTGTATCAAATGGTATATAATTATCAAGATTCTCAATCATTGCACCATCCCAAGATGATTTTGAATATTCACCATCAGATATAGTATCAGAGGTTGCCCCCCATAATCCAGCACTATACATCATTGAAGTATCACCTTTCAATAATGTTATAGCCAAATTAAACAATTTATCTGCACCATATTCTGAATCAACAGGATCATCATAAGAGTTAAATGATTTTGAATAAATACAAGATGAATCATTTACACCAAAAGAAAAACCTCCTGATTTGAAATACTGGAATATTGTACAATTATCTTGTGTGATTTCTGTTGTAGAACCAGTATTTATATATGATGTTCCTCTTTCACCAGAACCTGGATTAGTATACTTTACTGTATCTAATCTATCAAATGTTGAATATGCACAATCTGTTTTTTCATCAGTAGATGATGATTTTATGGATTTAGATACCATATAACCATACTCAGTTGATTTATTACTACCCCAACTTAATACTTTAATTCTGTATAATGTATCAGATTTCTTATTAGTTATATATCCAGTAACATCACCATTGTCTGGTCTTGTTATATAATACTTGAATGTTTTACTGCTTCCTTTACCTGTTGCAGAAGTACTACCATAAAAATATTTATTAGATATATTATTAGTAGTTGATGTTGGCAGAGTACCTATATTAAATCTAAGTATATTATATTTAGGAATAAATCTCATATTTGATTGTGCAGATGAAAATAAAGATTTCCAAATACTTGGATTTAATATATAAGGTGTTCCATTATACATCATACACAAAGTAGGGACAGCATACAACTTATCTACTGTCGTACCATTTTCTTTAATGTCATCATTTTCATTAACAACCTCATCAACAAGAGTTATATATAGACTATTGGTTATTTCTTTTGTTCCAGATCCAGTTCTTTTTGACAATGTACCGGTTGCTGAAATATTGAATTGTGAACTATCAACAAATGTTGATTTATTCAATGATCCAACATAATCAGAAGTTGTTAAGGTTGGATCAGTTGGATATGCAACATTTGATATTGATTCAAATTTATCAGCCATAATAGAACCCTTTGCAGTAACCTGTCCAAATTCATCAATCTTGAAGTTATCAGAGTTTATTGTAAATGTACCTGAACTCAATGAAAGTTTATGACTTGAAGAAAGGTTTATTTTATCAGCATTGAGTGTAATACTTGAACCAGTACTTTCATTGGCTTCTGCAAAGATTGCAGCAGCAATTTGGTTGTCTTCATCATCATCAACAGCCGCCAAAATAGACACAACACTTACACCATCACCAACAGATTCTGAAATTGAAGCAATTTCATTTACTATTTTAATGAGTTTCGAACGATCAGAAGTTCTTACATCTGAATAATTTTGAGCAGGTTGACCATTACTTTTTAATGCCCTTCTTCTTGTACCATTATCATCAACCAAAAGATAACCAGCATCATCTTTCAGATATTCCATATTAGCAACTGCTGAATCAATGGATGCAAAATGTTCTTCAGTGTTAGTTGATAATGTAGAAATAGCAGAAGATAATTCATCAGTTTCACCATTTAATGATGTTACAGAATTTTGAAGAGATGCTATAGAATTATTATGTGATGTTAATGTTGATTGCACTGAATTAATTGAACCAGTTGTGTCATTTATCCAGTTAGAAAATGTTGTTGTACTTGTTTCATTAGAAATAATACCATTTAAAGTACTTGTAACTTGACCAGTTAAATCAGTATTAGATACAATGGTGGCCATACCAGATGATAATTTATCCGCAAATTGACCTGAATAAGTACCATCTGAACTTATGAATCCTTTAAGATATTCATAAGTAGACAAAGCACTTGATATATTTGATTCAGTAGTGCTTAAAATATCATTTTTTGCATTATCAACAATTGCTTGTACAGTACCTTCAATATTATCTGAATCAAAGTATTTTGCAACAGTTACCGGTTGTGACCATTTACTCCAGGTTGTATCATAACCAGATCTCTGTGACCTATATTCAAATGGATGAGAAGAATCAGCACCCATTGGTTCAGATGTGGATGTAGATGTGACATCTTTATTTCCAATCTTGAACACAGGGTCATCTTCTGGTGTATCTTGGGCAACAGTGACCACTGTACTACTTCCATAACTTACATTAGTGTCATATCTGAAGTAGCAGTACTCATAACCATTACCATCCTTGACTTCTTTAAGGACATATATGGTTTCTGTATCAACCCTTGTCTCAAATTCACCATCCTCACCAATAAAGTCAGCATCAAGCATAAGTGTCAACTTGTCACCAGATGCAAGTTTACGACTTTCACCATCAATGGTATATGTTCCATTTGTATCAATTGAGAATGTGGGACTTGTAAATTCTGTCGGATCATCATCATTGATACTCAACCAGAGTTTGAATGGATTAGTTATACTATATCCATTATATACTTGTCCATTCTCACCATTGTTTTCAATAACATCAATAGTCAAGGAAGCAGGTTTTCTTTGATTATCTACTCTTCCTATCAAAATAGCATTATCAGAAGGAACAATTTTATATGTAACAGGACTTGTTGTTGTTGTAAGTTTATAGGTGGCCATTCTTACTGGTTCAGTTGGATCTAAACCAACAACAGTGAAAACAATGTTTATATATTCTGATTGAAGAAGTAGAAACGCATCATTGCCAGGATTAGAATTGACACTCAACTTCATTGTTATACTATTTGCTCCACCAGAAATATCTGAACCATCTATATATGGTGTATTTTCATCACCATTAATATAAAATTCAATAGCACCTTCTAAACCTTCTAATTCTTCACCGCTTATTGAACAGGATTTTATTTTCATTGCCTGTGAACCCTTGTACATTCTGACAGTTGTAGTGAACACATTGTTTACATTTGGGAAAACTTCAACTGTACCATCTTCCAACCTTTTTGCTCTTACAACATCCATTTCATTGTCCAAGTCTGCATAAATGGCATCAGCACCATTTTCACCCTGACCATAGATACCAGCAACAAGAGGTGTTGACCAATGATTCTTTTCAGTGTCTTCAAATATCTTATAACTGACATTCCAAAGGAATCTGTTGTCAGCATTAGGTATAGTCTTGGATGCATCTGTTGTCCAGTAATTAATACCTTCCACACCTTCAACAGGAAGTGTATCCACTGTATAAGGTATTAAACCATTCATAGCAGGTGCATTTGAACCATTATCACAGAGACAGTAATAATCAACCACATCAACAATACCATCTGCATACACAGAGACAAGATGTGGATCAAGTACTTCAACCCTGTCACCGGTATAGGTGATGGTCTCAACATTGAAGAGATACTTGTTCTCTGAATTCCAGTTTGCAAGTGCGGTCTCCTTATCCACCCAGTATTCAGTATCAATGGTGTTTCCATCATCACCAAAATGGGTATCAAGGTCACTTGGACTGATATTGGAATCAACATGGTAGTACTCATGCACTTCTGTGATTGTACTCATAAAGACAGCCCAGAGAACAGGTTTCTTTGGAGTTGAAGATGACTTGTTTCCATAGAATGGAGTCCATTTCTGTGTCTTGAAATCATACTTTCTCCATCCCATCCATACATATTTGGCATCAGGAAGTGATGGTTCAATAGGTTCATCTGTCCAGTAATCAGGAACAATATTAGGTGTTACATCCCAGTTTGGACCATTTGGAGGTAAGAGAATATCAGTATTATATGTATCAGTACCTCTATAGATAAACTCATATCCATAACCATCCTGACCTTTGAACAGACTCCAGTTCCAGGTTTCACCATTAGGACCTACACCATTAGGGTCAAATGACCATGCAGGTCTCTGACCTTCAGGATAAGTGATAAATCCAATATATTTTGCAAAAGGAATCTCATCATCCTCGGCAAATCTCTTTGGAAGAGGTTCACCCTCGGCGACAACCACATCGGTGTTATCCATAGCATACTTGACAAGGATTTCACCGGCAGGACCGGTAGGACCGACAAGATTACCCACATCCTGCCAAGAGTCACCATCCCAAAGGATGAGGTGATGGTTAGGACTGGTGTAGGTGTCACCTATGTTCTCATCAGTACCAATATGTTCATCTGTGTAGTAAGGAATCCAGGAACCGGATACATACTTCCACACACAAAGAGCACCGCCAAGGTCATCAACACCATAATAGACATCATTCTCTGCCATATCATGTGGATAGACAATAGCCAAATCACCCTCATTAGGTGTAGGGACTATACTTGACTTGACAGAATTGAACTTCTCTGTTGCGGTATCAACACTATATGTAACACCTTCATCAAGATAATACTCATATCTGACAAATCCCTTTACATTGATTGATCTTCCTTCCGGACCAACCTCACCCTGCTCACCTTTCACCTTGGTGAGTTTCCAGTTTGTCCAGACACCACCCTTGATTTGACAGGTTGCCATATAGATTGCATTCTCCGCATCATCACCAAATTGGAGACCAAGACCTTCAACAGTCTGTGAATCAGCAGTGATATAACCATTCTTGACAGCATTTCTCCATGCCTCTTCAGATGTGTTCTCATCATAACCATTCATCTTCAAGAAGACCTCGAAGTTGAATGCATCACTTTCAAACCTCTGCCTTACAGCAGGTGTGATGTCTTCCACTGAACACCATTCAACCTGGAATCCCTTCTGGTCAACCATCTTTTGAGGGACAGACCAATTGGTAATATTCTCACCCTCATTCACATGTGCAGTAGTCATCCAGATAATTATCTTACCACGAGCTGCATCAGGGTCCGGACCATCTGTCCAGTGATATGTGTTTCCATTGACAGTTATGTCATTAGGATAAGGATTATCATATGTACCACCGGAAAGGGTAAGTGTACCACCTTCAACCAGTTTGTCAAGTTCAATATTTGTCTCTGTTGCTGTGAAGGCAAATGTAGTGAACTGTGCAGTACTGTAATTACCCCAGAGTTTAGGATATGAGAACTTACCCCATACACCATTCTCTGACTTCCTTATGGACACAAACTGATACTGATAACTTGCAGTGACATCGGTAGGATTGTCAAGCCAGTTACCCAAAGTACCCCAAGGAATGGCTGCATTGAGATAATCATCAAGGTTGTTGTAATCAGTCTCATTGAATATTCCAAGTTCCTCATCATGCATCTTCTGCTGGACGGCTGTCATATTTTCACCATTAGCAAACCAAATTATGTTTGGAACAAAGTCATCCATTGAATAGACTGCCTTTGATGTAGCATTGTTGTTGAATATGTCAAAGTAGGAGTTCCACTGTTCCTCTGATACACCGAATGTACTTGATGAACCAAGGCAGAAGATGTACTCAACACCATCACCATCAGTTCCATCCTCCCCCCAGTGACTCCAGATGACTGGTTTAGGTGGAACTGTCCAAAGTGTTGAACTGTCACCTGCTGTCTTGTTCCTTGACCATACCCATTCTTTCTTTCTACCGTCCTCATCAGAAACACCCTGTGGATTGTCATACCAATGAATACCATTATAATCATAATATGGAGTTTCAGGATTGCTGGATGCTGCTTCAACTGCATCAAAAAATGCCATCAACTGTTCATATGTTGAGCTGTTAGGATCAGGATATTTCAAATCTGCCTCAACATCACAAAGGGCATACACAAACTCAATGGTACTACCATCTGCACCAGGGCGTCCTCTGTAACCTGTGATTCTGAATGGTTCTGATGAACTGACAGCAATACCATTCTCCGCAAATGTCATTGAACAAATCCAAGCAATCTTGTTTTCCTGATAGACATCACTGTCTATCCAGACACCAATTTGGGTACTTGGATTATCCTTATCATATGCAGGAGCTTCATAAGGTCTTGAATCATTCTCACCTGCTTTCAGTCTATCATCACCTGCCCACCATCCATAATCAAGACTTGGAGGTGTAGGTGTCTTACCTTCATCTACATTACAATATACCATAAAGACTCTTGTCTGAATCAAGTATCTTGACCAGAGTTTAGGTGTACTGTATGGACCCCATTCCTTCTTCTCTGTTGTTGGGTTGGTGTAAGACTTACGGATAGATACAAACTGGAATGGCTTATCATATGTTGTCTCCTGTGGATCATCAGTCCAGTCCTTGTCAAGACCGAAATATGTGAGGTTTGATACCTCCGCATTCCACAAGTCATTGAATTCTGTCTCTGAAAGAAGTCCTCCATCTACGATCGCCTCTTTCGCAGCCTGTCTACCATCCACTACACCGTCACCATTGGTGTCTGCTGTGAACCAGCGGGCATCAGGATAGAAATCCTTCAGGTTATAAATGGCTTTCTTGCAGATGTCTCTATTTGAACTGGTTGATTCTGGTTTCTCAGGAGGAAGCTCATTTGTAGGGAACACATCATCATTGTGCTGTGACAAATGGAAGACGTACTCTACCCCATCACCATCGGTTCCATCCTCTCCCCAGTGACTCCAGATGACTGGTTCAGGTGTGAATGACCACCTTGTCTCATCATATGCCTTTGACCTCTGCCATACCCATTCAGTCCTCTTTCCAGGTACATCATCTATACCCTGTGGACTGTCATACCAGGCAGTAGTACCATTGGCATCTGTATATTCATAATAGGCGATACCATTTTCATCAATATGGATGTTGGCAAGGTCAAGACCTTCATTCACAGGGTCATCTGGATTGGAAAGGTTGGCCTTTTTCGCATTGTCAATATTATAAAAGAATGAACAGATGAAATCATATTCTTCATCAGTCATACTGACACCAGATACAGGATGAGCAGGCATACCTGTACTCAATGCATATATGAACTCAATGTTGTCACCATCCTCACCAGGTTCACCCTTCTCACCGGAAATCCTGAATGGTTGTGACCAGGATATATTCTTACCATCATCAGTGAATACACCAGAACACATCCAGGAGATGGTTCCAAGGACATCTATATTCTTGTCATCCCAGATACCAATCTTCAAGTTTCTCTGACTTGGTGTCACACCTGTCAAGGCATCAACGACATCTGTGAGGTCAAGATAACTGTCATTACCTGAAATAACCCAAGTACCAGTTCCATCAACCGGCTTGTTTGGTTTCTCCCTGTCAGGATGTTCCTCATCAGCAGGCATGTTACAGTAGATGATGAACACTCTGGTTGATTTACCATAACTGTTCCACAATACTGGGTCGCTGAAATCTTCCCATACTCTCTTACCTGAAATCTCATCTGCTGTTGACCTACGGATAGATACCCATTGGTAAGGTGAATAATGGTCAACTGGAATAGGGTCATCCTTCCAGCCACTTGTCAGGTCAAAACCATAGTAGTTTGTCCATCTTCCCTCTTCAAAGGTCTCACCAAGAGCTTCCATAGATTTCTCCTTGCTTCTTGGCTTTGAGAACCACTCCCTTGAAGGAACAAAGTCATCAATCTGGAAAATCTTTCTCTGTGATTCATCCAAATTGGCAATCTTTGGAAGAACAAGACCACGAGGGTCTTCAACTTCTGTTACAGCAAAGATGTACTCAACGCCATCACCGTCAGTTCCATCCTCACCCCAGTGAGCCCAGATAATTGGTTCAGGATCATACTCCCAAGGGTCTGATTCCTTCTCCCTGCGCCTTGCCCACATATACTCTGTTGGATCATGCTGTGAGATTGGCTGGGCACGGTCATACCATCTGGTTGTACCCCATTCACTGTATTTTGGATTGTGTGCAGTATCATTCTCAACAGCATTGAACAGTTCCTCTTTCTCACTGTATGTTCTTGGATAATTTGGACTTGGAGAAAGGGCATAGATGAACTGGATGTTTGTACCATCCTCACCATCCTTACCATCCTTACCGGAGATACATACAGGATTTGACCAGGATAGATTCTGACCTGAATGGTCAAAGATACCTGAACTCATCCAGGTGATTTCATTGTCTTCCTTGTTTCTGTGATTGTCTGTCCATCCTTCTGGAATACCTGTCATATCAAGATAATCTTGTCCATCTGTGTTAATCCAGCGACCCTGACCCTTCTGTGGTGCAACAGGTGTTGCATCTTTGAGTGTGTTGCAGTAGATGATGAAGATTCTACCCTCGAAGGTGTAGTTACTCCAAAGGGCAGGTCTACTGTAATCACCCCAGACCTTCTTGTCATTTTCATCGGTTACAGACCTACGGATGGATACATATTCATATTGCTTGTCTGGACCGACACCAGTTGGTTCATCAGTCCATTCACCATATGCTGTGAATCCAAACTTGTCACCCCATCTTGAACTGAAGGTACTGTCTGACATCTCCAGACCAAGATTCTGGAAGACATTCTGGACTTTACTCCTATTGTTTGGTATTGCGAACCAATCAGCACCAGGATAGAAGTCATCTATGTTGAATATGGCCTTCTGATACTCATCCATAGCACTCTTCTTCATAATCAATCTGTCAAGAGCATTTGGATCTGTAATCTCATCATTACTAACCATAAAGATGTATTCCACACCATCGCCATCCTGACCTGTCTCACCCCAGTGAGCCCAGAGGACTGGTTTTGAGTCATAAATCCAGGAAGTAACTGTATCTTCTTCTGTATCTACATTCCTTCTAAACCTACTGAAAACATACTCATTCTTATGTTCCTTTGAGATAGGTTGAGCATGGTCATACCAGGTGACACCGTTATGGTCTGCGGAACCACTGTTCTTTACTCTCTTGAAGAGGTTGTATTTTGAATTGTCATCTGTTGGATAATGTGTGTTTGGTTCCATCATGTCACAGAGGGCATAGATGTACTCCACATTCACACCATCCTCACCATTCAAACCACTTGAACCATCCATACCGGCAGGACCGCCGCCATGCTTTGCTATTTCAAGGAAATTAGCATTGATTGTATCAATCATTTCTGAAACAGTACCATTTCTGTTAATACTCTCCAAATGGAGGGCATCTCTTTCAATCTCATTAATACGGGTACCATCCCAAGTAATGTTAGTTTCAGCCATACTGTTAAATATTTTTTATCTATTTATTATATTTATGAACTACACATAAATACAGATATGGAAAATGTTTTGAAATTGCCAGTAAATGAATACTGGTATCACTTGATTGAAACTGGGGAACTGACCCATGATTACAGGGAGATAAAACCATTCTGGACCAAGAGACTGGAAGGAAAGACCTATGATGTTGTGGAGTTCTACCACAGGTTCAAGAAAGAGATACCACCCATAAGGTTCAAGTTTGAATGGATAAAGAAAGGAAGACTTGTGAACTACAATATGGATGCATACATAATAAAGTTTGGAGAAAGAATAGACTGATATGCCGAAGGTTAAATTCACGGAATACAAAGGATACCAGATTATGCATGGTCCCCTGTTCAAAAGGATTATGGATATTGACGGACCATATATATTCTATACTGTCAAGGAAGCAAAGAAATACATAGATGATAATTTAATAAAAGATGGAAACAACACAGAAAACAACGGATAATAAAAATCTGGATAAGTTAATGAAAGACCTGCAACAGGAACAGATGAGACTGCATCCGGAAATTTATGAAATACCAAAGAAAGAGACTGAAAACTAATCAGTCTCTTTTTCTTTTTTGTTATTGAAAATACAAAGTATTTCCAGGACTTTGTTATATTTACTGTGTTAAATTGTCTATTATGGAGAAATATACAGTAGAAAACCCCTTGAAAGTGTTCACCACTTTCTCCGGCTATGATTCGCAGTGTCTCGCCCTGAAGAAGGCCGGGATACCTTTTGATTTGATAGGGTGGAGTGAAATAGAGAAGAGGGCGATAGAAGCGCACAACCTCATCTTTCCAGAATACAGGGACAGGAACTATGGGGACATCTGCAAGATTGACTGGACACAAGTTCCTGATTTTGACTTCTTTACTTACTCGTCACCTTGCCAATCATTCAGTTTGGCAGGTAAGATGCTTGGAGGTGAGGAGGGTTCAGGTACCAAGTCCTCTTTATTATGGGAGTGCAAGAAAGCGATTGATATCAAGAGGCCCAAGTACCTGATGCTGGAGAATGTAAAGAACCTTGTTTCTGAAAGGTTCATTGATACTTTCAATCTCTGGTTGAACTATCTTGAATCCAGAGGATATACCAACTACTGGAAGGTCTTGAAGGGTTGTGATTATGGTATCCCCCAGGACCGTCACAGGGTGTTCTGTGTGTCTATACTGAATCCTGAAGGAGAATTTGTGTTCCCAAGGGGGTGGAAACTTGACAAGAATACTATGGACTTCATTCAGACAAGGGAGGAAATTGGTGAAGAACTGTGGAACAAACTGGCGGATCCCAAGGAGAACATTGACATCTATCTTCGTGACAATGAACAATTCAAAAAATTTGCAGGAATACAGAAATGAGTAGGATTAAGGAAGAAAAGAAAGTAAAGGGAAAGCAGTCCAACTATGTGAACTCCAATGTGAAGGATTTTGATGCAGATACCTGGGGTGAGTACAACCTTTTTGGTGAGAAACTGGAGGATACAGTCCCTGAAAAGTTCCCTCATCTGGTTCAGTTGGGAAACTTACATATAGACAGAACTGGATTTTACAATCCGCAAGATACAAGAGTTTACTCAAGTAAGGGAATATGTCCAACCTTGACTCTCTCATTCAGTCCAAGATTCTTGTTTGTAAAAGATGGAGAATATATAGTGAGAAGATTGTCAGGATTTGAGTCTATGAGACTGATGGGTGTGGAGGATGAGGACATTCAGAAACTGGTGGATGGAGGATTAAGTAACAACCAGTTGGCACAACTTGCTGGAAACAGTATTGTGGTTGATGTTATGAGTGAGTTTTTCAAGGAAATGATTAAGCATTAAGGATATGGATATTGTATATTTCACATTGAATAACTGGATTGCTGGTGATCATTATCCTGATGCAGAACCTTTCAAGTCTTGGTTGAGTGATGATGGCAATCAATATTTTATGAATGATGATTGGTGTAAGGAGAATGAACTGTGCGTCTATTGTGGTTTTATAGACCAGAGTTTCAATTATACAATCTCCGCCAAGAAGGAATGGGTTGAAAAGAACTGTCCTGAACTACTTACCAAATATAGTGTTTTTGTAATCAGTACCGGACCGAATAAGGATATTCCGGATTATGATTACTGGTACCAACCTTTCAGGAAATATTGTGAAGAAAACTTTGGATGTGAATTCTATGATGAGTAACGTAATTTATTTTTCAGTAAATAATTGGTTCTGTGGTAGGGATTATCCAGACACACCCAATTTCAGGAAGTGGCTGGGTGATGACCTGAATCAGAATTTCAGGAATGATGAGTGGTGTAAGGAAAACAAGTTGTGTGTTTATTATGGTTGTGTTGATATGAGTCAGAACTATACAGTATCTGCTCCCAGGGAATGGGTTGAGAAAAACTGTCCTGAACTATTGACTGATGATGAATATGTCTATTATACAATAACTCACAGACCTAAAAAGAAGAAACTTTTTGGAGGTTATGTGTATGAAGATGTAAAGGAAGAACATAGAAAGAAATACTCTGATTTTGTATATTCACAGGAAGATGTTGATGAAGGAGAATGTGACAGGGTTGGAGATATGCCTTTCAGAGAGTATTGTGAGAAAAACTTTGGCTCTGAATATTATGAGACCAATTGGTGGGGAGATGATGAGGATGATGAAGATTCAGATGAAGATAATGAAGAAGTAGATGGATAACAGACAGCAGAAGAATGAGGTAGTATCATCTGATGAGTGGTATACTCCAAAATGGTTGATAGATACCCTCGGTCCATTTGATCTGGATCCCTGTTCTGCAATGAATCCACCTGTTTATATTGCACCGGAAACATATAACATTGAACAGGATGGATTATCAAAGGAATGGGATAAAAATAAGGTTGTATGGTTGAATCCACCATATAGTAGTAAACTTATCAAAGCATTTGTTCAGAAACTGGCAGAACATAATAATGGGATTGCAATAGTTGTAAACAGAACTGATAATCTATTGTTCCAGGAGGTGATTTTCCCAAAGGCAAAATCAATGATTTTTATGAGGAGAAGGGTTAAGTTCATCAATCCTAATGGAGAGTCAAGGAGCCCGATGTTTGGATCCTGTTTGATTGCATTTGGTGATGAATGTGACAGGAGATTGAGAGAAAGTGGAATAGAAGGTAAATATGTAAAATTGAATTAAATATGAAAGTGTTTTTAGGTGGGACTTGTGCAGAGTCCAAATGGAGGGAGAAACTTATCCCTCTTTTGAAGTGTGATTATTTCAATCCAGTTGTAGAAGACTGGACACCTGAATGTCAGGCAAATGAAGAAAGAGAGAAGTTGGTTTGTGACTATCATCTCTATGTCATCACCCCAAAGATGCAGGGTGTGTTCTCAATTGCTGAAGTGGTTAATGATTCACATGAAATGAAGAAAGGTCATTGTATTTTCTGTGTTACAAAAGAGGATGATGACAGGAATTTCACAAAGGGTGAATTAAAGAGTCTTGATGCAACAGCGAGATTGGTTGAGAAGAATGGTGCTAAAATTTGTCACAGTCTTGATGAGATTGCTAATTATCTGAATGAATTTTATTCAATTGATGAGGTTGAATCAATGAAGACAAGTCTGGAATATTATAAGAAAAGAACTGAACATCTTTTGAGACTTTTTAACAAACTCATCAAGGAGATCATTCCGGAAGGTTGGTACTGTATGGCAATGGACACCTGGCAGTGTGAAGAAGAGGAAGTTGAAGAATGTATCAAGAGACTGAACAGAAGAGGTGTTCAAAGAAGAATTAAAAGTAAATAATATATGGAACCAGTAGTTATCAAATTCAAGAAACTTAATCCCAATGCAGTAATCCCATCCTATGCCCATGACGGCGATGTGGGTATGGATATGACTGCCATCAGTGTGGAATATGATGAAAAGAGGGATATGTACATCTATCATACAGGCCTGGCCTGTGAGTCAGACAAGTGGTATGGAATGTTCCTTTTCCCCAGGAGTTCCAATTCAAAGACTGAAGCATACTTGACCAACTCTGTCGGAATTGTGGATTCCTTCCTTTACAGAGGTGAGATTCAGTTCAGATACAAGAATAGGGACAAATACAGAAAGGGATTCTGGGAATGGCTTTCAGGCAAGGTTGATGTGGAGAGGGCATTGAAGAAAGCTCCTTACAAGGTAGGAGACAGAATTGGTCAGATGGTCATCTTTCCTTATCCGAAAGTGGAGTGCTGGGAGTTTAATGAATTGTCTGATACTGTAAGAGGTGAAGGAGGCTTCGGTTCAACTGGAAAATGAGTAGGAATATTTGTATAACAGTTCCAAAGTCTATCAAGTGGGAAGACTATGAGAAGGAACTTGATGCTGTCTTGGATGGAGAGCAGGAAATGAATTATAGACTCCCGACTGTCCCAAAGAATGTTGAACCGGGAGACAGATGCTATGTCTGTTATAATGGTCAAATTATCGGATGGATGGAGATTACATCTGTTGGTAAGAGAAAATGTTTCAATTGCACTACAACAGGTAAATCCTGGGATGAAGGAAGTTATATTTCCAGGTCTGGTGAGTTCCACTATTTAAAGAATCCAGTACCCATGAAGGGTTTCATGGGATACAGATACATAGATCAGGATTTGGATTGAAAATAATTGAAAAAAAGGAAGATGAACACTTCCTTTTTTGTTATCTTTAAGTAAAGTGATTTTTATATGGGAGTAGATAATTTGAAAACCATCCTGTGGGAGGAGAAATACAGACCACAGAACCTGAAGGAATTGATTGTACCTCAAAGAATCCGTACCATCTTTGAGAATGGTGTGATTCAGTCTATGCTTCTCTATGGTACAGCCGGTATCGGTAAGACCAGTGCAGCCAAGGCAATCTGTAAGCAGTTCAATCATAACACACTCTATCTCAATATGTCTGAAACAACTGGTGTGGACACTATCCGTGAGACCATTATGGAGTTTGCACAGAACCAGTCCATCCTTCATTATGACAACCCCATCAAGGTGGTCATCCTGGATGAGATGGATGGTATGTCCCAGCAAGCATATGCTGCTCTCAGGGCTACTATGGAGAAGTGTTCTGTGAATACCAGGTTCATTGGTACTTGTAATTATATCGAGAAAATTCCGGACCCTATTCAGTCCAGATTCTTGAAGATTGACTTTAACTTCACTTCGGAAGAGATGAAGGAAGTTCAGGGTGGTCAGATGAGAAGGGTTATTGAAATTTGTAAGAAAGAAGGTCTCACCATTTCCAGAGAGGCCATCACAAAATTGGTGTTTACTTATTTCCCGGATTTCAGGGGTATTGTCAAGAAACTCCAGAGGTTTTCCCTTGAAGGTAAAACCAATATCACTGATGTGGACATCAAGGATTCCGCCAGTGAGTATGCTGAACTCTATGAGATGATTATCACCCAGGACAATCCTGTGGACAATTACAAATTTGTGATGAAAAAATACTCCAACTGTGTTGATGAGGCGATTGCCTCACTTGGTTATCCATTCATTGAGTATATCTTGAAGTCAAGACCTGCTCTTATGGGGAAGATACCAGTCATCTCTGTTCTCAATGCCAAATACCAGCAGAATCTCAAACTGTGTGTTGATCCTGTGGTGGTTCTCCTGGCCAATGTGTATGAACTACAAATGGAAATACAAAAATAATCAACAAATCTGTTGAAAAAAGTGAAAAAAGAGGGTCACTAACCTCTTTTTTTGTTATCTTTACATCAGACTAAAAAAAATATATATGGGAAAAATCTACAAAGAAATTGATTTGAGGGAAGAGACTCCTACTGATGAGAATGTTCAGAACATCCTTGCTGTGGGAAATCTCATTGAGGGTGTTGAAAACATCAAGTTCCGTGACACTGAAATCAATAGGGTATATAATATAATGAGCAAATCTGATTCCAGGACTGTTCTCCTTGTCGGAGACTATGGTTCTGGTAAGAGAAGTATCATTGAAGGTTATGTCAACAGACTTAACAAGAATATGATGTCTGACAAGGTTGTTGAGATTGATTTCAATGACATTCTTATGAAGGCTCATAACTCTGATTTCTCACAGGTCATCAGTGGTGTTTTCAATGGTGCAGCACAGAGTGAGAATTTTGAAATCACCCTTGTACTGAATAATATTGGTCATCTCCTCAACCTCAACTGCTATGGAAATGCAGGTTTCTCATTTGTGAATATGTTGGTGAAGGCCATTGAGGATGACAATCTGAAAATCATTGCCACAGCAACCACTGATGAGTACAAGGCAATTGAAGATATGTTCAAGAGGGTACTTGATTACTTTACTGTTATCAAACTCACAGAACTGACCAAGGATGAAACTGCTGAAATCCTGAATGATGACATTGACTTCTATGAGGGTTATTATGATATGACCTTCCCAGAGAATGTGTGTACACTTATCTGCAATAATGCTGATAAATATGTCAAGGATAGAGTGTTCCCAGGTAAGGCAGAGAAGATGCTTGATGAGGTTTGTGCCAGTATTTCCAATAAGTACAGACCTATTGACAAGAGACTTGTCAAACTTAATGATGAGGCTGAAAAACTCCGTGATGCCCTGGCAGAGGCAATGACGCAGAATGACTATCAGAAGTGTGATGAACTCAACAAGAAACTTAATGAGAACTATGAGAAGTTCCAGAAGATAGGTAAGGAAGTCTATCCTACTATCAATGCAACAGAAGAGGACATCTTTGAGGCCATTGGTGACATTGTTGGTGTCCAGATGACAAGACTGGATGAGGACAGGACAAAGTTCCTCCGTGAGATGCCTGATGAACTCAAGAAGTATGTCATCGGTCAGGACAATGCTGTGGATACCATTGTAAAGAACATCCGCAGAAACCAGCTGGGATTGAGAAAGACCAGTCATTCGGCAGGTAACTTTATGTTCATTGGATCCACCGGTGTTGGTAAGACCTATCTGGCAAAGCAGCTTGCCAAGTATCTCTATGGAAGTGAGGAAAACCTGTTGAGACTGGATATGAGTGAATTCCAGGCAGAGATTGATGTCTCCAAACTCCTTGGTTCAGCACCTGGCTATGTAGGTTACAAGGAATCTGGTCTTCTGGTGAAGGGTCTCGCCAAGAAGGGAGAGACAGTGGTTCTCTTTGATGAGATTGAAAAGGCACATCCCAAGATTTATGATGTCCTTCTCCAACTCCTTGATGAGGGTTTTGTGACAGGTTCTGACGGAAAGAAAGTGGATGCCACCAAGGCACTTATCATCTTCACTTCCAACATTGGTGTGAAGGAAGCCCAGAAGATGGCCAACCCTCTTGGTTTCTCCAATCATCTTGATGAGAAGAGAAATGAGAAGAAGGAAGAAATCATCAGGAAGGCTCTTAAGAATAGATTCTCTCCTGAATTCCTCAACCGTCTTGACAACATCTGCTATTTCAACCCTTTAAATAAGGACACTTTGAGGTCCATTCTCCAGAAAGAACTGGATGAATCCAACAACAATATCAAGGCAATCACTGGAAAGGTTGTCAAACTTTCAAAGGAAGTTGAGGAGTGGATTCTTGACAAGGTGGAGAAAGAGGATAATGGTGCCAGACCTATCATCAGAATCCTTCAGCAGTATATCGAAGAGAACATCTCTGATATGGTTATCAGTGAGGATCCTGTACTTAACCAGAAGAAGAAAACCCTTACTGCCAAGTTGGATGGTGACAATATTGTATTAAAATAATTTAACATTATAAGTATTATGAGAATAGCAATTACCGGACCTCTTAAAAATGAGGCTGTGGCGAAAGCCGAAAGTGTATTGAACACAACTGCAAAATCCCCTTGGGAGACCAAGATTCTGGATTATGCAGCAGAGACTTACAAGTATTTCAATGAGAGTAATGTGATTTTCTCCGGTTCTCCGTTTGATTTCCTTGCTCTTGATCCAGTGGAGGGTTATGATGACCTGTATGAGCAGATGTCCATTGATTCCCTGAATAACATTGATTACCTTGCTGTAATCACTATGGATATGGACAAACATCAGTTGGACATCTATAAGGAGTACCAGAAACTGTTCCCCAACAAGATTTACCTGTATTCCTCACCAGCAGAATTTGAAGTAATGATGAAGTAATATGAAGTTGAAGAAAATGTCATTCAGAAATTTCAAGTCATATAGTAATGTATTGACTGAAATTTCATTTGGGGGCACTTCTTCTCTCAATCTCATTGTAGGAGAAAATGGTACAGGCAAGACATCAATTGCTGAATGTGCCACCTATCTCCTATATGGTAAACTGGAAAACTTCACCGCTGCTGACATCCCCAACTGGATTAACAAAGCATTCTATGGGAAGATAGAACTGGACTGTGATGGACATGAGGTCATTATTGAACGGGGATTGAACCCAAGTCTGTTCAAGGTACAGATTGATGGTGAGACCATTGACACGGCAGGAAAGGCCAATGTCCAGACAATGCTGGAAGATAACTACTACAAGATACCTTATTCTGTATTCCATAACATCCTGGTCCTGGAAGTGGATGAAGTCAAGACACTTCTTTCTATGAGTGCCGCTGACAAGAGGAACATCATTGACAAGATTTGTGGGTTCACCATCTACAACAAGTACAAGGAGTTTGCAAAGGCGGATATGAAGTCTGTCGAGGACAAGCTCAATGCCAACACTGCATCCATCAGGACTATCGGTTCCAACCTGCTTCAATATGAGAGACAGATTGAGGAGATAAAGAACAATTCAGTTTCACAGGAGGAACTGGATGATATTCTCCAGAAAATCAATGAATCAAAGACATTGAAAGCCAAGAATGATGAACTGTTGAAGAAACTCAGGGATGCCGGTGATCAGATAAAGAATGTGAACTACAAGAAATCCAGTGACTACAACATCATCAAGAGTAAGATACAGGAGATTGAAAAGAAAATTGCCTTTATAGATAAGGGTAAGTGTCCTATGTGCGGGAGTTCTCTTGAAACGGAGGACTTCCAGAATATGAGAGAGGAACTTGTGAAGAAAAAGGAAGATTACCTTGGACAAATGGAACAGATAAAGGAAATCATTGACGGTATTAAACCGAAACTGATGAAACTGGATGCCAAGGAAAAAGAAATCAGACTTGAAAACAACAGGATTCCTCTGGCCGATCTCCAATCAGATTATAAGTATAAGAAAACCATCAAGGAAAGAGGGACTACTGCCATAGAGACTTTGAGGGAACAGTTGATGAATGACCTTGCAGTATTGAAAGAAGAGAGAGACCTTCTTGAAAAGGAGAAGACCACTATGGAGTTCCTTAATACTATGTTCAGTGAGGGAGGTATCAAGAGGTACATATCCAACAAGTATGTTCCTGTTATCAATGACCTTATGAAGACCATGCTGGCATATATGGGTTTGAACTACACCATCACCTTTGACAACAACTTTGATGCAAAGATTGTCAAGAATGGTATGACCATCAAGTATGCCACATTGAGTAAAGGTCAGAAGGCCAGAGTGGATTTCGCCACAATCATATCATTTGTGAGATTTCTGAAGTTACAGTTTGGAGAGTTGAACCTGCTATTCTTGGATGAGTTGTTCTCACATGTGGACAACAATGGTATGAATGATATGATAGACATCTTGAAGAACCTGAGTAATGACTTGAAACTGAACATCTATCTTATCCATCATGCACAACTGGAGAATGCCAGGTTTGACAAGGTGATGCAGACAAAGATGATTGATGAATTCAGCAGGATTGAGTATTTATAAAAAGAGTGAGGATTTCTCCTCACTCTTTTTGTTTTAGATGACCAAGTAAATGTCTCCATTGTTTCCAGGTGTTGAACTTGTAGGTTCATTTGAACCTGTCCTGTACACATTGGCTGCCGGAATGGTGATATTGTCTGACATCACCTTGTCCTTGCAGGAAATGGTCTGTGACTGACCCGACAATGCCACAGTGGGCGCAGTCATTGTATCAACACTTATAGAACTGCCACTACCATAATAACCCTTTGGAAGACTTACTGATGATGTACTTGCAGTAAGTTTCTGGTTTACAGGAGTACCTTTTGAGATGTTATTGATTGCAGCTGCCTGAACAGTAAGATTATCTGATGCAGAAATCTTTCCGCCACCAACCTTGTCAAGTTCCAGTTCTGCTGTCTTTGTCTTAATAACATTAGCTGCATTTTCAAGTCTTTCTATTTGATCTACAATAGCCATAATATATGTTTTTGATTTATCTTCTTATTATCCGTCCTTTTATATTGGACAATCTTCTGTATTCAGTATCACTGTAATCACACCATACCTTGTGTTTCTCACCATCTGTCACTTCAAGGTTTCCACCAATTTCAGGAGATATACCATCAATGTTTTTCACATTTGAACAGAACACGATACTGTAATTTCCTCCCACCTTCTTTGGAGATCCATCAAGTGTCTTCAACTGTTGGTTGAAATTGGCAGCGAAGTCACCAGTCACAAGTTCAGGACCCCCGATAAAATCTTTGAACCTGTTCTGATATATTACAAAATCACCGTCAACTTCTGTCGGTGAATTTTCAAGTGACTCAAGTTGAAGATTGTTTGTCAACCACATACTACCCTTTATCTTTCCAAACTTGAAAGGAAGTTTCCCATCAACAAGGTCATCCTTTGAAATACTGATATTCCTGAACAAATCAACTGTAAGGTCACTTCCATTTATACTGTATTCATTTGGTTTCAATTCATGCCTTTCAACAAATGCCTTGACCTTCTCCTCAAACCATTTATCCTCTTTCCTGACTGAACCTGTGTTACTTCTCTTATGCATGTCGGCCCAGACAGATTCATTTATGTCACTTAATCTCTTCATAATACCTTATAATATTTATGGTAATATGAAAAAATGGAGTCTCATATGAAACTCCATTCTGTAATAATATGAATATGAATTATGTAGTAAGTATATACCAAGCACCGGACATATCTTTGAGTTCCTGGATTATCTGTTCCTTTTCAGTGGATCCTTCATTGGCAATTGCCTCTACATTGACATTGATATTACCAGGCATCTGATAGTTGAATGCACCAAGGATTCTACTCAATTGGACTTTACAATCAGCAATGACATATCTACGGAACAAATCATCATTATAAAGGTCACAATCAGGAACTCTCACCAGGACATCAAGGATGACATCACTTTTCGGGAGTTCACCCAGGAATCTCAGGTTATTGGTCAACCTGTTATACTTGAAAGAAATCATATTCTGGAAAATCTGTCTGGACATATCAAGGAATGCCTCTGTACAGATATAATACATAGTGTTGTCAGCGGAGACCGCCATTGTCCTGTCATAGACAGACTGATAGACCATCCTGTGGAGACTCACATCACCGGAGTTCTTACCAAGGAGACCTGTGTTCCAACCTGCTTCACCTGACCAACCGCCAAGCGAATAGACCCCAACTACCGAGACAACACCTTCAGGAAGAAGATAAGTTCCCCTTGTATGACCTGTGTTCTTTTCCTCACCTTTCCTGAATTTCTCAACCACCTTGTTGTCACCGGGTTCTTTCATTGTATGGATACCCCTTCTAAATGTCCTTTTCCTGATTTCTGATTCAGGTATGGCTATGAACATCTCCTCAGTTGCATCCTCATACATCTTATAGAACATAGTCTTGGCATTCTTGGTCAGCTGGGCAATGGACTCAGCAGGAATGGTGAAAGGTATAGCACCATTCACAGACATCTCATTCTGAACACTCTCAACAAAGTCATTCAGGCACTCCACCTCTTCCAAATTAGAGCAATCAACAAGACTACTAACCTTACTCATTTCTTAAAATTCTTATATATGTTATTTATGACTTAATATGATCCTTTCCCATTATTTTGCCTGTGCATATGTCTTAAAATCAGGTATCATTTCTTTTCAAGTATTTTTAATATGGATTTGTTCGAGTCAGACACTGTATTTAATATAAAATCAATGAATTCTTCACAGAACTCTTTTGTTGTTTTATTGATTTTGAAATCAACCCAATGCTGCATACCATCAAATTCAGAAATTTCAGGAGAATAAGTATCTATAATTTTGTCATATAGATTGTTCAGTTCATTCTTGAAAGGCTTGATGGTCTGTTTCATTAAACTACTCTTATATGTATTAACATTTATTGTAGAAAAATTAACATATCCCATCTCTATATCTACTGTTGCATAAGCGCTTACCGGCAATATTTTAAAAAGAGGAATATGAATATGTCCATTTTTGTATTCAATGGTATCCATATTCACATAGGCAACTTTATATTTGGATATTATATGGTTATAGATGTCATCAAGATAGTCTTCTTTCTTGGAAGCACTACCATTACTCCTCTTGTGCATGTCTGCCCACACAGACTCACCTAATTTTTTGATAACAACAGGTTCTTTGACCATACTCAAAACAATGTCAAGAATCTTTATACAATCAGAATTCTTCATTGGACCGCTTTTGGTATCCACAATGTATGACCTTCTCAAAGTTGGGTATTCTAAATCATACTCCATTTCCAGATTGTCTACCAACTCAGGATAAGACTTGAACAAAATGGATGATATTGCGACACAAGATGGTTTTTCCACATCATAACCATTAAACCCAGTACCTTTTGTCTGATAGTTTATGGTGACAGGAGGTATTCTCTCACCTATTTTCTCTATGGGAATCTGTATGAGTTGAAGACTGGGGTTATTAAGAGAAGGATGTACATCAATATTTTCCACAGAACTATCTGTTGATTCATATGTGTCATCAAGATATTGAATGAACTCATTGAAATCCAATTTGTCAATATAATCATCTTCCTTTCTAATCTGTACTCCATTACTTCTCTTGTGAATGTCAGACCAGATAGATTCTTTTAAGTATGTCTTGAAATCAGGTATCATTTTCTTTTTATATATTTATCTATATCTTTATCTTTAAAAGTATCCATTATATCAATATATGTGTCTATCACATCTATTACAAATTTATTATCAATATCACCTTTTTTAGGTTTTGTACTAATATCGACAAAAACCCTACTATCATATTTACTTATTGGACTTTCTTTTCTTATTTTTATTAAATATTTTTGTTTTAATATTGATGATATACTATCCTTCAATGGGAAATCATATATATAACGGCTATAAACATCATATATTTTATCTTGTGAAATGAAGGAAATAGTTAGATAAACAATACTTGACTCATATGAAAATAAAGGTATTCCTATTAAACCGGATAATACCATAATTTCTTTATCTTTGAACTCATATTTCTTCTGTATATAATCTGAAAGACCTAACATATCAAGATAATTAATGTCATCTTCTTTCCTTTCCTGAGTACCATTACTCCTGCGGTGTATGTCAGCCCACACACTTTCACCTATATATGTTCTAAAATCTGGTATCATATCCTATCTAACAGTTTTTCATTTTCATTGGCATTATCAACAAAGAAGTCAACAACTTCCAGGAAAAATTTTGGTGTCAGTTCACCTCCACCCTTGGGGGTTATGACTATACCATTCACAAATACTGTATCATCCAAATCAAATGTATCCTTGAATTTCTCATATATCTCGGTTTTCTTGATGTGTCCATCCACTGATATATAATTTATTGAGCAATCATTCCAACTGGAAATGATGCGGAGAGCAGACTTTCTGTGTAATACCCTCTCATAATCACGGTCATACAATATGGGTACCGAGATGATACCGAATTCAGACAGACCAATTTCTGAAAATGCCATCTTGTCAAGTACCTTATAATGTTCCTTGAGATATTTGTAAAACTCCTTGTCATTCATATCTTCCTTCCTAATCTGACTTCCATTACTTCTGCGATGCATATCAGACCAGACAGATTCATTTGTCTTTTTCTCCAGGAAAAATTCAATCAATTTTACAAATGTATTATTTGATTTTGTCCAATCCTTTTCAAAAACACTAAATGTACTATGACCAAGTATATTTACATTAAATATCTTTTTAAGTCCAGGTACATCTACATATTTGTTACCACGTTGTATTAATATATTATATATCTTCCCATCAACTACATTAAAACTTAAATCAATTCCAGAGATAATATCTATTTCTATATGTTTTGATTTTTCATCTGAACTTTCAACAATAGAAAACCAATCTCCTTTTTCTGAATAGTTATCTTTAATGTAATCAGCAAATGTATCAAAGTTCATATGATTAATGTCATCCTCTTTTCTTACAATTTTTCCATTACTTCTTTTGTGCATATCAGACCAGACAGATTCATTCACCACTATTTCAACATATGGTTTTTTGACCATACTGACACATTTATCTATGATATCTATATAATGATGGAACTTGTATTTACCATTGACTATTGATATGATACCATTTTCATTCACATCATATTCCGGACCGAACACATCCCTGAAATCAGGATAGTCAAGGATAAATGAATCATAATAGGATATCCTTAATTCTTTAATCTCTTCTACCCTATAATTGTATTTCATTTCAATACAATATGTGTAAGAAAAACCATCATTATGTGTGTATTCTATTGGTGTTGAGAACACATGCTCTTTTTTAATTGGATTGTTCATACACTCCATATCTTTCCAGGCTCTTCCAGTCTTTCCTATCACATTGTATCTTTTATGCCAATAATCATAAAACTCATGTAATGACATATTGTCCAGACTGTCCTCTTTCCTTTCCTGACTGCCATTACTTCTCCTGTGCATATCTGACCATACACTTTCTCCAATATATGTTCTGAAATCCGGTATCATATTATCCAATCTTTATTTTCTTTGAGAAATCATCCACAGTAAGCTGTTGTATAGGTGAAGATGTCTGACCATCGGATGAAAAATGTTTATGATTGTTAAAGACCTTCATCAACTTACTACCCAATATGAGTTTGTCTTCTGCATCCGCAGTAATGTTCACGTCATTACAATCCAGATGAACCTTTGAATCAGTATGTATGGTGATGTCATTGTTCCTTGTATCTATGGACATACCGGCCCCACCAGCAGTCCTAATCTCCATATTTCCATATTTTGGTAATGAGATGACATTCCCATCACATTCTATTGTAAGACCTTTCTCAGGGATGTAATAGATTTTCATATAATCCTTTGACCCATCATCATTGTAGTCTTCAGAAAATGCAATGACTTTTACTTTCTCACTGGCATCAGCATTGTCATAGAGGATATCCTTCACATTACCCCTCACTTCAACTGCACCATAATAGACAATGTTGTAAGCATCTTTCACTTCAACATAAACCCTATCACCTTTTTTGGGTACAGAATAACTTCCATTGTTATAGTTCAATGATGGGGCAGGAAGTGCCCATGGAAGGTCATCATCAAGGATAACATATTGGCCATTTACAGTTTGAGTGTGAATTCCATAAACCCTTATCTGACACCTGTTTTTGAATGCTGGATCGTAATTATTTACTACAATTCCTGTTTTCATACATAAATATTTTTAGAAAGAGTCCTTAATATATAGATATTTATGAGATTCTTATACAATTAAATGTATTTTATGGCATCTGAAAAACCACAGCAACAACCCATAAAAAAGAATATGGTGTGGAGTACAAAGGCAATGGAAAGCTGGATGGCAGACCATGCAGAAGGTACATTCCACAAGGAAAACCCTTGGCTTGACAACCAGGTTGGTGTGAAGAGAGCGGGTTTGTTGTTTGACTATACAACAGAAGAAATAGAGGAACTGACAAAATCAGCAAATGATGTGATTTATTTTGCCAATCACTATGGTTATTGTATGCACGGTTCCCAGGGATATAAACCCATTACATTGAGAGATTACCAAGAAGAGATGCTTCACAGTTATGCCGACAACAGGTTCACCTGTTGTATGTCATCAAGACAGGTCGGTAAGACTGTGGTTGCTGCTCTTTTCCTTCTCCATGAGGCAATCTTCAATGTTGATAGAAACATAGGTATTGCTGCGAACAAACTCGTGACCGCAGTAGAAATAGTGGATAAGATAAAGGAGATTATGGACTACCTCCCATTCTTTATGAAACCTGGTATCAAGGTATATAACCAGACTATGATAGTGTTTGAGAATGGTTGTAGAATCATTGCTCAGGCAACTACCAAGAGGTCATTCATTGGTTTCACTATCCACACTCTTTACTGTGATGAGTTTGCTCATGTTGAACCTCACATCCTTGATGAGTTCTATGAGAACATCATGCCTACTGTTTCATCAATGGAAGACTCAAAGATTATCATCACATCCACCCCTAATGGATATAACAAATTCTTTGACATCTACCAAGGCGGTGTTGATGGTACCAATTCATATCACTCAATCAGGGTTGACTGGTGGCAGGTACCTGGAAGGGATGATGCCTGGAAAGAAAAGACCATAGCGGACTGCGGAGGTGAGGATGAGTTTATGAGACAGTTCGGTAATTCATTCTTGTCTACTGGTAACACCCTGTTGTCTCCAGACAGTCTTGCCAAGTTGCAGAAGGGAAGGGTGAAATATGTCAGGAAAGAACTTCCTGAAGTGGAAAAGAACTGGGAAGAAGAATACAAGGAACTCAAATTCCATCCTGACTTTGATGTTGATGAATTAAGAAACCCTAAAAAGAAATGGGTGTTGAGTATTGACCTCTCAGAAGGTGGTGGCGGAGACAACTCCATCCTGAATCTTTTCAATTTGAGGATGAAAACAAAAGACCTGATGAAAGATTTTCTGAAGGATCCAGACAAGGAAGTGAAGAAATCTGATTATTTCCAGTTGGTCCAGGTTGGCAGGTTCAAGAGCAACATCACCACATTGCCTAAACTGGCAAAATTGACATATGTCCTTATCAATGACATCATAGGTTCTGACAATATAAGGGTTGTTGTTGAATACAATGCTTTCGGTGGAGAGTTCTTGAGACTGTTACAGACAGTGTTTGGAGACAACAACAACTTTGATATGTCTTGTATCCTTAAATTCAACCACACCCTTGATGCAAAGGCAAAGAAATATGGTCTGAAAGTGAGACCTGACAACAAACCAGTCCTGTGTATCACCCTGAAAGGTATGATTTCAACTGACAATGTGATAGTGACAGATGATGATACTGTCGGTGAGTTCGAGGTATTCAGTAAGATTGGAAGTACCTGGAAGGCAAGTAGAGACCATGATGACCTGGCGATGTCCACTGTGGATGTGACAGCAATCTTTGACCACCCTTATTTTGAAGTGATGATGGAAGAGGTGATGGGTCTTGAAGAGAATGAAGAGATGTACAAGATACTGATGTCAAAGATGGATGAGAAATATGGTAATCTCTATGACAATTATCAGAACATCTCAAAGACCACCCCGGAAGAAGACTTGAGATATACAGGTACTGACTTTGGCGGATATTTTGGAAATAAAGGTATTTACAATTAATATGAAGAGATTAAGTAAAATTGATGAATCAGTCTGGGTGGACATTCATAAAAGAAGTAATGGAAGTCAGGAAAGAAAAGAGGATGACATTAATGTTATGGATATGGATATGTTCTTTGAATATCTACAAGGACTATATAAACCAACAATGTCAACATATAATGTGGTTATTTACCATGTTCCAAGGACTATGATTCTGGTTCCAATATCTATAAATGGGTTATATAGTTCCGGTTCTGTATCATATGTTTCACTGGAATTTGATAAAGTGTCTGATAAAAAAATTGTTACCCTTGATATAAGGTCTTTGCATAGACTTCCTGAAGGATGTGAATACAAGTTGAAAGAGATGTATAAGATAAAATATATGAGTGATTCTCCCAAAAGGCAGGCACATATAATTATAAATCCAAAGGATTCAAGTGATGTGACAAACAAATTCTACATAGAAATCATAGACTTTATGCTGGACAATATAAAAGATGGATATAACAGATTGGTAAAAAAAGTAGAATTGACATCTTATGTTGGTGAGAGTATCTGGGCTGATATGCATAAGAGAAGTAATGGTGAACAGGAAAGGAAAGAGGATAACATTGACAAACTTGATTTCCATGAATTTGTCTCATACCTCAAAGACACATATACAATAGATGACCAGACAAATTTCTTTGATATTGGTATATTCCCCACCAGGGGTACAGACATTGTGAACATATCAATACCGATTGAGAAAAAGGACATTTATGGAGAAGACAGGAATGGAAACAGGATGCTCACAATCGGTAAAGACCAAAAGACGGATGAGTTTGTGAACATAAGACCTAACAAGTATATTTTTCAACTTTATCCAAGAGAACTTGTCAAAACATTCAAAGATGATTTTGGTATTGATTATGATCTCCTTGAGTTGATTCCTAAAAATGGTAAGATAACCAACACTATGTGTGTTAAAGTGATAGACAAACTACTTTCTATTGTTGAAAGACCATTATTAATTAAAAAATGATAATTATGATACCTGATTTTAAAACATATATAGGAGAAAGTGTCTGGGCAGATATGCACAGGAGAAGTAATGGTAACCTGGAAAGAAAAGAGGATGACATCAGCAGTCTTAACAGGGATGGTTTATTTGAACATATTTTTAATGTGTATGAGATGATTAATGATTTTCCACGTCCATTGACATCACAGACATCACAGGCGCATACATATTTTTCAATACCTATATTCAAATCAAATTCAAATTAATTCAGATTGGATGCCAGTTTCCAATATGGTGTGATAACTAATATAACCCTGCTGGCGACCATTTCAGATGCAAGGGAGTTCAAGCAGGCACTACAAGACAACTTCAAGGTTACAATCAGGGATGATGATGCATTGAAAATAGAAGATAAGAATGGAAATGTGTCAAACCAGGTTTGTATGGATCTGATAAAGGTGATAGTGGAGAATGCTCCACAACCATTATTGAAAAAGAGGGATTGAACATCCCTCTTTTCTATTTCAAACCAAGACCTCTTCTTGCAAGATAAGTAACCTTTTCAGCATAGGTCATTTCTTTTTCTCCCTTTGAGTTTTTGGAGTGTTTTGAACCATCAGGAAGTGTAGGTTCATCTGAACTCTTATAAAGACTGTCATTACTTGAAGGTATATTCATAATATCTCCTTCCTTTACTGCAAATGGATTGAAGATATGGTTGGCATACATCACCAAATCTATCATATCCAAATCTTTCTTCACATTCCTCCACACAAAGGTATCAATCCTTCCATTACAATCCTGGTCAAGTTTCTTTATTGAACTACCTTCAATCCCACTTACATCAACCACAGGAATACACATATTGATGTACTCTTCATCATCATATCCCAGATATGTCCTCTTTGTATCAAGCAGTTTATCCATTCAAGAATCCTCCGATAGTTTTAATTGTATTCTCTCCAAATGTAGAGTGTGAGGCGGAAGTCTTGTGGTATTTACCATTGGTTTCAAACTTCATATTAACTTCCTGTTCCTCCATATTCTTGTCTTTCTTGAAGTTCTGCATCGAATCGACAGTCTTGTATGCATTAAGAACCTCACCATTGGTGAATGAGTAGAACCTACCCTTTGCACCATTGAACATATTCTCTATACCTGCATTATCCCTTGGCATACAGTGTTCAAGTTCAACCACGAATTTCACCTCGGTTGGGAAGTCATCATAACCCAGGGCATCCCCAAACTGGACACTGGTCTTTGTGACAGCCATATTTCCCATCATAGCGATTGGGTCAAGCGGATTACCGATAGTCACATGCCAGAATCCTGAAGGTTTTCCTGACAGGAGTGCCGGAACCGCCTGACCTTCACCGGCAACACCAATGTTACCACCAAGGAGATTACCTACCAGACCCTGTAAGAATCCTGAGCCCACATTCTTAATACCATTCCAAAGACCTTTGAAGAAATCTTCCGGACCATTGATGGAATCCATCTGTGATATTTTCCTGAATCCTTCCTTCACATCGCCGGCAAGACTGGCCAGGTATGCACCGAACTTACCCTTTCTCAACAAATCGGGGTCTCCATACTGCGGTGCGATATTCCTGTTACCATAGAAGATGGTCTCACCACCCCAGAATGTACCATAGTTTCCTGTGAGAATCAGGAAGTTGGACAAAATGTCCATCATAGCAATTCTCGGATTGACACACTTCAATGATTTCAATGAGTATTCAAAAGTAAGTGAGAAATTATTGGAGAATGTGAGACCCCTGGATCTGAGCTTCACCCTGTTGACCACATTGACATCACCATAGAGTTCTTCTCCATATCTGGCATTGAAGGTGTTTCCTTCATACTGGTGTTGTTGTGCAAACACATCCTGTATACCTACACCCTTTCCCTGTGCCATAGCAGACATCATCCACAGACTCTTCATCTGGGCAGTGGCACTGGTGCTTCCTCCAATCCTTGATTCACCTCTCAACAGTTCATCACTGATACCTGCCCTGGCTTTCATCTGGGCGGCCAAACCACCATCAGGGTTCTGAATGGATTCAGTCTTACCTTCCCTGTCCTCCCAGTTGGCACCATAGTCAAACTTCAAGATGTCCGACAGTTTGTTTCCAGTCTTCTCTCCCATATAAGTGACAGCCGTTGCAAGAGCAAAATAATCGTCAAAATAACCATTCATACGGTTGACATCAATAGCAGGCATATCCAGACCGAACATATGGTCTTCACAAGGTCTTGTGTACCTTCTCAATGTGATCATCTGGTTGTTTGGAATCTGGTTATAGTATTTCAGATAGATAAAATCCTGCATCTTGTACCTGGCAAGTCCATATGGGTCAAAATCCTCTGAACCATAATATGAGATGATGTTCTTATAGGTAGGATTTTTCTTATCCCTGAGGAATGCCGCCAGATACCTGTCCTTCATGATACACCTTTCATAGTCACTATACTCAGTGAAGTCTGCCTGGTTGGAGAACATTGGATAACCATTATATATGGTTCTATAGTTGATTGCCACATTGTCATTCATAATAGAATGAGGAAGCATCAACTTACCGTTACTCTCATCACTGGCAACAAAAAAACTCAATCCACCCTCCGCATCAGGTTTCAGGTTCTTCACTTCCGGTGGAAATGGAGTCATCCTGGAGTCTATGTTACAGGCATCATAATAAAAAGTATTTGGCATATATTGTAATATACAGTATATAAGTATTTATGAATAACCATAAATATTCTATATAAGGTTGTTTAGATATTTTTTTTCTTATGCAGGATTCAACAAGATATTTTCAATTGGCACCTGAAATACTGGTGGAGTACAATTACAACAATTTGATGGGAGCAGTAGACCAATATGGTGATGTTTCCGACCGTATTGTTGACTTTGAGGATGACGCATATGTTGTGGACAACAAATATTGTTCAAATAGGACATTCTTCTGCCGAGAATTCACGGATGTTTTGGATACTTTGAATGCAGACGGGAACAGAATAACCATAAAGAGGGATGTCAGTAACAATTTTGTACTTCCTGTCAACAAGTCTGAATCAAAATTTGCACAAGGTTCAAAAAACCATGTTTTTAACCGTGATTTTGATTTCCATATGTTCTCACCTTCAACAGGTAATGATGATATGACTGATGATATGCTTGTCGACAGGTTCAGACTGCATTTCACAAGCAAGAATTATTTTGGAAGTTATGACGGATACATCATCACTGTACATATCTATGATGGATTGAAGAATAAAATAGGTCTTCTTTCACAACTCATAAGGAAAACAGATGATGTAAATATCAACATAAATCCTGCCCTTATCAACCAGAAGTTATACACAACATACAGGGATTTCATCATTCCGAACATATCTGCATTGTTAAGTGCAGAAACTATCAGCAATCAACTTCCTGGTGCCCTTGAATTGAAGAACACCCTGTTCCCTAAAAGAACAATTTCAACAAACTATGACATTCTGAAGAACTCACCGGTGATGATGAGTATCTATGGTGTAAAATCCACATATGAAGTCAATGGTTATGAGAATTACAATGTAGAAAAAATCAATACAATCTACATCCCGATTGTCGATAAATCAAATGAGATGTCAATCCACGTGGGTGAGGCGGCAGATGGAGATTACTTTGAAATCTATCCTGAAATTGACAACAGGAATCTGTCATTCTCTGATTATATCTACAACCTTTCTGACGGGCATCCTGAACATTACATTGTCTTCTATGAACTCACCCTGCATGAACACTATACTGATTTGATGAATGTACCGCATGATGATATGACCCACAGGGAACAGTATATCATCAATGCTGCACAGCAGATAGATGACAACGGTGACACTGTATTGGAGATAAATGAAAAGGAACTGGACAGCGTTATGTATTACAGACCTGTCCTCAAACACAGTGGAAGGGTCGGTTGGTTCACCATAGATGTAAGGGTGAATATCATCAACACCTTTGACAATACCACAATAGTCAAGAAAATATCAGTTGATTATGGAACTCCCGTTGATGACCCACAAACTGTCAGGAATCAGAACAGTATCATTGTTGGAGATCCCAAGAAATACGGGAAGAGGATGAACAAGATTTACCTTGGAGATGTTCCGGCACAGGTGAATGTGTATAACAAGAAACCGGATCTGGATACAGATACAGTGAGAATCACCAATGCCAGCTCCAATGTGAAGATTGAAAACCACCAGCATTCGGTAATCGGATTCATAGAATGTGCCAATGTAGGTGTAACAATAGAACAGATACCAAAAGAGGTATTACAATAAATCAAAAAGAGAACCCCGAAAGGTTCTCTTTTCTTTTTCAAGTTTACTACATCGCTGCGACTGGGAAACCTCGGTTGTCCGGAGCATCCTACCTACTGGAAGGACTCTGTACGAGGATTACATTACCTTTGGACTAATGTCTTTACAAGGTTTTACTCTCCTGTTGGCAAGGCGCTTCTTTCAGGATTTATGGGTTATGTTCCTGAATACAAGGCTCGTGAGCAGCCCGACATTAATTATTCCCGGGGTCGGTTTCATATCCTCACTACTGCTTGGCAAGGTTCTAAACTATGATAGAACAACTTGAACTTATCAAGAATGACTTTTAGTCATCCTCTTTGTGTTTCTTTTTCTTGTCATCATCATCGTCATCATCCTTCTCCTCCTTGTCATCATCATCGTCATCATCATCATCATCATCTTTCTCCTTCTTCTTTGGCTCTTCTACCTTTTCCTTCTTCTCCTCTTTCTTATCTTCTTTCTCTTCCTTCTTTGGTTCAGAACCATCATTTCCCTTCTCATCACTGGCGACATCAGTACACATAACTGTCTCATCTTTCTCTACAGGGATGATTTCAAATGCCTTGTTCAACTCTGCATTACTCTTCTGGAATGCCTTTGTTTCAGGTGATTCTTCTTTCTCACCCTCTGCTATCTTCTGATTCCAGAAAGTATCATAATCTTTAATGGTACCCTGGTAGAAACGGATTTTCTTCAAGATGAAATCTTCCTGATTATCCACCGGAACCTCTTTTTTTACATTATCTTTACTCATAATCTAAATATAACAAATTATAAGTTATTTATGACTAACCCAAAATGGTCCAGATTTCCCTGAAATTGTAGAAGTCTGAATATGGGAGAACTACATAACCCCTGTCTGCAAAACCGACACCCCAGGAGTTCCTGATGATATATCCCTTTTCATCCCATCCTACAATGGTGATGGAGTGCCAACCCTCAATCTTACCACCAGTTTTCTTCCAGAACTGGTCTGCCTCTGAATCATAAACGGGCAATGCACCGAAGCATGGACCGTTAGCAATAAGGGCTGTTTTCAGATACTGCTCATTGGGGATGAATCCGACCGCTGAAATCTTCATAATACCCTTGTCAGTCTTCACACCTTTCTTTTTGAGGAAGTCAAATGCATCCTGATAGGTCATACCCTCTCCACCATGGGTCTTCTTTGAATAATAGATGTCGGAGTATTTGATGTGGTAGTCATTCTTGGTACCCTTCTTCACATTCTCCCTCCAGTTCAGCCAGCAGGCGATTGAGTGGGGGATACAATAGGGATCCGCACCCTGGTTGGTGACAGGTGACAGGAATGGTCTGTATGTGTACTTCTTGGGAAGACTCTTTGACTTCATATTGTACCTTGGAGTCTTTGAAGTAATCAATGATGGTATAAATCCGTATGTTTTCATTATTCAACAACTCTTTTATTTAGTATATAAAGTGTGTCCTGATAGGAACAAAGGGTATAGACAGTACCGGTAGAGTCTGTCATCTCCTTGATAAATACATATTTGTAAAGAAGTTCAGACCTGTCCTCGGATAAAACAGGTGAGGCAATCCAGTCTTCTTCAATGTTGAAGGAAAGTTCATCCACCATAATCACTGAATCCAACTGTGTCCTTGTCAAAGTGTCCTCTACAGCAATCATAGTATGTTCTATGATTTCATTGTCCACTTTCTTCTGACAGGTAGATACGGATAAAAGAAAAGCCAACAGAATGGCAATGATTTTATTCATATGTTGCAAGTGTTTTTGTTATATTTTATTTATGAGAAAAAGTAATACCTTATGAAGAACTACTATGATATTCTTGGGTTGAACAAGAATGCAACCCAGGATGATATAAAGAAAGCATACAGGGAGATGTGCAAGAAATATCACCCTGACAGAACTGGTGGTGATGACACCAAAATCAAGGAGATCAATGAAGCGTATGCAACCCTTGGAGATGAGAACAAGAAGAGGGAGTATGATGCCCAGAATGATATGGGTGGATTTTCCGGATTTTCCAACTGGTTCAGAACTGGTAATTCATTCAGGATGGCATCAGATGTAAACATGAATATCACAATAAGTCTGGAAGATGCCTATTTTGGGTGTAAGGTACCAGTGAAGGTGAATGGAAAACTATATTCTGTTGATGTCCCGAAAGGAACACCAAACAAGAAGATGTTGAGGATACCCGGACTTGGACAGTCAGGATATAATATCCATGGACAACAGACAACAGGTGACTTGATTGTGACTGTATTTGTACAAAATACAGAAAGTATGACATTGAATAACAATGGGTTACTGGAAGTACTTTATGTTGTTGACTGGATAGATGCCATTCTGGGTGGAGAAGAAGAGATAGACATCTTTGACAAGAAGGTGAAAATCAGGATTCCCAAGTACACACAGAATGGAGGTTATACCATCATTGGAGGAAAGGGGTTCAGGAAATTTGACAGTGATGAGTGCGGTAGTCTGAAAGTGAACTTCCTTATCAGGATGCCAAAGAGTCTGACCGATGACCAGGTAAAGGAACTGCAAAAAATAAAAGAGAGTCTGAAATAGACTCTCTTTTTATATGCTTCTTCTATAATCAAATATTGGTTTTTCAGCTGTATTTGGGAATATATTTACAAAGACTCCATTTTTTGGTAATACTAAATATTTTGCGGATATGAGAGTTGATGTGAAAAATCCATTAAAATAAACACCTGTTGCTGCTTGATTATCAATTTGATTGAAATCATATGTAGCATTTCTAAAATTGTCTTCACTCCAATTTTCACCATTGTATCCATAAAATAAAGAACCTATGTTTCCATATGCATTGAATTCAGCAGTACCATAAATATGCGTACTCCATCTTGCACCATAAGAACCACCATAATAATTTGAATATATTCCTGGATTTTTAGATATACCACTTCCACCAGTTCCTCTAAATTGTAAAATATCACCAGTATTAACATCTATTGTGTTATCTGACATACTAATATATTTTGTTGTCCAGGATTCTCCAAAATTTTTTGTAAATTGATACTGTTTAGAACTTTCTACATTAGAACTACCACCACCAACACTATTACTTGCTTTAATATTTAATGTACCAGATGTTAAAATTTCCAATGTGAAATATTGTTGATAGTACTTTTCATACTCTGTCAAGTTATACCTAACATCATTATTTACACAAGAAATTATAGGTTCCAAATATGGGGTGTGTGTATAGAGATTTGTTTCGTCACTATATTTATAAAAATTATTACTATCTTGTAAAGTATCAAATCTTTTTACATATTTCATATTGTAACATATGTTTTTTTATCTAAAAAGTGGCCCGTTTCTATATTATAAGAAAAGAAGGTTAAAATACAAAGTCAATGACATTGCTTGCTACACTTGTGTCACACAAAAAGTCAATGTTCACCTTTGCCTCATACTTGTTACCTGAAATCTCCCTTCCTGACAATCCTCTTTCCCTGTAGTAGGTCTTGAATGCCTTTACAACAACAGTGATTGTATCAAGGTCTGTGGCCTTTGTGAGGTCAGAATAGTTTGTCCTTCCAATGAAGAGTTTACCAGGTTTCTCAACAATGATGTTTGGAAGAATCTGCTCAACCAGGAACTTCTTCAAGACTTCCGGGTCTGCATTGTTCTCTGCATCTATGATGTAACCTCCGAATGACTGACCATTGATGGACTCATTCATAAGGTAACCCAGTTTGGAGATGTGTTCAACCGGTCCGCCAACCCCCTGGCAGTCAAACCAGAATGGGATTCTCTCCTCAACCAGTTTGCAAAGGACTACCTCAAATGTGTTCTTGAAATCATTGTTGGTGAGTTTCCTTCCTTCTCTTTCATTCCTATAATTTGATAAAATTCCTTCATTGAGGAATTGTTTCCAAGATGGCATCATAATCTTATACTGTTCTAAATATTACTATAATGTATTTATGAAAGACCATAAATAACTTATGAGAAAATTGAGTCAAATAACCGAATCAGTCTGGGCTGACATTCATAAAAGGAGTAATGGGATTCAAGTAAAGAGGGAAGATGATGTGAATCGTATGGATTTCACTACTTTTTATGATTATCTTGAATTAAAGTATAAAGACAAGTATGTATATATAACAAAATCCAATACTTGGCTTTGTGTTGTACTTGAGTATGCCATTAATTTGATTGTTCATTATAGTAATAATAAAATCAAGGATATTAGAATAGAATCACTTGATGAACATTTCTTCTCATTTTCAAAAGAGTTTAAAGAAAACTACAAAATAATATATAAAGGTGACAGTAAATTTGAAATTAAAGATAGAAATAATGTTGTCACCAATGAAACTGTTGATAAATTCATTGAATCTTACTACAATAATATAATATCAGATAGTGAGTTTAAAATTCTTAATACATATTGTAAACAGTTTGCCAAAACCATTGCCAATGATGCAAATATTACTTGTGATAAATTCATTGATTTTTTGTTGAATCAATTAAAGAAATATGGGGATCTTAAACCTGTAAAGATTACGGATTTTGTTAAATATAATTGGGATGATATATTGAAACTCATTAAACAAGAAAGTACAGGATTGGAAGAATCGGTCTGGTCTGACATTCATAGGAGGAGTAATGGTGAACAGATGAGGAAAGAAGATAAAATACCTTTTTCATCTCTTGATGATGGAAACATCTCAAACCTTTTCACATATATCACACAAAATTATAAATCCATATACCCAAAATATGATGCATATTGTGTGAATGGTAACATCATTATACCTATCACATCTGATTATTCAAAGTTGATGACAGTGACGCAATATTTTTTCCAGGGTGATGAGGATGAATTGGAATATGTTGTGGTAACTAATGATTTGGTTGACAAGATTGATCCTGAATTATATGATTATACAGAGAAGGATTTTGGGTCGGATATACAAACCAAAATCATTGTTGATGACGTGATGCCAAAATCCAGATTTGTACAAATCCTTGACAGTATCCTTGAGAATGTTCCCAACCCAGTATTGAAGAAGATAGGTGATGTCAAGGAGTCTGTCTGGGCAGACCTTCACAAGAGAAGTAACGGGATACAGGTTAAAAAAGAGGATGATATCAATCATCTGGACCAGGATGGGTTGTTTGATTACATAAATGACAATTATGTACCGACAAGCGAATATAGTTTTGATAATGAACCTTTAAAAAAACAGATAGATGTACCTTTTCTTCTTTCTGAAATTGCAAGTTATGGATATACCGCTGTTTTGAAATTTGAGAAACGTGGTATGGTCTTGGTTTTGAGTAAAGATATGGAAAAAGAATGTCCTAATGCATATAATTTGATTAAGGATAATTATATGATATCAGACTTTGATAGATTCCTGTTTTCTATATATCCAAAGAATGGTACCAAGCGGATAGACAACAAATTCTTCATTGATTTTCTGGATTTCTTGATTGACAATGTGAAGGATACTGATAAAGAAAAACTAATAATAAAGAAGAAATGATACCTGATTTCAAAGCATATATAGGAGAAAGTGTATGGACTGATATGCACAAGAGAAGTAATGGATCTGAAATCTGTAAGGAGGACAGAAACAAACTTACTGATGGGATTGAAAAGGCAAGGAAACAGGAGTTTGTACATTTAAAAGAATGGAGGACTGGAAGGGACTATGCATTCGCACTATGTAATTTTGGAGCGGACAGTTATGATGAGCCAGGACTGTATCTCAATTCAGAAGAACTGGTTGAACTGAGAGATCTTCTTGCTGACACTGAATTTGAAATAGCCAGTGTTCCGGCCTGGGATTTATTGATCAACAGGTCATTTGAGAGAAAGAAGATTAAAGGATACTGGCATTATATATTTGATGATGGTGAAAATAAACTCTATGTACCTAATTTTGGTTACATTTCAGAATATTATGCACGGCATCCGGAACAGGAAGAGAACATATCAGGATTAGACAAGAGAAGTCATACACCTTATGGTGCTTGTTTGAAAGATGGTGCTTATTACATAATGCTTTACAATGAAGATAAATCATTTATGGATAAGTTATACAAGAACCAAGACGGACCTCTTACAGATAAGTTACAAGTCCGTCTTGTGAAGAAAATATCATAAATAACTATATAAGATTTAATAGTATGAAGAATATTAAAGAAAGATTGACTGAAATCATAGAGCAGGCAAGTTGTGAGACACAAAAGTGTGCCAACTGCAAGAGTTACAATGGTAACGGTTGCACATTCGGTTGCCTCAATGAGAGGGTGAAGATGACATCACCAAATTATTCCTGTAACAATTTCAATGGAAGGTATGTCTTGGAAGAGAAGACCATTGACGTGTTGAGAGACCTTTTGAAGATTGCAGAAAGACTGGATGAGGGTGAGAAGAACCTTGACCTTCTTCTTGAAGGAAAGATTACAGAGAAAGAGTTCAATGATATTGTAGGTTAATATGAGCAATGATGTCTTGAAATTTGATGATTTTGTGAATGAGGAACTGAACCTGAACAGATTTGACAATGGTGTTTGCAGGTTCAGTGAAAGGTGGTTCTATTACAACCTTGATGATGACATCATCTATGGAAGTGATGAGAAACCTGTTCTGGATGACAATATCTTGTTTGCATTCAATCCCATCTCCTGCACTATCATAATGGATGGTGAGGAACGGCAGTATGATGTGAACAATCCTGTATGTCTCATTCATTATGACCTTATGAACAATGAGGTGTTTTTTTACACGGATAATGCCCTGGAGTTCTTACAGATGGAACTGAACTTCCCTGGTGATGACATTACATCAGTCCGTTCAAGGCACAGGTTGGAATACCTGTTCCAGAATCAGAATGATGACAAGTTCATCCTGATATATGGAGACCAGATGATTGCCTCTACATTCGATGTGATAGAAGAAAATTAAAACAATATAACAATTATGGAAATTACAGAATATCTTTTGAAGTTTACCACATATCAGAATTATAGAAACTGGGTAAACAGTAATGGTACATTAGCTGCAAAATGTGTATGTCTGGTGAGTGATACAAGTAGAGTTTATTTTCATGGAACACTTGACTTAGAATAATAGAAACCTACATAGAGAGCAATGAGAGCAGGATTAAAAAATCCTGCTCTTTTTCATAAATAGTATATAATCAAATTATTGGAGACATATGATATACTTGCATGAGTTTGACAGAATATCCAAATTTAATAAGAAAACAAAATCAATATATCCATATGTTGAATCCTTTGTTGCTGGTGGTAAAACATATGTATTGAGTCATGAAGATGTTATAGACTGTCAATGGTATTGGGTAAATGAAAATGACAATGAAGATGTTTTAATGACATTTAGAAGAAACCCCAAAGTTGGTATAACACAATTACAACAAGTATTGGATACACATAATACAACCTATAATACTGCAAAAGAAAAATATGATATTATCAATGAATGGTCTGGTGCATTTGATGGAACATATATTGATGATAATTATGTACCTATAGAAGGTTATTGTGTAGAGATAACTTCTGTAAACATAAATGATGATTGTTACACAGAACCATGGGTTTCCATAACAGATACAAGGAAAATAGAAGTTACATATAGTTCTTCTTGGCTGTGTGGCATATATGAATATGTTGGAGAATATGATGTATTTGAAGGAATTCCAGACTAATAAAAAATATTTAATATTATGGATAATTATTTAGGTAAAAGACATATTTGGAAAAAGGTTGATGATAATCATTATATATCAACTATCAATGAACAGCCAGAGATAAATGATGGGGTTTGTGAGGTATTATTTAATAATTATTCTGCTACAGATTATCATGGAGGTGTCGCACGTGATGGTAATAAAGTCATTGCTGTTTTTGATGAAACTGTTACCAACTTCAATTTTCCAAAGTATCATTATGTAAATATGCCTTTGACTATTGAGGCAAAACGTGCATGTGAATTTTCTATTTCAAGATGGAATGATAATCTTGATAGTAATGAACCATTCACATCATCAAATTTTTATTACAGGACATCAACTTCTGGTAATTGGGTACCTTATACATCTACTAATACTATAAGTTTGAATAAAGGTGACATACTTCAATTCAAGGGTGATTTTACTGACCATGAATATAATATGGAATTTTACACATCAAAATCAAATTGTATTAAAATATATGGAAATCCTTTATCCATTCTTGACAGTGAGAACTATGCAACATTAGACCATTTTCCTAATGGTGATGATGATGTAGGGTTTATTAGTTTTCACCTTTTTGATCATTGTGGTATAACGTTCGGTTATGATATTGACAATTATCCATATGTGTCATTTCCATTTGATGTGTCAAATGTTTTTGGTGGGAATCTTCCTGTATAAAATCAAAAAGGGTTGGAATTATCCAACCCTTTTTTGTTACCCGGGTGTCTAACCAATCCCTGACTACCCTGTCGGCAACATTATTTGTTATATTTATGTAGTGATTATTTGTTTTTGTCAAGAAAAAACATTATCTTTGTATCAGAGATATAACAAGTAAATATGAAAAAAATACCAAGACCAAAATTCTATGTTCTTCAGAAGGACTTCAATGATGGCAAGATAAAACCATATGATGTCCTGACTGTCGTGTTCCATGAAATACTGACAGAGAAGGATACAATCAAGAAAAAATCATTCTGTATCTCCGGAGAAAACTGGAAGCCTATTCCTGTCAGAACAAAGGAACATTGCTTCAAGTTTGTCAAGGACATCCTTATGTATCATTTCTGGGGGAATGCCACCTGGGAATATGTTGCAATTGACTGGCCTTACAGGGACACCATAAAAGAATCCAGACCTGTCAAGATTGATGTCTATGAACAGTTGGAACCGAACCTTCCTCTCATTGTGGATCTGGTCTGGGATTATCTTGAACCAAAGGTGAACAAACTTAAAAAGAAGGAAAATGAATAGTTTTATACTTGAAGAACTGATGGATGAACTGGCCATCAATTTGGGTGTTGTCACCAGTACCAGTCAGGAAGATGTGAAAGAGCGCATTCAGAAAGACAATTGCCAGGATATGTTTCCTATGGTGTCCAATGAGTTCACCAATGACAGCGGGTTTACTGTCAGTATTGATGAAAGTAAATTCTTGAATGACAAAGATTATCACTATGTCTGGCTTATTGGAAGTGATAATGAGGGCAATATGAAATTCCTTCTTTGTATCAGAGAATATGAGAGGGAAAAGACTCTCTCCATTGAGGCATTTGAAGTGAACAAGGATATGAGGGGATATGGTATCGGTGGTAATGTTGTTTCTGTCATTGAATCGGTTGCACAGAATTTCTTTAAGTTCATCTCTGTAAGTCCGTTTGATACGGAGGCAATGAACTTCTGGAATCATATGGAGTATGAAGAGAGTAAGAACGGCCATTGGGTTAAAAAGTTATAGGTATGGAAAAGGTAACTGAAAAATGGTTCAAGGACCATGGATGGAAGAAGTATGAAGACAAGTACAAGGTGTGTGATGACCAGCCTGGTTATGAAAGCGCTGTCAGACATTCCATCCAATACAGTCTGAACACCGATAACATAAATGCCAGATGGGATTGTATTGTCTATGTTACTCCTCCTGGAAGATACAACAGGAAGAAAAAGGTTGAGAGGTTTTATATGTTCTGGGCCAAGGGTAAAAATGGTTTCCAGGTTGAGAACAGGATTTCTCACAGGAGGTTCAATGTGGATCAGATTGAACAAGCTCTTAAGGTCATAGGGTTTGAGGGATGATATACACTGGTTATTATAGTCTTGTCCACAAATATACCAAGGCGGGTCTGAAACTAATAAGTATATCTGTTTCTGAACCTCCGCTCATGCCACTGGATGGGAAGATACCTTCGCTGGCCCCGGACAAACAGATATTGTTTGACTTCAAGAACGGTGTCATAGATGAGATGGAATACACCAGCAGGTATCTCACCCAACTTGACAATATAGGGATAAGGGAGATATTGAGACACATACATAAGTATGGAGATGATGTGGTTCTCCTTTGTTGGGAACATCCTTCTAAATTCTGTCACAGACATATCTTGGCAGACTATATCAACAAAAGAACGAAACTAAATATAGAAGAATATCCAAATGGAAAATCAACAGTACAAATTTGATTTCAGTTTTCTGAAGACCTCAATCTGGATTACGGTAATTCTGGCAATTTTTAAGCTGGCAGGTGTCATCAATATTGATACTATATGGGTTTTTATACCTATCTTCATTGCCCTGGCACTTATGTTTTTCATTGTTTTCCTTATTGGACTCATTGTGATTTATCTGGTTGCAACAGGTGCTGTAAATACTGATAATGAGACCAAAACAGAAGAAAAAACAGAGGAAGAGTCATAAATATCTTAATACAACATAATGATTATAGTATGACTATCAGGGAAATAATCAATGGACTTGAAGAAAATATCATTCAGTTGAAGGAAGAGAATGTAAGACTCAAAGAAACACTCAGGAATGCCATTGAAGAGAAGTTACAGTTAGAAAGGGAACTCCATTCATTGAAGAAGAGACGGCCCAAGCCTGAATTAAAACCCTATGTTGCACCTGAAACAAAGGTGATTGACAATGGTGATTCAGACACACCTGTGGAGGTGAAACCGAAGAGATCCAGGAGAAGAAAGGAAGTTGTTGAATAAAATATAATAGGTTATGGCAGAATTGAATCTTGCTCTCAAAAAGGAAGTTTTTGAGGCATTGCAAAACAAGGAAAGTAATGAAATTCCCATCAAGAAGAATAATTGGTGGAAGAAAAGGTTGATGGACACTGATACCGGAAGGTTCAAGTGGTTTGATGAAGTGGTTGCCTCCTGTGGTAGTTCAGACAAATACAGGTATGAGATTGACCACATTGAAGATCAGGGTGACCAGTATATCATATTTGTTGTCCTGGACAAACCAGTTGAAGATGAACCACAGTATGAAGATCAGGGCGATTCTGATTCTGATGTGGAAGATATTGATGGTGAGGTCAATGTAGAAATCAAAGGTGACATCATTGAACCTGACATCATTGAACCTGAAACAATTGAACCTGAAGTGATTGAACCTGTTGTGGTCAACAAGGAAGAACCAGTTCAGGAAGATGAGAAGAAGGATGTCAAGGTTGCCATTCTTGAAGTCTTTAACAAGTTCTGTAAGATGCCAGATGTGTATGTTGTGAACCTTCCACATGTAGTCATCAGGAACAGCGGTATGATTGTGGGTTGCAACAGGAGACTCCTTGCTGACAGGGATTCTGATGTGAGAATTGATTTCAAGAGAATTGAAATAACACAGACCACAGGTGTATCTGATGAAGAATACCTTTATGAGATTGTGAACTACCTGGAAAGTCTTCTGAAGAACAGTTATGTGTTTGTAAACAAGAAATATAGCGGGTTTGCCACAAGTGATTTCGGGGAACTTATTTTCAAACTGGCAGTTGTACCAAAAAAGAAATACCTTTTCATCAGAAAATAATTGAGAGAGTGAGATAATCACTCTCTTTTTGTTATATTTAGTTTGGTAAAGTTATTAAAATTATACATATGACAGATTTGAAAGATTTTGAAAAATTTGCACAGGATAGAAGAATCTCTTCTACCACTCTTGGAAGGTACACCTCTATCTATGGGGGTTATATCAATCCTACCATTCTTGAAGAGAGAAAAATGAATATAACCCAGATGGATGTGTTCTCCAGACTGATGCAGGATAGAATCATCTTTCTTGGAACAGAGATTGACTCCGATGTGGCAAATATCATTACTGCCCAGCTCCTGTGGCTCAACAGTATCTCCGATGAGGAAATCACCCTTATGATTAACTCTCCTGGTGGTGTCTGTTATGATGGTCTTGCCATCTATGACACGATGAAATCCCTTTCGTCAACCGTCGCAACGCAGTGTGTGGGTATGGCTGCATCTATGGGTGCAGTTCTTCTGTCAGCAGGTGAGAAGGGTCACCGTCTTGCCCTCCCTCATTCCAGGGTTATGATCCACCAACCTCTTGGTGGTGCAAGAGGTCAGGCAACAGACATTCTCATTGAGGCTGAACAGATTCAGATTTTGAAGAATGAGTTATGCGGACTCCTGGCTGAGAACTCTGGTCAACCTATTGAAAAGGTTCTTGCAGACTGCGAGCGTGATCACTGGATGATTGCCCAGGAGGCAAAGGAGTATGGTCTTATTGATGAAATTATCACAAAGAAGAAATAGTTATGAAACAAATTTACAAAAAGAAACCCGAATACCTGGATGTGGTATTTGTTGCTGATGACTCACAGAGTATCAAGGATGTGTATGATGTTGCCGGTATCACTAATGCATCCATTTCATTTGATGCTTCCGGTGAAAGAGTCATCATCCTTGAAGATGGTACCAAGATAGGTATCAATGACATTGTGTTCAAGGACAAGAAATCAGGTAAACTGGTTGTTATGCCACAGGAGAAACTTCTCCAGTTCTATGATTTGTATAACGGTGAGAAAGTTGAAGAATAAAGATTATGGGGTACAATATCAACACCAATGACAAAAATGTATCCACCACTGCCGAGCCACAGGCAACAGGGTGGAACATTAATAAAATCTATAACTCAGAATTCACTGTAGATTCCCTTATGCAGACATTGGAAGTGATTGACACTTTCAAGAGACACTATCCCAATGATGAGACAATCAAGGATTTTGAAAAGATTGTCCGTCAGGAATTATGTATGTTGTTTGGTGGAACCATTGATGATTTGACAGATGAAGATTAATGTTGTAACAGCACCTGAACACAGGTATTTCCCTCCACATTCATTGAAGATTTTCCTTGCAGGAGGTATTTGTAAATGTGTAGAGTGGCAGAAAATGGTCATTGAAGAACTCCTGGAAGACGGTCATAATATCCAGAACCGTAATACCAATGATCTTTATATCCTGAACCCAAGAAGGGTTGACTGGATTGATGAACCCGGAGCTGCTGAAAGACAAATAGAGTGGGAGTTTGATATGCTGGAAAGATGTGATATGTTCACTATGTACTTTGCCGGCGGGGAATCAGATCAGCCAATCTGTATGTATGAACTGGGAAGGAATATCCTAAAGATGAGATATGAACATCCTTCCTCCTGGACAGACAGGATTGTCATTACATGTGACAAGAATTACAAGAGACTGAATGATGTCCTTGTTCAGACAAGACTTGCTTCTGATAATCTTATAACTGTGAATGTTGTCGAGGGTGAAAGGGAATCCATATTGAAGCATGCAGAAGATATAAAGACATCTATAAAATATATTGGCAATGAGTAAAGGCGTTATTTCTATGGGCATTCCTGCCCCTATGATCAGGGAAGGTGATAACCTGATTGGTATCATTGTGGATTCCATCCTCAATGCAACCCTTGTGAATACAAAACTGGTTGATTACAAGAATCCTGAAACCGGTAAATGGGAATTGAAAGAAGAGAAAGTATATGACATTGATGACAAAGATGTCATTGGTATTACAGAGTCCATTGTTGCCAGGGCACTTGGTCAGTATGTTACTGTAGATGAGATCGCTGCTGACATCAAAAAGAAGTTTGGTGATAATGCCACCATCGCAGTTGCCTGTCCCATCTATTCAAGGAATAGATTTGCCCCTATCCTCCGGGGTATTGCAAGGGCGGCTAAGAAAATCCTCTTTGTTATGCCTGAATATGATGAGGTTGGTAATCCAAGAGGGGTCAATCCATTCACTGGTGTTGACATTGAAAAGTACTATCAGGAAATCTGTGAACAGGAGAACTGTGAATGTACCTTCAATGAGGATTGGGGAAACAACAGATATGCACTTCTTGATTGTACACTCCATTCTACAAGGACTGAAAAACCCACAAAGCAGGTCTTTTACCGCCTGGATGAAATCTGTTCAGACAAGAGTCCTGACTGGGGACTTCTTGGTACCAACAAATCAACAGAGGAGAGACTGAAACTGTTCCCTTCCGTCAATTCTGCACATAAACTCTGTCAGGTCATCAAGAAGGAACTCAAGAAAAGGACAAAGAAGGATGTCATTGTCTGTGTCTATGGTGACGGTTGTTTCAAGGATCCTGTCGGAGGTATCTGGGAATTTGCTGACCCTGTGACCATGCCTGCTTACACTGACTGGGAACTGATTGAATCCACGCCTAATGAGATTAAACTCAAGGCATATATTGATGAGGGTAAGTCACAGGAAGAGATTGATCAACTTATCAAGGAGAAACAAGACCTTACCGGTTCAATGTCTGCCCAAGGTACTACACCAAGGATTATCCGTGACCTCCTTGCATCATTGATGGATCTCACTTCCGGGTCTGGTGACAGGGGTACACCAATTGTGCTTGTAAAGAACTATTTTAGGAATGTATAACTATGGATGATAAGCTTGAATTGAAAGATGGTTCAATCTGGATTTTGCAAGATATTAAAAATGTTTTTCAGGAACTATATGATCATTATAGGAATGTTGTAAACAGAAATGAATATCTTATGGAAGAAAATAAGAGACTCAAATCTGAAACCTATAAGGATGAAGAACTTGCAAAGATGAAGATTGATTATGAGAAAATGAAGGATGATTATCATCGTGGTTTTCCAATATCAAAGGAAGAGGATGAGAAAATCAAAGAATGGATGGATGAGATATGTAAGGATAATGTCAATGTTGGTGCCATTGGTGGTAGATTCATATATACATTTATTCCTACATCCATAGGTATCATTGGCAATGTGGAAGATTCTGTTACAGGGAAAAAGTTAAGTTTTCAAGATTTACTTTAATATGAAAAAGAAAAAGTGTTCTGCATTTGAGGAGATGTTGATGTGGACATCTTACAGGTACTGTATTGGAAGACACACCTATGTTACATCACTGGCTGGTGAGATTGCCCAGAACTACTATGACAGACTGGATGATGACAGACTGGAATTCACTGCGAATGACATTCGCAGGGAAATCTATGACAAGTTGCAGTGGTTACCTTTCAAGTTTGAAATTCATAGGATGTACAATGATGATCCATTGAATCCCATTGAAGCATTGATGACATTTATTGACAGAGTTGGTATAAATGATATGAAACAATTCTTGTCATATTCCAATATAGAGTATGATGTACACAATGATAAATTCAATTGGGAAAAGAAGAACCCCACTATCAAGTCTTATTTCTCCACCAGTGACATTGAAGACCTTCTCCCCTGGGCGGATTTGGCATCATGCTTTGACAAGAAGAACCACAAGATGGTGACCCTTGAATATGAAGGTGAATTGTACACATACAGGTGTTTCAAATCCTGGAGAAGACGTACTGTTCCCTGTGAGGACAAACCTGGTTGGTGTAGAGTAGTTGAGTTTGGATGGGAACCGGTCTGGATTGATATTGATTCATATCTCAAGACTGGAAATACCAACAAGGTTTTGAACAATGACTATATCAAGGAGATAGAAGATTTGTGAATAATGGAAATAAAATTCTATGACTACAATCAGGAGAACCTTGAAAAGGTCTATGCTGATTATGTGAAAAAGGTCAATGATAATCATGATTGTTGTATCTGTACAAATGCACTGTGTATGGTGAACTATACTAAACCAAAAATCAACAATGGAAAACCATCTGAATATATCAGTACAAAGTACAAAATTATGACATCTACACTTTTAATAAAATGGGATGATGGTGAATGTTATGTTGAAAAGAAACCGTTTACCCAATTCTCGTTTGGAAACATATCCAATGTCATCAAGTTTGCCAGGATGGAAGATATTGATTGGGACAATGTATGATTAAGTTTAGTGAAATAGCGACCTTTCTCCGGAAACATGGTTACACAGACTATGAGACAATCCCAAACCACAGGGTGTTCTATGAGTTTGGGAAAATGGATTTTATGTACAATGAGTGTGCCAAGAAGTTTGATATGGACTACAAGGATGGAAATGTGGAGAAGGTTGTTATGACACAGTTCTGGTTTGGAACCACATCATTCAAGGACATATTCACAATAGAAGATTTGGAGAATTCTGTATAGAAAAGGAGAGGTTTCAAACCTCTCCTTTTTGTTACCATTGAAGTAACTTGGGTGTATATGTGAAACCAATCGTTAATCCAAACCCCACGGTGGGTATGAACTTTTGGTTGAAGAAGTCATAACTCAATCCTACATTGGGACCGACAGCCAGGCCAAATCCCCAGGTTTTTCTCAAACTCCTCTCATATGCCTTTCCAGAATCCGCCACAATTCCCATTCCTGAATTAAAAACAAGTCCAGGATAATCGGACCTCAAATGGATGAAGGTCTCATTAGTTTTGGTGTTCCTTTCCAACCATCCTTCCACGAAGATGTCCTGATTCAATGTGAATGTGGCATCTCCCGTGAAGAGTTTGTTTTCGTTCACGGAATAGGGGATGTTCACAGAAAATGAACGGCTGGAATTTCCGAACACATCTGACCTGTCAAACTTGATGGATCCACCTTCCACCTCTGCATCCACTTCCTTGACTATTACTGTCTCTACTGTCACGGTATCTGTAATGTTCATATGGGAGTTCATATAAGTCAGATACTCCATATTCTTCTTTTTGAGAAGACCAATACTGTCTCTCAATTCTTTCTGTGTAAGCTGGTAGGCATGCTTTTCTGCATTAGACCTTCCAAGTTCATCCTTGTAGTTGACTATCTGTTCAGTCAGAGCCTTCTCATTGTTATCCATCCTGTCAATCTCCTTTTTCAAACCTTCTGACCTTCCACACTGTCCGATAGATATAGCAATGAGGACTGTAATGATGACAAGAAAGATTACATCCTTAAATTTTTTAATTATTTCCAAAAATTTCTTCATATAGTTTAAAAAGGTAGTTTTTCATCATCAATATAGTCTTCAAGTTCCTTTGAATACACATCCCATTTCTTCTTGGTATATCTCAAAATACTATCAAGTTGTTCTTCTGTATAATTTTCATAATTTATATCCTGCATAGAATCTGAAGTCTTTACAGCTGTTGCAAATGTGTCATAAGTAAGTTTTACTCCATCATTTTCCCAGTTTTCTATAACATATAATTTAGCATATCTATGAAGACTCCTATCAATGAAATCTTCCATTTCATCAATAGATAATTTGTCTTCTTTTCTTTCAAGACTTCCATTACTCCTCTTGTGCATGTCCACCCACACACTTTCATTAATAAATGTCTTGAAATCAGGTATCATTTTTGGATTTTTCAGAAAAAGTTGTTATATTTGATATGTAAGTTATTTATGAATATTATGGAAATTATAGTACCTATCGGAATCTCTGGCTCCGGAAAGTCCAGACTTTACAGAATGAGATACAGTGATTATTCACTTATATCTCCTGAAATTATCCGCAAGGAATTGACTGGTGATATCAATAATCACGACAAGGATGACGAAGTTCTTATGGTTGTCAGACGCAGAATCGGTGACATTATGGATGAAGGTAAGTCCATCTTCTATGATGACACTAATATAGATACCAGAGATCGTCAGGCATTTTCAAATTCATTTATAGGGATACCTGATGTGAAAATCATTTATGTGGTGTTACCTGCTGATGTTGAATTGTCTCTCAAAAGAATTGATGAGGATACAAAGAACAATATTGAACATTCAAAAGCACCTGATTATGTTTTAGATGTTCAACTTTACAAGTACACATATTCTCTCAAAAATAACTTTGAGGGAGAGAATGTACAGGAAATCATCTATGTAAAACCTGGTGATCTTGATTAAATAAATTAAAAAGACTATGGAAGTTATCATACCTATCGGAATCTCTGGTTCTGGAAAGACCAGACTTTATGAGAAGAGATATAAAGATTATGAGATTATATCTCCAGACCTTATCCGCAAGGAATTGACAGGTGACATCAGTAATCAGAAAAGGAACAAAGAGGTGTTCCAGATTGTTGACAAGCGAGTCAATGAGTGTATTGAAGAGGGTAAGTCCTTCTTCTATGATGCAACCAATGTCAATCCTGAATACCGCAGGGTCTTTGTCAACCAATTCAAGGACAAGGACATCAAGGTCATCTATATGGTTCTTCCAGCAGACATTAAGGTGTCACAAAGGAGAATCTTTGTTGATTTGATGAAGAAGGTTGACAGGTCAAAGGTGCCTTACAATGCCCTTCTCCGTCAGTACACTATGTACACTCAATCAGTAAAGGGGGAATTCAAGGATGAGAATGTACAGGAGATTGTCTATCTCAAACCGAATGAACTTGATTAACAAGTAAAATTATGTACACATTAAAGATTGAAGATCCAGATAAGTTGTTTATGACCTCGGATAGTCACCTCAGTCATTTCAACATCTGCAAATACTGTCACCGTCCGTTTGAGAGTAGGAGTCAGATGGACAACTATCTCATCACTGCCTGGAATGCAGTGGTACCAGAAGATGGCATTGTTGTCCACTGTGGAGACTTTATGCTTCCACATGATATTGGTACAAAAGAATATGAGAAATTCTGGAAAAAACTCAACTTCAAAACACTCTTACACTTAAGAGGAAACCATGATAGAATAGAATGTGGAGATTATGAATTTGAGGGTAAAACTATTATTGTAAGAGATGTGGCTATGATTGAGGTAGATGGTGTAAAGATTTATGCCCAGCATTATCCTTGTGCCGCTTTCAATGGTGACTACCACATCTATGGTCATGTACATACCCTCTCTGATGGTATCTGTTATGGTATGGATGCCGAGGCATTGAAGGCAATGAAAAAGACTACCTATGATGTCGGTGTTGATCAGAACAACTATCATCCCATCTCCTACTGGCAGTTATGTGACATCATCAGGACACAGATGAGTAAATAATATTAGGAAATTATCTAATAAAATACTGATATTAGGAAATTATCTAATAAAAAGCAGATATTAGGAAATTATCTAATAAAAAGCAGATATTTTATACTTACCAAAGAACCAGAGTTTGTCCATTCTCCCAAAATGGACTGGCGTGGGGAAAAAATTGAACTCGAAATTATTAACAATTAAATTTTTCCCAATTATGTTTATTTCAAAAAATGCTAACTTCAAGGAAGAGTACTGTGCCACTATTGTACGAATTGGTGAAACTTTTCCAATTGAAGGAAAGGACAGGATTCTGAAGACTCTTGTCAATGGTAACCCTATTGTTATCGGTAAGGATGAGTTCAAAACAGGTGACATTGCTGTGTACTGCGGTATTGAGACCTGCCTCCATGAACTGTTCCTGCATCTCAACTCAATGTATGATGAGAAGGAACTGAATGCAGACAAGGAGAAGAAGGGCTACATCAACAAGCACGGCCGTGTCCGCATCGTGAAGCTGGGAGGAGTTCCGTCACAGGGTATTCTCCTTCATCCTGCCTCTATCGCCACTTTCATCAACGAACCTGTCGAGACTGTGACCAAGTTCCTGGAGGAACACATTGGTGAGGACTTTGATGAAATCAATGGTGAAAGGTTTGTCCAGGTGTTCGTACCGCCCGTGAAGGGTGTCAACCAACCTGGTTCGAAGGCTGAGAGACTGAAGAAGAAGCTTGACCGCTTCAAGATGCTCATTGAGGGATCCTTCAGACTCCACTATGACACTGCACAGTTGCAGAAGAATATGTCTGACATCTCTCCTGATGATGTAGTGTACATCTCTGTCAAGGTGCATGGTACTTCTGCCATCTTTGCGAACATCCTGACCAATGTTCCTACAAACTGGTTCAAGAGAATGTGGAGAAAGTATGTGAAGCATGCTCCGGAGTATGACCAGAAGTACAATCTGGTTTACTCTTCAAGGACTGTCATCAAGAACCAGTACATCAACAAGAAGCAGAAGGAGGGTGGTTACTACTCTGATGACATCTGGGGTTACTGGGCAAAGAAGCTGGAAGGTCTTGTACCGAAGGACTACTGCATCTACTGTGAGATTGCCGGTTTCACTCCTAATGGATCACCAATCCAGAAGGGTTACGATTACGGTTGTACACATGTAGCAGAGGAGAAGTCCAAGCTGATGGTCTACCGTGCTACCAGGGAAGGAAAGGAACTGGAAATCCCTGAAGTGATGGAGATTGGCAGAATGCTCAAGGAGAAACTGGGTGACTGCATAATGGAGTTCCCTCTGCTCTACCAGGGTACGCTGCATGACCTCTATCCGGAGATTGACGTCCAGAACCACTGGCATGAGAATGTCCTGGAGAACCTGAAGGTCGAGAAGAAGTTTGGTATGGAAATGGATGAACCTCTTTGTAAGACCAAGGTACCCCGTGAGGGATTTGTCCTCCGTAAGGGTGGAGATCCTGTGGCAGAGGCCTGGAAGTTGAAGACTGACCGGTTCAAATTTAGAGAGGCATCTCAAGTTGATGCCGGTGAGGTTGATATGGAAATGGAAGCTGGTTACACAGAGCAGGCCTAAAATGTAGAATGGATTAGTGGGGGGATGTAACAAATCCCCCCATTTTTCTTAAAGATTGTAAAAATGAAAAGACAAATCATTAGAAAAGTTGTTGACGGTAAACTGAGATATTATGTCAATGAGAAAAAGAACATCTTTTCCAAGTGGATACCAGTCAAGTTTACCGATGAGAAAGGGAATGTAACTGACTATCTGGACAATCCGATAGATGTATATGACAGATATTGGGAAGAAATCAGTATCCATTCCAACATCTATAAAGATTACAGAAAAGCCAGAAGAGTGGAATTTGACAAGGAACACGAGACTCCATACCGCATCTTGAAGTTTCAGAATGAAAATACCAATGTATGTGATATTCTCTGTAAGGCGAAGACCATTGGAGAACTGTCCGATGGTTACCACACCTTCAACCAGCTCTATGATTTCAGAAGGGAATACAATGCTGCCCTGGTGAATTCCGGTGTATGGCCTGCCCACAAGAGTCACAGGCACCACGATGGGGAACTCTGTTTTGGTGGTGGTTGGTTCATTGTGATGATGGAAACTCCGTTTGGTCAGATTTCCAATCACTATGAGTGTAAGTACTGGGATGAGTTCCACTGTGAAGAGAAGTATGTCGCGGATGAATGGGATGGTCACACTGATGAAGATGTCCTTGAAAGATTGAAGAAATGTAATACCCCTAATGAAATGGGAGATTAAAGAAATCTCCCATTTTTTTGGAAAATCCCCAAAAATATATTATCTTTGTAGTGTAAAACAAGAAATATATGGAAGAAAAGAAATTCAATATTGGTGATAGGGTTGTCTGTATCAACAAACAGTATTATGGCAATAGTTTCCATAATGGTTTTAGTAACAAAATAGATAATCAATTCATAAAAAGTTCAACCGTAAGTGATGTGCATGAATATCCTTATGGCTGGAAAGGTAATGTGTTTTATGTAAACAATTACCACCACCAGGTTGATTCCATTGGTGATTCTTGTTCTTATCAATATGGAGAAATCTGTGAGAAAGATGGTATTCGTACATCTACACCTGGTGATACAGATAATATTTGGTATCATACTGAAAAGGATGCTGATGAAATCAAAAGAGTCATCAATGAATGTAAAGAAGATTTTCACAAGAAATGTGAAGAATCAAGACAGAAGGAGATCAGCAAGCTTGAGGCTGAAATCAGGTCTGCTCAACGCCGCATAGATGAATTGAAGAAAGGTGACAAGTTTATGTATTGCGGGTTGGTGAGATCTGAAAAGGAATGGAATGACAGGATGGATGAGATTATCAATGATGCCATTGGTAAAAAATAAAAGAATATGTTACAGAAAGATAATCAGATTGAACTGAAAGTTGGGGATGTTATCCGTTTCAACAGGGCAAGGAAACATCATAAAATTGTGAATATGTTTGAGTATGAAGGTAAGACATATTTCACATATACACCAATTGGAGAATATCCTTCATTCCACACCACTTCAAAAGATGTTCTTTGTGGTGTTTACACCTTTTATGGAAATGTCTATGATGGTGTTGTTGAGGTGAATGGTTATACTGTCAGAGGTACTGGAGGTAAAATCCTTTCAACACCTAAACCCGTACAGGAGAAAGTTAAGAAAGACACCACAAAGAAAGAACTGACTGATTTCCAGAAGTTCTTCAATGTGCAGTGCAGTGGTAGAATCAATATGACAGATATTGTTACTGGTTCAAGACTTGCAGGGATTTCTGAACAGAAATATGAGGATATCCTTTTCCACTATGATGAGTACAAATCTGGTAAAAGACAGTAATATGAAAGAGATTCATTTTTATACCAACCTCACTAATGAGGAACAGACCTCTGAATGGGATCTTGATACTATGTGTGTGGATTATTTCACATCCAATGAAGCAATTGAGAACCCAGATGAGAAGATGGTGAAGACAACCCAACTCTGTCTGTTGAGGAATGCCTGGGATTACATTGACAGAGGATATAAGGTTTTTATCCACAATGGAAAGTCTGTATATGATGTCAAGGAACATATGACTGGAGTCAACAAGGACATCAGGGTTGGTAATGATGTGAGTAAATTATTGATTGGCGGTTTATTTGGAGAGTTATGTTAGACAATCAAAGAGAGAATCAGTGCTTCCAAGATATTGGAGGTGGTAGATGGGGTGAGGAACACTCCAAGGTATTGAAATGGGCTGATGAACATCCAGTGTCTCCCTGGGTTAAGGTATCTGACAGGATGCCTGACAAACCCGGGGAATATCTTGTAGTAATACAGACATCAATAGATGTCAGATATATGATTCTTACTTATTACAATAAGCAGTACAGAAGGTTTGAGTATTATGATTCTTATGATGATTCGGTAAGTTCTTATCATAAGAAGGATGTTTTTGCCTGGATGAAAGTTCCTGACTACAAAAATTTGTAGAAAAATTTGGAATATTCGGAAAAATGTTGTATCTTTGTAGTAGAAATCAAACAAAGAAATTATGAGCAACAATTCAGGAGGTGGTTCCGGCCTCGGACTCGGAACGGTACTTACCCTTATTTTCCTGGTCCTCAAACTTATGGGACTGACACAGATGTCCTGGTTCTGGGTTTTCTTCCCTATGGGAATTGGACTCCTCTTCTGGTTCATCGTCTTCATCATCATTATGTTGATTTATAACAAAAGAAAGTAATATGGAAAACAAACCGAAATTCCGTATCGTCAACAAGACTGCCAAGACTGTCACTGTCAAGATTGGCCCTGAATCCCACACCATGTCCTGGGATGAGTACAACAAGACCTTTGTCACTGTTGACAAGTTCTGGGCAGTCTTCAATGAAGAGAACCAGAAGATACATGAAAAGGCAGAAGAAAAAATCTCTGACGCTGCTGCCACTTTCCTGATGGCCCGTGCCGTTGAGGGGAAAGACACCTCCAAGTATATGACCTATATGCTCATGCTTGGAACATATCTGGATGATATCCAGAAGCTCCTCAACTGTTCCCTGATGGAAGCGACACAAATCATCCAGAAACGTCTGATGGTGCTGAATCCATTCATGACAAATCCTATGTTCCCTGTTTCCAATTCCCAGAAGAAATACCGCCGGAAGATGGAGAGGGAGGCTGAAGAGGAATTGTCCAAACCTGTTCCGGTTGTCGATGAGAAGAAACCCACCCTTGGCGATGCCTTCTCTTGCCTTGGAGACCTGAAGGCAAAAATGGAGAAAGAGGGGAAGGTTATGGATGAGGATAGATAGTTATGAAAAAGTTCCTTATCATACTCATTACTCTATTGTTCCTGTGTTCTTGTGACAGGAGTTACAAATGTGTGGTGACATATAAGATCACTTATCCAGATACCACCTGGGTGAACACATATACATTCAATGGTGGTATATGTTCTCATCCGAATGTGTATACACGAAGTACAGGTGTTAAAACATTGGAGGTATATAAAAATTCCACTAATCTTTGTGATGATATAACATCTGTACCTTCCGGTGAGGCAAACATTGAAATTCTGGATTTCAAGATGTACAAGTATGGTGTAGATATTCCTAAAAAAGAATAAGCAAAAATGAAAGCACTGAAAGACAAATTTGTATCTGATCACCTCTGGTATCTGGTTCTTTCCTATCTTCATCAGGTGAAATTCAAATGGGTGTTTGACCGTCACCTTGAAAGGTATGATGAATCGCTACCTATCCATCAGAGGTTTCCTCAATTCCAACTTGAATGGCTCACATATGACCAATTCCAGGAACTGGTGAAGGATGCAGTTGAACACTTTCAGAACCAGACAGAAGACATCACCGAAGAGACTATTGAAAAATATGCAGAAAAATAATATGGATATGTATGATGATGGTAAAAGGAACTGGTACTTGGTGACCTTGCTTCTCCTTCTCCTTGCACTGGTAATGGTTGTCCTTCTTTTTATTGGATGCGCTTTCACACATTCAAGGGGATTAGAATTTTTGGCCCATATCCTTGCCTTCACTGGTGGATCACTCTCATATTTGTGGGTCAAGGCACTCATTGACTTCATCAAATATGTGAAGGAAAATGGAAATGAGTGATTATAATAGAATTTAAATGGATTGAAAGATATGACAAGAAAGGATTTTCTGGACATAACTGAATACATCGGGGTTATCATCAAGGGTACTCCCTTTGAGAACCATGTCTTTGCTGTGGGAGGTTCTGTCCGTGACTTCTATATGGGGAATGACATCAAGGACATCGACGTGGTAATCGACCTTCCTCATGGCGGCGTGAATTTCGCCAACTGGTGCAAGGAGCAGGGATACACCAATACCGTGGTCATCTATGAGACCTATGGTACCGCGATGTTCAAGTTCAAACAGTTCCCTGGTGAGGAGATTGAGTGTGTTATGACCAGGGGTGAGAAATACATTGACAAGGATTCCAGAAACCCTGTCACCGCCTTCGCACCCATTGAGGAGGATTCCATTCGCCGTGACCTCACCATCAATGCTCTGTACTACAATGTCTCGACTGGTGAGATCCTGGATCTGGTGGGTGGTCGGTCTGACATTGACAATCATGTTGTAAGAACTACCAACCAGGACCCTGATGTGGTGTTTGATGATGATCCTCTGCGGATTCTGCGAGTGATTCGTTTCGCATCCAGATATGGGTGGGCAATTGAGAAGAAGACTTACAAATCTATGCAGAAGAATGTCCGGAGACTCAAAATCATCACCAAGGAGAGAATCCAGGCTGAACTCAACAAGATTCTGACCTGTGATCATCCTGTGATGGGTGTTGAACTGATGCACAAGATTGGTGCTATGCAGTATGTCATCCCGGAGTTCGAGGAGTGCTATGGTATGGAACAGAACAAGTATCACTTCGGTGATGTTGCCGCACATACCCTGGAAGTCCTTCACTATCACAGCGAACACTATGAGCCCACTGTTGTGGAAAGACTTGCCTGTCTCCTCCATGACATCGGGAAGCCTGCCACCAGGTCTGTCAAGGATGGGAAGATTCACTTCTATGACCATGAGTATGTAGGTGTCGGTATTGCCATCAGGATTATGAAAGACCTGAAGTATGACAATGACACCATCAAGGAGGTTGCCTTCCTCATCGAGAACCATATGAGAACCAAGCAGGCTGGTCCTGGTGCTAAGTACATCAAGGACAAGACTCTCAACAAACTCCTCTACCAGTGCGGTACTTTCGAGCGGTTCTGTTCCCTGATGAGAATCATCGACTGTGACAATATGGCCCATGCCAAGGAATACTGCATCCCTGACCAGTATGACGGTCTTGTGAAGAGGGTGTCCGAGAGTGAAGACCATATGAGGATGTTTGGGTACAAGCTCCCTGTCACCGGTAATGACATTATGGAAATCCTGGGAATCGGTCCTGGTCCTCTCATCTCTGAAATCAACAAAAGACTTCTCAACCAGGCATTCCTGGATCCAGGTATCTCCAGGGGAAGATGTATCAATCTTCTTCCTGGTATCAAGAAACAAGCAGAACAAGTTATGTAATATGAAAAAGTTTATTCTCCTTTTATCCCTGTTCATCATCCTTTCCTGTTCAGGTAACCAGAACAGGGGATATGGTTACAACACCAGAACTGAAATACCTGCGGATTCTGTTCCTGTGGAACAGGATGATTCTACCTCTACCCCTGTAAAAAAATCAACAAGGAAGTGGTATGAGAGAAAGGAAGACCGTATTATGAAACTCTATGATGCATCTGGTGAATATTGGACTTATATCACTGCCTATAAAGGTGAATATGATGGTGTTGAGTTTTATGTTTTCAAAAATGATGAAAGTATTGTTGTTATTCCTGTATCAATGTGTAAATAAGTTATGACTATTGAAGAATCAGCAGCCCTGAATATCCATAAGAGGGCAATCAAGGCAGGTGAAGACTATGCCAAGTCTCATGGACAATCCATTGTTGAGGAAGTGGCATATGGTCGCGGTTACAAATCTGGTTATATGCTGGGTGCAAAAGAGTTCTCTGAAAAGGCAGTCAAGTGGTTAAGAGATAGGGTCAACATCCCTTATGATGTGCAGACCAATGAGGATGGAGAACCTATGGCGGACAGCTACATTGACTATGCCAAGAAAAGACTGGAAGCTGCCAATGAAATCATTGAAGAGTTTCTTAAATTTATGATGGAATAATATATGAAACAATTACTTTTATATTGGATGAGAAAAGACAACATCGATGATAAGATGTTGTGGAAGGAAGCAGCAGAACGTCAGGAATGCTTTTTAAGGGATGAGATTTGTACCAATCTCCTCCATACACATGCCTTTGTGGTAAGTACACACACATCCAAATCCATCCGACTCCCTGTCTATTTCTTTATGATGCATAATGGTATCAAGGTGACTTGCCGGGAGAACTTCTATGGATGGATGCTCTCTGTGAAACTCCCAAAGGACAGACCATATAAAGACATCATCCCAAAAGACCTGATTGAATGTGGGTATGATGGTGACATATCTGGTTGTTACTTCGAAGGTTTCAGGGAGGAATGGGTTTTTGAAGGATACAATCCTAATGACAAGAAGCAGAGGAACTTCTCATTTGGTATTTACAGTGATTATGAGTTCTATACTGTGATGTATATGCTCAAAAACCTCTATGAAACAAAGGACTTCTCCAAGGATGCCAAGAAGTTGACAAAGGAGAAAGTGGTTGAAACCATCAACAACATCTATGCCAATAATGGTTTCAATGACATCAAAGAAGTATTTGAATCAGGTTATGTGAGCAGGGAGATGTCTGGATGGGAGATTCTTTGGAGAACATGGAGAGAACTTGACAACTCTGATACCAGAAATAAGTATGGGATTGATTATATCTCCTTGGATGTTCCTAACAATCCTGAACAATTTGCAGACTACATCCTCAAATATCCTGAAGTTACACAGGAATTTGTGTTTGAAACAAAGACCTATATGGAAGAATTTTAAGAAAAGTGGGAAAATAATTCTCACTTTTCTTGTTTTTCTCAAAAAAATGTATTATCTTTGTAGTAGAAAACAAACACAAAAGATTATGAATGTTTTAGACCTTATCAAGAAAGACCTTCAGAGTAAGAAGGATATGTTTGGCCGCCCTATGATTGACACCATTGTTATTCTTAAGAAGGATGACAAGGGTTACTATATTGAGTATGCTTTCCAGGATGGTGCTCCCCATGACAACCGCTGTTTGTCCTGGTATGATTCCTATCAGCCGGAAGCTTATCGTCAGAATGGGTGGTTCAAGAACCAGGATGGTACTAATCTTCCTGATGAAGAAACCCAGAAGCGACTGGACATGATCCGTGAGGAAAGAGAGAAGAAGATTGGAAAGGTCTTTAGACTTTCATCCTTCTCCTGCGGACATGAAGAGGATGAAAAGAATCAGCTTGCAAGGAACAAGGAGTCTTGGGAAGAGTATCATCCCGATGAGCCTTTCGTCCCGGAGGACCATGTGTGTCGCCCTGGTTGTCCTGCAAAGGCATGCCAGTGGGTTAGAGACCGTGTATTCCCCTGGACTTATGAGAATCCTGTCAAGTGCGCCTGCTGGTTCCTCAAGGATGGAAAGACTATGGAAGACTACATCAAGGACTACAAGATTTCTATGTCCGCCACCGAACTTGCCAAAATCCTGTAAGATATGGACAAACTCATCAACTATATGATGTTCCGTAAGAAGACTTACGGTTGCATCAACGACTACCCAGCTGCCACTTCTATGTACTATATGATAGGACCGTACAAGATCCGTATCTCCGACCATATGAAGTATGGTGAGTCCGCTGCCAATGAGTGTGACTACTACTTTATCATCCAGCCTGACGGGAACTATGTCTTCATCAATGGTCCCAAGTACAACAAGGAGAACAAGATGTATATGAAGGTGGTCTCCTATGACGAGGCGAAGGGGTTCATCAAGAGTCTCCATGACTTTGCCATCCGGTATTCCAAGTTCACCGACTGGTTCAGACCGGATGACTGGAACAAGGAAACTGTCAAGAACAGTCTTGTCAAGATTCCCTGGGAAGAATTCAAGACCAAGTATCTTGTCAAAAGTGATGCGAAAAGGTGTACTGCCATCATCAGCAAGATTGAGAACCTTGTCTATGGAAGTGTCCAGAAAGGAAATATCAACACCAAGATTCTCAATTTCTCACCTGTCTATGACAAGTTGAATGACTCCCAGTACAAGGTCTTGATGGTAAAGATGGGGGAGGCGTAAGATTTTTCAGATTTTTTGTTATATTTAGTTTGTGTAAGAACTACACATAAATACAATGTAAGCTGGAAATAAAAATCCACAGGATACTATTTGGATCCACGATGTGAGATAATAAAGACGGGTTACGCAAAGTAATACAAATTAAAGTTTATATAACTTATGAACAAAATTCTCGTAGTCGTCGACATGCAGAACGACTTTCTCACCGGCTCTCTGGCCAATGAATCTGCTGTAAAAGTTATTCCCAACATCAAGAGGGAAATCGAAAGTGGGAAGTACACCCACATCATCTTCACGAGAGACACACACACTGAGAAGTATCTGGAGACCCAGGAAGGTAAGCGTCTTCCTGTGACCCACTGTATCGCAGGGTCCTGGGGTTGGAATGTGTGTGATGAACTCCTCAATTCCAATTTCGGTATCATCGAACCTATGTTCCTCAACAAACCTACCTTCGGTTTCAAGGACTGGGTTGATTACTTCGACCAGAACTACCTGATTGGTGATGACTCTGAATTCACCTTCACTGGTACCTGCACTGACATCTGTGTCGTGAGCAATGCTCTCGCCGTCAAGGCCGCCTTCCCGGAAGCAACCGTGAAGTGCATCGCCGATTGCTGCGCACCTCTCTTCGGCCTTCCGAAGAACCAGGAGTCTGCTCTGACAGTTATGACCTCCTGCCAGGTTGATGTGATCAGACCAGTTGAACCCAAAGAGTAGGAACTATGGAGTACGTCGCTGGAAGAACCAATCTTGCCTGCACCATCTTCGTACCTTATGACTGTGACAACAACTGTCCTTTCTGTACCTCGAAGTGGATGTACCGCGAGTCTGGAATGGAGATGAACATTGACAGGATCATCGAGATGATTGAATATGCCAATCAGTCTCCCACCATCACTGAATTCGTGATTACCGGTGGCGAGCCTACGGCAAACCTGTCCCTTCTCAAAAGAATCGTGGATGCCTGTAAGAAAAGAGTGTATGTCAATACCACTCTCCCCAAGAAGAACCTGGATGCTGTCATCGAGTATCTGGACAATGAGGATAAAATCTTCGGCATCAACATCTCCCGCCAGTTCGGCAAACTCAACAATCTCTATAAGTATGTCGCCAGTCCTGAAGACATTCTCAAAATCAGGACTTCCATCCGTATCAATGTGATGAGAACCAAGGATTGGGTTGAGAATCTGGACCAGTTTATGGATACCTGGATCACCAAACCCAATGTCCTTCTCAATCTCCGTGAAGACTACCGTTACATCACCAAGGAAAACCTCAAAGTCAGAAATGATGTTGTTGATTATCTTGCGGATCGTTTCGTGTATGTGGGTGGTGGCGGATGTATGGTCTGTAATGGTGAGACCTTTGTCAATCTTGAAACAGGTCAGTACATCCACTACCACAGGGGAATTGAACATTCCTGTGTGAGATATGAGAACAGGACCTATGTCAATGATGTGATTATCAGGCCTGACGGTCATGTCTATGATGACTGGGACTGGTCTGTTGAGATGGATGGGGATACAATCAAAAACATCAAATAATTATGACTAACAAGGAAAAACAATACATCAAGGAACTGGGTCAGCTCTATGTGTGTAACAGTATGAATGCTACTTGTGGTGGTATTTTGGAATATAAACCTGTTGATGTACTTGAGTACATTGAACAACAGGAATACAATGAAAACCTGAATACTTATATGAAGTACAGGATGGCGCAGAGATATTCTGCACAGAGTACTTGCCATGGTATATACTATGATGAATCTTCCAATGGGGATTATGTTGTTGATGAAAAGGGTAGGTATATCAATATCAAAGTCCTTGAATCAAAACTAAAACCAGAGGATATCGAGAGGAGAGTCAACAAACTCAAATCCGTGAAGTACAAGGATTACCTCAAGTTCTCCAAGATTCAGATGAATGGAAGTGATACCTTTGCCTATGTGGAGGATGTCAATGGTCACTTTGTATATGACAACAATGTACACAAATTCATTGATATAACAAAATAAGAAAGATATTATGTGCGGCTATTCTAATTTCAGAACCTCCGGCGGATGTGGATCATCCGGTTGTGGCAATTATAATGAATTCAGATCATTCAACAGTTGTGGAGGATGTGTTAAACCGACCACTGTTTGTGGTGGATACACCGAATACAGACCTGTGTCTTCTGGTTGTGGTTCTGGAGGATGCTAATATAAATCAGAAAAATTATGAGAGCAATTCAAAAAGACTCGTTGGAAATCTTCAAGACCAACATTTATATTCCACAGGACATCGGTATGGTGTCCAACAATGCCTATCTGTCTGTGGTCGCCACCAACAAGTGCAACAGGAACTGTCCTTACTGCATTAATGGTGACACTGACCATTCCCTCTCCATTCCAATCAGGAAGATGACCAAGAATGTAATTGAACTGGTCAACAGATACAATGTCAAGGAAGCCATTATCCTCGGCGGCGAACCTACCCTCCACCCTGACATCTGTAATGTTATCCATGGGTTGAAGTATGCGGGCATCGAGATTGTCAGACTGACCACCAATGGTATCGCACTGACCGACCAGCTCCTGACCGATATGGTCACTTATGGTCTGTACGGTTTGAACCTGTCCTTCCATAATGAGGACTTCATCACCTATGAGAGACTATCCCAGATCTATGCTCTCTGCAAGAAACTGGGTATCAAGCTCAGGATTAACACCAACATCTGGAGAGGAAATCATGACATCCTTCATTCATTCCTGGATTTCTACAAGACCATCTCTGACAAGTGCGACGAAGTTCGTGTGTCCAACATCATCCCCAAGGACACTTTCTCGGTCAATCCCAAGAATGATGAGAAAGCAGCCCAGATGATTCTCCCTGACTTTGTATATAACAAGTTCTTCCAGGACCTGTGCGACTATTACAGTCAGAATATGACTCTCATCGAGAACAAGGACACCCTCGGATTTGTCAGATATATCCTCATCCCTGCCAAGTGCCCCATCATCGTGAATTGGAACATCGGTTCCAAAGTGGCGGAACAGGTCTGTGAAAATGATATTGCGAACAGGAAAATCAACACCTTCAAGTGTCTGGTCTCTGGTAATATCAGTCTTTCCTGGAACGAGGGCAACACTTTTATCAGATAAATTTGGTAAATCCGAAAAAAAGCATTATCTTTGTAATAGAAAACAAGAATATGATTAAAGTCAATTATGTTAAAGTAGAAGTGGGACATTTCCCGGATGGAACCCAGAGTATCAAGTTCCCTGATCATGCTCTTCCTATTGGATCGAAAGATCCCATCTGTGTTTCTTGGTATTATGATTCAGATGAGGAACTCTTCACCCTGGCCTGTGTCATGGATTGGTTGCGCCGGCGCTACGGTCACCGGAACATCATCAATCTGAGTATGCCTTATGTTCCCAATGCCCGGATGGACCGCATCAAGAATGCCAATGAGAACTTCTCTCTCAAGGTGTTCGCCAACTTCATCAACTCCTTGGAGTTTGATGGTGTCCAGGCATTCAATGTCCATTCCAATGTCAGCGAGGCACTCATTGACCATATGTATGTCAACCAGCCTGACTGGGATGTAGAGCGCTGCATCAAGTTATACAATCCTGATGTCATCTTCTTCCCTGACGAGGGTGCTTGCAAGCGCTATTCAGATCTCAGGTCAATGAAGGAATCCGGTCTTCCCGTTGCCTTCGGCATCAAGAAGAGAGACTGGAAGTCTGGCCAGATTCTCGGCCTGGATGTAGTCTCTGACACCGACCTCACCGGAAAGAAGGTTCTCATCGTGGATGACATCTGCTCCGCCGGCGGTACTTTCAAGTTCTCCGCCATCAAGCTCAAGGAACTGGATGCAACTGATGTGGCGCTCTATGTCTCCCACTGTGAGGACAACATCCAGAACGGTGACCTCTTGAAGACTGACCTCATCTCCAAGATTTATACCACCGACTCCATCCTCCACATCGAGGATCCAAAGATTGAGGTCATCCGTAATTTCAGAAAATAATCAGTTTCATACAATTAAAAATCTTATATAGATTATGATTAACATTCCCGCAATTTTGCTGTCTGACACTTACAAGCAGACTCACGACCGTATGTATCCCAAGAGCCTCAACAAGCTCGTGTCATACTGGGTCCCCCGTAAATCAATGTTCGAGAAGCCCGAGAACCAGAAGATGGTCTGGTTCGGTATGCAGGCGTTCGTCCAGGAGTGGCTTCTGGAGTACTTCCAGAAGAACTTCTTCGACCTCCCTCTGAACAAGGTTCTCAAAGACTACAAGTTCACTATGAACATCCAGCTCGGCGAGGGCAACTATGACGTGGAGAAGATCGTCAATCTTCACAAGCTCGGTTACCTCCCCCTGGAAATCAACGCCCTGCCGGAAGGATCCCTGGTCAATATGGGTGTCCCCTGCATCGAACTCACCAATACACTTCCGGGTTATGCCTGGCTGGTCCAGTGGATCGAGTGTATCCTCCAGGCTGAACTCTGGAAGACCTCCAATCACGCCACCATTGGCCATATGTACTACAAGTTGGCCAAGTACTGGTATGACAAGAATGTGGATGCCGGTGTTGATCCCCGCAACGCATTCGCAGACTTTGGTATGCGTGGCATGTCCTGTATGAATGAGGCCATCCGCTGCTCCGCCGCCTGGCTGCTCTCTTCCAACAAGACCAGCACCATTCCCGCCATTCCTTACCTGGATGAGTACTATGATGCCGACTGCGCCTTCAACCACATCGGTGTGGGTGCCGTCTCCACCGAGCACTCCGTGATGGGTGCCAACTTCGCCCTGGATGGTGACGAGCGGACCTTCGTCAAGCGCCTCCTCACTGAACTCTATCCCAACTCCAGTTTCTCTATGGTGTCCGACACCTATGACTACTGGAATATGGTGGAGAACATCATCCCTTCCCTGAAGGAAGAGATCCTGGCCCACAAGGGCAAGCTCCTCATCCGCCCTGATTCTGGTGACCAGTATGAGACCACTGTCGAGACTGTCCAGAAACTCTGGGACACCTTCGGCGGTACTGTCAACACCAAGGGTTACAAGGTCTTGGATTCCCACATCGGTGTCATCCTGGGTGATGGTTGCACCCTCAATGTCCTCCGCAAGATCTGGAAGGAACTGGACCGTCGTGGTTTCGCCGCCAACAATGCCATCTTTGGTGTGGGTGCTTTCTGCTTCACCGCCATCTTCGAGGGTGACAAGATGATTGTCAATACCCGTGATACCTACGGTTGTGCTATGAAGGCCACCTATGGAGTCTTCGGTGACCAGGAACTCAAAATCTACAAGGACCCCAAGACCGATACCTCTCACCTGAAGAAGTCCCACCGCGGCCTCGTCTTCGTGGAGAAGGTGGATGGGGAATACATCTACAAGGATGACATGCTTCAGGCAGAGTATGATGAGTATGCCAAGACTCACACCTCCGCTATGCATACTGTCTTCAAGGATGGTAAGATGCACAACCGTGAGACCTTCACCACCATCCGTGAGCGTCTTGCCAATGAAAAGGACTAACTATGATCAGAGAAGTAGAAGGAAACCTTTTGACCTATCCTGGTCTCAAGGTCATAGGGCACCAGGTCAATTGTTTAGGCGTAATGGGTGCTGGTATCGCCAAACAGATTAAGGAACAGAATCCTAAACTGTTTAAGGAGTACAAGTCCCACTGTGATGAGATTTCTGACAACCATCTTCTCCTTGGTACTGTCCAGTTTCTCCCGACTGATAACATGAAGCAGATTGTCGCCAATCTCTTTGGTGAGTATTCTTTCTGTGAAAGTATTGCACCGTTCTATGAGGGTGGAAAACCCAGACACACTGACTATGTGGCTCTGAAGGAATGTTTCCACAGACTTCACACCTGGTTGGTTTTGCATGATGTGGAGACTGCCGGCATCCCTTACAAGATCGGTTGCGGTCTGGCAGGCGGTGATTGGGATGGGGTTGTCTATCCTATGATCCAGAAGGAGTTCGGTGATGATGATGACATCACTTTATACATCGTGAAATACAACAAGTAATTATGAAATGTAATTTGGAATCCCCTTTCAAGGAAGCATTTGAAAGTGGTGACTCTATTGACTACAAGTTGGTACCAGGTGCAAAGAAGACAGACCATACTTTTGTGAAAGAACTTGGTTATGAATCAAAGATGCATTCTGATTGTTCATATTCCGCACCAGGTCTTCCTGGATTGAGTCTGTCCAGTTATGGTGACTGGGGTACTATATTTGTTGATTGGACTGATGATAATGTCAAGAAAATATTCCTTGATATGTGTAATGAAGGAATCATCACTCCTTGGAGAGTGAGGAAGTATGTGAGAGAAGGAAAGAATACTGTACCGTATGATTATGATGAGAGGGGATGGACAAAGCACAGTGAAGAACTTGGAAAATGGGTGGAAACTGAATCACCTTATAAAAAATAACATTTGATTATGAAAAGAGATTATACTTTTGATGTTGAACAGGTAACCAAGGATTGTATCCAGTGGATCAAGGATTGGTTTGAGAAGAATGGTCCCGGATGTAATGCCGTTCTGGGATTGTCCGGAGGTAAGGATTCCACCGTTGTAGCGGCTCTTTGCGCAAAGGCGCTGGGTGCTGACCGGGTGATTGGTGTCGCCATGCCTGACAAGGGACAGGGAATCAATGAGGCAGACAAGATTGCGGAGTATCTTGGTATCAAGTATATGGTATGTCCCATTGATGGTGTTGTGGCAGAGTTCCACAAGATGTGGGAAGACCAGGGTTCTGATGTGAAGTGGTCAAAGCAGTCAGAACAGAACATCCCTCCGAGGGTGAGGATGACCATGCTCTTTGCATTGTCACAGACCTTCAACGGGAGAGTTGCCAATACCTGTAACCTGTCAGAGGATTTTATCGGTTATTCAACCCTGTTCGGGGATGCAGCGGGTTCATTCGCACCGCTGTCGCAACTGACTGTCACGGAGATTTATCAGATCGGTGACTACCTGGGTATCCCATATGTGTGGGTGCATAAGGTACCTGATGATGGTCTTCCCCACTCTTCATCTGATGAGAAGAAGTTCGGGTTCAGTTATGCAGAACTGGACAGGTATATCAGGGAAGGTATCATTCCTGAAGGTGCTTGTGAGAACAACCCGGATGAGTTGAAGGTCGATAAGATCGACAGGATGCACCGGAACAACAAGTTCAAGACGGAGATTGTCCAGATCCCTCATTTCGATCCATTGGTTGAAGTGTTTGATTTGGGACTGTAATTGAAAAGGAGTCAGTGATGACTCCTTTTTCTTTTTATCCCATAAATAATTTGTATTGTAACTAAATTAAAATGGGTATGAAACATCTAATTGGGTTTGAAACATTTGTGGAAAATTTGATACTGGAGAACAAGATTGTATTTTCAATGAGAAATGAAGATGCATCAGAATTTCAACAGTTTTCAGATGAGATAGTTAAGAGAATTCATAAAACTGAAAATTATGATGAAAACTACAAATGGGATTTCAAAGGAAAATACTGTTTGGTTATAAATGATAAGAATATTGCAGAGACATTACAGAAGGAAGGATGTAATGTTTTGTATATTCATATGAATGAACCAAAAGATGAGAATAGTTTCATACCAAATTACACAAAAGCAGGTATAAAGAATTCAAAGGATTTTGAGAATATCATTGATGAATATTTGAAGAATCATAAAGATTCTAATGATAATCCAATAGATTCTTTTGATATTGTTATAAATGTATCAATTCCAATATATAAAGACAAGGAAGAAGGTCACAAATATACTTTTGAAACTGTTGCAGAAGTAAATAAAATGGTCTTTGAAACATCTATTATGAAAGACAAGAGAGGTGTTGATAAGACATTATATTATACAGTTGATGATAAACAAACAAATAAGAAATTCTATTCTCTAATTAACAAAGACAGGGAAAAAGATATTGTCCCGAAGGTTGTCGATGTAGTCAGAAATAAAGATTATGGATTTGATGTTGAAGATGAAAGGACACTAATGAGAATATTTGTCAGAAGTGTTGGTAATGTGAGGGCGGATCAACTTGATATTGAAGAAAGTAGAGAAACTGGAGAAAATATCTCTGGTGATGGTGTTTTTGTTGGTAGAATAAATCCAAGTATATATTGTTTTTCAACAAAAAATGTTGATGGGTGTTTGAAGGTTGGAGATACTTTCAGACCTGTTTATGTACGTATGAATGAGTGGCAAAAAGTATTTGGAGAAAAGGGATTCACTCATGATAAAAAATGGGAATGGTCTGCTGTTGAAAATAACTGGGTATTCAGAGATTATACAGTCCACAAGTATTTAAAGAATATGGGTAAAAAAAGACTCAGTAATAAAAAGAAATATGAGAAATATTTTACCCCAATATCTCCATCATATACATTGGATGAAACATACTCTAATGAATTTTTTGTAGATACAACACCAGAGGATGTAAATTCAGCTGTAATCAAAATCAAGAAAGATATCAGGTCAAATATAGATAAATTAAGAGATTCATTAAAACCTTATAAAAAAGAAATTGAAGAACCTGCTAAATTTTTCTATGATGAAAGAAAACTTCAAAAAGATGCAATAGATAATTTCAGGAAAAGAATAACAAGTGATAATCCTTCAAAAGATTATCTCATATATGCTGTTATGAGATTTGGAAAGACATATACAGCAATCAGATGTTTACAGGAATTCTATAAAGAAAGAAAGAATGACTGTACAAAATTTTCATTGATTACTACTGCAAAACCAGAAGTTAAAGATGAGTGGATTGGAGGTATCAAGAAATATTTATCTGATTATATAGATGATAGTGGAAAGGGTGGATATTCAGATGATCCTAAACTTCATGGTAAAACTATGGAAAGTGGTAAAAATTACACAAAAAGAAATTTTGGCGATTTTATTGCTTGTACTGTTGAACAGTTAGACCATATGGTAAAAGAGTTCATAGAAAAAGATGAAAAATTAGCAGAAGAGTATATTGGTCATAGGGATAAAGATGGAAAAGAAATAAGTAATGTACAAGATATGGATGAATTCAAAACAACTTCATTTTTGAAAGAAGGTGCTTTGAAGAAATATCTTGAACTTAATGGAAACAAAGGAAAATACATTGTATTATTTACATCATTACAGGATTTGGGAGGAAGTAATGAAACTATTAAATTCAAACATAAATTCTTCTATGATTGTCCTCTCGATATGATAATCCTGGATGAAACTCATTTTGCAGTAAGAGCAAAAAAACTTGGTGCATCGACAAAAACCAGAAAAGGTGAATATGATGGAATGACAAAAAAAGAAATTGAAGGTGCCAAGAAGTTAAATGAATTGGAAATTACAGAAAAGACTATAAAACTACATTTGTCTGGAACACCATATAACATCTTGAAGAGAAAGGAATTCAATGATGAGGATATTCTTGCTGCATTTACATCAACTCATTTGAGAATTGAAAAACAAAAATGGGAAAAGGAGAATTTACCAAAAAGAATCAAATGGGAAGAAGAGCAGGAAGAATTAAGAGCAAAGGGTGATCCAAATGCAAAAGAAGAATGGGAAAATCCATATAGTGCAGATAAGAATCCATATTTTGGTATTCCAGAACTGATGCATTATGGTTATAAACTTTCTCAATTTAAGTTATCTTCAATAAAAGAAAGTGATGAAGATAATAGTATGGAAACTCTGTTTAGAGTTGTTGATGCAGACACAAATGAAGCAATAACTATCAATGACTATAAAAACAAGTATAAGGGTAAATTACCAAAAATAAAATTCATCAATGAGGAAGATGTTATAAAGATGTTCAGAATCATTGATGGTGCAGACAGAGAGGGTGAAGAAAAGGAGATATTGTCTATTTTGAATATACCTGAAATTATGACAGGTAATATGTGTCAAAACATATTGATTGCATTACCTTTTAAGGATTCTTGTGATGCCCTTGCAGAATTGTTGAAAAGGAAAAAGGATGATGGAACATACCTTTTCAAAATCCTTGGAGAATATGAGATTGTAAATGCTGCTGGTAGAAGAAATCCAGCAGATAATCCGATTAATATGATTCGAGGTATGGAACAAAAAACTATCACATTGACAAGTGATATGTTATTGACAGGTGTTACTGTTGAACCATGGGATACAATATTCTATATGAAAGATGGCAAATCACCAGAATCATATGACCAAGCAAAATTCAGAGTACAAAGTCCATACATAAATGTTCTACCTATTTTTGACCCATCTGTATTGAAAGGTAAGAAACCAGCATTGTTGAAACAAGATTTAAAACCTCAAACCTTGTTCATTGATTTCAAGTATGAAAGAATGTTGAAACTTTTGGACAAACAGATGGACAGTGAATATACTGCATCTGGTATAACATCTGATGAAATATTAAAGAGTACTCCTGTCATTGTTCCTGATGGAAAACATATGAAGAGGATGACTTCAAATGAATTCAGTGATGAGTTAAACAATATTCTGGACAAAGAAGAAGGTGATCCAGGATATGTTAAATCATTACATGACATCCGTATGCCTGAAAGGGTATTGGATAATTATGAATTTATTGATAGAGTATCAAAATTCCAGGGATATACAAGTAATGAAGATAATCCTGATGATGATCCAGAAGGATCTGAACCTCCAACACCTACACCAAAAACAAAAACCAAGAAAGGTAAGGGTAAGGGTAAAGGAAAGAAAAAGACAAAGGTTAAGACTCCTGATGAAATCAGAGATGAGAACCGCCAAATTCTTGAAGAGTTCATAAACACAATATCTATCTATTGCGTTTTGAGACTTGATAGAAAAGAAAATCCTTTTGCTATAAATGATGATATTCTTGGTAAATTGATAGATTCAGTAAAAAATAAAAAGAACAAAGAGATAGTACATGCTGTATTTTTCAATAATAACTTTGACAAAACTGATGATGATTGTGTGAAAGAAACTTCTGAAATATTATCAGAATTCACAGATATTTTTATAGAAAATCCAACTATGAGACGTGGATTTGAGAAAACCATATCCAGGGTTGAATCTATAATGAATAAGAGTGGAGAAAGTATGTATCAGAAAGTTGATAGAATGTTTGGTACCAAGAGAAAGAATAAACTTGGACAAACCGAACTTGTATCTGACCAGAGATTGATAGACAAGATAATGGAATCAGATTTTGTTATATTTGATAGAGACTCTTTTGTTCTTGATGCTTATGGTGGAAAGATAGGTGAATTTGCTAATACTATCTTGAACAATGATGAAATCAAGAGAACAAAAGGTATTGTTGATCCAAAGAAATATTATGTACTTTGTTATACACCATTGATATATGAATTTAACAAGCAGATATTACCAGAATTTGGTGTAAAGAAAGAACACATAAAACTCTGTAAGACAGTTGATGATATTAAAAAAGAAATAGGTTCTATGAATTTTTCAGTTATAGTTGGAAATCCACCATATCGTGGAAAGGGTAATCCTTTATATATGCAAATAACTAAAACACTGTATGATAATAATATGAATGAAGACAGTGTTATGTGTATGATTAACCCAACAGGATTGATAGATAATAAATATGAAGGTAATCGTAATTATGAGAAGAACAAAGAAAGATATGAAGGTCTCAAGTTGATAGATTTCTATTATGATGCAAAAATTAAGGGTACATTTACCAGTGCAGAAATAGGTAATGATATTGGTATTTTCATATATAAGAAAGTTAAAGATGAGGACAAGTCATTATATTCTGATTGGGTAAAGGAAATTAGATTTGGTGATGGTTATCTTAAAGAAAAGAAAATTGCTGATATTTGTAAGTCCTTCCCTAATATGAAAGATTATAAGGGGTATATAAATATCACAGATGGTAATGAAGATAATAGGCAAGATATAATTGATGACTTGGATTGGCCATATTATGTGGTGACCTCGTACAATCGAGGTAACCAGGACAAAAAGACAGGAGGTGTTAAGTGGGATTGGACAACAATTCTCAATGATATTAATCTTGTTGTACAGACCAATGTCATCAATAAAAGATGGAATGTGTTTGGATTTGATGATAGAGATGAAGCAGTGAAATGGATAAAGTGGGTTAATACTGATTTGTTCCAGTTTTTGATTAACTTCTATAAGACACAGATGTCAAACAATCCTGTTCTTTATACATATCTTCCTCAACCACCTGCATCTGGTGATTTCTCTGATAAGTCATTAATGAAAGAATATGGACTTACAGAAGACCAAATGAAGATAATACATGATAAGATAACAAATCCAGAAAAAGGTTTTGATTTTGGATACAAGACAAAACACAACAGTTATTTTGCATCAGATTATGCCAAGGTTGGTTATAAGATGCCTTCAATTGAACTTGATGGAACAGAAGAGACACTTTTGAAATTTATTGATGAATTGAATAGAATTAATACTGATGTTGAATTATCTGATACTGATGAACTTGAAGAACTTCTGGATGACACAAGAGAGAAACCAGAAGACTCCTCTCCATCCAGTTCAGAATCCCTTCCAAAGAGCATCTATGACTTGGACCTTGAAAGACTGAAACCCGATGCAGAAGAATCTAAAAAGTATAAAGAACAGGAATTAAAAGATGCATATCCGGACCAGTATGAAAGGTATGAGAATTCATCAAATCCATATGATTATTCATTCAGATACTGGTTGTACAAAAAAGTAGAAGATAATAATGATGAAGAGAGTGAAGATTAATTCACTCTCTTTTTTTTGGATTTCTCAAGATAATTTGTTATCTTTGTATTAGAAACAAAAGACTTATGATAGTTAAGGTAAATAAAGTTCAGTACAATCCGGACACTATTGATTATCTGGATGATCTCCATTATGATTTAGAAATCCCGGACGACAAACTCATCCAGGGTATCACAACAAAGTCTCCAACTTACTGGTATGCATTGATAGATGGGAATCTTTTCAAGTCTGACCAGAGGAAAGGACTCAAGAGTATCTATTTCTCATCTAAGGAGGAACTGGCATCCGCTCTCTCCCAGGCTCTTTATTGGAGACAGAAGTTGGTACCTGGTATCGGTTGTGGTATAGGTTATGATACCAATGATTTCTATCTCAAACTGAAGAAGACTCACAACATTGAATTCAAAAAAGTACAGTTCTAATATATGGATAAGAGAGAATTATACGACCTGGCCAAGGAGGCCTATTACAATGGAGAACCCATTATGACGGACCTGGAGTTCGACCAGTTGGAGGCAGAGCTTGGTCTGGAAAACAAGGGATACATCGGTACCCATCACCAGAAGTCTTACACCGTCCAGCATCCCTTCATTATGGGAAGTCTCTCCAAGATACAGATCAAGGAGGATGACAACCATACGATAAACTGGTGGGACTACCAGAAGAAGGTGATGGACTATCTCCGCAAGTCCAACGGATATGGAAAGGAAGGATGGTTCTTCGAGGCGACTCCGAAGTATGACGGTTGCTCCTGGGAGGCGGTGATCGACCACCAGGGAAACCTTGTGTCCGTCTCCACCAGAGGTGACGGACAGTATGGCAAAGATATCAAGGTCTGGTTCGAGGAAGAGTGGAAGACCAACTATGAACCCTATGTGATGGACTACTACAAGTCCGCACTGGATGAGCAATCTTATTTCTTCCTCAAATACCTGGTCGTCAGAGGCGAATGTCTGGTAAAGAAGTCTGTCTTCGAGGAGAAGTATTCCCAGGAGTTCACCCTTCCCAGGAGTTTTGTCTCCGGTGTCCTCGGTCAGGACTGGGAAGGAACCGACAAGCAGAAGCAGATGCGGTCCGACCTATCCTGGGTGGCCTATGATTTCCGTGAGGTCTATGAGAATGGTACTATTACGGAACTGGGTTACACCAGAAAGGACGAGCTCAGTAAGTACACCCTCGGCAACAGACCTGATTTCATCCTGGATATGACCACTGTCATTATGAAGCATCTCTATGATGTGTTTGACAAGGTGCGTCAGCAGGGTGAGTTCCCCCTGGATGGATTCGTCATCAAGCCTGGTGCCAAGTTCAGACTCCAGGATGGAGGCCGTGCAAGACAGGAAGACTGTGTTGCCATCAAGTTCCTCCCAGAGATTGTGGATGCGGAGCTCATCGACGTGGAATGGAATGTCGGTAAGACCGGAGAGTACTATCCTACAGGTATCCTCGCTGATGTCATCCTGGGCGGAAAGAAGGTGAACCGTGTCAGTCTCTCCAACTATGGGAAGATTATGGAAGAAGGTATCGGAATCGGATCCAAACTCAAAGTCTCACTCGCGGGTGACATCATTCCGTTCGTTTTTCAGGTTGTCTCCGGTGGCGATACCATTGAACTTCCTGGAGATTCTTATGTGGATGGTGTCCATCTTATGAAGAGACTCAGTGAGAATGACAAGCTGTATATCAAGTTCATCAATTCAGTCAATGTCCTTAAACCGGATGGAATCGGTGAGAAGGTGGCTACCAGACTGTTTGAGAATTTCCCTACCGGAAACATCCTGAACTTTATGGTCAATTCGGATTGGATTCCATATTCGGGTCTTGACAACAGCAAGTCTTCCCAGAACATCCTCGTCGCTCTTGTGGACAGAAAGATGACTCTTACCCTTCCTGACATCATCAGGTCTATGGGTTATGAGAACTGTGGTGAGAAGAATGCCCTGTGGCTGGCCAAGGTGGTGTCCGGTCTCAATCCTGATCCGAAGGGTATTCCTAATTCCATCATTGAACTCAGCGAGAACAACACGTTCATCTATCAGGTCCAGAAGTATATGGAACTCCTTGGCGTCAAGCCTTTGGTTGAGGAGGTATCTGACAAGATTCCTGTCATTTTGACAGGTTCTCCAAAGGAATGTGGGTACAACACCAAGGCGGATTTCCTGGCGCAGCATCCAGAATATGTGGAGACTACCAAATGGGATGAATGTAAGATTCTCTTTACTGATGATCTGAACTCCACCTCCTCCAAAATGGAGAAGGCAAAGAAGAAGGGTATTGAAATCAAGAGATATTTGTAAAAGTATATGGGTATTTATTTTGAAAAGACCGGTGGTCAGTCCGGTTGGAGATTCACTCCACTACCTGCCATCTTCATCGAGAAAGATGATGATTATGAACAACTTGTAATCTCCATTGAATGGTTATGTTGGTCATTAAACTTTGAATTTGACTTATGGAAGACCTCATCAAAGCATTAAGAATCTTTGAGAAGTATTGTGATGATTATCACAAGAAATACCCATTCTGTTGTGACCATGACATCATCATAATGAATGGTGCCGGCAAGAATGATGTGACTCCTGAAGATCAGGAGGAATTACATAAACTTGGATGGGAACCTTATGAGGATTTTGGGTTCTATTCATTTAGATATGGGAGTAACTGATTATGGAACACACTATTACAGAATTCAAAGAATGGCCAAAGGGTCTTGAACTGTGTTATCATGACTGGGTGGTAAGGGCATCCAAGAATGAAATAGTAGAGAAACTTGGGTTTGAACCAACCAAGGAAGGTAAAGATGGTCAGAAATTTCATCATCAGTGGAATTGTAACCTGAACAATGGTGAGTATTTCTTCACCATATATGATATGGATGGAGATTATGAACTTGGTGATGATAAGGTCACAGAGTACCACATCGGTTTCAAGGAATACTATGATGACATTCATAACTTCTTACCCAACACCATTGAAGCACTGAATATGATTGAGGCACTTGGAGAAAGGGATTTTGATATAGATCATTCAGAAGCCTGGAAGTGTTTCCATAAGAATGGTGTATTCAGGGATGTGGAAACTTATGTCAAACAGCAATTGATGTTGAAGTAATATGAACAAGAACAAGAATTTATTTGACCTTGCAATGGGTTGGTACAGTAGTGGTGAACCTGGAAAGAAGGCTGCTGCACTTGACCTGTTCCCAGAAGAAATGCTCCAGAAGGAAATTGAGGCATATAGGAAAAGGGATAAAGAGGAAAGATTCAAGTCAAGGGAGGAGAATTTAAAAAAGATGCTTGAAAGATGCAAAAAACTCTTCCCTGTGGGTACTCTTGTATATAGTGATGATGGAACAGATAAACTTCCAAACCTGACCATAGGAGAACCTTATATCAAGAAAGTTGAGTTTCTTCCATTCTGTGTTGATTATAGTTGGGAGTATGATGGTCATGAGAAAAAGACCATTATGGTTGATACGGTAAGGATTCGCAGGAATGAACCTTATAATTATGGTTATGTATGTCTTGAAACCTTATTGTATTATCTTGACAAATCAAAGGATGACAATTTCAGGAGACCTGTATTCATTGACCTCAAGGAATATGAGAAAGAGCAGAAGGAGAAGAGGGATAAACAAATCAAGCAGTTGAAAGAAGATATTGATAAAGGGAAACTTGAATTGGAAAAGAATACCCTTGAACTTTCTGAACTTGAAAAGTATGACCCGTCTGAACTTGAAGAAAGATTACGGGCAATATTAAAGTTATGCACTAAATAATGGAACGGATAATTGCTGCTGCATATAAAGTAAAACAGAAATATATATGTAATAAGGGAGGTGTCCTGAAAACAGGTATCAAGGAAAAGGATGACATCTATCAATGCAGGATAGGAAGGCATCATGCTGAAATCCTCCACATATTCGGTGACCAGGTTGACTATGAAACAGATGGGTTCTATACATCATATGGTAGATGGGTTGACCGTGAAGAGGCTGCGAGAATCGCCATCGCAGCAGGTCAGATTAAAAAGTGTCATTACTTTGGTGGAGAGCAACTTGATTCCAGTGACATCTTTGATTTGGATTATGATGGAAATATGTTATGAAACTGATTGAATTTGGATCAAGACATTCTTTCTATAATTGGTTTTACAGGGGTGACAGAAATGACAACTATCCTTTGATTGATTTCAATTACAGATATTGCTGGGAAGAGGACACCCATATCTACCGGGTTGTAGATAAGAGAAAAGACATAGGTGTCATATTTATATCCTGCTGTTACCCAGATGAGATGTGGATTGATTTGTTTGAGGTCAGAGATGGATACCATAGAAAGGGTATCGGAACGGAGATGTTCAGACTCTTGATGGAGAAACACAAGCCTCTTTATGTGAGACTTGAATGTGCAGAGGAATATGGTAAAGTAAAGGAAGTACATTCATTCTGGAAAAAGATGGGTTTTCGTAAAACAACTGAAACTGTTGTTTTTGGAAATGAAGTATTAAAAAAGGTTTTCAAAACGAAATACTGGAAAGATTATGACAAATTATAGTGAAAATATACCTGAAGAACTGGCAAGGAAACTTCTTGACTGGGGTTATCCACTTTATAAATATGGTCTTGGTGAATATGATGGTGCTCCTTGTTTTGACATTCCAGGACCGGATGAACCAGGATGGGAAGATGGTGACAGATACCAGATTCCCACATATGGTGAGGTGTTTGACTGGTTCTCAAGGGTAAAGGAAATCATTATCATATTGGACCCATTCTTTACATATTCACTCAAAGACCATATCGCATATAACTGGAAAATATATTATCTTGATCCTGAAGATGGATTGATATTGAGAACAGAGAATGATGAATACAAACCAGGAGATGGATATGGGGGTTCATTCAAACTGACTGCAAATGCGGCAATTGAATCTGCAATGACCATTGGTGACAAATCAATTAAGGTAAAATATATTAATGATGAACTATGACTGCAATAGAAGCTCTCAAACAAATCAGCAAGTACATCAATGAAAAGAGGTCTGATGTCTATAATGAAATAGGATATGCCAACAAACACAACTTCAAGTTGGAGTCTCAGGCATTGTCATATAAGACAGAAGTATATAATGACATCAATGGAGAAATCCTGATGTTGATACATAAACTAAATCAAGAAAATGAAGATAATTAAAGACCTTTCAGAAAAGAAGGTATACAGGTTTATCCATAGTCATTGCTGTGAGTTCACTGCTGAAGATAATGAATTCAAGTGGACAACAGGTAGATACAATGAGACGATGGCAAATCTCATATGTCCCAAATGTGGTAAGCAATTTTATTCAACAGACTGGGAAGTTGTCAAAGAATAGAAATGGTTTACATAAATATAATAGGTGGGGTACTCCACCAGATTATATAAAAAAATTAATGTTAACATTATGTCAGACAGAAATGTAGGTACTGCTTGGGCTAAGAAGGCTTATTTGTGGCTTTCATTAGCAGTTGTTGCAATTATTTGGATTGCTTTTTTGGTCCATTTTGTGATTTTAGGACATGCCCCAGTTGAAGCAAATTGGGGAGAAGAAATTGGTAAATGGTTACTTATGACTCCAATTCTTGTAGGTATTGTAGACTGTATTGCATACGCTTTGATTGGTACTATTGCTGCAAGAAGAGCACATGGTTTAGAGGGTCCTCTTGCAAAAAAGAAAGAAGAGGAAGATAAAGAAAATAAGTAATAATTTTTCAAAAATCAATTTACATAAATAAAGTATGATGACATTAAATAACATATCAAACAGGAAATCCGATTTGAGAAAATCAGGATCCTCTTGGTGTGTGTTGTAATGTCCCTCCCGAAAAAGCGTATCATCAGACAGATAACCACACCTTCCAAAAGAAGATGTGGTTTTTTGTTAGAATTATTTGGAAGTTTGAAAAAAAGTTGTTATATTTGTATTGTCAAAAGTTCATTGATATAAAAAATAATCTTGCTTCATCCAAGTTCCATAGCGCGGACCGCTGGGTGTGACATGATGTGACAAAGAGCGCTACCAAGTACAAAATTGCCGCGAAGAGCTCTCGTGTGAAATGGTATAGTGGGAATAACAGTAAGAGCGGTGCCTTAAAGATCCCTTAATCTACTGCCGGTTCGAAACGGCCGCCGGGGGGCGAAAATATACGCTACCTGCCCTGAGAGGTGCAAATCTAAGGTAAGCCTGCATCATCGCAAGATTTGAAATATACAACCAATCCGCCCAGTCGGAAAAGTAAGATCATGGAAACATCCATGTGAGATGGTTCACGGACTGTCAAGACCGTAGATTCGGGACTTCTGAAATAAAAAAGTGGTACTTGGTTGAAATATATGGAAAGACCTCTTAGCTCAGCCGGTAGAGCACGACACTTTTAATGTCGGGGTCGCGGGTTCGAGCCCCGCAGGGGTCACAATTAACACATACCCAGGTTGAAATAAATTTTGCAAGAATTTATAATGATGATTACTGATTCCCTGGGTTCAAATCCACGATGGCAGTCCATGGTAGTCCCGGAGTGGTTGAGAATGGAGGACTTGCAACAACCTCCAGACAAAAGGAAGTCTTGTAGTTTAATGGTAGAATGCCTGTTGAGAAAACAGGAGATGGATGCAGGGTTCGAATCCCCCCAAGACAACAAAGTTAGTTCATTGAAAGTTTGCCCTGGTGGCGGAATGGTAGACGCGAGGGACTTAAAGTAAAATTTGAGTGCATACCTTATGTGTGGTACATAAGGGTGCTGGGAAACCAGTTATGTAGAACCTCCTTAATTCGGTGAAAGCTAAACATAGTGATATATGACACTCCAAACTAACAGTGGAGAGCCAGTTCGAATCTGGCTGCATGCCGATACCGAGCCAATGTTAATTATACTGAAATGTTTGTTGTACGCACGGGCGGGTGGACACTGCCGCTTAATAACCTTTCCAAATAAGCGTTCAGAGCGTAATTTTAGCAGGCCGGATAGCCGAACATCAGTAAGTATAAGACAGTGTGTAGAGACTATCGAAAGAGAAATCAAGTAGAGTAGGAGAATCTTCCCAAACAGGAGGGACCTGGAGCTGTAATGTCTGGTGTGTGAGTAGATGCATCTCACGTTAATCAAATTGCTATTGTACATAGAAACACCGACACTTGCAAGATTGCAGTATGGTCAAGATATAGTCCGGACCACAAACGTTATCCAGATTGGTCACACCTCAGAGTTACAGTGATACTGTCTGGACCAAATAACGGCGGTGAAAACCGTAGTGGTAAGAAAATCCCTTGGACCGAAGGGTCCGTGCGGGTTCGACTCCCGCCCGGGGCACAAAAGGCAAAATAGTAGTAGGGTAAGTTGGCAATGTAACGAGATAACCCGCAGGAGAACTGGTTATAAAGTGTACATAATTATAACAAAGTACTTGAGATGAGCGTTTGAGTCGTTCCCTGTTTTGCTTTTTATCTGGCCCCTTAGCTCAGTTGGTTAGAGCAGCTGACTCCTACGGATTAGTCCACCGAAACGGACTTTTCTGTGTGGTGTAGTTGGTAGCACAATCAGACTTCGCTGCCTGATGGATCTGGTTCAACACCAGACACAGAAACATAATCAGTTGGTCGAGGGTTCAAGTCCCCCAGGGGCCACCAAATGACAATGAATCTTATAATACGAATACGATAGTTCAACCTCCCAGTTAAGGAGGCTATGTGAATAGCACCTTAGCTCAGTCGGTTAGAGCGGTATCCTTATAAGATAATGGTCTCCGGTTCAAGTCCGGAAGGTGCTACAATTATATATTTTATGAGTATTGATTTAGTTGATTTTGTGAAAGAACAGGCAAACAAGGCATACCCAAATCCTGAACTGGATCCATATGCCCAGCCCAATGAAGAATTTGTTTGGAGAGGTGTCTGTGCTGATGAAGAGAGGAAAAGGAATGCTTATATAGAAGGTGCTATGATGGTACTTGAAAGATATGGTATAGAGACTCTTCCTAAAAACTGCGTTGGTGATATATCGCATAAAATCACCTAACCAATCAGTAGCATAGGTGGTTAATGCTTTGCACATTAAACGGTAAGTGCTGAATCGTTTGACAAGAGTTCGAATCTCTTCTGATTGGCAATATGCTCCCATAGTTCAACGGATAGAACAACTCTCTCCTAAAGAGTAAATACATGTTCGATTCATGTTGGGAGTACAAAGATTGAACTTTCATAAATACTTTATAGAAGAAGATGAAAGGTTCAATTATGAAGTGGGATGATAAAAGAGATATATTAGAAGACTTAATAACTGTCCAAAAATTACCTTATGAAGAAATAGGTAGAATGTTTAATTGCTCTGGTAATAATATTAAGAAGGCAGCAAAAAGATTAAACATTACATTGGAATCAAGAAGAAGAATAAATGATAATGAAACTTTCAATAAGGGAACTGCAAAAAAAGGTGTATGTAAAAACTGTGGAAAGGAATTTATAATATATCAAGGATCACATAAACTATTTTGTTCTCCAGAATGTTGTAAAGAATATAGACATAAAGAAGGATACAAAAAACTTCTTAATGGAGACCAAGAAATAATGAGACCAAATTTTAACTATTCTAATTATAAACAGGATATAATGAATGAACAAGGTAATACTTGTGATATTTGTAAATGTGAACCCTTTCACAATGGAATGACACTACCATTCATACTTGATCATATTGATGGTAATGCATCAAATAACAGAAGAGAAAATTTAAGATGCATATGTCCAAATTGTAATGCACAATTAGAGACAAGAAAAAAGAATAGTCACAAAAGTGCAAGATATCCATATAGAGATGGATTGCTGAACAAGATGAAACAATATTTTAAAGATAAAAATATAGATATTACAACTCTATAAACAGAATGGCCCCTTAGCTCAGTGGATTTAGAGCATCTGCCTTCTAAGCAGACGGTCCTGCGTTCGAGTCGCAGAGGGGTCACCATAGGGATGAATAGTCCGCCATCCCTTTCATACAGAAGTGATGAAGAACGAAATATGCGGACACTTTCTCCCGAAAACTCGCGGCAATGGGTTGGAGGGTGGCGTTCAAAGAATACAAGATGGATATTTTGCCGTGTTCAGACTGGCATTGGATGAGCGAAAAATTCTTGTTGGTGTAGTGGTTAGCATTCCCCAGTGCGGGGCGGCGGGAGTTCGAATCTCTCACAAGAGTCAAATGGGAGGCTTGCATGCACTTCTTGACAAGTCCGGTTGGCGCAACTGGATACTGTCTTGAACCACAGTAAAAAGACCGGTACCTGATTGCAATAAGTTCCCTCCCGCCCTCTACCTGGCAGGTCGAGTGTGATATGGTCGCCTGTATTCACCAGACGTGGGGAAGAGACATTGAAACTCTGTCAGGTTTTTAATAGATTATTATGGAAAAGAAACCAAGAATAAAGTGGAGAAATTTCAAGATCTGGTTCAAGGACCAGATGAAGAGGAAGACCTGGTTCAGGAACTTCTTCATCACAGGTAATGCCTGGGGTGCTTTCAGTGTGAACTCTCACATCAACCAGCATACAGGTCAGCCGAAGATAACCTACAACCATCTGGAAACGGCAATGAAATCCGCAGAGAAGATGGGACAGAAACACAACACACATTTCAGTGCCTACAAGTGTCTCTTCTGTGATGGTTATCATATTGGTAAGAACCGTGACAACAAGACTGATTATGACAGGAAGGTTGTCACTGACATAGAAGTTAAGGACAAAACATTGATTATAAAATGAACACATTAGAAAAAACAATCCAGACTGATCTGGTCAAGGCAATGAAGAATCATCAAGAGCATGCAGTCTCTTCATTGAGGTCTATCAAGACATCAATTATGGAGACCAAGACTGCACCTGGTGGAAAGAAGGACCTGGAAGATGGAGACATCATCAAGATTATCCAGAAGTTGGTTAAGCAGAGAAAGGAGAGTATGGACATCTATTCCCAGGCTGGAAGGGATGAACTGGCAGACAAGGAACAGCAGGAGATGTTTGTCTTGATGAACTATCTCCCCAAGATGCTTTCTGAATCAGAGGTGGAGGAGATTGTTGCGAAGACGATTGCGAATCTTGGTGTCACATCCATAAAGGATATGGGTAAGGTGATGGGATTCATCAACAAGGCATATGCCGGTCAGGTAGATGGTTCTATGGTGTCAAAGATTGTAAAAAGTAAATTGGTATGAAGACTTGGATTATCATTTTGACAATAATCTACTTTGTATTGAGACTCATCTGTACAGGTATAAGCAATTATATCAAGAATGACTCATTGGAAAAAACAAAGTATGTCATCTTACAGGGTTCAACTCCACTTGGATATTGGTTTGCTATATTAAGTATCATCAAGTCATTGGTGTTGTGTACTGATGTGATACTTGCAGTCATCTTATTATTGAATAAAGTTTAGTTTATGAAGAATATAGCATTGGTTGCCCATGATGGTAGGAAGAAAGAGTTAATAGAATGGGTGACATATAACTACAAGGCATTGTCAGAGAACAAGCTGTATGCTACAGGTACAACTGGAAGACTTATCAAGGAAGCCCTGATGAAGTTGGATGATACATTCTATGATGAGGAAGAAAAGAAGAAGTTCTATGATTACAAGGTTACTTGTCTGAAGTCCGGGCCGCTTGGTGGGGATGATCAGATAGGTGCTATGATTGCGGAAGGTAAGATTGATGTGTTGATTTTCTTCTGTGACAACCTGATTGTCCAGGGTCACCAAAGTGACATATCCGCATTGACAAGGTTGGCATCCTTATATAACATTGCTTTTGCCACGAACAGGACGACTGCGGATATGATTTTTACATCACCTTTGTTGAAGGATGAATCATATCAGAGGATTATTCCATCAGTTATTGCATCATACCAGAACAGGCAACTTTAACTTTTTTGACATAAATATTTGGATGCTTCAATATTTTTTGTTATATTTGTATTGTTGATTTACAAGATAGTTCTTTGAGAATAGAAATATATAGGTCTTGTTGATACTTTCAGGAAAGACTGTAGGACAAGGGTTCGAGTCCCTTCGGGTCCACCACTTTGAAATCTATGGGCTCGTTTTGGTTTTGACTACCTTTGAGTATGGGAAGCGGAGAGGTCTATCGCCAATTAAATGGCAAAAACAACGGTTTCTCTGTAAACTTTGGCCCGGTCGCACAGACTGTCGCACCAAAGGCTATGGTCGCCTTCGCTTAATCAGTGGACTTTGAACATAGCAAACCATCTACAAGGTAGAGGGTTCAGAGGGTTTCTCATTCCATCTTTCCTCATAAGATGGATACTTTTGGCCAGGTAGCTCAGTTGGTTAGAGCAGCGGACTGTTAATCCGCGGGTCGTGGGTTCGAGTCCCTCCCTGGCCGCCAAAAACTTTGAAATATGGAAGTTATATCATCATTTACGATTGATCACACAAACTTGAAACCTGGAATCTATGTGTCAAGGGAAGACCAATGGTTTACCACATTTGACATCAGGATTACAGAACCTAACAAAGAACCTGCAATATCGCCAGCTGTGATTCATTCCATTGAGCATCTTATGGCAACTTGGTTCAGGAATAATGAGGAAATCAAGGGTGATGTGGTTTATGTGGGTCCGATGGGATGTCTTACAGGAATGTATGTAATTATGGCTGGTATTCCTGGTTCATACACGACAGAGCAGATGAAAAAGTATATGCTTGAATGTATTGACTGGATTCTGGAACAGACAGAAGTTCCTGCCACTACACCGGAGACTTGTGGGAACTATAAGCTCCACAATCTTTCTGGGGCAAAGTGGGAAATGAAGAGATACAAGGACAGGTTGGAAACAGATTTCCATGATGAGTACACAAAACTTCAAGTTGTCCTGGATAATGGGATGAAATTTGCGGATGCCTAAAAAAAGTTTGAAAAAAAATTGCAGATAAATTTGGATATTCCAAAAAAAAGCATTATCTTTGCAGTAGAAAGTTCATTGAAATGGAGGGTTGGCTGAGTGGTCGATAGCGGCGGTCTTGAAAACCGTTGGGCCCGTGAGGGTCCCGGGGGTTCGAATCCCTCACCCTCCGCCAAAAAAATACAACAGACTTGAAGAATTTCAGAAAAGTTTGTTATATTTATAAAGGTTTTGTTATGTGTTTGTTTGATTAAAGGTTCATACCGCAACAACATCCTAAGCTAAACTGAATAGTTGATCTTTCGGAACCTTGTTTTAACTAACACACCGGACCTGATACAAAAATAATTTAAGTTCTATGAAGAAGATTTTAGCATTTGTTTTAGGCGCTATGCTGACCTTTGGTGCAGTTTCCTGCAACAACTCAAACAAGAAGAATCAGCCAGCAGAGGTTGAATCTGTCGAGGTAGTTGACAGTCTTGATGTTCAGGAAGACAGTCTTGGTGTTCAGAACGACACTCTTGCTATTGGTGCAGTTGCCAATGAAGAGGAAGTAGCACTTTAAGACAGTAAGAAAGCGGTGAGATAGTCAGTATTGCGCTCTCGTCATAAATAAATAGCAGACTTGGCGATCTGGAAAGACAGATTACATTGTGGGGTAGAGCAGTTGGTAGCTCGCCAGGCTCATAACCTGGAGGTCGTAATAAACGGTTCGAATCCTACCCCCGCAACAAAAACAAAAAAAGTTACATAAATATTTGGATAATCCAGATTTTTTTGTTATCTTTGTATTGTTGAAAGTTCTTTGATAAGTTAAGATAAACAAGGGCGGGTTTCTCGTCCTTCCCAAGAAACCTTCGGGTTGAGGGAGAAAGATAACTGGTGAATACATAAGCCAGGAAAGTTGGTGGGATGCATAATCCACTGGCGGAGGGTTCAAATCCTCTCTGTAAGAAAACCAAGGCAGCCAGCATATCCTGGAATGGCGGGACACCGTGAAAGGGGTATGCGGGGGCTCTTACCAAGTCTCCTTGGGTGGTAACACCGACAAGTGCTGTTTTGCTTCCGGACAAAAAGATTACCAGTCTTATGGTTCGGATGACGAAAGTTTATTGATGTCCAGGAGGATAAACCATATCCTCGCTTACGGGTGGTGCCGGGGATCAGAAATGACTGGAGGTTAGAATGATTAGATCGAGTAACACAGCGGTGTGTGAAAGTAGGAAGGCGATGCATCTAACCCTCTCAAAAGGAGGCAGGATGGCAAGGGCAACCTCGTCTTCCAAACGGTAGTGCGACAGATTTATTCAAATTTAATATCCTACCAAGATGGGTTAAAGATTGTATTAAATTTTAGCAAGCAAAAGTGTTGTCCACACTATGCAAACAATATGGTTATGCTTCTGTGATATGAAGCCTTATGGAACCCGCAAGGTGAAGTAAGAGTACCGTAAGTAGTGACAATGCAGGAGGAGGCATCCTTCTAATCCGGCAGGAGTCTTTGGCATGAACACGACTATGTAGCGTAGTGTAGTGGCTGTGGTAGCCTTGACAGAAATGTCATAAATCCATCCATATCCTCCTTACCAGTAGCGATGCTGGTGTGTATAAATCCTGGGCGACCAGGACCTGTCCCGAAAGGGAAGAGAACAGGAGGCGATTAGGGTCAACACTCAGCCCCAATCAAAAAGACTTATTCAGAATCCAGAACATGGACGGGTTTCATGAGATGGACGTGGAGAGCGAGACTCTACTGAATAACAAAGGTCTGTCATAGAGGTACAGAAACTGCTGTCATAATAGAGCCATACAGTGGAGTGTTCCGAGGCCAGGGGCAGAACTGAAACATATTCTCCAAGGTTCTATGGGGAATCGAAGAGAGAGTTTGCATCCTGGCATGGGATGGTTTCATCTCTTCATCAATGGTAGCATCGTTCAGTTGGTCCAGGATGCCAGCTTGTCACGCTGGAGATCGCGGGTTCGAATCCCGCTGTTACCGCAAACTTTGAATACCATAAGTTAAAGAACCATACCGCAACAAATTTAAAAGTCAAGCGTTTTTATTTGGTTTCACTTTCTGGTTCTTGTTTGTTTTCCTGGTTTTCTCAAAACCAGGTGGTGGAGTTGAGTGGTAAACCACTGTCCTCAGTGAGCGGCAATCTCACATAAATACCTTGCCGATTATCCTGAAGGTAATCAGAAACCACCAAGACACAGAGCTTGGCAAAACCGGGGCGGAGCCGGTCTGGATAACAAGAAAAAAATGAAAATTTAATTTACATAAATACTTTATAAAATGATGACGCAGTATACACATATGATTCTTGCCGCATTGGCAGTCAAGCCTGGTTGCTTCCGTTTTTGGGAACAACTCGGACCTGAGGGTGTGTGTACGTCACCAGAGAAGTAAGGGATAAAAAGAAAGCAGAAGAAGCGAAGAAGAAAGAATCCTTACAGAACATAGAAGCAGACGTCTCACACAAATCCGAAAAAGGTTTATGTGAGATTTTTTTACATATAGTAGTATGGTAATTGGCTGACCGGCTGCATTTGAGATGCAGACATAAAAGAGTGCAGAGTCTATCTCCCGTTGGGGCTGGGGTGAGACCTCTTAAAAGAGATAAAAATGAATTAGCTCCACCAATACAGTTATTGCTCATCTGGAAAAGCATATTATGGGCCATATAGTGTAACCTGGTAGCACTTCATCCTTGCAAGATGAGAGAGGGGTTCAAATCCCATATGTGTCCACAAAATAAAGCGCTTGTCCTATGGAAACTCGGTCTTGGACACATTCACCGGGGTCAGAGGAATGGATATGAACAGTGGGACGCCACGAATGTCGTATCGCAGGAATCAAATGAATGTCACCATGGAGCTGTCGTATAGGTGGTCGTTGTACAATGGACTGAAAATCCATAGGCAGTGGTTCAACTCCACTCGGCTCCACAACTGCGGGAATGGCGGAATGGTAGACGCACCGGTTTCAGAAGCCGGACCCTTCAAGGGGTGAGAGTTCGAGTCTCTCTTCCCGCACAGATGCCAAAAAGACGTTAAGCAGATGTGGGAGTTAGTCTTCTCCCAGGTGGTATAATGGTGCCGGCATCATAGTAGATGCCAAGGAAACTGCCCGAGTCAGCGGGTCTGAACAGTGGGGTTCGATACCCTGGGCACCATCAAAATAACCCTGGTAGGAACATAGTAGTTCCTTGGGAATTTACTTGATGCATAGAGTAAATTCTGGGTGACAGATAATAAGATGCATATAAAACTGTCACAACCACAATCGCGAGTGTTGGACTGAAAGGTTATCAGGGTTTTTTATATATGTCTCCGTAGCTCAATTGGTAGAGCACCTGACTCTTAATCAGGGGGTTCCGAGTTCGAGCCTCGGCGGGGACACAAAACAAATGCCGGCTTATCACAGTATATTGGTGA